GTACGTAAATTTAGAGATTCTCAAAAGTTTGGAGCTTTTCCATTAAAAGGTAAATTTATTAATGTAAGTGAATTAACTAATGCTAAAGTAATTAAAAACGAAGAAGTATTAGGTTTAATGGGCGCAGTAGGATTAAAATTAGGTGAAGTACCTGCTGGATTAAGATATGGAAAATTATATATTTATACAGATGCTGATCCAGATGGTAATGCTATTGCAGGCGCATTAATACATTTCTTTGCAAAATATTGGCCAGAATTATTCGAGCAGGAAAAAATATATAAAGTTATGACTCCGTTAGTTGTAACTAAAAAAGGAACTGCTATAAATTATTTTTATACTCAAGATGAATATGATAAATGGGAGCATTCTATTAAAGATGTTAAAAGTTGGAATGTAGAATATAAAAAGGGATTAGCTTCATTGGAAGATTATGAGTATGAAGAAATATTAAAAAATCCTAAAGTAATAAAAATTACAAAGGATGGAGAATATCAAAGTACATTATCAGCTTGGTTTGCTGGGGAATCTGATGAACGAAAAGAAAAAATATTAGGTGAACCTTTAATTTTAGAAACAGCTTTATTTTAAACACATTTATGGTAAATAATAAAACAATATCACAATATTGTGATGAAGATTATTTAGAGTATGCACAATACGTAGTTGAACATAGAGCAATTCCATCCGTAATTGATGGGTTAAAACCTACAGCAAGAAAAATAGTTTTTATTGCAAATAAAATTTGGAAGACAGGTAAAGAAAAACCTTTAAAAGTATTTCAATTAGGAGGTAAAGTATCTGCAGAAGCTTTTTATCATCATGGTGACTGCGGGGATTATGATACTCCTATTTTATTAGAAGACGGTAGTTATATTAAAATTGGTGAATGGGCTGAAAACTACCCTAATAAAAAAATGAATATAATCGCATTTGATGATATTAATAATAAATTTGTTATTGCTGAAGGATGCAATGCACGTATAGGTCAAATTACAGATAAAGAATACGAAATAGAAATGGAAAATGGCGAAATATTTAAATTTACCGAGTATCATCCATTTTTATTAAAAGGTAATATTTGGAAATATGTAAAAGACTTAAAAGAAGGTGATGATATTATATCTTATTTAACCTAAGTCTTCATGCTAATAAAAAGCTTAAATTTATGTTAATATATAAAATAAAACATGGATTTAAAAGAAATTAAAAATGAAAATTTAATATGTAAAAGATGTAATAAAGAATATAATAATAAATTTATAAGTTTAAAATATATTGAAAAAGATTTAAATTTATATTCAACTAAATGTTCTAAATGTAGAAAATATCAAAAGTGTAAAATATGTGATAAAGAATATTTTAATAAAAATGGTGAAGAAACTTGTTCTAAAAAATGTGGAGATGAAAATAAAAAACTTGGATATATCAAAAGTTGTGGAACTAAACATAATTTTTCTAAAAACTCTAAATCTAGAATTAATTGGGAAAATAAATTATTAGAAACTGAGGGAATTGTAAATGTTTTTCAAAGAGATAAAGTAAAAGAAAAAATTAAAAATACATTTACAGAAAGATATGGAGAAGGAATTATTAATCCAGGTCAAATAGAAGAAGTAAAATTAAAAGTTAAAAATATATTAATAAAAAGAAATGGGTATTATAAACCTTTTAATTCTAATGCTTCTAATGCTTCTATGAAAGTTTTTAGTAAAGTTATAAATTATTTAATAACCGATAAAAGTATTAATACTTATGATATTTATTATGGAGATAGTAATAAAAATAAAAATGAATTTTATTTAGAAAGAAAAAATAATAGTTATTTTTTCTATGATTTAACAATTAAAACAAAAAAATTAATAATAGAATTTAATGGATGTAGATGGCATCCAGATTATAGATATATTAACAAATTAAATAAATGGTATCATCCAATGACTAAAGAAGGATATAAAAAATATTTAAAAATATTTGAAGAAAAAATACAATTAGCAAAATTAAATAATTTTAAAGTTTTAGTTATATGGGATACAGAATCTATTGAAGAAAATTATAAACTATGTATTGATTTTATAAATGAAAATATATGAAAATAAAGAGTATAAAAATTAATATTTTAAATGAACCTAAAAAATATTATGATATATCAGTTCCTGAATATGAAAGTTTTGTAGTAGGTAAATCTAAAATAGTAGTTCATAATTCAGCATTAAATCAAGCAATTATAGGAATGGCACAATCTTATAAAAATTCTATGCCACTACTAGATGAAATTGGACAATTTGGTAGTTTAAGATCTCCCGAAGCAGGAGCTCCTAGATATATATCAACTAGGTTACATCCTAATTTTAGATTATTATATAAAGATTTCGAATTATTAGAATCTAAAATAGAAGAAGGAAATGAAATTGAACCGAATTTCTTCTTACCCATAATACCGACTGTATTATTAAATGGAAGTTCAGGAATTGCTGTAGGATTTGCAACAAATATATTAAATAGAAATCCAAAAACATTAATTGATGCATGTCTTGATCATTTAGATAGTAAAAAAATTAGAGAATTACCACCATGGATTAAAGATTTTACAGGAGGCATTTATAAAGATGAAGAAAAATCTAACAGGTGGATATTTGAAGGAAAATATGCAGTAACAAATACAAGTACAATAATTATATCAGAATTACCACCTAGCACAACATATGAAAAATATGAAAAACATTTAAATTCTAAATTAGCAAAAAAAGAAATAGCTTCATATGAAGATAATTGTTCACAAAATATAAATTATGAAATTAAATTTTCTAGAACAAATTTAGCGACTTTCCTTAAAAAGGAAAAAATTGAAGATTTATTTAAGCTACAAGAATATGAAACTGAAAATTTAACAACTCTTGATGAAACAGGAAAGCTTAAAATATTTAAATCTGCTAAAGATATAGTTCAATATTTTGTTGATTTTAGATTAAATTACTATCAAAAAAGAAAAGATTATCTAATCGATAAATCAGAATATGAAGTTAAAATATTATCTAACAAAGCACGCTTTATAAAGGGAATAATAGATAATGAAATTAAAGTTAATAAAGTTCCTAAAGATAAAATAATTGAATCATTAAGTAAGTTAAAATTTGATAAAATTGATGATTCTTATTCTTATTTATTGTCAATGGCTATTCATTCATTAACAAAAGAAAAATATGATGAATTAATGAATCAGTTTGAAATTAAAAAGGCAGAATTAATTGAAACTAAAAAATTAATTCCTAAAGAAATGTATATTAATGATTTAAAAGAATTAAAAAAATCTCTAAAATAAAAATATGTTAAAAGAAAAAATAATTGATGATCGTAAACAGGCTATGATAAATAAGCAGCCTGAAAAAAGATTAGTATTAGGAACTTTAATAGGTGAATTAGATAGAGAATCTAAAGATCCAAGTGATAGTGATGTAATAAGAATTATTAAAAAAATGGTTGAAAATAATGAAATTACGCACTGTGAACATGAGAATATATATTTAAAGGAATATCTACCTAAATTATTAGAAAAAGAACAATTAGAAGAAATAATTAAACAAGAAATATCTAATTCTAATTTAATTGGTAAAAATTCTATAGGAAAAATAATGAGTTTTCTAAATAATAAATATGTAGGTCAGTATAATGGACAAGATGCATCTTCTATAGCTAGAAATCTTTTAATTTAAAATATATTTATATGGAACTATCAGCAATAAGATTAAAAAGTTTATTAGAAAATAGATTAGATAAAAAATTTGAATTAACTGATATGGAAACAATATGGTGTTGTGAAATTAATTCAGATATTTTTGTTACAGTTAGAGAAAATGGAATGATTGATATTACAAAAACACTATATAATGAAAATGAAGTAATAAATAATTATTCTGAAACACATAGTATGGTTAAAACTAAATTACAATCAATATGTTTAGATTTTGAACAATTAATTGAAGATTTAACTGGAGCAAGATGGAATTAAATCAATTTATTACTAATTGGATTTTTATTGGATTTTTATATACATTAATATGTTTTATAATACTTAAAAATGAAACATATAAATTAAATGAAACATTAAATTCTTTATTTAAAGAAACTAATAAAGTAGGTATTATTTATACAATTATAGTTTTAATATTAATTGTTATTTTAATTTTTTTATTTATAGTTATTGCACCGCTGCAATTATTTTTTTTAATTATTAATATTATATTCAATGCAAAACTTAGAAAAAATATTTTTAGAAATTAAAAATGAAATAGATAAAGTATCATTTGAAAAAGGTGATCTTGGAGATGTTGGTAATATTATAGGTATTGTAATCGGTAAATATATTTCAAATGATTTAGGATTCGAAAAAGATGATTTTATAAGAGGTTTAAAACATGGAATCTCATTAATTAACGGAACACATTAATTTTTAAACAATTTATTAATATCCCATATAAATTTATAATGCATAAAATTAATTCTATTTATGATTTATTAAATATTGCTCCTTTATTTTTAATACAAAAATTTCTTCAATGCAAACGTTTAAAAGAAAGAAGTGATTTTCATTCTGAAAAAAATACAGCAGAGCATATTAAAATTGTTGTTGAAAAATTAATTACTACAAATGATATTAATTTAATATTGGCAGGTTTATATCACGATATATGTAAATTTGACGCTGCTATTTTAGATATAAATAATGATTATAAATTAGCAATGGAAGAATTCAATGATAATAAACATTTTTCAATAAATCGTTTTTTATTAAATATGAAAACTGGAAAATTAAAAACTCATGATCATCCAACACTTGCTATTAAATTTATAAATGAAAAAGAAAATATTAAATTTATTGAGGATTTAGGTGGTGATGTAATTTTAATAAAATGGTTAGTTGAAAATCATATGAAAAATTAAAGTTTTTTATGAAATGAAAGACTCTAAACGAAAAAAACTAATGAATAGAATAGGCAATACAGAAACTGATTTAATAGATTTTAATAAACTACTGCTTTTCACTTTAGCAGATAATATGAAATAATATGAAACAAATTTTTACTTTAGCATTAATAATATTAACATTAATGTCGTTTAGTCAAGAAAATAAACAAGTTGAAATAAATGGAGTATACATAAATTTAGTTAAAGACTCTTATATTCCAATGATTAATTATGTATATGAAGAATTAGAAAATAAATGTTATTCATATATAAATGAAAGTAATGTTTTAGTTACTGTATCAGTCTGTAGTCCAGAATGTGGAATTCGTACTCATGAAGAAATACTTGAAAAGGTAATGCTTGAACATTTTAGTTTAGATATAACACATAATACTGATAATGATACTATTATATATAGCCTTTTTAGTAAAAAACAAAATTTTCATATAATGTATTTTTTTGTTAATAATCATTGTGTTAAAGAGTATAATCTTTATATAGAAGAAAAATCTAATTATAACGATAAATCTAGTAATGTTTTAGTTAAAATGGAAATACATAATAGAATAGAAATATTATAAACAATTTAAAAATAAATTTATGAAAAAAACAGCAGAAAAAATTTCGAATCACGAATTTGATTCAACTATGATTGTTAAAAGTAGCTATAACCATACTAAAAATGTTTTAACAGTAGAATTTAAAGGTGGAAAATGTTATAATTATTACAATGTCGATGAAGATACATTTAATAAATTTGTATATTCAGATTCTCAAGGAACATTTTTCAATAATAATATAAAAGATAAATTTGATTTTAAATCAATATAATGGAATTAATTAAAAATCATAATAATCCATTAAATAAGATTCCTGAAGATTCTGAACATAATGAAAATGAAAGTACACAAGAACTTTTATTTAAATCATTATTTAGATATTATGAATCTCGAAGAGATGAAGCCTTAGCTGTTTTAAGCAAGGCTTTTACTCTTGAGGATATATCTGTTTTACAGGATAAAAGTATTTTAACAAAATTAGTTGAATATACAGAGCAATTAAAAAACGCAGATTTATCAATTGAAACTCTTAAAAAATATTTTACCTAATTAAGTCCTAACCGGTGCATATCCGTAATAGCATATAATTTAATATAATGCCATATTAAATTATAATTAAGATTTAATAGCAAATACCGAAATATTATTTAAATTAACTTAATATTAATAATTTGCAATAAAATTATAAAATGAAAATAAAATTAAATAAAAGTATAGCCTTTTTTGATGTAGAGACGACAGGCTTAAATATATCACAAGATAGAATTATAGAAATTTGTATTAAAAAAATTAATGTAGATTATTCTACAGCAGTATATTATTCAAGGATTAATCCAGAGGGAAAAACGATTGAACTTGGTGCTTTCGAAAAACATGGTATTAGTTTAGAAGATCTTAAAAATAGTCCAACATTTAAATCTGTTTCAAATGAAATATTTTCATTTATAAATAATTGTGATTTAGGTGGATATAACTGTATGAGATTTGATATTCCAATACTAATTGAAGAATTCATGAGAGCTGGAATTAATTATGATCCTCGTCAAGTTAGAGTTATAGATGCATATTCAATTTTAACTACGATGGAATCTAGAAAATTAGAAGCAGTATACGAAAAATATACAGGAAAAACATTAGAAAATGCGCATACAGCAGAAGCTGATATAGATGCAACAATAGAAATATTTAATAAACAATTAGAGGTTTATGGTGAAAAAATGCCTTCATCAATAGATGAAATCGATAAATTGATTAATGAACCTAACATTGTTGATTATGCTAGAAGATTTAAAATGACTGAAGATAAAAAAATCATTTTTAATTTTGGTAAATATCAAGGAAAAACCGTAGCTGAAGTTTTTAAGACAGATAAAAGCTATTTTAGCTGGATTATTAATAAATCAGATATGCCTTTAGATACTAAATTTGTAACAACAAAACTATTACAAAGATTAGAAAATCATTTCGCTAAAACTACATCGGTTTAATGCGAAACTAAATTAATTATTCCCTTATAATTAAATAAATTTAAAATTAAATAACTATGAGTTTTTTCTCAATAGATGTAGAGGCTGATGGCCCTATACCTGGTGACTATTCAATGATTTCGTTTGGTGCTGTAATGATAGATAAAGAAGGAAAATTAGACAAAACATTTTACACAGAACTTAAACCTATTTCACAAAAATGGATTCCAGAAGCATTATCAGTATCAGGATTTACCAGAGATCAATGTATAACGTTTAGAAATCCATTAGATGTTATGCTTGAATTCAAAGACTGGATTTTAAAAACAAATATAGGACAACCTAGAATGATAGCAGATAATGCTGGATTTGATTGGATGTTTATGTGTTGGTATTTAAATCATTATACTCAATCAAATCCCTTTGGATTTAGTTGTACAAGTTTAACATCACTATATAAAGGTATAGCAGGAGATTATTATGCTTCTTTTAAACATTTAAGAAAAACCAAGCATACACATAATGCTTTAGACGATGCAAAAGGAAATGCAGAAGCTATATTAGCAATTATTAAACAACATAATTTTAAAATGAAAATATAATGTTATCTACAACTTTTATAATATCAAAAGATGATTCTAGCTTATTTGAAAAATATGATAGAAATAATAAATTGACTAATATTATATTAGAAAAAAATTTAATTAGAAATGGTTTAGATCCTATAATGGTTGATATTCAAGAAATTAATATTTTACCAGTTGCTAGAAGTATGCAAACATGCACAATAGAAGTAAAATATTTTTATAGAAATCATAAAAGAATAATATTAGTAGGAGCAGCTGCATCTGGCAAAGATTATGCTAGAAAATTATTTGAAGATAAAGGATATGTGTATGCTACATCGTATACTACTAGGCCACCAAGAGATGGAGAAGTAAATAATAAAGATTATGTTTTTATTTCAAATAAAGATTTTGAAGAAAAAATACAATCAAGGTTTTGGTATGAATACGTTAGTTTTAATGGATGGCATTATGGAACATCAAAACAACAATTTTATAAAGATGATATTTTTATAATGACACCATCTGGTATATCTAAAATTTCACAAGCTGATAGAAAAAATTGTTTTATAATGTATTTTGACATACCTAAAACTGTTAGAAAAACTAGATTAGCACAAAGAAAAATGCCAGGTGATAGTTTAAATAGAAGATTAGAAGCAGATGAATTAGATTTTGAAAATTTTACAACTTACGATATAAGAATTACAAATCCCGATTTTTGATTATGAAAAAAATTAAAATACAAAATAAAGATCAGTATTATCTGAATATAAATGGAACTGATAAATTAATAGATGAGGCTATTCAAAATAGTAATAATAAAAATGTTTATATTGATTCAAATAATATAGAATATAATTATATGGGATATAAAATAATAAAAGAGATATCTCAAGAAGAATTTAGTATAAAATTTAATTCGGATACTAATGAATATTTAATGTATTGGTTTATATTCGCAATTATTAATATGATAATTTTAACAATTTTAAAATGAAAATAGTATCATTTACAGGTGGTGGAGGTACAATAACTCTACAAAATGGATTAGATAGACTTCTTGATAAAGATTTAACTTTAACTTTAATAACTAATTGTTATGATAATGGATTATCAACAGGAGAAGTTAGAAAAAATTATGATGGTAAAATATTAGGACCTTCAGATTTAAGAAAAAATCAAGAATACGCATATGGATTTATCGATAATAGTCCACTTGCTAATTTAATTAAAGGTTTTTTATTTAAAAGAATAGATTTAAATTCTAAAGATGCTAGTTTTAATCATATTAATGAAATGTTATTAGAAATAAAAAAAGAAATTATTAATAATTGTTCATTTAATGAAGAAGATAAAACATTAAATTTAAATATTTTAGATAATATAATTAATCCTGCTGTAGATAGTTTCTTTTCTCAAAGGAATATAGATTTAATATCATTTAATAATTTTTCTATTGCTAACATGATATATGCAGGTTTAGCTGGATTGAATAATTTTTCATTAGCGACTGCTGGTAAGATAATGGCTAAAGAGGTATTTAGAATACTTGAAGATAGAGTATTATTAATATCAGATGTTAGTTTATATTTACAAGCATTTACTAAATCTGGTAAATTACTATTAGATGAAGCAATTATTGTTAAATGGGATAATGAAGATGATCCTATAGTAGATATTAGATTGGTAAATAATAAAAATGAAGAAGTAATTCCCGAAATTTCTAATGAAGTTTTAGAAAAAATTAAAGAAGCAGATATCATAACTTTTGGACCTGGTACACAGTGGTCCTCTTTAATACCTACTTATAAACATAAAGACTTCAAAAAAATTATTAAAGAATCAAAAGCTTTAAAATTTTTAATTATGAATAATGTACAAGATAGCGATATGAAAGGCATAAATGCTGGTCAAATGCAACATATTCTAAATAAATATCTTCCATTAGAAGACATAATAACTATAGTTAATTCTAATGCTCATGAAAGTATGCGAAAAATTGATCCTTCTTTTAAATATATTGAAACTGCTTTAACTAATGATATTATAACAGAAGATATTATTAATGATCCTTATTCTCTAACTATTGCAAGTGTACATAATGGTGATCTTTTAGCCAAAATAATTATTAGAAATTATTATACAGAATTAATTAATAAAGATAAAATTATATTTGATTTTGATGGTACTTTAGTATCTAGATACGAGGATTCATTTATTAACGAATCTAGACATAATCTAGAAATAATATATAAAAATCCAGAATTTTCAATTTTAACTGGTAATTCTGTTGAGCACATTAATAAACAACTTAAAAAATATTGTAATACTTCTGGTGATTATAAAAACGAGTTATTTTGTGATGGTGGAAATAGTAAATGTGTATGGGATAATAAGAAAAGAGAATATATTTTTTCGCATTACTTAACTAATAAATATGTATTAACAAATGATCAAATTAATGAAATTTATAATGCTGCAGTTAAATGTAATATACCAGTATATAAATTTGAAAATAGAAATAATGTGATTATTTCATTTAGACGATTTAAAGAAAATGAAAGAATAATAAAGGCGAAAGATTTAGAAGTATTAATTGGAGATAAATATGAAATTAAATTAAATGGAAGATCTACTATAGACATAATGCATAAAGGATATAGTAAATTAGTTATATTTGAATATAATAGATTTAAAGACGCATCAATTTTATTCGTCGGAGATGAATTAGAAAAAGGAAACGATTCAGTATTTAGAGAAGTTAAAACAACTATTGTATATGATGTCAATAATCCACATGATACATTGAAACTTTTAAAATTAATTTCGTAAAATGATAGAAGATGGATTTTTTGAATTACAAGATGGAGCAATAGGAGAATTACAATACTATTATATTGTTAAACGTGAATATTCAGAAGAAGTTAAAACAGATTATCATACTAAAACAGCAAGTGCTTATATTCATAATCTCATTTGGAAGCGTGTTCATAATCCTGATAATGCTCCTGATCCAAAAGATATTTATAAAATTGCTAGAAATTTTTCTAATGATCATATTAAACTTCGTGAAAGTGAAAGAGAACTTAAAACATTACATGTACAAATAGGATCTAAAGAGTCTTATGATTTTATTTTAAAATTAGAAAAAGATAAAAATTTTAAAGGATGGTTTTATCCTGAATTTATAGAATTATTTAAAAGCAATTATGATAAAAATACAAATAAAACGAAATGAATTGAAAGATTTATTTGAATTTGCAAATAAATCTTTCAATAATCATAATGCTCAATATAGAGAAAAACGAAAAGTTAAGAAAGATATTATTATAGGCAAATTAGGTGAATTAGCGTATAAAAAATTATTTGAAGATAAAGTATCAGAAATAAATTATACTAATAATGTTAAAGGTGATGGTGGATATGATTTTATACATGCTGGATTTAAAATAGATGTTAAAACAAATAGAGCTACATATCACGATAATGTTTATTTTAAAAAATTAACATTTGATTATATTGCATTAATGCAAATTGAAAATATATCACATAATGAAATAAATATTATATTTGCTGGATATTGTGATAAAGATACTGTAAAAAAATATTCAAATTCTAAAAATAATTTTTTTGAAATTAAAAAAAGATATTTTACAAATTTAATTATTGAAAATGAATAAAGAAAAATATAAATTAATTCCTATTGCTTATAAAGCATTAGCATTAGATTTAACAGAACCTAGATGGGTAAATGTTAATAAGGAAAGTCTAAAACAAAATATAGAACACTTAAAAGAAAAAATTAAAAATAAAACATTATTAGGAGAATTATATAATCCTACTGAATTTGAAATTTCTTTAGCTAATGTATCTCATCTTATAACAGACATTTATTATGAAAATGATAATGAAATTTATGTTAATTTAGAAATATTAAAAACACCTAAAGGTAATATAGCAAAAGAAATTTTAGATGATTTAAGAGTTGGAATTAGATCTACAGGCACACAAAATGAACAAGAAATAATTTTTAAAAAAATATTTACATTCGATCTCATTACTAATGAATAAAAAAGTATTACTTATAATAGCGGCTGGTGACAGTTCAAGAATGGGATATTTGCCTAAAGCGATATCTTTAATAAACGGTAAACCAAATTTATTGCATACTATAGAAAATGCTTATGAATTTTATGATCAAATTATAATTGCCTCTAATCATACAAATTTTGATCTTTATAAAGAAGTTATACATAATTATATAGATTTAGATGATAAAATACATTTAATACCTATTAAATCAGGAAGAGGTTGTGGGCATGCAATATTAGAAACATTAGGATTTATAGATACTAATGTATATGATAATATTTCTATTTGTTGGGGAGATACTTATTTTTCAAATAAAGAATTGTTTGAAAATATATCAAATATTAAAACTACTACTAGTCTTACTATACCTGTAATATATGAAAAAAATCCGTATGTATGGTTTAAATTTTCAGACAATAAAGCAGAACAAGCAATGTTTAGTAAAAGAGGTGATAAAATTTCGGATGGATATCACGATCAATCTATATTTGTGATAAATAATAATTTTTATAATCATTTATTAACTGCTCATAATGTTTTAGATAAAAATGGAAAGTATATAAATAAAGAATTAATATTTTTAGATATTGTTCATTATTTATGGAATATAAATGAACCTGCTCATTTATTAATATTAGATGATAAATTTTTAACAAAAAGTTTTAATACTGAAAGTGAATTAAATGAAATTAATAATTATTTCAATAATATAAAATAAGATGAACGGATTAGTACCTGTTAAATATATAGAACAGATTGTCGGCTGGACTGAATTTGATGAAAGTAATAATACACTAATAAATTTTAAAATTACTAACAACTCATTGTTTAATGAAATAAAGGAAAAATTTGGACAAACTTTAAATATATCATTAAGAGCGATGGGCAAAATAATAGATAATGGAAAAGTAGAAAAAGGTCCAATCTTTGAAGTTAATATTGTTCCTATACCTACTGAAGACGATATAAAAGAAACGGAATTAATAATTGAAAAATTATTTAATAAAATTTAAACAAAATATAATATTGTGCATATAATATAATAAAATTAATAAAAATTATGGAAAATAAATTAGCATTAAATTACAAGAGTGAATTTCAATTAAAAGGATATACTAAATTTTATGATAATGAAATTGTAATAAAAGGTTCAAATGTTGAAGAAATTATTAATATTTTATTAACTGAAATAGAAAACCAAAATAAATTAGCTTATTATGAATATTCTTTTTATATTATTAAATATAATGTAATTAATGAATTAAATATAGATTTATATGCTGATATAGATATTAATAAATATTTATCACAATTTTTACCATTACAATCAAGTTATAATACTTTAAATTCTAATATTAAAGAACTTTATTTTAATATTGAATTAATTCATAATCATGAAAATGCAGATGTTTTAATTAAAACACATAAAGATTGGAAAGTTATAGAACTTCTTAGAAAAGAGGTTGAGTTAGCTCATATTGAAGAAGAAAAAATAAAAAAATTAAAATCAGAAGAAATAAGAGAACATAATGATATTAAAATGTTAGAAATTTTAATTAAAAGATATCCTAATTATAGAGACTTAATTTTAGTAGAAGAAAACGTTAAAGAAGAAAAAAATAAGGGTACTATAGAATCCTTTATTGATAATAAAGCAGAAATTAATAATATTCGATAAAATAACACAAGAAAAATATTTAAAATATGAACAAAATAAAAAATAAAATTAAAAATCTGGCCCTTCCATTGCATATTATTATGGAAGGGCCAGACTGAGTACAATACAGGTAAAGGAACTCAAATAAAACTTATACAAGCTTCTGATATTTTAGGAAAAGGAAATGTATTTCAAACATTTCATTATAGTGGATTACCTTTCAATAAAGACGAAGAACATATAAATTATTCTACTACTTTATACAATCAAATGTTTACAATGATGATAGAAAGTATAAATAATAAAATGTCATCAGATTTGTTTTCTAATAATTCTTATAATTATATTTTTGATAGGAGTCATTTAGGAGAATTGGTATATGCTCCTTTATATAGAAAATATTCTGGTGATTATATTTTAGATATAGAAAAACAATATGTAAATGAATTAAAAGATAATTTATTTATGTTTGTATTTGTAAATGATCCAGAAACAATTCTTAAAAGAGATGATGGTTTATCATTTTATAAAAATGTAGAAGAAGTTAAAATAGAAAAAGAAGCATTTGAAGAAGCTTTTAATAAAAGTAAAATTTATCATAAATATCTTATAAATGTTTCTAATCATACACCTGAAGAAATTAATAATCAAATAAAAAATATAATATTAAAAGCTAATCAGTAATGAAAACTTATACTGAACAGACATTTGCTTTAGCATATAAAAAAATATTAGTTGATTTGTATTATAATCCTCAATATATTACATCTCCAAGAGGTCAAAATGTAAATGAAGATATTAATGTATCTATTGAAATAACAAATCCATTGTCAGCATTATATAAAAATGAAAGAAGAGGCAGTCAATTACAATATATTTCCGCGGAATTAATATGGTATTTTAATGGTTATAATACTATAGAATTTATATCAAAATACGCAAAATTTTGGAATCAAATAGTTAATCCTGATGGATTAACTGTTAATAGTGCTTATGGATATTTATTATTTAATAGAGTAAATGAACATAATAAAAATCAATGGGAATGGGCTTATGATTCATTAATATCTGATAAAGATACAAGACAAGCTATAATGCATTTTAATACACCAGATCATCAATTTGAAGGTAATAAAGATTTTGTATGTACACTAACAGGTATATTTCATATTAGAGATAATAAATTAGATTTTACTGTTGAAATGCGGTCAAACGATGCTATATTAGGTTTACCAACTGATATAGCGTTTTTTACTTTATTACATCAACAAATGTTTAAACTTCTTAAGGAAGATAAATATCATGATTTACAACTTGGAAAATATACACATATAGATAATTCACTTCACATATATCAACGAAATTTTGAACTCATTAATGAAATGTTAGCGCATCCTTTTGTACCTTTAGAATTACCATTAATAGATTTAAATATAATAGATAATAAAGGTAAAATGAGTTCTGTATTTAAATATTTAACTTCATGTATATTAGAAGATAAATTATTTATAAGTGAAGATAAATTATTTAATTGGATTTATACAAATATAAAAAGTAATGTATAATTTTATATTAAAAGAAATTAAAGATAATAAAGAATTAGAAGTTTGGAATTTTTATTGGGAAAATATTAATAGAGGAAATTATAATTGTTTAGATAATATTGATAGTCAAATAATAAGAAATATTTATAAAAAATATTTAGATAAATATTATAAATTTCAAAATATTTCTGAAAATAATTTATTAATTTTTAACAAAGAAGTTTTTGTAATAGGATATAATAGAATAGTTATAGGTGATCATGGACCATATATTGAATTCGATAAAAATCATTTAAAAATAAAAGAAAGACAAGAATTCAGATTAAATAATAAATCTGTTAAATATATTTGGTATACATTAGAAAATAATTCAAATATTAAAATATATTATCAAATAAACAAAGTTAAATATGCTGATTATAAAATAAATAAATATTATGTATCACCTTTTGATATAGATATAATATATTTAGATAATAAAAACAATAATAAAATAAAACAAAACAAAATTTTTTAAATGGAAAATACTAAAGAAAGATCTAATAATGATCGAAATAGAAATGATGAAAATGAAGGTTTTAATAAAAAGAAAGTTCAAATTTGGTCAGACGATCAATATAAAATTTTAATAGAATTAAAACAAAAATTACAAAATACGGAGGATAAAAATGGAAAATAAATTAGAAGACATAAAAGATTTATATAAATCATTAAGTCATAGAGATAAAATAAAATTTGGTTTTTTTATTAAACGAAGTCAAGAAGTTGAAAATCTAGAATTAATTAATGAAAGATTAGATATTATTAATGATTTATTAAAATTAAAAAATGATAAAGAAGAACCTTATTTTAATGTTGAATTTTTAACAAAACAAATTTGCAAAATAAATTAACATATTTAGAAGCAATTAAAAAAATATACGATAAATTATCTGATGAAGATAAAATAAATTTTCATACTTTCCTACAATCGCGTTTTGAAACAAATGATAGGACTTTGAAAGATGTCAGAGAAGAAATGTTTAGTAAACTAAAAGATGCTGAAACTTTAAGTAAAGAATATCTATCAAGAATCTTCCAACTTAACAAATAATTAGATCTTAAATTTAATATAGTTTGAGATAGGTCTGAATAATAAAATAAGAATATAATGAAAAAAGAATTAGTGTCAAATATTTATAGTAAAGTTAACTCTGAATTAATGAATAATCCTCATTATTTTAATACTGCTGAATTTAGAGAAGGATTTGCTTTAATTTTAAAGGGAATATTTTTAATTAATCACGAAAATATTGATGTTATTTGTGATGAAACTAATAATGTACCACAAATTATCGATATGAATTTATTAGGTGCAAAAATAATATATGATAGAGATACTACAACACATAAATTTGTAGATTTAATATTTGGTAGACTTGAACAAGTAATGAGATATGAAAATAGCAGTAATTAAAATAGGTTCTAGGATAGCATGGGATGCTAGAGATACATCTGGTGGAAATTATGAGGCTAGATATATAATTGAAACTCTACATAGAGGTGGGGCAAAAATAGATATTTATACAAAAATTTTAGCAAAAGATAATAATCCAAATACATTTAATTTTTATAATATTGAAGATAATTTTGATAAAATTAATGATAGAAAATATGATGCATTAATTATATTGAACGGAACCATAAATTATTTTGGTGGTGCTGAATCTAGGGATCAAATTTTAAATTATTTCATTATTAATAAATTTGTCGGTCAAATTTATTATATTTATTGTGATCCAGCATTAGTATTAAGACAAACTTGGGGATCAATTAAAGGAAAAGAATGGAGTTCTAATTATAAACAAGAAGATATTGAAATAACACGAAATGATATAATATATATTTCACAGCCATATAAATTAGATGATGTTAGAGAAGTTATTTCTAAAACAGAAATACAAGTAGCAGATGTTATTCATTTTCCATTCGAAAAATTTCCATGTCTTGATAATCCGTTATCCATGAATGATAAACCAAATTATGATTTAATATATGGAGGGACAATGCGAGGTAATAGAAGAATTAAAAAAATGGTTAAATATTATTTTGGATATTCTGATAGTATAAATGTTGAAATGTTTGGAAAAATAAATTCAGAAGATTTATTAAATATTGCTTCTAAAAATGGTAATCCCAGACCTCCTATTTATGGAAAGTCAGTTGATGCTAAAGATTATATGGAAAAATCTAATGATACATATACTCATGTTGTTATAGGCGATGAGTGGTATGAAGGAAGAGATATGCCTCAGAGATGTTATCAAAGTATATGGGCTTCTGTTATAACTTTAATTGATATTGAATTAGATCCTACTAAACGTGTATTTGGTCATTCAGATATTTGCCAAAAATTTAATTATGTATCTAATAGAGAAGATGTAGAAAAAAGAATAAAAGCTATAAAGAGTAATCCTTCTATGAGAAAACAAATAATAGAAGAACAGTTTAAAGCAGTTAATTTTAATGATAAAGAATATTCTAAAGAATTGGTTAATATATTACGAGACAATAAAGAAAAATATAAAGTTACACCAATTCAAATTGAATTACATAAAGTGCATGATGTTACAAAAAGTATTAAAACTTTAAAGTCTAAAAAAAATAAAGTTGAATCAAAATCGGTAGATAATATAATTGAAGATTTATTTTAATAAAATGGAAAAATTACCTAAATTACCTAAAGGAAATCTTATATTTGTACAAGAACCTATTGTTAAAGATTTTATAGAATATTGTAAAAAAACATATTCAGATAAAATAGAAAAAATAAATATATTTTTAAATGAAGAATATAATGATTGGCAAATGAGCGTTGAAGAAAAAACACCTGGACATGTATGGGTTCCTTGGTTTATTCCTACACGAGAACCGGCTATAATTGAAGATTGTGTATTACCAAATAAAAAATTAATTTCAAGATATAAAATAGCAGATGGGAAAAAATAAGAAAAATTTAGTAGTATTTACAGGAGCTGGTGTTTCACAAGAAAGCGGAATTCCTACATATCGAGATAAAGGTGGACTTTGGGAAAAATATGATCCAGAAGTTTATGCATCTATTAATGGATGGAATTCTATTAGAGAAGAAATGAATTCCTTTTATAATTCGGTAAGAGCTGAATTAGCAAATGTACATCCAAATGAATGTCATATTAAATTAGTTGAATTAGAAAAAGATTATAATGTATTTATTATAACACAAAATGTGGATGATTTACACGAAAGAGCTGGTAGTAAAAACATATTACATCTTCATGGTGAATTAAGAAAAATACGAAAATATGAAGATGATATGGATAATTCTAAATGGATAAATATAGGATATTTAGAATTATCTAATTCTAAATTAAATGAATATAGGCCAGCTGTAGTTTGGTTTGGAGAGGGTGTTCCATTATTATCTGATGCTATGAATATTGTTAAATCTGCTGATATTTTTTTAATTATTGGAACAACATTACAAGTTTATCCAGCTGCTACTTTATTACAATATGTTAATGATTTAAAACCTATTTATTATATTGATCCTACTCCTAATGTAGGTGGTTATGCGTATATAAATAAAATTGAAAGTAAAGCAACTGAAGGAATAAATGAATTTATTAAACTGATTAAAGATGAAAAATAATAAATTAATAGAAAATATATCAGAGTTAGTAAAACAATATCCTTTATTGTGTATAAAAAATATAAATGAAATAAATGATATTATACATATAGAAATGAATTGGAAGGAAGGTCAAGAAAAATCTTTTGGAGATTATTGGTTTCAATATAGATCATTTGAAGAAGAAATTAATTTAAAACATAAAACTAAAATATTGATTGATTATGTCTAATAAAATAAATGATAGATTTGAATATAATGGAGTTATAATGATTCCATCTTTAAAAAGATATACTAAACATAAGAAAGAAACGTTAATGATTGATGCATGTTTAGATAATTTATTTAAACATTATAATGCAACAAATGTTCATGTGTTAGGACAAGAATATTCAGATGAAGATAAAAAATATTTAGTTGAAAAATTTAAACAAGTTGAATTTAAATGGTATCCAACTAGAATGGGTATAATTAATACATTTAAATATCTTAAAGATTGGGGTTGTACATTAGGAGATTATTATATTCATCATGATGATGATGTTAAACATTCACAAACTTTTGAATCTAATCCTACATTATTAGCTTTAGAACATGTTATGAAAACAGACTTAGATAGAATAGGATTAGTTACAGTTCCATCTATTAGTATACATCATTTTTCTAAACAACAAAAGAATTATATAAATTTATATTCAAATCCTGCTCAATTAGTAATAATAAATACTAAAGTGGCTAAAAAATGTAATTATGATAATAGATTTGAAAATTTTAGATCAGATACAGATTTTACTATGCAGGTTGCATCTCATAAATTTTTACCTTTAATTATTAGTAGGTATTTTTCATTTATGCATACTATACCGATGTCAACAATAAATTTTGAAGACGGAAAAAGAAAGTTTGAAACTTTAGATAATGTTAATAATTCTAAAGGTTCAATTGGTGGAGATAGAAGAATGGAAATAAGAAAAAAAGAATATGATTTATTTCAAGAAAAATGGCCATTAGTTATAACGCATAAAAGTTATAAACAACAAGTGTTTAAAAAATCAATAACTTCATTATCTAATTTTCAAGAACGCGAAATACATGATTATTTTGACAAATTTGATTTTTCTTTAGTTAATGATTGGCATGATGAATATTATGGAGAAAATACTCCTGAAAAACAAATTAAAATTAAATTATTTGGATAATTATGAGTAAAACTAAAATATTTCTTACTTCCGATACGATGTTTGGTCGTAAGAACATTATTAATCATGCTAAAAGACCATTTAAATCAGTTGAAGAAATGGATGAAAAAATGACTAAATTATGGAACGATAAAGTTAAAGATAATGATATAGTTTATCATTTAGGAAATTTTGCATGGGATCCTTTTATAGCAAATATTATGCTAGGCAAATTAAAAGGTAAAATTTATTTTTTAAACGGTAATACAGATAAAGCTTTAAAAGAATCTGCTCAATTATATGATAATGTAAAAATGTATGATGATCAAATAATTGAATTACCTAAATTAAAAGCTATTTTATGTCATTGGCCTCTTGAATACTGGAATGGAAAAGAAGATGGAATATTCCATTTTCACGGTCATAATTATAAAGATTTTCCGCATAAAGCAAATGAAAATAGAATTAATGTATGCGCAGATTGTTGGAATTTAGCTCCTGTTGAAATAGATACAATAAAAGAATTAATTAATGAATATAAACAAACGTTATAAATTTTTATAACAATAAAAAGGCAAATTATATGGCAAAATTAGATTTATCAAAAGTAACTTATGCTGAATTAGCAAATGAATTTTATACTACTCGTAGTGATGAGGCATTTAAAAATTTATATGAAAAAATATATCCAAATATAAGAAATTATGTTTTAAAAATAGTTCAAGATGAAGATGCAGCGAACGACGTGGTTTCTAATACAATGTTTAAATTATATACTAGAATTGATGAATACGATAAAACATATCAAATAACTACTTGGCTATATACTATAGCATATCATGATTCAATTCAATTTATAAGAGAAAGAAATTCAAGAGTATCTTTATCATATGGATATGAAGTTAGTGAGAATACTGATAATTCAGAAATTGGTAAAAAAGATAGAAATTTTACAGATTTTTATGAACATGATATTGATGAAATTAAAGATGATAGTGATTATGAAAAAGAACAAAATGAAAAAGATGATCAATACAGTAAATTACTAGATGCAATACATAATTTAAAACCTATTTATAAATGTATAATGGTAGAACGATTCCTTAATGGTTTAAGTTATAGACAAATAGAAGAAAAATTTAATGAAGAATATAAATCTAAATATAATGATTTATGTGATAAAATAAAAGTAGCATATACGAATGGAGATAAAACTTTATTTAATACTCTTAAATCTGAAAGAGATGAAATTAAAAAGAATATGATTACAGAACAAACAGTTAAAAATAGAATAGCAAGAGGCCGTAAAATATTATCAGAAATTATGGGAATAGAGTTAGTGTAATTAAAATTACTATGATATAGTATTATTTATAAGATATTAATCATTAAAGGTTATACTATAAACCTATTATCAATTATCTTTTTAAGAATTATTGACTACTTTTTATTATTTAATTTAAATAATATCTATTCCACAAATTTCTTATTTAATTTATATATCAAAAAATAATCATAAAAACAAATATATATTAAAAAATAATATATTATGAACGAATTAGTACCAAAATATGAAGATTATATTTTTGAAGAAAATGTTTCAAATGCTGAAAAAAATTTAAAAATTAAGGTTGAGAAAAAGTCAGAACCTTCTAAAAAAGATAGTTTTAGTGGTAAATTTGATTCTACTAAAAAACATTCTAATCCATTAAAAGAATTATTTTATAAACATAAAGCAAATATTGAAAATCATTTAAAGCTTAGAGAAAAATTCTTAAATCTTACATATAAAGATTTTCAAGAAAAGAATGATTTAAAAAAAGAAATAGAACATTTACGAATGCAAATCGATGCCGATGAAACTGAATTCCAAAGATTATTAGGTCAAGAGGAGCAAAATTATAAAGGAGAATTATAATGTATTTTATAAATTTATTTAAAGAAATTAATTACTGGTTAATTATAAAAAAGACTACAAAAAAAAATATAAAGTTTTTAGAAGAAAATAAAATAAGAGTTGATCCATTTGGAAGAATGTATACTGTTATTAATTTGCCTGAAGAAATAGCATCTCAACCATTATCTCAAGAGTCATATGTACTTTCTAAATTAAGAGATTATGATGCAATACTTTTAAAATTAAATTTAACTGAATTAATATATCCGACATTTGAAAAAATAGATGGAACTGATTCATATTTATTAGTTTTAGAAGGAAGCAGATTTTATATAAGTTTTAGAAAAATATTATTTAATACTATATTATGGACAGTTATATTTTTTATTTCTAAATTTTTAATAACTGCTATAATAGATAATAATGTTATAGATTATATTACTCAATTTTTTAAGAATGTCTGATACAGTTACAATAAATGGGGGTCGTCACTATATAGTAAAAACTGACGACCAAATTAATTATTTACCAAGTGTTACAACTATAATAAGTTCAATGAGTGATGACAAGTGGTTAGATGATTGGAAAAAAAGAATAGGTGAAGAAAAGGCAAATGCTATTTCAAAATTTTCTGCAAATAGAGGAACATGCATGCACATGTTTAATGAAAATTATTTAAGTAGTACTTTAAAAAATAAAAAAGATAAGCTTTTAGATACTTTAGAAAAAACTTCAATATGGGGAATTAATGAAGGATTTACTCCAGACGAAATAGAAGTTGGAAGAAAATTATTTTTTAATTTTTATAATGCTCAAATATTTGATAAAGTTAAAGAGGTTATAATCCAAGAAAAAATGCTTTATAATTTTATGGGTGGAGGATACGCCGGTAGAGTAGATTTAATATATGCAGATTCATTAGATAATCACGTTATTTGTGATTTTAAAACTAGTAAAAAACCTAAACAATATGAATGGGTAGATAATTATAAAATGCAACTTTCAGCTTATTATGTTGCATACTATAAAATGACTGGAAAATTACCATCACATGCAGAAATATGGATCAGTAATGAACAAGATTATACTCCTCAAATATTTACAGTTTCAAAAAATGAAATTAAAAAATATTTTAAAGATTTTATGAATGGAGTTATTGAATATCATAAAAAATATAAAATAAATTAATAAAATAAATAAATGGAACTTTTAGAAATGTATCAAGATTGGAATTATAAAATTACAATTTTCGATTTAGATGATTGTATAGTATACAGTTCTGCAAAGGCATTAATTAAAGATAAATTAACGGGCAAAATTATTAAAGAATTAACATCAGCAGAATTTACAAATTTACAGCTTAAAGATAATGAAGAATTAGATTTGAATCAATTTAATGAAATTGATTATCTTATTAAAGGAAGTATTAATACAAAAATAGTAAATATATTTAGAGAAGATTATAATAATAATAAACCAATTGCTATTATTACAGCAAGAGCTGATAGTATATTAGTTAAAACTTATTTAAATACATTAGGATTTGATATTCCCTTTGATATGATTTATGCAGTTGGTAATATTAAATATAATGGCAATACTGCATTAAAGAAAAAGCAAGCTTTTATTGAATTAATAGATAAGGGATATAAAGAATTTATTTATTATGATGATGATATTAGAAACTTAGATGAAGTAAAGAAATTAGAATCTAAATTTAATATTAAAATAGAAGTGTTTCATGTTAAAAACGAAACAAATTGAATATTATATATATAATTAAAAACAAATAAATTAAAATGAAAAATATGAAATTTTTACATGATTTAGCCGCTAAATGGCTAATATATTCTATATTTGGAATGTTTTTTTTAACATTAATAAATACTTGTAATTCATGCTCTCATAATAGTGAAAATACTTTAATGAGAAAAGAATTAATAGTTTTAAAGAATGAAATTGATTCATTAGATGATGTTGTATTAGAATATAAAAATATTGTAGATAGTTTACCGGTGAAATTTCAAGAAAATGATGACGAACAAACTGCTAAATTTTTATATTGGGAAAGACAAGCTGATAAACCAGAATATAATTCTTATACAATTAAAGACTATTATACAATAATAAAAAAATAAATAGATAATGTCAAATGATTTAATTAAATGTAGTGGTAGTGCATCTTGTAAATCTTTTACTGCTTCTATACCATGTGTTGAAAATATTTATCAAGGTTCTGATACTGAGATTAGCATACAATTAACTAATCCTGATGGGACATTATTAGATTTAAATAATGTTTCTGAAATATTTATAGCTCTTTTCGATGATAGAGATGAAGTAACTAATTTGTTTAAATATCCAACAGATTCGTTTGTAACTGATGAAATTCAAATATTACAATTTGAATCAACTTCTAGTATAGAAAATCAAGGAAAAATATTATTACCTTTAACATCTGAAATGACAAGTAATATGATGATGGGAGGATTATATGCAGAAATTAGATTAACATTTAATCAAATAGATAATAAACCTTCTAATATAAGAACTATTGGATGTTTATCTATAGGTAAAATAAAAATATCAAGAATAGAAAGATACTTGAGAAGTCAGGAGGATAACTAAATGGAATTAAATAAAAAACACAATATAGTTCATTATTCAGTAATTGGAATATTTGTATTTCTCTATATTATTGTGAGCGTTATATCCACTATTCACGTAATAGATTTTTTTGCTTTATCTAATCCGTATTGGTTATCTGTAAGTTTAGCTATTGCTTTCGAAATTGGAGCAGCAGCATCATTAGCATCATTAATTATATTAGATAAAATGAATAAAAATCTTATATGGTTTTTATTTATTCTTTTAACACTTGTTCAAATGATGGGTAATACCTATTTTGCTTATGTTAATGTTATAAATTTTCAAGCATGGATTGAACTTTTCGGATTAAATAATTTAGAATTAATTTTACAAAAAAGAATTTTAGCAATAGTATCAGGTGCTTTATTACCAATAGTTGCTTTAGGCTTTATAAAATCACTTGTTGATTATATTAGACCAGATAAACAATCCGATAAAAATGATGAATTAAACAAAAGAGAAGATATTATAGATAAAAAAATAAAAGAAATTAACGATAATAATATTGAAGTATTATCGAAAGAATATGGATTAGATAAAGAAGAAGAAATTACTAAAAATTTAACAAATGAGTTACAATCCGTAATAGATGATAAAATTCAACAAGAGTTAGAAGAAAAGCATATAAAAATTAAAGAGTTAGAAGAAAAAGAAAAGGATCATATAGATACTATTAACAATTTAAAAAATTCTAATTTTAAAGATAAAAATAAATACGAAGAAGAAAAAACAAAATTTGAAAAAGAATTAGAAGACATAAAAAAAGAATTAGATAATCAAAAGAAGAAATCAAATTTTGAAAAAGAGTTAGATAAAACCGCTGAAGAATTAAAAAAAGATATTAAACAAACAGTTCCAAAAAGGAAAATTATTAATTCAACTGGTGATAAAATTTTATAATGAAAAAACATATACCTGTAGTTAAACCTTATTTACCTGATAAAAAGAAATATATTAAATATTTAAATAGAATTTGGAAAGAATCTTGGCTTACTAATTTTGGTCCTATTCATAATGAATATATTAATTCTGCTAAAAATTATTTAGGTGTAAATTATGTGTATCCTTTTTTAAATGGAACAACATCTTTAGAAGCTACTATTTCTATTTTAGGAATAAAAGGAAAAGAAATAATAACTACTCCTTTTACATTTGCTGCAACCATAACATCTATTATTAATTCTGGAAATATTCCTATATTTATTGATGTTAACATTAATGATGGTAATATAGATATTAATAAAATAGAAGAAAAAATAACAAAAAATACAGCTGCTATATTACCAGTTCATATTTATGGTAATCCTGTAGATATAGAAAAGATAGAAATTATTGCTAAAAAATATGATTTGTATACAATATATGATTCAGCTCATATGTTTGGAGTTACTATTAATAATATTGGTATAGGTAATTTTGGAGATGTTTCTGTTTTTTCAACTCATGCTACAAAAGTATTTCATACAATAGAAGGAGGATTAATTACATTTAATAATCCAGAAATATTTAGAATATCTAAACTATTCAGTAACTTTGGATTTAATGAAGAATATGACGTAATATATCCAGGAACAAACGGTAAAATGAATGAATTTCAAGCATCTATGGGTTTATGTATATTAGATGATTTGGATTTAATAATATCAAAAAGAAAGAATGTATTTGAGTTTTATAAAAAATATCTTCCAAATGATATAATATTTACCAAATATGATAATAAAAATATTCATTATAATTATATCTATATGATAATTAAACATCCAAATAGAGATAAAATTAAAAATGATTTATTAGTTAAAAATGTATCAAGTAGACCTTATTTTTATCCTATATGTTCAGAATTTACATTAATTAAAAAACTTTATGGAAATATAGAAATGCCAATTGCATTAAATTTGTCAAAAGAAGTATTAGCTATACCAATGTATTCTGAACTAACTGAAAATGATGTTGAATATATATCTAAAATAATAATTAAAAATATTTAATGAAACTTATAATTAGGTTTGCATATAATAAATGTAATTACAAATAAAAATTTTAAAATTATGGAAAGTAAAGAAAAACAATTTGATCCTTTTAAAGATGAGTTAACTCAAGAACAAGCAATTGGTATTTTAATTCAAGGAGCATCACTTGCTCAAAAAGCTGGTGTATATTCGTTAGAAGATGCTGAATTAGTATCTAAAGCAGTTAGAGTATTTAAACCAAGAAAAGAAGCAGAAGCTTCAACTCCAGTAGTTAATGCTGAAGTACAAGCATAATAACTTTAAAATAGGAATTTATAATCTAGATTCCTATTTTAATTTGTCATTTTTGTCAAATATATGACGAATAGTCATTTTTAAATTAAAATATACTTTTGGTATAATTTTTGAATATATTTTATAAATTAATATAAAAAATTTTAAATTATGACAACAACAACATTTAATGATTTAGCAAATGAATTATTTAATTCACTTTTAACAAGTGTAAATACAATAACTTCACCTTCATATGAAGTTAAAAAAGAAGATGATTATTATATTTTAGATGTACTTATTCCCGGATATGATAAATCGGATATAGATTTAAAAACTGAAGGTGATATTATTTTAATTTCTTACTCTGGAGAAGAAATAGGTTTAAAAAAGAAATTTGAAAAGAAATTTAAAGTAAAAGGGGACGTAGATTTAGATAATATAGAGGCTTCTATAAAAAATGGAGTTTTAAGTATTAAATGTCCTTTAAAAGAAAAACTAAAATCAAAGAAAGTAAAAATTTTATAATATAGCTTAAAATTTAAAATATTCCAAATGCTAACATTATTGTTAGCATTCGGTGTTTATATAATGCATCTTGATGTATGCATAAATAATATATAATTTACCATATTAATTAAAATATGCTATTACCAAGTATTACCATATGAATAAAAATATATCTATTCCTTTAGAAAAAATACAAGAATATTGTAATGGAAAAAAAATAGCTTTGGTTGGAAATTCAACTAAATTATTAAATGAAAATAATGGAAAATCTATTGATTCAAACGATATAATAATAAGATTAAATTATTCTATAGATGCATTACCAAAATATAAAAATGCATTAGGAGAAAAAACACATATATTTGTTCCACAAATGAATACTGTTTCCAATGCTGTTAGATTATGTAAAGCTGCAAATGCTAAATATATTCTTCAATTAAGTAGATGGTCGAAAACTGGATATTCAGATAGAGAGAATAAACTTTTAGAATTATTTAATAACGTTTATATATGTAGTAAAGAGTTTTATGATGAATTTAGAAGAAAAGATTTTAAAATAATGTTTATTCCTTCCACTGGAGCTGCTACTTTTAATTTTTTAGTTACTAGAATAAATTTTTTAGAATTAAACTTATATGGATTTGATTTTTTTGAAAATTTTAAACAAAATGAAAAAAATGTATTTAGATCTATTTATCATAAAAGTCATTCATCTATTGTGGAAAAAACATATTTTACAAAATATATAAATAAAGCAAATAATATTACATTAATGTGAAACAGAACTTTTTAAAAATAAATGCGCAAATTCTAAGTAAAAATATTCATACAAAAAAATTATGTAAAAAAAATGAAAATTTAAATAATTCAAATATTTTAAATATGTTACCCGTTAAAAAAAGAAATAAACTTATTATTTTATGTGGTAATTTATCATATTCTAAAATTAGTTCATTAGTTAATATAGAAGAATATGATATATTAGCTAGTAATATATCAACTAATAATATAAAAAGAGTTGATATTTTTTTAACTATTAATTATTCAAATTTAAATAAATTAGATATTGAAAATTCAATTAAGAAGATATTTATTTTAAATAATATAAATTCTAATTTATCTTCTCATAATGGGCATTTTTATGATCATAAACATGGATTAGTTTATGATAAATTACATAAATTTGATTATATTTTAGAATCTAAATCATTAAATAATAATGAATTTTCAAATGATAAAAATAATTTTATTAATGGAAATAGTAGTAATTATTCTGCTATACAATTGGGATTATTGATGGATTATCAAGAAATTATAATTTATGATTTAAATACTAATAATATAAGTGATTTAAGAATAAAAACTAATTTTGAAAAATCTTTAAGCAATGCAAAAAATAAATTTAAACATATTAATATAATACATAATAATGAAAAAGTGAAAACTACTGATGATAAAAATAATAAAATAAATATCACAAATAATATAGGCAATATTAAATCTATTATATGTAATTATAATAATAAAAATAGATTATCTGATATATTAGTTGTAGGATATTTTACCATTAATACTCCATATGAAGAAGAAGCTAAAAAAACTATTGCATCATGTGATAAATTTGAACTAAATTATTATTTTGCAGGTATAGAAAATTTAGGTGATTGGCAAAAAAATACTAGATTTAAAGCAGAATTTATGCTTTATGTTCTAGATGAATTTAAAGATAAAAGATTGTTATATATTGATTGTGATGCAATTATACAAAGAGTTCCCGAGCTTTTTATAAATTATACAGCTGATGTTGCAGTTAGATTTCAAGATTTTAGATGGAGAGAAAATGAATGCCTTAGTGGAACCATATATATGGAAAATAATGAAAGAACTCGAGAATTATGTAGAATATGGAGAGATCAAAATAATGCAGAAGGTCCTAATGCTAAAACAATGGAACAATGGAACCTTGGTAAAGCTATGGATAAAATGAAAAATAATGGATTGATAGTTAAAAATCTTCCTCCTGAATATACATTTATTTTTGATTTGATGAAAAAATTATATCCAAATATACATCCAGTTATTATTCATTATCAAGCCTCTAGAAGATTTAAAAATAAAGTTTCGACTACACAAAAAAGTATTACAAACTATAATAGTATACCTAATAGAAAAGTACTGTTTAATGAAAATAATTATCATATCAAAAATATTGATGAAAAATTATTTAATGATAATGAGTTATATAGTAATACATTAAAAACTGTTGCAGAAAAAGAAATATTTTTTAAAAAATTACAAGAAGAATCTAATAGGAAAAGATTAGAAGCAAAATCTATAAATAAACCAATTATAAATATGGTTATGTCTAATCATTGGGGCTGGGTTTTTAGCTCTATGATTAAAGAATATCAAAAATATGCTCCAGAATTTACTATAATACCTTCCATTAATCCTTTAATGGATTGTGATGTATATCAACATTGGAGACCTGTGTATAGAACATCTATACTATATTTTGAAAGAATGAAATATAATATTAAAAATAATGTATTAAGAAAAGGAATACATATGATCCATGACAGTTTGTTTGATATTTCTAGAGCAAACACAAATTATAGAATTAAAAATATGGATAAGTTTAAAACTATAGTATGTACTTCAAAAGAACAATATAATTATATTAAAAGTCGTCTTAGCAATATAGATGTTAGGTATATACCATTAGGAGTAAGCGACTTTATTATTACTAAAGATTCAATTAATTCACAAAATAAAATAAATATAGGATATATTGGACGATCTTATAGTGATGGAGTAAAAAATGAAGAAAAATTATTAACCATTGCAAATGCTATAGATAATAAATCTTTTAAATTTACTATTCTTTCACCTAATATGGATATAATTATTAATAAACTTAAAGCATTAGGATTTGAAGTAATAACTAATAAAGATGGAAATTTTGTTAATTTATATAAAAATATAGATGTGGTTTTAATTACTTCTAAATATGAAGGTACTCCACTACCATTAATAGAATCTATGAAATATGGTCATACTGTTTTATCAACAAGAGTTGGAGAAGTACCTGAACATTTAAGTTCTGAATACATATTTGAACAAAATAATGTCGAAGGGTTTGTTAATGCACTTAATAATATTAATAAAAATAGATCAATTTTAGAAGAAAATAGATTAATCAACAGCGAAAAAGTTAAAAATTTAACATGGGAAAATCACGTTAAACAATATGTACAATTATGGAAAGAGACAATAAAATCATAATTTTTTTATCATGGCATAATAGTTTGCCAGGATTAATTAAAAATTTATATTGGGGCATACCATATCAAAAATATTTTATATGCAGAAATCATATTAAACCTCCGCGGCTTTTCGATAATAATTTAATGACGAAATCTAATTCTTTTTCTTTTAATAGTGATATTGAAGTTATACAAAAAATTAAATCATTAAATGCTACGCATGTAATTGTTTGGAATGGAGATTTTGATGATGAAGAGCGTGGACATCAACCTATTATTTTAAATGAATTAAAAAAATTCACAAAAATAATATATTGTGAACACGGTTGGTTTCCACAAAAAGGAATATTTGTAATAGATAGAAAAGGTACTAATGGTGGTTCAGAACATGTAGAAAAAAATATTATAGATGAAAATATAAATTTAAATTTAATACGTATAAAACAAAATGAATATATTAAAGACATAAAAAAACCTGATGCAAATAATTATTTATTTATACCATTACAAATAAAAACTGATACACAAATAGTTAAATATTCTCCATATTTTAAAGATATGGAAAGTTTTATTAAACATATTGTTATGTTATTTCAAGATAAATTAATAATTATTAAACCTCATCCAAAAGATAGTATTATTAATAAACAGAACATTTTAAAAGAATGTCAAAAATATACAAATACACAATATACAGAAAGTTTAAATAGTATATCATGGGGTTATTATTCTAATGGTATAATAGCAATTAATTCTACTATTATTAATGAAATGTTATTATTTCATAAACCTATTATGACTTATGGTATAAATTATTTTTCAAACAAAGGAGTTACATATGAAGTAACTTCGGAAAATATAGAAGAACAAAGAAATTTTTTAAATTATAAAATTAATGAATCAAATATTAATAAATATTTAACATCATTATTAAATTTACAGTTTAATTCAGGAAATCCTGATATTATTAAAACATTAAAATACTTTGAATAAAATATGAATAAAAATGTACCAGATGGACAATATAGAACAACATTAATTGATTGGGATAGTATTGCTCCATATATTAAATTTAGATATGAACTTGCTGAAAGATTTTTACCTAAATCAGGAAAAGTAGTAGAAATGGGATGTGGAATAGGAGTAGGAACTGCATATTTAGCGTCAAAACGGCCTGATTTAACATTTATAGGGTTTGATATGGCTCAAGATGCTATAGATTATGGAAATGAATATTTTAGAAAATATAAAAATTTATCATTAATTAAATTAGATTTAGATCAAACGAATGAAATTCTAAAAGAATGTAATTTATTAATAGCATTAGAAGTTCTAGAACATTTAGATAATAAATCATTAATATATTTTAAAGAAACTATGATGAAAAATTTAAATGATGTTTATTTTTCATTTCCATATAATCAAAATCCATTAACTCCAGATCATTTACAAAGTTATGATATTTATAAAATATTTGAAATATTTCCAGGGTTTAAAACGATTTTTATGAGGAGAAAAAGTATAAAATTTATAGGATATTGGAAAAGAGAAGATAGATCATATTTGTTAACAAAATTAGGAATAGTTAATGAAAATATAAATATTAATAATTATGCCAATATCAGATAAGTACAGAGCAATATTTATACATATACCTAAAAATGCAGGTACATCTATTATTAAAATTTTAGATATGAAAAGATCTTTTCATAGAGCTTGGAAATATTATAAAGATACTTTTCCTGATAATTGGAATAATTATTTTAAATTTGCAGTAGTTAGAAATCCTTGGGATAGAGTAGTATCAAACTATGAGTATGCAAAAATGGAAAAAAGTTATTGGCATTCAACTGAAGATGAAACTAAACATAAAGATTATGATTTATTATTAGGATTAACATTTAAAGAGTGTTTAATATTACTTAAAAATAATCCAGATAAATTTTGGCATCCAGGTTGGAAAAATCAATATAAATATATTTATGATGAAGATAATAAACTAATGATTAATAATGTATATAAACATGAAAATATAAATAATCAATTTAAAAATATTTTTAATTTAGATCTTTTAAATATAAATAAAAGTATTAAAGAATACGAATCATATAAAGTATATTATGATAAAGAAAGTATACAATTAGTATCTGAAATATATGAAAAAGATATTAAATTATTTAACTATAAATTTTAACTATGAATGATTTTTTAAGTATAATTATACCAACATATAATAGAAAAATGCACGTTGATTTAACAGTTAGATCAATGCTATTTACATTAGCTCCTATAGATAAATGGGAAATTATTGTTGTTGACGATGGATCGATAGATGGGACCGATGATTATTTAAGTGATATCACAAAAAGATATTCTAATATAAAAGTAATAAAAAGTAAAGAAAAAATAATTTCTAGAAATCCAGGATATGCAAGAAATATTGGAATTAAACAAGCTCAAGGAAATATAATAGCTTTTTGTGATGGTGATATAATTCATTTTTCAGATGTTATAAGTATAACATTAGAACATTTTAAAGATGTTGAAAATAAAAACATAGTATTAACTTCTGGAAAATGGTGGTTAATTAGAAATAAAACAGCATTTTCAGTTGAACCTAATATGCCAATTATAACTGGTTATTTTTTAGAAGAATCAAACCCTACTAAAAATTTAAAACAGACAATGCCATTTGCACCATGGTTAGTAACTCACAAAGATAATGTATTAAATATAGGAGGGTTTGATGAAAGATTTAAAGTATATGGACATGAAGATTCTGATTTCCATAGAAGACTTTTTAAATATTTAAACACAAAAGGCGGAGCAAAATCTATAAAAGACGATAATATTTTATCTATGCATTTATATTATAGACATAAGTTTACTGAAGAAGATAGAGTAGCAGAAAATGTTGAAAAATTACAAGTTGAAAGAAAAAAACAAGATGTTTTATTAGCATCCGATCACTCAATAATTAGAAATATAGGACAAGAATGGGGCAAATTATAATAAATAAAATACCATTATGGTGGTTTAAATCTATTAAAGGTAATAATTGGGGTGATGCATTAAATCCATTACTTGTACAATTAATATCTAATAAAGAAGTAGAATATAATTTGATTAATAATGATAATGAAAAATTTTTAGTTATTGGTAGTATTTTGGATAATGCTAACTTAACTTGTAATATATGGGGATCTGGATTTATAAATAGAAATGGAAATGTTAAATCTATTCCTAAAAATATTTATGCCGTTCGTGGACCTTTAACTAAAAATAGATTAATACAATTAGGAATTAAATGCCCAGAAATATATGGTGATCCTGCTCTTTTATATTCTATATTTTATAATCCTAAAGTAGAACAAATATATGATTTAGGAATTATTCCACATTACGTAGATCAAAATAATGAATGGTTAAATAATGTTAAAGATTTATCTAATATAAAAATTATCAATATTTTAGATGATATAAATAAAGTTGTTAATGAAATTAAATCATGTAAAATGATAGTATCTAGTTCATTACATGGAATAATAGCAGGTGATAGTTATGGAATTCCAAGTTATTGGATAAAATTTTCTGATGCTGTGTTAGGTGCCGGATTTAAATTTAATGATTATTTTAGATCTGTTAATAGAAATGATACTAATCCATTAATAATTAATAATTCATCTAGTATATCTAGTGTATTTAATTTATATAAACCCTATAAATTAGATATAGATTTAGATAAATTATATAATGTGTGTCCATTTAAAAATAAAAATTAATATGAATAATTTACATCAAAGTACTATAGTTACAAATTATAATAGATATCCTAATATTTTTTTAAAATTATCAGAATTAAAAAAGGATGCTGATAAAATTTTATCATTTGGATGTTCAATAGGAGCAGAAACACAAACATTAAAAGAATTGTATTTTAAGAATTCAAATATTTATGGTGTTGATATTAATATTGATGCAATAAAAAAAGCAAAAAATAAATATAAGGATAATAATTTTTTCTTGTATGATACAAATGAACATAAACAACATAAATATGATATTATTTTTGCGATGTCTGTTTTATGTAGATGGCCAGAAACTGAAAAAGTATTATCTAGTAAAGGAATTTATGAGTTTGAAAAGTATAATGACATGATTAATGAATTAGATTCATTATTAAATATAAATGGATATTTAGTTATTTATAATGCAAATTATTTATTTAGTGACTCTGATATATTTTCAAAATACGAAATCATAACAGATACTACTATAAATGAAAGTGGATTTGTTCATAAATTTAATAAACAAAATGAAAAATTGTCATATAATAATAATGAAGTAATATTTAAAAAATTGATATGAGTAATTTAATTTTAATAGCAGGTCCTTGTGTTATAGAAAATAATGATATTACATATTATATTGTTAATAAATTAATAAAAATAACTAAAGATTTAAACGTTGATTTAATATTTAAAGCAAGTTATAAAAAAGCAAATAGATCTGATCTAAATTCATTTACAGGAATAGGAGATATAGAAGCATTAAAAATTCTTAAAAACATTAAGGAACAATATAATATTCCAGTTATAACAGATGTGCATGAAACTATAGAAGTTGCATTAGCATCTTCATATGTATCATATTTACAAATACCTGCATTTTTATGTAGACAAACTGATTTATTAATTAGTGCAGGTAAAACTAATTCTATAGTTAATGTTAAAAAGGGACAATGGATGTCGCCTGAATCAATGAAAAATGTTGTAGAAAAAGTTAAATCTGTTTCAACCGGTGAAGTATGGCTAACAGAAAGAGGAAGTTCATTTGGATATAAAGATTTAGTTGTGGATATGACATCTATTCCAATTATGAAACGATATGCAGATAAAGTAATTATGGATTGTACTCATTCTGTTCAAAAACCTAATAATGGAAATACTACAGGAGGTAATCCTGAAATGATTGAAACATTAGCAGTAGCAGCTACTGCAGTAGGAGTAGATGGATTATTTTTCGAAGTACATCCAAATCCTTCTGAGAGCTTATCGGATGCATCGAGTATATTGCATATAGATAAGCTATATGATATATTAGTTAAATGTTTACGTATTAAAAATGCATTACAATGAGAGATAAAAAACTTTTAATAATTATTGAAAATATTTATAGAGATCTTTATAAAGAAACAGATCCTGTCGGAGATTGGGATAATATGGTAGCAACTAAAGAAACAGAACAAGAATTTTTCTTTACAAATTATACAATAGATAAAAAAAGATGTGATGAAATAATCGAAGCAAATTTTAATAAAAAAAGATTAGCAGATTATGAAAAGCAAATGATTAGAAATACAATATATTTAGGGTGTTCTCCCACATTTAAAGAATATGAATAAAACATATTTAGGAGTTATTCCAGCTCGTTATAATTCTACTAGATTACCCGGTAAACCATTAATAGATATTAATGGAAAACCTATGATACAATGTGTTTATGAACAAGTTAAAAAATCTAAATTATTAACTAATGTTATTGTTGCAACAGATGATCAAAGAATATATGATGTAGTAAAATCATTTAATGGTAATGTAGAATTTACAAACAAAGATCATAAGAATGGAACAGAACGATTAATAGAAATATATTTAAAATATAATTATGATTATTATTTAAATATACAAGGAGATGAACCCGAAATTAATCCAACATGTATAGATGATATTTGTAAACTGTTAAAAAATAAAAATATTGTAACTCTTTATAAAAAGATAGAAGATAAAGAAGAATATTTAGATAAAAATACAGTTAAAGCAATTATAGCATCTAATAAAAGAATTTTATATTTTAGTAGATCTCCAATACCATATAATTTAAAACAAAATAATTATAACCCATATAAACATATAGGAATATACGGGTTTTCATATAAAGCATTGTTTAAGATTAATCAATTATCTGAAAGTGAATTAGAAAAATCTGAAAGTTTAGAACAATTAAGATGGCTTGATAATGGACTTAATATTTATGGTGTAGAAACACATTTTGATCATATAGGAATTGATACTAAAGAAGATTTATATAAACTTTTAATAAAATGGAAGAAAAAATAAAACAAATTATATCTGTAATTAGAGTCAAAAATGATGAAAATATTATAAAATATTTTGATTTTAATGAATCTGAACCTAATATAATAAGAACTGGATATCCAGAATTAGATATTATAGAAGCAAACTTTTTATGTGATAAACATTTTAGTTTAATTAATGTTAAAGATACATTAATAAATGAATTATTAACATTAACAAAAGATAAAAATATTGATATAGTTTTAGATGATATCAATGATAAAAAATTATTAGCAAAAAAATATTTATCAAAAATAATAAGTGCTGGATCTTCTATTTCTATAGAATCTCGAATAGGTCCTGGAAATATAATAGTAATCAGTAATAATACTTTTAATTTTATTAATGATAATCTTAAAGAATATTTAAATATTGTTAAATATGATAATGATATTATAGATTATAAAATTTCCTCATTCGATGTTATAATAGATGAAAGAGTAAATGATGATATTATTGTTTATAGAAAACATTCTGGAAATAAAATTTATAAAGGTATTCATTTATTATTATCTTATAATAATTTATTTACAATAGCTAAATTAGGTGATGTTAATACAAATATAAAAAGATTAAGAATAAAAGTTAAAAATAATTTAAATAACGAAATAAAAGATTTATTAGATAAAGAAATTTATGCTATAAAAAAAATACCATTAGATAATCCTTATGAAGAAGTTATTAATTTAATTTATAAACATATTCATGAATTAGGATCTAAGGTAGTCATTTCTGGAATGGGAAAAGCTGGACAAGTTGGATTAAATATAGCAACAACACTAAGTTCAACTGGTACTCCGGCTATATATATTCATGCAGCAGAAGCACAGCATGGTGATATGGGAATGATTCAAAAAAATGATGTTTTATTTTTAATTTCTAATTCCGGTAAAACTAAAGAAGTTATAGAATTTATTCATTTAGCACATAATCTTTATTCTGATTTAAAAGTTATTGTATTAATTGGAAATTTAGATTCTGAATTAGTTAAATTGGCTAACTTTGTACTTTATACGGGAGAACAAGAAGAACTTTGTCCATTAGGATTAACACCTACTGCTTCAACAACCGCTATGATGGTTATTGGAGATATTATAGTTGTTCAATTAATGAAAAAAATAAATTTTACAAAAGAAGATTATTCTAAAAGACATCATGGCGGTTACTTAGGAGAAAAATCTAAAAATAATTAAATATGAATGAATTTGATTTACCAATATATCCTAAAAAAGTCCAAAAAGTATTAAGGAGTATAATACCTGTTATAAAAGATATGGTATTAGATGATGCATATGAAAATTGTATTGAACCTCTTAATACAAATGATATTGTATATGAAGCTGCTATTACTTCAATAATAGGTCAAAAAGTATTTGATAATTATATCAATAATGGAGACTGTATTACTATTTGGACAAATGAAAAAATTGCTGTTAATGATTTACAATTAATTTTTTCATGCGTGCACTTATATACTTTAAAACAAAAAGGTATAATAGATAGCATGAGAGATGAAAATGATGAAGAATTTTTTTTTATAAAGAATAAAGAATAATGAATAATTTATTTGTAGCAAAATATGATGATGAAATTCCAGAAAATGCTTTAGACATAAATACTACATCTAGATCATTGAATTGGACTAAAGGATTAAGTCCATTTTATTTAGGACCAATTAAACTTTATGAAAATTATGTATCTAAAAATATCGAGAATGCTTGGCAGTTTTCAAAAGTATATAATGAATTTATAGATGAAAATAATAATATCAAAAATACTTATTTTGAATGGGCTATTAAAGGTTGGAATGATATAAGAGCTTATAGATATCCAATGGGTAAAGGACGTAAACCATTATTTGCATTGTGGAATAATAAAAGATTAGGATATATTGATGCAAGAAAAAAAATATATCTTCCATTATATGCAAACGCTTTAATTAAATCTAAAGCATTTAAACAACTTTTAAATGTATATAATGAAACTGATAAAGATATTTATTTAAGAGATTTCGATGGATATAATCATATTAAAAAATCTATGTCTTTTAAAGACGTTATAAATTATGAAGATAAAAGTATGGGTCACGCTTTTATAATTTGGTTAATGCTCAAAAAATTTGGAAATAAAAAGGGACTATTTTAAATAGACATATCAACCATTGAATTAACTAATTACTATAATTATATTTGATATATAAATAAAAACAAATGTATTATAAAAGTAAACCGGGCATATATAAAATTATATGTGAAGCTAATAATAAAATTTATATAGGTTCAAGTAAAGATATTAATAGAAGAATTAATGGTCATTTTAAAGCTTTAAGAAAAAATAAAGCTCAAATATTATTACAAAGAAGCTATAATAAATATGGAGAAGAATGTTTTAAAATTGAAATACTAGAATATTATGATGAATTTTTTTTAGAACAATTAAAGGAGAGAGAACAATATTATATAGATTTATATAAATCATATGAAAGAGATAAAGGATTTAATATTTTACCTATAGCATATTCATTTAAGTATAGGAAAGGATCTAAAGAGGAAGGTAGAAAAAAATCAGAATCATTAAAAATAATGTATGCTAATAATCCAGAATTAAAAAAAAAATTATCTGATTTAAAAAAAGGATCAAAAAATCCAATGTACGGTAAAAAATTATCAAAAGATCATAAAGAAAAAATATCAAAAGGTAATAAAAATAAAATATTTTCAATAGAAAGAAAAAAAAATATTTCTAATTCATTAAAAAATAAATTACATACAAAAGAAAGAATACAAAATATGAGTAAACCTAGATCAGAAAAAGGTAAAAATAATATTAAAAATGCTATGAGTAAATATATTAAAAAAATATATCAATATGATTTAAATTGGAAATTATTAAAAATTTGGAATTCTTCAAATGAAATAAATGAAAATCTTGGATTTTTAAGAAATAGTATTTCATATGTCGCTAGAAAAAATAAAAAATTCAAAAATTATTTTTGGAGTTATAACTTAAAATTAAATAATGATTAATATTATAAATGAGCATTTAAATAATTTTAAAATTAGCATTTCTAATGATTTTAAATTTAGATTATGGCAAAAAGAAGCAATATTAGAAGTAATTAATACATATTTAGAAAATAAATATGATTCAATTATTTTAGATGCACCGACAGGTTCAGGTAAAAGTATAATTGCACTTGCTGTATCATATGTATTAGAAAAATTAAAATATTCTGGATATATTTTAACTAGTGAAATTTCGTTATATGAACAGTATAAAGAAGATTTTATAAAATACAAATTAAATTTTGGATTTATTAATGGTGTAGATAATTATAAATGTCATATTAATGATGAAAAATTTTCTATTGGAGAATGTAGATGTAGAAATTTAAATCCTAATTTGTTATATTGCAGAAGTAATTGCGAATATTTAGTTACAAGAGATAAAGCTATTGAAAATAAAATTACTTTATTAACATATAATTACTGGCTTATACAAAGAAATTACGTAGCCAGAAAAATGGAAGAAGCCGATAAGCCAGTTCCTTTTCAAAAAAGAGATTTTATATTTTTTGATGAAGCACATAAAATAGATGATATAATACAGAATCATTTTTCACCGAAAATAACTAGAAATATTGGAGATTATTTATATGAAATTTCTCAAATTATTAATAAAAATGGTTTTCTTTTTAAATTAAATGCTAGTTATAATCATTCAAATTTATTAAAAATTATTGAGCGTATTTATGATAATGAAAGCACATCTATATTATTTGAATTATTAAAAGAAGTTGAATCTATATTAGTTCCTTTTATTAGTATTGCGGAAGAAATAAAAACAGTACTTAAAGATTTATATCCCTTTGATAAAAGAAAATTACCTAAAGAATGGAAAAGAGGTTTATGGATATTAGATTGGATAAAAGATTTACATTGTAAATTAGAAGATTATAATGAAATAATAACTTTAACTTCTGTAGATAATATTATAAAGAATGAAGCTAATGATGAAATTAAATTTAATTGTTTAGATGAAAGATTTATGATAATTAAACATATGCATAAACAAGCAGGTTTTAAAATTTTTATGAGTGCTACTATTGGAACACCTCAGAGATATGCAAATGTTATAGCTTTAGATAAAGTTAAATTTATGAGAATACCTAGTGATTTTAATTATGATAAATCACCTATTTTCTATTTACCTAAATATAAATTATCATATAAAGAAAAAGAAAAAAATCTTCCGTATGTATTAAAAGTAATGGATTATATTATTGAGAAAAAACATAAAAATAATTCAGGTATTATTCATACTGGATCTTATGAATTCATGAATTATATTTTAAAAAATTCAAAATACAAAAATAGATTAATTAGTTACGTTAATACTCAAGAAAAATTACAAATATTAAATACTTTTAAAAATAACAAAGAAGGTTTAATACTTATAGGACCATCTCTTTTAGAAGGTTTAGATTTAAAAGATGATATAAGTAGATTTCAAATATTTTTTAAAGTTCCATATCCATCATTATCAGATCCATTAGTTAAAGCAAAATTAAAAAAATCAAATGAATGGTATTCTTGGAAAACAGAAATCAGTATTTTTCAGGGCGTGGGTAGATCAATTAGAACAAAAGACGATTGGGCTATAACTTATTTTATAGATGGTACTATAATGAATATATTAAATAATAGAGAAAATTTTCCAGATCACTTTAATAACAGATTAAAAAATTTAATGTCATGAATCAATTAACAATTAAAAATGAAATTCCAAATATGCCTAATGCAGTTTGTTCAAAATGTGGTAGTGATGTATTTGAACAAATTTATATAATTAAAATTGCATCTATTTTACAATCAGGAACAGGTAAAAAGGAAAATTTACCTATACCAGGTTTTAGATGTGCAGATTGCAAAAATATTAATGAAGAATTTATACCAAAAATTTTAAGAGCTAAAAAAGAAAATATATAAAATAAAATAATTAATGAAATTTATTAAAGATTATATTAGTTTTTTAAATGAAGGTAAATCATATGGAAATCCATACCCTGAAATTAGTAAAATTTTATATAACAATGCTAAAGGTGATATAGTTATTGAAATATTTCAACATTTAGTTAAAAATTATGAATCTAAACACGGTAATGATATTAATATTATAAGTATTGAATTAGAATATTGGTCAACTAAATATTTAAAGGAAGAAGGTGATATAACAGATGTATCACCAATTTTTTTAAAAAATGATGATTATAGAATTATAATTGCTATTTTACCATCTCTTAAAGGATATCAGTATTATAATATTAGTGGAGTTGATAATTTAAATGATATATTTAATGATAATTTTTTAATAAATATTCCTATAAGATATGTTGTATGTGAAGCAAGTAATACTAGTAATCCTGCTTTATATTCTGGTGATATAGAAGATTCTAATGGTGTAGGAAATTCAGAAGAATTTAATAGTTTAGGTAGATTATTTTTTGCTTTATTAGAATATCATAAAGATGGAGATAAAATACGTAAAATTTTTGATTTAGGAAAAAATTATACAATGTTTGAAAAAGATACATTAGAATTTGATACTAAATTAATAAATAAAAATAAAAATATTTGGAAAGATTTAGATGATATTTTATCTAAAAATTTAAAATTTATAAACAATATAAATGATAAAAATTGGAAATTTTTTCCAAACTGGTTTAAAGATAAATATGAACATTTAAAAAATTCAAGTGATTTCGGATTTTTCGATAATTAAATCGAAACTTTTAATTTTATTTTCATATAATTAATGTTAAGGTCTCACTTTGTTAGTTTTGAGTTTAATAAGCTTAGAGTCGTTTAAGAGCGACAAAAAAATTAGCAAAAATAAAAATAGAGATTAAAAATGGTACAATTATTTTATGGAACGCCAGAGGCTCACGTGGCCATAGGCAAAAACAGACAAAGGGTTTATCGTTCCCAGGCAAACGATAATAATGTCTTTTTAAGAGACAAAGATGAGTTTGAATTAGAACTCTATAATCCAAAACAAAATACTATCGGTATTAAAATTATCTTTAATGGTAATTCTATGTCAAAGAATTTACTTGTTTTAAAACCAGGTGAACGAGTTTGGTTAGATAGATATTTAGATCAGAATCGTAAATTTCTTTTTGAAACGTATGAAGTTGAAAATAATCAATCAACTAATCATGCTATTGCAAAAAATGGTATTTTACGTATAGAATTTTATGATGAAAAAGTTAAAAATCAAAATTTAACATTATCTTTTGACAAAGATTATTGGTTTCCTGGTACGTATACAAATGGAACTCAAAATATTAATACATGTTTTTATTCAACAGGAGTTACAAATACTAGTGGACAATATTCTACTACAACAGATAGCTTAGATATCAATATTAATGTAAATTCTAATCAAGAACAAACTAAAGGATTTTTAAATGAAAATAAAAGATCAGTTAAATGTTCTAAAATGTCTGCGACAAAAGAAACTGGTAGAATATCTAAAGGTAAAACTTCAAGTCAATATTTTGATCAAATAGATATTGAATTTAATTCTTATTGTTCATCATTTGTTGAATATAAGATTCTTCCTGAATCTCAAAAAACTGTTATTTTTCCAACTGATAATAGACAATATTGTCCAGAATGTAGATCAAGAATTAAAAAATCGACATGGAAATTTTGTCCAACATGTGGAGAAAAATTAGATTAAAAGCCTTAACAACTTAATCAACAAAGTGAGAATATTTAACAATTAAATTTAAATAAAAATAATTATGAAAAAAGAAAAATTTGACGGAACAGTTATATTAGCAATTATAGATAGATCAGGATCTATGTCAACTATAAAAAATGATGCTATAGGTGGATTTAATACATTTTTAAATGATCAAAAAAATATTGAAGGAAAATGTATGATGAGCATAGCTTTATTTGATACTGAATATGATCTTATTGCTCATGGTGAAGATATCAAAAATATAGAAGAATTAAATGACAAAACTTTTGTACCTAGAGGTTCAACTGCATTATATGATGCAATTGGAAAAGGAGTACACCAAGTTGAATCAATGCAAATAGAAGCAGATAGATATCTATGTGTTATTCTTACAGATGGAGAAGAAAATGCAAGTAGAGAATTCACAAGAGAAAATATTTTTAAACTTATTGAAGAGAAAAGAAAAGGTGATTGGGAATTTATATTTTTAGCAGCAAATCAAGATGCTATGCAAGCTGGACAATCTATGGGAATGTCAACAAGTAATTCTATGTGTTTTGCAGCTACTGCAGATGGAACAAATAACGCTTATGCCACTATAAGTAAAGGTACATCTAATTATAGAGGTATGAGTAAAGAAAAATTATATAAATCTAAATCTAGTTTATTAAATGACTAATTAAAAGGGTTTATGATCAATATATAATTTAATATAGTTAATTCTATGAATTATGTAAAGGTTATAAATTTTATTAAAAAAAGATTTGTTTTAGTTTCAGCCATTATATTAATATTAATGTTATTTATATTTCATTTTATTACTATTAGAATGGCTGAAACTAAATCAGATAAATTATCTGGTGATAAAAATATTTTAACCCTAAAGGATACTTCTATTAATTCTGAAAAAACTGTAGTCATTTATGATAAAGTATCTAATGCTAGATATATTGTTAATCCTAAAAAAAATGAAGATAAATATACATTAAATAGAATATTTAATCAACTAAAAATTATAAGAAAAAGAGCAGATTCACACGATAAAACTATAGATTTTTTTATAGCTAATTTATATTATTTTATAATTTTACAAACTATATTTATGATAGTTTGTTTAATTTTAGGTTTAATTATTTCTAAAAAAGGATGGGGAGATTCTTCAGATAATTTATTAGCAACATTTTTGATATGTACTGGTATTTTATTATTTAGTAAAATAATTCCATTAGGATTAAAAATGGATGAAAATTTATCTTCAAATAAAGAACATTATAAAATGTATGCAAATATGGATAATCAAATTCAAACATATTTATCTACTTCTATAATTGATTCATCATTTACAAATACTATAGATAATGAATTAAAGGTTATACATATTATAGCATTTGATTTACAACAAATACCTTATGCTGAAGTACAAAAGCAATTTGAGGAAATTAAAGAATCTGCAAAAGGAACAACTGAAAATAAATAAACAAAATATTTTAAATTAATAAGGAGTGTAATTTTTAATTATGCTCTTTTTGTTTTTAATTAAACTCTTTTTTATTATATTTACATAATTAATTCATTAAATATAATTTAAATGGCATTCTTAAAAATTTCAAATAAAGGTAAAATAGAACCTAAAGCTTTTGAAAAAATAGGATTTTCTACTAAGAAAAATGATGACACTAAAATAGGAGAATATGGAAGTGGTCTTAATTATGCTATTGCTTGGTTAATGAGAAATAAAATAAAATTTCATGCATTTTCTGGTCATAGAGAAATACTTTTTAGTATAACATCACATAAATTTAGAGGTGAAGATGCAGAATTTATTGTTATAGATGGAAAAGAAACTTCTTTTTGTGTTGATATGGGAGGTACTATATGGGAACCTTGGATGGTAATACGTGAAATTTATTGTAATGCTTTAGATGAAGAAAATCCTATATGGGAAATTGTTGAAGAAGTTAATTCTGAAGATAATAAGACTTGTATTTTTATTGATATCATTCCATCTATAAAAGAAGTTATTAATAAATGGGATTATTATTTTTCATTTGAACGAAAAGATTTATTATATACAGGAAATGGATTTAAACTTTTTAAAGGAGGAGATAAATTAATTATTTACAGAAAAGGAATTAAATGCTATGAATATAATGCTCCATCTATTTTTCATTATGATATAGATAATCTTAAAATAAATGAATCTCGTATTGTAAAAGATACTTGGGATATGGATGATAAGATAGTGAGAATAATTGCGGGATCTCTTCCAGAAGATTTAGTAATTACTGTATGTAATGAAATCGAAAAAACTTATGAAGCAAATCTTAGATGGGATTGGTTTGGAGCTTATACTTATAATGATTCTTGGAAAAAAGTTTTAAGCAATAAAAGAATAGTTGAATCTGAATTTAAAGATACTTATAAGGTATCTATTAAATCAACAAAAAAGGAAGTTATATCTTTACCTAAAGGAATGGTTGAAAACATTAAAACAATTAGTGGAATAAATCATGTTGCAGGTAGATTAGCTGAAAACTCGGAAGGTTGTGAAGAAAGAGAACTTTTACCTAAAGAACTAAATGAAGTAGAAAAAGCTAGATTATTTCTAGCTAAAAAGGGATATTTCTTAAATGCTTCTATTAAAGGTTTAATTAATAACAATGGGCTGCTATCTCATAATATTAAAAGAACTATTTATCTTTCTGAACAAGCATTTGATTTAAGAAAAACGGAATTTTTCAAACTTCTTATAAAAGAACAAGAATTAATAAGAAGTGATGCAAAACAAAAAACTTTAAAATTTGAAAAACATTTAATTGATATATTTTTTAATTTATTAACCAAATAATTATTATTATGAACAAGTACCTTAAACTAATCAGCGCTGACGATAAAGAAACAGCAAATCAAGATGCTTCTCTAAGATTAGAAGAAGCTATTGCAGCATCAAACAAAGAAGTATCTTCTTTAGAACAAGAAATTGTTATTAAGAAAAGAGCTTTAAACACTGCATTTCAACATCAAACTCTAAATTTCGCTTCAATAAGAGAAATTCACAAAGAAATTGAAGAAGTTAAAGCTTCTATTGAGCTTCAGAAAAAAATTCATAAAGAATATTTTGATGAAAGTAAATAATATTTTTATTAATTAAAAAGAACATAATATAGTTAATATAGTTATGTTCTTTTTTTATATTTTATTAAATGAATAGAGAATATCTTATGCCTGGTGATAGCTTAAAAGCATCACAACAATCTTTATATTTTCATAGAGATCAAATGTATAAAATTTCTAAAATATTTATACACAATAAAATTCCACTTATTATAGTTTTAGATAAATATGGAAAAGAAGTTCCATTACATCTTTTTAAATTCGATAATAATTTATATGAAACTTTACAAAAAAGAAAATTAGCAGCAAGATTACAATTTTTCTGGAAAAATAATATTGAATTAATAACATGGTCACCTGGACATACGTATGATTTCAATAGAATAGATTTTTATAAAATATCAAGAGCTCATTTTTTAGATAACCCTGATGCTATAGCAAGCATAACAAAATATAAATTAGATATAAACAATCCTAATGGTTCTGGTTATAAATATCATTATGATGATAGCGTAAATTATTACATTAAAAAGGAACAAGATTTTTATGATTTTTGGGCAAAATTCCAAAAGGATAATAACTTAGATACTAATGCTATGTTATATAGACTACACTTACCACATACACAAATTCATACACAAGACGAAATTGATAAAATATTTTTTATTAAAGAACAATGTTATGAATCGTTTGATTTAAATAAAATTGATACTTATGATAATTATGATTTGAATACGGTATATAATCATTCCAATGATTCATGGAATAATTATCAAAAATTTCTATCATTATATATTTTTGATAAAACGGAACTTTCAATTAATGAAAAAGAAATCATAAATGATATACTTACACTTATATATGAATTGCCTTCTTCACATAGTAGTACTTCAATTGCTAAAATACTTAATGGTAATACAAAATACAATAATGTTAAAACTAATCAATTTATCGGAAAATACAAAGGCAAATTAAAATATCAACAACTTTTTGAATTAGCAGATGCGATTTTAATTTATTTACAACATAAAAAAATTCTTACAGAAAAAGAATCATACAGTTCAAGTGATGAATGGAGAGGACAATTTGAATATATTGGTAATAAAATTAAAGATAAAAAAGGTATACAAGAACTTCAAAATAAAATAAGTTAAAAATAATTTAAAATAAATTTGTAAATGCGAAACTTTTTATATATATTTGCATATAATTACAAATAAAATTTTAATATATAAACAAATGAAAGCAATTTCTGTACATATCATTCATATTTGGGAACATCTTCTAGAAGAGGTGAACATTAATATTATGTGATTTGTGCATTAACTATATAATTCTATATTTAAAGGTTCAAATCGCAAGATTTGAACCTTTTTATTTTGTTCTTTGAAATATTTAATATGGTATCTGTAGCCTAGCGGCCGAAGGCAATAGATTGTGGCTCTATACATTAGAAACATCGTAGGTTCGAATCCTATCAGGTACCCATCTTCCACCCAAATTTAAATGCTACGTTCGACTAGAGGTTTAGGTCGCAACACTTTCACTGTTGTGTTGGAAACAACTCATGGGTTCGAATCCCATACGTAGTACAAAAGTTTAGGTGTAAATGGGAGCTTAGCTCAGTTTGGTTTAGAGCAGAATTCTTACAAAATTAAGGCCGGGAGTTCAAATCTCTCAGTTCCCACGAATTTAAATAGGTCTATAGTGTAATGGTAACACGACGGATTCCAGACCCGTCTTTCAGAGTTCGAATCTTTGTAGATCTGCAAATTATAAACCGCTAATATACCCTCCGGCTGATACCCGGTTGAAAGGTTAATTGGTTACATGCTGGTTCAAATCCATCTTAGCGGACAAACTAAATAAAAAAAGTTATGTTACCAAATATAAAAGAAATTATAAAAGACAATAAAGTTTATTTTTCATATTATAGAGCAGGACATTTATATTATAATGTAAATGTTGATAATAAAAAATATTTATTTCCAGTACCTATTCAAGATATTGGAGATGCAACTTTTTCAAATGAAGATAAAGCGATTCTTTTTATGAGATATATTAGAAAAGCAATTGAACAAAATTCATTTGTATTTGAAAGTAATCTAAGTATTTGTAAGTCATGAGTGGAAGAATATATGATATAGGACTATCTGCTATATGCAGTAAATGTGGAAGTGAAATGTGGACATCATTCGAAAGAAATTATAATGGTCCTAAATGTAAAAATAAAAAATGTGATGGTGGTGTATTAGAAGCTATTTATAGTAAATATGAAGATCTTCCTGCTCCTAAAATTAGAATAGATAAAGAAGATAAATATATTTTAGAAGGAATATGTTATAGAGTTAAAAAATAAAATTATGAGTTCAAATAATATAAAGAATGTTTATTTAAGTATTTTAATTTTAGGAAATAATGCATTTGGAATATGGAGATCAGGAAAGCTTATAGGTCTATCTGAAAAAAATCAAGGTAAACTATGGGATATAGATTATCTTTCAAGTTTATCATATCCTGATATACACAAACATTATATTAAAAAGAATTATCCAAATATAAGTGTAATTAATTTTAATGATAAAAGAATTTCAAATGTACCAAAGATTATTCTCGATGCAGTAAGAAAGATAAATAAAATGGTTGAAGATCCAAGTACATTAATGTTTGCGAGAGATTATTATTTTATAACAATGAATGATGGTTCACCAGAAATTGATACAATTTAAAAAATAAAATTATGGATTTTGAATGGAGTTTTCCAATAGTTAGAAATGTTCAGCCTATTTCATTTGGTGATCAAATAGAAGGTATAGCAACTAAAGATATGCCAGCTGCAATGGAAAAGATGTTTAATAGAATTAAAGAGCAAACCGGTTATACGGTTAAAATACAAAGTGATGGTAATAGTCCAATACATGTATTATTTGATAAATCACGATATGAACCCGATGATGACCGTATAATGTTTTAAATATAAATGACGAAGTGGGGGAACGGTAAGACCCGTCAGTCTTAGGAACTGATGCTTAATTGCGTGAGAGTTCGAATCTCTCCTTCGTTACAAGGTCATAATGGTAATTGGTTTAGACTAGATATAATGATATATAAAATAAAAATATCATTATGTTTAAGTGTAATTGTGGAAAAGAATTTAAAACACAAAGAGGATTATCAACATATGGATTTAAATGTGATAAGTTTGATATAATTTTAAAGGCTATTAAGAAAAAAAGTAAGTATTTTATAGTTGATAAAAATATTTATATATGTGAATGTGGTAAAGAGTTTGAAAAAGCACAATCATTAAATGGACATTTTTCATTTTGTTTAATTCATAGAAATGGGAAAGAACCTATTAAAAGATGTATTACAACTAACGGATGGATTTGGAGAAAGGGAAGAACTTTAGAAGAAGCATTAGGAAAAGAAAAGGCTAAAGAATATAGAAATAAATTATCTATAGGTGCAACTAAACGGAGAATAGGTATATCATTAACTGAAAAACATAAAGAATCTATAAGTAGAGGTAGAATAAAATTTTTAGAAAATAACGGTGATCATCATACTTTATGGTATGAAGTATTTAATGGTAAATTTAATATTAAAGTACAAGGGACCTGGGAAAAGAAAGTTGCAGAATGGTTAACTAGTAATAATATCTATTGGGAAAGAAAAAGATTAAAATATTTAAATAATAGGTTTTATACATCAGATTTTTATTTACCTGACTTTAACATTTATATCGAAGTAAAAGGCTGGATGAAAGATAGAGATATTTATAAAATGAATAAAGTATTAGAATATAATAATATAGATTTAAGATTAATAGAAAAAAATGAATTTAAAAATTTAGATAATTTAAAATTAGAAAATTTACCAATATTTAAAGAATATTATAAAGATTATAAAATAGATTATTCTTTATTTACAATAAGATATTAACCCGGCTACAATATATAAATAGATTATGAATAAAATTTTAATACAAGACTATATTACATTTATTGGTATGATAATGATTATAATTATTATATGGTTTATTCCAGATGAAAATAATAATGAAATTAATGATGAACAAGAAATAAATTTAGAAATAATTAAAAAAGAAAATTTTTATTTAAAAACTGAAAATTATAATTTACAGTGCTCTCTTGATTCATGTAAAGGGAAAAAAAGAATTCAAATAACATATTAAACTCTCAAATGATTGGTTGTTAACCTATGAGATTTTAATAAAAGTGGATAAAATGTGTAGTACCCACAGAAGCTGCAGCTTCACTACACTCTTTAAAGTATTACATTTTTATTTGTTAAACATTATTATTATATTTACAATATGATTAAAGAATTTAATTATTATTGGAATAAATTAAAAAACTTTTGGAAGAAGAAAGGTATTTTTAATAAGTGGTTAGTAATTGGTGTAAGTGAAGTAATTTTACAAACACTTTCTTTGCCGTTTTTACCTACTATGATACATCTGTATCATGTTTTATTTTGGGTTTTATTTACGATAATATCATATTATTTATATATAGAATATGAAAGAAGACGAGGAAATTAAATATAATGTAAGCTTATTAACAAAAGGTAAAAGACCTTTATTTACAATTAGGTTAATAAAAGATAATACTGATTTTTCATTATATGAATGTAAAAAAATATATGATGAGCTTTATTATACTAATGAACCTATTACAGTATCTTTTAGAAAAGATATAAATGAAGCTAATGAAATAGCTAAGCAATTTAAAGAAATTGGACATATTGTTGAATTATATGAAGCATATTAAAGAACTTGAACAAAAGATTATCGGCTTAATGAATGCTATTAAGAATGGTACTAAAACAAAAGCTGAATCAGGAATTGGTAAATTGTTTACTAAAATGAAAAAGTTAGATGAAGCATTATATGATGAACTATTCAAAAAATATAAAGAAATATGAAACTTTGTAATACTGATACTGTTTTAATTGGAGGATATCCAGCAAGTGGAAAATCTAGTATTTCAAAAGAATACGAAAAATTAGGATATTTAATTTTAAATAGAGATAGCTTAAATATTTCTATGATAGATTTAGCTGCACTTCATGAAAAACATATAAAAGACGGTGTTAAGAAAATAGTAATTGATGCAACTCTTCCTAATGAAAATACAAGATATTTATTTATAGATAATTGTAAATATCATAAACACACAATAGGATTTCATTTAATGAATACTTCTAAAGAAGATGCATTAATTAATTCTTATATTAGAATTAAAAAAATTACAGGAAGCTTTCATAATTATACAGATACTATTCCTATTATATTTAAAAATAATCCAAATGTTTGGGTTCTTCCAGCAATATTTAAGTATTCAAAAGAATTTAAAAAGCCTAAAGTTACAGATTATAATGAATTAGTAATTACAGAATTTGAAAGAATTTGGGATACTAATTTAAAAAATAAAGCATTATTAATTGATTTAGATGGTACTGTTAGAAAAACAGTTAGTGGAGAAAAATATCCAATTAACTTAAATGATCAATATATTTTAGAAAATACCGTAAGCATTTTACAAAAATATAAAAATAGAGGATTTTTAATTTTAGCAGTAACTAATCAATCAGGAGTTAATAAAGGTCACTTTATAGATAACGTTGAAGATATAATTAAAGAAACAAATTCTTTAATGAATAATATTATTGATGATTATAAATATTGTCCTCATAGTATACCTAAGGAAATTTGTTATTGTAGAAAACCTCAAAGTGGAATGGGTATAGATCTAATATATAAATATATGTTAGATCCTAAACAATGTATAATGATAGGAGATAGTACATCTGATAAAACATTTGCTACTAGATTAAGTATGTTGTATTATAACGAAAAAGAGTTTTTTAATAGATAAACGATATGGGCCTATGTCCGAGTGATTAGGTCGCAGCCTGCAAAGCTGACTACGGGGGTTTGAATCCCTCTAGGCCCTCTAATTTTTAATATTTTTAGAAATGATAACAACTGATAAGTATGTATTTTTTTGGAATGGAATATATTCCAATTGGTATTCTGTTAAATTTAATTATAAAAGTTTAGAATTTTCAAATAGTGAACAAGCTTTTATGTGGGAAAAAGCAAATTATTTTAATGATTCTAAAACAGCAAATGAAATTTTAAATGAACCTAATCCGAGTTTAAATAAAAAATTAGGAAGAAAAGTTAAAGGATTTGATACTGATAAATGGAGTAAAATATCATATAATTTTATGTATGATGTTAATAAAGAAAAATTTGAACAAAATCCAAACCTATTAAAACAATTAATTGCTACTGAAACTAGAACTTTAGTAGAAGCAAGTCCTTATGATAAAATATGGGGTATTGGATTATTAGAAGAAGATGCTGTAAATATTCCAGAAAATAAATGGCCAGGTCAAAATTTATTAGGAAAAGTATTAACACAATTACGTAATGATTTTATAAAATAATGGAAAATTTACCACGAATAGAAAATATTAATGGCGAAATTGTTTTAATTGATCCTGAAGCAGTTTCTGTAATTAAAGCAGTTGAAAAAAGTAATTGTATAAATACATTTCATCTCAATATAGATAGAATTGTACATTTTAGAAATAGAATTAATGAAAGACATTTAACAAATAATGATGTAGTTATAGTTATTATTAATGTTGATGCTCCATTTGGATTAGATATAGCTAATGCATTAATGCCTAATTTTAATTGGCAAGATATTAGAGATAGAGGTGAAATTCCATTTGCAAGAGGTTTAGCATTAAGAGAATACATGCAAAAAGTTCTTGATATTATTGATAAAGAAGCTGCTTTAAAATTAAAAGAAAATTTAACAGAAACTATGGTTGTAATAGTAGATCACGGTGTCGCTGAAGTATACGATATATAAATTAAAAACAATGAAAAAAGTATATTGGTTAACTGGATTATCTGGAGCTGGTAAAACAACAATAGCAAAGCAGGTAAAAAAAGAATATTCAGGTATTATAATTCTTGATGGAGATGATTTAAGACTTGGTATAAATAAAGATTTAGGATTTACTAATAATGATAGAAAAGAAAATATTAGAAGAGTTGCCGAAATTGCAAAATTATTTATATTAAATAATAGAAATGTAATAGTTTCTTTTATTAGTCCTACTAAGGAAATTAGAGATTTAGCTAAAGAAATTATAGGTTTAGAAAATTTTATAGAAATTTATGTTAATGCTCCAATTGAATTATGTGAAAGAAGAGATGTTAAAGGACTTTATAAAAAAGTTAGAGCTGGTAAAATAAAAGATTTTACAGGAATAGATTCTCCATATGAAGCTCCAGAAGATCCAGATCTTGAATTAAGAACTGATATTTTAAGTATAGAAGATTCTGCAGAAGAAATATTAGATTTAATTATTGATATATCTTAAATAATTAAAGATGGAATTTATCTGTGATAATAGCAGGCATTTAATTTGTATTCCGTATTCCGTGCTTAATTTACATTTAATGACAATGAAATTAAATGTAAAAAAATGTTAGTTTCACTCAGATCATTATGATATTCCAAAAAAAGAATTAAAGAAATTATGAATAAATATAAATTAGTTTCTTCTAAAATTATTAAAATAATAAATAATGAAATTGTTAATTAGTGTAAAATTATACGAAAAATGTTTTAGTACTGTTAATAATTGTAAAACATTATCACAATTAAATAATTCTAAAAAGTATTTAGAATTATTTTTTAAAAAATACAATGATAAAGAAGCATATGATAAAATACTAGAAAGATATCATATTTTAGAATTAGAATATAAAAGAAAAAAATTATTGGAAATATTTCCACAAAATAATAAAAGACAGATACTTTATTTTTAATAAATAAATAAATAAGATCATTCATTATGCTTCAAAATAAAATTAAAAATGACTTAAAAATAGCTATCAAAAATAAAGATAAGGAATATATTAGTATATTAAAAGTAATTATTGGAGAGTTTCATAGACAATTTAATAAAATATTAAAAGATTATGAAGTTAACTTTATTCTAAGAACATTAATAAGTAATCTAGAAACAATAGGAACCATACAAGCAATAAATGAAATTTGTATAATTGAAAAATATCTTCCAAAATATTTATCAGAAGAAGAAACTATTAATTTAGTAAATAACGTTATTAAAAATAATAATGAAGAATTTAATAAACATATATATGGAGAACAATCATATTTTGGTTTTTTTATGAAAAATTGTATGGAATTACATCCAAATGATTTAAATTATGAATTATTAAAAATAATAGTTAAAAATAAATTAAAAAAATAATTTTTATTTGAAACATTTTTATTATATTTGCATATAATAATTAAATAAATTTTGTTATGAAGTAGATTAATAATCATAAACTAATTATTATTACTAGGGAAGATTTAAAGCCTGGTTATCAGGCAGTTCAGGCTACACATGCTGCTATAGATTTTCAACATCAATATCCAGAAATTTCTAAATGTTGGAATAAAAATTCAAATTATCTTTGTTTATTATCTGTTAAAAATGAATGCGAATTAGAAAAGTATATTTCTAAATTTATGCATTCTAAGTTGGCTTATACAGAATTTAGAGAACCTGATATAGGCAATCAACTTACTGCAATTGCTGTTGAGCCAGGAATTGAGTCTAAAAGAATATGTTCAAGTTTACCACTTATGCTTCGTGAAATTTAAAAAATTAAAGTTATGAAATAGATTAAAATTACAATTAGAGGTCCTACGTATTTGTTTTAAATTAATTACAAACCCAACAAAAATAAAACAACTTAAAATAAAAAATTTAAAACAATGGAAAAAATAGTAGATCACAACGCAAATTTGTTCAATGAATATTATAATACAATAAATGAAATTGAAAAATTACAAAATAACACAATTATTGATGATAAAAAGGTATATACCTTTAAAGGTAAACAAGATCTTTTACAAGAAGTAAAAGAAAGTCATATAACTGATTTAGGAATATGTGATAGAAAAAGGCTTAAAAGATTTTTAAATAAATGTAGATTTGTTAATAGTTTAGGTAGTATAAATAGATTATTTCATTTTGTTGCTAAAGAGATTTTAAAATCAGATGAAAGAGTTAAATTAGTATCTGAGCAGCATGAAAGAATTCAAAAGCTTCGTAAAGAATGGCTAAAGTTAAAAGATGCTGCAGATTTAGCATTACAAGATTATAAAGATGAAAAAGGAACATTCTATAAAAATATAAAAGGCTTATAAGCCTTTTATATTTCGATCTTTTTAATTATATTTACATGGTTGTATAGCTCAATGGTTAGAGTCTTATTTTTATTGTAGGTGTATATAAGCTTATAGCGCATAAGTGGATGATATATTTATAATAAATAGAATAAAAACAAAATGAATTTAGGGACGCTTAATAGTATTTTTGTCAGTAATTTGAAAGTGAGGGGTTGTTGGTTCGAGTCCTTCTACAATCACAAAGGGGACTATCTAGTGGTTAGAAATCGGTCTCTAAAACCGATAACGTGGGTTCAGCTCCCACTAGTCCTACAAATTTTTAATTAAAACATTTTTATTATATTTACTTATTAGAAATTTAAAAAATTTAGTTATGAGTTTCGCTACAGATTATATTAAGACAGCAGTACCTTTTGATGAAAAAAAGATTTTTGAAAATTTAGATCATCTTAGAATTGATAAAAAAAATAATTTAGTTTCTACATTTTATTATGATAAACTTGTACATGAACAAGAAGTTTCGACTAGATATTATGCATTTGATTTTCCAGATTTCACAAAAAGTATTGTTAGTAAAATAGATAATTATTTTAAACCTGTAAGATATCGTATGGATATAAATAGAGGAATTCAAGAATTAAGAATATTTGGGGATGAAGTAGATGTTAATGGAGAAAAATATTTTAAAATGCTAAGTTTACTTAATTCATCAAATAGAATGAAATCTCTTCAAATTAATATTGGTTTATTAAGATTAGTTTGTGCTAATGGAATGGTTGCTGCTGTTCCAGGAGAAAATGCTTCAATTAAATCAAAACATTTTCATAATTCACTTTCTAAAAAAATAGAATCATTTAGTGATAAATTAAAAAGATTTGGAATTATAATTGATAAACAATTAGAAATTATATCTAATCTTAATGGAAAAATGGTATCATTTCATGATATAGTTAAAGGTCTTATATATGATGAAAGCAAAAAAGAAATGCAAACATCGAAAATATCATTAGCTAGAAAATTAGCTCAAAATTTAATTTCATCTGAAACCGATAAATTAGATACTATAAGTAGTTCAATGAATACTTATTTATTTAGACCTGAATTAATTCTTTATAATAAAAAGGATGATTTTCAAGTATCTGCTTTAAACGCTTATAATTGCTATACTGAATCATTTAGAGGTCAAGACACAGCTAAAATTGCACTAGAAACTAATAGGATTTTAAATATTATTACTATATAATTACGAAACTATTTGCTGCCCATCCCATATAATTACTGTTAAATTTTAAATTATATGGGATGGGCAGCAAAAATAAAAGAATATCTTTAAGTGATATTTTAGGAGATGAAGAAGACATTAATATTTCTGAAATTAATATTGATGATGATGGTGTTGAATATAAAAGTGGTGTTGTACAATGGAGTGTAATAGGAAATGCTTTTTATCCAACTGGAAAAACCGAAGAAAAATTACCAAGCGGATTTTATGAGTTAGAATATGATCCTAGAAGAGATGAATTCTTCTTAAGAAAAAGAAATATTATAACAGAAGAAATACTTAGATTGCCAGATAATAATTTTGAATTGATTTTAGAAGATATTAAAAAATTCTGGACAAGTCAAAACAAATATAATAATCATTCATTTATTTATAAACGTGGAATTATATTATATGGACATCCAGGTTGTGGAAAAACTTCTTTAATTCAATTAGTAAGTGAAAATTTAATTAACGATCATAAAGGTATTATAATCAATATAACTCAACCTGATCACATATACGACTTTAATAAAATAATGGTTCCTTTACGAGAAATAGAACCAGATAGAAAAATTATTCTTATATTAGAAGATATCGATAATTTTATTAATGTTGATAAAGCGTTGTTAACAAAACTTTTACAAATATTAGATGGAAGTAATAAGTTAGATAATATTATAACTATTGCAACTACAAACTATCAAGAAAAATTAGAAGAAAGAATAGCTAATAGACCTTCAAGATTTGATAGAAGATATGAAATAGGATTACCTTCTAAAGAAGTACGAAAATATTATATAGAAAAAAAATTAAGTATAGAAGAATTAAAAAATATTAATTTAAATGAATGGGTTAAAGTATCCGAAGGATTTACTTTAGATCATTTAAAAGAACTTCTTTTATCTGTATTTGTTTTAGGATATGATTTTAAAGATGCTGTTAATGAAATAAAATCAATGATGAATGGAAAGTTAAAAGCAAATGGTCAATTAGGAACTAAAGGAAATATAGGATTTAATGTGCAATAAAAAATATTTTTTAATTTTTACAGGAAAAAATTTTAAATGCGAAACTTTATATTTATATTTACATATAATAATTATAAAATAAATTAAATAATTTTTATTAATTTCGAAACTTTTTTAATTTATTTTATATAATTAAACGTTCATTAACATTTTAAAAATAAAATATGGGGGAATAGATTTACATCTATAACTTTAAAATTAGTCTGAAAAGAAACTCTAAGTTATTACAGTATAAAAGCTTAATTGGTAGAGCAAATGTGTTGAAAACATTCAGTTTCGGTTCGATCCCGAATTCCCCCGCCAAATACATTTACTTTAAAAAGTAAAATACGTTCTTTAACATTATGATTAAAATTGAGAACTCTAAGATAGTTCAGAAAAATTGATAATAATTTATCAAATAAAAAGCGAGTCTAATAAACATTGTTTGTTAGAAGTTTTGATAAGGTTCAAAACAACATAGTAGTAACTATTTAAATTACTTAAAGCTTGTAAGCGTTATAAAAAATATACAAAAACTTATCTTATTAATTAACTCAATTTTTACAAACATTACATGGAGGGATGGTGAAAATAAAAATTCAATTATGTCTTTTACAATACCATCTTTTAAAGGTGAACTCAAAGTCATTACAGAAAAACGGTAAACACGCAAAATTTAGGGTTTTGATATTGTAGGTTCAATTCCTACTCCCTCCAGCCCCAAAAAAACCTATATAATTTATTTATATAGGTTTTTTTATATTATTTAGATATATAAAATTCAAAAAATAATATTTAACTATAAATGTATTATATTATACAAAAAAATTTATTTAGAGAAGAAGGTTATGATAAACTTATTAAAACATTAGATAGATTTAATATATCTTATGAATTAATAAATGTTAGTAATGATAAAGAAACATTAGATTTTAATACTGATCGTGAAGATGTTTTTATATTTGGATCTTTAAAACTAGCTAGATTATCAAAACAATATAATTGGTTTCCAGGCACTCTAATAACTAAAAATCATGATTATGATGTTTATTCTAAACATTATAAAGAAAATTTACTTAATTATGATTCTAGAATAGTTAAATTTGGAAATGATTTTGAATGGATTTCTGATAAACATTTTATTAGACCAACATTAGATAGTAAAGTATTTACTGGAAGAGTATTTACATATGAAGAATGGACAAATTTTAAAAATAATTTACTACCTAAAACGACTATAACAAATGAAACTTTATTACAAGTAGCAACTGTTAAAAATATTACTCAAGAAATAAGATTTTGGATAATAGATGGAAAAATAGTTACACAAAGTACTTATAGAAGAGGAACATATATTGCTTATGATGATATAGTTGATAATGATGCAATTGAATATGTTAAACAAATGATTAAAATATTTCAATTGGCTAAAGCATTTACTATAGATATATGTCTTAGTGAATATAGGTGGAAAATTGTAGAATGTGGAAGTATTGCTTGTGCAGGATTTTATGATGCAGATATGCAAAAAATAATAATGTCTTTAGAAGAAGCATATAATCTAAAAATACATGTTGATGGAATTGATGGAGATATTTATAAATATTGGTAATTTTTATTATTTAAACATTATTATTAATATTGCATATAAATATTTTAATTAATAAAAAATAATGGAGAACTAATAATTATTACAGAATATTAGCTCAGTTGGTAGAGCATCCGCCTTAAAAGCAGAGGGTCTTCGGTTCAAATCCGATACATTCAACCAAAAATAATTGTTGAATTATCTCCATTATTAAACCAAATTCTATGTGAGTTCGGTTTAATTGTTTAAACACACGTATGGAAATAGAAAGAAAATTTTTAGTTAACAAAGATCTTATTAATAATGTATCTTTTGATATATCATATAAAATAAAACAAGGTTATTTATCTAAAAATTCAGAGTGTTCTATTAGAGTTAGATTAATAGATAGCAGTCTTGGATTAATGACAATTAAAAGTAAAGTAAAAGGAATATCTCGAGAAGAAATTGAATATGAAATTCCTTTTAAACAAGGTTCTGAACTATACGAAAAATTTTGTAAAAATAAAATTAAAAAAACAAGATCTGTTTTAATGTATAAAGATAAGAAATGGGAAATTGATTTTTTCGAAGATGATAATGAGGGATTAATTATGGCTGAAATTGAATTAACATCTGAAAATGAAGAATTTGAAAAACCTATTTGGATTGAAAAAGAAGTTAGTTATACTAAAAAATACTATAATGCGGAATTAGCTAGAAATCCTTTTAAAAAATGGAAAAGAAAAAATGAAAAATAATATAGAAGTAATAAATGAAGGATTACAATGTGATAATCCTAATTGTGATTGGAAAGATGAAACAATTAAACATGAAGACTATATTAATTGGATTAATAAAACATGTCCATTATGTGGTGAAAATATATTAACAGAAGAAGATTATAATTTTTCATTACATATAACAAAATCAATCGATTTTGTTAATTCATTATCAGAAGATCAAATTAATGCTTATAATGAATTAATAGGAATAAAAAACATTGAAGATTTAAAAAAATTAAATATAAAAAGTTTAGAACATGTAAATGATTTAAATGAAAAAGTTATAATAAAAATTTCAAAAAATAAAAATGCCTAAAACACAAAGAAAATTATCAGGTTGCTTTTTTAGAAGTAAAAATATAGAAACAAGTAAATGGGAAAATGTTGTTTTTGAAGATTTAACCGATAAAGAACAAGATGAAATTTTAGAACGACAATCTAATGAATGGATAAAATCATTAGTTAAAATATTAGCAAATACAATTAATAAACTTGGAGATGAATTCGATATAATATCTAAATAAATTTATGTTTGAAATTGAAAATAAAATAACTACAAATGGATTAAACTATTTTGAAATTATAGCAGTAAATGAATATCAAATAGTTGTTAAAGATTTATTAACAGGTGAGTTTAATATTTTTAGTAAAACACAACATAAATTTGAACAAGCTAATGTTAAAATTATTCTTCAAAATAGTTTAACTGAAATATTAAATGAAATTGAAATTTTAGATAAAGATAGAAAACACATTTTAGAACAAATGAGTAATAGAATTTATAAATGGTTATAATAACTATTTATAAATTAAATGATAATTAAATACCTATTTAATTACAAAATTATTATATTTACAAATAAATCAATTAAACAAATAAATTTTATATTATGACAGAAACTAGATCAATTCAAGTTGCAGGTACAGATATTAATCTGCAAAACTTCTCTGGTTTAAATGAAGATGTTGTTATAAAAACGTTTCTTAGTTTTATTGATGTAGCAAATACATCAACAGATCGAGCAACTGCTTATAACACAAAGGATGAACAAAGAGATGCAGTTAATGCAATTCACCGAAATTTATTTACTATAAATAGAGGTTTATATGGTGCTACATTACTTTTAGATGGATTAACAGATTATTCTAAAATGGTAGGTGTTGAAAAATTATTATCAGAAAAAGATAATAGAGAATCGTCAATGCTTCCATTAGATATTGAAACAAATATTGTTATTTATTTGTTAAATCAACTTCCTCCTCAAAGGATGCTAAAACTTTATGAAGAAATTAAAGAAAAAAGAATTAATAATTCTAGAACAAGAAATATTATTTTAAGAACAATAATTAATTCTAAAAGTTTAGATTATTGGTCAATTAAATATAGAAGAAAACTTCGTTCAGCATTAGAGCATGCCTGGGGAAAAAGAACATCAAGTATTATTGCTTCTATTCTTAAAAGAAAATCAAATACATGGGATGCTAAAGAGCAAACTATTATGATTAAAAATGTTCATAAATATATTGTTTCAAATACTAATGAATACGTATATGAATGCTTAAGTTTTATTTTAGGAAATGAAAAAGATTTAAATATAGAAACACTTAAATCTTATAATGAAGCTAAAACCAATATTACAAAAGGTAAAAAATTACCCCCAGAAGTACTTGAAGGTATAAGAAGTATTTATCATAAAAATGTAACTAAAGAAAAAGTTATAGAAGTTGCTAAAGATAATTTTACTGAAAAAGAAAAAATGAAGGTTCAAACAAGAGCTAAGCAGGCTGGAATAAGTATTGCTTGGGATCCTTCAAAACAAGAGGTGGTTGACCTTTATATTCATGCATATAAAACAGGAATGAGTCCTGAAGTAAAAATAGCATTAAAAGCTAAAGCTGAAGATGCTGCTAAAAAGGCTCCTTTATCTTATGAAAATATTGGAATACTTGTTGATGGATCAAATTCTTCAAGAGGTGATTCAACCCAAGAATTAAGACCTATTGCAATAACATTAGCAATAAGAGATATGCTACAAGCAACAGCTAAGAAAAGTAAAGTAGTTTATGCCGGAGGTTTAGATAAAAATGATCTTATCTATCCATTAGGAGAAACAAATTTAGCAAAACCGCTTGTTCAATTATTTAAAGAAGAACCTAATGCAATATTTATTATATCTGATGGATATGAAAATGCTCCAGCTGGTAGAGTAAACGAAGTATTGCATGCAGTAAGAAATATGGGATGTAATATACCAGTATATCAAGTAACTCCAGTAATGAGCGCTGAATCATCTGGAATTAAAAGATTAAGTGATAAATTATCAGTAATACCTGCTAATAAACCTAGTTCATTAGGACTAGGAATGATTAAAGCAATGTTAGAATCTAATTTACAAGATGGCATTATTGGACTATTTAACTTAACACTTCCTAAACTTAAACCTACTAAAAAATAAGAAAAATTATGTCAAAATTAACAGTAAGAGAACTTCTTAAGGGAACTGTCACGGGAAATTTACAAACAGTTGGAGCTATGCAAGTTATTCCTCTATTATCAGATATAGAGTTTAATGATTATGTATCTCCTAAACAAGCTGGAAAATTTGGAACTAATAGTTATGGTTCTATGAATTTTCAAAATGATAGTGATAAAAAAATGATTATTCCATCTAATGCTACATATATGACAAAACATGCAGCTCAAGATCATGGAATGATGCATGCAGGAATAATTTGTAAAAAAATGACTAAAACATATGATACTGCAGCATGTGTTCAACAAACACAAGCGGGCCATATTCCTATGGATAATCATGAGTTTGTTATTATGCCATTTTCATTACGTGAAAAATCGCATGCAGTAAGAAAGGAAAGATCCTATAATAAAATGTGGCCAGCCATTATAGAATTTAATACAAGAACTAAATCTGTACAAAATGGATATGAAAATCGAGGTCATTTAGAATTTTTCTTTAAAAAATTTGAAAAAGAATTAGAGGAATTTGCTGCAGAATTTGAAACAGTTCCTAAACAAGTAGGTGCTATAATTCTTATTAATGGAACTGTAGTAGGAATAGAAAGAGCTCCTAATTATGATTATTGGAAATCTATCTGGTCTCAACTTATTAGAGGTTGTTATGGATCTTTAGCTATTGAAAATCAACAAACTGGAAAAGTAGATAATGCATCTGTTGAAAAAATTAGAACTAAATTATCAATTACCGGTATAACAACTTTTGATCAATTAGAAAAAGAATTAACTAAAACTGAATTATCTCAAAAAGATAAAGTTGCTGAAATTGTTAGAGATCTTATTGATGAAGAATTTGTTTCAGAAGTAGATGAAACTACTAATAATAATGTAAGAATTCATGTTAAGAATACTCAATTTTTAGGTCAAATAATATCTGAAGATAAAGCTATAATTTATTTTTCACTTATTGCTAACAATGGATGGGTAAAAAATTCTAAATGGCATAAAGCTAAAGAATTTACAATCTAATTAATAAAGGTGCATTTATAAAATATTTGCACCTTTATTTTTTAATTATAAACTTTATTATTAAATTTATTAAAATTATTAATTATGTGTTGTATTAATATTAATTACATTTGTTTTAATCATTTATTATATTCTTTATGTAATAAGATTTTTTCAAGAATATGATAAATACTGGGGAGAATATGAACTAATAAATGGATTTAAAAATAAAAAAGAAGCTAAAATGTCTTTAATACCTTTTTATTGGTGGTATAATTCAATACTAAGTAGTTATAATAAAATACCCGATTAATCATGGAAATATTTTTAGTAGTATTAACGATTATTTTATTTTTTGCATTGCTTATTTATTATTTAGAACTGTATTCATTTTATGCATATAAGCATTATAATAAACAAGTAGTAACTAAAAAAGAATTTAAATTATCATTTATACCTGGTTATTTATGGTATACAATAATACTAATATATTATAATAAATTACCAGATGAGTAAAGATTTTCAAAAAATAGGCAATGCTAATTTAATTAGAGATTTATCGTTTAATTTTAGTCTTTTATTGTATGGTTTTCCAATGAAAGAAAATAAATATAAGATATATCAAAAATTAAATAGTAATCAAAAGACTGGAATGTTAGTTGCTCATCTTAAATCAGTTGCTAAAAAATTAGGATTTAATAATGTTTTAATATCAATATTAACTGATGCACAATATGAATATAAATTATATTGTAAACGTTTAACCAAACTAGAAGCTCCTACACAAGAACATATAGCTAAAATATTTGATGGTAACGTAGAACAATTTTTAAATTCATATGAATCTTATATTTTATATAAATATAAAGCATCAAATTCTGTTTTTAAATTAGCACTACAAACTAATAAATTATTATTAGCAGTAATTAATTCGAAAGAAGCAAATAAAATATTTAAAAATCTAAAAGATACTGAAGAATAAATAACTAATAACTTTATACTGTTATAAATCAGGTTAAACTTTAACAACTTTATCGGGTAGTTACCGATTCTTTGCTATCTTTTTAAAAATTGTAATTATGAAATATTTAACATTAATTTTAATTTCGATTTTATTTTTATCATGTAGTTCTAAAAAAGAACCTGTTATAACTAATGATAATGAAACTTATTCTGAGTCTTCTAAAGAATCTGAAATGGTTAATAATGATGAAACATTATCTGCTATTAAGCAAAGAGAATTAGATGAAGAATTTATTAAAAAGAATATAGATGTTGGAAAATGTTGTATATTAAGGAGTGGCGTAGAAATATTAATAATAGATGAGACAGATTCAACTTATGTATTTTTTATGTTACATTCTACATATAATATTAGAATATTTAATGTATTAAAAAATAATGCATATAAAATAATAAAACGATTTGAAGATATTGTTCCAGATCAAGATAGAGAATATATTACATCAAATTTAGATGTAGGTCGAGATTGTAATCTAAAAATTAATAGTAATTCCTGGGCATTAATAATTGATAAAACAGATTCATATGTTGAATTTCTATTACAGTATACAGGAGAAACATTTAAAGTATCTTTAAATTCTGCTCCAAAATTTATAAAGAAAATACGTGATATTGGATCAACTGATTAATATGAAAGATTTAGACATAACAAATATAATAATGCAATTAGATGCAGCATCTAAAAGACAAAAAGTTTTAATTTATTATATAAGAACAAATACTTTTACATATATTTTAGAACCTAATTCTATATCTTGGTCTGCATTAGATAATGAACAGAAAATTAATTTAATTAAAAGTGAAAATTGGTATAGATCAAAACAAAGATGTGAATTCGCAATATCAAAAGCCATATCAAAAATTTAAACTTAGTAGAAAAAGAAAAAAGAAATATAAAAAAGATTTAGCTATTGCTTTTTGCAAGCATTGGTTAAATGCTTATAAAAATAGTGAAAAATCTACAGTTAAATTAGGAAGTGTTTTATTATTAAACACTTCATTTTATAATATAACACAAACACAATACGAATTAAATAATTCTAAAGAAAATTGGGAATGGTTTTATCATAAGCATAGAGTTGAAGTGCGAAATATGCGTGTTATTATTAATTATCCTATAATTGCAACTATAGAAGAATTAAGTGAATGGTATAAGATTAATTGTCCAAATGATAAATTAGCTCAACATTATTTAAATCAAAATTTATATAAATGGCATAAAAATCATTATGCAAATAAATAATTCGAAACAAAATTAATTTTTTGTATATAATAAAAAATAAAAGTTCAAATGAAATCGATAGACATTTCAATAATGAATACAATTAAGAATGGTGAATTCAATATGAGCAATACTATAGCAAATTTACATGCTATATATGGTCAGAATAGAGTTAATCAACTTATGAGTGAAGGTTATATCAAAATTACTAAAGGTTTAGTTTTATGGACTCTTAAAGGACATCAACATATGACACCGCTTGATCTGAGTGAAAATTCGAGTTTAAATTCAGATTCATCTTCAAGTTTATTATATTCGTAAAAATTAGAGAGGTGCTAGAGCTGGTTTAATAGGTCACCCTGCTAAGGTGATGATCGAGTAATTGATCCGCGGGTTCAAATCCCGCTCTCTCTGCAAATTTTAATTAAATGATAAAAAAAATAAAAATAAAAATTTATCAAAAAATCGCTAATTTTTTTATTAGTCAATTAAAACAAACTAATAATGATAAAATTTTTGATAAATTATATATGATGGCTTTTGAGTTCAATAATTATTGTGTAGAACAAGATATTTATTTGAATTAAAATATACTGGAAGGGTGTTCGAGAGGTTTATGAATTCAGTCCTGAAAACTGACGTACTACGGTACCGTGGGTTCGAATCCCACTCCTTCCTCTGTTAATGTTTTTATTGATTTTCATTATGGCAATATAATAAAAAAATCTCAAACAGTATAAAATTTTGCCAAATTTATAACTGGATATTATGATGGATTAAGCAACTGTAATTAACATTCAACGTTAATCATTTAGTAATAGGGGCACATACGATAAATATGATTACTAATGAAAGATTTACTTCGAGATGTTCTATACTGTGGAAGTCAGGACGATTATGTAGGGTTAGGGCCTACTTATAATATTTATTTTTAAAACATTTGATCATATGACTAGAATAAATGTTGCAATATTACCTAAAGAATTAAATAATAAACATCTTATTGCAGAGCATAGAGAAATTAAAAGAATTCCTAATTATATTAGTAAAGGTACTTATTCTTTAAATGGACAGCCTAAAGAATTTAAATTAGGTACAGGTCACGTTAAATTTTTTTATGATAAATTATTATATCTTAAAAATAGATATGAAAAATTATATCAAGAATGTATAGATAGAGGATTTAACGTAAGTTATTATGGTTCTTCATGGGATAATTTACCAAATGAACTTATGAATGATTATAAAGAAACTAAAAAAGATAGAGAAATAGTTCAAAAAAGAATTGAAGAAAAACTTTTAATAAAATGACAAAATTTATTTTAGTAGATACTAAAGATGTTCTAGTTAAAGCATGGGAAAAAGAATTTAAATTATATTCTAATTTTGAAGTATATAAAGGTGATATATTTAATTTTACAGGAGATGCTATAGTTAGTCCAGCTAATTCATTTGGATTTATGGATGGAGGAATAGATTTATTATATTCTTTAAAAATGGGATGGCATATTCAATATGAACTTCAAAATAAAATAAAAAATGAATTTAATGGAGAATTATTAGTAGGTCAAGCAACAACTATAAGTACAAAATATCCTTTATTTCCTACTCTAATTTCTGCACCTACAATGAGAGTCCCTAGTTTATTATCTAACACTCCTAATATATTTTTAGCAGCAAAAGCTATATTTATTTTAGCTAAACAAAATCCACAATTAAGAACTATAGTATGTCCTGGATTAGGAACAGGAACAGGAGGAGTATATCCTTTCGAATGTGCTAATAAAATGAGAATTGCTTATGAAGATTTTTATTTAGGAAAAACAATATTTCCAGATACTCTTTTAAAAGCAAATATAAAAAATTATGAAGAAATAACAACATGAACGAAGAAACAAAAGAAGAAGAAAAAATAAAAGAAGAATTTGACGAACAATTAATTAAAACAAACAAGTATGAAAGATTAAGATATAATTTATATAAGTTTGGATATGGCAGTATGAAATGTTATGGTAATAGCATGTTACCTAAATTAGATAATCCTTCACTTACATTTTTTATTAAACAAAAGAGTTATAAAAAAGGAGATATTCTTTTTTGTAAGATACGTGGAAAATATATAGATTCTCATCTATGTATACAAGTAAATGAAACAAAAGGATATTTAATTGCTAACAATAAAGGACATATAAATGGTTGGACAACTGCTGTATATGGAAAAGTTGTTAAAGCTATTAATAAAAATAATATAGAAAAATATTTTGATTATACTGAAAAACAATTTAAAGAAAAGTGGGTAATAAACTAAAATTTATTACCCATATTTTTTAATATAATCTAAATTATTATATTTACAAATATTGATTAAATAAAAATTATGCAAGTAAATCTTAAAAAAGAACTTCAAAATGAAAGAATTCATTCAGAAGAAGAAATAGGTGAATTAATAGTATCAGAAGTAAAAGCTTTATTAGAAAATAATGCAGCTGAAGATAGATTAATTCTTAATAAATTAGGACTAGATAAAAATGTAAAAAAAGTTGAAGCTGCTAGAGGAATAGATTTAGAACGTAAAAAAATAGAAACTGAATACAATGAAGAAGTATTTACAGTTAAAGAAATTAAAAATTTAGCTATTAAATATGATCTTCGCTTTTTACAAACTAATCATTACGAAGGAAACGTTTCTCCTGAAGTGCCGGCTCGTATTAAAGGTTTTGCTAAAAAATACGGAAAAAGAGTAGGTTTAAATGGAGATACATGGAGTGGTGATGCTGCAAATTTTTTTATTCTTGCTCCAAGAGAAAATTTTAAATTACAAAAGGCTCCTAAAGATCCTATGCTTTTTTATAAAGTAGATGGCAATCCTTATTCATTACAAGAATCTGATAAATTTATACATGTATTTTCATGGGGTAATGATTTTACAATTACAAGAAGAATAAAAGGTTTTACAAGAGCAACTTCTTTAAATCATTGGATTGTTAATAGCATTATTATAGCACATTTAGTAATATTACCAATATTAGGTATTATTGGCATGCCTTTTTTACCTTCATTAGGTATTTCTTTAATTTTAGGAGCAGGATTAGGAGCTATTTGGTCAGCTCTTAGATCTACTGATTTAAATGTATCTAATAGATGGTATACAGAAAATGGATGGAATAGTGATACTTTTTAATTTTATGAGTTATGAAAAATAAAAGAAAATTTGATATTAGTAAATTAGTTTTACCTTCATATTTTATATCTATTTTTATAGTTTCTTTATTTTTATTTCAAAGTGGAAGATGGTTTTATTATCATGATAATACTGGAATGAATTATGAAGAAATTGAACAGTATGAACCATATGATAAAGTTTATAAGCCTGATCCTACTAAAAAATATTTTATTAAAATTGGAAGAACAACAACAATTAAATCTAAGTCTTTTCCAATTGTAGAAACAACAGAGGATAATAAAAATTTAGGGTTATGGGAAAGGAAAAAATAATGCATACAAGATTTAAACCGTGATACCGTTTAAATCTTTTTTATTATTTAATATTACCATATTACCAATTTTTTAATTTAACACGTGTCATCGGATATATCTTAATCTATTTAATATGCATGTAGAAAATATACAAACATTAAAACCTAAATCTATGTCAAAATTTCATAATCCTGAAATTACGATATATGATAATGCTAGAACCCAAATGAATATGATTTCTAAATCATTAAATTCATTAGTTGACGTATTAAATGATAATAAACTAGGGGTTCTTTTAGAACCATTAGAAATGTTAAAAGAATCTGAGCTTTTAGCTAAACACAACGAATGGACTAAAGAATTTAATTTAGTGCAAAATCTTTTATATTCTCTTAGTGCACTAATGTATAAACAATATAGCTTATCTGTAAATGCTTTAAAACATATTATAGATGATTTTGATATGGTTATACTTGTTAATAATGAACCATTTAAAAATGTAAGGGTATATGATAATATGTTATATTCTAGCATGATATTATATGATCCAGATATTAAGCGTTATATTAATAATACTGAAAATAGTTGGAAATATATTAAAAATCATTTTCCAAAATTAATAAAAAATCTTATTACATTACTTGATACCATTGGAATAGATATTTTTGATCCAAATAAATGTCAACTTAAACCGCCAAAAATCTTAAAAAAGGCAAATGATTTTAAAGGAAGTGGAAATGGTATATTTGAATTTAATTATTTTAGTGCTATAGAAGCTACGTCTAATATTGAATCTTGTGGTGTTTGGGATAATATTGATAGAGGTCAAGAATTACTAACTGTAATACAATTTTTAGAAACACAAAGTGAAATAGATACCGTAATACCCTATGATATTACAGAAAAAGGTTTAATATAAAAATATGAAAAGAATTAAAGAAATTTTTGATACATTTTTAAAAAATGATCAACCTAGATTAAAGGGAACAGATGATCAAATGAAAATAATAATTAATTCTACTCTTAATAAAGAGAGTGAAACATCTGAATCTTTATTAAACGCTTTAAAAGATTTATTTCCGTATAAAATAATTTCTACTAGAATAAAGGTTTTTAAATTAAATTTAGAATTTACTCCAGCTGCAATGTTTTTATTAATTACAACATCTGATAGACCTGGTGGTTGGATTTTAAATTTAATGTATGTTAAGTATATTGCAGATCAATTAAATGTTAAAAATATTGATATAGCATTTTTATCTGTACATTGTTATCCATTTTGATTTTTTACCGAAGAACAACAAAATAAATTATGGAATATGCAAAAAGATGAAAATTATCAAAATATAGTTGATCAAGTACAATTTTAAAAATTAAAACTAATATATATTAAGTTAAGTAATCAGTAATTCTCAATTTAAAGAGATAATTGATAATGGTTAATAGTATAACCTTTAATGATTATAATCTTATAAATATACTATAATAAGAAATAATAAAAAAATAAAAACAATGAAATTTACATTTTTAATTTTAGCAATGATTTTAATGGTATCATCTTGTGGTATACCAGAAGGTTCAGTAACAACATCAATTGATTCATTAGCAACTGATTCAACATTAATTACTATACCTGCAGTAACAGTAACTGATAGTATAGCTATTGCAGATACTTTAAAATAAATAATAATGCCTACATTAAGAAGAATAAAAGACGGACAAGGTGACTCTGGCAGCAGAGCCGAAGCTATTAAATGGAATGAAGATGGCACATTAAAGGAAGTTATTGGAAATGGTAAACCTGTAGTTGGATGTTCTTTTTTAGTAGGATCTCTAACAGCAAGATCTTATAGTACTAAAGATTATTGGTTAACAACGGAAGTAACCGAAATAATAGAAGAAAAATATGATAAAGATAATCATATGATCTATTGCAAATTTAAAACAAAAAATTCAGAGTATGAGGTATTTGAATAAAATATCGAAACATTTTTAATTTTTTGTATATAATAATAAATTTAAAAAATAAAAATGCTTCAAAGATTCGATATGCATATGATAGCAAAGTTTAGTGGAAAATCTTCACTCGGCTGAATTGGGTCTTAGACTATAATTTAAAATTAAACCCAATTCATTTTTTGAATTGGGTTTTTTTATTTTAAACTAATTTATTATATTTACATATTAGTTTAAATAATGTTCTTTGAAAATATGGGGGCTGACATGGAATTGACGTGTTAGTAAATTGTTAATTAAGCATGCAGAGAATTTGTTTATTTTTCTCTTTAAACAGAAATGAATAACAAATAATAAATGGCAACAATGCTGAAATGAGAATGGCAGCTTAACGGGTAGTACTGTTTAATAGTCACTCTTGCAAAATTGAATACTAGGTATTTAAATTTGCTGTCATACTTTAAAGTGTTTTAAGTACTTTAATTTTATGGCATAACTGAACTTAAATAAGTTAAATATAAGTTGAAATATTTAATCGAAAAATAACAACTAAGTATTTTATTAGGATGTAACTTACCATTAAAATAATTAAAAGATAAAAGTTACTAAGCATGTAGAAATTTTAATAGTTCTTTCGACGGACCAGGGTTCAAACCCCTGCAGCTCCACTCTAAAAATATACCGGTTATCTTTATTATTTAGACCCCTTCCTTACATTAAACCGGTATATTTTTAAACTAAATTTTTTAAATTAAAACTAATTTATTAAATTTACATGTTATTTGAAATTTTGAAAATGGAATTAATTAAAGCAAAAGAAATTGTAAAAACTTTATTAGGTAAACATTTAAGTGATATTGTTAAATCAGAAGATGATATAACAGAAGCAATAAGATTAGTATGTTTAGCAGCATGCCATAATGATGATGAAGCAATTGAAATTCAAAAATGTATTCCTAATGAAATGGAGTTTATAGGGTTATATCCTTTTGAAATGAAAGCATATAATATAATTCCAGATAGTCATAAAAAATAAATTGGTCCGTAGCTCAGATAGTAGAGCAATAAACTTTTAATTTATGGGCCGTAGATGCAATTTCTACCGGACCAACCAATTTAAATTGCTGGGTAGAGCAGTGGTAGCTCAACGGCCTCATAAGCCGTGTGTCGCAGGTTCGAATCCTGCCCCCGCAACTAAACTTTTTATTGAATGGAAAAAAAATATTATATAATACTTTAAAATCAATAGGAACTGGTAATGAATATCTTACTTCGCCTGATATAAATTATTTAAAGGATTTAGAAACTATTGGATTTATTGAGTTAGGTTGGACAAATAAACTTACTTCCTTTGGTAATTCTGTTATGATAAGTTTAAGAAATAAAATTGAAGAGTGAGGAAGATAATTTAATTTTTAAAATGATGAATGAAAACGAAATTAAAAAATTAGGTATTTATAATACTATAAGTGGAATAGCTTTAAGTTCTCCTGAAGGTGAATGTTTTATTGTAAAATTACCAGATGAAGAAATAACTTCAAATGATATTAAAGTAATAAGACCGGATATAAATACGTGGCATAAAATATTATTTCAATTAGATAATGTTGAAGTATCTGGAATTAGAAAAGGACAAAATGTTATTTTGAGAAAATCTCAAAGAAATATTGAAAGCATAGTATCTTGGCAAGTTTATAGAAGAGATAATTATAAATGTAGATATTGTGGAGTTGATAATGTTCCTTTAACAGTTGATCATATTATAACATGGGAGAGTGAAGGAGAATCGCATCCAGATAACTTAGTATCATGCTGCAGAAAATGTAATAGAATAAGAGGAAATACTCCTTACGAAGAATGGATTAAATCTGATTATTATAAAACAGTAAGTGGTTCTTTGACAGAAGATATTAAAAAACTTAATCTAGAACTAATTGATAAATTAGATACTTTGCCTAGAGTAGGTAGAAAAAGAAAAAGATAATGACAATTCAACTCTGCAACAAATATATTAAGTAATAGATAACTATTATCTTATATTTTTAAAGGAACAATAACCAATGTGGTAAAGGTATTAGACTGAAAATCTAACAATCGTGGTTCGATTCCACGTTGTTCCACTTTTAAGATGTACAGTTTAACATTTGTACTATAACAAATGCGTCATTGGGAATTCGTCGTTAAGTATATCCCAGTTTACTATTGAACTATATTAATAGCGTTGTTGTATTTTTCACGATAGCAAAAATACTATGTAGTTAATGACTTAGTAACCATTCACTTTACGAAGGAAAGTGTAAGAGATTGATCCCTTGTATCACTTTAAACAAAGAGGTTTGATCACCTCTTTATTTTTAACTTTTAAATTTATTAATTATGATTACAATAATTGTTATATTAGTTGTTATATTAGTTTTAGTAATAATATGGAAAATATATGAATATATTTTTGATACTAAAATAAATTTTGAAGAAATTAAAGAATTTGGACATTTTTTTAAAATAATATTTAGAAAACCTGAAAAAATTATTAAAATAAAATGTACTGATGATTTTAATGACATTTTAAATAAATTAATGTATGTTCAAAATAGTTCTAAAATTAAAAATTCTATAATAATAAATGGAGAAGTTTTTGAAAATATAGAAGGATCAAGTATAAAAGTTATTGATAACAAAATATATGTTGATAATGAATTAATTAAAGATAATTTAAAAGGAATAGTAGAAATAAAGTTTATAGGTGATATTGCAGATTTAGAATGTACTAATGCAACTATACATGGAAATTGTCAAGGAGATGTACATTCAACAAATTTAACTTGTATTAATATTGAAGGTAGTATTGAAACAAATAATATTACATGTAAGGATATAGGAGGAGATGTTACTGCAGATAATGTTACATGCAATAATGTCGAAGGATATGTCGAAGCAGATAAAGTTACTGCTCATGATATAGCAGGTAATGTTGAATCTAATAATGTTATTTGTAATAATATTGAAGGAGATGTTGATGCAGAAAATGTTAAATGTCAAAAGATTAATGGATCTGTAACAGCTGATAAAGTAGTATTTAATTAAAATTAAAATATGGGAACTGATGAATAATAATTTTAAAATATAATTAAAACTTTATTATTATATTTACATAATAGAAATAAAAATGGAAAAATTTGGAGTAGGAGATATGATAATTCCTTATAAAAATTCTATAGAATATAATTTTACAGATTTAGGAAAGATTATAATAGCAAAGGTTATAGATGTTGATAATATTAAAAATAATTTAATTAAAATTAAATTAACTGATATTAAAGTACCTATACGTTTAAAAGAAGATGGATCTTTAACATCATTATGTGGATTTTCTGTAAAGGATATTAAAAATGTTGGTGATGAAATTGAAGTTGATCCTAAGTTTTTTAGAGAATGGACAATAATTTCAAATCAAAAATCAATATATAGAAGATTAATGATATTAAGATATAAATTATAAATTTAAGTTTAACAATAAAATTGAAAATTATGGAAAAAACAGTAGAAAAAACAGTAGAAAAATTTGACTTAATTTCTTTATGGAGTAAAGACAAAGACACAATTGCAAAAGAGGCAGCAAAAGGCGCATTTGATGAATTAAGAATTGATGCCGAAAGCGTAATTATTAAAAGAAAAAATGTAGTAAGAGCTACAAATGCAAATTTCAAGAAAACTATTGAAAATGCTAAAAATGGTACAAATTTTAACGAAATTCTTACTGCAAGTCTTGCAGTAAAAGAAGCTACTTTAGCACATGAAGAAGGTGTTGAATTATACAAATTATTATTTGATGAAAATCCAGCGTTATCATAATATTAAAGAGTTAGTAATAACTCTTTTTTAATATGGCGAGGTAGCTTAGTTGGCAGAGCATATGAATCATACCCATAAGGTCGAAGGTTCGAATCCTTCTCTCGCTACAAAAAGGAATTAAAATTTTTAATTCCTTTTTTATTTTAATTCTTTTTTATTATATTTACAAAAATAAATTTATATGAGTGTTGAAGTTATAAAGAAATTAGAAGAAAAAATTAAAAAGTATGAAGAAATACTTGATACTTTAAAAAAAGAATCGAGAAGTATTGGAACTATAACTTCTAAATCTTATATAGTAGGAGGTATAAATTTTTATAGGGTAGATACTGGATCAGGCGAAAGTATTATTCCAGCAATTTTAGAATCTATAGATTCTAAACAAAAATTATCTATTAAAGAAGGTACCGAAGTAATGATACTTAAAGATACTATTGTTGAAGTTATTCCAGAATCTCTTAATAAATTTATTCCAGAAGAAAATATTTCTCTTATTAAATGGGAAGAAATAGGTGGATTAAAAGATCAAATACAACTTGTTAGAGATGCAATTGAAATTCCATTAAAACATCCTGATTTAGTTAAAAAGTTTGGATTAGAACCACTTAATGGTATTTTATTATATGGACCTTCAGGCTGCGGAAAAACATTAATAGCAAAAGCTATAGGATATACAATTTTAAAAGAAAAAAACGTTAATAAAGATGCATTTATATCAATTAAAGGTGGAGATATTTTAGATAAATATGTAGGTGAATCTGAAAAAATTGTATCTAATATTTTTAAAAGATCTAGAAAATATACAGAAAAAACCGGTAAACAAGGTGTAATTTTTATAGATGAAGCTGAAGCTTTATTAAGTCATAGAAGTGATAGTTTATATAAAAGTTTTTCTGTTGTTCCTTCATTTTTAGCTGAAATGGATGGATTAAATAAAATAAAACCGTTAATTGTTTTATCAACTAATTTAGAAAGATCACTTGATCCCGCAATATTAAGAGATGGTAGAATAGATTTAAGATTAAATATAAAACGACCAATTGAAAGTGATTTTTCCGATATTTTAAATATTCATTTAAATAAAGTTTTATGTATAGATACAATTAATAAATTATCTACTACTGGTAGTAAACTTATTTTTGAATCTAAATTAAAAGATAAAATAGATGGTGCTATGGCTCAATCAATTGTAAAATTTGCAACTAAAAATTCATTATCTAGATATATTAAAGACGATACTACAACTAAAGGAATAATACTTAGTGATATAAAAGAAGCTGTAAATACATTAATAAATCAACATAATTTTTAATATGGAACAATTACAAGTAAAAAAAGATCAAAAGGGTAAAAACAATTCATCATCTGTTCTTGATGAATATGATAAAATTAAAGAACAAAAAACACATCGTACTGTAGTTCTTTTATATAAATCTTGTTGTGGTTGTGGCTGTTATGAAACTAAAGTTGAAAGAATTGTTCCTTATGATTCTTTATTACAAAGCGGAGATTATATAAAAAGTATAGAAAGAGGAGATAAAACTTTACGTTAATATGGATACATTATCAAATATTTTTATTATTGCATGTTGTTTATCAGCAATATCTTTTACAATTACTTTTACTAGTATTTTTAAATGGTTAAGAGAATTATTGTCTAAAATACATCCTAAAATAGAAGAATTAATTCACTGTCCATGGTGTTTAAGTCATTGGATATTAATTATTTCATCAATATTTATTTATGATAAGGTTAATATTTTACCAATTACATTTATTAGTATAATTGATTATATAATAGTATGTTTTGCTATAATTTGTATATCTGGAATATTTCATTATGTTTTATTAAGAGCATATGAACCAGTATCAAGAATGATGATTAATCGAGAAATAGAAAAACTTAATTGATGATACCAAAATTAAGAAAAGAAAATTTTGAAGCAGCTATGATTGTGTATGAGGAGATTAAAAAAAATCCTGAAGGTATAATACAGAGAGATGTAAAACGAATTATAGACAAAAATAAAAAATGCTTAAATAATAGTCATTATATGTTTGATGGTAATGCTCATTATAAAAATTATAAAAATATTATACAATATCTTTTATTATCAAAAATGGTTAAAAAAATTCATTATAAACGAAACATTAGATATTTTAATTATGAATAAATATATTTTAATACTTTTAGTTGGTGTTTTATTTATATCTTGCGGTCCAACTGCTAAAGAATTACATAAATCTAATATAAGATTTTTAGGTGAATCGTTTAATGAAAATAATGAACTAGTAACTTATACACAGTATAATATTCCAGTTGGAACATTTTTATGTTTAATTAAAAATGATAGACAGCTATTTTTAATATATGATATAGATTCTATTTATTATAAAATGTATAAATATAATGATCATAATATTATAATAGATATTAAAAAAGAAAATATTCTTAAACTTTTTAATAGTGGATATTTTTTAAATTCTGATAATACTACATACAGTTTAATAAATTTAAAATAAATTATTATGTCAATGTTTAATATGGTTGTTAAACCACATCCTCTAGGAAAATATTTATTAGCCTGTATAAATTGGGCTCAACCTCATGATCCTGAAAAAAAATATCCATTGTTAGGAAGACTTAGATATGTATGGATGGATGAAGAATATAAAGTTATTAAACTTTTATTAAAAGATGGTCCTACATCATGGTCTGATCAACAAGAAGAAATAACTAAACAAATAAATAATCATGAATCTTTTAAAGATTTAAAAGTTTTACGTAGAGATACTGTTTATATAGAAGCTTCTTTTTATCCTATTTTACAGTATGAAGGATGTCCATTAATTATTGAAGATTTTTTATTAAATATAAATGAACTCGATGCAGAAGGAATAGCAAATGGATTTCCATCTATAACAAAAGATCCATTTATTATATTTGATGAAGAATTAGAAGCACTTAAAAATGGTAGTAAAGAACCAACAAATGAAATGAATAATTTAATGACTAATTTAGCGAATAAAATTAATGAGTAATTTTTCACCTTCATTTGTTCCGTGTTTTACATCAGAAGAAGATTTTGAGAATGCTTATAAATCTACAGAATTTTGGACTGATAAAGATTTTTATGAAACATATAGTAAATATACTAGTGCATTAGTTATAGTTGCTAATAGTGCTAAAATTTTTATTTTAAAAAATTATAATAAAATTACAGATTGGAGTGGTTTAGAATTAAAAATAACTCATGGACTTACTAGAAAATCAACCGAATTTTTTAATTATGATAATCATTGGCCTATAAAACCAAAAGAAAATCAATCAGAGGCATTAAAAAAATTAAATAAAATAAGCAAAGTTCCTTCTGTTATTAGTAAATTTGAAGAACGATGGGAAAAGCAAGATAAAGAAAGACACAATCCAGTTGTAAGTTTAACAAATGTAGTTCTTGATCCAACTGATTCTGATTTTTCAGTAACTATTAATGGAATAGATTTTTATTGGATACAAGATGAAGAATGTATTGAAATAGCTAATTATATTGAACAACAACTTAAAATTATTAAAAATGAATAATCATATAAAAGAGGTTTGTAAAATAGGACAAGGTAAAAATTGTTGTAAATATGTAGGTTGCGGATCAAAAGGATTTGAATGTCTTAAATTAGAAGAATCAATTAAATCTATAATTGATAAAAGAGATAATATGGTTGCTAAATCTGATAACTGCGAAGGTAAATCTAATTTAAATGATATCTAAAAATAAATTTATTACCAAAGCGAAACATTTTATTATATTTGCATATAATAATAAATTTTTGAACATGATTAATTTAGTTAACATAATAGACAATAGAAGAGATGATAATAATATCATCCAATCGAGTTGGGCTTAATGTTAACAATATAAATAATATTAAAGAATCCAACCTAACAAGTTGGATTTTTTCGTTTAAATGGTTCTTTGACATGCTGGATTTTTTTATTAATTACTTTTTTATTATATTTACATATTAGTTCATTGAAAATAAATATTGGGATGTAGCTCAATGGTCCGAGCTGTGCGCTGTTAACGCATCGATAGGGGTTCGATTCCCTTCATCCCAGCAATTTTAATAAATTACATTTGCTAGAGCACAAGAGTTAACATGATATATAAAATAAATATATCATGGATAAACAATATGTAAAATTAGATAACGGAAAATGTAAATGTTTAATATGTAATAAAGAATATTCAATTTATGGAATAGGATCACATATTTGGAAAATGCATGGAGAAGGTAGAAATCATGATCCTAATGCCGGATATAAAAAAGGTAGAATAATTTGGAATAAAGGTTTAACTAAAGATACTGATGAAAGAGTTAAAAGATGTGGTGAAACATTAACGAAACATTTAAAAGAAGGATTATTTAAACATCATTCTAAAAATACAGAATTAACAAAAGAACATAAACAAAAAATATCTGATAAAATAAATGAAAGAATAAAAAATGGAGAATGGCATACATCTTTTTCTAAAAAAAATTATTATGAATATAATGGAATAAAATTACAAGTAAAATGGGAATATCTTTATGCTAAATATTTAGATGAAAATAATATTAAATGGGAAAGGCCTTATATTACATTTGAATATGAATATGAAGGAAAAACTCGAAGATATAGACCTGATTTCTTTTTATTAGATGAAAAAATTTATATTGAAATTAAAGGATACGTTACATTAAAAGATTTAGCAAAATGGAATAATTTTCCCTGTAAATTAAAAATTTTAATAGATGAAGATTTAATAAATTTAAATATATTAAAAGATTTTCAAAATAGAAAACAAAAAATAGAATTTAAAAAGGAATATAATATTTAAAATGGTACCAGTATTATACTGTAAGTCGTAAGATGGAAAAATGTAATGACAATCGGAAAGACGATAAAATGGCCGAGTAGCTTAGTAATAAGTTCACAGATAACTTATAAATTACCTACTCAATAGGACTCAAAGTTATTACAGAATAAATGGATAAAGTCTTATCTTGTCACGATAACATCAGGGGTTCGAATCCCCTCTCGGCCATCCTCGAATAATTTACTCGAACTATTAATGATATATAAAATAAAATATATCATTGGTATGAGTAAGTATAATATAGTTTATGAAATTATTAATAAAATTAACAATAAAATTTATATAGGCTGTCATCAGACGGATAAGTTGGAAGATGGTTATATGGGATCAGGTACTTATTTGCATAAGGCATTTAAGAAGTATGGAATAGACAATTTTGAACGTATAGTTCTTTATAATTTTGATACATTTGAAGAGATGTTTGCTAAAGAGGCTGAGTTAGTAAATGAAGAGTTTGTTAAAAGAAAAGATGTTTATAATATTATGTTAGGTGGTTATGGTTGGAATACTAAAGGATTGGTATTAGTTAAAGATAAAAAAAATAATAAAACATTAATGTTAAAAAGTGATTCAAGATATAATAATGAATATTTCCCTATAAGTATAGGAAAAGTCAATGTTATAGATAAAGAAGGAAATTCTTTTAAATGTGATGTAAATAATATAAAATTAAAATCAGGTGAATATCAATATCAAAGTAAATATTTTTCTTTATATAAAGATAAAAATAATAATATTATTAGATGTCGTTTAAATGATTCTAGAGTTTTAAGTAGTGAATTAGTTGGAATAATGAAACATAAAACAAGTGTAAAAGATAAAGACGGAAATAAATTTTGGGTAAATGTAGATGATCCAAGATATTTATCAGGTGAATTAGTTGGAATTCAAATAGGACGTAAATTAGCTAAAGAGCATCGAGAAAAAATAAGTAAAGCAAATAAAATATCTCAATTAGGTTCAAGAAATAGTCAGTATGGAAAGTGTTGGATACATAATTTAGAAGAGAAGAAATCTATAAGAGTAAAAAAAGAAGAAGTTTATGAATGGATAAATAAAGGTTGGATTAAAGGAAGAAAATTAGTATTTAAAAATAATGAAAAGGTATTTATAGCATAATGGACTTAGGGGTTGCTTGGTGTGGCCACCTGACTGTCACTCAGGAAAAACAGGTCAGTTCGAATCTGATTAAGTCCGCAAATTTTTTAATGATGAAAATAGGAGAAATACAAAAAGAATGTAAAGTGCATGGTTTTACTACTTTTTCAATGTATAAATATAAATCAAGTATACAATGTAAATGTATAAAATGTGGTCATGAACAAAGAGCTTTAAGATATACAATTAAAGATAAACGTGAACATGATTTAAATTATCAAGAGAAATGGAGAGATAAAAATAAAGAAAAAATAAAAATTTATCAGGAAACTCAATTAAATAAAGATAAAAAACCTTATAATAATTTTTTTAATATTAATGTTAAATCTATTAAAAAGATATATGATCATTTTGAATTTACTTTTAATGAAATAGAATGTATTAAAATCTTTAAAAGAAATAACATTTTAAATTTAAATACTTTATATAAATATCTAAGTAAAAAAAGATTAAATTATATGATTAATTATGAAAGATGGAGACTATTTGGAGTTTATAAATCAGGAAAAGATATTGATTATAAAAATGAAGGTTTAAAAATAGCAACAAAACTTTTTAATAAAAAATATAATGAGTAGTCATACTGAAATATTAGAAAAAAATTAAAATTTCAATCTGAATATTTAAAGAAATTTTATCCTGAAGTTTATAATGAAATTCAATTTAAATTCGTAAGTGCAGAATATATTTTAATAAAAGATGCTTTATATGTGTATGATGCAGATGGAATGGGAAGAACAGGTCCCAGAGTTTTGCAATATAAAGAAAAAGGTAAAGTAGGTTATTATTTTGGAGATCCTGGTGTAGTTTATGATGAATCAAGTTATACACTTATAACTGAAGATATAATTCATAAATGTATACCTGTAGATTCTGATTATTTTGAATCATATAGAAGAAAGAGAGAAGATTGTATTATCGGTTTATATCATATTGATGAAAATATAAAAGAAGATGAATTTTCAGAAGAGGATTTAAATATTGAAGAAAATGTTAAAGTTGATGATAAAAATCTTTATACTGATGATTTAAATGATAATAACCCTTTTCATTTTTTATAAATATTTAATTAAATTTTCATTTAAAATTATTTTGAAAAAAGATCATAAATATTTTAATTTGTAAAACTTAATTATTATATTTACACATAATATTAATTTATTATAACCTTCCCATTAAGGTTAATTAATGGCGTCTCTACTGAACGCATCAGTGTGTCGTAGGTTACTAGCGAAACATGTAAACGATGTTAACTGTCGAAAAGTTAAAAAGTTTCCCTACTTAGTGGGATACCGATGATGAAGTTGAAACCGTTCTTTGATATTATGAATTATATAGATTATAAAATATTTAAGATGTCAGTTACTATGTATTTCATACGGGTTTTCCATATGAAAAGACGTCAGTACAGCTTTGCAAATGAGCTATATCACATGGGTTTAACTTGTACCTCATCAAGTTAAGTGCTAATTCGGATGTATTTCTGCACTTTAATCTCGGAATCATGACCTTTTTTGCCGAATTTTTATTCAAATAAACGGTAGAATACTTTTGAGTATTCAATTTTTGAACGGTTTCAATTTCTAGGTATTATAAGTTATTTAATTTATTGATAGAGTAATTAACTTATTTTTCACAAATATAAATTATTAAAATGCTCCTATAATTGAATGGATACAATAAAAGATTTCTAATCTTTAAATCTGGGTTCGATTCCCAGTAGGAGTACTAATAAAGATAGGGAATCCTCTCTGGTTCACAAATAAAGTAAATAAAAATGTCAAAAGCAAAACAAGTAATAGTAGCAAGAAAAGATTTAAATATGCCGGCTGGTAAATTAGCTGCTCAAGTATCTCATGCTTCTTTAGGTGCTGTATTATCTTTAAGTGAAAAAGATATTAGAATTAGAAAAGAAGTTAAGGATGGTTCAACTTTTATTTATAATGAAAAAATTATAACTATTCCATATGCAATTAATTCTTCATTAGATAAATGGTTGGAAGAAAAATTTACTAAAATTGTTTTAGAATGTAATTCTGAAGAAGAATTAGAATTAATTTATTATAAAGCTAAAGATGCTAAACTTCCTACAGTACTTATTACAGATGCTGGTGATACTATATTTAATGGAGTTCCTACTAAAACATGTGTAGCAATAGGACCAGCTGATGAAGAAGAAATTAATAATATAACAGGAAAATTAAAACTTTACAAATAATAAAAACGGACCTTTGGCGCAATTGGTGAGCGCAAATCGCTCATAACGATGAGGTTATAGGTTCAAGTCCTATAGGGTCCACTAAAATTTTAAATATGGAAAAAGTATATATTTTAAATCCAGAATCAAATACAGATGTTATGGATTTAAATAAATTATTAGAATCAGGATATAATGTTAAACATTGTATTGCACAACATGTATCAGGATCTACTAATGTTTCAACAACATATGCAAGTAAAGATTCAAAGATTGAGCTAAAAGGTAATATAGTATTTGTGTTACATAAATGAAACTATTTAGTGTATCGATATATAATAAAAAATATTTCATTATATGGAAAAAAAATTTATTATAATCGGTTATGATACAGATAGACAATTATTTAGACATGTTTCAATAAGTGATACTGTTACTAGATATGGAATAAATAACAAATTAAATATGACTTCTGCTAGAATATTTACGTCAATAGAAAAAGCTGAAGGTATATTAGAAACTTTAGAAAAGTTTCATTTATGGGGTAAAGATAGTTGGTCATTCGTTACGATTGAAGATTATGTAGAACTAAAGGAATAATGGATTCAAACAAAAAAAATAAAATAAGTAAATTTTTAACTTATGTTTTAAGGCATAGACCTGAAACTATTGATCTTAAATTAGATGAATATGGATGGGCTAACGTTGATGAAATTATATCTAAGGCAAGTGAGCGAGAAGATTTTACCGTAGATGATATTATTAATATAGTAGAAACATGTCCTAAACAAAGATTTCGTTTTAATGAAAATAAAACTATGATTAAAGCTAATCAAGGTCATTCTATTAATATTAAAAATGATTTTGAAAAGGTTATACCTCCTACAAAATTGTATCATGGAACAGGATTTCGTTTATTATCACAAATTAAAAAAGAAGGTCTTAATAAAATGACAAGACATCATGTTCATTTATATGGAGAAGAACACATACAAAAGGCTTTAGAAACCGGAGCTAGACATGATAAAAAAAATGGTGGAGTAATTTTATTAATTGATTGTAAATCAATGGTTAAAGATAATATTGTTTTTTATAAAACTTTAAATGATGTTTATTTAACTGATAATGTTCCATCTAAATATATTACCCAATTAATGTAAGATAATCAGAGAAGATGTCGCTATATTTTTATATAGAGAAAATTGGTACCACATAAAGAGAAAACAGGAGATAAAAAAAGCTTAATGTTAAATTAAGCTTTTGTCGTTAATACTGTATACAATGTGTAACTCGTAATAATCTAGTCGTTTCTCTTGATAGGATAAGGTTGAGGCTTAGATAAATGACATCATAAAGCAGAAGTCCAATTAAGCTCAATTATCTTACAATTCAGGTTCTTCAGTAGTTGTACTTTCACCTTTACTTGTAAGAAATTCCTTTTTAATTGCTAATAGTTTATTACTTGTTAATGGATCAGAAGTTCCTTTAATTAAAAAAGTAATTAATTCTCTATATTTACCGTCATCTAAAAGTTTTTTATATTTTTTTCTAGTTGTAATATCTAGATCTAACATCATACCTTGTAAATATAATTTTAAATCATCATTATCAAAACTTCTAGCAATCTTTTTCATAATTTGAGATTGATCAGCTTTTACTAATTCTTCTTCATTCATAATTTTTTCAACCATGAAATCTTCATATCTAATTAAATGTTCCATATAAATAATTTTATTTTATTATATTTATCACAATTTTTTGGTCTAAATATGCATTTAATGTTTTTTTTAATTAACTTAATTATTATATTTACAAATTAAATTTAAATATATGAAACATTTTTTATCTAGAATAGAAGGACAAATATACAAAAATATAGTTGGTGCATTATTAATATGCGAATCAATGTTAATTGTAGTATTTTTAATTCTTTTTGCTTGTGGAGCATCTCATCTTTTTTTACCATTTATAATAAGTAATATTTCATTAATATTATTAATATTAATGATAAGCTTAGCTATAATATTATTTGATGATAACTGTATGTTATCAGACTATGCATATAAAAATTTCTATGATTCTGCTAAATTAAAAATAGAGAAAAATGAACCTATAATTGATATAAACGAATTTTTAATTAAATATTTTAAATTATGATAATTATCTATATTTTATTTTGTGTATTTTTTTATTTTATGTTAGGAGCATTAACCCAAGTATTAATGTATTTAAGAAGAAAATATTTTGGTTTACCGACTAATTATAACGTTAATTTACCCTTTAATTATAAAGGTGAAGAAATTCATGCTAAATTTGATTTAATTTATGGAAAATATTGTTCGATAGAAAATAGACAAAATCCGTCTAAAAATATGCTAGAAGGATCCACTGTAATTTATTGGGGAATAATTTCATTTATAGTTTGGATTTTTGGAACATTTATTTTTTTAGTATTACCAATAATAGCTTATTTTTCTATATTTATAATATTTAAATTATTAAGTTTATTTATAGATATTGAAGATAATTTAGACTTTAATAATTTTATTAATTCCGATTTAGATTTAGATTTATGATTTTAAAACCTTATTATGATTTAAATATAGATCAACGAAAAAAAGTTACTTTAATATTAAAAGAACATACAATATTTTTAAATCATTGGAAACTTGATATTAATTTAAAAAGATCTCTTAAAATAATTTTTTTAGATGATATTATTATAGGATTTTTAAATCCACAGTTATGTTGTATAACTGGATATTCTGATTATTGGAAATTAGTTCCATTAAAAATTTCAAAAGAATATCAAAATAAAGGATATGGAGGTTTAGCTGTTAAAGAATTTTATAAAGATAAAAAAGGTTTGGTTTATATTGATAATGATAACATTCCATCAATAAAAATACATTTAAATATTGGTTTTAAATTACAACCTGATTTATGTATAAATTGTGAAAATGGAAAATATTATGTTAAACATTAGTTAAGATATATTAGTATATTTAATTGCATGATATATAATTAAATAAAAAATTATTGACATGAATATACTGGTATCTGATGAAGATAAAAATTTTTCTACTTTAATAGAATTAATTTTAAAAGATAAAAAATATTCTATAGATTATGTTGAAAGTAATTCTGAAGCTATAATGAAAGCAGCTGAAAATAAATATGATGTAATTTTAATGAATATTCAAACTACAAATATGAGTGGATATGATGCAGCAACAATAATTAAAACACATCGACCTGCGACATCTATAATAGGTTCAAGTACAACAAGTAAAATAAGTAAAAAATACAAGCATTTAAATTATGATCCATTTGACGCATTTTTTAATAAAAATGACAACATAAATAATTTAAAAAGTTTAATTAATTTTTTTATATAATTTAAATGGATAAACATAAAAAAATAGATAAGATGTTCTTAGATATAGCTCAAAGAATATCAGAACAGTCTAATTGTGTAAGTTATCATGTAGGTGCAGTTTTAGTTAAAAGTAATAGAATAATATCAACTGGATATAATGGTTCACCTCCTGGATTTATTAATTGTAATGAAAAGTTTATAGGTGAATTTAACAGAGAAGATCATCATGAATGGTCCAATTTATTTGAGGTTCATGCTGAAATGAATAGTATTTTATTTGCTTCTAAAGAAGGAAAAGAAACATCAAATACTACTTTATATTGTACTCATCAACCTTGTCATAATTGTTTAAAACATTTAATAGCTGCTGGTATTACTAGAGTTATATATGAACGTCCGTATGATAAATCAGGATATACAAAAGAAACAGATGAACTTTTAAAAATATCTGGAATAAAATTTGAAATATTTTAATGTTAATTTTTAATAAAATAAAAATGAAAAAATTTAAAAAAGGAAAAAGTGTAGTAATAAAATCAACAATTAAAACATTAGGTCATGATGATATATCATTAATAGGAATTACTCGTAAAGTTGAAAAAATAGTAGATGCTAATTGGTCTACAACAAAAGGAAAAAAAGGTATTATGTTAGAAGGATTTGCATATATTTTTAATCCAAAAGATTTAAAAATAATTTTTAATAAAAAAGAAAAGAAACTTAAAATATTATTAAAAGAATATAATGCAAATTATTATATAAAAAATAGGGAAAAAATTTTAGCTAAAAGAAAAGAAAAATATAATAAAAGCAAGAATTAATTCTTGCTTTTTATGGCTCTATAGTTCAAAGATAGAACATATCGCCACGGACGATAAGATATGGGTTCGATTCCTATTAGGGCTACATTTTTTTTATTTATCAAACTTTATTATTATATTTACATAATTAATACTTTATTATATGAAATATATTTCTAACGATCCAGTATCATTACTTAATACTAAAGAGGAATGCAATTTAGTAATTACAAATTTAAGAAATGAATTAAAACAATATTTATTAAACAATAATTTAAAATCAATTGTATTAGGAATTTCAGGTGGAATTGATAGTGCATTAATTGCAGCAATATCTAAACCTATATGTGATGAATTAAATATTCCTATTATAGGACGAAGTTTAACAATTAAAACTAATAAAGTAGATGAAATAAATAGATCTATGAATATTGGTAAAAATTTCTGTACTGATTTTAACCATTTAGATTTATCTGAAGATTATGATGATATAGAATACTTTGATGACATTGTTGATCCAATTGTTGATAATACATTAAATGGTAAAAAAATAAGATTAGGAAATATTAAAGCTAGATTAAGAATGATTTATCTTTATAATTTAGCATCTAAGAATAAAGGTATGGTAATGTCAACTGATAATTACACTGAATATTTATTAGGGTTTTGGACGATCTGTGGCGACCAAGGAGATTATGCACAAATACAAATGCTTTGGAAAACTGAAGTTTATAAATTATCACAATATATAGTTGATAATGAATTAGAAGGTAAAGTTAAATTAGCTCTTCAAGAATGTATTAATGCTGTTCCAACTGATGGGCTAGGAATTAGTAACAGTGATTTAGAACAAATAGGTGCATCTAGTTATCAAGAAGCTGATAAAATACTTTACGATTATATTGTAAATAAAGAAAAATCTATTTATAAAGATCATTTAGTTATTAATAGACATATTAAATCTGAATTTAAACGGCATATACCTATAATTATAGAACGTCCAGTATTATTTAGGAATTTGTAAATTACATGGAGATGTTTTAATATATATTAAAACATCTCCAATATGAAACAATTTATTAAAGATAATCTTTTTATTTTATATAAGAATAAAATAGGTTTAAATGGATCAAGACTTAAAAAATCATGGTTTATAAATAATAAATATTTACTTGAATATAAAAATATTTTAATATGTACAAATTTTTTATTTTTAGATTGTACTTTATCTGAAAGAATATATTGTATAATTAACAATATTAAAGAACATAAATTATGTCTATATTGTAATGAATACTGTAAATATGTAAATTTCGAGGGGGGATATAAAAAACATTGTGGATCAAAAAACTGTATTAAAAAATATAAATCTACTTTTATAATAAAAGATGGATTAACTCCTAATCAATTATCTGGAAAAGGAATAAGTATTGCAATGAATACTATTCAAGAAAATGGTAAATCTTTAGCAGTAAATATATATAATTTTAATCAAATTAAAAGAAATAAAATTTTAGAAAACGGTAAAACTTTAAATAATATTATAGCTGAAAAATCGGCTAAAACTAAAATGACAACATTTATTAATAATGAAAAACTTTCTACTATATATGCTAGAAAATCCAATAATACAATGAAAAATAGATTTATAAATAATGAAAGTATTCAATCATTAAGAATAAAAAAAATGATTAAAACGAAAAGTACAATTGGATTAGATGGATTAGATTCATGGGAACGGGGATTTAAAAATGGAGCTGGTAAAAATTCATCTATTAAATATTTTAATGATTTATTATATTATCAAGGTAGTTATGAAAAATATTTTTTAGATTTAATGTATAATAATAATTTAATTAGCATTGTTGAAAGAGGACCAAGATTTAATTATAATATTAATAAACAATATAGATCTGATTATAAAGTTAATAAATATATAATAGAGATAAAATCATCTTGGTCTTATGGTGCAGAAAATGAAGAATTAAGAAATAAAAATATTTTAAAATTTAAAGCCGTTTTAAATAATTTAGATTATAAATTAATTGTAATATTTAATAATTCTTTTTTTATTATTGTTGATAAAAATATTGTTGATAGTAATTTATTTTACAACAAATTGTATCATAATAAAATAGAAAATTTAATTAATGTTTTAACAAAATAGAATAATGTTAAATGATATTATAACTTTTAATGAATATGAATGTCATATCGTTAAAAAATCATATAGTAATGGAAGATTAGCATTACAATTAATGAATGCTAAATCATTAAAAGAACCTAATTATAGTATGCAACTAGGTACAGAATGTATAGCAACTGTAACTATAAATTTACCTAACGAGGATATTGCTGATGATGAAATATTCATAAAAAATTATTCTGAAAATGAAGGCATGCTTGAAGCTTTATTAGAAGCTAATGTAATAAGTAAACCTATAAAGTATGTTAAAATAGGATTTGTTGAAGTTCCATTATGTAAAATTTTAATTTGATGAAAGTTTTTAAGGTAAGCAAAGAATCAGTTATAACAGACAGAAACGATAATATTAATAGATATTTTAATGACATTAAAAAATTTAAATCATTATCTATAGAAGATGAAACTGATTTAGTTATAAAATATCAAAAGGAAAATGATCAAAATGCTATAGATCAATTAATATTAAATAATTTAAGGTTTGTTATAAGTGTAGCAAAAATGTATCAAGGTTTAATGCCATTAGAAGATTTAATAAATGAAGGTAATTTAGGACTTATAATTGCTGCTAAAAAGTTTGATCCAACAAGAGGATTTAAATTTATTTCATATGCAGTATGGTGGATTAAAAATACTATTCACGTCGCATTACATAATCATTCTAATCATATTAGAATACCTTCAAGTATCTATTTAAAAATTAGAAAACTTGAAGAAACTATTAAAACTGATGAAGATTTATTAAATATTGATAGAAATGATTATATTAAATTTTATCAATATAATTTTATGCATACATCATATTTATATGACGAAACATCAAGTGATAATTTATGTGTATTAGATACTTTGATTGATACTAATTATATTCCAGTAGATAATAATTTAATATTAAATGATAACAAATTATTATTATTAAATGTTATTAATGCTTTATCAGAACGTGAAAAAATTATAATAATTAATTATTATGGATTAAATGGTAAAGAAGGCAAAACATATTGGGAAATAGGAAAATTATTGGATGTTTCAGGCGAAACTATTAGAATAACTTTGAATAATATATTAAGAAAATTAAAATATAGATTTAAAGTTAATTCTATAAAAATAACAGATTTTACAAACAATTAAAATTTAAAATATGAAAAAACTAATTTTATTTACATTTATAATATTTACATTATTTTCATGTGGATATGAATCATCGAAAGGTGATTTTTATATAAGACCAACAGATGATTATAATAAACCTGGCGAATATATTACACAAGATAATTATAAAGATGGACTTATTTTTAATAAAGAAAAAACTAATAATTTTGATCCTGAAAAAGTTATTGATATTTTGTGTATAGATATTTTAACACATACAGATGATTGGAAAATGACACAATATGATTTTATAAATAAAAATGGAGTTCAAATTTGGATAAAAGATGGTCCTGTACAATATTATATTAAAGCAAGTAAAGATTATAATCAAATTAATTTTACCGAAGAAGAAAGAAATAAATTAAATGAAAATATAGATATTTGGAAACAAAAAACTAAATACATCGATAATCAATCTAAAAGTTTAATAAATAAATTAAAATGATAAAGTATTTTATAAAAGGACTTATAATAAGTCCTTTTTTATTTTTAATAAGTTGTAATGATAAAGTTAAAAATGAAAAATTTCAAAATATTACAAAAGATGAGTGTAATTGGGCAGATGAAAATAACACTAATAAATCTGCTGTATCATATGAACAATTAGAATCTGTTATAAATGAATTAAAATTATTAAAAGAAGAATTAATTATACTTAAAACTCAAAATGATAATTTTGAAAATAATAAATCTGAATATAGTTATTGGTATGTTTCATATTTAGATGCAGATGGAAATATTATGCAAACTATTTATAAACAAAATGGAATTATATTTGATCCATTACATGCTGGAGAAACTATAGCATCTTGGCATAAAAATAATGATACATGGTATCGTCCCAGTTTTTATGCAAGAGTAACTAAAGAAGTATATGATTATTGGATTGAATAATTTTTTTATTAATAACTTTTTTATTATATTTACACATTAAAATTAATATTAACTAAAATATTTTTAAATATGAAAAAATCTGCATTATTACTTATTGATATACAAAATGATTTTTGTTTACCAGAAAGAAGAATTAAAGTAACAAATGATCCAAAAGATGATATTGTTTTTCCACAAGGTGCTCTTTATGTTAAAGGTGCCGAAAATGATGTAAAAAGAATTGTTGATTTTATTGATAGAAATAAATCACAAATTAATTATATAGGATTAACTCAAGATACACATCAAGTAATTGATATATCTCATCCATCATATTGGCAAGATAAAGATGGAAATAATCCAGGTCATTTTACAAGTATTAGTTCTTCACAAATACGTTCTGGAGAATGGACTCCAAGATATATGCCTCATGAATCTTTAAAATATGTTGAAGAATTAGAAAGACAAAAAGAATTTCCACATTGTATTTGGCCTGAACATTGTATAGTTGGATCAACAGGAGCTGCTATAGTAGATGAATTAATGACAGCTGTTAAAAATTGGGCAAGACAAGGAAGATTTTTTCAAGTTATTCAAAAAGGTGAACACCCATTAAGTGAACATTTTGGTGCATTTAGAGCAAATATTCCAGTTCAAAATGCTCCTGCTACTCAACTTAATCAATATCTAATTAACACATTAGAAAAATATAATGAAATTTATTTTGCAGGAGAAGCTTCTAGTCATTGTGTAGCAAATACTCTTAAACAAGCAATGGAATTCCCTCAATTAGCTTCAAAGTTTATTATTCTTGAAGATGGAATGTCTCCAGTACCAGGATTTGAAACACTTGCAGATCCAATTTATGCTCAAGCTAGACAAATGGGTATAAGATTTGCTAAATTAACAGATATTAACCTTTAATAATTATAACAATGGACGAACTTTATAATGACGTACAATTTGGTAATCAATTTGGAAATTTTAATCCTGATGCAATTGATGCTGATGAAACAATAAATGCAGTATTTATTGTTGATATATCACCTTCAATATCAGATTATGAAAATGATTTAAATTCTGCTCTTAAAGATTTTACCGAAGAAATGCAAAAATCTCATATAGCAGATAGTTTATTAGTATCTATTGTTGAATTTAATGATAGTGTAAATGTTAAATCTGGATTTCAACCTATTGCAAATGTAAAATTAGATACATTTAAAGGTAGTGGTTATGGAACTGCACTTTATACTGCAGTAGAAAAAGGATTAACAAATGCATTAAATTATAGAAATCAACTTGAAAATTCCGGTGTTAATTGCAAAACTTTAGTATTTATTTTAACAGATGGTGAAGATAATTCATCACTTACCGGTGATGCTGCTAAAGTTAAAGCAATACATGCTAAATTAGCAGCAGAAGAAAAGACTAATAGAAATTTTACAACTGTATTATTTGGTATTAATGATTCAGTAAATTTTGAATCAGCTGCTGCTAATATGGGAATTCCTAAAGAATTTGTAGCAAGAGTAGGTCAAACTGCTAAGGATATACGTAAAATGATTAACTGGATCAGTTCTTCAGTATCAAGTGCTTCATCTAGTGGAGCAATTTCTGTACCAAACTTTTAATAATAAGGGGCTTAAAGCCCCTTTTATTTTTTAAACAAATGGATTATAGTATTAAAACTCTTTTAAGAAAAGGCGAGTCTCATTCATTACATTGTGAAGATGATTTTACATATTTTGAATATAAAGATTGGGTATTTATTGCAGTATTCGATGGATGTTCAGGAGGAACAAAATCATATTTTGCATCAACCTTATTTACAAAATTAATGTTGACTGAATTTCAAGCTTATACAAAATTTTTATATGATTATAATACCACTTCATCTATTGCTAATTCATTAATAGAATCTTTTAAACTTAAATTAAAAGAAACTTGTCAATTTTTACATTTAAATGAAAATGAAATATTATCAACTATTGTATTGGTTGTAGCTGATATTAAAAGAAATGATGCTCATGGAATAATTATTGGGGATGGATCAATATTTCATAATGGTACAGAAATATTAAGAGTTGATCCAATAGATAATGCGCCTGATTATATTTCATATCATTTACAAAATAATTTCTTCAAAATAAAACATGAAATTAAATTTTCAAATTATAATGATATATCAATAACATCAGATGGAATTGATCAATTAAAAAGAAATGGACATTTTTTAAGTGATGAAGATAAGAAAAAAATATTAGATTTTTTATTAATAGATAGAAAATTTGAAAATTTAGATGTAATGTTATCCAGAAAATTTAATATTTTAGAAAATAAAGAAAATATTTATCCCAGTGATGATTTATCTATTGTTAGATTAATATTACAAAATGATGTATCACAATCAATTATTGAATTATGATAGTATATGATAAAGCATCTAGTAAAAAAATTACTATAGATGAAAAGAAAGAATTATCTAGAGGTGGTGAAGGCCGCATTATTGAAATTGGACATGGTTTAGTTGCAAAATTATATCTTCAAGGAATTGAACCGATTACTGATCAAAAATTTAATAGTCTTAATGCTATTAATGCAAAAGAATTTATAAAACCTAAAGCTTTATTAATATCGCATCAAGCAAGTAAAGATATTATTGGATTTATAATGGATATGGTTCCATCAGATTTTTTTCCTTTACATTCAGCATTTAATAGTAATTATTGTCAAAGAAATAATTTAACAGAATCTTGGAAATTATCTGTGTCTCAAAAATTAATTACATGTTTAAATTATATTCATTCTTTAAACATCGTGATTGGTGATTTTAGTGGATTTAATATATTAGCTCATAAAAATGGCGATATAGCATTTATAGACGTTGATAGCTATGAAACACCTGGTAATAAACACTCGGGAAGACTTTTACATGATATTAGAGATTTTTATCATAATGGAGAAATTTCTAAAAATGCTGATTATTTTTCATTAGCAGTTGTAATATTTAATTTAATTACAACTGTACATCCATATAAAGGTATACATCAAAAATATAAAGATATTCAAGATAGAATGATTTATAAATTAAGCATACTTAAAAATGATCCAAATTTAAAAATACCTAAATGTTATGAACCTATAACAGATCAAAACTTATTAAATCAATTTGAAAGAATATTTAATGAAGGAGAACGCTTTTTATTAAATTTAAATCCTACTACTAAAATAATTACAAAAATTAAAACACATAAGCCTACTAGTATTACAAAAGGCGAACTTGTCATGAAAGAAATTTTTAAAGGAAATATAGAATATATGGCATGTAGTAATGTATTCGGATGCATCTTAGAGGATGCAAATATCCATATATATGACCTTACATATAAGGGACATGCTAAACCGGTTTATACACTAAGTAAGCCCTCGGGTTTTAGAGGAATATTTCCCACAGATAAAAATGTGATAATATTTATTGATAAATTACTTTATAAAATTGATTTAAATCGTAAACAAAATATTCTTATACAAGGATTTCAACCAACTGAAATAATTACTCACTATCAAATAGATAATACTTTGATAGTAATAACAAATGATAATAGATATCAAATAAATTTAGATGGTATTTTAAATAATTATATTCAAACAACTCTTATTCCAACATATGGAAAAGGATATTCAAATTTAAATGGATTAATCCAAAGAATAAATGGCAAAAATTTTATTTATTATCAATCGCATGATATTTTAAATACTGTTAGTTTTCCATTGCCTCTTAAAGATATTTATCAAAAAGGTAATGTTGGTATAGCACATTTTATCGAGGATGATAAAGAAAGGTTTTCATTATTTGTTATAAACGGACTTGATGCAATATTATCTGATGATTCATATGATAATCTTAGAAATTTCGGTTATAATAAAGATAATGGCTATATTATTTTACCAGAAGATGATAATTTAACCTTTTTAAGAGCAAAAGATTTTTATCCTATTGCAAAATATGAATGTGATTTAGTAGATGAAATGTCACAAGTTTTCAATTCTAATGCTGGAATTGTTGTTAATAATGGAACACAAGTTTTTTTAATTAATAAAAAATAAAAATAACAGTAAGCATTCGAAACTTTATTATATAAACCCAATATAAAATTTACAGTTAAAGGGCCGGTGAAATGTATTAAAATAAATTAAGCAATAAGATTTAAAATATATAAAAAAATAAATTAAACTTATGAAATATTGCGATACTTACAATGAATGGCAACAATATTGGAATGAACAAGAACGTATTAATCAGGAATGTAATAATTTAGATTATGAAACATTATATAATTTAGTGATAAATATTGATGATGGCATTGATGAAACTACAACTAGTCAAGAATATGGAAAAGGAGCAGCTTCAGGAGCAGGATGGGCATTAGGAGCAGGAGCAGGAGTTGTAGGAGCTGCAGCATTGCATAAAAAAGGTATTGATGCAGGAAAAGTAGCAGATGTAATATTTAAAAAAAGCAATATACCTTATGCAATTGCAGGTGCAGCCTTAATTGGAGGATTAGCTACACTTTTAACAATAAGAAAAAGAAAGAAAAAAATTGAATTTCTATTAAGAGATGAGACAGATTTAAATAGAAAAGAATCTTTAAGAAAAGAATTAAGTGCACTTAAAAATAGTGAATTAAATAAATTAAGAGATTATAAAAAGCAAGAAGATTTAGCTAAAGTACAAGCTGATTTATTAGCAAAAAAAGGAAATATAACTCCTGCTATAAATAAAAAAGGAGCTATTAATAAAGATAAAATTAATAAACTTAAACAAGAAGTTAAATCAATTTAATATTTAAATTATGATTCAAAAAATTGAAATTGAAATTAATGGTAATTCTAAAAAAGAAATTATAGAAATACAAGAATTAATCCTTTCTATAATTAATAATATCCCATTGGACAAACAATTAAAATTGGCTAGAAAAATAAAAGAAAAACCAAATTTTCTTCAAAAAGCAATTAAGTGGATTTAATTTTTTTTTTATTAACTTTTTTATTATATTTATAAAAAATTAATATGAAAAATATTTTTCTACTATTCTTATTATTTGTTATAAATTTTACATTATTAGCAAATATATCTATTAAATATCAAATTAACAAAAATGAATTAATTATAACTGAAATTAATTTAAATCATGATTTTGAATATTGTCGTTGGATACTTGAATCATCTATTTATTATGATTCAAAAGTAACTCATGTTTTTAATGATACAACTAATACTGAGATCATATTAAATACATTAGATAAAAATGGTATTTATAGAACATATGTTTTTAATATTGATTTAAATAAAAATGAATTAATAAACATAGAAACATATTTAGAAGTTATTAATTTATATAATAAAAAAATAAAAGTAAAAATATATGGAATTAAAAATATAAATATTAGTTATATTGATATTTTTAATAATGAAAAAGTTTTATTAAATGAAAATTTTACTTATATAGAAAAAATTATTGATATTAATAAAATTAAAAATAATTCCTTTTTAATGATAAATTTTACAATTAATAATAAATTAACAATTTTAAATGCTTTAATATAAAAATGATAATAGTTAAAGCCTATAAATGTTCATATTGCGATAAAGTTATGCTTAATGAAATAAAAATATTAAAGCATGAATATAGTTGTATTAAAAAATTACAATATGAAGCTAAACGATTAAAATATGAAAAACAGAAAAGAATTTCTTAAAAAATATATTAATACACCATCTCCTAGTGGATACGAATTATTATTAGGAGGTCAAAAAGTATGGATAGATTATGTTAAAAAATATGCTGACAAAGTTGAAATAGATAATTATGGTAATGCATATGCTTATTATATTTCTAATTTAGCATTAAAAACATTAAAAGAAACATCAGAAATAAAAACTGTTTTATTAGATGCTCATTGTGATGAAATAGGTTTTTTTGTATTTGATATTACAAATGAAGGATTTATAAAAGTTGGACGTTTAGGTGGTTCTGACATCACAATTACACCATCAGCCAGAGTTGATATATGGGGAGACAATGGAAAAGTTAAAGGTGTTTTTGGTCACCCTGCTATTCATGTTCAAGAAGATAAATTCGAATTAAAAATAGAAAATATTTTTATAGACATAGGAGTTTCTAAAAAAGAAGATGTTGAAAAATTAGGAATAACAATTGGAACTCCTATTACAATGTCTGATGGCTATATGGATTTAGGAGATTATTATTGTGGTAGATCTCTAGATGATAAAATAGGAGGATTTGTTAATTCACAATTAATTAAAAAATTATATGAAAATAAAATTCAATTACCTTTTGAATTAATTATAGTTAATGCTGTACAGGAAGAAGTAGGATTACATGGCGCTCAAATGGTTGTTGAAAAAATTAAACCTGATATAGCTATAGTCATAGATGTAACTCATGATACTGAAAGCCCAGCATATAATAAAAGTAAACAAGGTACAGTATCAGCGGGCAAAGGTTTAGTTATTATGAATGCTCCATCAATTCAAAAGAATTTATTAAAATTAATAATTGATACAGCAAAGGAAAATAAAATACCTTATCAATTAACTGCGAGTGGTAGAGGATCTGGAACAAATGCAGATTCATATGCTTATCCACATGGAATACCGACTGCTTTATTAAAATTAGCGATGAGATATATGCACACTACAGTTGAAACTGTTCATAAAAATGATGTTGATGATTTAATAAAATTATTACAATATATTTTATTAAATCCTAAACTTATTAAATCTTTAAAATATGAATAATTTAATTGCAATAAATATCAATAATCCTATAAAGATTATTAAATACATGAATTTAAAAAGATATAGTAATGAATCTATTTATAAATCTATTTGCCCAGAATGTGAAGAGGGAATATTATTTATGCAAAGAGATGTAAATACATTTAAAATTATAGATCAAGATAGATGTACATTGTGTGGTCAATCTTTTAGATATGAAGATATTGAACTATTTAATAATAAATAATGAATAAAAAAGATGTTGAAAAACAGGTAATAAAATGGATGGAAGAAGATATTCAATCTGTTTTATCAGGCAAAGTAAAAACAATAGAATTATTATATGTTAGACCTAATGATATTATATCTTACATTAATACATTAGACAAGATATTAATTAATTTTGATAGTAATGGATATCAATGGGATTATTGGATAATATTTACTTACAATAATAAAAATTATAAACTTACAGGAGATGGCTATTATAATAATTCTGCAATTTTATTATTAAATGAAAACTTTTAAAATAAAACCTCGCAAATGGAAAAAAAGACTTAAAAAATTTTTAATTGAAGGACTTAATAAAAAAGAAGCTAAAGAACAATGGGCTCAATTTTGGTTTGAACATAAACAAATATATTTATATTCTAAAGAAAATGCAGATAAAATTAAATAATTCTGAAATATTTATTCATGAATGTAATTCAAAGAATATAATAATTAATATTCCAGGCTACGGTGGCACTGCTGAAGGTTATGAAAATAAATATATTAAACTAGGTGATTATATAGTATCAAAAGAATTAGGTTCATTTGTTAGAATGAATAATAGTGTTCCGAGATCTATGTATAATACATTAAATAGAAATTTATATCCTTCTCATATAATTTCAAAAACTCATGAAGTTATTGAATATTGTATAAACAATTCTATTGAAATATGTGGAGAAAAAGATCCAAATATTTATTTAATTGGTACTTCTGCAGGTGGAGCAGTAGCTGCTTATATGGCTAATAGATATAAAGAAATTAAAAAAATATTATTATGTGCTCCATCTGGTAATATTGAAATGAAACAAATAATGGAAACATATAAAGATTTTAAAGGCGAATTAAGTATTATTATTGGAGAAAATGATGAAGTAGTTGGTACATATATTTCTCATGTATATTTACAACAGTGTAAAAATGCAAGTGAAAAAAGAATACGATTATTACATAATTGTAATCATAATTTTACAGGAGAAGAAAATGGTAAATTATTAAGTCATGCTCCTTTCTGGGCTTTTGATAATGAAAATCATCCCATATTAGATTCAAATAAAGGAATAATATTGTACGAATGAAAACAAACGAAATAATAAAATTAGGAGTAAGTCTTGGTCTAAATTTTAATGCTAAAACTTCATTTAAAGATTTATTAGATAAAGATTATGTAGTATTTGATGGTATTAATAATCAAAGATTTGCTATAGACGGTCAAAATCTATCAGATATTGAAATATATGAAAAAATGGGTTATTATTTAAAACAAATGGGTAGACGAGAATTACAAATGGAATTACATAATCTATTAAGTATAACATAAATTAATTAAATATGGAAACTAGAACATTTACGGAAGAACAAATACGATCTATAATGTATGAGGAAGGTATTTATGATACAAAAAATGAAATTAAACTTTATACAATAGTAAGCGAAAAAATAATAGATAGCGATCAATCAAAAAATTCAACTCAACATGAATATGTTATTAAAGAAATATCTAGCGGTAAATATTTTAAAGCCGTATTAGGAGATTCTCCATGGATTAAACAAGATATGGTAAATGCAAAACAAATATGGCATGAAGTTAAACCAACAACAAGAACAATTATCGAATATAATTAACTAATTTTTATAAAAATTTTTATTTTAATTTCTTTTTAATTATATTTACATATAATAATAATTATTCGAAACATTTTAGAAAAAATGCATATAATAATCAAATTACACAAAAAAGGTTTTATATATAAAAAAATGAAAACATTATCTACATATCCATTAGGTCAAGCACAAACTTTAGGAACACCACCTATTACCGGATGAGATATGTTTGTATAAATATAAACTAAAATATTAAATCCGGTTCTAATCAAATCGGATTTTTTTTGTTTTAAAAATGTTCTTTGGAATACTGTGAATTAAATTTTTATTAGGGGGGGTATAGCTCAGTCTGGCTAGAGTACTTGATTTGCAATCAAGAGGTTTCATGGGATTCGAACCCCATTTCCTCCACCAATAATAAGTTCAAATTCTGATAGCTCCACTAATATATAAAATAAAATATTTATGGAACTCGAAAAAAATTGTCCTGTATGTGGTAAAGAAAAATATAAATTAACTAATAAATATTGTTCTTATGCATGTAGAAATATAATGATTAATAAAAATAAAGATTATAAAAACCAATCAGAAAAAATTTCTAAATCATTAAAGAAAAGAAAAAAAGAATTAGATAAAAATATTATTACAAAAATTGTTAAGTGTAATAATTATTTAAGATGTAATACAGAATTTGAAGTTAAATCAAATAATAAAAGAGAATTTAAAGAAAAATATTATTGTTGTATATTTTGTGCTAGAGCTGTTAGCGGTTTGGCATCAAAAGGTTCTTATAAAAAATGGAACGATAAATTTTTAAAAACTCCTAGAATTAAAAAATGTCCTTATTGTGAAAAAGAGCACTTTTTAATGAGAAAATACTGTTCTGATGAATGTGTAAGAGCATATAAAAGAAAACATTTAGATAATTATAAAAAATATTATAATAATGCACTATTTAAATTTTCTTTAAATAGTTATAATGAAGAATTTGATTTTACTTTAATAAAAAATACGGATGGTATAAAGCTAAAAATAGGGGAAATAATATGAATGGCATAAGTAGAGATCATATGCTATCAGTATCAGAAGGATATAAACAAAAAATTAATCCTTTGTTATTAGCTCATCCAGCAAATTGTAAATTATTAAGACATAATGATAATATATCAAAAGGATTTAAATGCAGTATTAATATTGAAGAATTAAAAGAAAAAATTAATGAATGGGAATTAAAATATGGTTCTTATTATAAAAATAAATTAGAAACATATATAAATTTAAATTCATTAAAATAAAGTTTAAAAAAGGGATTCGAACCCCTTAGATTCCACAACGGTTCTAAATGGCAACTTAGAAGATTAAATGAGGAACAAAGGATTGAAAGATATCCATAACACTCAGCCGAAGTTATTTGAAATAATGAGAGAGTTAATAAATTCAATTTATAACTTTTACAATATCTATGAAAATAGAACTTAAAGCTATTACAGAAAAACTGAGTATTGGTAAACTCAACTGACAGTAAATCAGCGGACGAAAGTCTTTGGTGGTTCAAATCCATCCTCTCTCACAGCTGAATCTATAAATGATTCAAAGGTCTTTGACGTATTGGAAATAAAAAATTATTAGATGGAAGACGAATATTAATTAGATAATTTAAATGTTAATAGGGTTCTTCTTGAAGATGCCGAAGTGATGAAATGGTTATACATGAATCTTTTAAGAGGATTTGCCTATAAGGCGTGTGGGTTCGACTCCCACTTTCGGTACAATTTAAATAAAAAAATATCGGAGTATAGCGAAGTTGGTATCGCGCCACATTTGGGATGTGGAGATCGTTGGGTCGTGGCCAGCTACTCCGACAAACGAGTTAACCTTTATCCAAAAACGATTAAGGGTGGTACTAGAAGTAATTAATCTAGTTTTAGGTTCGAATCCTTGTAACTCGACAAATCTTAAAAATTATGAATAAAGAATTTGTACCTTATGAAGAAACGTTAACTCTTAAAGAATTAGGATTTGATGAAGAATGTTTTGCAGTTTTTTTTAGATGATAAATCTATTTATATAAAAGATTATAAATTAGCATTTTATAATGGAGTTTACATTAAAGCACCATTATATCAACAAGCTTTTAGATGGTTTAGAGAAAAATATAATTTACATATTCCTATTAGAAAAGTTGTCGGTAATAGAGGAACTGAAAGTGAAATTACTAGTTGGACAATAAAAGGTACTCCTTGGAAAAATTTATCTTCTTATGAAGAGGCTGAATTAGAAAGTTTAAGAGAATTAATTAAAATAGTTAAAGATGAGAAAGCCTAGAATAAAATGGACAAAAAGGTATGGTTATGTAGAAGGAACCATTAATAAAGAAATATCTTTTAGTTATAATTGTGGTCATCTAATAGATTTAAGAGAATCTCATAAAAGTGATACCTATATTCCTTCAAAGACTTATAAAGCAAATGATCTTTTAAATGCTAAATCAATAGCATCTGACTTATTGAATAATTTAAATTTAGATAAGCATGAAGCTAATAGGCAAGGAGTTTTAAACAAAGAAAAACATTTTGCTAAAACTCTTAAAGATACAGAAGATTTATTAGAAAAATTAAAAATTAATAATCAAAATAAATAGGCTATGATATTAGAACATATTGAAACAGGCAATAAAATATTTTATGAAAATGAAAGTAAAATACCTTCAAATTTTATTATAGAAAAAATTAAATCAAATTATTATTCATATTACGAGGAAGGTAGATTAAAAATTAACTCTTTAGATGAAAATGAAAATGAAGAAGTTATAATTACTGAAACAATTCAAACTGCTAATAATCAAATTGGAATAGGCTATAGCCAAGTTAATATTAAAGAAGATATCAAAGAAAAAATTAATATATTTAAAAAAGTTTATAATTATTTTAAAGAGTTATCTAAATGAAAAAATTATATTTAATATCAAATTATGTATCAGTTTCTTATGAATTAAATGAATATAATGTATGTAAAATAATTGAAAATTTAACAAAGATAGAACGTAATGAAGGAAAAGAACCTAAGATAAGTTTTTTATCTATTAATGATGCAATGGATAAATTTAAAGAAAATATTTCAGTTAATAGTTACGGAATATTGAGAGCATTAGTAATGCAAAGAATTGATTTAGAAGAAGATAAATTTAAATGGCAAATTTTAAGTGAATTAGTATAAATTGGAATTGTTGGGCAATTGGTGGCCTACCTGACTGTAGATCAGGCTCGAAAGACTTGGGGGTTCGAATCCCTCCGATTCCACAATGTAATAATAAGTTCTCTACACCTAGGGTTAGTGATAATTTAAACGGAGACATGCTGAAATTAGTAGTCAGCTGCTTATTGTTATATAGTCGTAATAAAATAAAATTGAAACATGTTGAAACGTTGTTTTATTTTATTACGCATTTTAAATTGTCTCTTGATATAATGGTTATTATATTAGAATTTGGATCTAAAAATCACTGTTCGACTCAGTGAGAGACAACAATTTAGAAATTAGCCCTCTTATGGTGCACTATAATGGATCGAAGATATGAACTGCCTCTTAATAATGCGCAACTGTTCTCTAAATCATAGGTTAGCACTGTTAGTAGTTCAGGGGATATTACAAAAACTACACAATGCGAGATTAGCTCAGTGATAGAGCGGAACATTGCCAATGTTCAGGTCGTCAGTTTAATTCTGATATCTCGCTCTAATAAAATATGCGGGATGATCCTCGGTTGAATCGCCGAGCCCGCTCCAATGCCTCTATAGCTCAGTTGGTCGGAGCATCTCGTTTGTACCGAGAGGGCCGTGGGTTCGAATCCTACTGGAGGCTCAAATTTTTAAATAGATTTAATATGGCAAAAATAGGTTTAACAGGTGGTATAGGTGCAGGTAAAAGTACTGTAGCTTTTTTATTTTCAAAATTAGGTGTTCCAGTATTAAATGCAGATCAAATTGCAAGAGATGCATATTTAAATGATGCTATTAAAGAAAAAGTTATTGATTTATTAGGTGATGTTTATTTCCCAGATAAAAGTTTAAATAGAGAAAAAGTAGCTTCTATTATTTTTAATGATAACGATAAACTTTATAAAATTGAAAGAATAATTCATCCTTATGTAGAATTAGAAATAGATTATTGGTGTAAAATACAAAAAAAGCCATTTGTAATTATCGAAAATGCAATTATATTCGAAAAAAATGATGAAGATTCTTATAATAAAATGATATCTGTTGTTTCACCAATAGAAAAAAGAATAGAAAGAGTAATAAAGAGAAATAATTGTACAAGAGAAGATGTTATTAAAAGAATTAATAAACAACAAATTACAGATATTTATAGAGTTAAAAATTCTGATTATGTTATTTATAATAATGGATTAAAAGAAGATTTAGAATATCAAATTAATTTATTATATGATGTTTTAATTAGTTAATTAAAATGCGAGATTAGCTCAGTGGTAGAGCATTGGTTTTCCAAACCAAGGGCCGTCAGTTCAATCCTGATATCTCGCTCAAATATAAACATATGATAATAATTAGTGACAAGTGGTTAAAGTTTTTTTGCTTCTTTGTAGGTAATATGGATGCAGATGCAATTACAATATGGCCATTTATATTTTTATCTAAGAATACAAAAATAACAAAGGAATTAATTAATCACGAACGTATACATTTAACTCAACAATTAGAATTATTAGTAATTCCCTTTTATATTATCTATTTAATAGAATTTTATACTAAAGGATATTATAATATATCGTTTGAAAAGGAAGCATATTTAAATGATACAAATTTAAATTATCTTAAATCTAGAAAGTTGTATAATTTTTTTAAATATTTTTAAACAAAATTTCCAATATTCATATAATATTATGAAAATATCATTTGATTACGATATGACATTATCAGAACCTCATATTAGAGAGTTAGCTAAGCTTTTAATTAAAGCTGGAGCTGATGTTTGGGTGTTAACTAGTAGACAAGATGATTATATAAGAGATGAAAACGGTGCTATACTAGGAACGTCAAGTCAAAATAGTGATTTATATCAAGTAATTAAATATCTTGAAATTCCAAAGAATAAAGTTATATATACTAATGGAGCATTTAAACAAGGTGAATATGCTAGAGGAGGTTTTGATTTACACTTTGATGATATGTGGGATGAAGTAGAAATGATTAATAGAAATGGTGGAAAAGCTTTATTAGTAGATATGCAACTTTACGACATGTTACATTTGATTAATTGTAATGATATAGAAAAAACATATTTTGATGGCTAAATTAGTAAATATTAAAAAATCTAATTACGATGTTTATATAGGAAGACCCTCGATATGGGGTAATCCGTTCAGTCATAAAGAAGGAACACTTGCTAAATATAAAGTAGATTCAGTTAAAGAAGCCATTATAGAATATGAAAAATATTTATTAAATAATCAAATATTATTTAATAAATTAGAAAGTTTAAAAAATAAAACATTAGGATGTTATTGTACTGAATGTATCGAATATAAAGATGATGATAAATTAATATGTCATGGACAAATTTTATTAAAATATATACAAAAATATTATCCACTTAATCCATTATTTTAAAATGAAAGAAGAATTAGAATTAAAACTTATAGAAAAATATCCAGAATTTTTTGGTGAATTAAAAAGAGAAGAAGGCCCTATGCATTCTATTAAATTATTTGGTATGGAATGTAATGATGGTTGGTATGATATATTAGATAAATTAATGTTAAATATAAAAACATATTTAGATAATAAACCTGAAGATGAAAAATTTATGGTTACACTTCATCAAATAAAAGAAAAATTTGGAGGCTTAAGATTTTATATAGATCATGGAGATGATTATATTTATGAATTAATAAATGCAGCTGAAAATGAATCTTTTGAAACATGTGAAGATTGCGGATCTAAAGAAAATATAGGTAGAACCACATCAAGATGGTATATGGTAAAATGCGAAAAATGTTCTAAAGATATAGATGCTAATTATGAATGGAAATCAAATGAAGAATTAAAAGCAGCTAGATTAGAAAGAGAACGAATAATAAAAGAAGCAAATGACATTACAGGAAGCCCAGAATAAATTTCTTAATAAGAAAGTTTTAATAAAAAATACTACAGACAAAAATCAAACCATAGGGGGAACTTTAGATTTTTTAGGTTATAATAAATTTTTTCCGAGCTGGGGATTATGTGCTATTGTTGATAGATTTCCTATTCAACATGTTAAATTAGAAAATATTTCTTTAAGGGATAAATAAAATAAAAAGTATGTTAACTAATAAATTATTACCTTACGAAATATTTGAAGAATTTGGACCAACTTATGGATCTATTTCATCTTATGAAAATAAAGATGCTATGTTTGTTTATGATAGTGACACTAAGCATTTAATAATATATCATAAACAAAATTCTGATTTTAAATATATTGGTAAAGTTAAAAGATTATCAATTTATAATATAGATAAAAAAGAAGCAAATAATATTATAAGTAAACTTAAAGATGTAATTTTTGTTGATATGTTTGCTCACCTTAAAGGATTAAGAGTTAAATTTGAAACAAAAACTCAAAAAGATATCGATAACGAAGAGTAATAATTTTGCATTTTAATTAGTCGCGGTGATATATAAATAAAAATATCTTATATGAATGCACTAGAAAATTTTATGGAAGAACATGGCTTTTTAGGAAATGATGGTGGAAAATATTTTGAAATGGAATTTACTGATGATGACATTATGTTATTTGATTTAGAACAATTAGAAGAATTACTTGAAATAAATATTGCTCATGAAAACTATGAAGGCGCTGTGTTAATTAAAAAAGCAATTGCAAATAAAAAATTAGATAATAAATAATGAATATTGAATACCAAAAAACTGGATTTAAAATTTTTTTAGCAAATTATGCTATGGGTAAAAATTCAGTTCCTGAAGATTACAATGAAATAGAAATTAAAGAAATTTATAATTTTTATTTAAAAGTTAAACTTTTATTAAACAAATAATGAGTTATTTATTTTTAAATTTTAAACTATATTATTATATTTGCATATAGAATTAAATATGACAAAAAATAATTTATTAGAAAAAGCTAAAGAATACGCTTTTAATAAACATGATTTACCTTCAGAATCTCAACGTTATGGAAATGCTCCATACTCTAAACATATAAATGACGTTCTAAACAAAGCTACCGAGTATATCTATTATATTAATGAAAATGATAAAGAAGATGTACTTTCTGCATGTGCTCTCCATGATACAATAGAAGATACTGATACAAGTCCTGCAAAATTATCAACTACTTTTAATAATAGAATAGCTGATTTAGTATTAAGAGTTTCTAATGAAAGAGGATGGAGTAGAAAAGAAAAAAACTTTAAAACATATCCTAAAATATGGCAATCAGATTTAGCAATATTTATTAAATTATGTGATAGGATTTCCAATACATTTAATAGTAAAAATAGTGACGATGAAAAAGGAAAAAGAATGTATAAATTATATGTTGAAGAATATCCAATATTTAGATATGCTTTAAAAATAAAAAACTTATATTCAAATATGTGGAATGAATTAGATGAATTAAATAATTTTAAAAATTGTAGTTGTTTTAATAAATAATATGATAAAAGTTATTGAAAATTTACCAAAGATAAGAGACAAATATAATTGGTATGAAACATATTGGGCATTCGATTTACATGGAACAGTTATTAAACCTAATTATAAAAAAGGAGATTCTAGAATAGAATTTTATCCTTATGCTAAAGAATCTTTACAATTTTTATCAAATAGAGATGATGTTAGATTAATTATGTCAACTTCATCATATCCTGAAGAATTAAAAATATACAGAAAAGTTTTTGCTGAAAATAATATTGTATTTGGATATGAAAATGAAAATTTAGAAATAAATGAAAAACATTTTGGATATTATAATGATAAATGGTATTTCAATATTTTATTTGAAGATAAAGCAGGTTTTGATCCAGAGGAAATGTGGGAAGGTGTTTATAATACAGTTTTAAAATTTCCAGAAGCTAACATTGAATTTAAACGTAAAGATATTATATTAGTTGATAATATTCCAATAATATTGAAAGATTCTTCTAATATTGAAGAATTAATTAAATTTATAGGAATATCTGAATCGCATCCAAATTATTATGAGATGTTTAAATTTTTTAAAATAATACCATCGCATTTAACTGATGAACAAATAAAAAATATAATAAAAAAATTAAAAGAGAACCATGTCTAAGAATGATAATTTAAATTTTCGTATAAATAATCAAATAAAAGCAAAAACAGTAAGAATTGTTGGAGATGAAATAGAATCAAGAGTATGTAGCATAGAAGAAGCATTACAAGAAGCTGATGATTTAGATTTAGATTTAGTTGAAATTTCACCTAATACTAATCCTCCAGTTGTTAAAGTAATAGATTATAAAAAGTTTTTATATTTACAAAAGAAAAAGAAAAAAGATCAAGAAAAAAATCAAACTCAAGTAAAAACAAAAGAAATAAGATATACTCCTATGACTGATGAGCATGATTATAATTTTAAATTAAATCATGCTAAAAAGTTTTTAAACGAAGGTAATAGAATAAAAACCTTTGTTTTTTTTAAAGGAAGAATGATTACTCATAAAGAATTAGGAACTAAATTATTAACTAAATTAATACAAGACTTAAATGGTCTTGGTGAACCAGAAGGAAGTCCAAAGATGGAAGGTAATAAAATGTTACTTTTTTTTAAATCAATTAAAATAAATAAATAATGAAAGATTTTGTAGATGCTATTATAACAGAAGAAGAAGAAAAATTCTGCATGTGGCAATTAAAATTAACGGGAAGATTTTACACTCATTTAATAGAAGCAATGACTGTTGCAGATTCAATAAATAGAAATTTATTAGAATCCGCTTATCCTGCTTTATATGAAGTAGTAAATAAGTATCAAAATGATTCAGAATATTCTGAAGACTTAAAAAAACGTTGGAATTATAGATATGCTAAATCTCATCCATTACATTAATTCATATGAATTTTGTAAATACAAATATTCCTTTTATTACAACAGGTACAACTGGTATTAGCTCGGCTAGCGTTACAATTAATAATACTACAACTCCTATATGCCTTGGAAATTATGTTACTGGATCGTTAATAACACAAAATGATTATACTATAAGTGGTAGTAATATAATTTCTTATATTAGAAATAAAAAATTACATGTTTGGAAAGATATCAAAATATTATTTAATTCTAAAACTGTTGGTGAAAAGATATGTAGAAATGAAATATTAAAGCATATGGAAAGAAATAATTCTACACAGGACACATATTTAAATATGCTAACAGCAACAGGATTTATAAGAAGAATTAAACGAGGTTTATATGAAAAAAGATTAGATATACCAGAAGGTTATACTATTACAGAATTAAGAAAAAAATGTTTTACGGAAATGTAAACAAAATTAATATTTTCCATATAATTAATTTAAAAGGCAACAAATATAAATAAATAGGCAATATGAAATTACCACAATCAACAATTCATACAGAAGCAGAAGGGCAAATTAAAGAATATGATTTTTCAGTAAATGTAGAAGATACAGGTATAATTTTTGATATGTTACGATCAAAAATTTATAAAAAACCAATAGATTCTATTTGTAGAGAAATAGCATCAAATGCTAGAGATGCAAATAGAGAAGTTGGACACAATGATATTCCAATTGAAATAATTATTAGAGATAATAAAGGACAAGAATTAATAAATAATTCATCATTATCTATTGAGTTCAAAGATAATGGACCCGGTATCTCCCCAGATAGAATGGGAAACGTATTTTGTAAATATGCAGCATCAACAAAAAGATATTCAAATTATATGACAGGAGGATTTGGTTTAGGTGCTAAAACTCCGTTTTCATATACAGATATTTTTAATGTAATAACCGTAGTAGATAAAATTAAATATTATTATACTGCATATATAGATGAATCTAAAAGAGGAAAAATAATTCTCTTAAATCAAGAAGAAACCCAAGAATTAAATGGTACATCTATTATTATTCCTATAAATCCAAATGATAGAAATACCTTCGAAAAAAAATGTATTGAATATACATCATTATGGGAATGTCAGCCTAAATATTCAGGATTTAACATAATAATTCCAAAATTGTCATATTATAATGATATTTCCAAAAGTAATAAATACAATATTGCTCAAGTTAATTCAAATTCAAATGCTATTGGAAATAATAAACAAACTTTTGAAAAAACTACTATCATATCAATAGACGGTATACCATACCCTTATGATAATGAATTAGCTGAATATAAAAATATACCAGAACACTATAATAATAATATTCAAAATACTTTAATATTATATTTTGATAATGGTGTATTAGACATTTCAGTTAACAGAGAAAATTTGCAATATACTGATAAAACTAATAAAATTTTAAGAGATAGATTTACATATATTAAAAATATTTTTAAAGAGGAATTTAATACAGAAATTAAAAAAGCTACTAATTATATTCATGCATGTGCAATTTATAGTTCAATTATTAATGGTCAAGGAGTAGATTTATTTAGTGAAAATAAAGATTCTAATTTTTTACATTATATGAAAACTTGGTTACAACAAAATAAATTGTTTACAGATTTTTTCTATAATAATCAAAAATTAGAAGTAAGTTTTAAATACAATAAATTTACATCTACACAAATATTTAGAAAAGATAAAAATATTAAAGTTGAAAATATTGAAAATAAAAATTCATTAAATGAAGTTGGATTTTATGATGCAAGAATATGGAATTCTTTACCATGTTATTTATTAGATTCATCAAAAAGAAATATTAAAAGAGATTTATCTATTATAAAAAATAATGAAAATGGATTTATATTAATTAAGGAATTATTTTATAAGCCACCTAAATGGATGATTAAAGATGAAATAGCAATTAAAGCTAAAACTATTGAATTTGAAAATGAAAAACTTATAGAATTAAATAATATTAAAAAAATATTTAATGTAATTAATTATAAAGACGTTATTCCATTAAAAATAACTCTAGCAAAAGATGAGAATGGAATAAAACTTCCTATAATTACTCATTTTCCAGCTAAGTATGTTGTTTTTGATTTTTCTAAATATAGATGTGATACTGATGATAAATGGAAAAGCATAGATTTTACATATAACAAAACAACTAATTTATTTGATGCAAAATGGAATTACCAATTTTTAGCAGATAAAGATACTTATTATGTAGCTGTAGATAAATTATCAGATTTTAAATTAAATGCAGAATTACATTTAAAATTAAAAATATTGCATAATTATAAGCAGTTTAATTTATTAGCTATAAATAAAAAAAATATAACAAAAATAGAAAATAAAAAAATAGGGAATTCAATTATAACTTCAGCTGAAGAATTAATTAAAGATAAAAAAAATGTCGATTTAATAAATGAATATTTAGAAAATTCTTATTTATTTGAGTTATATGAGGATTTAATAGTAAGTCAACATTATGATAAATTAAATTTTGGAGATACAGAAATTGGAAAAGTTATTACCGACATTACAACTAAAATTTTAGCATTAAAAAAATCTAATTCTAAAATTTATAATTCTCTAAATAAATATGTTGTTAATTATTTTATATCAAATTTATCTTATAAATTCGATAAAAATATTGAAATATCTATCGATAAGATTAAAAATATTAATAAAACTTATAAATTAATTCCATTATTTCAAACATATAGAATTGAAAATTATATAAATGAAATAAATGAATACATTAAATTAGTTAATAAAGATAACAAAGAAAAAATAGAAAGTTTAACATTAAAAATAACGTAAAATGAAAAATGAAACATTAAGTCACTTAATTACTAATAATAATATAGTAATTAATTTTGAAGGAAGAACTTATAATATAAGTTCTTCAGATACAGCAAAATTTAAATCAGTTAAAGGATTTTTAAAGGATAAAGATTATGAATCCGTTAAAGAAATATTAAGTCCTAAAAGTAAAATTGTAAGATATGCGAATACTTATTTTGAAGTAACAGATGATGGATTGCTTTGGATGAAAGATGATAAAAAGGAACCAGTTCCTCATATTTTAGCTAAAAGATTATTAGATTTTATAAATGAAGGATTAGATTTTATTTATTTAATAAAATTCTGGGAAAATTTAAGACTTAATCCATCTTTAGAATCAAGAAAAGATTTATATAGTTTCTTAGAATCTAATCATCATCCTATTACACCAGAAGGTAATTTTATAGCTTATAAAAAAGTTACTAAAGTAGGTACAAATTTAATGGACTCTCATACTAAAACACTTAAAAATAATGTTGGTTTAGTTGTTGAAATGCAAAGAGAAAAAGTTGATGCAAATAGAAATAATACTTGTAGTTCAGGATTGCATGTTGCAGCTTGGGAATATGCATCAACTTTTTCAGGAGATACTTTAATTGAAGTTGTTGTTAATCCTAAAGATGTAGTAGCAGTTCCTACTGATTATAAAAATCAAAAAATGAGAGTATGCAGATATAAAGTTCTTAATATTGTAGTTGATACTAAAAAAGATAAAGATGGAAATGTATCATCATCAGAAAGAAATGAAATTCTTGCTATGATACCTAAAGATAAAGATTTATCTAATAATGATAAAGATTTAAATAAGGTAGTTAATAAAACTGTTATTGATAAAACTGTTATTGATAAAACTTTAGATTTAACTGGTTATAGTGCAGTTAAAATTAAAGAAGAAGTTAAAAAAATTACAGGAATTCAAATAACTTTATCAGATAAAAATAAACAAGGTATTGTTAAACATGCTATAGGATATTTAGCAGATGCAGGTTACAAAGTTATTATTTAAATGATATTTACATATCAAACAAAATTACATAAAATAGGGACACGTGGCAATTGTTTAGCTGCGTGTCTTTCTTCAATAACCGAAATACCTATAGAAAAAATACCTAAATTAGAAGATATCAATGGAGACTGGGCAGAAGAAATGATTGGATGGTTATGGGATAATGGATTTGAATTTGAAAGCTATAATGATGAAGATCAAATAATAAAAGAATCTAATAATGATTATTATATAGTAGGTGGAACAAGTCCTAGAAATAAAAATATTAATCATTCAGTAATCTATAAAAATAAAAATCTTATACATGATCCTCATCCTGATAATAAAGGTATAATAAATGAACCAAAATATTTATGGTATATAAAAAAGATTAATCATGAGTGAAAAAATAAATAATTTATTAAATGAATTAAATAGTTTACAAGAAAAAGAAAAACAATTAATAAGTTTAATTGAAAATAATCTAGAAGAAGAATTAAAAATTATTAAAGAAGAAAAAAACAATTTTGTTTTAAAACAAGATTGGGAAAATGCTGCAAAATATAGATTTGATGACATGGAAAATTTAAAAAATTATATAAAAAAGATTAATAATGAGTGAAAAAATAAATAATTTATTAAATGAATTAAATAGTTTGCAAGAAAAAGAAAAACAATTAATTAGTTTAATTGAAAAAGATTTAGAAAATACACTAAATTTAATTAGAGAACAAAAATTATATAGTGTTAAAATTCAAGATTTTGAATCTGCTTCAAAATATAGACTTGATGAAATAGAAATTTTAACCGAGTTATATAAAATTAATTCAAATAATAAAGAAGCATTATCTGATTCTTATATTATTAAAACTTTAATTAACAAATGAAAAGATTTGCAATAACAGATATACATGGAGCATATAAAGCATTAATTCAAGTATTACAAAAATGTAATTTTAACTATGAAGAAGATGAATTAATATGCATGGGTGATGTTTGTGATGGATGGCCAGAAGTTAAAGAATGTTATGATGAATTATTAAAGATTAAAAATCTTATTTATATAGCAGGTAATCACGATAAATGGTTTCAAAATTATTTTGACAATGTATATTTAGAATCTCATCCATGGGCTGATGATTATTATGATCAAACATGGATTAATGAAGGAGGTAATGCTACTCTTAAATCATATTCTAGTGAAATTCCATTGTCACATAGAAATTTAATTAAAAATGGATTAGCATATTACATAGATAATGATAATAGAATTTTCTTACATGGTGGATTTGATCCTAATGTAGATATTAAAATTCAAGATCCTGATGATTTAAGATGGAACAGAAATTTAATTTATACTGCACAACACAAACAATTTATGCATAAAAATCATGGTCATATAAATAAAATTTCTGAATATAATGAAATATTTATAGGTCATACACCAACATTAAATTTCGGTAAACAAACATTACCAATTAATTTTGCAGAAGTCTGGTTAATTGATACAGGTGCAAGTTATAATGGTCCATTAACAATTATAGATATTGAAACAAAGGAATATTGGCAATCAGATCTTGTAAATGTTTTATATCCAGGTAAGAAAGGAAGATAATAATATTATGGAAAAACAACTTAAAAAACGAATGTATTTTCTCACAATGAGAACTATAAGTGATATTCAAAAAGGCATACAATCTGGCCATGCAGCATTAGAATATATAATGCAAAATAAAGATGATAAAGAATTATGGAATTTTATTCAAAATGACAAAACTTTGATTATCTTAAACGGCGGAACAAGTAATAGTCAAGGATATACTATGTATAATAATGATGAACCATATTTTGGTTCAATGGAAACATATCATCAAACTCTTATACAAAATAATGTAATATGCTCAGTATTTTACGAACCTGATCTAAATAATTCAATGACATCTATTTGTTTTATTGCTGATGAAAGAACATATGATTTTGAAAAATATCCAGATTGGGATTGTCAAAAAACTATTCCATATAATGGAACATCTACTCCTACTATTTGGGTATCTGAAGAGCAAAAAAGATCCTATTATGATTGGGTTAGAAATATAGGAGGCTCTAAAAATGAATTTTTACGATATTTTATTAAACAATTTAAATTAGCATAATATGAAAAAAAGAGACAATTTTACAACATTAGGACATTATGGTGGACGCGGAATGAAATATATGTCGAAAATTAAACAATTTAATGTAAAAGTTAAAAGATTTTTTTATTCAATATTTATAATATAATGTTCAAAATAAAAACATTTTTTAATCGTTTTAAAATTTTAAAGGTAGATGGATATAAGTCTATCTTTGATTTTAAAACTGGTTATTTTTTAAGTAAAAATAAAAGTAATTATTCTAAATATGGACCTGAAACTTTAGAAGTAGAAATTGCTAAAGGCAATTGTCTACATCAATGTAAATTTTGTTATAGATATAATCATGAAGAGACTTCAAAAAATATGTCTATAGAAGATTTTAAATTATTAATTTCAAAAATGCCACCTACCTTAACACAAATTAGTTTAGGAATAACAGGTATACAATCAAATCCAGATACAGAAGCTATAATTGATTATTGTAATTCATTACATATTAAACCTAATATAACTCTTACTGGAATCGATCTAACTCCAGAGCTAGCTAAAAGATTAGTTCCTAAATTAGGAGGTATTGGAATAAGTATATATCAAGATAAAATTAATTTAGCATTTAATACTCTTTATAAAATAAAACAATTAGGTCATAAACAAGTTGGTTTTCAAATAATTGTATCAAAAGAAACATTAGACTTTACTTACTATATTATTGATAGATTTTTGAATGAAAATATTAAACCGGATTATTTAGTTTTAATAACACCAAAACCTGTAAAAGGAAGTAATTTTACTTTATTAGATAAAGATGAATATAGAAATCTAATTAAACATTGTATTAAAAATAAAATAACTATTGGTTTAGATCAATGTTCAAAACCTCGTCTTAAACATGTAATGAGTGATAAAATGATCAATGATATTGAAAGTTGTGAATGTTCATTTTTTACTGCATTTATAGATGTGCATGGCAATTATTGGCATTGTGGATTTTCAGAAATATCAAATAAAAAGATTCATGAATCTTTTAATGTATTTAAAATTGATAAATTTGATGATATTTGGAATTCCGAATCATTAATTAATTTAAGAAAAAATATAGAAGATAATAAGGTTAATGATTGTAGATTATGTCCATTATTTGATTCTATAAATTCATATTAAATTATTTATGATTATAAATAATTTAACATTAGCATATATTTGTAATAATTAATAATTTACAAAATGAGCAAGAATATAAAATAGATGGTAACAACTGCTATTATAAAAATGAATTTATTGGCGATGTAAAAGAAAAATTAAAAGATGATATAATTGACATCTATTTTAGACTAATAAAACAAGTTGAATATATTAACATTAATATGACTTATAATGGACAAGGGTTGGAGAAGTATTTTTTGCGGATTAAAAACTAAAAATAAACAATATGGATGCGAAACAATTTTACGAAGAAAATGCCAACACAAAACTTAATAGAATGAACAAAAGATTAAATTTAGTATAAACTTAAAAAAGACCATAAAAGGCAATGTTTTATACACGTTGTTATGTAGTGTTAATTATTATGAATATTAAAGATTTTGAAGGTATAATAAAAGGAGTAACACACGAACATTTAGACAATGATGTTGATGTGGAAATAATATCAGCATATGGTGGAATGTGTTGTTGGAAAGGTAAAGTATCGGAAGTTCTTGAGTTAATAGCAGAAGAAGAAAGAAGTGTAAATAGAGATTATTATGTAGTTTTATCTTAATGACACATAATATTTTGCAGCTAAACGATGTTGGAGATTCATAACACAGAATTATCAACTTAAAAATAAAATAAATATGGAAGAACAAAATTTGAACAACATAGAGAATCCCAAATTGGGTATATATGATGTCGGTAGTTATTTATGGATTCCTGTAACAGAGCGATTGCCTGAAACCGAAGATTACTATGCTGTTAGATTTGAGAACGGTATTGAAGATGAAAAACCATTTAGGATTAGACCAAAGAAAAATATCTTCGGCTTTATGACTATGGAGAAAGTTACGCATTGGGCGGTTCTATAATTTTCTAAAACTTCAAAATAAAAGTGGAATTCATTTATCTTCAGAAGATTTTAGTGATTTTATTAATACCTATAAGTTTACTTCATATCAACAACAAAATCAATATCTAAGTGCACTAAAAATTCTTAATAAAAAATTTATAAAAGTTGATTTTAGTAGACCTCGTTCAGAAAAATATTTTCCACAAATTATAGATTCTGAAGTTTTAAGTTCTGTTAAACTTCCCTTATAATTTTTATTTAACTAACTTTATTATTATATTTACATAATTAAATACTCTCAATATTAAATAATATGGATGATACATTTGAAAAAGATTTTGAAGTAGGTGTAATTATTGCAAGATTCCAAACAGATGAACTTACAGAAGGTCATGTAGAATTAATAGATTATGTTAGTAATAAACATAAAAAAGTTATTATATTTTTAGGAGTTGCTAAAACTATTCCTTCTAGAAATAATCCTTTAGAATTTGCTACACGTAAATTAATGATTGAAGAATTATATACTAATGTAAATATTTTACCTATTCCAGATCAGGGCGATGATAAAAAATGGAGTCATGAAGTTGATTCTAGAATAGGTGAAGTTTATAATACTTCATCAGTTGTTTTATATGGCAGTAGAGATTCTTTTATACCTCATTATAAAGGTAAATTTGAAACAAGAGAACTTAAGCCTACAAAATTGATCAGTGCTACTGCAACACGAAGAGATATAAGTAAAGAAATTAGAGCTTCTAAAGATTTTAGAAGAGGTATAATTTATGCAATGAATACTAAATTTCCTTGTGGTTTTCCCGTAATTGATGTTGGTATAATAAATGAAAGTGTTACCAAAGTATTATTCGGTAAAAGAGCACATGAACCTAAATATCGATTCATTGGTGGATTTTTTGATCCTTCTACAGATAAAAATTTATATGATACTGTAAAAAGAGAATTTAAAGAAGAAGGTGGTGGAGAATTAAAAGATATAACTTATATTACAAATAAAGTAATGAATGATTGGAGATATCGTAATGAAGTCGATAAAATTTTAACAACTTTATTTAAAGCAACAGTTACTACTGATGTTCATCCTGGAGATGATATAGCAGAATTAAAATGGTTTAATATTGAAGATGCTAAGAATATATCATTTAAAGAAGAATTTATTATGGATGTTCATCATGAATTATTTGATTTTTTTATTAAATCTATTTAAATACAAATTATGCCAGCAAGAGATATACATTTTACTTTTAATACAAACCTTAAAGTAAATAAAATAACAGTATTACAATTTGTAAAAGAATTTGAAGATATTATTAGAGAAAACTTTCAAGAAATAAAAAAAGAGTTTCAAGTAGAGGAAATTAATCAAGAATTTCTAAAAATGTTTATTAAAGAACTTAAAGGATTTGATAATGTAAGTATAGATGAAGGAGATGTACATGGAAAACAGAAAATCATAAAAGATTTTATTTATGATATATTAGGAAGTGAATTAAAAGAACCTACGACATTATTTGGAATTCGTTATCTTTACGATAAATGGGATTATGAAGGATGTGGATATGATGATTATTATTATCTTACATATACAGATGATAAAAAAATGATAAAGAAATTTATTAAAGAAGCAGAGGAAGCAGTAGACAAATTAAAACAAATGGGTGTTAATGTTAATTTTACAATAGAATAATGAGATATTTTACATCAGATACGCATTTTCATGATGAAAGATTAAATTTATTTGGAAGAGATTTTTTATTTTCAAATTCAAAAGAAGTTGATGAATATATTATTAAAAGATGGAATGAAAAAGTTAAACCTGAAGATTTAGTATATCATTTAGGAGATGTATCTGTAACAAAAGAAGGTTATAAAATTCTTAATCAGTTAAATGGAATTAAAATTCTTATTTCAGGTAATTATGATTTAAAATATGATAGAAATTTTCTTGAACAATATTTTGTAGAAGTATTAAATTATAATATAATAGAAATCAAAGGAAACCCATATTATCTTAATCATTACCCAGAAAAATGTCAATGTAATGAAATGTTTAATATAGTTGGTCATGTTCACGCTTTATGGCAAGTACAAAGAAAAATGATAAATGTATCATCTGACGCTTGGCATTTTAGTTTATTATCTGAAAATGATATTATAGTTTATAGAAATAAAATTGAATTATTAGACATAAATGTATTTGCAGGAGAATTAACTGTTAATTCAAATTTTAAAAATACCAAATTATGAAAAGAATATTTTATGCACCATCAAAAATTAATGAAAAATATCATAATAGATTAATATTTTTAGCTGGTCCGATTCAAGGAGCATTTGATTGGCATGAAGAAGCTATAAAATTTTTAATTGAAAATAGTGATGCTATTATAGCTTGTCCTAAAAGAAAGATAGGTATTGAAAAAAATGAAATTGAATATAATAAACAAGTCGAATGGGAAAGTAAATATTTAAATGCCGCGGCATTTAAAGGCTATGGTATATTATTCTGGTTACCTAATGAAAAAGAAAAAATTGAAGGACGATCTTATGCTCAAACTACTAGATTTGAATTAGGAGAATGGTATACATATTATCAACATACATGTATAAATTTAGCTGTAGGTATTGAAGATGGATTCCCAGGCAGAAGGTATATTAGTAAAAAGTTCGATAATAAAATAAAAAATAATTTAATAGACACTTGTAAAGAATTTTTAAAAATATAATATTATGAAATATCCAAGAATTATTAATTCAATTTTAGATTCTGATCTTTATAAATTTACTCAACAACAGGCAGTTATAAAATTATTTCCTAGAGCTGATGTTAAATATGAGTTTATTAATAGAAGAAAAGAAGATAAATTTCCAGAAGGATTTGCATCAGAACTTAGAAAACAAGTAGATAGTTTTAAAGAATTAAAATTAACTAACGAAGAAAGAATTAAGTTAACAGAAAAATGCGGTAGTTATTTAGATCCCACTTATATTACTTATTTAAATGGATATAGATTTGATCCTAGTCAGGTAGGTATAATTCAAACAAATGGAGATTTACAAGTTGTTATTGAAGGTCCATGGCATGAAACTATATTATGGGAAGTTCCATTAATGGCTGTGATTTCTGAATTATTTTTTAAAATGACTGGTCAAATAATGAAATCTGAAGATGAAAGAACTGAAATTAATTTGACTAAATCTAAATTATTTAATTTTAATAATATTAAAGTTGTTGATTTTGGAACAAGAAGAAGAGCTTCTTTTGATAATCAAGAAAAAGTTATAAAAGATTTTTTAGAAAATAATTTACATAAATGGTTTATTGGAACTTCAAATGTTTATTTTGGATTAAAATATAATTTAAAAATAATTGGAACTCATGCTCATGAATGGTTTATGTTTCATGGAGTTAAATATGGTTATAGAATGGCTAATAAATTAGCAATGGATAATTGGGTAAATGTATATAGAGGAGATTTAGGAATTGCTCTTTCAGATACTTTTACTACTGATTCATTTTTCAATAGCTTTGATTTGTCTTTAGCAAAATTGTTTGATGGCGTTCGTCACGATAGTGGTGATCCTTTTGAATTTGCAAATAAAGTAATTAATCATTATAATAGTTTAGGAATTGATCCTAAAACTAAAACTATAGTTTTTTCTGATTCATTAGATCCCCAGTTAGCAATAGATATAAATGAATATTGTAATGGTAAAATTAAAGCATCATTTGGTATAGGCACTAATCTTACAAATGACGTAGGATTTAGACCATTAAATATGGTCATTAAAATGACATTTGCAAAGCCATTTGGTAAACAATATATTGGAACAGTTAAATTATCAGATAATCCAATAAAACATTTAGGATTAGATAGTGAAATAGAATTATGTAAAAGAGATTTATCATTAATGTAAAAATATGCAAATAGAAACAGAATTAGACAAAAATAGATATATTGTATTATCAAATGATATAAATGATTATGTAATTAAAGAAGTAATAGAAAAAATTTTAGAAATAAGTGATTATGATGCAAGAATGAGTGAAATTTATAATAATTATAAAATAAGACCTATTGAACTTATAATTAATTCATTTGGAGGAAGTGTATATGATGGATTAGCATTATATGGAATAATTGAAAAATCTTATACTCCAGTTTATACTTATGGATTTGGAAAAATTATGAGTATGGGAGCAATTATTTTTTTAGCAGGAGTACAACGATATTCTCATAAATATGCAACATTTATGCTACATGAAGCTGCATCAGGATTATTTGGATCAATTACTGAATTAAAAGAGAATATTAAAGAACTTGATAGAGTACAAAAAATATTATCTGAAATTATTTCTGAAAAAACTAAAATAACAAAAGAAAAAATAAAACTTATTAATAAAGAAAAATTAGACTGGTATATATCAGCAAATGAAGCGGTTAAATTAGGAATTGCTAATAAGCTTATTTAAAATTTAAACCGGTTTAATTCTAATAATCTTGGTTATAGCTAAATATTTTAATAATAGGTAATATTAAAAAAATATGCTATTATTATAATGCATCGGTTTAAACTTAATTTTTAAAAAGAAATATATGTTTGGAGCAATAATAGGGGATGTACAGGGAAGTCGTTTTGAAAGAAAAAATTGTAAAAATTTTAATTTTAAAAATTTTACATCTAAAAGTCATTTTACAGATGATACAGTTATGACTATAGCAGTAGCTAAAACAATGCTTAAAAATGAACCTATTGAAAATGATTTTAAAAGTAATTTTTTAGAATATGGCAATAAATATTTTGATGTTGGATATGGAAAAGCATTTAGAACATGGTTAAAAGAAGATGATCCACAACCTTATAATAGTTGGGGAAATGGATCAGCAATGAGAGTTAGTCCTATTGGATTTATTGCTAAAGATATTAAAGATGCACTTTATTATTCTAAATTAAGTGCAATGCCTACTCATAATCATATAGAAGGAATTAAAGGAGCACAAGCTGTAGCATCTGTAATAAGTTTATCAAGAAGTGGTAAAAATAAAAAGTATATTAAAACTTTTATTGAATACGCTTTTAAATATGATTTAAAAAGAAAATATACGGATATAATTAAAGATTATAAATTTCAAGTTAGTTGTCAAAAATCAGTCCCAGAATCTATAATTATATTTTTACAAAGTGATTCATTTGAAGATGCTATGCATAAAGCTATTATGTTAGGAGGCGATACTGATACTATAGCTTCAATGGTTGGAGCTATGTCTCAATCATATTATAAAACAATTCCTAAACAGTGGATAAATAAAACATTAGATAGATTACCGGAAGATTTTATTTATATAATTAAACAATTTGAACAAATTTTAGAAAAAGAATACAGAGTTTTAATATGAAAATTTTAGTACCCGAGGAATTAATTCCTCTTATAGAAAAATCTATATTTGATGGATCTATTTTAGATAAATTAGATGGATTTATGAATTCTTATAGTAAAAGAGAAAAATTTAGAAAAGGAACATCTTGGCATATACCAACAGATGAAATGATAAGAGAAATTAAAAAATATTCTCCTATTCTCAGCGTATGTAGTGGATATGCGTATACAGAAAGTCTTTTAGAAAAAGAAGGTGTTGATATAGTTTGTACTGATATTCATCCTAATAAAAAAAATGCTTGGTGTATGGATGGTAAATTTTATACTAAAGTAGAAGAATTAGATGCTGAAGAAGCTGTTATAAAATATAATAACAGAAATGTATTTATGGCTTGGCCTCCTTATAATTATGATGTTGCTGAAAGAGTTGTAAAAGCAATGGATAAAAATAAAGTATTAATTTATGTTGGTGAAAGATCAGGAGGATGTACTGGTAATGATAATTTTTTTGAATACTTAAATAATAATTTCGAAGAAATAGAATCTGATATATCTATACCAAAATGGGAAGGACTTCACGATAATATTTATTTTTACAAAAAATTAAACAAAATTAATTTTTAACATATAATAAAAAATAATAACTATGAATGAATTATTAATATTTATGGGTAATCACCCAATTTTAACATTTTTATTAGCATTAATAATATTTCAATGCATTGCTCAAATATTTAAATATATATCTTATTCTATTAAAGGAAAACCATTTTTATGCAAAGAATGTAGAAAAAAAGAAGAAGATGATTAATGAAATATTGTGTTAAATTTTATGATAAATGCGATAAACGTTGGATTATAATTAAAAAAAATTTATCAAAGGAAGATGCAGATAAATTTTGGAACACTCAGACACATAATGGTACACAATATACTAAAAAAACAGATCAAGGTTGTTATAAAGTCTTTAAACAAGACGATAATTTAAAAATTACTAAAGTATGAATGTAATAGATATAATATCTAGATATGGTGATAATCGAAAATTTGAATTAATTTCTGATTATACTGTAGTTTTATCAGGTCTTACTCATTTTAATAGATATGGTTCTTTAGAAGATGGAAGTATCGGTTTTATAGATTTTGATGGAGGACCATTTATATCTGTAGATGAAATTCTTAAATTTAAAAATGCTTCTTATAAAATTATTAAAATAGTAATCCCCGATATTGGAGATAGATTATATTTTAATGCAAAATTAAAAGGTCCTATATTAACAGAAATACATTTAAAAGTTAAAAAAATTGAAAATGAATAAAATTTTAGTGTTAGATACAAATGTTCTATTATATGATTATAAATGTATATATAATTTTAGAGATAACGATGTAGTTATACCTATAGTAGTTTTAGAAGAATTAGATAAATTTAAAAAGGGTTCAGAAACTATAAATTTTCATGCCAGAGAATTTGTACGTGAACTTAATAAATTAGCTGAGCTTGGAAACTTTAAAGAAGGAATAGTTTTAGGAGAAAGATTAGGAAAATTATTTATAGTTAAAGGAGCTCCTTTTAATGATGATTTGTCAACATCTTTTCCAGAGAAAACCGCAGATCATAGAATACTTGCTATTGCTAGTAAATTAAAAGAACAATATGCTGAATATGATTCAAATGGATTAATAAACAAAAATTATATACCTAAAAAGGTAATACTAGTAAGTCAAGATATTAATCTAAGAATGAAAGCTTTATCATTAGGTATAGATGCAGAAGATTATAAAGCCGGAAAAATTGAAGATACAAATATAGTTGATAAACAAGCAGATATTTTAAAACAATTGACTGCTGATAATATAGATAAATTATATGTTACACCTAAAGGATTAAGTCCTGTTGATTTAGGTTTTACTGAAAGTGATTATCCGCAGTCTAACGAATATTTTATTTTAAAATGTGATACATCTAGTGCATTAGCATATTACGATAAAAATACAGATAAACTTATTAAAATAGATAAGAAAAAAATATTTGGAATTGAACCTAAAAATGCAGAACAATCTTTTGCAATGCATGCTTTATTAAATAATGATTGTCCTTTAATAGTATTAACTGGAAAAGCAGGATGTTTATATCCAGATGAAAAAATTAAAATATATAAAATGAAATCAAAAAATAAAATTAATAGTAAAAATCAACAGGAATAGCTGGATAATAAATTTAAACTCATAATATATAAAATAAAAATATATTATGAGTTTAAATTTATTATTTAAAAAAATTAAAGAAAAAAGAAATTTTATATTATTAAATGAACCACTAAATTTTAATAAATATTGTGATATTATAAAACAAAATATAAAACACATTAATACTTATAATACAGAAAATTTAAAAATAAAATATGATTTATATTTAGAAATATTTAATAATATTAATTTAAAAACTAAAATAACAAATACTTTATTAGGATATGGTCCAAATTCAAATACTTCTAATGAATATTATTTAAATAGAGGTTGGTCTGAACTTGAAACTAAACTATTGATTAAAAATCGTCAAGGAAATATTTCTATTAAAAATATATCTAAAAAACGAAATATATCAATATATGAAGCTATAAAAGTACAAAAAGAAATATACAATAAAAAATATGTAACAACTAAAAATAAAAAAAATTATGATGAAATTAAAAAATCGTTTGGTAATAGTAATAGATGGGAATTTTATTTAAATAAAATTAATCCTATAACTAATAACTTATATACTGATGAAGAAGCTAAAGAAAAAATTTATAATAAACAAAGTAAAGGAGCTGAAGCTATAAAAAGATATAAAGTTAGTGGAGAGAGAACATATATTTATCCTACTACTTTACAACATTTTTTAAATAAAGGTTTAAGTTTATTAGAAGCATATAAAGCTTTATCAGAAAGACAAAGTACATTTAGTTTAGAAAAATGTATAGAAAAGTATGGAAAACAAGAAGGATATTTAGTATGGAAAAAAAGACAAGATAAATGGCAGCAAACATTAAATAATAAATCCGATGAAGAAAAAATAGAAATTTTAAACAAAAAAATTAAAGCTTGGAAAAATAAATTTTATTCTAAATCATCTATTATATTTTTTGATAAGTTAATAGAAATATGTAAGAAAGATTATGGAATAGAGTTTGAATATATGTATAAAGAGAATGAATATTTTATATATGATCAAGAAACTAAAAAAATATATTTTTACGATTTTTATATAAAAGATTTAGATATAATTATTGAATATAATGGAAGTCATATTCATCCTAATAAAGAAAAATTATCAATAAATGAATGGAATAATTGGAGACATTTATATTCAAAAGAAGATGCAGAAGTGATTTTTAAAAAAGATATTTATAAACAAAATATTGCTATTAATAATAATAAAAATGTATTAATTATTTGGGATAGTGATAATATATTTAATACAATTAAAAAAATAACAAAAATTATACATGATGAATTTAAAAATAGAAGAAAAAATAGAAGAATTATTAGAATATTATAATGTCATTGAAATTCGAAAAGTTTTAAATATTACTGATGATATATCTATTAATGAGATAAGTAAATATTATGAAAAAGAAATAAATGCATTTTTTAATGAACATATACGTAATTATAGTGAAATTATAGAAATTGAAACCCTTTATAATTCTAATATTTCTAATATGATATTAATTGATACGCCTGATGGATATCAAGAGATTGGTGATTTTTATAAAAAATCAAAAAGAGAATGTTTTAAAATACTAACATCAAATAAGCTTTCTATAAAATGTTCATTTGATCATTTATTAGAAAAAAGATTAGGCTGGGAAAAAACTGAAAATTTAAATATAGGTGATGCTATTTATACTAAAGATGGATGGAGTGAAATTAAAGAAATAAAAAAATTAAAGGATAGTGAGGTATATGATTTTGAAGTATTGCATGAAAATCATAGATATTGGGGTGGAGATGGAATAAGTTCACATAATACTGGTAAAACCCTTCTGGCACTTACCGCTGCTTTAGAGCAATCTAATAAATATGCATCAATAATGTTAGCAAGACCTATTGTTCCATTAGCTAATAGAGACATAGGATTTTTACCAGGTGATGTTAATGAAAAAATTGCTCCTTATATGCAACCATTATTTGATAATTTAGGTGTTATAAAATACAATTTTAGTAAGGGCAGTAATGAACTACGACAAATAGAGGAATTACAAAAAAATGATAAATTAATTATAACACCTTTAGCATATATACGAGGACGTAGTTTAGCTAATACTTATTTTATTATTGATGAAGCTCAAAATTTAACTCCTCATGAAGTTAAAACTATTATAACTAGAGCTGGTCAGGGAGCAAAATTTGTTTTTACTGGAGATATATTTCAAATTGATTCTCCTTATTTAGATAAACACTCTAACGGATTAACTTATTTAATTCACAAATTAAAGGGTCAACCTATGTTTACTCATATTAATTTATTAAAAGGAGAAAGAAGTCCATTGGCAGAAATGGCAACAAACTTATTATAATATGAAAATAGCAATTATAAGAAATATAAATGATGCAGAAAATATAATTAAAGTTTTAGAACAATTACTTGAAAAAGAATTTGACGGTAATTTTTTAGAAAGTTATTTAAGTAAATATACTCAATATGCATTTAACATTGAATCTGGAGATATTTTATGTGCAATTGGATTAAATAATGAATTATTAATATCAGATAAATTGTCTGAAGATTTTGCAATGGATTACGAAAACGAAAATTTCCACATGTGCGCATATAATAAAAATGAAGATATTATTGCGGGCATAAATAAAAACAATAATTTAGAAATAGCAGGAAATATTATATATGATTCTCTAATTTAATAATTTTAAATATGAATAAAGATTTTAATTTTTTAGTTAATTCAATAATTATTGTTTCATTAATTATTGCGTTTTTTATACTTTTTACTTTTACTGGTTTTATATCATTTGTTATATGTTCATCTATAGGATTAACATTGTTTCCATCATTATTTACAGTAGTATTAATATTAATATTTTGTACTATTTATTATGGAGTATACGCTTTTAGTATAATAGATAAATATATTGAAGAAAAATAATATGAAAGAAATTGTAATTGATAATGTTAAAGAATTTTTAGAAATAAATAATTTAACTGATATTAAAATATATGATTGTTTTATTTAGAAATTGATAATAAATTAGCACATTATATAGCGCAAACATATAATTTAAAAAAAGGTGATACTATTTTTTATGAAGGAAATAAAGCAGGATTTATAAAAAATAACATTATTTGATATTTAGTAAATACATACTAGTAATCAATTACATAAAGGAATATATATAATAAATATAAATAATACGTTTTATTAACGTTTAACAATTCAATGATAAAATTAATTTTAACTTTATTATTTTGTTTATTAAGTTTAAGTGTATCAAGTCAAGATAATTATCTTAAAGCCATTGCTAAACATACAACATCTATAAAGGATGGAAATTGGTGTATTACTGGAACATGGGATCATGGAATACCTGATCCCTCTAAAGATACAATAACTATATCTGGAACAGATTCAATAAATGCAGAATGTAGAGGAACATTAATAATTGGATCTCAATGTTCATTACATATAATAGGTTGTGGTATATTAGTTGTACAAAATATTCAATTTAATAATGGATGTATAGTTATAATAGATGAAGGTGCAACTCTTATTATTTTAAATGATTTAATAAATAACAATAATTCAAATAATATAACAATTAATGGAAATTTATTTGTAACTGGTAATATTAATAATGGAGTAGGAGCAGACATAAATGGTAATGGAACAATAATTGCAAGTTCTGTATCAGGTAGTTGTTGTATAATGGGAATTGATCCTATTACTATTTCAGGTTCTGTTGTTATTACTGATAGCATAATAGTAAATACTTTACCAATTGAATTATTAAATTTTGAAGTAAGTTTAATAGATAATGAAGTTAAAATAGATTGGGCTACATCATCTGAAATTAATACAGATTTATTTATTATAGAAAAATCAAATAATCTTATTAATTTTAATATGCTTGATATTGTTTTTGCTGTGGGCAATTCTAATGAAAATATTGAATATTCAATATATGATATAAATCCAACAAATGGAATAAATTATTATAGATTAAAACAAGTAGATAAAAATGGATTTTATAAATATTTTGATACTAAATACATAATATATGAACAACCTTTTTCTTTTGATATTTATCCTAATCCTAAAGATGTAGATGAATCATTATTTATACATATAAGTCATTCTAGTGCTGAAGAAATTATGGTGGTTGTTATTAATGAATTAGGACAAGAATTATATTCAAAAATAATTATTACAGGATTTACGAATGATATAATTGAAGCTATAGATCCACATGAAAGAATACCTATTGGACAATATATTGTAATTGCAACTAATAAAAATGCAATATTTAGAAAAAAATTAATAGTTAAATAAATATCAAAATTTTTAAATTAGCTACTTTTTTATTATATTTACATATGAAAGTAAATAAAATAATTAAAAGAATTTATAAATTAGATTCTTTAGATAAAGAAAAAGTATTAGCTAAATTTACAAAATTAATAGAAGAAACTGGAGAATTAGGAGCAGAAATTCTTTTATTAGAAGGTTATAAATACAATAAAGAAAATAAATCAGAAGTACAAATTAAATTAGATGCATTAGATGAATGTGCAGATATATTTATTATGCTTATGGTTGTATCTAAAACTTTAGGATTTGATTTTAAAGATATTATTAAATCAAGTAATAGAAAATTAAATAAATGGGAATTTCAAATTAAAAATAATTAATATGTCAACTAGAAAATTTAAAGATGGAGATTTTGTAAAATTATCAGTTAAAGCTCCTATATGGATAACACAAGAAATTATGAATTTTAATAGGGTATATGGTATAAAATATATAAGAATTAAAAGTTATAAACATAATGGTTATAGTGGATTTTATGAAATTGAACTTTTTCCTAATGATGAAAAAACATTTAATAAAATTATTAGTAATGTATTAGTAGGATATTTAGTATTAAGTGATAAATCTGTTTTTGATTTGTTATCTTCATCTAAAAATCATATTCAACTGTTTGAAGATCAAATTAAATCTAAATTAACAAAAATATTAGATATTGAAGCTGAAGTTACTAATTTACAAGAAAAAATAGATTTTATGAAAAAATTAGGTTTATCCAAATATGATGAAGATATGTTTAAATCATATAATATTGTTAAAGCTATTAATTCAGGTTCTTCTGATAAAGATAAAATATTCAAAATTACTGAAATCATTAAAAATAATAAATAATAATGAAAAATGCTATATATGCAGGAAGTTTTGATATTTTAACTCGTGGTCATTGTTGGGTTATAGAAAAAGCTGCAGAGATATTCGATAATCTTTATGTATTAATAGCTGAAAATCCATCTAAAAAAGATAAATATTTTTTTAGCTTAGAAATACGTAAAAAAATAGTTATTGACTTTTTAAAAACATCTAATATAAATAATGTTCATGTTAGAGAATTTAAAGATGGATTTATTGCTAAATATGCAGTTGAAAAAGATATTAAATATTTAGTAAGAGGTCTAAGAAATGAAAAAGATTTTTTAGAAGAAAGAACATTAAATTATATTAATAAAGATTTAATTGACAATAATACGTTAGATACTATTTATTTTATTACTCCAAGAGAATATGAACATTTGAGTTCTTCTATGGTTAGAGGATTAATTGGAATAACAGGATGGAGAAAAGAAGTTGGTAAATTTGTACCTAATTTAACTGAATTTTATTTATTATATTATAAGTTTCTAAAGGAAAGATATATTGATGCTTATAAAAAATTAACTAATATATTTAATATTGAAATAGCTGAAACAAATTTTGATGAAATATTTAAAGTATATACAAATGAAAATAGACATTTTCACGACATTTATCATATATATGATATGATAAATTATTTAGATAATTATTGTGAATCTAATACTATAGATGAAATTGATAAAGCTATTTTAGAAATTAGTATTTTTTATCATGATTATATTTATTCTACTGATGTAGCAGAGTATAAAGAAAATGAAACATTAAGTGCACACGAAGCAGTAAATTCTATATTGTTAAATATTAAGCCTTCTTTAGAAGAAAGAATAGTTGATGGAATTTATGATGCAATATTAGCAACTAAACATTCAGAGGAAGTAACAAATGCTTTAGGTAAAATATTATGTGATATTGATTTAGCACAATGGGGAGAAAAATATAGATATAATGAAAATGTACTTGATATAATTAGTGAATTTTCTAATTATAATGAAAAAGATTTCTTTAAGAAAAGAAAGGAATTTTTATTAAATATTTTAGATAAAAAAGAAATATTTTATACATCATATTTTAGAGATAAATATGAAAATCAATATCGCTGTAATATTGAAAATGAAATAAAAAATGAAAAATATAATCATTAATTATAATATTTAAAACATATTTATTATATTTACACCTAATTAATTATTTACAATTAAAATTTTATTTATGAAGACAGAAACATTATTTACGCATGGTATTGATGCGCAAGGACGTAGATTCACATTAGCTGCGGTTCTTGAAATAAAATCCGAAAAGGAAGTTAAGACTTCTGTCGGATTAGCTATCTGTAGCGAAAAAGATAATTTTAACAAAAAATTTGGTAGAATTATTTCAGAAGGAAGAGCTAAAAAGGGAAAAGTTATTGATGAATTTGTAATTACAGATGACGATAACGGTTTTAAAGCTTTTAAAGAAAAATTCTTTGGATTAAAAGAAAAAGTTGGAACTGATGTTACAAAATTTTGTACAGAATACAAAGGATAATTAAAAATGTTAAACCAGTATAAATTATATCTAGATGATGAAAGAACTCCTAAAGGTTCTAATTGGGTAATAGTTAAAAGTTTTAATGAATTTGTATCTACAATTTTAGAAAATGGATTGCCTGAAGAAGTTTCACTAGATCATGATTTAGGGGAAGATGAAAATGGTCTTCTTCCCACTGGTTTAGATTGTTTAAAATGGTTATTAACAGATCAAAACTTTGATATAACTGGAATGAAAATAAATATTCATTCTAGTAATGCAGCAGGCGCTGCAAATATGCAATCATATATTAATACATGGTATAAAATAAAAAACTTATAAAATGCTTAGCGAATTTAATACACCAGAAAATAATAAAGCAATTGATATCTTATATAAAAAAGGATTTTATATAGGTAGAATGATTTCAGGCAGTAAATCATTTTATAGATCGCAATTTCCTAATAATAAGGTTATTTTTAATGCAAACATAGTAGTAGAATCTCAAGGAAAAGTCTGGTATGGAGATATAGATATTACAAGAGATGAAGAACAACTTCAAGAAATTGCTAATGAGTTAGGAGAAAATATTTATATCTTATATGAAATGGATGCAAGATTCGAAAATGAAAATAAACCTATTAATGAATTAATAAAAGCTTCTAAATGTACGATAACTCCGATGATTATTTAGTAGATATTTATGATAAACGAATAGATATTGGAGATGAAATTTTAATTTCAAAAACATATGGTTGTCATATATTCGTTTTAAAAGTAAAATATATCAAAAAAGATAGAATATATTTTTATGATAATGATTTAAAATTTAAATATATTTATTATTCTAGAGAATCAATTTTAAATTTAACAAAACATATTTTTAATCCTAAATATCAATAACATGAAAAAAATAAATATTTTATTCATAGCATTAATTGCTATAACAATTTTTTTAACAGGATGTGCAGATGTTGAACAAATTAAAGAATGTACAATAGGTCATACTTATGGATTTTGGGGAGGTGCATGGCACGGAACTATAACAATAGTTTCTTTTATTGGTAGTTTATTTAGTGATGATATATCTATTTATGCAGTAAATAATAATGGTACATGGTATGATTTTGGATTCATTATTGGATTAGGTGGAGCAATTAAATTTATATTAGCAGGAATAAATATAGTTTTACACATAATTTTTGGAAAATGAAAAAAATATATTATATCTTAATTACATTATTTGTAATTAGTGCATGTCATAAAGAAGCAACAACTGAAGAACAAATTAATTCATTAGTATCTCCTGTTGTAATTGAATTTGTTGATATAAAATTAGAGTCAAGTAACTATGGAATTTCTATTATTTTTAAAGATAAAAATAATAAAAGAACAACTATAGGAGGAACAGATCAAATTTTAAAATCTATTATTATACACAATAGACAAGGAGATACTATTAATGTAAGTTCTTTAAATGAAACTATTATACAAGATACTACGTCAATAAAAAATTCAACATTTAATGATGAAGTATATAAAGAATAAAAATAAAAATTAAATTAAAATGAGTAAGTATTTATTAAAAATTCAATTTGACTGTAATGATGCAGATTATGTATATGGATGTCAAATTATTGATGAAAAATTAAAAAAGATTATTGATGAAAATGGTGATAAATTAGTAAGTTTTGGATCATATGATTTCGGCGATGCTGAACGTACAATCGATGAAAGTATGACTTATATAAAAATAACTGATAAAGAAGCTGAAGTTATTAAAAGGCTTGGTCTTGTTGAATTTGGTGAAAATTGGAACGGCGAATTCCAAGATTCAGAAGAAGATGAAGAAGATGAAGAAGAAGAAGATAATAATTAATCATTAAATTTAAAAATATGTGCAATTGTATATGGTATAATGGAGATAGTTGTGACTATCCAGATGCAACTAATGGACAAACAGAAGATAGCTATTGTAAATTCGAGGCTGAAGATGATGAGGATGAAATTGATTGTGACGAATATAGAGAAGATGATAATCATTATGATAGTTAATTAAAATTTATAACATGAAAGCAAGCGAATTAGCGTTAAAATTACAAGAAATAATTAATACACATGGTGATATTCATGTTGGATTTAGAATAGAAGGTTTTGGTGGTCATTTAGATCATATTGTAGATAATTTTTCAATAACTGAACCTTATTATGAGAATGAAGACGAAGAGGAGAATGAAGACGAAGAAATTAGAAAAATTTTCGATGATGAAGAAAATATGATAATACTTCATGGAAGACAAATAGCATCAACTTAAATGAATAAAAAAATTATAATAGAATCAGAAAAAGAAATTAAAGATATATTAGATTATTTTAATAAGTTTTATACAATAACAAGAAAAGTTAATATTAATTTTGTTAATGAAACTTTAAAAGAATCTAATAAATATCCTATATTAATTGTTTCATATAATGAATATAATGAAGTAAAATTAGAGTATTGTTCATGTGATAAAGATATAAATATTAAAGAATATTGTAATAAATGTAATTTAGAATGTGTTAATTATACTATTATAAAAAGTAAAGATTTTTTATGAATAAAAAAATTAATATTGAAACTGAAAAAGATTTAAATGAAATATTAAATTATTTTAATGAATTTTATAGTGTACAAAGTGTTCCCGATAAAGATGATATGATTAGTTATTTAAATGACGACAATGAAAATATTATTTTAATTGTTTCATATGAAGAAGATAATGAAGTAAAAATTGATTATTGCTCATATGATAAAGATATAAATATTAAAGAATATTGTAATAGTTGTGGTGGTGGAACTTGTACTAATTATAAAGTAACAGAAGGTAAAGATTTTATTTAAATATGGAAACAGTTAATAAAAAAATAGTTTGTCGAACAGAACAAGAATTTAAAGATATTTATAATTATTTTCTTAAAAAATATCCTAATATAGAAATATTTTTTAAGATAGAATATCTTGATCAAATATTTACATTTGATAATAAAGTTCCTTTAATAATAATTACCAATGATATGGAAAGTATTATAATGGAATGGTGTTTGCTAGATAATTGTATAAATTGTAATGACAATATAAGTTGCAAAGAATTAATTTTTACAGAAGCAAAAGATTTTTTAAGTTAAATAATATATAAAGATAAGAATGAAATTTAACTTTCAAGAAGTAGAAAAACCTAGATTAGATAAATTATATCTATTAGTTAAATACGAAGGTGGTGATGGTGATACAAAACATCCAGAAGAATATTATCTAGATATCAAATATAGTGAATTAGAAAATAGAATGGATGAAATAACAAAAGAAATTGAATCATTTAAAACACTAAAAATTATTTTAAATGATTATAGAATTACATATAAAAAAGTCAAAGAAGAATATGGTGATGAAATGACTAATTTATATGATAATGTACCAAATGATCCACAAACTGATTTTGATACAAAATGTTATATTGATGATTTAAAACTTATAGCTTACGATAAAGCAGGAATTAAGTATATATCAAATATTTAATAGAGAATAGGAATTTATAAAGATATTAAAAATGAATTTAAAAATATAGATTATGAGTAATTACACTAAAGTTATTAAATTAATCATGGTTTCGGAACTGAACAATAATAAATTTTATGATCTTTATGACCATGGAGATGGAACAATGCATGTTGAATATGGACGTGTTCAAAAAACGAGTGTATCTAAAAGTTATTCTATTAGTGAATGGGATTCTATTTATAGATCAAAAACTAAAAAAGGTTATCAGGATGTAACTCATCTTCATAAAGAAACTATTGAAGGCAATGGATTAGAAACTACTGTTACTAAAAAAATAGTAAGAAAAGAAATTGATAATCCAATTATTAATAAAATTTTTAGTAGATTACAACAGTATGCAAACGTTGTTGTGCAAGAAAAATATACTGTTACTTCAGAAGCAGTAACACAAGCAATGGTTGATGAAGCTCAAGAAGTTATTAATGATATATCAGGCTCATTAAAAATTAATGTTGATCATAAAGAATTAAATAAAAAGTTATTAAAGCTTTTTACAATAATTCCAAGACAAATGAATAAAGTTCAATATCATTTGTTTACTGCTATTACAAATCAAAAAGAATTAGAAGAAGCTAGCAAAAAAATATCTAGTGAACAAGATACATTAGATACTATGGCTGGTCAAGTATTAGCTAATACTAAGAAAAAGAAAGCAATACAAGTTGCTCAAGAAAAACATGAAGATTATAAAGATGTTACTATTCTTGAAGAATTAGGATTATTAATAGAAGAAACTAATGCAGATGAAAATGAACAGATTAAAAAGGCTTTAGGTGATATGAAAAATAATTTCAAAAAAGCTTATAAAGTAGTTAATATTGAGACCCAAAATAAATATGAAAATCATACTTCTAAATATGATAATGTTCCTAAAAGAGAAGAATTATTTTGGCACGGTTCTAGAAATCAAAATTGGTATTTTATACTTCAAAAAGGTTTATTAATTAGACCGAAAAATTCAATATATTCGGGGTCCATGTGGGGCGATGCAGTCTATTTTGCAAATAAAGCTAAAAAATCTGCTGGTTATTCATCATTTAGAGGTTCTTATTGGGCTAAAGGCAATGATGATTCAGGATTTTTGGCGATTTATGCTGTTAATGTAGGAAAACAATGGCATTGGACAAAACATAATTCTGATGCATATAAACTCAGTAAAAAAATGCTTGATGACAATAAATATGATTCAGTATATGCACATGGAGGAGCAGATCTTATAAATGATGAATTTACAATATATGAACCAGAAAAATGTACAATAAAATATTTAGTTGAAATAAGTTAATGTTTAGTAATAATAAAGTAATTGAATTTAACGGAGATTTTTGGCATGCTAATCCTTTAAAAAATAAACCTGACGATAAAATAGGAGGATGGACTAAAGTTAAAGATATATGGTTACATGAAGAATTAAGAATTAAATTTTTAAAAAGACAAAATTATAAAGTTTTAGTTGTATGGGAAGCTGAATATACTGAAGATAAAGAAAAAGTTTTAGAAAAGTGTTATAATTTTTTAATTAGTTAATTAAAATGAAATTTAAAGTTATAAAATTCGAGCAGATGGATAAATCTTGTGTATGTTTAGTAGAATATAAAGATATAAAAGATTTTAATGGTCAAAAAATTTTATTATTTTTTAATACAGATATAAATAAAATTATGATTAGAAAACATCTTCCAGATTCATTTAAAGAAGATAAAAGAATTAAATCTCCATTTGCAACATTTGAACCTACAAAAGATGGATGGGAAGCTGCAATATTTTTAGCAGCAAATTTAGAATAATATTATGAAAACTAAATGGTTAATTGAAAAGAATCTATTTACTGATACTGAACCTTATTTAATAAAAGTATTAAAGAAAAAACAAATTGAATATAAGTTAATTGAATATATTCCTTTTGAAAATGATTTAAGTTATATTTCTAAATTATTTAATGATGATGATTGTGTAGTGTTTTATGGTTCATTGAATTTAGGTATAAAAATTAAACGATATGTTAAATGGATACCAGGGGTTTATTTAGATGAAACCAAATATAATTGTACTTCATACTATCCTATATTTGGAGATTTATTAGTACATAAAAATTATACTATGTTACCATTTGGTGATCTTATTAGAAGAAAAGATTATCTTTATAATTTATATAATAAAAGTGGTCATAGCGGTCATATTTTTATTAGACCTAATTCAGGATTAAAGGATTTTACAGGCACAGTTCTATCATATAATAATTATGAAGAAGGAATAAAACTTTGTGGATTTTATGATATAAACCCTGATTTATTAGTAATAGTTTCTGATGTGAAAGCTTTGCATAAAGAATGGAGATTTGTTGTTGTTAATCAGGAAGTTATATCAGGAAGTTTATACAGAGATTGGTCATATCCTGAAACAATTATTCCAGGTACAACGACTAAAGATTACATATTAATGGGTTCACATTCAATTAATGAATTATGTACTAATGATAAAGCTTATAATTTTGCTAATAAATGTGCTAAATTATTTAATCCAGAACATGTATGGACTTTAGATGTTACTGAAATGAATGGAGAATTCGGTTTATTAGAAGTAGGTTCATTTTCAGGCGCAGGTTTATATGGAAATGATTTAAATATAATAGTTGATAAAGTATCTAAAGCTGCTGAAGAAGAATGGAATGAATATAACATTATATAATTATGAATCTTGATAAAAATAGTGCTTATGGAGATTTTATTACTCGATTAAATAAAGCTGCTTCTGAAATTTATAGTAAAAGAAAAGTAAATGAAAAATATTATTTAATAATAAATGAAAAAAATATGGAAAAAGTATCTAAAGAAATAGTAAAAACTGTAACAGATATTGGAAGTAATGCCTTTAATAGTGGTCAAGAACGTGGAGATGGAATTAATACATTGAGTTATAAAACATATTTTGATTTTGGACAAAGATTTTCATATCCAGTATTTAAAATATTTTCAGATTTTTTTAATATTATATATCAAAATAAAGACAAACAAACTCTTTATGATATTAATGATATTTCATTTATGTTTAATGGTAGATTTCAAAATAATGTGACATTAGGCGAAAGTCTTAACAATCCTACGCACATTACATTTAAACATAAAGATTTAACCTTATTATTAGCATTTGATAAATTTATAGATTCTGGTGAAATGGTATATTTAATACGAATGTATAGTAGAGAAGTTACTAATTTTATTGATGAACGCATTTATTCAAATTTATTTGAACTTGCTTTACAAGAAAGTGATATTAAAGGTAAATTTATTGAAATGTCTAATAATAAATTTGATTGGAAGATTAATAAATTAGAAGAAAGAAGTTTTGATGATATTTATTTACCAAAAGATATTATGGATAATGTATCGTTATTTTATGATATATTTAAAGAAAAAGAAGTCTTTTTAAGATATTTAATGGTAGGTAATCCAGGTACTGGTAAAACTGAATCAACATTAGTATTATCAAATGAATTAAATAAATTAGGAGTTACAATTATTAAAACTTCTATTGATAAATTTTTTAAAGAAAAGGTTGAACTTGCTGAGATATTAAAGCCTTCAATTATAATATCAGATGATATTGATTTAAGTTTAGGATCTAGAGATAATGGATCTTATTCTGAAAAATTAGGTTTATTTTTAGATATTTTAGATGGAACTAATAAGATAAGTAAAGGAGTAGGATTTTTATGTGCAACTAACTCTGCAAGCTTTTTAGATTTAGCTGCTCAGAGACCTGGAAGATTTGATAAAGTTTTATTATTCGATTCGATTACTAAAGATAATATTAAAAATATTATATTAAAATCTCTTAAATATAATTTTAATATTGATAAAGAAGATACTACAAAAATATTTGTAAATGATAAAATAATTAATAAATATTTTGAATCAAAAGTTACCGGAGCTCATATTTATAATAGTATAAATATGTTAAAAATGAAATTGGATTCTTTAAAAATAGTTTTGAATGAAAAGTGGTTAATGAGTGAAATTGTTGCTGAAATTGATACTATTGAAAAAATAAAGAAACATACCAAAATGAGTCATAAAATGAATAACAATGTAAGTACAAGTATAGGATTTAAAAGGAATGATGATGAAATAGATCTTATAGATGGTAATGACGCATGTGAAAAAATCCATAGATAATTATGTTATTAAGTAGAGAAGAATTTAAGACTCAAGTATTTAAACGAGATAATTATAAATGCGTTATATGTAATGAACCTACAATCGATGCACATCATATAATAGATAGAAATTTATTTTTAGATGGTGGATATTATTTAAATAATGGTGTATCATTATGCGCTAAACATCATATAGATGCTGAAACAACAATTATATCAACTTCAGAATTAAGAGAAAAGGCAAATTTAATACAAATATATCCTCATAATTTATCATTAAATGAGTTTGTTAAAGATTATGATAAATGGGGTAATCCAATTTTAAAAAATGGTAAACGATTAAAAGGTTATCATTTTAATCAAGAAAATGTTCAGAAAATGTTAAAGCAAGGAAATGTTTTACATTTATTTGAAAAAGATAGAAATATGATTGTTGAAAAATATCCAAGAACATATCATGTTTTAAATTCGCCAGGAACAACAAGTGATGATAGAATTGCTAAAAATATAAATAAAGTATGCAAAGGTGAAATTATTATGACTGAAAAATTAGATGGTTCTAATACAAGTATTTCTCGTTTTGGAGTATTTGGTAGATCAAGAATATCACCATCACAAAATGGATGGGATAGTTGGTTATCTCCATTATGGAATATGATTAGACATGACTTAGGAGAATTAGAAATATGTGGTGAAAATATGTATGGAATTCATAGCATAGAATATTCTAAATTAGATAGTCATTTTTATGTTTTTGGTATAAGAGATATGAGTAGAGACTTTTGGTTATCATGGGAAGAAGTTGAATTTTATGCAAATATGTTAGATTTACCAACTGTACCTGTTTTATTTAAAAGCGATAAAAATTTTAATGTAAATGAAACTTTTATTTATAATAAAATAGAAGAATTAGTTTCAACATATTCTACATTAAGTGATTCAGAATTTTTTATATCTCCTAAAGAAGGAATAGTAACAAGAATTGCTGATGAATTTCCAAATGATATGTTTTATAATTCTATATTTAAATGGGTTAGAAAAGGTCATGTCCAAACAGATGAACATTGGACAAAAAACTGGAAAAGAGCAACTTTATATAATGAAATGAAAAAATAAAAATGGATTTTTTAACTTATATACAAAAAATATTACCTGAAATTATACCATACTTTCATGATATGAAACATTGCGAACAAGATAAAGAATATCATGCGGAGGGTGATGTATTAACGCATGTCAGAATGGTTTTAGATGAATTTGAAAAAGAATCTATATTATTTACAGAACAACAACAAAAAATATTAAGATATGCAATAACTTTACATGATATCGGAAAACCATATTGTAGTAAAGAAGAAAATGGACATATTAGAAGTCACGGACATAGTAGAATAGGTTATCATATTGCGCTAGAACTTTTAGATAAAATTGAACAGAAGAATATAATAACATTTGAAGATAAATTACAAATAGCAAATCTTATTCTTTATCACGGTGAACCACCTTGGATTATAGATAAAACAAATAAAGATCAAGAGTATGATATAATTAAAATGAGTTTAGATTGTAATTTGTTTTTATTACATAAACTTGCTATATATGATACTTTGGGAAGAATTGCATCAGATACTGAAAGTATGATTGAAAAGATTAATTGGTTTGGATTATATGCAGAAGAATTAGGATGTTATTATAATTCATATCAATTTAAAAATGAATATACTAAATTTAATTATATTGTTAAAAAAACTTATTATCATACAGATGAAGCATTTAATGATACTAAATCTAAAGTTTATTTAATGAGTGGCTTACCTGGAAGTGGTAAAGATACTTATATTAAAACTCATTTAAAAGATATACCTGTTATAAGTTTAGATGAAATAAGAATTAAATTAAAAATAAAGCCTGATAAGCCACAAGGTCATGTAATACAAGCAGCTAAAGAAATTGCTAAAGGATATTTAAGAGAAGGTAAATCATTTATATGGAATGCAACAAATACTTCTAAATTAACACGAGAAAGTTTAATATCTTTATTTACATTATATAATGCTTATATTAATATCATTTATATTAATACTACATTCAATAAAGTTTTAGATCAAAATTTATCTAGAGAAGAAATGGTCCCTGAAAAAGTAATTAACAAACTTTTTAGAGGTATTGATATACCTAAACATATTGAAGCTCATAATGTAACTTATATTACAAATAATTTTTAAATTACTAACTAAATTATTATATTTATAAAAATTTAAATTATTTATAATGATACTAACCTTAATAATATTGTTAACTTATGTTATAACATATTTTATTATAAAGTTTTTGTATAAACATGAAAACTATTATAGTGATGAAATTCCTTTACCGATGTTTGTATATTTGTTATGTTTAATACCAATTATAAACATTTTAATATGTTTATTACCATTATTATTTAATGGTATACCTGGTGTACCTAATTTAAAAGAAACATTAGATAATCATTTTAGAGGTAAAAAGAAATGAAAATATTAATAGCTATATCTGGTGGTATTTCTGCATATAAAGTTCTTGATGTTATTACTTGTTTACAAAATCATAATCATATTATTACGTTAATATTTTAAATTTATTATACCGTATACGCAATTAAAAAATTAATTGTCACATTATATGAGAGTTTTAATTACAGCTGGAGGTACACGTGAATACATAGATGATGTTAGAGTATTAACTAATATATCATCTGGAAAATTAGGATCAATAATAGCAGAAGAATTACATAGAGCTGGTCATAATATTTTTTATGTTTATGCTAGAGGTAGTGTTATACCATCAAATATACAAAATATATATGAAATTACAAATGTTGATTCGTTAAAGAAAATAATGGAGGAGTTAATTCCTTTAGTAGATGTAGTTATACATACAATGACTGTTAGCGATTTTGGATTTGAACCTATTACTACTAAATTAAAAAGTACCGATAAAGAAGCATTTATACAATCTTTAGCAGAAAGAATAAAATATAATCCTAAAATAATTTCATATATTAAAGAATGGAATAAAGAATGGAATAAAGATGTTATACTTATTGGTTTTAAATTTGAAGTTGGATTAAATTATTTTGAATTAATTAATATTGCAACAGAATCATTAGAAAAAAATAAGTGTGATTATGTAATAGCTAATGATAAAAAAGAAATGAAAGATGAAAATATACATGTTGCATATTTAATAGATAAAAATAAAAATGTTAAAGCATTAAGTGGTAAAGAAGATATAGCATTAAATATAAAAAATATTTTAACAACAATTAACAAATAATTATTAACTTAAATTAAATTACAATGGCAGAAATTCAGCGATTAGGAGATTTAGTTTTATCACAAGGAACATACGCTTATATTCAAGATGGTTCTTCAGGAACTGTTCAAATAGTAAATGGGCCTTTTAAAATTAGTCCAGGGGATACAGATAAACCTGTTATCTATGATAAAAGAACGAGACAGTTTATGGCTGTACAAGTACAATCATCTATTCAAACTTGGGTAGTTGCAACTGAAGGACAATACATTATTCTTGAAAATCCAGAGACAGAAAACAATTCTCATCCATCAAAAGGAAAACAAGAAGGTGTTAAATTAGATATTGGTAATAAAATCAATATACCTGGCCCTACAACATTTGCATTATGGCCAGGTCAAATTGCAGAAGAAGTACAAGGTCATCAACTTAAATGGAATGAATATCTTTTAGTAAGAGTATATAATGAAGTAGCTGCAAAAGCTAATATCAAAAATACTGTATTGAAAGCAGCGGATGTTAAAGATGATAATGATTCTAAAAAGACAAAGAAACCTAATGTTATAAAGGAAGAAGAATTGTTTACTGGAAATATTCTTTTAATTAAAGGAACTGATGTTTCATTTTATATACCTCCTACTGGTATTGAAGTATTAAAAGATGAAAGAGGCAGTTATGCAAGAAATGCTGTAACATTAGAAAGATTGGAATATTGCATTCTTTTAGATCAAAATGGAGATAAAAGATATGAAAGAGGTCCAGCTGTAGTATTTCCAAAACCTACTGAAACTTTTATTGATGAAAAAGGCAATAGAATTTTCAAAGCAGTTGAACTTAATGATAACATGGGTATTTATGTTAAAGTTATTCAAGATTATCAAGAAGAAGGTAAAGATGGTAAACAAAGAATAGCCGGTGAAGAATTATTTATTACTGGAAAAGAACAAAGAATATTTTTTCCAAGACCTGAATTATCATTAATAAAATACGGTGATAGAGAAATTCATTATGCAGTAGCTGTTCCTGAAGGTTCAGGAAGATACATTTTAGATAAAAATGATGGAAGCATTAAATTAGTTAAAGGAAATAAAATGCTTCTTCCGGATCCTAGATCAGAAGTTATCGTTAAACGAATTCTTTCTGATAAACAAGTTAATTTATGGTTTCCAAGTAATACAGAAGCATTAAATTACAATAGAGAACTAAGAAAGAAATCAAATGAACTTAGAGATGCTTCAGTAATGGGTGATATGCTATTTAGTGCATCTGCTGATTTTGCTATTGAGGAAGAACAATTTGCAAATTATGATAGAAGATTAAAAAGCAGAGGATCATTTCAAGGTTTAGTAGGTGAAAAAATGCAACGAAATAATGAGTTTACAAAACCTCGTACTGTTGAAATTAATGATAAATATGATGGAGCTGTAACTCTTAATGTATGGCCAGGATTTGCTATTCAAAAGGTTAAAAAGACTGGTGAAAGAGAAGTAATAGTTGGACCTAAAGTTGTAATGTTAGAATATGATGAAACTTTAGAAAGTTTAGCTTTATCTACTAATAAACCAAAAACAGATCATTTATTATTTGAAACTGTTTATCTTCAAACAGAAAATAATATTGTTTCAGATATTGTTGAAGCAATTACAAAAGATTTTGTAAATGTTAATATTAGATTATCTTATAGAGTTAATTTTGAAGGTAAATCTGAAAAATGGTTTAATGTTTCTAATTATGTTAAACTTTTAACGCAACATTTAAGATCTGTAATTAGAAATGCCGTTAAAAAACAAACTATTGAATACTTTAACGATAACTCAACAGATATGATTAGAGATATTATTCTAGGTGTATCTGAAAAAGAAAAAGGCAGAGTAGGAAAAGTATTCGATGAAAATGGAATGAGAATTTACGATGTTGAAGTACTTAATGTTACAATTGGTGATAAAGATATAGCTAATTTATTAGAAACTTCTCAACACGATGCAGTAGAGAATAATTTAAAAATTAAACAAAAAGAAAGAGATCTTAATTTCGTTGTTAATTATGAAAAATTAAAAAGAAACGAAATGAATGAAGTAGATGAAACTCAAAAATTAGTTGCAGAAATTAATTTAAAAAGAAGTGCAGAAAAAGCTAATACTAAATTAGTTGATTTAAATTATGAAATTGAACAACAAGCTAAACATGATTCAATACATGCTACTCAATTATCAAGAAGAAAAGCCGATGATGAACAAAAACTTTATTTAGCTTCTAAATTTACTGATTTATCAATTAAAGAAGTTACTGCTAAAAATCAATCAATTCAACCTGGATTAATAGATGCTTTAGTATCAATAGGTAATTTAGAAAATAATAAAATATTAGCTGAAAATCTTAAAGCTCAAGGCGGTGGTTTACATGGAATATTTCAAAAAGGTGGAATAGAAGGTTTATTAGAAACAGTAAAAGGAACTCCACTTGAAAAAACAATTACTAAATTCTTTGATGTAAAAGTTGAACAACTTGAATCTAAAAAGGATCAATAATGAATGATTATATTAATTATTCAGGAGGAGCTAAAGGTGCTGATACTATATGGGAAACCTATGGTGAAAAATATGGAGTAAGCACCATAGCTTTTTCTTTTATATCACATAATACTGATTCTAAACATTTTATAATATTAACAGAAAAAGAATTAGAGGAATCCGATTCATATTATCGAAAAGCTTCACGACTTTTAAAAAGAAAATATCCTTCTAATAATATTTATGTAAATAATTTATTAAGGAGAAATTGGTTTCAAGTTAAAAATGCAGATACTATTTTTGCAATAGGAGAATTAATAGATAATATAGTCAATGGAGGAACTGGATGGGCTGTTGCGATGGCAACAATAGTTAATAAACCTATATATCTTTTTGAACAAAATAAAAATATTTGGATGAAATATGTTTATGAAATTAAAGAATTCAGAGAATGTAAAGAACCTATTTTAACTAAAAAGTTTGCAGGTATAGGAACAAGAAAAATAAACAATAACGGAATAAAAGCAATACAAACAATTTATACAAACACATTTTTATATTAAATACAAAATTATTATATTTACATATATGAATAAAATTTATAAAATATTGAGAACAATTTTATTAAAAAAATGTCCAGAGTGTGGATTAACTATGGATAAAGTATGCATTTGTCAAATTAAAAAAAATAATAATATGAGAAAACAATTAACAAAAACAATCGTAAAAGATAAAGCTGATGAATTAATTAAAGTTAATGGTAGCACCACTAATCTTCAAATTAAAGAAGCTTTAAGAAAAGATGGTTATTGGGCAACGCAAGATGATATTCGTGAATATATGGATGAACTTGAAGTAGAAGAAGGTTATTCAGTTAATAATAATGGATCATTTAGAACATTTAGTGCAGCGCCTGAAGATGATGATGATCAATCTCCTGGATATGGCGGTTTAAAAATTAATACATCAACTGCTACTAAAACTACTACATCAACTGCTATAAAACCCACTACACAATTATCAATAAAGGCTTCTTTAATTCAACCTATTGATGAAACAGAAGTAGATGGAAGTGATTGGATGGCATATTCAGTTATGAATAATGATATACTTTATTATTCTTCTAATTATACTAGGGATCAAGTAAGATGTGCATACAGATTAGTATATCCTATGGATATTACATCAACAAGAGCTTGTAGAGTAAAATAATATGAAAGAGATTACCGGAAATTTAATTAGACAAGCAACTGAATTTGATATTATAGTGCATGGTTGTAATTGCTTTAGTACTATGGGAGCAGGCATTGCTAAACAAATTAAAGTAATTTTTCCAGAAGCTTTTAATGTTGATAAAAATGATCCAAGAACTCCACAACAAAAATTAGGAGGAATTTCATATACAACTAATACTACTCCTATAATAATTAATGCCTATACTCAATTTCATTTTAAAGGTAAAAATAATGTTGATTATGATGCTATTAAAAGTGCATTTAAAGAAATCAAATTATTATTTACAGGCAAAAAATTTGGGATACCTTTAATAGGAGCAGGTTTAGCAGGTGGCGATTGGAAATTAATTTCTTCTATTATAGAGAAAGAAATGATTGGCGAGGATATTACAGTTGTAATTTTTGAAGAAGATCAATCACTAATTTTCGATAAAAATACTGATGATCGTTTATCAATGGGAACAATTTCAATAGAAGAAATAATTAATGAAGGTCTTACTAATTTAGAATGGGATGGTATTGCTGATAGAAAATTCTTTATTAAAAAGAATTTATTAAAAGATAATTCTGGTAAATATCTTAATGTAAGCATAAAACTTAAATTTCATGATGTTGAAATGGGAGTATGTGTTATAGAAACATTAGATGAACTAAAACATTTTTATGAAATAACTTCAAGGAAAAAGTTTAGTGATTTAAAAAATACTAATGTAACTAAAGATAATATTGATAATATATTATCAGACTTTAAAATATAATTTAATTTAAACATTAAAAAAAAGATCTAGCAATAGATCTTTTTTAAAGCTTAAAAATGGAATCTATAATATTAGGTGTATTAAATAATAATAATAATTCTCAAAAAGAATTATATGATAAATATTATGCTTATGTTAAAAAAATTGCATCAGCAAAAATTAAAAATATTGAAGACATTAATGAAATAATTCAAAATGTTTTTATTAAAGTTTTTTCTAAAATACATACATATGATATTAATCAAAAATTTTCTAATTGGATTTGTACTATAACAGTTAATGAATGCAGCGATTATTTTAAGAAAAAACAATCTATTAAAAGAAAATATGAAGTATTATCCGATATTGAGTATTTAGATATTAAATCTGATTATAAAACAGATAATAATTTAATATTTAAAGAATTATGTAATAAAATAACAAATTTTATTTATTCTATTAAATCTGAAAGAGATAAAAAAATTTTAAGTAAAAGATATATTGAATATAAAAAATATCAAGAGATTGTTGAAGAACTTAATTACACATTACCTATAGTAAAACAAATTTTATTTAAATATAACAAAATATTTTATAATTTAATAATAGATGGAAACAAATAAAGAAATAATAACCATTGAATTAAATGGTTCAATGTCAGTTAATGAAAAAGTTTATTATGTAACTGATTTAACATACGATGATCCTGTAGTAAAAATAGAATTTTTTACAGATGATAATTTATATCATAAATTAACACGAGATGATAAAAAAGAAATAGGAGATTTAGTGTTTGAAAAATATGCAGAAATAGTATTAAGAAACAACGAAAATAAAGATTAAAAAAACTAATTTAAATTAGTTTTTTTAAGTAATTACTTCATTTTCTTTTTTAACTTCATCTGCCTTTTGCGCAGAATTTATTTCTTCTGGTTTAGTATTATTATTTTTTAATTGTTTAGTTTCACTAGATTTATTTATGCCTAATAATGTTAAATGATGAGTTAATAATGATGCAAAAATAATTATTGCTTCATTTGATATAACATATGTTCCCGTTAATTTTAGTGAAACAACTGCAGCATATACTTCTATTCCTAAAAATACAACAGAAAATAATAATATAGCAATCAATAAAAAATAAGCACTTATTCTAGTTGATGAAAATCCTCCCCATGGACTCTTAGAAGATTGCTTAAGTAATGATAATAATTTTTCTTTAAACATATTTTAATTTTATTTTAATAAGTTCCAAAATTTATTAAATTTATTTATTCTATCGTCTAATCCAATAGTTCCACCATTAACTCTTTTTGTTACAGATGTAACAACTTCAATAGTTGATCCTTTATCGCATATACTCCATAAACCATTTTTATCAAAGAAAAATGCAGCAGAAGCTAACGGATATTTAGTTGCAACTAAATCTGAATTTGCTACACAATCTTCACCAATAAACTGAGAAAATTTTGTATAATTTTCTTTACCTGTAAGTTGGATATATCCTTTACCACAAAATTTAAATCCATCTCCAGATTTTTCATCTCCATTACTCATTCTATTAGCATATACTTTATTAGCAATTTTTTGAGATTGTCTTTCATATAAAGGTGCAGTTTCTGTTGTAAAATATTTTGGAAATATCTTTAATAAACCAGATGCAGAATAATTTAAATTTTCTTTAACTAATCTAAAATCTCCACTTTCGTGAGAACACTGTGCCAAAAAATGTGCAAGTCTTAAATTTGTGGTAATATTAAATTTAGATGCAGTTAATTCAATTTGATCATAAACAATATCTGGAATTTGTCCTTTTAATTTTTCAATATTAATCATAAAATATCTTTTATTTATATATTTAAAGATCTTGTTAGCTAATTAAAATATATTTTAATTCTATTATTGGATATATATTTAAATTAAATAATACTATATGAAATATTTACCGTTATACGAAGAATTTAAAAGAAGTGATATAGACTTATATGCAAATTTTCAAAAAATTTCTAGTCAATCGATTAAAAATGGTTCTATTATTAATAGTGAAAAAGACTTTATAATCGTAAAAATTCTAAATAATGATGCGTTTGATTACTGGACACGAAATAAATTTATTAATATCTCAACACAAATACATGGTAAATATTTTTCAACGAAAGATCTTTTTAATTATTATGATCCTAAAGAATGGGATTGTTTCGTATTTTATCCTTTAGATTTTGTAGTATTTATACAAAGAGATACAGAATTTTATGATGGATATACTTATAAAAACAGTATAAAAAAATTAGTACAAAAAGAAGTAGAAGCTCAATGGAGATTTTTTGGTATAGATTTTCCTAAAAGAATAACAAAAATAGATCCTGAAACAATTGAAAAAAATATACAAGAATTTACATTAAATGTAAAAAGAACCGGAACTTTCTATACATTTAGAACATATGAATATGAAAGGTGTGTATATCCAGGTTCAACTTTAAATATAGAAAATGCTCTTATTTATAATGTAGATTCAAAAAATAATTTATATACTTCTACAATTTCTTTTAAATCATTTTTAAATGGAGCATTACCTAAATTTAAAATTATTGGTAATAGTAAAGATGCTAAAAATATTATAAATAATTTAGAAAAAATACAATTAGAAATAGTTAAATTAAAATTAAATCCATCACAAATAAATAAATCTACAAATACATATTTTTTCGATAGTAATCTAGATTTATCAAATAGCTTTTTGGTATCAATAGACTTCGGATTCAATATAGAATTTCTAGAACCTAATAAAAATAAATTTGATGTTAGTAATAATTATTTAAAAAATTTAATAGGAGCTCCGTTAAATGTAGAACCTAAAAATTTTAATTATTCAAAAAATCCTAATTTAACTCAATCTGCAATTGACGACTACTGGAGAAATAGAATTAAAAAAGATCTTACTATTATAGGAAAACTCAAAGCTATTAATAAACTATCAGATACACTTAAAAAAGAATTTGAAGAATTACATAATGCAGATGAATTTGGATTCTTTGATAACTAAATTATAATATGAAATATATTTTTAAATATACAGAATTTTTAAACGAAGTCTATAATAATAGATTTAAAATTAATGAAGAATCATATTTTAAAAAATCTAAAGAAAAAGATCCTATACGAACAAGTGCTGCTATAGAAATTCTTAAAGATATATCTTCTAGTGAATTTGAAGAAAAAGATTATCCTTTTGATATCATTATTGAATATACTCATTTAACATTAGAAGAAAGATTAGATTTAGTTTTAGATAACTATATACATAAAAATCAAGATTATAGCTTTAATATTAAACACTTTTCAGCAATAGAAGAAAATTTAAATAAATATTTTCCAAATCTATACGATAAATATAAAGATTTAATAATTGAAAATAAAATTAAATATTTCAAAACAGATATAAATAAAAAATTCGATAATAAACAAGAACGAAAACTTTTTAGTTGTGATTTTTTTATAGAAGAATATTTTAAAAAAGATATATCATTAGAAGAAAATGAACTTTTAAAATTCTATAAAGAAACATTTGATTCTTTTTGTAACTTTATACTTAAACGTATAAATGAAGAATGGGGAAATATCCACGATAATATAAACTATTTATATTTTTTAAATAATAAACTTATTGAATTTAAACTATCTTATTCAAATATTAATAAATCATATTACAATAAATTTAAAGATTATTTTAAAGATATTATTATAAATAAAGTTGATCAAATATTAAATAAAAATATATCTAATTTTAATAGATATAAAAAAATAGTAATTACTAACTCATATTTAAACAACAAATACAACCATCTAATAAATGCTGATGACTTTGGATTAATCTAATTATCGAAAAATCCAAAATCGTCCGCATTCGCTATATCATTAATTTCTTTACTACTCCTTAATTTTTTTGGAAAATCTTTATGCTTTATCACCTTAATTCCATTCATCTTAAACAACCTTAACCATACTTCATCACTCAATCTATTTAAATCTAACTCATAAAACCATTTCCGCTCAACCAACTCATCAGGTATTGATTCCAACTCATTATCATGTAAATATAAATGTGTTAAATTTTTTAATTTATCTATCTCCTTTGGCCACTCCTTAAACTTATTACTACCTAAATTTAAAATTGTTAATTTTGTTAAATTTCCTATTTCCTTTGGCAACTCAACCAACTGATTTCTATTTAAATTTAATTCTTCTAAATTCTTTAAATTTCCTATTTCCTTTGGAAATTCCTTCAACGGATTACTACCTAAGGATAAATATGTTAAGTTAGTTAAATTTTCTATCTCTTTTGGCAACTCAGTCAACTTATTGTTAGTTAAATCTAAATATGTTAAGTTAGTTAAATTACCTATCTCCTTTGGCAACTCAGTCAACTTATTACTATATAAACGTAGCATAGTTAATTTTGTTAAATTTCCTATCTCTTTTGGTAATTCAGTTAATGCATAAACACCTAAATTTAAAATATCTCTATTAATTAAATTATCAATTGTAATTTTAGTTAATCTAGCTATAAACTCTAATCCATTCTCTCCATCTTTAATTTTAGCTTCATTTAAACTATTTGTTATAAAATCTTCATATCCCTTTATGTACTTCATTTTATTAATTTATTTTTAATTATCGAAAAATCCAAAATCATCCGCATTCGCTATATCCTCTACCTCTTTATTCCCTCTTAACCTCTTTGGAAAATCTTTATGCTTTATCGCCTTAAACTTATCTGTATTAAATAATTTTAACCATAATTCATCACTTAATTTACTTAAATATAATTCATCAAAAAATTTCCATTTAATCAATTCAATAGGCAACGAAGTCAAATTATTACTACTTAAATATAAACTTGTTAATTTCGTTAAATTTCCTATCTCTTTTGGCAATTCAGTCAACATATTTTTACCTAAATTTAAATTTGTCAATTTTGTTAAATTACCTATCTCCTTTGGCAACTTACTCAACATATTTTTACCTAAATTTAAATTTGTCAATTTTGTTAAATTACCTATCTCCTTTGGCAACTCTTTTAACCTATTACTATATAAATATAAACTTGTTAATTTCGTTAAATTTCCTATCTCTTTTGGCAATTCAGTCAACTTATTATCATTTAAATGTAAAGTTATTAATTTAGTTAAATTACCTATCTCTTTAGGCAACTCATTTAATTTTTGATTAACACCTAAATATAAACTTGTTAATTTCGTTAAATTTCCTATCTCTTTAGGCAACGAAGTCAAATTATTACTACTTAAATATAAACTTGTTAATTTCGTTAAATTTCCTATCTCTTTAGGTAACGAAGTTAACTCATTATCAATTAACTCTAAACTTGTTAAATTAATTAATTCATCAACTGAAACTTTAGCTAATTTAGCTATCAATTCTAATCCATCTAATTTAGCCTCATTAGCTTCTAATATAAACTCTTCATACTCCTTTATATATTTCATTATATTCTTTTTTTTTTTTAATTATCTAAAAATCCAAAGTCGTCTGCATTCAAAATATGATCATACTTTTTAATCTGCTCTGGAGTTAATACATCTTTAAAATATGGAACTATAAAATTATTTTGCTTAATAATTTCATCTAAATTTTCAATTAATTTTTTATCAATACTCTTTACAATATACCTAAAAACATTTTCTGCAATCTTTTTATAAAATATTCCTTCACTTTTAAATTTAATATAACCATTATCAATATTAAATATTTTTATTAATGCTTTATAATTTTCTGAATTAATCTTATCAATATGTTTCATATCTAATTCTTCTAATACATAATCAATAAAATAATCTACAAATTTATCATTAACCTTTAATAAATTTAATCTCTCTACCCATATATCATTATTATCGATATAAATAAATAGTAAAAAATTATTAATATATTTTTCAATATCTTTAGCTAAAAATTTTATATCTTCTTCATCTTCTATATTAAAAAAACGTACATCTATATCATCTCCTATATCATCTATTATATTATCCATTTGTCTATCTAAAGCTTTAGGAAAATACCTATTCAATTCTTCTATAATATATTTAAATTCTAAATTTTTATCTCTATTATAAATATTAAAATACCTATTTAATATCTCTTTTACTTTATCATCTAATGTTTTAAAACTTTTACTATCTACAATCTTTTTAATATCTTTAATATTATATCTTTCTTTTCCAACTTTGGAAAAAATATCAATAATCTTATCTCTTAAAATATTATCATTAACAAAAACTTTATACTCTAATATAAATTTCATCTTCTAAATTTAGTTTTATATGATTTACTACTATATGAGTTATAAGACTTACCATCATCTCCATCATCTTCTTTCTTATTAAGAGCATACTTAATAAAATCATATAACTCTTGTTCATTAGTCTTATGAGATCTAGATGATGCATTATACGTAGCTATAAAATTTCTAACCTCTTCTTTCTTCTCTTTTAACAACTTATCCCATAATAACTCTCCATTACTATTTAAAAATTCATCTACACCATCTAATATAACATCAGCAGCATTAGTAAACTTCTTCTCAATCATATTCTTAGGATTATTATACTTTATATACATCTTTCCAACTGTACTTCTAAACAATGAACTACCCCAGTCTTTCAACTTCTGAAAAACTCCTTCATCTAATATAAACTCTTCATACTCCTTTATATACTTCATATCACTTCTTTATTTTAATTATCTAACATTCCAAAATCATCAGCATTAAATAAATGCTCATATTTATTATATAACTTTTTATTAACAAACTTTCTATAATAAACTCCTATATCATATTTTTTATCTGCAAACAACTTATTAATATCTTTTTCTAATGATTTTTTAATCATATCATTTAATCTATCTTTATACTTTCTAAAAAAATTTATATCTCTATTATAATCAATCTTTCTCTCTTCTTTAAAACATCTTCTTATAAACATCGAATATACATCCACAAAATTCTTTAACAATCTATCAACATCTTGATTTAAACTATACACTTTAAAACTTTTATAATATGCCTCTATACTAAGTTTTCGTATCTCTTTATCATCCCAATTTTTCATATCATCTAACAAATCCTCTTTTGAATTATCAATATCTTCATCATTATCCTGTGAATTATAAAAATAATCATAATCTGTCTCATAAACAAACTCTTCATACTCCTTTATATACTTCATATAAACTCTATTTTTTATTATATATCCCAAAATACATCCAACAACTCTAATCTGGTCCCGTACACAAAAATCAAACCGGTCCGCCAAACAAATACTACATAACACTCTATATAATATCTATAGTCTCATAAACAACCTTCTTTATAACAACACTCTATATAATTACAAACATCTATACACTCTTACAAAATACTACCTATATATAAAAAACATTCTCTATACAACAATATAAATAACAATCTTCTTCTATATAAAGAATTATCTCTTATCTTCTGGTCTCCCAAACCGGTCCGCCTCTATCTATCCATTCAAATTTAAATCTATAATGATCGTTTTTACTCTATACCCATATCAATAACACATTTATATTAACATCATCTAACCTTATTCATTTACATTTTACTTATTATAATGATATTAAAATGATATCATATTGAATTATATAATAATCCGATCTAGCCCGACGTCTCAAGTTAGTGAAGGCCCATTTAACAACAGGTCGTGATCATGACACGAAAAATATTTGATTCCTATAGGCCGGTATTCATGATAATCCGTCGGATGAAAGAGGTTGGTAAATGATGCATGTAAGGGTCGTGGGTGGGCCTTTAAAAACGGGAATTTTGATTGAATTCCCGTTTAAGTTTGTAGGGTGGTTATTTTTTCTTTGTTGATTGTTTTGTAGTTGTTGAGTTTGTTTCTAATAAAGGTTCTTCTGTTTTTGGTTCAATTAGACCGACCTCAAAGTTGTTAACCATGAATAGTAGTTGTCCGTTTGTTTGGGGACGCATTGTAATGTAGTGGTCTGGTTTGCATTCCATATGAAGTAGGACCTGTAGGTGACCGTTTTCATTTGTATCTTCGGGATGGATTGTAAGTTCGAATTTGAATTTTTTGTTTGTGGTGTGTGAACCGATAACTTTGTATTCTTTTTCAGTTGGTTCCGGTTCTTTTTCTTTTTCGATTGGTTTTGGATTTGGATTGTTTGGGTCCTCAGGTTGTTCGAATGTAGGTTCTTTTGCGATATCTTTTAGGATTTCGATTGGAATTAGTTCGATTGATTTGATACCGTTTGCTTTAAAGTGTGTAATCATGTTTGAGAACATTGATTTTTCTTTTTTAAGTCTTTTTTCTGTTTTTGAAATTTCTGTTTTCATTTTGTAGTAATTTTATTAAGTTTATAAATATTTAATTGTTATATAAATATAATATAAATCGGGATGAATCGGAAATAATTAATAAAGTATTTTAAAAAATTTTAAATAAATTTTAGGAGGGATGGGCCCGAATGGTAGGGTAGGGTTCATGAAGAGAATAAGGAAATTTTGCGCTCGTGACAAAGGGTTCATGTAACTAAGTGGTATAAAGTAATCGTGCATTGTGGTTGATGTATGATGAAAGGAATGAATTGGTGGGTGAAGGCCGAAAAAAAAGGAGTGTTTGAATACTCCTTTGATTTGGTATAGGGGTTTGTTATTTCTTTTTGTTGTTTTTGTTATCTTTTGTAGTTATTTCAGGAGTAGAGTTTTCTATTGTAGAGTTTTCTATAGTAGAAGTTTCTTCTATACCTGTTTGAAAGTTTTTGATCATAAAAGTTAGTTGACCGTTAGTTTGGGGGTGCATTTTTATGAATTTGTTAGATTCAACTTCTAGTTGAAGAATTACTTGAGGGTGACCGTTTTCATTTATTTCTTCGGGATGAACTGATAGTTTGAAGTTGAATTTTTCATTTGATTTGTAATAACCGTTAAGAATTAATTCATCGATTTTGATTTCTTCAACTTTATCAGTTTTTTCCTGAATGATGATTTCTTTGATTTTGTCGATTTGACATTTGATACTGTTTGATTTTAAGTGAGTGAGCATGTTGTTTAGCATTGCTTTTTCTTTTTTAAGCATTTTTTCTGTTTTTTCGGTTTGTGTTTTCATTTTGTAGTAATTTTATAAGTTAATATTTAATAATTATTTAATGATATAAATATAATATAAAAAATAAAGAACTGGAAATTTATTTTAAAGAAAATAACATATTTAATAAAGTTTATTTTTTTGGGATGGGTCCAAAAATTAATGGATATAGAGGTTCTTGTAATAGAGGATGGAAAGATAAAGAATAAGAAGTTGATGGTTCGTGGGTGATGAAAAAAAAGAGCGGTTAAGCTCTTTTTTGTTTGAGGTAATTATTTCATATTTGTTAGTATGAAAGTATGAGTAGATTGATTGTAGGTAATGAATAGTTCGATTGATGGGTTATAGCCATTTGTTAATGATATTGTTTTATCAGATGAATTTTTAAAGTTTAGAGTAAATGTACAATCAGTACTAATTGTTGTTATTTTTAGTCGGTATTTTATATCATGTAGTAGGTACTTTTATATCATGTAGTAGGTACTTTTGTGTAGCAGAGGTTGAATAGGATGATTCAAAGGTATGTATTGGCGGTGTTAAAAAGTTATATGGAATTAATTCATATCTTACGGATTCATTTCCAGTATTTGAAGTAATGTTTATTTCAATACTAAGTGAGTCTTCAATGAATGTATTATCTGGAGCGATGTAGATGGTATCATGAGTGCTGATGTAGATTGTATCGCTGTTGAGAATAATGATGGTATCAGTACCATTGATGATGGTGTCAAGACTAAGAGTGTCGAATTGATGTTGAAGATTGTTAACGTTTGTTGATAGTTCATCATTTTTTTGTTTAAGCTCTATTACTTCATCTTTTTCGCATGCAGTGAAAATAGATGTTAGTGTAAAGAGTGTTAGGAAAAGGTTTAGTGTTTTCATAATTGATAGATTTAATAGATTAATTAATAATTATTTAATGATATAAATATAATATAAAAATTAAAGAATTGGAAATAAACATTAAAAAGGGTATAAAGTTTAAAAGGATAGAGAGGCATATAAGTGATTGATAGCCGGGATACTGATAATGTTGAAGAAAGAGTAGATTGAAGAGAGATAGATTTTAGACGGCCCTTATAGAGAGAATCTGAAAAGAAAAGTATAAAGATAAGAGTGTTAATAAGATATAACGGTAAAGAGTCGGTGTATGATGCTTAAATATATTGTATAAGTGGAGTAGTATAAGATGCTGTAGAAGTATATTTTTATTTTGTATAGTTAGTTTTGATATAGTTAAGGATGAAGTTGAGAGTGATTGTATTTAGGTTGATAATATCGAGAGGGTATTGAATGTTTTTTGATTCCATTGATTCGGTTAGAATTTCGTTGTGTAGTTGAGTAGGGATGAAGTCTTTTTTGTATTGGAATTGGAATGTTTTTGATTCGTATATGATAAGGTGTATGTCGTATAGCATTTTAGGAAAGTTTGGAAGAGAGGATTTGATAGAGAATTTTTTATAGTGGCCTTCTTGTTTGTTTGGAGAGTTGGTTGATATAGAGTCAAAGTCTTCTGTAAGAGATATATTAAGAGAGGATTCAAGATTTGATTTGATATCGTTGATTATGTTGTTTAGTATTTTATAGGACCAGTTGATTGAAGATAATTCATTTTTGTTAATAAGGTTTTCATGTAGTATGTTTGTTTCGATGAAGAATTCACCTTTAGGTCTGTTTTTGTCGAAGAGGTCGGAGAGATGATTGATTTTTGTTTTATTGGTGCATTTTTCAAATTCGTTTATGATATGTAGTATGTTATGTGTTTCCCGTACATCTGTTAGTTTGTTGGGACCGTTGTAGAATAATTTAATTTTCATAATTTTATAGATTTAGTTATTGATTAGTTTCAGGAATGTCTCTTTCAAATTCTTCTTTAAATTGTTTTAATTCTATCATATGTTCGTCATGAGTTTTGTTTTTTGTATAGAAATGAGTTGGTTCTTTATCTTTTTCAAATTCAAATATTTCATTGCAATCATTGTAGTAAAGTATTAATCTAATATATAGATGTTTGTATCCTATTATTTTGAATGTAGAGCAATTACGATTTTGTATAAGTTCTAATGCTTTTTGGAATGTTTGTTTTCTAAATTCTTCCCATGATATTTCTATTTTATGTGAAGTTGATTTATTAGTTGGTTCCATTGTATAATTATTTAATTGTTATATAAATATAATAACAAAGTTTAATAGATAAAAAATTATAAAAAAGTTATAGGTGGGTATGTTTCTTCTGTAAATGGTATGTCACATACTTGAATTGTATAAATATCTTTATTAATAGTGAAATGAGTATCTATGTATGAATCACCTTGGTATGTATTGAAAGTGACTGTTTGTTCTTTATTTTCGAATAGTTTTTTAAGTATTGTCATACCATTTTTATTATCATCTTGTGCATGAATACCATTTATAGTTAAGCAATTAGAAGTTTGCCAATCTGCGAACCATTTGATAAGAGAGTCATTATCTTCGTTTGTGTACCATTTGAAGAAATTATCAATAGTAGCTTCTACTGCATCGATTAGTTTAGGTGATTTGTCCATTGTATAATTATTTAATTGTTATATAAATATAATAACAAAGGTTAATAGATAAAAATAATTAATAAAGTAATAACGGGATAGTAATATATAATATAATTAGAAGGCAAATATACAAACAAGTATGCAGTCAGCGAATAGGTTAAGTAAATAGGTATTAGAAGGTAATAGGCATAGTAAAGCTGTTAATGAGTTGTGTCATTAAAGGGTTAAGAAAAAGTTAGATAGCAGCGAATAGGAATTAAGAAAGAGTAGGCATTTAGTATGACAGTTATAGAAAGGCTTAAATAGTTTTTACATAAGATATTGATGTTGAATAAGTTAACCGAAGGATTTTTTTAGTAAGAGTCTTATCGGTAGTTTTGTGTGAAAAGGAGTAGTTAATTAATTCATGTATTGGTCGTTCCCCTATCCCGAAGGTTCTAGAACATAAATTAATGGATATAAAAAGAAAACATATTTAGTAATTCGTGATCTATGTTTAATGAAAGTTAAAGTGATGATGAATTAGTAGCAAGTAAAGTAATTGGAAAATAGCCTGTTGAAATCGAAACTTTTTTAGCCGGCCCTATATAAAATTTATCATATTGAGTCGGTGAAAAAGGTATTAAGCGGCTTTAAAGCCGCTTGTAATAGTTTAAAAATAGTGATATAAGTACATTAGAGTTAGACCGAATCGAATTATATAATAAATAGTTGTTCGTGAATTAATTTTGTAAAATCTTTCTTTTTTATTTGTTATTAGTAAGTGAGAATATTATTGAGAAAGCTAAAATATGTTTTTCAGGAGTATCAAGAAGGATGTTTAATGATTCAAAATCATTTTCTTCGTCAATAACAATATTTGGAAAATGAATTTTAAAAGTTTTGACAATTTCATCTATTGTTTCTTTATCAAATCCGTTTTCATCATGTAGATAGTAATAATCTGGATTTGACATTACATCATCATAGTCTTCTTCACTTATGAATTCTTCGATGATTTCTTTTTTTGATAAAATTTTTATATTCATAATTATAATTTTATTAGTGGTTCATAATATTTTTCAGGATAATCTATATCATGACATAATATTTGTTTTTTAAAAGGTTTTGTTATGAATTTAGATATTATGTTAAGTATAATTTTAAAATCTCTGGTTGTGTGTGATGATCTTCCTTCGTTAAAAGTTATCATTACTTCGTAAGGAGTAATTTTTGTATTTTTTGATAGAAACCACCATACTGCTATTAGTGTATTAGTAGCTTCATCTCCGTATTTAGAACAATTTTCATTATTTATTTTTAATTCAGCTTCATCTATTAGGTTTTTAAACCCTATAATATCAAAATGATCAATAGTGAATGATAATTTGTTATTTATTACTTTTATACAATTTGACATAATTTATTATATTAGGTTGTTATCGATTGCTACTTTAAGGGTTTTGGATGGTACATTAGACCATTGACCTATGTTCTTTTTGTTGATTTTTTTGAAGTATTTTTCTTTGTATTCTTTTATGCGTTTGAAGTCTTCTAGCATACCAGCATGATATTTAAGGTATTGGTCTAGAGTGATCCAAGTTTCTTGGATTAGTTGTTGTTCAAGTGATTGATATTTAGTTGCCATAGCTATAAAAATTTTAGATGTATTAATTTTTAATTATATAAATATAATAACAAAGGTTAATAGATAAAAATTTTTAATAAAGAATGTTTAATTAAATTTAATGCTACTAGGGATACGCGGTTAATTTTATATAGGGTAATATATTTAGGGTTGAATCTGATTCCAAGTATAACCGGAATATACAAAGGTAATACATGGGTAATAGGCCGGAATATAAAAATATAATATATCATAGAGTGCATATAATAGTTAGGGATTAAGCATAAAAGAGGACCTTTCGAAGAGTATTAAAAAATGAAAGGTCCTCTGACTGTGATTTATTGCTATGGAAATCACTTATGTTATAAAAAGAAAGTAAGAGAAGTAGATATAAAAATGGAAACAACTTTAATCGGTAACTTCTCTATACTTTCTTAATGTTTAAGCTTTTTCTGTTTCAGTTTTTTCTGTTTCTTTTGTAGTTTTAGATGATTTTTTATCTTTATTTTTATCTTTTTCTTTTGTAACTTTTTTAGAGTTACCAGCATTTTGTACTTTAAATTTGGTAAATTTAAGATTTTTTGCTTTTTGTGCTCCAATAGTTGCTCCTGCTCCAAAGGCTGCTCCTATAGAAAATGCGATTGCTAACGGTAATAAAGGTGCCATAATAATAAATGTTTTAGTTAATAATTTTAAATTTTAATTATAGGTAAATATAATAACTTTTTAATAAACGGTAAAACTTTGTTTAACATACTTTTTAAAGATTTTTTTCTAATTTTACTTTATCAATTCTATTGAGTATACACTCTATAATATGTTTTTCTTTACTTGTTTCACAGGAATCTCGATGAGTTTGATATTTTTCTATAAGATGATTTAATTCACCTTCAGAACATGTAAATAATATATGTTCTATATCATCCATTAATCGTGATAGAAATTATAAATGAAGATAGAGTATGGACCGAATCTTTTTGCATAATCCGCTCTTTCAAAAGCAATTTCAGCAGAATCATTTAATCTTTTATTAATGCATTTAAGTTGATTTTCTGCTACATTTTTCTCTTTATAATAGAGTTTTACATATCTTAAACCAGATGAAGTACCTTTATTAATTGAAGAGCATAAAGTTATATCAATAACTTTTTTAATTTCTTCAATCATTTTGGTATGGGTTAACCCATTTAATGGTATTTTTGTAGTTGTGTCCATTGTTTATATTATTTTAATTATAGTATAAATATAATAACAAATATTAAAAGATAAAAATAGTTAATAAAGTAAAATTAATATATAATAAAATTACAAACTTTTATACACCTTTAAAGGTAATAAAGTTATAAAAGTAAATGAAGTATTAAACTTCAACAATATATAATACGCCAATTGATATTAATAATATCTAAAAGATTTAATTAGTTAATTAAATGAATCAAAAATCAATAATTGATTTTTGTATTATAAAGTAATAAAAAAATAATGGGTAACTTCTTGGCTAGTTACCCATTACAAAATATGAACCCCAAAAATATGAAAGAATAAAAAAATAAATATTAAGTAAATATAATAAAAAAGTAATTAATAAAAAATTAAAAGGTACATAAGTACCCTTTATTATTTTATGCTTTAACTCGTGCATATAAACCAGCTTTAATTCTTTTAAGAAGATTATCTTGTACTAAGAATGTTAATTGAGGATATAATGAGTTAATGCTATATTTTTTGTTAGGATAATGCTTTTTAAGTTTTTCAAAAATCATTTGTACATCAATTGCTACATTTGATTCCGGCATTAATTTTAATACTTTGTCTCTAATAGTTGTAGGTACAATAACTTTAGTTGTTTCTTCTTTAGGTTTTTTAGCTTTTTCGATAATAGGATTAGTATTAGCTTTGTAAAAACCGCTTCTAACTCTTATTAGAATTTGTTTATCTTTTAATCTAGAAAGAATTTTTTGAATAGATGATTTATTAAATTCTAAATTTGGAAAGAATGATTTAACAGTTTCATCAATTGTATTAATATCAAATTCTGTATCAGGATTTGTTTTAGTTAAAATTTCTTGTATTGCACCTGTGAGAGTATTTGTATTAAAAACTTTTTCAATATTTTGTTCTTTTTTAACCTTTTGTTCTTTTTTCTTTGTTTCTTTAACAGGTGTTAATTTTTTAAACGAATTATGTAATAAATCAAAAAGAGTATCTTCTGATACTTTTCCACCTTCTACTTCTTTTTTGATTAATTCTGTTGTTTTATCGACTAATGATAGTCCAATTTGTCTTAATTCTACTAAGTCTTTTAATTCCATAGCTTTAAAATTTTATAAGTGTATAAATATTAATTAATTAAATAAATATAATAACAAAGTTTTAAATAAAAAAATAAGATTTTAAGTATTTTTATTTAATTTAAACACTTTACGTTTAATTTTGTTAGGAATATTCTTTAATAAAGTACCTTTTGAAGGAGCCCAATCATCATTTACTCTTGAATTATGATTTTGCAATTGATATCCATTTGGAGTTCCTATTAGAGTGTATAATCTTTTATTGCTAGTAACAATTATATAGTCTTTATTATCTTTCCAAATTTTCATTGTTATTATTTTAATATATTAAATTTAATAACAAAAATTTAAAAGTAAAAATATTCTTTTAAATACTTTATAATGTATGTAAATCGGTACTTCAGACGAAAACAACAACTTAACTTGCACCAACGTACATATTTAAAATGTATCATGTACCTGTTTTCCCTAATTAAAATCCTTCCGGCACAGAAAATACTGCTCGGAAGCCATAATTATTTATAAATTTAATAAAAAATCCCAAAAGTATTAAACGGATCAGTCTTTCTTTAATTTGTTTGTCAGACAATCAGATCCGAAACACTACTTAACTTGCACCAACAAGCATTTCTTATATTCCTAACTTATTGATAAGTACATGTACAGCTCTGTATAACACGAGCAAGTGGTCCCGAGGTTCTAGAACATAAAATTATCAAACAAAAAGAAAACGGATTAATGCATCCGTAATCTATACTTAATAAATGAAAACAACTAACTAATATCTTGATGAATCTTCTTATATAACAAATCTGGATTATATAAAAACATTTTATTATAAGAAACAATCTCTTTATTAATTTTACTATCAATTAAATCAAAAGCATCCACTTTACCTTTATAAAATGATATAAACAACTCACCATTAAATTCTTTTTCTTTACCACTTGGATTATACATTATAAATTTTATATAAACAGAATCTCCAGTCTTTCCTTCTAACTTATCCTTCGTTTCAATAAACTTAACAGTAGGTTTCAATCGTAATTCTTTTATCAAATTTCTAACTGCATCCTGAAAATCTTCTAATACTAAACTCTTTGGCGTCTTTAATTCACCCTTCTTTATTGCATCTTTATCTATTTCTTCCAAAATCAACTCTTGTACAAATGCGGTATTCTTACGAATTGCACTATTTATTGCACCTACTATTCGTTCTTTATCTATACCTCTAAATGAAGCCTGATTTGAACCTTCAAATATCAACGTTGCCAATACTTCATTAGATAAATTAATATCCGATTGACTATATGCCTCTAATTGTATAAACTTTTCCATAATTAATAAAAACTTACAAAATTTTCTATTTCTACTCCTTCTATTGCTTTATCTATACCTTCCTGATACTCTTCCGGTAATGAACCTTCTATTGTACCAGTCTTATACACATAAATTGATGTATCACTTAAATCATACCTATGAACCTCTGTATTTTCTGTTTCTTCATAAGTCCAATCTGCTACCTTTCTTAATTTGTCTAAAACACTATTAAATACTTTTTGACTTAACTTTGTAATTTGTTGTGTTCCCATTTTTATAAGTTATTTTAAATTTTTATAAATAAATATAATAACTTATAAATCAAGTTAAAAATTTTTTTTAAAGTATTTTAAACTAATATATCATAAGTAACACTCTTAGTAATAGCAACATCACCACGAATTTTCGCTTTAATAACAAAAGAAACACTATCAACTTTATAAAAAGTTAATATTACATTATTCTCAATATCATGCTTAATAGATTTTACACCTAACATAATAGGAAAATTAAAACTCTGCTCATATATGTCATCTAACCATATTATTATCGTATGAGGCTCTTCAATTAACCTAATTCTTTTACGTATAGATTCCGGTATAACCTTCAACAACTCTTTAAACTTTTTAATCTGTTCTTCACTACTAACCGTCATCAACGGCTGTCGTTCTTTTGCTTCCATAATAAATAATTAATCAATTTCTACTAAATCTTCATCATCCTCTAACTCAATAGTATCCCATTGATAATCACAATCTGGACATTCATAACACCTACCATTATAATAAGCATTCTCCATCAAACATTTTGGGCAAGTTACATTCATACTCTTAAAGTTTATTATAAGTTTTATACAATACTCCATCACACTTCCAAACCATATAGTACATATCATTACTATCTAATCTAGTCTGTCCTATAAATTCCGGATTTTCTAATAAACAATACTCTTCGCTACTTATTAACGTACATTCATTCAAATCAATTGTTTCCATATGTTTATTTTTATTTTTTTATAATTAAATATAATAACATTACCCCATTGTTAAAAATTTATATTAAAGTACCCTATTTTTAAATATTTCCCAAAAAATTTTTTAATATTTCCCAAAAAATTTTTTTTTATATACCCGGATAATTCACGGACCCGAGGTTCTAGATACATACCCTCTCTATACCATCTTATCTTTCTGTTTTTAATATCCACTCTTATTTTTAGTTCTTTTATCAAAGATTAGTTCCCCGTATTTAGTACATCGTGCTTTATACTTTCTACTAACTTTCAATCACTACGGCCCCCTTTTACCCAATCTCAGCTATCATATCACTATATTAGCTATATAGCAAGCAGTGCTAGTATAAGTACTGTTTACTAGCACTAAGCTTAACGGCCCTTCGTTCTATCACCTTATATAAGCCCTTACGTTCAATATCTGTGATTACATCCTACGGCCAACATTCACATCATTTTTAAACGCGTATCATCTCTTATCCTTCTCTATGCATATAGCTATACACACTAAATAAGCCTTTATTACCACACATCATATACACATCCATTCACCACAATGCACCGTTTTCCTTTTTCATCAATATACCCTTTTTCTCATCATTTCAACACTTTTCACTGTTTCTTCATACAAGCCTATTAGATTAACACATCTATACACTAACTATATAGCTTATAGAGTATAGAGCCTTCGTTCTATCACCTTAGTGTTAGTAAACAGTACTTATACTAGCACTGCTTGCTATATAGGTCACTATGTTCATTATCAGTGATTACACCCTACGATTATAACCTATTATCTTTTCAAACATCGCTCTATACTCTATACATACTATACCATCATATATACACTCTTAACACTTCAAGACCATCTAACCCTTTCACGACTAATCCTTTCACTCTCTTAACCATCTTTACAATCGAGTCGCGTAGCGCGACGCTCAATTTCTACAACACTTTAACTCATCATAACCCTATGAGAAAAAGCCTGCTATATAAGCGCAATTACAAAAATTTTTAATCGAAGGATCAATGAAGAGTCATGGTACAAACTTTACTAGAGGTACAAACTTTACTAGAGGTACAAACTTTACTAGAGGTACAAACTTTACTAGAGGTACAAACTTTACTAGAGGTACAAACTTTACTAGAGGTACAAACTTTACTAGAGGTACAAACTTACTAGAGGTACAGATAAATTAGATTGAATCAAAAATTTTTAATCTAATCAAAAATAATACTATCAATACTAAATATATGTATGTATATATAATAATGCATGTATGGATGGGCCATGTTAGAACTGTGAGAATACCTCCTACGGTGGGGAAGTAAGATTTTTTTCGGGTCGTAGAAAAGAAGGTGTCGATTAGGTGTTGTATTGAAAAATTTCCGGTCCGGAGATAAAAGTAAATAAAAAAAAGCTCTTAATATAAATAAGAGCTTTTTTAATTTTGTTAAGTATTAAATAAGTCCAAAGTCGTTTGCATTTAAGATATGATTATATTTTTTAAGTATTTCATTTGGGAATAGTTTTAGTATATTTTTAGGGAAATTGTTGATTAGAAAAGGTTCTTTTTCAAATCGTTTAATCCAATATTTGGTATAGTCATTTATTTTTTTGTTATCATCTAGATAGTCTATTAGATTTGGTATTTGTGGTAGATTGTAATCTACGAGTAGATGATTTTTTAATATATCAATTAATGCTTCTGGACTGTAAGGGTCTTCGTTAAATTCGTATGATTGAGAATCTAAAGTAATATTATTATCATATGATGTAAGAATTATTGATCCATTTTTGAAATCATTATCGATGTAAATACCTATATAGGTATGATGTTTTTTAACTTGAGATTCTCCATCAAAATCAAAGTCAAATTCAACGTGTATTTCTTTTGAATTAAAATCTTGAATCTTTAAATTTTTGAAATTTGTTTTAGTTAGTTCTTTTTTGATATAAGATAGATAGTCTTCGTCATAAAATATAATATTAAATTTGTTTTCATTAAGATTTTTAGTGAAATCTTCGAATAATTGTACATGTTCTAATTTTTTCATATTTTTATTTTTTATTTTATATATTTAGTTTAAATATAATAACAAATGGCGATAGTAAAAAATAATGGGTAAAGTAATAATAAAAAGGCGGAGGCGACCGTTAGAGTTGATATTTAGAGTTTGATTGTTGGGCCCTGATAAGATTGATATATTTAAGTATAATATGTTTATCTATGTTTTATTCCTAGAAATAAGCCTGTTAAGAAGGCGATAGTAGTTTGTTTATCTTGGTAGTAGGGATCACTTTTGAAAAAATGTTTAGTTACAGTTTTAATTAGTTCAAATCCGGTACAATCTTTATTTTCAATGATTAATTTATTAATTTGTGATTCTATGTTAAGAATTTCCGTAACAGAAAGATTGTATTCGTCTGCTAGAATTTCTGCATTTTCCATTTGTTCTTTTGAAAGTTGTTCCATATAAAATTTGTTTATCTACTATAAATAAAATTATTTGTATTATGAGCTAGTTGATAAGCTTTATCTTTGATATTTATCATCATTCTAGCTGCTTCTATTATTTCATCTGGGTAGTCATTTCGTTTGTTTAGAACACCAGTTTTCTGTAAATCTTCGTTTATTTTTATGTCTAGTAATCTATCCGATAGATAGAAAGTAGCAGCTTCTTCTCCGTTGTATTTTAAATAGCTGATAACATCTTTTTCTAAGTTTGTTAGTGGTTCCATGATTAAGATATTAGGGTTTGTAGATGTATTTCATTTTTACCGTCGAATGATATGTGACCGTTTTTGATATCGTTTTCACTATATTTTGTCCATATAACATCATTTATCCAATCTCCATATGGGTTATTATCTTTTACTCTTTGTGGAAGTTCACCTTTTTCAATAGAGTGCAGTAATCCAATTATCAGACCATTGATATGGACCATCAATTTGTTTTGTTTCTATAATGTGTTTAGATTTATAATTTATAGATTCACCACAAGTACATGTTCCAGTAAAAACCCAACCCTGTAGTAGAATTTTCCATCCTAGTTCAGGCTTTTGTTTACATTTGCAAAAAGTATAAATTTTATTCTTTTGCATTTTGAAGGTTATTGAATTTTTCAATAATGATATCGATGATTGATGGATCGTATTGAAATGGAATATTTAAGTTTTCGCATAAGAAAATTATTGTTTCTAACCAAGTTAGTTGTTCTATGCAATTTCTGTAATTAAATACGAATGGCATTGTTGCCATAAATTCTGGATCTTGCTTAGTTCTATAGACTCTTCTTGCTTGATCACTACGTATTTCAAATGGTACTGAAAACGAAAATATGATATCACCTACTTTTTCAGATATGATATGTTCATCAAAATTAAACATTCCAAAACCACCGTTAAAATTTGTAAAAGTTTCATTTAAAAATTCTTGAAGTTTAAGAATATCCTGTAATGTAAAATATTTTTGACTTGGATTAAAAGATATGTATCCTTTTCCATGTAGTTCTTTGTTTATATTTAGTATGTCCATATTGAATATTTTAATTTATTAATATTAAATTTAATAACAAAGGACGAAATTTAAAAATAAAGTTAAAAGTTTAAAAATATCAAACTGATAAATCATCTAATATTTTTAAACTTATTTTATTTAATGATTAGTTTTCTATTAAATATACAAAATAAACAATATCAAGATTATCTACAAACATTTCGTGACAAAGTACATTAGTTTCAGGAAAAGAATTTTGGATTTTTTCTTTGATATCAATATCACTAATATTTCCAATTACTTCTTCTTTTAATGAATATTTTTTATCATTTATTTCTTCATTGTATGAAACTGTCATAAACAATCTTTCATCTTTAAGAATTTCACTTCCAATACTTATAGGAAGTATATTTTTGTTATTCATAAAATTTATAGCATTTTTTAACACTATAGGCTTTTCACCGATGAAAATTTCAATTTTTTGAGTTTTAAGATCCATGTTAATTTATTTTAAAGATTAAAAATTAGTTTGTTATTTTAAAAATATTTAGTAAACAGTTTAATGTTATTAGCAACATTAAATTGTGTTTAAGTCAAAATTTGTTGTTTTTATTTTATAGCAATTCTTCCAAAAACCATGAGTAAGATCGATTAAATGTTCTTGTTTTGGTCTGTCATGTTTGTTTATTTCTGATTTTTCATTTTCAGAACTACATTTACCTATATCTGCAATACCAGCAAAAAAGAATAAAAAATACTCACCTATTTCAATAGGTTCTGTATTTGGATAACATTCAAAATCAAATTCCTCTTTTGAATCTGAACTTTCTATTTTTCTTTTAAATTGTTCCATCGTTCTAATAGTTAATAAATTCATTTTTTAGCTTTGCATCCAAGTGCAAAACCTATGATAAATGCTTCTGATATATCTCTATTTAGATAATAAGGTTCCTCTGATAAAAAATGTTTGCAAACTAATCTAATAATTTCTAGACCATTCAAATTTAAATTAGAGCTTATAAGATTATTTAATTCACCGTCTACATTAAGTATAAAATTTTCAGGAAAATCAAATTCTTTTTCAAGTACTTTAAAATTTTCTGATTCTATATTATTTTCAGATTCTTCCATTATTAATTAAGTTCAGATATCATAATACATCCTGTTAGATAAAGTAAAGCTTCATTTTTAGTTAGTTTTTTTTCATTTGTAATTGATTTAAGAAAAATTTGAAGTTTTTTAGGATCTGCATCAGGATATAATGTATTAAATTCTTTTACTTTTTCTTGTATTGCAATAAAACTTCCTTTTTCGACACCTAACATATTTTCAAGTGTGTTTATATGTTTTTGAACTTCTTTATTTTCATTGTATGTAGATGTCGTTTTCATATTTTAAATTAAAGTTGATGCAAATATAAAACCACCAAGAAACATTTTAGCTTCGTTTTCAGTTAAGTCTTTTAAATCTTTATTGATAAAGCTTTTTATTATAGTAGAAGTTCCTTCTGATGTAGATTCTTTTTCATTAAGAGATTTGATAGCATTTCTGATATCAAGTTCTATTTTATTAAAGGACCCGTGATTAAGATTAAAAAGCTGTTCAACTTCTTCTGTAAAAGATTTATAAGTTTCTTGTGTTTCCATATTAAAGATTTAATAATTTATTATATGTAAATATAATAATAAAGGCCGAATTTTAAAAATAAAGAAAAAAGTAAATAATCAAAAAGTCCTTAAGATAAGGACTTTTTGATAGATTTGACAATGTTATAGATAAATTTAATCACCTTCACCGCTTTCTGCTAAGTCTTCTTCGTGTCCACATTTTTGACATTTTGTTACGTAGTCTCCTCGACTTGCATCTGTGGTATTATGCCAGATTTTATGTTTTGTAATTTTCCCACATTCTGGACAATACTTATCTGATGATTCACTCCACTTGCTCATAATAGACTCCTTTCATTTTAAGTTAATAATAAAGAAAATATTTCTAATATAGTATTTTATTTGTTTATAAAAATCTTCGTAAGATGATGTTTGATAAGTTGAATCTTCGTGATAATTTAAAATATAAGTTATTTCATTATCTGAATAGTTTTTTATTAAAATCCATGCATTATTAAACTCATGATTTTTGCGAAAGATTTCTTTAGGTTTATGTTTAAGTAGAAGCATCTTAAATTCAAGAGGAGTAAGACTTAAAGTTATTATTTTAGTTACTTCTTCTTGTTTAGTAAAAGATATTGCAGCTGATTTATCGTCTAAAATTGTTTTCATAATATTACCAAAATTTAGATATAAAATGAAAAGCTATATAAATGATTAATCCGATAACACTTAACCAAATTATTAAAAAAGTTATTGCTGCTATTATAAATTTTTTGCTTGTTTTATGAATGCTTGTTTTATGAAAATTTGTTTTGTTTTTAAATGGTATCATAATTTAATGATTTAAATTTAATTTAAAAATAATGTATCGATTGCCTAAGACATTATAAGAAACAAGGTTATGATAGTATCTCTGAATAAGATTTCTCACTTTCTGCCAATAATACACCTTTAAGTGGTAGCCAATTTTTTTGACAAACTGCATGTGTTCCACCTGAGTAATCACCTTCAAGTTCTACTTCGTTTTCCCTAATGCCTACTACCTTCATAGGTTCTTTTCCCCAATAAAGTTTTTTGTGATAAACTATTTGTTTTAATTTTAATTTCATATTAAATTCTCCGCCAGCATCAGGATTTTCAAATGCCATATCACCAACTTCTACATCTGTATAATCTTTAATTTTTTTCACGATAAGTTTTTTGCGATTTCAGTTATAGTTACTAATTCAAGTTGATCTGAATCTAAATCATATTGTATAGAAAGTAAATCCATTAAATCTCCTTCATTATTAGCTGCCCATAGTAATGAATGTTCTTTTATATTAACTATATAGAGATATTGAGCATTTGTATCTCCATAAATTTTATGGGTTAATAAAAAGTTTGATGCTTCAGTTTTAATAGTTAATCCTAAAGATGTTATAGCAGTTTTAAGAAGATCACGACTAGTTGTAGACATACACTCATTTGCAGGATTATCTAGAACTAATTGAATCATTTTTATTATAGAATTATTTTCCATTTTATTTAGTTTTAAGTCCTAGTATTAAGCCAAACATAAATAATTTAATATCACTTTCTGATAGATCGTCGGGTTGTTTGTTTAATAAATTAGGAATAGATTTTTTAATAGCATCCAATGAATTATTAATATTTTCAATTTCGTATGTACTCATTTCAAGTTTTATTTGTTCTAGAATTTCTTTTGTTGTTCCATCTAATACTCCAAATATTTTATCAAACTTTAATGTAGTATTATCGGTATTGTTATCCATAAAGAATAATTTTAATTTATTAAATTTAATAACATTTTTTAAAAGATAAAAATTTTAAATAAAGTTTATAAATTTTTGAGTTCAAATCCAAATAGAATTAGTTTAACTTCTCTTTCAGTAAGTTCACTTGCATTTTTGTTTATAAGGGTTGGAATGGAAAATTTTATAGCATCTAAATGAGAATTAATTTTCATTTTTCTGTATTTTTTTATTTCGTCACTTAATTCAAAAACTAATTTTTCCATATGACCCTCTTTGAAATCAAATAGATTATCTAATCTTTTAAAGTCATTTTGTATATTTGCTTTTGGATTTGTTTTAGAATTATTATTTAGTGTTTGAATTAATTCAAAATAATCTCCTTGATCTGCAAGTTTCATAGATATGTTTTATTAAATTTTAATATTTATAAATATAATAACAATTGGCCAAAGTAAAAAATTTTTAAAAAAGAAATATATAAATTAAATATTGGTTATATGAAGTACATATATGAGTATGATGAATTTTTAAATGAATTTTTAGGATTTGGTGATTCAAGAAAAGAAAAAGAGCAGAAAGCAAAAACTAAAGCTTGGTGGAATAATTTAAGATCTAATTTAGATAGATTGAAAATGGCAGGAAATAGAATGAAGGGAGATACATTTGCTTTAGCAGAATTAAGAGCTAAATTAAAAGATGCTGATTTATCAAAACAAGATGATCAATTAGGTGATGTAGTATAATAAATATAAAAATAAAATTGTTATGAAGTATATAAGTGAATATAAAGAGTTTATAAATGAAATGAATAATTCTAAAATAGATTATAATGAACCTAGGTTCAGAATGCATAAGACTACAAATCCAGATAATTTAAAGTTATTAAAATATTCTATTGATCGTTTAGGCATATTAGATGGAACAAAAGGTCAATTAAAGAATTTTTTGATTGACATGGGATATAGTTCTACAACTATTGAAGATGCAGAAAAAGAAGGTTTATTTAAAAAGTTTTATGATAATTCTGAAGATATTGAAATGCATTATATTAAAGATAATATTAAAATTTGGAGTGCTCATAAAGTACCAATAGATAAACAATTTGATCATTTAAGAAAAGCAGGTCATTCAGAAGAAATGATTAAAAAGGCAATGCAATAAAAATTAGAATTCAAATTCACAATTATCTTTACATTTTCCTTCTATATTTAAAACTAATTTACATTTATCTAAATTTTTGCATTTAATTTTTGTTAAATTATTATATCCGATCATATATTTAACTATAGTGTCACCTGCCAAAATTATTTCATCAGGTTTAGTGTCAGGTTTATATTTTTGTAATAAGAATTCTTCAGCTGATATCATTTTTAAAAATATTAATTAATTCAACTCTTTGATTATTATTTAGAGATTTAAGTAATTCAATAGTCGGTCCAGAATTAGGTAATGAATATTTTTTTAAAAAATTAATATATAATTCATGCTTAGAATTATCTGATATCATTGCAATTTCCATCATATAACCAAGTTTAAATAATTTTTCTTCTATAGTTACAGCTTTCATTATATATGAATTAATGATATATGATCCCAATTGTATTCTCCTTTTTCAGTTATTATCGGAAATTCAATTTTAGATCCTGTTTTAATTTCAATAACTTTTTCAGGTTCTTTATTTGTATCTTTAAAATGAATAATGTGTCCTTCCATCAAAACTATTTTAGGGCAAGCAAATCCATGTACTTCTTGTTCTAATAGTTCTAAATTATTAATTTCTACAAAAGTCATTTTTCCATTTGGAAAATTTTTCTTTTCTACAAACCCTGCTAAATTACCACTATAATTAACTAAGGCCATTTGATAAGTCATATCTTTTAAAAGCAATAATGCACCTTTAACACTATTATCTGGAATTCTATATTCTAAATCTTTTAATTTTAGCATATTTTAAAATTTTGAGAGTTTTTCTTTATATAATTTTGTTTGTATTGCCCAATTAATATCAATAGGAACACATCCCCAGATTTGTAAAGGAATTTAGTATAAAATTAAATAAAGAAGAAAAATTAAAATGTATTTTTATTTTTCTTCTTTATTTAATTTTATACTAAATTCCATAAAGTTTATTTAAATTATTTTTTGGAAAAGTCTTAATGTTGTAAGACTTTTCCAAAATAATTATTTGTATTGATTTATGCTTGTCCAGTTTTTCCGAATGGTATGTAAGGAATTCCGTCTAAAGAAGCATTATTTGATATTTTTTCTGTTTCATTATATTCTGGACATAATTCTTTTGCTTCGCAAGCTTCGCAATCTTCTCGTGAATGAGAACTCATAAAATCTTTAAATTGTTTATCTTTACCTGTTTTTTGTAAAAATTCTTTAAAGCTTGGTATTTCACCTTTATCAACTAAATCTTTAATAATCGATAATAATCCAGGATCTTTAGACATTGATGATATAATAGAATGTCTTGGTTTATCTATTGCTGCAATAATACTTTCTATCATAAGACCGAGCATTCTTTCTTGTTTAGAAACAGGAGTAGTATCATTAAAATGAATTTTTATTGCAATAATAGCATCTTCTATTATTTCTGAAGTTGTTGGAATAATATCGCCAGCATGTAAATGTGGTAAAATATCATTAGCGACTGAAAGCAATTCCTTTTTAGAAATTGCACATGCATCGAAAATGTTGTCTAATGAATGATCAAAATCTGAATTAGATTTTAATTCTTCAATTCTTTGTTTAATTTTGAATGTTTCCATACTTTGTTATTTATTTGTTTTTAATAAAATTAATTATATAAATATAATAACATAGGCCGAAATAAAAAAATATTTTTATACTTCTTTTTAAAGTTTATTTTTTTAAATTATTTTATACTAGGACTCTAGTAATAATTTTATAATAGGTAATATATCCAGGTTTTAAACTGTGCCCAAGTATTACCGGAATATACAAAGGGTATACATGGTTTATATTCAGGGAATATAAAATTTTAAATAAAATGAAATTAATTGAAAGATAATATATGCATATTATAAACATAAAACGATAATTCCTATTAGATTCAAGTAATAAAAATTTTAAACAAAAATAAAAAATAGCCAGCCAAAAGTGAAACTTTTTCAGCCGGCCCAATATAAAATTTAACGCTAAGAAGAAGGGAAATGTATATTTTAAAGCCTTAAGCTTTTAGAATTTCTTTTAAACTCTTTAGGAAGATATTTTATGTTTAAACATTAAGTGTTTTATTATAGAATATTATTATGCATCTATTAGTTCTTTAATACTTAAATCAGCTTTAGTACATAATTTTCCATTATCATTGAATGGAGTATCTAATTTTATTGTTGCTATATTAATGTAATGTGAAATACAAATTATTTCACCTTTTCCAATTTCAGGATGATTGTTAGATGATACTTTATCACCAATCTTATAATTCTTTTTCATTTTTAATTTTTATTTATTAAGGTAGTTATAAAATCTGGATATTGCAAAACTATATCTTCTTTGTATATTTCTAACCATGCTTCTTGTATTTGGGAAATTGTAAATGTAGGTTCTATAGTATCTTTGTTCATTTTATTATTCTGTATAATTATTATCTTTTTTCCATTTCTTCAATTGATCACCTGAATAATATATAGGTTTAAACCAGGCATCAGGATGATTTGTTTCTAAATATTCTAATACTACTTCTTTTATTTTATCCATATATAAAAAGAAAATAATATCAGGATAATCATTTTCTTGCGTATAATTAAAATTTATTTCAACTGGAGATATTGAGTTAAATGAATCTATTTTTTCTTTTACTTTAGGCCATACTTCTTCAACCATAGAGTCAAATAAAATTTTATTTGTACCACCAACAGTTTGAATAAGTTCCTTGAATTTATCTTCGATTGTCATTAGTATTAAATTTTAGTATTTTAATTAATATATAAATATAATAACAAAAATTTAATTTTAAAAATTAAGATTAAAGTATCCGTAATAAATTAAAAATATGTTATACAAAATTTTAGATTTAAGCCTTAATAATGAAGAAATAATTGAGTGTTTTATTGGGACAAAGGAAGAATGTGAAAATTTTTTAGTAGTTAATCCAAATCCAAATTTGATAATTATTCCTGATTAATTTTCATTTCTTAATTCTTCATTTTATTCAATGTAATTGATTCATGCTTTATGCTTGATTAAATCTGCATATAATTTTTTGAAAAGTCAACATAAGGGTAATTCTGGTTTATGTCTTTTTTCATTTTTTTAGTTGCTTTAATTAAATCATTACACAAAATTATAAATTCATCTAGACTCATTTTATCTGCACGATTTTTATTAAATATTACATCTTTTAAATATGATGTATATCCTAGATACTCATGTAATTTATCAGAATCTGTCATTATAGGATTCTGAATGTTTCTATCTAAGACCAGAGTAATAAGTCCGGCATTTTGAAATACATTTTTATTTCTAGAAATTGCAAATACTTCTTGTAATCCAAATCTTTTACTAGTATAAATAATTAATTTTGTTTTATTTTGTTTGCAATGTTTGTAAGAAGGTCCTATTTTTATTACATTCCATAAACCTTCAAAATTAATTCCTTTAAATTCTAAAAGAGGTTTAAACCCTTTATCTTTATTAATTTTGATATTGTATTTTAATGTAAAATCAAATTCAAAAGTATCACCTAATTTTAAATCTTTAACCGCTATGTTCATTTAATTTATTTTTATCTATATAAGAATATGTTACAACATAACCTTCATAAACACCACATTCATTAAAATATGTAACGTTGACATTAGAAGGAATAGCTTCTGAATATACATCAATATGTCCTTCTACTTCAGTTATTGTTGTTATTTTGACTTTATTATCCATTTAAGCATAATCCCTCTATTAAACCTTCTAAATGTCTTTCTTCCATTTCATCAAATCTTCTTGGTTTATCATCTCCTACTTTTATATACAAAGCAAAATCGCCTGCTGCTACGGATTCTGTATGAATAGTTAAAATTCCTTTTTTATAAGTAGATAGAATAGGACCTGGTATGCATAATTTTTCATCAGGGATAAACTTAAACTTTTTCCATGACCATTTCATGGTCATTACGGGAACTTGTGTTGTTTCTTCTTTAAATCCTTTGGTAACTAAAATTTCATGCGTAATTAAGCTCATAATAATTCTTTAATATTATTAATGTAAATTAATCTATCCATTAGATTAACTTTTTTAGTATTTTTATTTACTGTAAATTGATCGTAATATAAACAATCTAATGTACATCTTTCTTTTACCATTTTATTTAGTATTTTATCATCAATTGGAAAGGGTGCACCTACACTTAAGACATGATTAATATCAGTAATACTTTTATCCCATTCGGTTAAAAAATTTGTATGATGATAATAAATTAATTTTCTTATTTTATTATTGTATGAAAATATTAATGTCCAACAATTATCAATATCTTTTTCATCGATTATAATACAAGGTTCATCTAAATTAAAAATAGGTGTATCTTTATAATATAATAAATAGATATCTCTATGATGAGAATTTTCATTATTACCATTAAATAAAATTTGTTTGATATCATCCTTTTGACCTTTCCAACTTCTATTTTTTGCAAATGCGATATCAAATTCACATATTACAAATAGTTCATTAAAAGTCGGAATTAGTAATAAAGGTAAAAGAATATCATCTGCCATTCCAGCATATAATACTTTTATCATATTAATTGTTTTAAAAGTCTTTGTAAATAATCATCATTTTCTTGTCCATAGAATCCTTCAGCCTGAATAATTTGTTTAATATAAGGGTCTTCACAATGAACTGTATCATCAATAAGAGTAAGATCTTCAACTGGAATATTTAATATTTCAGATGCTTTCTTTAAGCATTTAATATAAATTGAAGAACAGCTAGAAGTAGGATATTCAATTAAATCACAATTACCTCTATGTAATGCTGTAATTTGTAAATCATGTATAAATTCTCTATCTTTTATTTCTAATTTATGATAAAGTATTCTTAGAAAGTCTGTTACTCTACTAGAAGTACCTCCTGTATAAATAACTAAGTTGTATTGTTCTTTTAATGTGAGTAAAAATTCTTTTAAGAATGGTCTTGGCTCCTGTTCGTGAGCCATTGTATAATCTATATCTAATAATAAAGTTTTCATTGTATATTTAAGATTTTAAAGTAATGATATCCTCCTTGATTTTCAGATAAATACATTTCACAAATATCGCCAATTTTAGAATTCATCATAGGTGATCCCATTGGCGATACTTCAGGAATTTCATAATAAGGTTCTAATTCAATTTTATTTTCTCTTTTGAATTTGTCTTGTTCTTTTTTTGGAAGTGAAATGTATGTTTTATAATTTGCTTTTACAAATAATAAATGTTCTGTAGATATAATTTTTTTAGTTTGAATAAAGTTATTATTAAGATATTGAATAATAACTATGCTATCTACTTTAATCATTTAATTAAATGTTACATGTTTTGTAAAAGGCTTATCAATATCTTCTTTTTTAATCATAGTTATCCCATAAGAATAACCTCCTAGACCTCTAAAGCCAGTATCATAAAAGACAAAATATTTATCCGTATAATTTGTACAATCGATAATATTTTTTTGTTTTAAAAGAATGTCTTTTAGCATATCATTAATATCATGTACGGAATAGTCTTTTAAATTTTTAAATTCAAAACCATTACCTGAACCTACTCTTGCATTATAATTATCTTTAACACTATTACAAGCTAATGATATTAATAGTTTTTTACAACTTTTGAAATTACTTTCTTCTTCTTTTAATCTACGTTTTAAATCTTTATAATCATTTCTATTGTTAGAATGATTATAATTTTTTATTTCTTCTAATGTAAACGGTTTAAAAGATTGAATTATTCTTTCTTTTTTATAACTAAGGAAGTTATTAACAACTTCCAAATTACCTTTTTGATATTGATTCAAATTAAGCATGAGGATCTAATTTTGTATTTGGTATAATATCCCAATTTTTAGAATATGGTTTGAATTTATTTGATGGAAATTGTATGCCTGATGCATTTTTTATAGCTATTAAAGCAACTTCTGCATCTCCTTCATTTATCATTTCCTGGAGTGCATCATACATAGGTTCTTCTAATTCTATAGTGAATGCGACTGAATGCCTTTGATCATTTGCTTCTGCTCTTACTATAGCCATTCCAAATGTTTTTTCATCATATGGAGTTATACATTCTAATCCATTAGCAGAAGCTATTCCAGTATATTTATTTATGTTCATTATATTTTATTTCTAAGCATTTATTACATATTGGTAAATCTTTTTTATGAGGTGCATAATTATTGCCTAATAATGCTGATGATGAACCACATAAAGTACCATCTCCCTTTTTCATTTGATGTGGAATATGAAGTTCACTATCAAACTTTTTAGCCCATAATGAATATGGATTAACTTTAAAGTCATTTAGTATTTTTTCCTTTAAGTGATTCATATAATTATGCTTTAAATTTTTTCTGAATTTCTGGTTCACTTGCTACTCTGATATCATTAAATATTTTTCTTGCTAAACCTTCATTTAAACCTTTAAGAATAATTGTACCTTCTTTTCTAAGTTCATATTCACCTTTATTTATTTGATATATTGCAAATTCAGGTTTGGTACCAAATTTTGGAATTAATTGAACATCTTGTTTAATATCAAAAGATGATTTTCCATTTAAAAAACTAAATACATGATGTGCTTTTACTGCAAATGCCGATGATTTAGAAAGCATTGATGCAAAATTAAATAATTGAGTATAAACTTCTTTACAATTTATATCAACATTTCCATTACTATGCATAATATCATATACCCATGATAAATTTACACTTTGTTCTGTATTTTCCATATAGAAATTTTATTTTTTAATTATTTGTAATTAATATGTTTATAAAAATTTAATTATAGTATAAATTTAATAACAAAGGACCAGATTTAAAAATGTTTAATAAAGTATTTAATTAAACTTAAACTGAGAATATAATAGATTTTTCTATAGGCTTGTAATTTTTAACTAATCCGCAAGCATCACACGGTACACTTTTCTTAATATTATTGAACAAAGTATCTAAAGAATCGGTAATATGTCCAAACTTTTGACAAAATGGAGTTTCACCAGCTCTAATATTTCCTTCGATATCAATCATAGGTTTACAGAATATTCCATTTCTTTGTAACGTAAATATTAATTCTTTAAATGAAGTTATTTTAGCAGCAGGTTGTTTAATTAATAAAAATACATTTGAACACTGAGGTCTTCTAGTTGCTATGTTATCTGGATAATTAGTTTTTGCTCTTCCTATAGGAACTAACTCATCTATACCATCTGAGAAAAACATAACTTTAGGATGTAATGATTTTAAAATCATTTGATTCTTCATTGTATTTTCAAAGTTTGGATAGTATTTTTCATGAGTTCTAATTTGAAGCCCATATACATTTTTTATAGATAATAAATCTTTTAATTTTTTGACTTTATCTTTATCATTTATAAATGAACCATTGCTTTCAAGTAAAAACATACTTTCTGGAAGCATATTAGTTAATCTTTGAATATACTCATAAAAATTAGTATGAAGAGTAAATTCACCACCGCTTATTTGAACAATAGGAGGTTTAATTATAAATAAGAAACCACATAAATCTATGAATGTTTTTTCTTCCATATGTTTACCTGTCGGAAGAGCATCTACCATACAATGAGTACATTGTTCGTTACATTTTAAAGTTAAATCTATTAGCATATTTTATAATTATTTAATCGTTATATAAATATAATAACTTTTAAATTATAGAAAAAATTTTATTTAAAGTATTTAAACTTTTATTTTTATAGAAGATGTACAAAATCCTCCATTATTTACTAATTTATATGCTCTGCATTTTGCAAGATTTTTATCGAATGTAAAAAATTTACATTTATGTATTTTTTTACCATCCTTTTTTTCATATACTTCTTTTCCTATTGGAATTAAACAACACGGTGCAGCTAAGCAACATTTACCACATCTAGTACATTTTTCCATTTATGTTTGTTTGCCAATTTCTAAATCACCTGATTCTATTAACGATAATATTTTTTTATCAATTGTTGTTCTACATAATTTTATTGTATCATTAATAAATTCAATTTTATTTTCATTTGAATTTTTGGTCAGCCATTTATCTATAAATTCTTTATATTCCATAAGTTTTAGTATTTTATATTTTTGAAAAAATCACGTTTTTGTTTTCTTTGGTATAATTTTATAATAAATATTATCAAAAACATTAACAATCCATAACATAAAGACATTATAATTCCTTTTATTATAGATTTATTACTAGAAAGATATCCTATTAAAAAGCAAATAATTAATCCAGAAATTTGAATTAAATCTTTTTTAGTTATTAAGTATTTTTTCTTTTCCGTGTATTTTATATTCATTTAAAAATTGATTTAGAGTTATTTTATGTTTAGTTAGAAATTTATTTAAATGCATTTTAGCTACTTCTTGTTCATTACCTGTATTTAATACAAAATGCTTATAAATATTATAAATTTTTTCTCTATCATTATCATTTAAAATTTTAGGATATTGTTTTTGTTGGCGCTTGAGTAATTCACTTTGTAGACCTTTATAGATATCATCCATCATACGTTTATATTCATTATAATCTTTTTGTTGATTATAATGAATATATTTAAGTGAGAGAGTTATAAATAAATAAACAAATACTAAAAATAAAAAAAAATAAAAAGCTTCCATAATATTAACCACATGTTGATTTATAAGCCAAATTAAATACATCATAAGTTTTACTTATGATGTACAACTCGAAAAAACTATCTGAATTTTTTTGAACATTATGAGAATGAATTATTTTATATTTTTCATTTTCATATGTATGTTCTTCTATTATATTAATTTCAAAAGTCTTTTTTAATGAAGATAACAAACATTGTAAAAAATCATATCCAAAAGTTTTTTCGATTTTATTTTGATTTCTTAAACTAAATCTAGCCATATCAAATTAATAGTTTAGTTAAGTCTTCTATTGTTGAATTATGATTAATTATCCAATTTTTATCTTTTTTAATTAATTCTATAATTCTAGATTTTTTGTCTTCTCCAATATACAAACCTATAAAGGCTGGAATTGTATCTAAATCGTAAACTTCAGATAAAGAAATAGCATTAAATTTCTTTTTGTTTTCTTCAATTTGAAAAATAGTACCGATTTTAATATAAGTATCTTGTTCTCTTATTCTGATAATACAAATATATTTAAATGGAGAATCAATTAAAGCAGTTTTAATATCATCTATTTTGCCTGGAAATGCTAACGGTATGACACTAAAATTTTTAGTAGTGGCATCTTCTATTTTACCATGAAACAGAATAAGATTATTTATTGAATTAGTAATATTTTTTTCTATAAAAAAATTTACAAGCGATTCAGATAATTCTTCAATAGTAAAGTTTTCAGAAGAAGCAAACCCATATATTGATTCTTGTATTCCTTTTCCTTCTAATATAGGAATCATATTAATTTCATTACTCATGAGAAATATTTTTTATTTGGACAACCTTCACTTTCATCACAATCTGTACATCTTGTATCAGCATGCTCTTTACAATCGTGACATAAATCAATATCTGAATCTATAAATGCTCCACAACAATTACTTTCTTGATATCCTGTACAATCTAATCTATGATCTACTGTATCTATTTGATAAATTTCTTTATTTTTGTCGCTCATTTTTCAATTTTTAATAAATATTTAGGTTCTATAATAACTACTTGTATTATATTATCAGCAGGAAATGGTTTATTGTGTTTGGTACATAATTCTATAAGATGTAATTTAGCAGATTCTGTTAGTTTATTTGTTGGAAATGATACTCTAACAGTTTCATCTTCTCTATAAGATTCTATATTTACAATAGTGCCTGGCGCTGATATTGAATATGGAGCATTTTCTTTTATAATATATTCAAAACAATAAGGATATGCTCTAACTAAATCTTTTATAACTTGTGGCTTATTATTATACCATTCAAATGCTGCTTTTCCTTCATCTATTATCCAATTAGTAAATTGTGTATCTGTCATAACTTCAAACTTTATCCCAATTCATAAATTTATTTTCAAATGCTTTTTCAAATATTTCAATTAAATATGTTCTTATTTCGTCCTTTGTAGGAATTCCATCTTCATCTAAATCTGCTATTAATAAATAAGTTTGAATTGCTGTTAATTCATTATCAAAAGCTTCGTTAGGAAATTTTTTATTCAATATCTCTTCCCATTTTTTCATTTGTAGATTTTTTAATTTTTAATCTTAAACATAATACAATCGCAATTACAACTAAAAGTTTTAATATAATTTCAAATTCTGTCATAGTTGATTTAATATTTTTTCTTGAGATGATAATCCAAATCCTTGAAGATTTGCTATTTTATTTTCTTTACATGCTTTCTTTAAATCATCAAGTGTTTCTATTCCTAATAATTTATAAAATTTAAATAAGCTTTTGTATCCAACTCCTTCTAAACTTAATAATCCTTCTACATCAACTGGATATGTTTCTTTTAATTTTTCTAATTTATGTATTTTACCCGTATCAAAAAATTCGATGATTTTAGCTGCTATTGAATTTCCAACATTATCTATACAAATAAGTTCGTTATTTTCTTTTGATTTTTTGATATTACCAATTTCTTGTAATGATGAAGATGCTTTAAAATATGCTGATGATCGATAATGATCACCTTCAATAGCATGAAATATTGCTAATTGACGTATAGTATTTATTAATTTTTGATTTTCTTCATCTTGTTCAGATTTAAATATTGTTCTATCTACAGGATTAACAAAAGGAATTTCTAATGCTGAAAAAATATCTATTTCATTTTCAGCCGCTATTAATTCATTATTTTGATTAAACAATCCATGTCTATTGAGTTTCCATCCTTTAGACATAGCATTTTTTCTCATATTAATATTAAATTCCCGAGAACCTGTAAAATATAAAAGAGTAGAACCGAAATTTAATTTATTCGCAATATGAATATCCATAGAAACATAATCAAATATTCCTTTTGAAAATTCATATCTTAATTTAATTCTTTTTAATGATGGTCCATCTGCAACATAAATAGCATTTTCTATATCAGGAATTTCATCTCCTAAATAGATTATATCTAAATCTTTTAAATTTTCTTTTTTACCTCTTCTTGCTGATCCTGCTAAATGAAAATTTTGATCTCCAGTTATTGCTATTATATGTTTAAATACATCTAAAGCTTGTTCCAAATTCATTAATATCTTTGGCATGTTTAGAATTAATTTTAAATTTAATTAAATAAATATAATAACAAAAGGCCAAAGATAAAAATAAATTTTAAAGTATTTAATTTAATCCAGGATTTTGTTTTAGCATATTTGAAAATTACGATTTGGATCTTCTGAAGGCCTTCCTTGATATGTATCTTTTTCATTAATATTAATAGAACTGAGCCATGCTTCTTGTATCATAATTAATGCAAATACATTAAATTCATCAATAGTTTTTTTAACTAAGTGAACCATTATATCTTTTGTTTGATCATTAATCATAAAATCATTTACTGGCATTAATGCAACTGCTAATTTATTATCTTTAATGAATAAAAAATGAATAATAGGTAATAATTGTTTATCTCTTCTAAGATTTTCTCTTGCTGTTTCAATTACACCTTCTTTAAATTTATTCAAATCATCTTCTGTTATAAAATCTTTTAATTTTTCCAGATCTTTTAATTTTTCCATATTTTTGTATTTTATTTCAAATAAAGTGCATATATTAAACTTCTTAATTCCTTCTCAGCTTCTGATAATTCTTCAAATTTTTCATAATAAAATTTCAAAATTAATAAAAATAACTATCGCTAAACGACCTTAATACATAGTATATGGAACATTTACACTTTAGCGATAATTATTAAAAATTAAAAATCATACCCAATATTACAATTAGGTGTGTAAGCAATTTTTATCATTTATCTTTTCATGACAGTCAACAGCTTCAATATTCATCCACAGCAAAATCAATTTGATGTTTATATTGCCTAACTCATTCAGTTTCGCACTGTCCAATATTTTCATATTGTATCATATTTTAATACTTATTATATTAAAATACCAACCGTTAGGATCACAAATGTTTCATTTCAATGAACTATTTTATAATTTTTAATTTTATAAATTTAATAACAAAGGTTTAAAAATAAAAATTTTTATCTAAAGTATTTTTATACAATATTTAACTAGGGTTAATGTAATTATTGGATATAAGGTATTATTATCCTGAATATCGCGTATACCAAGTATTACCGGAATATACAAAGGGATTAAATTTTTAATATCCCTATTATAAAAATATCCTGTTATCAAAATAATTTTGATTATAAAAAATTACAGACAAAAAAAGAACCATAAATTTATGATTCTTTTTAATGTAATTATTTAACAACAGCCATTGATACATTAATATTATCTGAAGTTGAACAAGTAATATAGACTACATTTGAACCATCTATTATCTTATAAACTGTAAAATCAATACTTGATACAATTTTAACAGGTGAAGATACTGGTAATGATGCAGTAGATGAAAATGCTGATGTAACATATATAATATATGCTCCTATTATTAATATTGTCCAAATATTTTTCATTCTGAATATTTTTCATCGGCTGCATAGCCATCATTACTTACTGAATCGATATTTTCAGATTCACCTTCTTTAATAGTTTCATCTAAGTTTTCAGATTCACTATTAGAAACTTGTATTGTATCACCAGGAGTACATGGTGAATTTGCTTCATTTGGGTTGCAGCAACCTGCTATCATTAAAATAGCTACTAAATAAATAAATGTTCTTTTCATAATTAAATTGTTTTAAATTTATAAATTGATTAAGTGTTATTTTCGTATTAATTTGTTTTAAATGAGTATGTTATAAAAAATAATGTTATTGAAGTTAAACAAAATAACCATAAATAGATATCATTTGATATTATTATAAATTCAGGCATTATGATTCTATAACTTATAGTTACAAATATAGAAATAAAAAATAATATTTTAAATATTATTGATATCTTTTTGTTTTTAAAATTAGTAGGAAACATAGATTAATTTTTTATTTAATATAAAAATAATAACAAATATTTATAAGATAAAATTATTTATTCTTACTTAAAAAAGATTATTTTTTCTTATTAATAAGATATTTTAACATATCTAATGAATCTCTCATTATTTTTCTAATCATTACTTCAGTTAAATCATGTTTTATTGCGACATCTTCAATACTTAATGCATATTCTCTATCTATACCATATGCATCTTTCATAATATTTTGATCTCTTTCTTTTAAAAATGACAATCCATATTTTATTTTTCTTTTGATATCTTCATTTTCATCATTATTTTTTTCAGATTCGGGAATATAAGTATCTAATCTTGTTCTTTGTCCATCATCTTCTCCCATTACAGGTTCATCTAATGATACACCAAATTGAGTTATTTTTTCTAAATCATGTACTATTCTTTTTGGTACAATCATTTCTTCTGCAATTGTTTCAATATCATAAACTCCATTTGCAGCTATTTGTTTATTTTTAAGTTTTTCAAATTCATTTTTATAATTATGAATCTGTCTAGGTAATCTTACAGTTCTTGCGTGTTCACATAGTGCATCTTTGATGCATTGTTTTATCCATGAAACAGCACATGTTATAAATTTAGTTTTATGTGTACTATAATCAAATCGTTCAGCTGCTTTGATTAATCCAATACTTGCTTCATTAATTAAATCAGGTAAGGGGAGTCCCTGATTCTGATATTGTTTTGCAACTGATAATCCATATCGTAAATTATGTTTTACGAGTTTTTGAATAGCACTAATTCTTCTTGGATCACAAGGTTGAGAATTTTGAATAATGTATGAGCATTCAATTTCCTCTGCTTGTGTTAATAATCTTTTTTCTATTTCTTTCGAATAATTTAGTAAAATTCTGCGGTCATAACTTAAATCCATAGCTTTGTAATTTTTTAGTTTATTGTATTATTTAATTTTATTAATATAAAAATAATAACAAATATTTAATGCAAAAAATAAATTTATTAACATTAATTTTTTGTAAATGTTAATAAGTTTTACCGGTAAAATTTAATTATTTTAATTGAAAAGACTGGTCCAAAATGTAAACAAAAAAAGAGGAATATTAATATTCCTCTTTTAAAATTTTAAAAAGTAACTATACAGTTGCTTCTTGATTTTTCTTTACTTTTGCTGGAGCACCATCAATAGCTACTTCAGGATTTTCAACACTCTGACCTTCAGTTTGTGTTGCAGCTTGAGCTTTGTTAATTGCATCTACTGCTGCTTTTTTATCGGCTTCTTCCTTTTTAGCTGCTGCTTCTTCGGCTTTCTTTTTAGCTGCTGCTTCTCTTTCTACTTTTTTGGCTGCTGCTTCTTCAGCTTTCTTTTTAGCTGCTGCTTCTTTAACTTCTTTTTCTTTTGCGATAGTTTCCAAATCAGTTTGAGAAAGTGGAAGTTTAGTATAACCAACCCAGCCTCTTCTTACTTCAGTAGTTTCGTTCAAATCTTCTACTAAAGTAGTAATTTGTTTATACTGATGATGAGTTTCTGTTTTGTTTTCAGCATTTTTGAACGCTACACCACCTTCAGAATTTCTGAATTGAGGAACTTTGTAAGCAATTAAAATAGCATTACCGGAATCATCTTTTCCTGCTGGATCATAAATAAGTGGAGCTGCAGGTAAATCCATTTTAGCGATGTCATGTGGCTCTAATGAAAGAACAAATACTCTGTCTGTTGGAATATCTTTTCCATTAACATCTTTATCACCATCTTTTCGTGGACGAGTGAACCATGTTCCAAAATCATTAAAACCAATACCTTTTACTAAAGGTTTAATAATTCTTTTCTTTGCTTTTTCAGCAGTAGGAATTTCAGGAATTTGCATATCTTCTACAACAACTTCTTCGTTATTTTCGACAGCTTCTTCTTTGTTTTCTACATTGTTAACTACATCAGTAGCAACAGTTTGGGCATCAGAATTATCATTTTCGTTTAAATTCTTTTTTGCACCAGTTTGCTTGTTTTTGTTTGACATGATTAAAAAATTAAAGTTAATAAATATTTTAAATTAATAGGTAAATTTAATAACAAAGATATTAATATAAAAATCGGTAATATTGTTTTTAATTAAGTATTGGATTTATTATTTTTAATACTTATCTTTAAACTAGATTTGTAATTTTTATATGAATGTACCATGTTATTGTATTAATATTAATTATTAAATAAATATATTAACAAATATTTTAAGAAAAAAATATTTTAAATAGAATTTTACAATACTATTTTAAAGTTTGTATAAACAACGATATCTGCCTTTAATAAGAACAGATATCGTAATTCGTAATTCGTAATTAATGAATTCAATTATTTATAACAGCATTTAATTGATTTAAAATTAGATTTATAAATTTTCCTTCTTTTATGATAGGAAAAACTTCTCCATTTTTTATGTTATACGGTATTGCTATACAATTAACTTCCCCATTAACATAAGAAAATACAGCAACAAAATCTCTCGCATTATCTTCGACAGCAGGAAAGTCAACTGACATATAAATAGTTTTTGCATTTTTAACTATATAAGATTTAAATCTTTTATAACAACTTAAAACATCTCCTCCTAATAATAATGAATTTAAATCATTAGTACCATCTTTATTTTCACTCCAAAGATGAAAAGGATAATAACCGAAATCGTCAGAATTTTCTATAACTTCAATTTTAATTAATTGTTTAATATAGTCTTCAATTATCATAATTCATTATTTTCTATTTCTTTTTTCGGTACTGTAGTTGTTATAATTAAAAATCTTGCATCACATACAGTGCATTCTTTTATTCCTTGCGCTAGTTTAGTATTGTCTTGTAATGGATTTTTACAATAAGGACAATATTTTATAACTGAATTATTTGATGCTGTTTTTTTAGCCATTATTTCAATTTTTCTTTTTGTTTTTTTAATTGTTCTGAATAATATTCTATTTTAATAGAATCATTATCGCGACATGCACAATTATAGTTATATTCATATAACCTTATTAATTGTTCTATACTTTCTTTTTTAGTTAATGGTTTTCCACTAACTGTACCTTCTTCTAAACAAGCCATTATTTTAATTTTTCATTTATTTGCATAATAAATTGCGCTAAAGTTTGTAGATCTGAACCATTCATAACACCATGCCATTTCTTTTCAAAAATTATAAACTCATCGTTTAATAAAATTTTTATTTCATCTTTTGTTAAAGAGGTTTTTTCTTTTAAAACAGCTTCTTTACTTTTAACAAATTTAATCGTTTTATCATTAATTAAATCGTTTAATTGTGCAAGTAATGCTTTTTCATGATTATCAATTAATCCATCAGCAGTTGCTAAATGAGTAATTTTTTCATGTTCATCAATAGTTATTTCGTGAGAATTAATTGCTTTTTCAATTAATGTTCTTATAATTTTTGCACTATCACTAATATTTTTTTTGAAAATATCTTTATCAATTTTTCGATTCATATTATTTAATTTTAGATTTATCTACTTCTATTTCTTTAAATCTTATCATATCAATAAAATAAAAAGTATCTGCATATTCAAATACATCTCCAGCAGATATTGATCTTTGAAGTTCATTAATAACAGGAACAATTTCTTTATTTTTAATCCAAGAATCTGTTAAATTTTGTGTTAAATAAAAGGCTTTTTCCAAATCTAATATATCAATATTTGCTACATGAGTTAACTCACCAGTTAAATTTTGATTAATAGAGTCTATTATAAAATTTGAATTTAAATATACTTTAATCATTATAAAGTTTTTTAATTTCTTTTATTTTTGATTTATTTTTAAAGTCTTGTATCATATCAGATAACTCTAAATATTTATGAGGTGATACTTCCTCTTCAGTATTATAGTTAAATACAGGTCCTTCAGGCCATATAAAAAAATATTTTTCATTTTCATCTAAAGTTATAAGATAACCTTTATTTTGTGAAGATATTAATACCCACTTTATAATAGGATATTCACTATTTTTAAATTCAGGTTCAGGTTCATATTTTTTATCGGTAGTATTATTAGAAGCGCATGAAAATAGTAAAGATATTGAAATATATAAGAGTACTAATTTATTTGTTTTCATTAGTTTTACGTTTACGTTCTTTATTAATTTTTCTTTGTTCTTTCTTTTTACCTGGAGCTTGTTGTCTGAAAGATGTTTTATCTAAACCTCTTTGTGCTTGACGATATTTTTCATCAATTTGAATATAATTTTTTTCGGGATTAGTTAATACACCACCTATAAACATTTGTATTTCTTGAAATGTTGTAAATGGATCAAAAACTTTAAAAAATTGGTAATCTAAAAGTTTTGGATTTATTATAAATTGTTTATGAAGTTCATATGAAAAGATCGGTGTTTTTAACTCTAAAAATACATTTTTAAATAAAGGTTTATTATGATAAAACTTATAGGCTTCAGCTAATTGTAATTCTGTATGTTTATTTAAATCATATCTTTCTTTATTATTAAGTAATATTTTTTTTATTTCTTCATAATCATATATGAATTCAAAATTTTCAGTGGGATATTCTTCATACCAAGATTTTTTATATACAACATAAGATTTACCACAAAACCCGATAATGTAAGGAATCATATTAGGTTTATCTTTAGTAACAGTACTATTAAAACGGATACTATATCCTTTTGAAATATGTGGTAATTTTTTTTCTAAGTCTATATGAAATTTTTTTATTTCTTCGGTTTTTCTATTATAAACAATAGTTTTATCTATTCCATGGATTCCCATAGATGTATCATAATAGTCGTGAAAATTAGATACAATTAACATAATTAAATTAATTCGTGAATTTTATAGTTTTTCCATTTACCGTCTTTTAGCATTTTTTTATAATCATGCTTAAATTCAAGTTCCGCTAATTCTTTATCTTTTGATTCTAATATTGCTAAAACTTGTAAATTTTCAACATCTTTCCCATTAGGAGACATTGTAGTTCCTTCATCAGTTAAAACAATAAATTTCTTTTTATCTTCAACTATTTTATATTGATTAATCCAATTAAAAATAATATCAGCAATTTGTGTTTCATTTTTAGGAGCATTATACCAATCAATTTTAACATAAGAAATTAATTTAATACCATTACTGTCTGATTTTCTATTATCATCAATAACTAAATGTTCATTAAAATTAAAAGATTTAAATGCTATACTATTACCGAGTAAAATATTTTTAATTTCACATTTATATGAAGTATAATGTTGATGAATTGCAGGATCATTTATAGTAATAGTTACCATTCTCTTTTCATCAATTTTCAATGTACCACTAGTACCAATCCAATTGATACCAGGGTATTTTGAAAAAATTCTTTTATTAAAATTGGTAAAATTCATTTTACTTTATTTTATCAAAATTGTGTATTGTATAAATCAAATGATAAGTATCGGTATTTTTAATTTGAACTCTTTTTGATGTCATTGATTCAATAACAAACCCAGCACCTTTAGAATAATTTTTAATGATATCTTCAACAAGCGGGATATTTACAGAATGTTTTTCATCTGGATGTTTAACATTAAAAGAATCTACAATAGTAATTGTATCGTCCTTTGTCATACAATTTTTAACATTTGGTAACTGCATAATATCTTGTCTGATAATACTTCTAGGACCTTGCCCTATTTCTTCTGTAAATGGCCAGTTTTTCATAAAAATTTATTTTAATAATTATAGGTAAATATAATAACAAAGGGTTTAAAATAAAAATAAGATTTAAAGTAATTAATAATCGATATTATTTTCTTACTTAAAACCATTCTATTTTTGTACAATATTTTTCTTTTAAACTTTTATGAAATTCGCCTAATAATGTAGGTTTCTTCACTTTAGTTGTTTCATTTTTTGATTTAAAAAGATCTTTAATTATTTCAATAATTATTTCACCTAACTTATATATTCCCATAAGCATTGCAAGAAATGCTATTAATATTAATAATATAAGAATTCCAATAATAGGAGAAGCAAAATAACTTAAAATATAAAATGTTAATTTATCAATATTTAAAACCATATTAAGACTTATATGATCTTTATTTTCAACGAACGTTAATATACATGATAAAATAAATGGTACAAAAATTAACCATATTACATTTAAACCATTATCATTTTTATAACTATGTTTTCCATCCAAAATATATCTAAATAATTCCCATATAATATAAGATGTTATAGTAAATGGTAATAAAATAGCAGGTAAAATACTATATGCTCGATACGAGCATATATCAGATAATGTGGATTCATCTTTAATTCCCCAAAATGTTCTAACATATTTTGACCATACTGAATATCTATTTAATCTTAAAGTTTCCATATAATTATTATTATTTAAAATAAATATAATAACAAAGGGTTTAAAATAAAAATAAGATTTAAAGTAATTTTAAAATTTAATTCTTTTTAGATGTTGGTAATAATGTAAAAATTACAATAATAAATCCAAGCATAACTATATCTATAAGTCGAATAGAAAATTCATGACTAAGATTCATTTGGTTTTCTAAAAATTTAATTTTGGCTTTATTTACAGCATAAATGACTTTTAAATCAAATTTTAAATTAGTTAGCATTTTAACTGTTTCTATATTTTGTAATGTAAGAGAATCTATAGTTTTAATAAATTTATCATTTAAATCTTTACAATCATTTTTTAATGATAAATTTTCCTTTTCATATGTTTTTATAATCATTTTTAAATCATTAATTTCTGCTTGATCAGGATTATAATAATCTTGAGCATATATAAATGAAAATGAAAATGTTAATAATATAAATAAAATTTTTTTCATTTTGTCATACTTAATTTTTTATATTGGTGTTCAGTGATAGGATTAATTTTGATTTTAAAATGAAAATCATCTTCATTAATAAATTTATTTTTATAAGCAAATTTCATAATATCTTCTGCTGAAACATTTGGATTAGCTTTAATTTTAATAGGATTATGATAAGTATTTTTATATTTAGTTACTATATCATAATACTGAATTTTCGTAATTGTATTCAAACTCATTTAATAATTTATTTGTTTTATGTTTAAATTCCGTTCTATTATATTTTAAATAAGCACACATTTCACAACTGCATGTCGTAGACATTGTTTTTAATTTATATGCTATTACTGGATGTTCTTTTTCAACATCAGTCCATGATTTACAATTAACTAACCATGAATCACTAAAATAAAACATCTTTAAACGTTTAATATACTTAGTTCTTTTTTGATCTCTTCTTAGAGCTCTTTTGTAATTTTTCATATTATCCTCCTTATTTTGTTATTGGAGAATAATATAGGGAACTAATTATTCTCCTCTAATTATGAGGGTATGTCGTTTAAAAATTTTCATATTTATTTTAGTTTAAAATCTAATAATGGTTTAGTATTATTTTCATTTTTAAATGGTAATCCATTTAAGCAATTAGATAATTCTTTAATACCTTCAAATATATCATCACCTTGGAATTTAAAGAACGACTTTGTAAAATCTAAAACTCTTCCAGTTCTTGTTGCTTCATAAGCCGCTGTTTCGGTCCATAATCTAGGTAATGGAGAAACTGTAACTTGATAATTAGTACCATTAATTTTAAGATGAACAGCTTGCACTCTAGTAGTTGATGGAATTATTTTTTTAAGTTCAACTCCTACTAATTCATTTTTAATTTTTTCTTTTAACTCTTTTTCATCCATTATTTTGACTGTTTTAAGTATTCGTTTTTCGTAATTCGTACTTTATTAAACCATCTGTACTTTTGCTCGTTCTGTCTCTAATTGAATTAATTTATTTTTTGTTGCTTTTAATTCATTTTGTAATTCTGTTAAATATAAAACTACATTTTGTAATGACACAAATATATTAAATATTTTATCACCACTAGCGCATCCAAAGCCCTCATGACGAGATAAAAATTGATCAATTCCTTCAACAAACATAGCAGGTAATTTGAAATTATCTTTAGATAAATTTACTTCTAAATTATTAACTAAAGTATTAAGAAATAAAATTTCTTTACCACTCCATTTTACTTTATTTTTTAAATAGTTAACTAAATATTTATTGTATATAGGACCTCCAATATTAATAGTATAACTACTAGTTAATCTTTTAGCATAAATTTGTTCATAATACTCTTTTACTTCCTCTAAAGTATTTTTTTTATTTAATTCTGATTCAAATTTTAAATCTTCAATTTCTTCCATTTTTATTTTCTTTATAAATTATTTTATTATTTTCTAATATTTCAAATTCAAAATATCTATTATTTTTAATAGATGATTTTCCAGCTCTTAAAGCTCCTTTAAATGTTGAGAATTTTTTACTAAAAGTAAAATAACTATAAGATGATGGTATACCATATTTCTTTTTAAGTTGAAATACTTTGAGTGATTTATCTCTAAATTTGTTTAAATTCTTTTCTTCAATTCCATAATAATCATTCAACTGTGATTGCATATCTTTATTAGCAATCTTATTTCGTTTTTTAATACGAGTTGTAAATAACCAATCTGTTTCCCCACTTCTATGACAATGTCGTAAATATTTAGAATACAATCCAAATGAATCATAAATTTGATCTAGTTTCTCATAATATTCATTATTTAATTCTAAATAATCATTAAATTCAATATAAGCCAAACCATGTTTAGCTTTTTGAATATGAATGTAAGTTTTTCCCATAAAGCATTTATTTTTCTGTTTCTTTACGAGACAGAAAAAAGGAATGCTCCTTTGCCAGTATTTGATATTTTAAATCGCATAATTTGTATTTATTATAATTATTTTTAATTAGAGGGACCATATACTCCTCTATGCAAAATATTCAATGCTGTATTAATCTCTATTTTACAGCTCGAACATAAATAAACCTCACCTTTACGGACTCTCTTTATCTATATTCCCCGCATTCTGAACAAGTCTGACTAGTATATGCTGGATTCACCTGCTTAATAAAGAAACCTTCTTCCTCAGCCAATAAATTTAATTTAGTATACACTTTTGGATAACTCCATCGCTGTATCTTGTTCATTATTTTATTATTTATATATTTATTTGTTTTAAAAACGGAAACAGCTAATAATAATTAAAATTTACAAAGATGATTTTTAAATTTTAAATTTTGAATATTTGAATTATAAAGAATAAATTTTGAATTCATTATCTTTAACGTTATCTAAATGTCAGAATTTAAGTTTTACCTTGCTGGGTAATGTAATAATTAATCACTTTCGCTGTTCCCTATACCAATAATAAATTAAAATTCAAAATTAGTAGTATTGTTGAATTCATCAATTTCATCTTGTAAATTTGAAATTTCAAATTCAATATCTTTAACTTTTTTATCGACAGCTAAGTTACCAATTGTTGCTATATTTTCAATAACTTCACTACCGCCATATCTAGAATTAACTGTTTTACCAGATATTGTATTCATACTTCTTAACGCTTTAATTGTAGCTTTCAATTCAGAAATACGAAATATTTTTTGATAAATAGGTAAAGTAGCCTTTTGTAAATTTGTTTTAAGTAAAATAAGTTTATCTCTTACCTCAATATATTCTTTTAATACTTCTTCTGTATTATAATCATTAGTTGATCCAACGATTGAAGAATTATGTTGTATTAAAAGAGATTGAAGATGAGATAATTTTATTTTTAACTCATTTTTTATTTTAAGACCTTTAGCAATTTTCATATGTAATTATTTTAAATTTATATGAGATTAATAAATATTGTTTATTTATTTAAATATTCTTTTACTTTATCACAAGGAACTTCTGTAAATCCAATTCCATTTTGTTCAAAATTTCCACCTTTTTGAACAGCTATTATAGCATAACATACACCAGTTCTAGTATCTTCTATATATGTAATATCATTAGTATTAAATTTATTAGCATCAATTTTTGATGTTGATACACTACAAGATGTTAAAATAATAATACTTAAAAGTAAAAATAATATTTTCATTTTATTAAATTTTTTAATTCTTCAATTGATTTTGGAACGTATTCAATTTCAAAAAAACTTTCTGTTATTTCTTTAAATTCTTCGTTTGTTTTAAATCCTAAAGAAAGCATTTTATCATTTAATTCTTCTTTTGTTAAAATACCATTATGAATAAGTCTTGAAGAATCAATAAATTCTAATTCTAATTCATTAAAAATATTTTTAAGTTCAGGATATGTTTTTATGCTTGAAATAAACTTAACTTTATTAAATATTTCAATAGGAGTTATAACGACTTCTATATGACCTATTATATCTGAATCTAAAATATGAAAATATATATGTTCAGGTTTTAGCATAGTATAATAACAGATTTAAATTAAATAATATGTAAATATAATAAAAAAGTTTTAAATTTAAAAATTTTATTTAAAGTATAAAAATTAAATCAGAATAGTATATCCAAAATGGATTCCATTTGTTTTCTATATCATCTGATACTTCTGCTCTTAATTGTTTATCACTTTTTTGTATAACTATAACAGATCTACCATCCTTATAAGTATAAATTTTTCCTATTTCAATCATTTCAAAAAGGTTTATCTAAAACTAAATTCATAAAATAACTTATTTTTATACCGATTTCATCAGTCATTTCAAATGAATATTTTTTTGTTGCATTTTTTTCTATCCATTCTCTAACACTTGTACCGAATTCCGTAGATCTAGATATAAAATCGCATATCATTTCAGCTATATAAACATCTGGCATATTTTTAATATCTCCCCAATATTCAGGATGATGAGGATTTGTTGTATGATGATGTTTAATTGTAACATTTAATAATTCATCGCCTGCAAATAAATGTTCAAATTCAATACCTTTTAATTTACTATTATCATGTATTTGCGCATTTGCTATAAGATTTCTTCCTAATTCTTGTTCACCTTTTTTAATTAAAATGATACCAAGTTTTTGTGCAATTCTCTGAACGTTTTGTATATGATTAAGAACTTTTTCTAATTTTTCAAAAGCTTCCATTTATTTAATTTATTTTTATATCGAATGTATTAGAATTTTCTTTATCAGGAAATTTAGGTCTTTCTACTACTTCGTGTTCAATTATAATTTCTTTAACAATTGATTCATTATTAATTATATATTCTTCTAATTTCATTATAAATTCATCGGTATTTTTATGACTAGTAAAATTAAATTGATGATACATTTTATCAGTTTTATAGATAGTAATAAATCCAAACTCTTTTAAATATACTTCTGAAAAACCTCCAGGCTTTGTATATTCTTCAGTTCTTTTAGTACATTTAATTGAAAATATTTCTGAAGTATTGATTAAATACGTATTATCAATAACTGTACTAGCATATGAAATTTTTTGCTCTATATATTTAATATACATAATTTTTTAATCTAAGTAAATATATTTCGTAATTATTCTTCCCAAATTAATTCTGTACCACATTTAGAACAATATTTATCAAGTTCCAGTATAGTTGTTGAATTGCATTTAGTACATCTATACCAATTACATGATATTCTACCATGGTTACCGTAAAAACTTTTAGATTTACTTATAATAATTTTTTTAGTTTCTTTATTTAAAAAAACACTTTCATCAATAATCTGTGATATACTTTTATGTTTAACATCAATTGATTTTGACCAGTCAAATCTTATACCAATATCAAGTCTTAATGTTAATTTATGAATTATACAAAGAGCATTCCATTCTTTTTGAGTTAATTCTTTATTATTATCTAATATCAATTTGTTATAATTTATATAAATTTAATAATTAAATATAATATTAAAGTTTTTAATTTAAAAATATAACTAAATTTTATATAAAACTATAAAGGCTTGATGATATATAAAATAAATTAATATTTTAAGCAATGGAAGATTTTAAGTTATTAAAACTATCGAAGGTATGTAAAGAATTTAATGTTACTAGACAGACTTTATATAATTGGAAGGAAAAGGGTGTGTTGAATTTTGTAAAGATTGGTGGTTTGAATTTTATAAAAGATAAAGATATAAAAGCATTAATTAATAAATAAGATTGAAAACAATTAAGTTACCATATAAAACTGATGAAGATTTAACTTCTATACTTAAGCAATACTCTAATGTTGTAAGGTATAGTTATAATCGATTTCTCGAGGGTAAGAATGAGAAGGAAATAAGATTATTGACTAAAGAGTTAAGTAATGTTGATTTGCTTAACTCTTGGTTAGTTCAATGTGCTATATTGGATGGTAAAGCAATGCAGAAGAGGTTTGAAGATATTAAAGTTGTATTTGGTGGAAAGTTTAATTTTATTAATAGATTAAAAGACAAAATTTCTAAAGAAGAATTTGATTTAAAACGATTGAGTCCATTAAATATTCAAGGCGAAGTATTAAAAAAAGGAAATAGAAGTTTTAAGTTGAATATTATAGAGAATAATAAAATAATATTTAAGTTAAATAAAGTTAAACATATAGAACTTGAATTACCTAATTTAAGGAATAATATAAAGAAAGAGTTGTTTAGGCTTCAACAATTAAATGAAGTTAAATATAATGAGCATGGATATACATATTCTGTTCGATTTGATATGAAGTATGTTTATATAAGTTTCGAAGAGTTTAAGAATAAAGAGATTAAGCAATTAAATGAAAATAGGTATTTAGGTATCGATTTGAATCCAGATACAATTGGAATTTCCGTTTTAGAAAATAATAAAGTTATTCATGCTCAAGAGTTTAGTTTGAAATTAATTTTTAATAAAATTTTAAGTAAAAAATTAAGTTCAGATTCTGTTAAGATGAAGTATTATCAGAATAAATTAAATTTTGAAACGATCGAGATTGCTAAATCTGTATCATTGATTGCTAGACAGTTTGGTTGTAAGACTGTATATATTGAGGATTTGAAGTTTAAGCAAAAATTAACTAAAGAGCAAAAACATAATAAAATAGGAAATCGAAAGAATAGAAATTTATGGAAGAGAGATAAATTTATTTCTAATTTGGCTAAAAGATTGAATGTATTAGGTATTGGTTTATATGAAGTTAATCCAGCGTATTCTAGTTTTATAGGGAATATGCAATACGAATATACTGATGCGGTAAATGCGTCGATAGAGATTGCTAGACGAGGGTACGAGTATAGAATAAAGAAAAGCAAGGTAGGGTTTTATCCAGTTTTTGATGTGAAACACCGATGGAAGGAAATGGTTACATCGTTTAAGGATTGGAAGGGATTTTATATTGAGGTTGTAAAAAATTCGAGATTGAAATATCGAGTTTCATTGGATGAGTGTTTACATGAGTTTGATGTTTTTAAGCAAAATTCACATAAAAGTATGGTTCTTAATTATGTCTTTATAGACAAAATATAGATATTTATACTTTTTTATAATTAATTATTTAATTTATTGAATTTTATATTTTAAATAAATCAACAAGTTTACCAGTAGTACCTATTATTTCTTCTTTTTTCATTTAAATGAATATTTAATTTCTAAATCTTTTTGATTATGTTTAATAAGAGTATAAACATAATATTTAATTCCTAAAAAATATTTTGTAGTTCTCCACATTTTTTTATTCCATGCCCATACTTTATTATCTTTAGGACTTAAATTATATTTTAGTTTAGTTTCTTTTTGTTTATGATATTTATACATAAAATTTATAATTCTAAATTTAAAATCATTTTTATTTTTATAATTAAAATATAAATCATTTAATACAAACTGAATTTCATCACTAATATATCCTGACGGAATAATTATTTCATCATTAAAAAAATTATATACAATATGTTCTATTGCAATATTAGGACTTAAACTTGTATAATATTTTTTCTTAGCTTTTCTTAAAAATATCTTTTCTAAAATTTCCATTGTTTTATCTATTTTCTGGACTTCTATATTCAATACCTAAATAATTATAAATATCTCTTTCTGAAGATAATTTAATTAATTCATCATTTTCATTATATAATCCTTTTTCATTTAGTTTTAAATTTTTATTTTTTGCTACTTTTCGTAACCTAATACTTTCTTCGACTGATCCAGTATGATGTAATAAAGCATAAGGCCATGATTCAACACTTGAGAAATTTAAATCAATTTGAACTTTATTTATTAAAATATTTGATTTCTTTTTTCCATGTGTTAATATTTCATCAGGTCCTATTTTATTTATAAGTATAGGAATAACATCTCCAACTTTATCAATATTTGATAATTTAAATAACATATTTAAATCACCACAATAATCAAACTGCCTTCTATAAGAACCACATGCAACAACTTCAAGTATTATAGGCATATCTTTAGTAGCAAATTCTATTTTATCAATAATACCTTTTATTTTTCTTCTAGTATGACGATCTTTTCTACTCCAATTTCTATTCATAAATTTGATTAATTAAAGTTTGTCTACAATCTAATATTGATTTTGTATCAACTATGATATCAGCAGAACATTCACTTCCAGTATTTCCGGCATAAGAATTAGGATCATCTTTAGTCGTAGCTGATTTAGCCGCTAATTCTAATGATACTTCTACAGCATTAATTTGAACTTCTCTTAATAATTTCAATAAATCAAAATCATATAATACTTTTTCTGGAATATTTTTTAGAAGTGTTTTTATTTTTAAAAGGTTTTTCATATTATTTTAATTATTTGCATAAATTTGAATATTATTTTTGAATTAAATTATGATCTTCCCATCTAAATTCTCCTATTAGTTCACCTTTATCAATTGTTATTTCTTTAAGTAAATTTATAAAATTACTAATATTAATTTCAAGAGTATAATTATTCGGATGAACTAATATTACCCAAGTTGTACTCATTCCTTCTCTAAAGCCAACGATTTTCCATCCTTTTCGAAATTCCTCTTTAACTACATATATGTCAAGGTCTGGATGCCAATTTTTAAAAGGTAAAGGAATTTTTCCTTTTTGCGTAAATTTTGTTAAAAATCCTTTATTAGCATTATGTTCACGATATCCAGATCCTGAAATCTTTAAAAGAAATTCATCTTCCTCTAAAATATAGCCTTCTGTAAATTTTCTCATATTAATAAATTATTAACCAAATTATCCATGAAATTAAATAACAAAATATTGTAAATATTCCATTTGATAAACTATCAATTCCTCTACTTTTATTACTGTTAAAATAACCAAAAACAATAAGAAAAATAATAGTCATTAAAATCCAACTCCCATGTTTTATGTAAGGACTATTTAAGTCTATTGTTAAGACTGTTAAAATAAAATTTTTAATCATAAGTATTTTTAAATTAAACTAAAATCTTCAGCATTAAATAAATGTTCATATTTTGTACGAATTTTTTTATTGCAAATTTTTATAAATTCGATATATTTAATTGGATCATTATCAATAAAATATTCTAAATATTTATAATAATAATCTCCAATTAGTTTAAATAATTCTATTAATATGTTATTAATATTATCATACACAGCTACACGAATATCTTCAGATGTAATGATAAAAGCATTAAAAAGATTTTTTAAATTTTTAATATCAATATTTTTATATAATTTAAACTTTTTAATATATTTAAATAATGAGCTAAATACTTCATTCATTTGTATATCTTCATAAATATTTAGTATAGTATTATTAGAAAATTTAGAATATTTATTAATGATATGCTTTATGTGAGTTAAATTAATATTATTATTAATATTACTTATCATTAATTTTTCTTCTTCATCTGTTATAATTCTATTTGTTCTAGGCAAACCGTTACTAGTTCCATCAAATAATTCTGAAAATTCAAATCTAATTCCATATCTGTAGATAATGATATAAAATATAGGTTTTTCGACATTTTTAAATTCTTTTCTATATAAATAAACGCTTCCTACTTCATTATTTAAATTATCAAACCATTTGTATCTATCAGATGAACAAATAATATTTAAAATAGAAATTAAATATCCTTTTTTAACATTAATATTGATTTTCCAAATTGTTGAAGATTTTTCTAAAGATTTTCCCTTTTTAAAAATTTTAGGATTTTGATCTATTAATTGATAAATTATATTTTCATCAACCTGGGCGAATTTATAATTCTCTTTAGAATAATCTTGATTTCTATCGTTACGTCCCATAAAATTAAATTTTAAAGTCAGAAATTTTTTCTGTTATTATTGAATGTATTTCTTTTATTCTAAATTGCATATCATTTTTTTTATCTAGTTCTATACTATGATAAGGCATCGCATTATATGCTGCAATTGCTTTTTTAGGAGAAATATAACTTTTATAAGTAGTATCACGCCATACTCCATCAATTATTTGTTTTTCTAATTTATAACTTATTTCTGATTTAAAATCATTTTTTAATATTGTATAATTTTCATTTAAATGATTTATTACTGTAGTAGCATTTAAACATTTATTTTCCAATTCGCTGAAAATGTTTTCCCAAATTTCTTTTTGCTTATAAGAATTTTCTTCTTTTATTTTATTTTTCTTTTCAATTGTTCTTTCACATTGAGAAATTGCCCAATCTATATTTTCAATATTCATTTTATCAACTACTTCATTTATGGGCATATCTAAATGATTGTTTGAATACATTCGTTTAAATTGTAATTGTTCTTCTTCAGTACATTGAGATAATAATTCTTTTAAAATGCTTTTAGCAATGTTAATTAAAGTTTGATTTTTCATTATTTAATCTTTTAATCGTTCTTCTAATTTAAATATATCGTGCTTTTTAATACTATTTGTTAATTCATCATGTAAATTAATGAATTCTTTTTCTGTTAATTTAGAAACTAATGTTCCATGAATAATAAAATTAGCACGCATTTCAATAGTAATCGTTTTACTGAAAATATTTTCACAATCAGTATAATAAGCATCTTCATTTTTATTAACATAATCTGTAGCAAATTTATTTCCTTTTTTTCTATTTATATAATTGTCCCAAAATAAATAACTTATAAGAGGAAAAAATGTTCCGTATTTATATGTATATGTATTAAAATACGATGCAATCATTAAAGGCGGATTATCATTATATTTAAATCCATATCCATAATTGTGAATAACTTCATTTGTAGATTTAAAAAACTTATCTCCTATACGTATGAATTTTGGTAAAAAATCTAAAATTTTAACACGAGATTCACTTGGGATATCAAAATTCTGAAAGTTTTCTGCTCTTGATATTTTAAAATCATTACAAGATTTTAAAAATAATTCTATTAATTTTTCTTTTAAATTTTCCATTTTAATATTCTATGATAGTTATTTGACCATCTTTAACATTCACAGTACAAGGACAGCTCATACATTTAACACCAACATTTAATTTAGCCTCATAAGTTATATTTTTAACACTAAAGGTAACGACATAACCTCCCCGATTGCCTGAATAACTTCCATCTGGAATTTCTGTTGAAACTGCGTCTGCTAAAACTAACTTTTTCAATTCTAATACTTTTGTTTCCATAATTTAATTTTTAATTGTAATCGATACTTTCTTTTGCTGCACCTAATTCAAGACATTTAAGTAAAAAATCTTTACCATCAATAATAGATTGAGAACTTATCCATTTCATTAATTTTAATCGTATTATTTCTAATTCTTTAAATGTATTTTTATTATTATAGTAATAAGCCCACCATATTCTAAAAGATGAATCATCAACAGAATGAATTTGAGCTTTCATTTCATATAAATATTCTCCATTATCATTCTGCTTGAATTTGGCGCCAGTAGGGCACATTATTGTTATAGAAATAGGATTATATTTTCTGTTGTATAATTTATATGATGTATCTTTATTAACCTTTTTAACTGTTATAAATTCATCTTTTATAATGAAATCTCTTAATTCTCCATTTTTAAATTTAACTTTATTACGTTCTAAATTAGATGCTTGTATTTTATCTCCAATAAACCATGTATTAAGAAAATTTCCAATATATTTTTTACGTATTTCGTATATAAAATACTTATCAGTAACAGTCCAACCATCTTTTAATTCATTAAAAGGAAATTTTCGTTTTTTAGAAATGTTTAACATATTAATGTGCTATTCTTATTACACCTTGTTCTTTACAATATTTACATCTACACGGAGCTGGACTGTGTTCATCAGGTTTTCCATTTTTTCCCGATCCATGCCATCTCCATCTATCTTCAGCGCCCATTAATGTATAGAAAGGTTTATCATTATCAAAATTTCTATCACCTCCCCAATGACTGTTTTTATGATTTAAATCTTCTTTTCTTCTTACAAATTTTTCAAAACTTCTTAAAACCTCTTCATTAGTTTGGCCATTATCGAAAGTTTGATGTTGAAACCATGTTAAATACCAAGTTTCATATTCAATCAATTTAAATTCAATAACTAAATTATCTACATGTTTTTCTGATAAAGGAACTTTATCGTATTTATCAATTTTATTATAATGATTTGTCCACCAATTACTTGAAAATATCGTTAATTCAGCATCTGTTTGTTCAACTTTAAACATATACGAAAATCCTGTTGAATTATGAACTCTACCTTCCTTTAATCCTTTATGAAAAATTGGATATTCTGGGTCATGTTCTCCGTCTTGTTCCCATTTAGCAGTTAATTTATAAATAGGATATGCTTTTTCTCCATCAATTAGATGTTCCATTTAATATAATTTTTCGAGTAAATATTCAGTTAAAATTCCAGTATTTTCCAAATTATTAATTATCTCTTCTCCTTCATCATTTTCAAAGAAATATTCACCACTTAATACAATCATTCCATCTCTTTTCATTTGACGATAACCTCTTTTTCTAGGAGCTTCTACTGTCCATCTTTTTAAATATTCTAAAAGTGTTTTAAATTCTGCATCAATTTTTAATTTATCTTCAGACGCATATTGTAGCATCTTTTCAAAATCTATTGATTTTAATTGTGGTTCTCCTTTAATTAAATAAAAATCTAAATAAGTTTTAGTTTCATCTAATTCTATAGTTATACCATTTATATAAAATGTTTTCATAATTTATTTTTTTTTATATTTTAAATAATCTAATCTTATTTCATAAATAAAGCTAAATATAAAAAGTAATAAAAATGTAGATTCATTAGATTCTACAAATGCTGGATTATAAGCATTAGCAATAATTATTAATCCTACAAAAATAAATGATTTCATAATTTATTTAATTACATCATAAGTATTTTTAAAAATATTATTTTTACAAGGATAAAAATCTCTATCGCCAGTTGGAAAAGGCTCTTTAATAATCCAATCACTTCTAAATGCTTTCATTACTCCTTCTTTTGTTTCGATTAATAAACTAAAAATTGGAGCACCTTTCCCAGCAACATAAGCCGTTTCACTTTCTAATTCTGTTTTTAATTCTCTTCCAACAAATTGTTCAATTTCCATTCTGTTTGAGTTTCCGTTCCATTGGATTGCTTCAATCTCAACTGGTTTCTTTCTGAATTTTTGTATCATATATTATTTAACTAAATGTTTTACCTTTTCATAAAATGGTTCATCTTCATAACCAATAGCAAGCCAATCAACTCCAGAGGCAAAAGCATTTTGTTTTTCAACATTAGAAAAATCTCCACTTACAAAATGTATACTTCCAATCATAGCGATCATTCCTACTTGTTTTAAAAGTATATTTCCATAACGATAAACGATAAACCAATTATCTTCATTATTATATTTTACTAAATCTCCTAAACATACAGTATTTCCTAACTTATCTTTTCCAACTTCATGTTTTCCATTTTCAACGATAAAATCAATTATACTGATTTTAAATCTTTGTTTTTCAGATATACTCATCATAATTAATTGTTTAAATATTTGCGACAATATTCTAAATCATCATATGCATCTTGATATGAATCATATTTATAAGTGTGTTGTTTAAATCCTTTTATAGTATAAAGATCAACTTTAACACCTTTAGTTAAATGAATAATAGATGTACGAGAATGAACTTCTACTAATTTATTTTTTACATCTTTAATAAGTTGAGATTCTATAGGATTTTTAATAACAAATTGTTCAATAGGAGTTCCAATTAAATGACCAATTAATGAACTTACTGTATGTATGCTATCAACTCCTGGACAAGAAATCAAATCTTTATTACTTAAATTTAAAGATAATATTTCTCCGTTATCAAGTTCAGCATTGCAATTTATTGATATTATTCTACCTATTGTTTTTAAGGTTTTCATTAATTTTTATATAATTAAAAGTAAATATAATAATAAAGTTTTAAATTTAAAATATTAGTTATCAAATAATTTTTTGAAAAAGAATGTATTAAAATTTTTTTATTTTTTAAACTTTTTTATTAAATTTACATATAATTCAAAAATATAAATTTCAAATTTTATTCTTATGTATATTCCAAATTATAGTAATGACAATGAACTAAATAATATTTTAGTTAATAATGAAATTCAGCAAAAATTAAATGCTCATTTAAATAAACAACAACAAAAAAGTATTCAAAAAGCTAAAGGGTTTTATTTAGAAATGATGATTGATCCAATGTCATTTATTAAATCACAAGAAATATCATTAGAAGAAAAAATAAATAAATTAAAAGAATCAATAACTATTTTAGCTGAATGTCAGGATTATGAAATGTGTGCAGATTTACAAATATATTTAAAATTATTAATAAATGGAAATTAAACAAGTACAATTAAAAAAGCAAGAAGTAGTTATAGATATATTATGTGATATTTGTGGCAAAAGCTGCAAAGTTAATGAAGGTGTTATTGAAAATGATTTAAGAGTAGATAATGGAGAAAAAACTTATGAATTTTCTTATATGAATCTTTCTGCTTATTGGGGATATTACAGCGAACATAATGATGAAGAAAAATGGACTGCTCAAGTTTGTGAAAAATGTGTTGATGAAAAATTATCATTCATAACATTTAAAAAGGAACATTATAATTCATTTAAATGAAGATACAATATTTATCAGATCTTCATTTAGAGAGAATGATAAATTATGAATTTATATCTCAAAACATTAATTCAATAATTGTTCCTAGTGGTGAAGTTTTAATATTAGCCGGTGATATCACTAAAATGGACAAGTTACATTATAATGATCCTATTTTTGATCATTTATCAATGTATTTTGATAAAATTTTTATTGTTCCTGGCAATCATGAATATTATTACTTAAGTGATTTAAATAAAATTTCACAGCCATTTTTAAATGAAGATATTAGAGATAATATTCATTTAGTAAATAATGTCTCAATTGATTATAAAGGAGTTCAATTTATTTTTTCAACATTATGGTCTCATATTAATGAATATGAATCTTTTTATATTGAAAGAAATGTAATGGACTTTAATCATATCAAAAAAGGAAAATATACATTATCATATAAAGATTTTAATTCATTACATTTAGATGCTAAATTTTTTATAGTTAATGCATTAAAAGATAATAAAAATACGAAAACTGTTGTAGTTACACATCATTTACCGACTAAATTAGTTGTCCATCCTGATTATAAATCAAGTATTATTAGTAATGCTTTTGTATCAGAAAATTATGATATTATAGCTGATAATAATATAGATTATTGGATATATGGTCATTCCCATAGAAATATAGAAGATGTAAAAATAAATAATACTATATTAACATGTAATCAATACGGTTATCAGGGATATAATTTAGAATTTTCAGGATATAATCCTAAAAAAATAATTGAACTATGATAAATGTAAAAAAATATTTAGATGAAAATTTTATTTCTTTTTTTACTTCTGCATGTAAAGTAAAAGAAAACGGACATTATAATGTTACAGGTACTTGGGAATATCCATCTAGAGATAAATTAATCTATAAAAAAGAACATGATGAATTTAAAATAATTCATAACATCAGAGTTTGGTGTTCAGATGAGTCATTAAAAATTAATATAGTTATTGATTGTCAAAAAAGAGATGAATATAAAATTATAGAAGCATATGAGCATTTATCAAGACAAGATAATAAACAATGGTTACCTTCTGAAATAATAGATTATATTTCAAGATATAAAAGATTAATTGATGAAAAAATGGGGTGGTTTAAACCAACTAGAAATGAAGTTGAATCAGACTATTTTACAAATAAACATTTATGCACAATAGATAATCTTTTAAAATTTATAGAAAAACATAACATACCAAGTACTGCGAAATTGTTTGTACAAAGAATACCCGATTCATATTATAATGGTAATGATATTACTGGAATGTGTTGTGATAAAAATCCAAGAACAGGAGAGTTAAAACCATATCCACAAGGATTTAGATCTAAAGGATGGGCAGTAATTTGTAAAAAAGGAGAACAATATTATAATGCATTAGAACATAATGAAAAAATGGACGGAGAATATAATGATAAGGAAGAATATCCAAACTTAGATGTTTCTAAATTAAATAAATATACAGAAGAAGAGTTAAATGATACCAAAGATCAATATTCACCAATTTTTTCTCCGATTTATTATAAAGATGATCAAAATAATTTGTATTTAAATTTACATTACTAATGAATAAAAAAGAATTAAATAAAACAATTTTATCTTTTCTAGATTTAGAAAAGAATTGGGATACTTATGATGCAGAAAAAACAACTATACAATCAATTGAATCGGCAATAATACTTTTAGAATCTTTATCAAATATTATATTTATAACACAAGTAAATGTGTTTCCAATGAGAGATGGTGGAATTCAATTTGATATAGGGGAATTTAAAGAAATAGAAATATTTAATTTTCATATAACTGAAATATTTTATGATTTAAATTATAAAATTATAAATAAAATTTCTTATGAATTAAATTAATTATTCTTTTTCTTCACCGTCTCTTGGTTCTTTAATTTGATTTTGTGCATAGTTTTTAGCTAAATTTCCATAATCATAAAGTATTGGATATCCAGCACCAGTACCATAACCAAGTCCTATTAACCATTCATTAATAACTTTATTAACTTGCTTTATAGTTTTATCTTGTTCTTTAGATTCTTTTAAAGGTTTTTTTGATTTATTTTTAACTATATCTTCAGCTATTTTATGTAATTTAGACATTAATTTTTCAGTAATAGATTTTGCATTAACTAACGATTTTTCTATTTCCTGTTCATCTAATTCTTTATTATAGTCTTGATAAGTTTTTAAAGTATCCATAATTATTATTTATTTTATATACTATATATTTAACGAATAATTAATAATTAATTAATATGCGTATCATCGTTTTAAATAAAAATGAGTTATATATAAAATAAAAATATGATGCGATTAATTTTAATTTTTATTATTATTTTAAATTATAGTTGTTCAATATCCAAAGATTTAAATATTATTAATGATAATTTTTCTTTAAAAGAAGATATAAATAAATCTATTGTAGATGGATTTTTTAATAACGATACATTAGGAATATCTGAAACTATTTATTTATTGAAGTAAGTCTAATTGTCATTACTTCCCATTCAGAAGTTTCTGATTTTACCATAGTATATAATTTTTTAGGAGTTTGACTAACTACTTCAACTATAGAACTATTAGCATATTTTTCATCTAATATTACTTTTTCACCAGGCTTAAATTCTCGTCTTAGCATATTAATGTTTTGAATATAAATAATTTATGATTGCTAAAACTAATGCTCCAATAATAAATGCTCCAAATATTAATATCTGCTTAATAATTATATCTTGTGAAATATTTGTAACATTAATGAAAGTTTGTAATAAATAAATAGATGATACGCCTATTATAGATGTTGCCATTTTTATTTTTAATCCACCTGATGTAATATGTTCAGATTCTAAATTATTTAATTTATATACAAATGAATTATAACTTCCAACTATAATCATTTTTACAAGATTTGCAATCATAACAATATCTATATCTTCTAAAGTAGATATTATATCTTCATTACTTATTTCACCTTGATAAATAAAATGATACATTAATTTTATTAACGTCCAAAATAACTTTAAATAGAATGGTATTAATAACCATTTACTTGATAAGATAATAAATTCAAGTATATTTTTTATAATTTCGTTAATTTTCATAATTTAAGTTTGAATATTTAATATTTTTAGTATTGATAGTAAGATATAAATGATTTGTCTTTCTTCTAAACCATTTTTATATACGGAATGATCATCAGAAAATTCAAATGTTTTATCATGAGTTAATATTTTATTATTATACATTTTTAATAATTTAACTCTATATTCTTCAGGTAAATCTGTTCTATACGCATCATATGCAAGTAAAATTCCTAATAAACTATTACTATTAATATATCCATCAATTTGAAATTTATTCCAAAAGCCGGTAATAAATGTTGCTTCAGTTGTAACTTTATTCGGAATTGTTAAAGATAAATTTAAACCTGGCATTAGGCGATTAAATTCCAATGAATATGTCATTAATCCAGCTGAAGTATAAATAAAATTTTTATCATAATCATTAATATTTATATCAAATAAATTTAATAATGATTTACATCGTTTTATAAAAAGATTTAATTTTTGTTTTTCTTGTTTTTCTTTTTCTAATTTTATAATAATTGATAAACCTTTTGCAACTTCACTAAAAAATCCTTTTTCGTTTGGATTAATACTTTGTTCTATTCTGGAATAAAAATAACTTTTTAATTTATAAGTATTATAACTTTCTGGTAAAAATGATGGATTTTTTAATTTTTCTTCTATTACACTATCAGGAACCCAAATAGATTTAGTTTTATCTTTTATTCTCCATGTCAATAATTTAGCTTTTTCAGATTCCCTAGTACATGTTAACGGAATATAAAATGAATTTTGTGTAAGATATAATGGATTTTCAGGAGAATCAAAAATATTATCAGGCAGCATATTTTTTTATTTTAAAAGTAAATATAATAAAAAAGTTTTAAAAATAAAAATTTAGAATTAAAGTAACATAAACTTTTCTATCCACAATGATACGATTCTTTCTGCTGGCATTTCATATACTTCTTCTCTTTCAGGGTGCCATTGTACAAATAAAGATTTAAATCCTTTAATCATTTCTATTAAATTATCTCCTTCACTATATGCTAAAGGTTTTAATCCTTCACCTAATACTTTAATTCCCTGATGATGTCTAGAATTAACTTCAATTTTAAAATTATTGTATATAATATTATGAAAACTTGAATTTAAATTTGAAGAAGGTTCATTAGAAATAGAATTTTTATCAGTCGAATGCATTATTAATTCATCAGATAAATCTTCATAAAGAGTACCATTAAGAATAATATTAACTAATTGTAATCCTCTACAAATTCCAATTACAGGAATTTTTCTATAAGCATCATTAAACCATTTTATTTCTAATTCATCTCTTAATTTATTTTTTCCTATATCAGGACCTCCACATAACATAAGCATAGAATAACTATTTATATTATCATATTCATTAAGTATATGAAAAGGTATTTTTCTTTTTTCTAACCAATTAGAATAGTTTATAATCTCTTTTTTATTAGGTGGAGCTATTGCTAACATAAAAATTAAAGTAATTTATATTATAATTTATATATAGAATTCTATAAATTTTGTAGTTTTTTTATTAACAATAGGCGGCCAAAATTGTTAATAAAAAATCCCAATGCATTAAAAATATGTATATTCAAATATTTTTTAATATTTACAAAATTATTATATTTACTTAAATTTAATAAAATGGTATTAAAATTTAAAATAGAAAGATTAACGTATTTTTAATTTTGTTTTGTAATTAACTTTATTTGTTTTGTGGTTATTAGAATTTTTGTAGTTATTAAGATTATTAATCATAAATTTATTATTCAGCTATTTCTAGCTTTATAATTTACATTTAATGTTTTTATACAATTTATAGTATTTTCATTTATATGGAAATTAATTAATTTTGACAGTTTATTCCGTGATTAGTAATCCGTAAAAAATTGTTTAGATTTTATATAATTTTTATTTTTTAATGACGATGGTTAATTACTGTTTTGTTAATTTTTTGAGTTTTTATTCCGTGATTCGTATTTCGTGTTCCATGAAATTTACCTGATTCTGTTACAGGCTTACTATAATTATTTTTATTATACGTAGTATTAGATGATTTGTTATTATAGGTACTATTATAATAAGGCTTTCTATTAACAGAGATGTTCGTTGATGAAGGTTTATTATAAATAATAGGCTTTGTATTATTTACTACTTGTGGTTTGTTTGTTTGTATTGATATATTATTATTAGATCTGAGATTACTATAGTTAGAACAATTAACATTGTAGTTATAATTAAATAAGCTCCAATAATTATTATACTTTCTATCATACACATAATATTTATAATATGTATTCGAATTAAATGAAATAATTATTTCAAAATTACAAGATTTAACATAATAACTATATAATTCATAATTATAATTTGGATAATCATAATAAGAATAATAGTGATTATGATGATGAAATTTTTTAATTCTATTTTCATAATCTTGATATTGAGAAAAAGATAAAATGGAAATAAAACATAATACTATTGTTAATAAGAAAGTTTTCATAAAATTTATTTTAAGAGTTATACATCAAAAATTATACCAAACTAAAAAGGAACTAAATTTTAGTTCCTTTTTTATAATTTATTTTCCTAATTCTAATGAAGGTGAAAGTTGTTTAATTTCATCTTTAGTAAAAGTAATTCCTATTTGTTGCATTTGACTATACATGTCTAAAGCTTTTTGTCTGAATCCTAATATCTGTTCAATATAACCAGATAATTGATCGCTGATAGCTTGTTGTTTTGCATCTAATGAAAATTTAGAAGTAAGTTTATTTGTAATTAAATCTTCATCAGCAGGAGTAATATTTTTTAAGAAATCACTATATGCTGAATTAACTTTTTGATATTCTTTTAAAAGTGTATTAAAATGATCTAATATTTTAATTCCTGAAGTAATTTTTTGACTTCCAATAGTAAATTCTACATTATCCATTTTAAAAGAATCTTTAGCCATTTCCATAGTAAATCTTTTAATGCAGAATAGATATAAAGCAGTCATTGCATGTGTATCTATTTTATGTTTTGTTTTAAGCAACATTAAACGTTTTGTTTCTGCTTTAATTTCTTCATTACTCATAAAGAATGGGCTACCAGATTTTGCTATTTTTCTATCACTCATTTTTGTACCCATATCATATTTTGCTGATAATTCATCAACATCAACATAATATACAGTATCAGTAGCTGCTTCAATCGTAGGTTGAGAAACTGATTTAAAAATTTTAAGATTTGTAACTTGATCAATTGGAACATATCTATGAATTAATGTTGGTGAATGTAATACACCATATCTATCTTCTCTCCACATCGTAGGAACTGGAAGTGCTATTTCTCTTTTTTCTCTAACTTCAGTAGTTGAAGGTTCAAAACCATGATATACTGCATGTCCACCGATTATAATAGATGTAATTACTGGAATTTCTATTTTTCTAATATTATCATATTCTGTAAATACATTATGTATTTTTTTAAATGCTATATCATCAACATTTTTTTCTTTTAACTTTTGTGAAAGTACAGTTTTAAATTTAGCTGGATTATCGCTAGCAGCTTTTAATAATTCTGGAACTTCTTTTTTAAGATCAAATCCAACTTCTTTTAAATATTTGTTTAGAGTTTCTAAATCTTCTTTTGCTGCTCTTTCTAAAGTATTATCTTTATCTCTATTAATACATATAGCTAAATATCTTTTATCAATTGGAAATTTACCTTTTAATTCAGATCTAACTTCATCTTTATATAATTTTCCACCTCTAAAAAAATCTTCAACATTAGCTTCTTTAAAATCTTCATCTTTAACTTTGTCAATACTAATATTATAAACTTTATAAAAGTCTTTTACGAACGAACTGTACCATGCTTTTTGGGACTGTCTATCAGCTAAAGCAATCATACGCATAATATTTTTAGATGCAAAAGCTTCATTTAAAGCAGCAACATATTCTGCTTGTTCCATTATAACTCTTTTGTCTATAATAGTTTCTTTTTCTAGTCTTTTATATCTATAATCATTAAAATTTAGTAAACTCATAACTTAAACATTATTTTTTTTATATATCACCCGAACATTTTTTATAATTAAAACATTTTATGCATATCCTATAAAATTATTTTAAAAAAGTGAATAAATAAAATACAATTTACAATGTTTAAAATAAAATTAAAATGGACAAAAATGATGATATCTCACTTATAGAACCTAGTGAAAAATCAATAGAATATTTAAAAGAAAATTTTCCTAATACATCAAAAGAACAGTGGAATGACTGGCGATGGCAAATAAAAAATAGTATTACAAACATTAAACAATTAAATGATTTTTTTAATTTAAATGATAATGAAAAATCTATAAATGATAATAATAAAGATTCATTACCTATAAGAATAACACCTTATTATTCTAGCTTAATAGATAAAAATAATTCATTGCAATCATTAAGAAAAAGCGTTATTCCGATTGTAAATGAATATTATATAAATGAGGGTGAATTATCAGATCCATTAAATGAAAATGAAGATAATCCGGTACCTAATATTATACATCGATATCCAGATAGAGTTTTATTTTTAGCAACAGATTTTTGTGCAACATATTGTAGATATTGTACACGTTCTCATATTGTAGCAAAAGAAAAAAATTTAAATAATTGGGAATCTGCTTTTAATTATTTGCGAGAACATACTGAAATAAGAGATGTAATAATTTCTGGCGGTGATCCATTAACTTTACCTGATTCACAACTTGATTATTTATTATCAACTATTAGAAATATCAAACATATTGAAATAATAAGAATTGGAACCAAAGTTCCAGTTATACTTCCACAAAGAATAAACAAAAAACTAATAAATATTCTACAAAAATATCATCCTCTTTTTATGAGTATACATTTTACTCATCCAGATGAAATTACTCCTGAAGTAAAACAAGCTTGCAACTTATTAGCAAATGCTGGAATTCCATTAGGATCTCAAACGGTATTACTTAAAGGAATTAATGATGACTCATTAATTCTTAAAAAATTATTTCATGAATTACTTAAAGTTAGAGTTAGACCGTACTATTTATATCAATGTGATCCAATTCTAGGTTCAGAACATTTTAGAACCTCAATCGAAAAAGGAATAGAAATAATGTTTAATCTTAGAGGTAATACTTCAGGCTATGCTATACCTACCTTTGTAATTGATGCTCCAGGTGGAGGAGGTAAAATTCCTATTCTTCCTGAATACTATCAAGGTAAAGATGAAAATGGAAATCTTATTCTTAAAAACTATCAAAATAAACTTTTTAATTATCCAAATATAGAATAATTATTCTTTCCATATTTTAGGAACCTTATTTAATAAAGATTCAAATACTTCTTTCTTTATAGGCTTGTCTAAACCTTTTAACTTTTTCTTAAATGTATACTCTAAACAATTAAGAATTTTTATAAATAAATCTTCAGATACAACCTCATCTTCTTCATTTTTAAGAAAATTGTATATATCTAAATTTTTATTTTGTAAATTCTTCTTTTTAATATACTCAATCTTTGAATATAAAAATTCTTTTTCTTCTGTTAATAAAACAATATTTTCCATTTTTAATTTATAATTTTTCTGTGAAAACTATTTGTGATGCAACACCTTGAACTATACCATCATCACCAGTAGTAATAATATTAGATGGATATACTTTCCATATTTTACTATTTACTAATTCTTTAATTACATAATCTTTTGCATCTATAACTTCACCAATTCTCAAATATTTTGGATATGTATTAATACTTTTTAAACCTGTTACAAATGCTATAAATTGGCCATTAAATATCGGTCTTTGATCATTTATTACTTTCATTATCATATTATAATATTTTTAAATAAGTCCAAAATCATCTGCATAAGCTACATCAATAAACCATGGATGATTTCTTAAATCTTTTGGAAAATCTTTATGCTTAATAACTTTAAATTTATCTTCTTGAAATAATTCAGCCCATAACGGCAGAGTTAATTCTGATAAATCTAACTTTGGAAAAACATTTAACTTAACTAACTCAATAGGTATTGAAACCATCTTAGTATTTGTATATAGTAATTCACATAAATTTACCAAATTTCCTATCTCTTTAGGTAATGAAGTCAATGCATTATAACTTAAAAATAAACGCTGTAAATTTATTAAATTTCCTATCTCTTTTGGTATAGAAGTCAATTTATTACTATATAATAATAATTTAGTTAATTTTATAAGATTAAATATTTCTAATGGTATAGAAGTTAATTTATTACTATTTAAATGTAAATGTTGTAAATTTACCAAATTTCCTATCTCTTTTGGTACAGATGTTAATTCATTATTGGATAAACGTAATTCTCTTAAATTAGTAAGTAATCCTATCTCTTTTGGTATAGAAGTCAATTTATTACTACTTAGTATTAAAATAGTTAAATTCATTAGCTTATCAGTACTAACTTTAGCTAATTCAGCTATTAATTCTAATCCATTTTTATCGTTATATTCCATTTATTTTATAAAATTAAATAATTTTTCAACATTAAATATTTTTTAAATTTTATTAACATTGATTGTCCTAAGGCATTCATATTTAATTAATTATATATTATTATTTATATATTTATGTTAGCGGTAATGATGGTCACGCATCCAGTTTTGTACATACCATAATTGTCCGCACCCGCCCCCAATATCATCTTGACCAGCAGGGTCGAAAACTCGAACATTATAACCACATTCAACAAATGATGAAGTAATTGTGTTTATCTTGTTCAGTTCTCTATATCCTTTATCTTTCATGTTTTCATCAGAAGAGCAAATAACCGAAAATGTAAAATTGAAAAGAGCAGGGCTAAATAAGTCTTTAAGCCTATCCATCTCTTCATTGCTTTGGTTTGTTTCTCCAATGCAATAATTCACATATACAGGGCGTTTTGTTTGCCTATTCCACTCAATGCCAAAATCACGCATTTCACGTAAATTCAATTTATTTTTAAATGATATTAATTGGTTTCTTTTTTCTTCAAATGCTTCATGTACTGAAAATTGCAAACCAACCTTTTGTATTTCAATACTTACTTTTAACAGTTTTTCAAAAGCGGTATTGTTTTTTGCCCCCATAGTTGAAATAAGTAATTCAGCATTTGGATATAAGTTGTTTAAATCCTTTATTGCCGTTATTACATTATCAATATTTAAAGTAGGTTCACCCATACTCATAAACATTATTTGGAAACGATCACTAGCCGAATTAACATTTTCAATATTCATGTCTTTTAAGCAATGTTTAACCTGTGCAACTATTTCTAAGTTTGTAAGGTTTCTAATAAACTTTTTGCCAGTTCCGCAAAATTTGCAACCAACAGGGCATCCACTTTGCACACTCACGCAAAGTACAGTCCTTTTGTAAAAGTTTTCATATTTGTAAAGTACCGCTTCGGCAACTGCATTTTCAAAGTCAAATACATATTTCCAAACATTACCTTCTGAACTATCAAATCTTTTTGTTTTCATAAATCGTTAAATATTAATAAGTTAAAAAATCACTACCGCTAACATATGGTATAAAACAGTTGGGCATCCGTGGTTATTCGAGCATTTTTTCAAGTTTTGTTTCATTTAATTACATTCATGTTGCAACGTTTTATATTTGCAACCGTTAGCCACAATAATAAAGAGGGTCGTAGCGTGGAATTTCTACTAATTGACCATTTATAGTTGTTGTTTCAATACACCACCGCTTGAAATTGCTAAACTATTTGCTGTGCTATATTCCATTTTTCTTGCTTCGTTTTTATTGAAAGTCCAACTAAATTTATATCCTTTTAATGTGCTATATCCATGTCCTTTCATAAACTTTTTACCTTTTTTTACAAAATACACTTCACATAACATGGTATTAGCTTCATTGCCTATTTGGTTTTTAGAATCTGTCTGCATAATTTTAAATTTTTACTATTAATAATCATTTGTCGTTAATCGAGCATCGGCAACGAAAGCCAACCGCCGTCCGTTATAAAACATTGCCCTTAAACTCCTCTCTACGTTTTTTAAGCCATGCGATTATATTGTCGTGGTGTTTTATAGTTTCGTCCGATTTACCCATGTAGGATGTTCCGTGTTGCATACTTCCAATTATAAATGTGTATTCATCATAAATTCTCCGGTCGGGCAACAATTTTATAACATTGCGTTTAATTCTATTGCCTGCTTTCTGCTTATTTGAAGTTCCTTTTTTCATATTGTGTTTATTTTATGGTTAATAATTTCTGCTCCTAATACGGCAACGAGAATAAACGCATCATTCGTTATGTATTGTTTCTCTATCAGTACATTCAAACAAAAGACCATCGCAAATTGAAACGATAACTGGGGGTATATTCAAATTATTTTCATCTGTTAGTGCTTCGATTATTCGCTGTGCAGCTTTTCTTTCAAAGTTGTCTTCGTTTTTCATTTCAATAATTATACCAGTAATTAAGTCTTCTGTGCCTTTATTGTTCTCATTTTATTAATATTTTTAAATTTTGATTCATATAACTAAATATTATTAAATTTAAATATAATAAAAAAGTTTAAAATAAAATTAAAATTCCAAATATATATTCAAATAATATTTTTATGGACACCTTATTAGAAAATTTTCAAAATTTTAATCAAGAAGATCAAAATAAACAAAATGATTTATCGGATAAAATAGATAAATTCAAAAAAATAGAACACAGAACAAATATAAGATTTGGTATTATAGTTGCTACCTATAAAAGAAGCGATGGTACTACTCCTATGAGATTACAAGAAGCTCTTCAATCTATCAAAAACCAATCATACCAAAACTACAAAATTTATCTAATGGGTGATGACTATGAAAGTGATAATGAAATCAAGCCTTTAGTTGAATCATTCGAATACTCAAAAATCGTATATGAAAATCTGGAACTGCCAGGTGAAAGGATCCGATTCAGGGGGGCAGATCTTTGGCATTCAGGGTCTGATGTTGCTGCAAATATAGCTATTGATAAAGCAGTAAGGGATGGTGTAAATTTTATTTGTCGTTTAGATCACGATGATATATGGCTTCCTAACCATCTAGAATATATGGCTAAGGCAATAACTAGATATCCTAAAGCAAAATTCTTTTCTTCGACAGCTATAATAAAAAGATATAAAACAGGAACAGATACATATTGTAGACCAGAAAGAGGAGTTGTTAAACATATAGGGGGGAATAATATTTCTCATATAACAGAAAGTTGGCATTCAACATTTTGTTGGGATTTGAAGGAATTTAAGGATTTAAGATATAGAAATGTAAGAGAGCAATTTCTTACTTCACCAGTACGCAGCGAACCTCGGGGAAGTGACAGGGACATTCTTGAACGTATTAAAAATCAATTAGTTGAGAAGGATTTAAGATGGGTAAATTTACCGATGATTACATTATTGTATAGAAATAAGATGGGAGAGTTACCTGAAATACAGGAAGGTGATTATGTTTAAATTTTATTAAACATAATAATAATTAACCATATAATTAAATGTTATCAAATGATTTAAATAAAATATTAATAAAAAACGGAAAACTTACATCTAGTACTACTAGAATTGAATTTTTTAAAAATAATTATCCTAATCTATTATTAGAAATAGAAAAATATTCTATAAATAATAATCTAAAATTAACGTCTTTTAAAGAAAAACTTTATCATGCATTACATGATAAAACTGAAATTCCAAAATGTGAAGTATGTGGTAATAAAATACCTTCATCTAAATTTATGGGTATAATGCCTGGTTATTCTTCTAGCTGTAGTAGAAAATGTGCAATAGTTTTAAAAGAAAAAAGAACAAGAATAACAGTTCTAAAAAGATATGGAGTACAACATATAACACAATCAAATTATTTTAAAGATAAATATTATTTTCCTTTTGCTAAAGAAAAATTAAAAGATAAAATTAAAATAATAGAATGGGATGATCAACAAAAAATAAAAATAGAATGTGTTGAATGTAAAAGTATATCAATAATAGATTCTCAATTATTATATAGAAGAATAAATATAAATATTAATCCATGTTTAAAATGTAATCCTAATCACGGAAAAAGTAATTCTGAAATAGAATTAATAGATTGGATAAAAGACATTTATTTAAAACCATTTAGAATTAATTCTAAAAAAGAATTAAAAAATAGAGAACTTGATATTTATATTGAAGATAAAAATATAGCATTTGAACATAATGGAGTATATTGGCATAATGAATTTAATAAACCTAAAGAATATCATATAGATAAAAGTAATAGATGCAAAGAATTGGGAATTAATTTAATACATATATGGGAAGATGTTTGGTATAACAAAAGAGATATAGTAAAATCAAGAATAAAGAATTTATTAAATTTATCTACTGATAAAGTGTATGCTAGAAAATGTGTAATTAAAACCGTTAATTCTGGTGATAGTAGAGAATTTTTAAATAGGAACCATTTACAGGGCAATACTAATGCTGCTATTAAATTAGGTTTATATTATGAAGGTGAGTTAGTATCATTAATGACCTTCGGATCCTTACGTAAAAATTTAAATCAAGTTGCTAAAGAAAATGAATGGGAGCTTTTACGGTTTGCTAATAAATTAAATACTTCGGTTGTTGGTGGAGCCAGTCGTTTATTTAAATATTTTATTAAAGAGTATAAACCTGAACGAGTAGTAAGTTATGCAGATTGTGATTGGACGGTTGATGAGCAAGATAATTTATATACAAAATTAGGGTTTGAATATATAGTGCATACTGGTTTGAATTATTGGTGGGTAGTAGATGGAATTAGGGAGAATAGGTTTAAATATCGTAAAGATAAATTGGTAAAAGAAGGAGCAGATTCCTTGATGACTGAAGTGGAGATAATGCATGATAAGGGATATTATAGATGTTTTGGAACAGGCAATTATAAATTTGAATGGAAATTAAAATAGAAAAATTAACTCACATGTATATTAATTATGTTTCATCTATTATGAAAGAACGTTGGCAAGTTGATGATGAATATAGTTTAAGTGAGATTAGAAGGTATTTAAATAATGAATCTGATTCAGTTTGTTATGTATTGATAATAGATGATAAACCTATAGGTTGTGGATTATTTGATACTATTAATGAAATAGATAGGACTATATCTCCCTGGAATTTATTGTTATGGGTTGAACCAGAATATAGAGGTAATGGATATGGATTGATGTTAACTGAAAAAAGATTTGAATATGCAAAATTATTAGGATATAAAACTATATTTTTAGATACAGTTTTTGCAAAAGAATATCATTTAAAAATGGGATGGACTGTTGTTAAAGAAATCGATAATAAGATAATTATGAAATATGATTTTATTTAAATTCTTTTAATAATATTGAGTCTGTATCGGTTATTCTACAAACTTTATTTTTATATTGTTACTAACGATTAAGTGTAAAAATAGTTGTTATAAGTATGTAAAATTAAAAATATAAAAATTGATTAAATTATAAACATAATTAATTTTGGTTATATAATTTAATAATAAAATTTTATTTAATAAATATTTGAATACAACAAATCCTATAACAGACATTAAACCAATTCATGCTAAACCAAATTTATATTCATTTTACTTTGAAATAATAAAAGAAATAGGTTTAAAATATGGATATAATATTATTGTGCATGGCTCAATGAATAGAGATTTAGATTTAGTTGCAATACCTTGGCATGAAGAAATTGGGGATAAAGAAAAAATGATTGATGATATTGCATTAACAATTGGTGGATATGTTTTAATGCAAAATCGCTCAGTTGAAAATATCGAAGGAGATAGGTATTCCATAAAACCACATGGAAGAATTGTTTACCTTATAAATATAAATAGAGATTTTAAAATGAAATTTAATGGATTAGTTTCTGAAATTCAAGACTATGCAGATCCACAATATTATTTAGATCTGTCTGTAATAAATTTTTAAAAAACTTAAAAGATAAAATAATATGAATAATTTAAACGAATTAGCAAAACATTTTCATGAAAGAGCAAAGGCAAAGGGTTTTTGGGACGAACCAAGAGAAACAGGTACTTTATTAATGCTTATGGTTTCTGAATTATCTGAGGCTTTGGAAGCTGATAGAAAAGGACAATATGCCAAAATTGATGATGCTGAATTTATTATTGACGGCAAAACTATTCGAGAAGATTTAGATTTGGCAGCAAAAGAAAACGATATGATAAAGTTTGAGGAAATTTTCAGAACTCAGGTAAAGGATACTTTTGAAGATGAAATTGCAGACGTATTTATTAGATTGCTCGATTTTATAGGACAAAGAAACATTGATATTGAAAAGCATATCGAATTGAAAATGCTCTATAATCAAACAAGGGCGTACAAACATAACAAGGCGTATTAAGTTGTTTTGTTAACTAATAAAAATAGTATTATGAAAAAAGATGAAAAATTACATATATCTGATGCTATAGATAGTGAAATTAAAATAGTTAATTCAGATATTTATGGAACATTTAATAATAAGTTTATGCTTAAACAAGTTCTATGTACGGAAAATCCAAACCCAAATTTTCCAATAACAGTTGGTAATATTTATAATGTTTTAGATACTGTTATAGAACCTGATGGTGAATATATTATTAAATGTGATGATGGTAGAAGATTAGTAGCACCAAGAAGACTTTTTAAGGATATTTAATTTCATTATCTATAATGGTTAAGTATATGAGAATGTTTGCTTAGATAATATGAATGAAAAAGAACTAATTTCAATTTCTGTTTACAAAGATGTAATGATTGATGTAACCAAGATAATCGAACTAAAAGAAAAGATAGCACAAATATTAAATACTGAAATTGAAAATATATCAATAGAGGTTGGATATGATAATGGTGTTACTTTTTAATTGGCTATAATGGCTGGCGGTATGATGTCGGTTTGTCTTGCATATACTTTCAATTTACAATTAACTTATTGGCTGCATTACATATACACATTGTTATAGTAAGTTAATACTTAAAACTATGTTAAGAATTTTAGATAAAAAATATTCAGATTGTCAACCCGTAATACCAAAGTATAATGCTTTATGTGTGTTTGATATTGAAGCAACTAAATTGGCATTTAATTACGGAGCAGTTGATTTTGTAATAGTGTTGAATGAAAATACAGGTAAATTCACAAAATGCTTTAGTGTGAAGGATGCTGAGGACTTCCTTAATGCACTATAAAGGCTGCAGGTATATAGTTGCGTAAAATTAGTAAAAATTAAATTGAAATACAAGATGAAAAAATTGTGAAAATGTTTATTTAGAAAACAAAAAAAGCAATTGGATATACCTGTTATAAAATCTGTTTGCAAACACGAATTTGAAAAGTTTGAGGTTGGTGCTTATTTGGTTAGATGTATAAAATGTGGAAAACTTTTTTAAGCAAACTGTTTTATAACGGTTGCAGATAAACGAATGTTTTAATGTTGTTTATCATTTGTTAGGTTTTGTCATTAATTTGTTTTACCTTTGTAAAAAAATATAAAATATGGAAAATAAAAACACAAACGAAGAACTTGAGTATTTTCAAAATAAACTCAAGGAAACTATGGGTAAAGGATTACCTAAAAAATATCTTGAAACAACTGACTTGGGTGAAGTTGATAAGGAATACGAACATAGATTCAAAGAACGAATCAAAAATATGATAGAAGATTCAAAACAAATTAATGATTGAACCTAATGGTCGAGTATTGGAGTTAACGCAATCACAAACAATTATTAACAACATTAAAATATAAAATGTGGAAAACTTATCAGAAAGCAAGAAAGGCAATAACGCTAATACTTTGTTAGAGTGCGTTAATTGTGAAAGTTGTAAAAAACAAATTAAAAAGCATAAAGCAATGAAAGTGCCAGAATGTTATTTTAAGGGAAATAAAATATTTTACGTATGTAACGAAAGTTGCTTAAAAGATTTTTTAGGAGTGTTTAGATAATGCACTCTAACAATGGGTATATAAGTCATACCCGACACTATCAAATTAGTATAAACCTTAACATTGTATGGCTTATATATCATGTTAGCTACCATTTTTTATTATGATGACAATAAACTTAAACATAAAAGCCAACGTGAATAATCTTACACTTTCGCAGATTTATGAACTATTGCAAAAGTTTAGTTTAGAAAAAATGAAAGATGAAAATGTTTATGAGCTTAATGGGTATAGATTTAAAATTGAAACAGAAATAAACATGGCTATTAACTATGTTATTACAGAGCTTCCTTAAATGGCAGCTAACGTCTGCAGGTATATACATTTGAGTAAAATTAGTAGAAACTTAATTAAAAGAACAAAATTAATATTAACAAACAACATTTATTTTGGAAGTAATGAAAATAATTGCTTATATTTGTTGTTATAAACTGTAAAAATTATGAATATAAAGATTTTGCCATTTGTAATAGGATTTGGATATTTTTGTAGCGAAGTTGATAGAAATGGCAAATTGTACAACATCCATCACTTTTTAATAGGATTTATAATGTTATATAAAATATCCAAAAAATAATTTTTATTGCATATAACGACACTCAGATATACTCAGTTCGGAATTAATAGTAATAACTAATAAATTTATAAATATGACAGAACAAGAAGTACACTTATTATTAAGTGATGTAAAAATTGATAACGATAATCTTGATTATATAAAAATGACAGGAGAAATATGTGGAAAATTACGATTTGACTTAGTAAAATTATTTGCTATACCCGTTGTTGACGGTTGTTGTTCTTGTCCAAGATGTAATAAGATATTTGAAAGCTATGAAGATGCTCAAAATACTGTTATTAAATTACCGCTAACGGTTAGGTGTATGAAACATAACCTATTATAGTTCCGTGGTTAATTTAAAATTTGTAATTAGGTTATGTTTTATACACCTTGTTATGGTTAGTTTTTTACTTAAATATTAAAATATGAAAAAAATTAAATTACTAAAAGATTATGAGGGGTATATGACAACATTTAAAAGTGGTGATATATTTGAAGAGGATGAGCCATATCAAGGATTTAATGAAGATGGAACATTTACAATATGTCAGGGGTTGGGTGTATATCACCCAATTAATGTTGGTGACTTTGAAGTGGTTGAGTAAAATTAATCATAACGTTGGTTGTATGGTTAGTTGCCGATTGCGGGCTACTTTCCTATCAAATTACAGAAAATTACAAGCGGGTAGTAACGCTTAAATTTAGTACTAACACGGCAACTAACCATACCACGGGTTATAGTCAGTTAATTTTATAGATATGGAGTTTTTTAAAGTTTATATTGTAAAGGATGATTTAGTTAGAATATGGGAAAGAGATTGCGTCAAATTAACCGATAGTTACGCATTTGTCAGGTCTTTGCGTAGTGCTGGTACGGAGTATAATTGGAGAATATGCTTATCTATGACTTCCGACAAATTTTTCAAAACAGTTAATGATGCACAAAAATACATTTCAGAGCAAAGGCAAAATAAAATAGATAAACTTAATTCTCAAATTAAAGAATTGCAAAAAGGAATCGAATACCAACAATCAAAAAAAGAATATTATGAGCTTGATTCTAAATGGGATTATGATGATAGAGGCAGCAATTATGATTCAGTGCTTTAATTGGCTATAATGATTACATATACGTAGTTCTAACACAAAATTTAATAAAATGGAAAAGAGTAAAATTTTAGAAGAAACTTTGGATAATACAAATAAAAAATTGAATATATCTGATGTTAGTGTTGCGAAGCGAAAGGTTTGTTCTATGGGTATAGACTATGAAAAATATGAAAGTAAAATTGCCAAGTGGTATAGAAGTAACAATAAAAGCACTACCGACAATAGATGAAATAGAGAAATTTCATTTATTTGGTGTTATGAACAATGCTTTCGACCACTTAATTATGGTTGGTAAATGTAAAAAATGTGGACATGACATAGCGTTGGCAGACGTTAAGCATTGTTCATAACGAAAATGATATGTGTAGCACGGCATAGCAGACATTCTCAAAATAGTACGGACTTTTCAGCCGTGTTACATATAGCAAATGTTATGGTTTCGTGCTTTATTAATCAGATTGTTAAACTTAAAATAAAAATAAAATGGAAAGAAAAGAAGGTTACTATTGGGTATACTTATTTAGCCCTAATAATTTTAGTTACGAAGGATGGAATGTTGCGAGATGGGACTGTAGTTCATTTTGGTACGATGGACAACCATATAATGAAAATTGTTTTTCACAAGTAGATGAACGTCAAATTGTGCGATTAGCATGAACCATAACAGTTGAGTATAAACGTAGTGTTTAACTGAACTTAATTTGAAATACAAAATTTAATAATATGATAAAAAGATTGATTGAAAAACTGAAAACATTACGTTTATACTTTGTTAGGCGTAGTTATTCATTAGATGATATGAAATGGGCATTTGAACAAGGTGTTCACGAAGGAAAATTAAGGGAGTACTATAAAAACAAGCCCGATGATTTTAGTAAGAGTGAAATAGAATACTACCTTAGTGGTAGAGTATAATTATGCCTAACGGTTGCAAATATGAGAAGTAAATCTTTTCATTAAAAAATAGACAAAGTAAGATTTATTTCTTATATTTGTTGTTATAGATATGTAAAATTAAAAATACTAATTAATATGGATGAGAAAGTAAAAGAAAATATTGAAAGACTTGGTGAGATAATGGCAGCTATGAGTATGTTTAAAATAGGTAAAGAATTAGAAGACGAACTTGACACAATAATTAATTACTTAAAAGTGATGCAAGTTGTAGAAATGACGGTTGATGGTAGAGGATTTTCTTTTACTGATGAAACATATAAGGAGTTATTTATAGATAGTCATGACTATTTTTAATTTTATTATCTATAACGATTACAAATATAAAAAGTTGCAACATGAATGTAAATAAATGAAACAAAACTTGAAATTAAACGTATAATATAAATAGAAACTACATCAGCAATGTTTTATATTTGTTGTTATAAGTATGTAAAATAAAAACAGTAAAATTATGGAAAAGAAAATTAAAGCAGAAATTAGACAAACTAACATTCAAAATTTGAATGAGTTAAGTGAAGAACAAAAGTTTGAGTTTCAAAAAGCATTTGAAAAAGAGTTAGAAAATAAAAATGAAGAAATTCAAATTTTGATTAAGGATATTAATAGTAGTAAGTAGTTTTTATTTTATTACTTATAACGAATGGTTGTATGTGTTCGGTTTTGCCACGCACATACTCTCAGTCAAAGCACAAAAGCACAAAAGCCAATTGGCAAAACCGACATATACAATGTGTTAGCAACAGTACGGATTATAAACGATTAATTTATATAATATGAAAAATGAAATACAGAATATCAATGAATTGAAAGGAAAAACAATCTCTGATTTGAAATTAGATTGTGGCGATTTATGGTTAAAATTTACAGATAACACATTTACAGTATTGGTTGTTAATGATATTACAGAAGGATTTGGATACACAAAAAATGAAGTGAATATAAACCAATATAGTAAAGATAATACCGACCATCCACTTGTTGATTTGGGTCTAATTTCTGAAAATGAATACAAACAAGCGTGTGAACAAGAAGAAATTGAATACCAAAAAAGACAAGATGAACGAGATAGACAAGAAAAGGAAAGAATTAAAAAGATTGAGTTGGAGCAATTAGAAAAACTTAAATCGAAGTACGGTTTGTAGTATTGTTGCTAACATAAATATATAAATAATAATATATAATTAATTAAATATGAATGCCTTAGGACAATCAATGTTAAAAAAATTAAAAAAATATTTAATGTTGAAATAAAGATTAAATTAATTAAATTTTATTTAAACAAAATATTAATTTTCCATAAAATAATAAATTTAAAATTTTATGGCAGAAAATAAATTAGAAATTCCAACAGGTAGAAATTTGTATTTTAATAAGCAAGTTGATCAAGAATCAATAGGTAAATTAACTGAAAGAATAATTGAAATTAATGAAGAAGACGATCGTCTTACCAAAGTATATGCAATAGATTATGTTAAATATAAACGTAAACCAATTAAAATTTATATTGATTCTTATGGAGGAATGGTATATCAATGTTTTGGTTTATTATCTATAATGAATACAAGTAAAACACCTATTTATACTATTGTTACAGGTTGTGCTATGTCGTGCGGATTTATGATATTAATAAATGGACATAAGAGATTTGGTTATGAATTATCAACACCATTATATCATCAAATAAGTAATGGTTTCTGGGGTAAAGCTAAAGATATGGAAGAAGAGTTTTATGAAACAAAAAGATTACAAAAACTTCTTGAGAAAATAACTCTTGAAAAAACTAAAATATCTAAAAAACAACTTAAGAAAATTTACACTCATAAAATTGATTGGACTATGAATAGTAAACAAGCCCTTAGATTAGGAGTTATAGATGAAATTATAAAATAAATAAGCTATAAATTATTAAGGATTATTTTTAAATTATAAACTAATTAATTATATTTGCTATAATTAAAATTAAATATATGGAAAATAATATTTTAAATGCAACTAAAGCAATAAATGAATTTAACGAAATAAATAGTATTAAAATTCATGTGCCTAATTATATTGAAGAACTTATGATGTTTTATGCAAATAAATTTATAATTTTAAATAATACAAGAAAACTTATTTCTAAAAGAAGAGTAAAAACTCATCTTAGATCAAATCCAGAAACAATTAAAGAGATAATGAATAGTTTAAGAACTTTTAGATTATAATTATGGGAATGTTTGATAGTATTTATATGGAAATGAAATGTCCATATTGTGGTAAAATAAGTGAAATAGAATCTCAAACAAAAGATTTAGAATGTGAATTAGAAAATTGGAGAAAAGGAGATTTTATAGAAACTAAACAATATAATTATTTAATATGTAGAGCCGATTGTCATTCAGATGAATGCATGAAATATATGCTTAAATTACAAGGATATAGAAGTGGATTTGGACGAGGATTCGATACTAAAATATATATTGATGAAGAAGGAATAATTAATGGAAGATATGATATAATACCTGATATAGACTAATATTATGGGATTACACACTCGGTTTTATAAAGATAAAGTATTATACGAAGAGTATAAAGAACTTTATGATAAATTGGATAAATGCGAAAATTTTGAAACATATTTAGATGATATAGAAATATTTCAAATTGATCAAAGAATTTCTGAAATTGAAACTTTAAATAAAACTGAATATCATGATTTATTTAGAACATCAAAAAGAGAAGTTTCCAATGGCGAATATACATTAGATGTTATTTATTCTAAAATAGAATGTTTTAAATGGTTAGAAGATAATAAAGATCTTGTATCATTTAAAAATACAATATTTGATAGTGATGAAGAAGAAAAAAAATTAAAATATAATTCATATAAAAGATTAAAAGAATTTTGGGAAAAATATCCTGATGGTGTAATTGATTTTGGATGAATAAAAATAATAAATAAAAATATGCTACAAACAATAGAACAAACACAAGAAGAAAAAATGACAATGTATATGAAATTGTCTAAAAAGAAATTAGCTGAAATGCTTATTAATTGTAATAATATTTTGAATTCATATCCAAAAAGAATAACTAATTGTCCAGTATGCACTGAAGAAATGAAAGGAATTGAATTAACACATTATAAATGTAAACATTGTAATGAATACTTTACAAATTAAAATAAATGGAAAGATTAAATAAACAAATTGAACTTGCAAAAGATGCATTTATAATTTATTGTTATACTCGTTTTAAAGATGATAGTGCAATACATGATATGATAACAGATATTCAATATTTAGAACATAAAAAAACACAGTTTATAAATTCTAAAAAACTTAGATTATGGAAGAAATAGAAAAATTGTCTGAAATAAAAAAAATAGAATTAATAGGAAAAGTAAAGAAATATTTATTAGAAATATATGACGAATATTTAGATAAAGCATATAAAGAAGGGACAATAATTTAACTTAAAAATAATGAAAGAACAAATTAAAGAAATACAGAAAGAATTCCAAGACAGTTTAGATACTTGGGCAGATATTATATTAGGATTTGAAGTAAAAACAGAGGAAGTTGGAATAGTTCCTGATAAATATAAAGATGATGCATTAATGAATGCTACAGTATTATTTAGACATACACTTTTTAATATTGCTTATCATAATAATCTTATCGATGAAGATAAAGCTACTGCATTAGGAAATGAACTTTACGAAATAATTAAAAAATATACAGGTATAGATAGTAGAACATTTTATGATTCAAAAGATGATAATAAATTTTTTAATTTAAATTAATTTTTAAAAATGAAAAATGAATTTCAAATTGAATATGAATCATATATGAAGAAAGTTACTGATGCTTTCGTTAATATGCAATCAGATAAAATATATGGAACAATAGGACATAATAAAGATGAAGTATTTTATGAAGTTATATGGAATGGTGGTTTAGAATATTCATTTGATGGAGTTGGTAAATTTTACATAAAAGGAATTACATTAGAAGAAATGAAAAAATATAATGCAGATATTGCTAAAAAATATCTATTGGAAAATTCATTATCTTATGATGAATGGTTTAATAAATATAAAGGTAAATTACATCATTGCATTTTAATAGGTTACGATATTAAATCTGATAAAAATTATCAATTAATGATTAATACAGATTTTATAAATTTAAAAGAAACATTATCTGAGCGAGAATATTTTTTAATAGCAGCTGCAGTTAAATCAGTGTATTTATTTCATGAAAGACCTATAAAATGTGTAACTGGTAATGATTCAACTAATATAGGATATGACGCATCAAAATTAAATGAAAATATACCTTTAATAATAATATAATGACAGAATTTGAAAAATGTAAATCTAATATTGTATATTTTATAGAAAAATATTGCTTAGTTATTAATGCAGATGGTACTAAATCTAAAATTAAATTACGAAAATATCAAAAAACTTATTTAAAAAATGGAAAAAGAACTTAAAATAAAAGTTAAATTTAATGAACTAATAATAAAAGTAGATGTAAATGAAGATAATTGGAATAATGCAAATCTTGAAGAACAAAATTTTTATTTAAAAGAACGAATTAAAGAACATTTAGATTTATACTTAGATAATATTTTAGATGAGTTAATTAATTTAGGAAAAATAACATATTAATATGGATAATAAATATTTTGATAATTTAGAGTCTTTAGAAGATTTTGTAAATTTAATAAGAAAAACTAGAGATGGATATTTAATATCAGGAGTTGGAGAATATGAATCTTTTAAATCAAGATTTGATTCATTTAAAGGATGTATTGAAAGAGATTTACCTGAATTAACTATTGATGAAATATTAAAGTTTCATAAATTTAATTATAAATTAAGAGATTTATACGGATGGTTTGGTGTTGAATATTTATTTGATGCATTACAATTTGAACAATACAAAAAAAAGAAAGAAAAAGAAAGGACAAATAATGAATGAAGAAATAACAGAGTATATTAAAGATGGAATCAATATAAGAAAATATAACGATGGTAGTTATGAAGTATTTACTACTATAACACAAAGGTTTATGATTTCATCTTTAAAAGAATTAACAGCTGAAAGATTTGAACAAGCTATTAAAGATTTAGAAAAAAGAAATAAATTAGAATATAATCTTACTGAATTATTGTATAATTAAAAATATTTTATGAGTTTAGATGTAAGTTTAAAGAGTAAAGAAAAAGTTAAAAAAGAATGTGATCATTGTCATAGTGTATATGAAGATTATGAAATATATTTTGGTCAAAACATTACACATAATTTAGGAAAAATGGCAGCTGAGGCTGGAATATATTATCATTTATGGAGGCCTGAAGAAATTAATATAACCAAAGCTAGCGAATTAATAGAACCTCTTACTAATGGTTTAGAAGATATGAAAACTAGACCTGAATTTTATGAACAATTTAATGCATCTAATGGATGGGGATTATATATTCATTTCGTTCCATGGATTGAAAAATATTTAAATGCATGTATAGAACATCCGGATGCTATAATAGAAGTAGATAGATAATTATGGAAGAAGAATTAATTAAAAAATATGTAATAAAAGGTGGTAAATTTTTTAGTGTAACCTTTATCGATACTATAAGAGACGGTGGAACTAAAATTATAAAATGCTCAAATGAAATTTATTACTATATCAATAAATATAGTAATAAATTTCATTTTGCATATCCAACATCTGATAAAAATTTAATAAATGATAATTTACTAATTAATTATATAATTGATAGGATGACTACATATATTAAAAGATTAGAAGAAGATTTACAAAGAAATAAAAACTTATTAAAAGAAATTACGATAATTAATGCTGATTCAGAACTAGAATTAATTTATGCATGTGGAGATTGTGGAGAAAAATTAACTTTAGTTAGACCAGGAAAACATCAATGTGATAATATAAACTGTATACGAAATGAAAAATTAAAGAACATATTATGAAAGAAATTAAACCTAAAAATTTAGAAGAAAGTTTAGACGCTTTAATAAAAAATACAGATATAACTGAATTAAAAAGATTTGCTGAAAACAATGAAACAGATGCTATTTCAACTATTCATCATGGTTTTGGAACAGCTATTAGAAATAATTAGGGATTATGGAATAAAGAAAGTAATTTACATAAATATTTTAATACTATTGGGATTGTTCACGCTGATGATATGTCAGGAATAATTTTCACGTCTTTACATAGAAAAGTTAATGATAAAGATATTAAATTAGAAGAACAAGTTAAAAAATATTGGAATCATTGGAAAAAATATGATAAAAGTTTTTTGCCGTATAGTATAGAAGGTGTTAGTGAAAAATATTTAGAAATTTATGATAACTTTTTAAATGAAAAATGAAATGAAAAATGAAAGAACAAATTTAATTAGTGTAATTGAATATTTAAAAAATAATTATTCAAATTTACCTAATCATATATTTGAAGATTTAGGTGAAATTAAAGATGATTTAATTAAAAATTCAAATGCACAAAATAAAATACATAAACAAATTGAAAAATTAATTCCATTTATATCTGAAAATTTTATTACTTATCCTTTATGGGAAGAAGGTAAATATATTCCATTTATAAATTTTTGGCAAAAAGCCGAAAGCCGAAAAAAATGTAAAGAACTAGATAAAAAAATTGAAGCTCTTTGTAAAGATACAGGTTATTGCGTTAATATACAGCCTAAAGATCATGTGTCAGTTATTCATAAGTATTATATTTATCCTGCATTTGAAGATACTGAAGACGGAAGTTATAAATTTATAAATAAAAATTGGTCAATTGAAGAAATGTTAGATTTATTAGAAAAATTTTTAAAAGATAAATAGAGGTGGCTCCCTTTCTAACAATTTAGATATAATCAAAAAGAGCTATGGCTGACCATGGGCATCTGATAGAGTATAAACTATCTATACAGGGGGCGAAACTGAATAACTATTGGAGTGGAAATAAACTATTATTAGTGGCGAGATCTGAAAATGATTCCAGGAGAGTGCCGAAAGCTCTACATTTCCCGTACGGCGTAATAATAATCCAATAGTTATTTTTAAATAATAAAATAGTCAAGTACATTTAATAGCAGTTGCAAATGTCTATTATTAAGGAGAAATACCTGAAACCTCTGACTATTTTATTTTAAAAATTAACAAAATTTGAAAATATATGAAAAATAAAAGTAAAAAGAAAGAAACTAAAATATATATAACAAATGATCAATTCGAGCAGATAGAGCATTATAGACGAATGTTTGAAATGCATGGCGATACAATTAGAGATTTATGTAACGGAGAGAAAGATGATGTTGTATATGGATATGAATTAGGTAAATTACATTCATATATAAGAGATTGTTTTTCAGGAATGCTTGAACTTGAACAAAATATAAGAGAACAAAATAAAATATAACATGATACACGAATTAAAAACTACTTCTAAATATTTTCAGGAAATGTTTATGTGTCATAAAACATTTGAAGTAAGAAAGAATGATCGTAATTTTCAAAATGGAGATACACTTATTTTAAAAGAATGGAATGGTGAACAATATACAGGAAGAATGATGGCTAGAACTGTTAATTATATTTTAGAAGGTGGTCAATTTGGAATAGAAGAAGGTTATGTTGTAATGTCCATTTGATTATGAATGAAATAGAATGTCCTAACTGTAAACATAAATTTTTGGTTGAAGATTATGATAATGGAAATTGTCCAATATGTAGTGAATACTATTATTGGGATGATGATTGGAATTATGAAACGGAAGAATCGTATTTTCCTGGATTTTATTGGTGTAAAAATGGATAAAAAACAAAATTATTTTAAAATAGTGTTAGAAGAAATATCTTATAGATATTTTTTAATTAAAAATAATTTACAAGAATTTAAATTTTGTATTTTAGGAATAAATAGAAAATTTTATTGCCAATGCGATATAGAAGGACAGTCTAAATGTAAAATACAATGTGATCATTGTAAAGAATACTATGCTCTCTTAGAAAAAGAAAATTAACAAATACTTCCTATTTCTTTATATAAAATAATTCTTCCCCAGTCTTCTTTAAAGGCTTTATTAAATTCTTCTTTTGTTCCGAAAATTCCATCATCGATATTTTGTTTTGCAAGATCGTGTAATTCATTTTCATCATTTGCTAACCATAAAGTATTAGATGTATCTTCTTCGTCAACTAACGTTATAATAAAAAGTTTTTTAGCTGATAAATTACCTTTAATAGCATCGTTAAATTCAACTTTTAATTTCATATTCTTTTAAAATTTTAATTGCTCTTTTAAACTCTTTTATTTTTATTTTACATTCTTTTATCAATTTATTTAACTTCTTTTGAGAAGCATTTTCATCAATACCTTCTTTTGTTGTAAGCGAATTGATAAATTGATTATAAAATTTAATCTGTTTTAATAAAACTGAAATTGGTGTTTCGTCCATTTAAATTATATTTAATGTTTCAATTTTAGATATACTAGCCCATTCAGAATTAGAAAATTTAACTAAATTTCCATTACTAAATTCTAATACAATATCATCACTATCGTAAGGTAATAATATACTATCATCTTTTAATTTTTTATAAGATGAAACCAATCCTGAAATTAAATCTTTATCAAAATAAGCTATATAAGCATTTTTAACTATATCGCCAAAAATATTTTTAGCAATAGTAAGTATTTTTTTATTTTTTAAATGATAATCTTCCATGTTTAATACCAATTATTGTTTGAATCTTTTGTTAAATTTTGCATTCCACATCTAGCACAGTGACCTGTTTTAGTAGAATTATTAATAAGAATATCTTTACTTCTATGCCAGCCAAAAAAGTCACAGAAAAATCTATGACTATAAAATATACTTATCATAAATGATATAGATGCTACGATAACTAATGGAAAAAATATAGCAGTAACAAATAAAGGATCATTACCATATTTATTTGAGATTTTATTCCATTTTTTTGTAATGTTTTGTAAAAAATATGTTTTCATTCTAGTATTTAATACTTGTTATACATTTTTGTTTTAATTCACAATCTTCAATATTACTTATTGATAAAACATATTTTAATGAATCAATAGATTGAAAAGTGCCATTAAATATGGTAAAATTTTTATCTTCATATCTGTTTGAAACCTTTATTAAAATCGATGATTCTGTTTCATGCACATCTAATTCAATAAAATAATTATATCTTACTTTATAAATAAAATATTTTATTGAATTAGATGTTATATTTAATTTAAATCCTAAATCGTTTAAATTTTTTATATCGTTATTCGACAATAATGTTTTCATAAATATTTCGTTTTAATTCTTTTTCTTGCTTAATATTTTTATGAAGATATTGCTTAATGTTTACTTTTTGTTTATTTTTATTTATTGCGTGACTATAACCGTTTATTAGACCGTAAAACATTGACATAATGTATGATTTTTCAACACTAATATTTATTGAAGATTTTGAACCTGTAACTTCAAAATTTATATTTTGACATTCAAAATCATTATCATTTCCATATCTAAATAATAGGCTATAAAAAGTAAGTTCTTTCTTTTTAACTCTAAAGAAATTTTTAAGAGTTACACTAGATTCTCTTAAATAATATCTATCTGGAATTAATTTTCGTAATTCTTGAAATAAAGTATTAAGATCTTTATCTTTTACACTAATATAATTTTGAAGTTCTTGTTCTGAATAATAAGACGTCATCATAATAATATTTTTAATTAATTAAACTAAATTCTATTTTATTAACATCATCTAATTTTGGGCAAAATTAGATGATTTTATTGTTTGAAATGTTTGTTTTGTTTGATAATTTATATCAATTATACTTTTTTATCTAGTCTAAAAGATATTGAACTATAATCTGATGCTCCTTTTCTTATATAAACTCTATCTATAGTTAAAATAGAATCTTTATGTATAGTACTTAATAAATATTTAAACACATATCCATCGTTTTGAGCTATTTTAAATAATTTAATTCTTTCATCATGAAAATCGGGATTTTTAATACGCCATATTTTATTATAAATATCATCTGCTAAAGTAGATTCAATTAATACATAAACAGCTTTCGATTCACCATCAACTTCTTCATATAACCAATTATATGAAAATTTTTTATTTAATAAATCAATTAAAGAATCATTTCTTCGTTCAGGATAAAGATTAAAACTCCAATCATTTAATAATTGAATTTTATTTCCTATTTCAGGTATATACATTTTCATAATACTTAATTTAATTTATTGTAAACTAGCCATATTAATTCTGGAATAAATCTAAAATGTTTAATTATAGTTTTATGAAATAAAATCATCATATTTTTTAATTCTTCATTACTCATTGGATTAGAAGGATTATCTTTCATCATATAAAATAAAGCTCCATTTTTAGCTGCTTCAAATCCAATACTATCAGCAGTATTTAATATAGCATTAATTTTATAAAGTTTTAAATAATCTAATCCAGTTAAAGATAGTCCAAGTTGATTATCTAAAATAAATATTGTATCTTCATTTGCACTTCTAAATAATTTATCTAATTCAACATGTATTTGACTTTCTGTTTTATTTAAAAAATCAACATAACTATATTCTACTAAATCACCATAAATGTCTTTAATTATATGTTTAAATAAAACATCCCAGCCTTTATAATGATTATCATCTACTAAAATAATTCTTTTCATTTTATCCAAATATTATTTCACCGTCGTATAAAACACTTTGCAACAAAACATCTGCTGTTATTGCATCATCATTTTCTTGTACTAAATCTAATAAATGTTTTTGAGGCATTTTATTGACTCTTTGATGCACAAGTTCTAATGTTACTTCTCTTGAATATTCTCCATCACCTTCTAAATCAATAAAAGATAATTTATTTCCATCTATTAAAATTTGCATTAAAACATCTTCAAAACATGAATCTGTTAATTTCTCTGCTGCTAATTTATATTGATCTTTATCGTAAGATAAAATAATACCAGAATTTTCTAAAAGTGATAATCCGCCATTACTTAATGCGTTATAGAAATATTCTTCTGATTCTTCGTTGGTTAATTTAATTTCCATAAATATATAATTAAATAAGGGTAAATATAATAAAAAAGTTTTAAAAATAATATATGGAAAATCTAATTGAGTTTAATGATTATAATCGCATATTGTCGATTATAGATAGTCTATCTGCAATAGAGACTGAAAAATTATATGAAGAATTTAGAGTAGAAGGAGACGAAAATGTTAGATTAGAAAATAAAGATATTTTAAGTAAAATAAGATATTTTAATTCTAACCTTAGTGATTTTAAAAAGTTTTGGGATGATAAATTAGGTGGAAGTTCTAATGCACATAAAGATGTAGATTATAAATATCCTAAAGATAGAAAAGTAAGAGATGATGTATCACCATATCAAACTTTTGATGGTATTAGAAAAAAATCTAATAGAGAATTAGAAGAAAAAAAAATTATAAATAGTATTATTAAAAATAAAAATATAGATAAAGAAGAAACACAATCTTCTTTTATGTAAAAATAAAAAGTTAAAGGGAATTTTGAATAAAGATTCCCTTTTTTATTTATGAATCTAAATTATTATATTTACCTTTATTTAAAATATTTATTATATGGTAAAAGTGTTTTATATGATATCAGTATATCCGGAAAATGTTAAAAATAATAATATAAGTCCTATTGAAAAATTTACATTTTCAATTGAAGATGAAGAATTTGATATAGATGAATTTGAAGATTTTGATGATTATATTGAATATAAATTAGATGAATCAGTTGCAGAAATTGAACAACATTTCGGAAATGCAATAGTTATTACAGAAGAACAATTAAAACTAATTCAAAATTTTAAATTATGATGGATATATTGGCTTTAATTGGATTTATAGATATTAAAAAAGATAGTATTAAAAAATACGAACTTGGATATCCTTGTATGTGGGGTGAAGTAATTGGAAGAATAGTTGGTGAAAGTCCCGATGGTTCATGGGGACAATTTAATGGGGAAAAAATGTTTTCAATTCCATTTTTCGCAACACCTCATGGATCATTAACAAAATTAGGTATTGCACACTTAAGAGAAATAACTGAAGATGGTTTAATTAAATTAAAGGAATTAGAAGAAGATGCTATTAAAAATAAATTTAATTTATATGCAGGTAAATTTAATCCAATTTCATTAACTAAAGATTCTAAATTTATAAAAAATGGAATTACATTAGGAGAAGTAATTACTATTCTTGATGAAATAAGAAAATATAGTGATTTATATCATTTTCAAAAAGAATTTGGAGATGATTTTTGTATTAAATATAATATAAAAAGCATGCAATTAAATTGGTTAATAAGTGTTGTAGCTGCAGAACGTATAAAAGATAAAGGAATATTATAAATGAAAAAATTAATTGTTGGTGGTAATTTTGGTGATGCTAGAGAATCTTCAATTGTTAATAAATTATCTGACCTTTTAGTAACACATAAAGTTAACGGTGGAAGTTTAGATGATTTACAAAATGCTTTAAATCTTGTTCCTGATTATGATTTTATAATTTGGATGCCTAATATTAATAATGAAGTTGCTAAAGATTATCCTAAAAAGAAAAAAGGTTCTATATTAATTTGTTCTAAAGTTATCAATGATGAAAGAACTATAGCAGATGCAGTAACCAGAATATTTAAAATGAATGCAAATGCTGTTATAACTATTCATTTGAGTAAATATGGATTTGCATTTAAACTTATTGATGCATTAGGAAATTTATGGGTTGATACATCAGATTTAAATGATCTTGTACAGGCAATTCTAAAATTAATTGAATGGACAAAAAATTCTATAAGAAAAAATACAAAATTATTAAATCTTAAGGAACAAATGCATCATTGGTTTCATACTAAAAAACCAAATAGAGATGTTGTAGATTGGCTTGATAGTGTATCAGACCAAGAAAAACTAAAATTTCTTAATCAAGATTTAAAACCTGAACAAAAATTTTGTGATATAGTAAAAATAGTAGCTCAAAAAATAGAAAAAGAAAGAGGTGGAAGATATTTTGGAAATGCTTCTACTAGATGTTCATTTACATTTCCTTCTAAAAAGTTAGATGATGGAATTTTAGTATCTGGACGAAATATGCCTAAAGATTTTATTAAGCCTGAAGATTTTGTATATGCTTATGAAGGTAATAATGAAATTTTATATACTGATAGCAATTTAAAGCCAAGTGTGGATACTCCTGTTCAAATAGAACTTTATAAAAGATTTCCATCAATGAGATATATTATTCATGGTCATGCATATATAGAAGGTGCATGGATGACTAAACAATATTATCCATGTGGTGATTTACGCGAAGTTGATGCAGTATTTGAAATTATAGGACCTTGGCTTGAAGATATCGAACTTGAACTTGGATTATTTTGTATAAATTTAAAGAATCATGGCTTTTTAATATTTGGAGAAGACTTAGATGATCTTGAAGAATTTATAGGAGTAACTAGATTTATACATCGAGAATTAGAAGAAAAAATTTAAAATATGTCGAAAAAATTAGCAATAGAACAAGTGGCTTTAAACGAAGGTGTAGAAACTACTCATGAATTAATGGAATTATATATAATGCAATCTGTAGTTCCTTCTGTATGTAGTGATGGTTGTAGAATAGAACCTGATGGACATTGCGAACATGGATTTAGTTCAATACTTATAGAATTAGGAATATTATGAAAAAAGCAAGAAGATCATTTGGAAAAGAATACGATTGTAAAAAAGATTGGCCTGAAGATTGTGGAGTACAATGTGGAGGTCATGGAATAGTTTTAGCAAGTGGATCATTTGAAAAAACAATAACATCAGAAGATCCTTTAACTGAATTAGGAAAAGCTGTAGCTGATAAAAAATCTTATATCACCGCATTTTTTGAAGCATTTCCAAATGATCCATCAACATTTATAAGAGGAGAAGGGTCATCTATTGAAGAAGCCGAAGAACAAGCATGGAATGAATTTATTAAAATAAAGTCTTGCACTAATCATGAATTTGAAAGAAGACATTATAGAAACGGTGCTGGTATTTGTAAACATTGTAATCTTTTTAATTCAAAAGCATTTGATCCTACAACTAAGTGTTGTATATGTGATAAACCAACATGCTATACACAAGATATTAATGATAAATGGTATTGTGAAGAGCATAAAGATAATATGTTAGAAGAAGATACTCCTGAATGGTTAAAAAGGCATAAACATTTAAAGGAATATATGAAAGAAAAAAATAAAAAATAATATTATTTTAAATAAATATGAAATATCTTTATTTATAAATGATATTGAATCTTTAAAAGAATTATTATGAGTAACTTTAAACCTTGTGATATTTGTTTAGAATGTAAATGTAAATCAGAACATGATGAATGTGAATGTAATTGTGAAATATGTAAATTAAAAGATGAATGTCCTAAAAGAGCCGGTCTTTCTGCTACTATAAGAATAACAACTAAATGTACACAGAGTTGTAATCATTGTTGTTTTAGTTGTTCACCTATTAGCAATGATATGATGACTATAGAAACTGCTAAAAATATTGCAATATTCATAAAAAATAATCAATCAATCACTAAAATTAATTTAATGGGTGGTGAAATATTTTGTAATCCAAGCTATAAAGAAATTTTATCTGAATTAATTCCAACTGTAAAACATACAAGAATTGTAACTAATTCCGATTGGGTTAAACATGATAAATCTTTCGCTGAATTTATTTCACAGTTTAAAAATATTCACCTTGCATTATCTAATGATAAATTTCATACAAATAGATATATAGAAGATGCTCAACATATTTTAACTGATCATAATATTATTTATTATATAGATGACGAAAATATTGTCAATGATGAATCTATTGTTCCTATTGGTAGAGCAAAATTTGAATATAATGTTTATTCATCGTTTTCTTGCTATTGTCATAAACCTGATCGTAAATATAGTTTTCTTATAGATGAATTAGGAAAAATATATAAATGTGGATTTGGAGTATGGGATTACGATAACATTAAAAATCATTTAAATGGAGGATTCAACGAACGATTTAAAGAATTTAATAAAGTTTTTTATAATACATTTATTTCAAATTGTGCATCTTGTATAAGAGGGTTTAATTATCATGACTAAATTAAAAGAACTTATATTATTTATAAAATCAGGCGTTGATATTAGAACTAGAATAGTGGTAACACTTGAAATAATTAGAGCTATTTATGAAATTCCAGCTTTTATATTTCATGAGTGCATGCATTTATTATTCATATTTTTAGCAAATGATATTAAAATTAAAAATTTATGTTTCTTAAAAATAGAGGGAAATACACTAACTACATATAATATGCAAATATCATATAGTGCTAATTCTTATTTAGGATCAATTATATCAATTATGCCACTGATTGGTTGGATTATTGCTGTTATAATATTAAGTATAACTGGACAATTTTTAATTTTGATATATTTCATTATGGCATTTAGAGCTTTTTATTTAAGCGATATTGATATTAAAGTATTAAAAATGAATGGTTTAAATTATAAAATTTGTAAAAATTTAAAACTTATTAATAAAATAATAAAGTAATGAAACATAAACTATTAGAAGAAAAAAATAAAATTTTCTTAAATGATTTAGTAGAACTTATGATGTATGGAAGAGTTCCAATGTATATCATTAAAGATAGAAAAGGTAGACGTTTCGATATAGGTGGAGCACAAGTATATAAAAATATAGGTTCTGCTAAAACTGCTATTTTTACAAGACTAAAATATATGATATCGTATGGTCATATGAAATTTTTAATAGATACTATAGATAATGTAGAAAAACAATGTAATTATAAATTTGACGATAATTTTATTAATTTTAGTTTATTACATTTTAAAAAACAAAATGAACCTTGGGATAAAAAAGAATTAATGAAACTAAGAGATTATTTATTAGATGAAAAATATTTTACAATAGAAGAATTAAAATAAAAATGGAAATAGAAGAATACAAAAAACTTAAAGAACACATTGAAGAATTAGATGATAAATGTGATGTGTTAATTCAAGAATTTGATTCATATTGGTTTGGAGCTAATTTAAATATAGCAGCACCAAATGATATGTTAAAAAATTTCGAAGAATATAATAAACAAAAAGATGCTGCATGTGGAGATGCTTTAATAGAATTAAGAAAATTAAGTATTGTTGAACGCATGAATAGACCTATTGAATTATCTGAACTTCCAACATATGGTGATGTTATGTCTCTTAAAAAATTTATAGGTTGTTGTAAAGGTGGTGGATTTATAAATTATGACGGATATGGACATTACGTAAAAGATAATCAAGAAACTAATATTGAAATTTATCCATCTGATATTAAAAAAGGAAATATTAGAAAAGAATTTGATACAATAATTTGGTATAACAGATAATTATGAAAATATTATGTATCGTTTTTGTTAAACTTTATTAAAATTTGTTTTAAATTTATATTCAAACTATTATTTTAGTTCTACTTAAATTATAAACTTATTTTAAATGGCTGATACACACAACCTCTATTTCCTACAGTGGCAAGCCACTCTTTAGAAACTGCTTTCTTTTTTCTTAAGATACCGATGCTTCCATTTGTGTCTGCATTAAGTACTTTACAAATGCTGCTTAAGAACAATCCTCTCTTTATTCTTTTGCCTTTATACGTTTCTTGTTTTTTCATTTCTTCATTAGCAAGATGATCAATTTTACTTGTGTAAGACTCTTCAGAAACTTTAACATCATTAGAAATTAAATCTGCTTTGTAAGTTATCATACCAATTAACTTATTGAAAGGCAACTGAATAAAGTTTTGGTTGTTAACTTTTCCTAAGTTGCATTCTTGCTTCCATTCTTTATTATGACCTATAACTATAGTCCCGATGTTATTTTCTTTACATAAATCAATAACTTTCTTACTTGCTTTATGAAGATAATCATCAATTTTGTTTTGTCTTTTTTGATTTAATTTCTCAAGTTTTCTTGATGTTTTTCTTCCTTGACATTTTTCTAAAGCTGACTTAAGTTTTGTAGATTTTTTGTTAAAATATTGATTTATTGACTTTAATGGTCTACCATTTATTAGACATACTAGAGGATCTATCTGATTTGAAGTTATAGCCATTAAGTTATTTACACCAATGTCAATTCCTATTGCATTTTCTTTATTTAAATTAAGATTTTGTTTTTCTTTAGAATATATTACTTCTACTTTTACTTTATTTTTTTGTGAAAGTGGTATGATTCTTACTTCTTTTAATTTTTCTTTAGTTACTTTAGTTTTTATGTTAGATGACTTTTCTTTAGTTTTTGGTATTGTTAATCCATTTTTTAATGTTCTAAAAGTTTGTCCTGGAATTGCAAAAGTTGCATGACCATCTTTCTTCATGTAGTTAGGAAGCTTTGGCATACCTAAATATTTAGATGGATTTTTCTTCCAATCTTTAATGAACATGAAATAAGATTTGAAGTTCTTGTCTAGAGTTCTTAAGATTTGTTAAGCAGCCACAGCAGGTAATGCTTTATATGCTTCATGATCTTTCATCAAAGTGTAAAGTTCGTTATAGAAGATCATTTTAGACTCGTGTCTTAATTCTTTAGTTTTGCAGAACGATTGTCTTATGATCCATAAAGCAGCATTATAAAGATTTTTTGCTTTAAATGTTAAGTCATAAAGTTCAGATGAAGTAAGTATATGTTTCTCTACTTGAGTTAGTTCTCCACTTTGCATATGTCTTCTATATTTTTATTACGTCTGCTTGAGTACAATTTCATACTATAACAATGAAGTAAATGAACTATTTCCTCAAAAATTTCTTCAGAATCAAGTTTAGCAGAACCTACTTCAGATATAACTTCTATCTCACATGTAAATTTCTCAAAAAGTGTTTTTAAAAAATCAAAACCTATTCTACTTAATCTATCTTTATAAGTTTTATATGACAACTTAATTGTCTTCAATTATTTATTAATTAATGCTTTTATATCTTCTTCTTTTATAAAATTCAAACCACCGATTTTTACAAAATTCAACACACCCTTTTCCTTCCAATTATATAAAGTCTGTCTAGTAACATTAAACTCTTTACACGCTCTTGACAGTTTTAGTAACTTAAAATCTTCCATTGTTTAAAATATTAATTTATTTATATATCATTAAGCCTTTATAGTTTTATATAAAATTTAGTAATATTTTTAAATTAAAATCTTTATTATTATATTTATTTTAATTATTAAATTTATAACAAATTACTGTTAGACAGTAATAATTTATACGTCGAACATCTAAATGGTCAAAAAGAAGGTATAAAAATTAATTTAAAAGAAATATTAGATTATGAAAAATAAAAAAATTGAACCAATAGAAGGACAAGAAATTTATGTTCCAGGCGCATGTTATGTATATAGAGGAGAAGACGATTTTGCTGGAGGCAAAGCTATCATTAATAAAATTAAGCATAATGATTTTTTATCTAAAGATCATTTTAATTATACAGAAGTTGGTATAAAAGAACGATCAGGTGTAATGTATAATTGGAATGCTTTATTAGAACAACAAGATAAATTAAAAGAAGAATATAAAGATCAAATAGCTCATCCCGATCCTGATTATAGTGAAGAATTTAATAAGCCAAATGCCGACTGGAAATAAATTAAACTTTAAATTTTAATTAAAAACTTTTTTATTATATTTACCAATAATTAAAATAATTAGGATACGTCAGAAACCGATTAATAAAAGATAAGATGATAAAAAATAAAATAAAATTAATTTTATATTCGGTAGTAATAATTATTATTATTATATGCGCATATATAATTGGAATGACTATCTTTAAATTTGTTATAGGTATTTCGATGTTTATACTTGCTGCTATATTTATTGTTGTTGGAATATTAATCGCTAAATTTATATTATGGCTGAAAAAATAGAACATATAGAAAAAGAATTTTTAGATTTTCTTATAGGATGCGATAAATTTTATACTCTTAATGTTAAAAAAGATTATATTATTGCAAGATTATCTAATACTTTTATATCTAATAATTTTATAAATTCATTAGATCAATTAGAATATCATTTAGATATAGATGATAAATGTTTTAAGTTTAAACGTGCTCAACATTATAAATTTTAAAAATAGTAATATGGGTTTTAAAGATCTTTTTTTCGTTAATGATAAAGTAGAGGAACAATCTAAAAAAATTGAACCAAATAAAAGTACTTCTACTTTTCCAAATACTGCTAATACACAACAAAAAACTACTTTTCCTAATACTGTTAATATTGAAAAAATTGTTATAAATACTAATCTAACTGAAGTTAATCCTGTATGTCAACCTCATATTGATTCAGTAATGAAGATGTATGAGCAAGGATTTGAAGGATTAAATATGACAGGATATGATTTTTTCGAATATTATCAATCTATTATTAGTGCAGGTATTGATAATCCACAAATCTATAATATGGCTTTAATGATGGCTAAAGGAATTGATAAAACAGTTTCTAAAGAATCATTATTATCACAATCAGATTTTTATATAACTGAAATTAATAAAGTATATAAAACTTATGTTGATAAAGGTCAAACAAAAAGAAATGAAGTAACTAATCAAAAAGAAAATGAAAATAAAAATTTAGTTGCAGAATTAGATAATTTAAAAATGCAATTAGAAAGTATTAAAAATCAAATACAGTCAAAAGAAAGTTTATTATCACAAATTGATTCTAAATATTCAACTCAATTAACTGAAATTGATTGTAAATTAATGGCAAATGATCACGCTAAAGATGTAATATTGGGATCAATAACTAAAGTTAAAAATGGAATTATTAACAATTTAAAATAGAATTATGGACAATAGCAATTTAAAAAGTTTACCAATTTTTAAACATTTTGAAGATAGCGATATATCTAAAAATATAACAAGTTGGAGAAAAGGAGAAAAAGGATTAAATTTCTTTATTAAATTAGCAGCAGCAGGAGCTGTTGGTTATGGTTTATGGGTATATGTATTGCCTGTAGTTTTTCAAGCAATCGGTCAATTTCTTGCTGTAGCAACAACAGGAATATTATTACTTGGACTTATAATTGCAATGCCAGTTATTCTTAAAGGAATAAGAGTATTAACTCGAAATTTGCATAAAGCAATTATAAAACACGATCCATTTGCAGAATTATATCATCAAAGAGATTTAATGTATCAAAATAAACAAAAATTTCAACAAGCAAAAGGAAAGATTTTGAATTTAAAAAATGAAATGGAAATAGAAGCTGATAAGTCCGAGAAGACAGCTAAAAAATTACAAACAGATGTTGTATCTATACAAGCAAAAGCACAAAAATTAAAAGATCAATTAGATGATATGGTAAAAACCGGAGGTCCTGCAGCAAAAGGAACTGATGAATATGTTAATACTGATTCAGAATTTCGTAAATTATTATCTGATAGTGCTCGTATAAGTAATAAGCTTACACAAGAAACTGAATTTATTCAAAAATATGGAACAAGAGCTAATATTATGAAAAAATTTAGTCATAAACTTATAATGGTTGAAACAACAATGGATATTAAAGTATCTGATTTTGATGCAACTATTGAAATTTTGAAAAAAGATTATGACTTTGCACAAAAATCCCGACAAGCTACTGAAAGTGCTAAATCTGCTATGATGTTTACTAAAACATGGGAACTTGAATATGCATTAGATGTAGTTACTTCTACTATTGCACAAGATATTGCTATAACATCCGGAAATCTTAATGATATTGATTCATTAACTGCACAATATGCATTAAATGGAGATAGCGATACTTTATATGCAAACTTAGATGTTTTAGCTAATGATATCAAAACTGGTAGTTATGAGTTACCTGATGCTAAACAATACAGTAATCCTGAATATCAATTGACACACCAAGATAAATTAAAAAGCGGTGGATTTAATGATATATTTTAAACTTTTATTTATTAATTTTAAATTCTATTAACAATGGGAAAAATTTTAAGAACAAAAAACTTGACAACCGGCTTTGAAGCTATTATTGTCGCAATTATTTTAGTCGTAATTTTAGGTGGAGTATATTGGTTTGCTCCTGGATTAAGAGTTGATGAATCTAAACAGCTGGCAGGTTTAGAACTAAACACTGATAATATAAATAATATTACAGCAGGTACAATGCTTGCAGTTCCAACAGAAGAGCCTTCAACTGCAGTAGTTAGTCAACCATTAATTCGTATCGCAGAATATGCTTGGAATTGTAACAGTGGAATGATTAGTGCAAATGGTGGACCTAGACCTACTAAAGGTTCTTTAATGGAAATATCTGGTATAAATTTAGAAATTATAAGACAAGATTGGGTTTCAGAATTAAGAAATATGCATATTAAATTTGTTGAAGAATATGATAAAGGAAAAGAATATCCAGAATCTGATAAAGGAGCTTTTGCGGTATCTATTATGGGTGATGGCGTTCCATTTTATATTTCAACAACACAACAAGCATTAGATGATAAATTCGGTAAAGGAAAATATCATGTACAAGCAATTGGTGCTATCGGTATGTCTAATGGAGAAGATAAATTAATTGGACCAAAAGAATGGAAAGATAATCCTAAATTAATGATTGGATCTTTAATATCATCCGTAATTGGAGATGGAGATTGGGTAGTAGCTTTAAATTATGCATTTGCTAATAAATTACCTGTAAATCCGGATCCTAAAACTTATGATGCTGATGCTGTAAATTTCTTTCCTTCTGAAAATGATGATTATATTGCATCTGTTAAAGAATTAATTAAATCTCAATTAAGTGGTTTTACAGTTCCTTTAAAAGAAGTTAAAAATGGAAAATTGACTGGTAAAACAATTGATAAAAAAATTGATGGAGCTACAACATGGACACCTGGAGATAAAATGGCATTTGATGCTCTTACTGGATTTACAGATGTTGTTTCTACAAAAGAATTTAATAATCAAATGGCAACAACTATTGTAGTTATCAAAGAATGGGCTTTACAACATGAGAAAATTGTTACAGGCATACTTAAAAATTCTTATATAGCATGTAATCAAATTAAACAATATGATCAGTGGGCAGTATTTGCATCACAAGCTGTATGTAAAACATATAATTTAGAAACACCAAAATATTGGTATGATTTATTTAAAGGTCAAAAGGGCGAAAAAGGAGGAGTTAGTTTTAATATTGGTGGCTCTAAAGTTTTTAACTATGCAGATGCAATGCAATACTATGGTATTACTGATGGAGTAAATAGATATAAATCAGTATATAATCAAATTTCATCTTATTTAGTAGAACTTAATCCTTGTGGTTTTAATGATATGATTAAGACAGGTGTAGTACCTTATGATGATGCTGTTAATTTATATTTCTTAAAATCTATTAATGATATTGATGCAGGTGTTACTCAGAAAGCAGATTATACAGAAACTAAAACTGAAGTATTAGCTAGTGGTAATTGGTCAATTAATTTTGAAACAGGTTCTTCAACAATATCCGGGTCAACTAAAGATTTAGAAACTATCTATAATTTACTAATACAAGCTGAAAATACTAAAGTTAAAATTATTGGTCATACTGATAATACTGGTAATGCAGATGCTAACTTAACTTTATCAAAAGGAAGAGCTAATGCAGTACAAAATTATTTAATGAACAAAGGTATTCCAGTATCACGTTTTCAATTAGTAGATGGTAAAGGTCAAAATGAACCTATAGCAGATAACAATACTTCTAATGGTAAAGCTAAAAATAGAAGAAGTGAAATAACACTTTTAAAATAATATAAATAAGAATTTGTAAAAGTGTCCTAATTTAGGACACTTTTACAAATTAACTTTAAATATATTCGTATGAAAATTTTACATATAACTCCATCAACAAACGGCTACGAAGAAGCAATATTAATATCAAATGCAATAGATAAAACAAATAATTTAATTCTAATTGAAAAAGATGGAAAAAAATTTATGACTGGTGGTTTTATAATTAATGATACTTCTCAAATAAGAAATATTTTAGATGAAATTCCTAAAAAAGACCAATTTGATTTTGTAAAATCATTTAAAATGGATCCATTCGTTAAATTTTATGCTGATAAAAATGATTTAGAAGAAATTAAAAAATAGAATTTATATTATGAAAATTATAAGACCCTTTGAAGAGATTACAAATATCAAAAAAAGTATTATACAATTTGGTTGGATAGCTGTTATATTTATTGTTTGGATATTAAGTTCAATATTAAGTACTACACATCTTTTTCCTACTCCATCGCAAGTATTAGTTGGAGTATCTGATTTATGGAGAGAAGGATTAATGGTTCATATATTTAGTACATTGTCTTTATTTGGACAATCTATTTTCTTTTCAATTATTATTTCGTTAACAATATGTTATTTATCTCCTTTGCCGTTATTATCTCCTATAGCTAATACTATTTCTAAATTTAGATATTTACCTCTTACTGGAATAGCTTTTTATATGGCTATATTAGTTAGTGATGCAAGAGCTATACAAATTAATGTATTAATAGTTTTTGTTTCTACTTTTCTTATAACTTCAATTTTAGGAATTTTAAAAGATATTCCAGGTGAAGAATTTGATCATGCTAGAACGTTAGGTTGTACACGATGGGAGATTTTATGGGAAGTTATTATTAAAGGAAGATTTGATTATATTATAGAAGCAATACGAACTAATTTAGCAATCGCATGGGTATCTATAGTTACAGTTGAAAGTATTTTAATTGCAAGTGGTGGTCTAGGTGTACTTATAAAAAATTCTGATAAACTTGGAAATCAGGGCCGAGTAGTTGCAGTACAAATTATAATTATACTTATAGGTTTATGTATAGACTTTTTATTAACTAAAAGTCGTAAATTGTTATTCAGATATTCTAAATTTTAATCTTTAAACACCTTAATTATGAACAAATACGAATTAAAACAAACACTATTATATATTGATAAAGTTAGTGCAGGTTATGGTGATAAAGTTATTCTTAAAGATATTACATTATGTGAAAAAGATGTTGTTAGAGAAGGATATATTGCTACAGGCCAAACTATTGCAGTAGTCGGTAGATCAGGCAGAGGAAAATCGACTTTATTTAAAGTTTTAACACGGTTAGTTAAACCTATTAGTGGTCAGGTATTAATTTCCAATAATAGTACAGAAAATGTCGAAGATGCTAAAGAAGTAGAAGAAGGAGATGTAGGATTTGTAGATCAAAAATATACATTATTTAGACATAAAACAGTAATGCAAATAATGATATATGCATTAAAGAAAAATAAATCTACTAAACAAGAAAAAATTAAAATTATTAATGAACAATTATCTAAATGGGGTCTTATAGATCATAAAGATAAATATCCTTGTGAATTATCTGGAGGTCAACGTCAGCGTACAGCAATTATTGAACAATTATTAACATCAAAATATTTTATGATTTTTGATGAACCTTTTTCTGGATTAGACGTTGGTAATATTGAGAATGTTAAAGAATCTTTTAATTTAATTAAAAATAGTAATGAATTAAATACTGTTATTTTTTCAACACATGACCTTAAATTAGCAGTTGAATTAGCTGATAGCATTTATGTAATAGGACATCCTGAAGGTGTAAAAGATTATAGTACAATTGTTAAACATTTTGATCTTAAAGAAATGGGATTAGCATGGCAACCATTTGATACTAGACATTTAAATTTAATAGATGAATTAAAGGAAGTTATGCTAAAATCTTAGTTAAATGAAAGGAAAATTAACAGATCCAGAGTGGATAGAATTAACAGAAAAAACTATAGAATATGCTCATACTGAATTACGTTTAGGTCAAAGTTATATGTTAGCATTACATGATATGATACCAGAGATATATGACATAATAACTAATACTGAAAATGATCCCTTTTATGACGATAAAAAAATATATAATTTCATGGTATTTTTAAACACTTAAGTCCTTATTTATTATAAACTGTGAATCTTGGTATTAGCGGTTAATTTTTATATTGTACCATATTATTAAAATTTAGCTATTAAAATAAATAACCGTATAAATCTTTTAAATATGTTTAATGTTTTAGATGTTAAAATAGAATATGTATATAACACAAATACAGGAATTTTTTTAAAAGCTAACTATTTAAATAATAGAATTGGACTTATTGATTCTACTATAATATCTAATTTAGATTTAGGATTTAATGATCTTACAAAATATACATGGATAATTTGTAATTTATATGTTAATCCTGAATTTAGAAGAAAAGGAATTTTTAAACTTTTGATAAATAAAGCTCAAAATATAATGAAAGAAAAGGGGGCAGATACGATAATTTTAAATCCTGATCCATATTCTGAAATAGGACAACAAACACTTATTGATATTTATGTTAAAGAAGGATATGAACACTATTGGGAAGGTATTAACTATATGTACAAATTTATATGAAAACAAATTTAAACTATACGGAATTATCTGATAACTTATTAAATAAATTATCAGAAAAACGATTAAAAACTCTAAAAAATAAAATGAATGCTATCATATCTAAAATAGATTCAGATTGGGATTTAACAGAAGCGGAAAGAGTGATATCTAAAAATAAAGCTATAGAATACAAAAATAGAATAGTTACAAAATTACTTAATTACATTCCTTATATTTATGAATGAAAATGATTTTTTAAAAAATTTACAAGCACTTATAAAAAAGAAAAATAATGAAATAATATCTATACCTAAAATGTATATTGAACAACATATAGGTATGATAAATAAACATTGTATTGAATTTGAAGATTTTAAAATAATTTTATCTTCTGTTTGGAAACAGAAGATATGTTTATATTGCGATTATTGGAGTTTAGATAAAGATTTTATTTTATTGGAATTATTAACAAGATGCTATTGTTTATTAAAAGGAAAACCTTTATCTGAAACAGATTTACCCATGCCTACTGCTTTTACAAAGGTTATGTATAGTGAAAATTTATTGAAAGGAATTGAATATCAATATAAACTTATCGATTTATTTGGAATATATTTTTCTAAATCTGAATTTATAAATGATTATTCTCCCAAATTAGTATCATCACCTTTAGTATAATTATTATGAACAAAATTTTAGCTAAAAAAATTGCAGAAAAAATAACTAATAAAGAATTATTAGAAATGTTAATTAACGCACAAAATAATATTACTGATTGGAAAGAAATAAGTAAAGTAAATAAATGTATAACAAAAGGAACTGCTTGGAATATTTTAACAAAAGATTTTAATATTAATTCTATTTTACATATTCTTACAAAGATTAATATGATTAGAGAATTTGGTAAATATTTATCAGAAGAATTTAAAAAGTTAAAGAATCAAATTCCATTAATTACCACATTAAGGCATGAAGATCCTATATTTATAAGAGAAGAATTATCATATGAAGATCGTGTTTTATGGTTTATGCAAAATTATTATGAATCGGGACTGGAATATGAAATTATGCTAAATAATTTTAAAAATGAAGATTTAGATAATTTAAAATGGTATAATGATATTATAAAGGTTCCTAAATATAAAAACGAATTATAAAATAATGAAAAAGTATAAATTAACTAACCAAAATCTTCAAACTCATAAGGGTTTTCAGTGGGAACTAGGCATAAAGAAAACTGTATCAGGTTTGCCAAATCAACTTTGTAGTCAAGGATATTTACATTATTATCATAGTCCTGAACTTGCAGTATTACTAAATCCAATACATGCTGGGTTTAATATGCCTAAACTATTTGAAGTTAAAGCAGAAGGAACTCATCTTGATGACCATGGTTTAAAAGGTGGTTGTACTATAATGACAATAATCAAAGAATTAAAGTTACCTGAAATATCTTTAATAAAAAAAATTACATTTGGTATATTATGTGTTAAAGAAGTTTACAAAGATGAACGTTGGAATGAATGGGCAGATAATTGGTTGAATGGCGAAGATCGAATAATAGAAAGTGCTCATTATGCTATTCGTAATGTTGTTTTTAATATCAAACATTATAGTTCTGCTGCTCATTTTGCTACTCTTGCTGCTGTTAATAATTCTTACTCTAGTGCTACTCTTGCTGCTAATGCTTGTGAACAGGCAGCTACTACTAATGTAATTGATTTAAATAAAATTATTATAAAGATGAATTATGAATAAAAAGTTAGTAAAAAATCTTCAAATAAAATTAGGCAAACATCTATGTCTTAAAGAGAATAGTAAAGGTTATTTGAAACTTGGAATAGCCGGAATGGCAAGCGTCCATAGTCATTGCGTATCAGCAGTTAGATTTGAAGCAATAGGTCATGAAGAGTTAGCTAGAATGTTTCATTTTTAAATATTATTTTTATAAAAACTTTATTATTATATTTACTTAAATTATATTTTAAATGAATATATTTACTAAAATTCCTACTCTTAAGAAAACCGAGGATAGCAATTATCCAACAAACAGATATTTAGATAATAAAATAGAACAATTCAATTTTATACTTCAGGCTGCATATCCTTTATTAAAAGATATTGTTAGTGGTAAATTTAAAAGATTTGTTAAATATGGTTATAAAAAATTTTTACTTAAAGTATTTTATATTTTAACTGTTGTAATATTACTTTATGTTTTAAGCACAAAATTAGTTGAACCTATTATTAGTGTTCAAAAAGTTCAAATTAAAGATACTGTTTATATTGATATCAAAAAAGTAAAATTAAAAACTTTTGATCAATTTATATTAGATGTAGGTAAAATGGAATCTGGTAATAAATGGACTATTACTAATGGTACAATGATGGGTTATTTTCAATTTTCTCCATCTACATTAAAATTAATTGGTATAACAGTATCAAAAGAAGATTTTTTAAAAAATAAAGAATTACAAATAGGTGCATTCAAACAATTATTAAGAGAAAATAGAAAGGCTTATAAAAAATATATTGATGAATATAATAATACAACTATTAATGGAAAATATATTTCGGAATCCGGAATATTAATGGCATTTCATCTTAAGCCTGATGACGCTATTTGTTTTTTTGATTCAAAAGGAACTGAAGCTGGATCTGGCGATGCAAATGGAACAACAGTTCTTCAATATATTAGTTTATTTTCAGGATATAACTTAAATGATATTGAATAAATGAATAAATATAAAATGAACACTCCAAGATTTAAACATGATTGTGATATCTGTAAATATTTAGGTATGTATGAAGAATACGATTTATATTTTTGTGAAAATGAACCTACTGTAATAGCAAGATATAGTAGTAATGGTCCAGATTATATGTCTGGATTAATGTTTGCTACTGAAAATAGATCTAAACCATTATATGAAGCTAAGAAACTGGCAATTCAACAAGGATTAATAACTGAATAAAATTAATATGAATGCAAAAACGATAAAAATTAAGGAGCTTATTCACGATGAAGTTTGTATGGGAACATTTGGGCTTGTCGAATTAGAATTAATTGAAATAGAAAAATAAAATAAAATGCTTCGTGACTTATTATATGAGGCTGAATGTAAATTATCTAAATTAGAATGAAAGCAGAAATATTAACCTTTGAAAAATCACAAGAAATAAAAATTAAAAATAATATTGATTTCTTTATGAGACATCTTTCATTAAAAGAATTAAAAATAATAGAAAATCTTGCTCTTGATCTTGCTAAAAATTATAGTGAAAGTTATATAAAATGGAAATTAAACCAATAAAATTTTAGGATTACTATCAAAAAACGCTTCCATTTCTTTTAAGTCTTTATTAATTTGTCTATTAAGTTTTTTCTTATAATTATCTATTAATTTAATTTTATTATTTCTCATTTCATTTAGAGTATAATCTCTACTTCCTTCATTTAATAAATTAAGTTTTTCAATTAAAAGATCAGACATATATTTAATATTAACTTTATCTTCTTCTAATACTTTTGACATATATTCCTTTTGTAATTCAAAATATCTTTTAGTATCTTTTTTATATTGTTTTCCTTCTTTTAGTAAAGGTTTTATTTTTCTATATTCTTTCCATAAAGCAGTATCATATAATTTTTTAGATTCATTTATATTTTCTAAATTATAAAACTCAGAACTAAAATCTTCATTTAAATATTCTTCCTTTAAATATTCAGATAACATATCATTTTCATTAATATCGTTATTAATGAAATCAAAAAACTCTGTTAAGTATTTCATATATTATTTATTTTTAGATTTTATGTTTTTAAATTCATCTTGTATTTTTTGAATTTTCTTTTTCATTTCTGTAATTTTATCTTTATCCTTATCGGATACTTTTTTATTAGATGAAGATAATTTTTCAGTATTAGTTTTAATTTTATCAGATATTTTAGTATGTTCATCTTTATTATCATTTAAATCGTCTTTTAAATCTTTTATTTTATCTTTATCTTCTGTTTTTAATAAAACTTTAGTTATTTTATTTCGTGTTTCATAATTATCAATAAGATTTTTAACAAGTGATATTCCATTAAAATCTCTAATACTTGGTACATTATTTTTAAATTTGTTTATAAATTTAGATCCTGTATTTCTTATTAATCTAGTTGATCTAAATTCATAAACAAAATCTTCATATTCCTTTATATGTTTCACTGTAACATTTTATTTATATATTAGAAGTCATAAATTTTTCTTCTAATAATAAATGATTTTTATCTCTAGGCTTAATATATTTAACTGGAATACCTGCCCATATTTCTAAATCAGGAATACTACTATTTACTTTAACTATAGATAATGCTCCAATAACTGATGAATCGCCAATATATGAACCTGGCAATATAACACTTCCACATCCAATTATTACATGTTTTCCAATATAAACTCCAGCATGATAAACATTTTTATATTCGTTCGGTATCATAGGATTGCTCATAGTCTGGCCACTATAATCGTCATTAGAACTATAAATTGCTACTTTAGAAGATATATTAGAAAAATCATTTAATAGAATATGTTCTTGTCCTATTAAAGAAGATTGAACACCTATATGAATATAATTACCGATTTGAATTCCTTTTTCTCCAGCTGAGATAACGACGAAATCGTCAATTCTTACATTATTACCTAGTTCTATATTTCGTGTTCCGTAAAAACTAGCTTTGTCTGAGATATAAACATTCTCTCCAACAGATTTAAAACCTAGTCTAAATATTTCCGATTTTGTTAATATTGCCATAACAGATCCGCTTTAAATATACATTACTCCAACTCTTAAGCTGTAAATTTTATATTAGAAAAACAGAAATAGTTTCGCCGTGATATATATAAAAATTAATTTTTTAAAAACATTATTATTATATTTATTTTAAATATCTAAAATATGGAATTTCACAAAACACGAATGGGAGAAAAGTTTTTTAACACAGATTTCCCTAGAGCAGTAACAGCATTAGAAAGAATAGCTAGTGCATTAGAAAAAGATATTGCATTTAAAGAAAAAGATGTTACATCACAAAAGAAAAAGGATATATTAGAATTCAGAAAAATGAAAAAAGAAGGAATGAATATATCTGAAATTCAAAGTCATATTAAAAGTGGTAAATATACTTTTGTTGATATTCAAGAAGTTAAAAATCATATAGAAGAAATAAGTAAATTTATTAATCAAGTTATACCTATTAACGAACTAACTGAAATAAAAGATGAAATTAACGAATCTGAAAAAGTTTAATGGAACTCAACGAGAATTCATAAATAATATAGGCAATAAATCTAAAAAAGGATATCTCAAAAAAGATAAAGGTAGAAATACTGTTCATTTGTGGTGGGAAAATTCTGATAAATGGTTTATGAATGTTGCCGAAGAAAAATCAAACGGAGAAATAGAAGAATCTATATTTATTATAGCTAGTGATTTAGAAGGTTTTATACAGTATGTATATGTAAGAAACAATTTTTTATGTTATTTCGATGAAAAATAAAGGAAGGGTGGATAAAAGTTTATATGACATATTAGAGATAGATAAAAATGCAACCCAAGATGAAATAAAAAAAGCTTACAGAAAATTAGCTCTTAAATGGCATCCCGATAAAAATAAAGATAAAGAAGCTGAAGATAAATTTAAAGAAATTACTTCAGCATATTCTATATTAAGTGATGCAGATAAAAGAAATAAATATGATCTTGAAGGTGCTAATAGATATTATGTTTATGATGATTTCATGAAAGATTTCTATAATCGTGAGTCATGGGATAATATTAATGCATCTGATATTTTTGATAGTATTTTTGCTAGTGCTTGGAATGGGCAGGGACAAGATTATCATGTAGATGTATATTTAACACTTAAAGAAGCTTTTAATGGTATATATAAAAATGTATATGCAGGAGGTGAACAACACTCCGTTAATATTAAGAAAGGTGTTAGAGATAATACCAAATTGAGATTTAAAGGATATGGTGGAAAAGGAACACCTAATAATGGAGATTTAATTGTAATAGTTCATGTTATAAGTGATAAAAATTTTAATGTTAATAATTTAGATCTTTATTATAATTTAGAGGTAGATTTATATACTGCAATACTAGGGGGCCATGTTGAAATAGAAACATTCGAAAATAAATTAAAAATTAAAATACCATCTTGTACTCCAAATAATAAAAAATTTAGAATTCATGGTAAAGGAATGCCATTAATGGAAAATCCTTTACAAACAGGAGACTTAATAATAAATGTACAAATAATAATTCCAGAATCTATATCTAAAGAAGAAAGAATTTTATTTGAAAAGCTACAAAAAATAAAAAAATAAATGCAATTATCTACTTTTAAACTTATGAACTGCAATACAGTTAATGAAGCTTTTGGCCAATTAACTGCTAATAAAGATTTGTTATATAATAATTTATATAACGCTATTATCTATGGAATAAATAATGATATTTTATTAATGCCTATTTTTTATTTAGAATTAAAAGGATCTAAACTTATGCAAATAAAATGTCATAGAAATAATTGGAATATAATTTTGGAAGAACTAAAGAACTATTATATTGAAATAGAAGAATATGAAAAATGTTCTATTATTTTAAAATGTTTCGAAAAATTATAATAATTAAAACTTTTTTATTATATTTACCTTTAATTAATTAAATATAGTAAAAATGATAGAATTTAAAAAATTAATACAGGAGCAATTTGAAAAAATGTGTTCTACTGGAAAGTTGTTTAGAAGTTCTTTATCTGGACAACAAGTATGGGATTTATATATTAATGCATTCCCAAAAGAACATAATCCAATTTTTAGAGACCCTCAAAGTACTTATCATAATTGTACTTTATGTAATAATTTTATTCGTAGATACGGTAATATTGTATCTATCGATGAAGATTATAATATTATTACAATGTTTGATGTTGAAGCTTCAGAAGAATATTCTGCATCAGCTAAAGCAATATCAGATGCACTTAAAAATGCTAATGTTGCAGAAGTATTTTTTGAAACATTTAATGAATTAAATTCTCTTCCTTACGAAAGTATATCTAAAACTAATACTTTATTTAAATTAGGTATTGATAAAAACGTAAAACGATATACCAAAGAAGAAGCAGAAAAATATGGTGTCGTTAAACAAAATGAAATAAGAACCTTTAATCATTTTCATTTATTTTTACCTAAGCAGTTTGTTGATATGGGTAGTAAATCTATTGAATCTATTATGGGTGAATATCGAGATTCAAAAAACGTATTTCAACGTGCTATGGAAGAAATTTCCATTGATACATTAAATTTGGTAAAAGATCTTATCATTCAAGGAAGCTTGCTTGATGGACAAACACATTTATACAAAATTGAACAATTCATTCCATTGAAAAAACAATATGATGAATTACCTTCAGGGAAAAGAAATAATTGGTGTTGGACAGCTTCTTATAAATTACCATTTGCTAAATTTAAAAATGAGCTTATTGGTGTATTATGTTCCGAATTAGCAGAAGGCAAAGAATTAAATGACGCATGTCAAGCATGGAATAAAAGAGTTGATCCAGTTAATTACATGAAAACAACGGCTCCAATTACAAAAAAACAAATTGAAGAAGCTCGTATTTTTGTTGAAGAAAATGGATATACTGAATCTTTTGATAGAAGATTTGCTAATATCGATGATATTAAAGCTTCTGAAATCAAACATATTAATGTTGGAGATGGAAAATTAAAAGCAGTATCTATATTTGATACTGTTAAATCAACTTCCACAAGACATAAAAGAAGTGAATTTGATGGAATTGAAGAAGTATCTATTGATAAATTTATGCAAGATATACTTCCAAATTGTACTTCAGTTGAAGCATATTTATCAAATGATCATAATGGAAATATGTCTTCACTTACAACAGCAAATATTAAAGAAAGTAAACCAATATTTAAATGGTCAAATAATTATAGTTGGACATTTAATGGAAATTTAGCCGGTAAATCTATGATTAAAGAAGCTGTTAAAGATGCTGGAGGTCGAATTGATGCCGTATTAAGATGTTCTATATCTTGGAATGAAGATGGCAGGAGTATTTGTGATTTTGATGTTCATGCTATTGAACCAAATGGAACTGAAATATATTATGGTTCATATAGAAAAGGACGTGGAGGTTTAACCACCATGTCTGGTGAATTAGATATCGATATGATCAGTCCACGTACATTAGGAGTTGAAAATATTACATGGATAGATAAATTTAAAATGAAAGACGGTGTTTATAAATTCTTTAATCATAATTTTAATGCCGGAAAGAATACAGGATTTAAAGCTGAAATAGAATTTGAAGGAGAATCTTATATTTATGAGTATAAAGGAAACGCTCAAGGAAAAATTCAAATTGCCGAAGTAACTTTAAAGAATGGATATTTTACTATTAAACATTTATTACCTGTAATAGAAGGTAATTCTGTATCTAAAGAACTATATGGTTTACAAACAAATGAATTCCATAAAGTAAATTTAGTATGTTTAAGTCCTAATCACTGGGACGGTAATGAAGTTGGAAATAAACATTTCTTTTTCATGTTAGATGGTTGTAAATCTCCTACATCTATTAGAAGTTTTCATACAGAAAATTTAATTCCAGAATTAGCAAATCATCGAAAAGTTCTTGAAGTATTAGGAAATACAACAATGATTGAACCATCTGAAAAACAATTATCAGGCTTAGGTTTTAATGCAACAGTTCGAGATGAACTTATTGTAAGATTACAAGGCTCATTTAAAAGAGTAATTAAAATAAAGTTTTAAACGATTAATAATTAATTTTATGTACAAACAAGCGAGTAAATTAGGATTAAGATTCCAAACAAGTAAAGGTCTATTAAGTGTTGAGCAATTATGGCATTTAAATCAGACTGAATTATCAAATTCAATTAAAGCAGTTAAAAAAGTATTAAAGAAGACTGATGATGATGAATTATCATTCTTAGAAGATGCAAAAGTTGTAGATGTTGAAAATCAACTTCGTTTTGATATTTTAAAAGACGTTTATCTTTCTAAAAAGAAAGAATCAGATGAATCAAGAGATGCAGCAGAAGCTAAAATTCATAATCAAAAAATTGATGCTTTAATTGCAAGTAAAAAAGATAAAAAGCTTGAAGAGATGTCAATTGAAGATCTTGAAAAATTGAGAAAATAAACAAAATTTAAATGAGCACAAATATTTGTGCTCATTTATTTATTTTAAAAATATGACTAGAAAAACAATAAGATTAACTACAAAAGATAAAGTTGTAAGTTTTATAGCAGGAATGTTATTTATGACAGTTTTTGGAATAATAGATAATGGATTTTTAGCTATAGGAATGGATATTAATCCTTTTCTTAAGCCTGAAGATAATCCATTATTATCTAGTATGATTGGAAATACATTTTCAGATATTATTGGAGCTTTTGCTGGAATATTTGTAGCATTACTTTTTGAAAAATGTTTTTCAGTTAAACCAAGTACTCATTTAATGGTAGAAGTAGTTGGAGTTACTGTTGGTTGTATTATACCTATTCTTATTTACTATTTTTTATTTTAAATGTTATGAAACCTGTAGATTTTGTTATTATTGAAAAATTAATTCCTATATTTAAAGAAGGAATTGAAGCAAATATGATACAAGTTGCTAGAGTTAAAGATACTGACGGCAATAGTTGTGAATTTAATATTATTGTTGGAAAAGGACTTTATGAAATAGGTGAAAAAGTTGTTTATATTCAACCTGATTATTGTATTCCTGATACCGATATATTTAAAGAATATTGGAGACCAGGTGGAGATTTAAAAAAATCTCGTCTAGGTAAAAAGGGTCGTATAAGAGCATTAAAATTCAATTTTAGATTTGAAAATAATACTGATCCGATATATAGTAATGGTATAATTTTACCAATTCATATTGTATTACCAGTTAATTTAATTAATGAATTACCTGAAAATTTTGATTTACAAACAGAACTAAATATAACAAAATATGTTGCTGATGATTCATTAGAAGGTTCACAAAATAGCGGATTGCAGAAGGGAGATTTTCCTTCTTTTATGTATAAAACTGATGAATCAAGATTAGAAATGTTAAAAGAACATATTAACAAATCCTTTGAAAAATCTGTTATAGTTAGTGGAACCATTAAACGAGATGGATCTTCTATTACTTTATATTGTAGAAAAAATCCAATAAATCCGGAAGAATATTTAGTAGGTATATGCACTAGAAATCAAGAAAAGAAACTTGATCAAGAAATAGTTACTGGATATAAAACAGAAGATGGAGTTATACTAAGACAGCACTTTGATAAAGAAAAATTTACAAAAGGTTGGATGAATGATATTACAAATGAATTTTTTACAAATGATGAAGCTTCAATTAAATTTGAATCTATATTAACAGAAGTTAGAGATTCATGGGTAGATACAACAAAAAAATATGGATATTTAGATAAACTTTTAGAATATTGTAAAGAAAATAATGTTCAATTAGCACTTAGAGGAGAATTAATAGGTGCTGGAAATAAAGGATCTGGAAATAAATTAAATATTGATGCAAAATTATCGGAATCTAAAGTTATTTTCTTTGGTATAGATGATTTATCATCTGGACATTCAACTAGAATTCATTACGGACAATCTCATAATTTAAAAGACTTTTGTGAAAAATATAATTTTGAATATACATCAGAATTATTTGAAGGTATTTTTGATTATGATACTTTAATTGCAAAATGTAATAATTATTTTAAAGAAATAAAAGAGAATACGAATCAAATTATAGAAGGTATTGTAATTCGTAGTAAATATGAAAATACTATTTCTGTTAAATATATTAATCCTGAATATGATGCTAATTCTTAATTAAATAAAAATGAGTCATGATAATTCAACAAAAGCAGTAATTACTGCACTTGTCGGAAATACAACAATAGCAATATGCAAATTTGTAGCAGCATTTTTTACAAAAAGTGCATCAATGTTGGCCGAAGCAATACATTCAACTGCAGATTGTTTAAATCAAATATTTCTTCTTATAGGAAGTAAAAGATCAAAAAAGCCTAGTGATGAACAACATCCCTTTGGTTATGGTCGAGAAGAATATTTTTGGGCCTTTATGGTAGCTATTTTGTTATTCTTCGTAGGAGCAACATTTTCAGTATATGAAGGATTTCATAAATTAGCTAATCCACAACCAATTGAATTTTTTTGGTGGGCTATTGGAGTATTAGGAATTTCAGTTATTATTGAATCTAAAACTTTTTTAGTTGCATATAATCAATTTAGAAAAACTTCAAAGGGAAATTTATTTAAAGAAATTAAAAAATCAATAGATATAAATTTAATTGTTATATTATTAGAAGATGCTGCAGCATTGACTGGTTTAATAGTTGCTTTAATATGTACAATTCTTTCATTGTTTAATCCTATATTTGATGCAATTGGTAGTATTATAATTGGACTTATTTTAGCTTATGTTGCTATTTCACTAACTAATGAACTCAGAAAACTAATAATAGGTGAAAGTATGCCAAGAGAAGATAGAAATAAAATTAAAGAAATAATTAACGATAATGTTGAGGTTCATCGTATTAATAGAATTAAAACGATGACTATGGGAAAAAATCAATATTTATTATTATTATCTATAAGTGTGGGAGATTTTACAAGAGGATACAAAATAGAAGATACAGTTGATCACATCAAATTACATATTAAAGAAGATTTTCCACAAGTTAACGAAATATTTATAGAAATTAGTGAAAATTAAATAAAAATGAGTTATGATATACAAACAAAATGTACTAATACCATCGACTGAAGAAATAGTTGAACATTATGTAGCAAAATGTATTAAATGTGGAAATGATGATATTCATATTTATGAATATGCAGATAAATATGGTTTTATATCAAGTGCACAATGTAAAAATAAACAATGCGATAATAAAGTAAAAATTAATGCTTGTAAAATAGCAGCAATTAAAGAATGGAATAATCAGAATGATATTTTAACTTTAATTGAAAATAAAAAATTACTAATTATAAAAACTAAAAATGAAATAATAAAATTATCACAACTATTAAAAAACACAAAATAAAATGATAAAAATTAAAGAGAAAAATAAGAAAAAGAAAAATGATCCATATTATATGTTAGTATATAATTATATGATTGGCGATTCTAATGGTAATACATCAAAAGAAGTGATAGTATCTTTAGATAATCCTTATTTAGAACGATATTGTTTATTATTGAATAAATTACAACCTACTCCAGGACATTGGGGAGTAAGTCTTGAAAAATATAGAATAAAAAAACATATTGATGCTAAACAAATAACAGAGGATGATTGTAAATTTTTATCTATACTAATGTTTGAAGAATCTGAATATGAAGATAAAGAAGAATATCTAGGAAAAAATAATATAGATTTTGCAAATGAATTTTATGAAGGTGTACAAGCAGAAACTGAATATTCATTTTTAGTATTTGAAGGCGTTGATTTATTTTACATAGATGAATATGGTATAGAACATGAAACAGAAATAGTATAAATTACAATAAATTACTGTTAGATAATATGCAAATAAAAGATTTAATTAACGGAAAAGTTACTTATGATAAATATGGTGGACAATATTTTTGGATAAATGAGCCTAAAGGTGGTAGTCAGATGCTTGCTGAAATGAGAGGTTGGGACATATTCAAAATATGTTTAAAGATAAAAAAGGAAATATTGATATGGATGCAGCTGCTAAATATCAAGATGAAGTAGGTAATTGGATTGCTGAAGCCATAAATGAAAAATTAGAAAGAGAAAAAATATGAAAACTATAAAAATATTATTAGTTATTGTTATAATTCTACAGGTTTTTCTTATTTACTTATATTTTTTTAAGAATGATAATACTAGTAAAAACATTGAATTAAATAAATCTAAAACATTATTAATTGATAGTTTAGGATTTGTAACTAGAGATTCATTATTATTTAAAAATATTTCCATAAATATTACTTATGATTCAGATTCATTATCTATAATTAAAGTTAAAAAAGTTTTTTCTGATAGATTAATTTATTATGGATCATTCTTAAAATATAATGATTTAATTTCAGATGAAACATTTAAAACTTTTATTGATAATTTTATTAAATCATCATCTGAAGAACTTAAACAAACATATGATTTTAATATAACTAACATAGTTATAAAAAATCCATCTATAATATTTAAACAGTTAGATTCTTATTTAAGACTTGCAGACTCATTATCTGTTGATACTATCTTAGCTAAAAATAAATTAGAGACTCAGATTAGAAGAACTAATGATTTTGAATCAGTTGTAAATGTTTTAAAAGGAGAAGAAAAAAGATTAAAAAATAAAATTTAAAAATATGAATGGATTAATTACTTTTGACGAAATTAAAGATTTTTTTAATAACGATATTGATGGTCAATTTATTTGTTGGATTTGCGAATATTCAAAACGACAACAAAAATCTTCAGCAGATACACATATAAAACCGACTGAAGTTATTATAAAAATTAAAAATGATAGTTGGCAAACTAATCTTGCTAGATTTAAATCTATTAATAATTTTCATGCATTACGTCAAAATTCAAATTTAAATGCAATTGGTAAAAGAGGGAAAATAGTTAGTAAACAATTAACATTTAATCATAGAACAGAATATGATCTTAAATTATTTAAGAGTGAATATGATTGCAGAGAGGCTTATAATGAATTAGTAAACAAACATAGAGAAGATGTTAAGATTTGGTATGATAATTATTGTAAAAAATTAGATGAATTAATAGAAAATAATGTCTAACATAAATAAATGTTTATATAGTTTTATTTTAGGTCCTTTATTATTATATTTACATATAAATTTTAATTAAATGAAATATCTTTTATATTTATGTATTTTATTAGTTCTTATAATAGTTGGAGTACTTATATATGAATATTCGCATGAAACAACAGTAAATAATAGAATAGAAAATATTTATATGTTTGGTATTATAAGTGATACTTTAAATATTAAAAGTAAAGATGCATCAACAATAAAAATTCCATTTGAAGCTGTTTATACAATTAAAAAATATAATACTTTTTTGTATTCAGGAAATGATGTTGTATTGATTATTAAAGAATCATTATACTCAAATGCATATAAATCAAATTTTTATTTAAAAGATTATTTGAACTCTTCTAAAATGGAAATATTTAAAAATAATTCTTTAATTGATTTAAATCGTAACGAAGATATAACACTTATACAAATTTATTTTGGAGATTTTATTTTTGAAGATTTAAAATCAAGAAAAGATTATTTAATAAATTTAATCTATAATATGCCTACAGATAGTATTATAAAAATGTTTAAACAATAATTTAGAATATGCTTAATTTAAAAGATAAAGAAACATTATATTTAAAAGCTAAAGATACTTACTATGCAGGTAATCCTATAATGACTGATGCAGAGTTTGATATTTTAGAAGAAAAATTAAAAGAAGCCGGTTCAACTGTTCCTTTTATTGTTGGATCAGTTAAAGCTGGAAAATTTCTTCATCCATCTCCAATGGGAACTTTAGGTAAATTAAGTGTTTATGATAGTAATGACATGCAAAAAGTAATATCTGAATTTGATAACTGGTCATTAAATATTAAATCAAAAGGAGTTTATGAATTTGAAGTAACTCCTAAATTTGATGGAAATTCTATGAATCTTGTATATGAATACGGAATTTTAGAAAATGCTTTAACAAGAGGAGACGGTGAAAATGGATTTGATCAAAAAAGTAAAATGCTTTTTATAGTTCCTAACAAAATTTCAATTCAAGAAAAAATTGAAGTTAGAGGAGAAGTAGTTATACCTATAAAAATATTTGATAAAAAATATGCTAAAAAATTTAAAAATGCTAGAAATTTTGTAGCTGGAATATTATCTAGAGATGAAATTAATAAAGATATTATAAAAGATTTAGTTTTTGTTGCTTACGAATTAAGAATTCATAAAGGTAATAGTTTTGAATTTCCACTAAAAAATAAAACTATAGATATTTTAACAAATTTAGGTTTTAATAAAGAATATCCTATTTATGTCAAATATTTTAACGATATTAAAGAATTTAAGAAAATTTATGATGAATTTGAAGAATATAGAGAAAAATATTCACCATTTCAATTAGATGGAATGGTAATAAAAGGAGATGAAAAGTATAGAAATACTATAGGATTTAGATAAATTATTGGTATGGGTAATTACTATAAAATTTTCATGATATATAAAATAAAAATATATCATGATAACACAAGAAGATTTAATAATTATAATGGAATTGTTTAATTCTAATATTTTAGATAAAGTAACTAAACAAAATAAATATAAAAATATGTATAATTCTATTTTAAATGAAACTAATTTTTTAAATGATAAATTTAAAAGAATAAGTATTTATCATAGAGTATGGCATATAATCAATAATATTTATGATATTCCTATATGTAAAGAATGTAAAAAACCAGTTAATAGTTTTTGTTTAAAAAATAGAAATTATAGAAAATTTTGTTCAAGAAAATGTTCAAGTAGTTCATATGAATTTAGAGAAACAGTTAGAAATACTTGTATTAAAAAATTTGGAGTTGATAATCCTAGAAAAAGTAAAGTTGTACAAAATAAAATTTTAGAATCATCACGTAAAACATGTTTAAAATTATATAATGTAGATCATCAATGGAAATCAAAGGAAATTAGAGACAAAATTAAAAATACATATTTAAAACTATATGGAGTTGAAAATGCAAGTCAAATACCAGAAGTACAAAATAAAATTAAAAATACTTTATTAAATAGATATGGTGTAAATAATGGTATGTGGATTCCAGAAGTAAGAATTAAAATACTTAAAAAATGGAAAGAAAAATATGGAACAGACCATCCAATGCAAAATAGTGATCAATATATGAAAGTAATGAATAAAACACTACAATATAAATCATATACTTTACCATCTGGAAGTATTATTAAAATTCAAGGTTATGAAAATAAAGCTTTAGATAAATTATTTAAAGATGGTTATATAGAATCTGATATATGTATAAAAGCAATAGATATAGAAAATGAAATAGGAAGAATTTATTATTATAAATTAGATGGTTCTAAACATCGCTATTTTCCAGATATTTATATTAAATCTGAAAATAAAATAGTAGAAGTTAAATCTAATTGGAGTATTAAATTACATGCTGATGTTATTTATTTAAAAAGAGATGCATGTATTAAACAAGGTTTAAATTTTGAATTTTTAATATTTTAATATGAAAAAAACAGCACTCTGGGCAATTGCAATAAAGTTTCCCCCAAAAGATGCTATAACAACAATTATAGATATAGAATGGAATACTGGAACTACTGGTGAAGTTGTACCTACAGCAATAATGAAACCTATTGAATTAGATGGTACAACTGTTCAGAGAGCAACTTTATTTAATAAAGACAGAATAGATAAAATGGGAGCATGGCCTGGAGCTCAAGTGTTAGTAGCTAAAGCTGGAGATATTATTCCTCAAATTTATAAAGTTGTAATTAAATCGACTTTAAAAACAAACCTACCCACAAATTGTCCATCATGCGGAGAATTATTGACAGAAGATGATAAACATTTATGGTGTATTAATCCTGAATGTCCTGCACAAGTGTTGAAGAAAATAGAAGCTGCTGTTAAAATATTCGGTTTTAAAGATGTTGGAATGTCAGCTGTTAAAGATTTATATGCAGCTGGAATTAAAACAGTTGAAGATTATTTCGATAAAAAGAAATTTAATAAAATATCATTAGTAAGAAGTGGAAAATTCGTAAACGGAAGAGCATTAGAAGTAATAATCGATGGTGTCAATTCAGTCGATACGGTATCCCTTAAACAAGTGATTGAATCACTAAAGTTTAAGGATACCGGTTCTTCTGTTTCGGAACAATTAGCTAATTATATTGCAGGTATAGAATATGATTTTAATCATTTAAATAAAGAAGCTATTTCACAATTAACTGATAAAAATTCAAATCAATATCAACGTGTAATGAGATTTTTATCTTTATTAAAGGATAATTTCATTACTGTAGAATATCCGCAAGAAGTAGATGGATCACTTATTGCAATTGAAATGACTGGAACACCTCCCGTTATTGGACATTTAAAGCATAAAAACGATTGGTTTGATTACTTAAAAAGTTATGGATATGTACAAGATAAATTAGATGAAAATAGTGCATATTTATTAACTGCATCTATGGATTCTGGTTCAACGAAAATGGTTAAAGCTGAATCTCTTAAAAAGAAAGGAAGTAAAATTCAGGTAATGACATATGAAGATTTTCTAAAAAATGTTATTAAAGATCCATCATTAATTAAATTAATGGGAGGTTCTAATAATGAATCAAATACAAAACAATCTAATACTAAGCAGCAAGAAAAATCAAATACTAAGTATAACCAAGTAAGTTTATTTTAATATGAATTTAACATTTGCTGGATATCCTATTGAATTACGAAAAATACAAAATGATGTATTAATACATTGCAAAAATGTTATTGGTACATATTCACAAGCTAAATCTTGGATAGATAAAGACAAAGGTAATTATTGTACATATTATTTTGGAATAAAACAAAGCGATAAATGCGAAATACTTAATTCTATTAATAATACAATTAAAATAGCATGTTTAGAAGGAACAGAACAAGAATTAAAACAAATTATAACACAATGTAGTATTTTATTAAACACTTAATTTTTATTTTTATGAATGACACACTCGAAAAAACAAAAGAAAAACCTTTTGGAGTTCATCAAGAACTTTATGATGAAATTTTAGGAAAAGGCGGAAGCAAAAAAGTAGAGTTTAAATCCGTTGACATTGTTCGCTCTGGTACTAAAATTATTCTTCCAGAAGGCATGGGATATGACGATGCTCGTAAATGGTTGAAAAGAAAAGAAGAATCAGAAGAACAGCAAGTTAATTTTAATGCTTCTATGAAAGCATATCCATTTGATGGAGCGTATGCTATGTACAAAGCAATTACTAACTTATTTGGATTTGCCGATTTAACTTCAGTTAATGGTCCTTCAGGAGCTGAACCACCTGAAATGATTGACATTAAACTTCCTGATGGTTCACATATTAAAGTTCCTTGGGGACGTATGCAATTTCCTGGTATGGATAGCGATTCATATCTTGAAACTAAATACAATAATGCAACAATGGAATTTAAAATTTCCGGAAAAATTAAAAGAAAATTCGAAGAAGTTACTCAAAAAATTGCTGACGAAACTCAAAGAATTTTAGCTGAAGAAAGTATCTATAAAGGAAAAGCTTTTAAAGTTGATTTAAGTTTTATGGAGAATACAAATGTTTTTCCACCAAATCCAAATTTTATTGATGTATCTAAAGTTAAATGGGAAGATATTCTTTTAACTAAAACAGCAAGAAAAGATTTTTCATCTGTATTATTGAGAATTCAAAGAACTGACGAATGTATCAAAAATAAAATTCCATTAAAACATGGTTGTCTTCTTGCAGGACCTTATGGTACCGGAAAAACTTTCTTAGCAAGAGGAACATCAAAAATTGCAGTTGAAAATAATTGGACTTTTATTTATTTAGAACAATGCTCTCAATTAAAAAATGCATTAAGACTTGCTGAAATGTACGCTCCTGCTGTAATATTTGCCGAAGATATCGATAAAGCAACAGAAGGAACAAGAACAGCAGCTATCAATGACATTCTTAATACACTTGATGGAATGGATACTAAAGATAAACCAATCATTACTATTCTTACAACAAATCATCTTGAGAATATCAATAAAGCATTTTTACGTGCCGGTCGTATCGACAGTTTAATTTTAATGGGTGCACTTGATGAAGATACAGCTTTAGAATTTATTAAAAAATTCGCAAGAAATGCTGAAGGTAAATCAATCATCTATCAAGATAAAGATTATTCAATAGCTGCAAAATCATTATCAGGTATTGTTCCAGCTTTTGCAACAGAAGTAATTAACAAAGCTAAAATGTATGCTATGTATCGTGAAGGAGGAAAAAGTTCAAAACTTACCCCTGAGGATATTGAAGTAGCAGCAGAATCATTTAAGCAACATATTGCTTTAACTGAAGGCAAAAAAGAGAAATCTAAAGCTGAAATAACTGGAGAAACCTTTATAACATTATTTGGACCAGAAAAAGTTGAAGAAATTTTACATAAGGTCAAAAATTTGTAATTAAGAGAGAATCTATTGGAAGGGGCTTTCGGGCCCCTTCTAATTTTGGTACTTATGGTTCACATAGATTACCACAATATGAACCATATACATCAATTGAAGGAGTTTTTAAAGATCCAGTAACAATATATAAAGATCTAGAAATAAATTCTCAAGTACAAATAGATTCTCTCGTACAAAAAAGACAAAAAACAAAGGATAATATAATACAAAAAATTTCAGAAGAACTTATAAGACGTATGAAAGCATTGGGATTTAAATAATCCCAATCTTTTTTAAATTAAATTAAATGACAAATAAATTAAGAATAATTATAAAAACGGATAATAAAGATAAAACATATAATCAATTATGTGATATCATGTTAGAACATGGATTTAAAATTACTGATTTTACAATTAATGTAACATCATTTAATGAATATATGAAAGCCATTTTTGAACGAAGAGATTTCAAATCTGATGTAGACATTGAATTTTTATATACAGACGAAGAAATTAATTCAAATTTAACTCATTTTCATGAATGCTGGGAAAATGGAATGAGTCCTTATAAAGCATTAACATTTTTAGGTGTTTAAAATACATGGATAATCAAAAAATCATAACAGTAGAAAAAAATACTGAAATATCTAAAGCAGGAGAAGCAACAACATTTAAAACTTCTCATACACAAAATTTCATAGTAATAGCAGAAACAGAAACTCATTTTTTCTTTAAAGACGATAAACATAATAGATTAAGTGTTTGGAAAGATAACATAAAAAATGTTACCTTTAAAATTAGAACAATTTTGTTTAAAGATCTAAAGAAAGATGAAATATTAAATATATTAGATAATCATAGAAAATTAATTGTATTATCTCAAAAAATGTCTAAAATAATATCTCAATATGATATTGAACAATATGATATGAGTATATATGATCCTGAACATATAAATATAGGTACAACTAAAAGTCATATAATTTTATCTACTAAGCATTTAGATAAAGGTAAATCCAAAGAATTTAGTTGTAAAATTCCTAAACAATTTTTATGGGATCATTCTTGGCGAAAAAATCTTAGAAAGTATTTAAATGATAAATATTCAACCTTTTAATTGTACAATTAAAAAATTTTTGTTTGCTGTCAGGCTAATAAAAATATTTATTTAGGATATTATATCCGTGATCCGAGATTAATAATCCGTGAATCTTGTTAATAGCAACCTCAATATATATTATACCATATTATTATGTGACAGCTATTAAAATAATTAACCGAATAAATCTATGGATTATTTAACTATCTATAAAATAATAAGACTTTACGAAGAAGTTGGTTTTATTGAATTAAAAAAAACAATTACATCTAAAAAATTTCATGTTGAAGATAATATGTCTCATGAAGTATTACAAAGCTTTAAAAAGAGTTCTGATGAAAAAAGTATTATATTACTAGAAAAATTTAAAAAAACTATTAAGTAAATATTTTAAAAATAATCAGTTGAAATCGAAACTTTACACTGTAAATCCAATATAAAATTTACAGTTAAGGGCCGTTGAAATGGTATTTAAGTAAATTAAGGCGGTCTAAATCGGAAATTAAAATCATTTAAACTAATTCCGTAATATGGATATATAACAAAATAAGTATAAGTTTTGTTAATAGAATCTATAACATTTAAATTAGCAGTTGAATTCTTTAAAGTATTAAGAAAATTTAAGATTGAGCCTACTAAAATAAAAATTGGAGAATTTAATGGTAAAAGATATGCATTTACCATTTATAATACATTCGAAGACTTAGAAACGTATTTTAATACAAAATATAAAATTTTTCAATCATGCAAAATTGGAAATTTTATAGGTATATCTTCATTCACGACAGAAAGTAATTTACACAATTTTAGAATCAATTTTATGATTACAAATACTTGTGTGAATACTCAAATTAGAGAAGGTAAAGACTATGATAATGAAAGAAATTTATTAAGAGAGTCTTTAAAAAATAGATTAAAAAATACATTAACAGATCTATTAAGTCAATATTGTACTTATCAAACAGAAATAAGAGGTATTTTTACGACAGGAGTATACTCACCTTGTTACGCAGAAAATGGATGGAGTGAGGGAACAGGACGATTAGCAGAATTAAGAAATACATTTTATAACACTGACAAAACCTTTACCATAAAATTATAATGATATATGATAAATTTTACAGAACAAATAAAATTTAGAACTGAACTTAATAGAGAACTTTTAAATAAAGAAGTTGATGATAATTTTAAGTTTGTTGCTAATCCCTGGTCACCAAATAGAACATATAGAAAGGGAGAAATAGTTTATAATGAAACAGAGGCAATAGATACTAATGGTTTTATTACTGGTGGTACCACTGGTGTATTTTGGTTCATTGCAAAAACATTTACAACAAAAGGAATATTTATTGATAATGAATGGGAAATATTTGGAACAGGAGCAACTATAAGTACTTCTGGTTTAATATCAAATGCATTTGACAAAATTTTAGTTAATAGTACTTCTATAGGAACATTTAGTACAACATCAAATACAATTATAAATGCAATTGGAGAAGATATATTTGAAATAGCTAAAGGTAGTGGTATACAAATAGAACATGATGTTTCTAAAAATTTAATTAAATTTAGTACCTTGTTAAATCCAACATTAAGTATATCATCATTTGAATTATCATTAGGAAATGAAATAGTCGATTTAAGTCCATTAGTCGGAGGTTACTGGGAAGAAAATACTACCGATTTATATGCAGCAGATCTTTCTAAAAATGTTGGTATAGGAACAAACTCGCCTAGTGCTAAACTTCATATAAATGGAGATTTAGTAATAGAAACATTAAATAACACATTAAATACAAATTTTATATTAATAACAGATCCTAGTGGTTATATTGATAAAAGAGAAGCTAATATAGGAATTTGGAATACTACACAATCAATGATATATGGATCTGGAACTGCTAAATACATTTCAAAATGGAATGATTCAAGTTCATTAAATGATTCTATAATATATCAAGATTCTAATAAAATAGGTATTGGAACAACTACACTTTCAGAATTATTAACTGTTAATGGTGCAATTAAATTAGGATCAGCTCATAATAATACTATAGGTTCTATTAGATGGTCAGGAACTGATTTTGAAGGTAGAATGTCTTCAGGTTGGGTTTCTTTAACAACTGCTATAGTAAGTCAAGAAGTAGTTGAAGATTTTGTAGGTGAAATGGTTCAAGGATTAAGTACTCAAACTGGTATATCTGTTTCATATACAGATATGAATGGAAAATTAAATTTTATTGTCGATTCATTTGACTTAGAATTAATTGGAGATTTAACAGGTTCAGTTACTATAGATTGGACATCAAGTAATTATCAATTAAATGTATCTGCTAGTTCATTATCTATAACTTTAGGTACCAATACAACAGGAGATTATATACAATCAATTACTGGAGGTAATGGAATTTTAATAGCTAATGGTACTGGTGAAAGTGCTGATACAACTATTACAGCGAAAGCTGATAATATTACTATTAAAAATAATGGAGGATTAGGTGATGAATTAGAAGTTATAAAAGTTCCATTTTCTCATGAAATATTAGGTACTAACGGAATAAGTGTTGGTAATTATACAACATTATTTAATGGTAGTATAGATGTAACACATACAGTAGGAGTACAGCCTGATATAGTAGGAGGTTTAAATTTAGCTAAATCTATAAGTGTTAATACAAATGGAGTTGCAATTAAAATAGATGATATTACAATAGTAGAAAATATATCTAATCAATTAAGTATTGGAACAATATTAAATTCTAATTTAGAATTTGATTGGATAAATTTAAATGGACATCAAATAGCTTTAGGTGATACTTTATATTTAAGTATAGAAGATATAGATGGAATAGAAATACCAACAGGAGGAGCTTCTGTTGGACAAGTATTACAATATACATCTCAAGGAGTATGGGAACCTTGTGAAATGATAGAAGTACCAGGTAATGTTGGGGAAGTTATATTTTCAAATGGATCAGGAATGTTAGATACAAATAGTACATTTGTATTTGAAGAAACTATGATTAAAAATAAACTTCATTTAAGAGGTGAATTTGATACTGATAAAATAATTTTAAATGAAGCTAATTTTGGAACACCTGGAGATTTTCAAGTTGAAATGTTAAGTGGAATAGCATACACTTCAAATGGAGATATTGTAGAAATTAGACCAGATGGAAATACTGAGGAAGTATATGTTCCTGAAGATAGTGTTGTTTCATTTAGAATAAAAATAACTGGAATAAGAGTTGGAGGAGATAGTATTACAGGAGTAGTTGGAGATTCTTGGGTAAAAGAATTTGTAGGTGCAATGAAGAATGTTGCTAATACTACTTCATTAGTGGGAACTGAAGTTACTGAAATATCTATAGCAAGAGATACTGATACATTATTATGGAATGCATTTATTAGTGCAGATAATGTAAATGATAAAATTAAAATAGAAGTTCAAGGTGTTCCTGATACACAAATAAGATGGGGAGCACTTATTGAACTTACAACCGTAAGATTTAACTTTTAAAACCGCAAATATAGTACATTTATAAGATGTTAATCATTAAAGGTTGTACTATTAACCTGTTATCAATTATCCCTTTAAAAAGAGAATCACTGACTACTTTTCTCATTATATTCATCGCTCCATTTATATCAGCATTTATCAACTTTCCTACACTTGACTGAAACAATCCTCTCTTAATTCTCTTACCTAAATAAACATCCTGTTTCTTTAATTTCTCTATCGCTAATGCATCGCACTTACTAGTATAACTCTCTTCATGAAATACTAAATCTATCCCATAATCACTACATTTATTACTCAACTTCTCTTTCAATATAAAATGTGGAATTTGTTGGAATTTACGATTAAATTTTTTACCTAACTCTTTGGTATCCTGTTTCCATTTCTTATTATATCCAACAATTACTGTTCCAATATCATTAACGATACAATGCTTAATTATTTTATTTACTGACTGATTAAAATAATTATTTATAAAATTCTTTCTATCTTCATTTAAATTCTGTAATCTTTTACTCCATTTCTTCTTATTTTTTATTTCTAGCTCGGATTGAATACTTGATTTCTTTATATTGAACCAACTGTTATATGCTTTAAGAGGTTTACCGTTTATTATTATTGAACGTCCAGTTGAATCGAATGTAGCCATCAAATTATTAATGCCTAAATCTATACTTAAATACTTATTTTTACTTATTTTTACTTCTTCTTTTTTATTTTCTTCATAAACAATATACAAATAAAAAAACTGACCATTGTTTATAGGTTTGATTGTAAATTGCTTAATGCTTCCGTCTATTTCATGCGTATATGGTATCTTAAGCCAATTATAAATATTTAAAAATCCCTTTCTTATTGAATTACTCTCTTTCTGAATTGGCTTAATCAAATTAAATAATGAATCGGACTTTTTATATTGAGGTGAATTAATTTGGCCTAGAGAAATGTTGGATTTTTTCTTTTTAAGTAGAGCGAAAAATGATTTAAAGTTCTTGTCTACAAGCTTGATGATTTGTTGAGCTGTTGGTTTGTTGAGTGAGTTGTAATGGATGTTGTCTTTAAGTTCTTTATAGAGGTCGTTGTAGCCGATATAGGAAAGAGTTTGTTTGTAATGTTCATTTGCTATATAGAGAGCCGAATTATAAAGGGCTCTCGAATGGTTGCATTGTTCTAGAAGTTTAGAATAGTTAGGTTTAGAAAGGTTTTTTATTTTAAGTTTAAGTGTTTTAATTTTATATTATTTTTTTATATAAATTATATATCATCTAAACTTCCTGAAAATGATTAAATGTTCTATATTGCACAAATATATAAAAAAAAGAATTATAATAATGTCCGTTTACAAAATACAAAATGATGTCGGTATACAATTAAATGAATTATTCATTGATTCATTAAATACTGGTATTGGCGTTTTTTCCGGATTAAAGCAAAGATTAGAAGTAGATGGTGCAATAAGATTAGGAGAAGCAACATTAGATTTAGATGCAGGTACAATACAATGGAATGGAACTCATTTTCAAGGTTACGATGGTTTTGTATGGGTTAATTTAGATGATGGTATTGAATATACTGCTGATAATGAAGGTTTAACAATTACTACTAGTAATGAATTTACTCTTGTATTAGATGGAGATAGTTTAGTAAAAAGTACTTCTGGATTAAAAGTTGAACCTTTAAATATAAGTATTAGTGAATTTGCTCCTGCTGAAGCAGATATTTCAATGGATGGTTTTGTTATTAGAAATGCCGGAGAACCTACATTAAACAGTGATGTTACTAATAAAGAATATGTTGATAGAGTAGCAGGCGGTGGTGATTATAAAGAATCTTGTAGATTAGCTACTACTGGACAAAATATTAATTTTACTAATGCTCCTAATTATGTTGATGCAACTGCTGTAACATATCATAGTAGAATATTAGTAAAAGATCAAATTGATCCTAGAGAAAATGGAATATATTATGTTAATTTTGTAGGTACTGGATTAAATGGAGTATGGAGTAGAGCTGTTGATCATAATGGAAATCCTACTTCTGAAATATCAGGAGGTAATATTACATTTATAGAACAAGGAATAGAAAATGCAGGTACTGGATGGGTTATAGTTGGAGATGGAGTAAGAATAGTAGGAGTAAATAATATTGTATGGGTTAAATTCACTGCAAATGGACAAGATGGTGGTGGTATATTATATGATGAACAAAATTTAACTCCAAATCCTGAAACAGGATCAATATATTCTACTGGAATATTTATAGGAACAAATCCTTTAGCAGATACTCATATTATAATTTATGTTAATGGAAAAATAGAAGGAGTTTCTTATGGAACAACTGATGGAGTATTTTTCTTTAGTAATGATGGAGGATTAACATCTAGAATGAAGGCAGATATAGTTGCAGGTGATGAATTATTTTTTAATTCTATTACAGCAGAATATAATTTATCTGTAGATGATTCAATTTCATTAATATATACAAAGTTTCAGTACTTTTCCTAAATAAATAAAATAAAAGAAAAATAAAAATAAATTATGCCAAGAATAAAAAATAAACAAATTATTGTCACAAGTAATTTTGACATGAATACGCATAAAATTATAAATGTTGTAGATCCTCAAAATCCTCAAGATGTTGCTACTAAAAAATATGTTGATGATAATAGAGAAGGTTTAATAGTTAAAGATGCATGTAGAGCTAAAACTAATGGTCTTATAGAGTTACTTGATTATTCATATGATAGTGGTAATGATAAATGGATAGGTATTGCTACTTCTCCAAATCCAATTTTTGATGGAGTTACATTATTAGATCAAGAAAGAGTTTTATTTACAGATGCTGATGTCCTAGACAAACCTGGAAATGGACTTTGGTTATATGATGCAGGTGTAGATGAATTTATTAGACCTTTAGATTTTGATGGTAATCCTAATGGTGAAGTAAAAGGAGGAGATTTTACATTTATACAAGAAGGAACATTATTTAGTGATAGTGGTTGGGTTTTAACAACTAATGGTACTATAGTATTAGGAACAACTTCTTTAGATTGGGCTCAATTTTCTGGAGCAGGACAAGTTATTGCAGGTGATGGATTAGATAAAGACGGTAATATATTAGATGTTATTCCAGGATTTGGAATGACAATAGATAATGATTCAGTTACAATTTTACCAGATGGTGATTCTGTAAGTGTATCTGCATCAGGATTAAAAGCATCTACATTATATAGACAAATGAATGAAAATATTAATACAGCATTTACTATATCAATTGATAATGAACCTACTGGAATAACATTAGCATTTACTCCAGCTGGAGATAGTGATATTGAAGTTTATATAAATGGTATATCTTATTCTATTTCATATACATCAATAAGTGAATCAGTATTTTACTTTAGTGCAGATAGTGGTGCTACTGTTTTATCAAGAGCTTCTTTAGTTGCAGGAAGTGAATTAATATTTAATTATTCTATAGCACAATTTAATTTAGGATTAACTGATGTTATAAGTTTAACATATTCAACGATAAAATAAAAATATAAAAATATAAATTATGCCAAGAATTCAAAATAAACAAATAGAAGTTAGCGAGAATTTTGATATAAATAGTCAAAATTTAATAAATGTTAATGATCCAATTGATGATCAGGACGCAGCCACAAAAATTTATGTTGATAGTCAAATATCTACAACTGGTGGTGTAATTGGAGCTGCAGAAGATACTGCAGGTTATGTTGATGGATTATTTACAGACTTTAATCCTTTAACTCCAACAGGAACAGCAATTGATAGATTTAATGAAATATTAAAAGCTTTAGCTCCTGGACCAGCTCCTTTATTAGATCAATGGACTGGTGCATTATCAGCAACTGCTGGTAAATTAAGTTTTGGTACTGGATATACAATAGGAGGATATGCATTAGCCGATGTATCTCAAGGTGGTTATAATCCCGGAATAGGAGTAAATGGTATTGCTATGGGCTTTGGTATTATAGCAGAAGCCGCAACTAATGATATTACAGGTGTTTTAAACGATGATGTAGTTGCAGATGGTGTAAATTATCCAGCAAACTCATTTGGTAATGCAACTGAAGGAACTATTAGACTATATGTTAATGGAACATTAGTATCTACTGTAACATTATCATCAACAACTGCTGCTATTGATAATACATCAGGAAATACTGTAAGTGGTTTTATTTTAAGTGCAGCAGATGATGCTCATTTTCCAGATTTAACTCCTTTAGATGTATTTAAACATAGAACAGGAACTTGGTTAGTAAAATATGATGATACTAATATACAAAGAGGATATAACTGGGTACATGCAATTAGAACTTTAAATGCAGTTGATACTACTTTAGCTAGATTTCAATTTATAGTAGATCATGATACAACAATAACTACATTTACTGCTCCAGTTTTAGATACTTTAGCAATGACTGGATCTAAATATCTTTCAGGAGTTCAATACTATACAGGAGGAACTGCTAAATATCAAATAACAATTAATAATGCTTATTTAAATACTTATAGTTCTTCTGGTTCTGCAATTAGTCATCCAGGTGCTTCTAACTGTGCAATACCTTCAGTTAGTATTCCAGCAATAGGATCTCATGCATCTTTAGTAGATTATACAAGCAGTATTCAATATACAGCTTCTCAATTAGGTCTTAAGACTGCAACAATAACAAGTGGCATTAGATTATTGGATGAATCAATAACAGTTAACACTAGAGTACTTAGAACATTACAAGGAACTCAAACTAGCTCATCTAGTAGTATTGCTAATATTTTGATGGATGATGTAGGTACAGCTTCATCATTAGTATTTGAAGATTTTAATCATGCAGAAACATATAGAATGCCTTCTAATAGTTCATATAATACTTATGGATCTTTAGGTACTGGAATGTGGACATCTACAAATACAATAGCAGATGCAGGATCTGCTGGTTATAATGATGGCTTACAAGTAATAGGTAGTGAATTAGTTTATCCTGGTAATACTGCTTATCCTGCAAACTTTGCTGGTATAACAAATGGACCTGGAGGTAATCCAGATTATTCAGGAGCTAACTGTACAGGTACTAGATACTACTATAGATGGTTTAGACAAGTTGCTCCAACAGTTGGAAACTTTGTATTAAACATAGCAGGATCAACTGGAACATTTGTATCAGATCTTACTGCATTAACAGGTAATAATATTCATGTTCATATTAAAGCTCCTGGTTTAGCAGCAGCTGAAACAGGTTGGATGGATGCATATCAAGATTTTGCAACAGGACAATGGGCTGATGGAGATGGAGCTAGAAATGCAGCAGGCGGTGTAGGTAGAGCCTTTGGTACAGCATGGGGATTAACTATAGGTACAAAAAGTACTGCTAATACTAATGGATATATTTTAGTAAGAGTTAGTGTAGGTGATTCATTTGCCGGTATACTTACAGGAATAACATTTAGTTTTGGATAATAGATAAATAAAAATAAAAATAAACAATGGCATTTAGTACAGATAATAAAGCAATAACCGCTTTTAAGAATCTTCTTAATAAAGCGATGACAGATAGTCTTAAAGAATTAGGTAATGAAGCAGAAGGTTCATTTTTTAATGTCGATAAAACTACAATTTTTACGGAATCTATAAATTCAAATCCTGTTACTGCTGTAAGTGATGGAGTTGCTGTTCAAGTAATAGCTGATATGACATTAGATAATACATCAAACAGTCACGCATACTTCGCAGAATGGCCAGTAACTCCGCCAACAGGAACTGATCCACAAACATTAGCAGCTTTTGCTTATGGAGCTGGATCATTAGTTGGAATAGTTGCTGGTGATAGAGTTAGAAATTCTATATCTTCAGCATATGGTGCAGGATTTGAAAGTAAACCATATACAGGTGCTGGTGGTACGGGTAGTTTAATTGCTCCTGGTGATACGTCTTTATGGATATATCAATATCAACCTGGAGTATATTTTAGACAAGAAACTGCATTAGGATCTACCCCAGCTAGTATAATTTTATATGTTTATATTGGTAAATATTTAACAGATACTATTACTGAATTAGAAGCTGCTTCTGGTAAAATATCATTAGCTGATACAGAATTAACCGCTTTAGTAACAGTATTAGACGGTGATTTAGCTACTAATCAAACTATAACAGATGCTACAGTACAAGATTCTAGAGTAAAAGTAATTTTAAATGGAGTTGAAGTAGATGTAGGACCTGGAAAAGAATGCGTATTCAAAAATGGATCTACTCCTTTTAACGAAAGAACTTCTGGCGATGAACAACAAGGAGATACTTTACATTGGAATGGTTCAGTTGCTGGATATCAATTAGAAACTGATGATAGATTAGATTTTGAATATCTAACAACATAAAAAATTAAAAATTTTAATATTGAAGGTCTAACTAAAAATTAGACCTTTATTTTTATAATTAATTCAGTTCGTGATATATATTTAAAAATAGTTAATAATGTCAAAAATTCAGAATAAACAAATAGAAGTTAGTGAAAATTTCGATATTAATAGTCAAAATTTAATTAATATTAATGATATTTATATAAATGGAATTATAAATATAGGATCAATATTAACTGGATATATTTTGCCTAATACAAGAGGTACAATTAATCAAATTCTTAAAACTGATGGAAGCGGTAATGTTACTTGGCAAAATGATATTGAAGGAATTGCTGGTTCAATAGCAGATACACAAGTTGCTTTTGGTAATTCAAGTTCAGCGATTACTGGAAATGCTAATTTTACTTGGAATAATACAAGTAAAACTATTTCTATAGCTAATCCTAATGGTATATTAAAAATTGTAGGAGATGACCCCGAAACTTACTTAGATTATACTAGAGTATTTAGAGGTTGGTCATTAGGTCATTCACTTGACCAAAATGTATCATTAGTAGCAAAAACAGGTAATTTAGGATTATACTCTAGTTGGGAATTAGATTATTCAACACAGAAAAAACAAAAATTAATTTTTGATATTGATGGTAAAGGACTTTATTTATATACAGGTTATCAAAATTCAGATAACAATGCTTTTAGCATTTACACTCAAACTTTATCAACACCAGCTTATCAACAAGTATTTAAGGTAGAAGGTAATGGTGAAGTATTAATAGGGATAAACACTATCAGAACTGGTAAAGTGTCTATTAAAGGTGATGGTTTTGCTGGTGCTACTACTACACTTGATTTACAAAGTTCAACATCACAATCTATATTTAAAATTTATGACAATGGTAATATTACTGCTATATTAATAAACGCAAGTCAAACAACTTTTAATAACTCAATAGGTTATTATGCGGGTAATAGTATTAGTAGTGGTGTGGGTAACACTTTTAATGGCCATTTTGCGGGATATACAGTGACAACAGGTTCTTATAATATAGGATTAGGTTATTATGCCTTAGGAAGTAATTCTTTAACTGCTAATAATAACATAGGTATAGGTAATAGTGCGGGTTTTAGTTTAACAAATGGCACAGGAAATGCTTTAATAGGTTTTGCTGCTGGTTATAGTTTATCATCAGGTAATTACAACAGTATTTTTGGTTATCAAGCTGGTTCTAATATTACTACTGGTTCTAATAATTATGTGGCAGGTTATCAAGCGGGTGGTAATTTAACTACAGCATCAAATTCAATTGCAATTGGTGAAGAAGCATTAAAAGGTCATAATGTTTTAGGTTTAACAGGTAGTCAGAATATTGGTATTGGAAATTTGGCTGGATTTAATTTAACAACAGGCGTTTATAATATTTTACAAGGTTATCAATCTGGATATGCTTTAACTGATGGTACTTCAAATGTTATTTTAGGTAGAGAAGCAGGTAAGTCATTAATTTCAAGTAACGATAATGTAATATTAGGTTATTTCTCAATGGGTTTACATGTTTCAGGTACAAGAAATGTTGCAATTGGTAGACAACCTATGGGTCAATCATTGGCTGGTTCATATAATGTTGCATTAGGATATGCTTGTTTAAATGGTGATGCATCAACAACAGATATTAGTTATAATGTTGGTATTGGTTATCAGGCAGGATATAATTTAACTACAGGACAAAATAATGTTCTTATAGGTAAAAATTCTGCGCAATATATATCAACAGCATCAAATTCAATTGCAATTGGAGAAGATGCATTAAAAGGTCATAATGTTTTAGGTTTAACAGGAAATCATAATATTGGTTTAGGTTATAGAACAGGTTATAATTTAACTACAGGAACAGATAATTTCTTAGTAGGTTATCAGGCAGGATATAATTTAACTACAGCTAATAAAATTATAGCAATAGGATATATGGCAGCCTATTCAAATACAACAGGTGGTTATAATACTGCTATTGGTTCTGAATCATTATATTCTAATATCTCAGGCGAATATAATACTGCAATTGGAAATAACACGTTAAGACTAAATACAGGAAACCAGAATACAGCAATAGGTTCGGGTTCTTTATATAATAATATAGGAGGTTTTTATAATACAGCTGTTGGGACAGGTTCATTAGCAAATAGTAATGGTGACTGGAATGTGGCTTTAGGTACTAATGCAGGATTATCTAAAACAACTGGTGAATATAATACCTTTGTTGGCTCACAAGCAGGTGTTACTAGTACAACAGTCAATTATAATACATATTGTGGTGCTAGAGCAGGATTCTTAAATTTAATTGGTTCATCTAATGTATGCATAGGATATGAAGCAGGTTACAACGAAACAAGTTCTAATAAACTCTATATTTCTAATTCTAGTACAGCAAATCCATTAATTTATGGCGAGTTTGATAATTCAATATTAAGAATAAACGGAACATTCCAAATAGGAATTCCAAGCGGAACAGGATACGCTTTTCCATCAACTACTGGAACACTTAATCAGATTCTTAAGGTTGATGCTAGTGGAGATTTAATATGGGGATCGGATTCTTCAACAGTAAATAGTATAGGAGATATATTAGACGTAGATTTAACTGGATTACAAGAAGGTGATGTTCTTTATTATAATGGAGCAACTGATCCAATGTGGGTACCTATTAGTATAAATGAATTAGATAAAGTTACTCCTAATACTGGAACTGTTGTAAATTTTGTATCTAGACAAATATTTAATACGGATACATCTCCAGCTACTGGAAATATCATAGACAATTTAATGAGTGCTAAATTAGGTGTTGTACAAAAAATATATCATAATGATTCAAGTACTCCTACAGTTCCAGCAGGCTGGGTATTATTAGGAACTGGTGTTTATGTTATAAATGTATTGAATATAATTTATGCAGAATGGACATCTGGAACAAGAGTAGAATATTGGATAGTACAAGAACAATAAAATTTAATTAAATGAGTTATTATTATAAATTAATAAAAAAAGGAAGTCCTTTTATTATAACAGTTAAAACTGATAATTTAAGTACGGGTTCTTCATCAAATAATCAATTTAAATTACCATTTATATCTGGATATATTTATTCATGTATTGTTGATTGGGGTGATGGTATTAGAAATAAAATTACTGCTTATAATCAAGCAGAAACTACTCACACATATTCTAGTATAGGAACATATACTATTAAAATAACTGGAATATGTGAATCTATATATTTTAATAATACTGGCGATAGATTAAAAATATTAACTATTGAACAATGGGGTAGCATTAAATGGAAAACATTTTTATCTGCTTTTAATGGTTGTAGTAATTTAACAGGTAATTTTACAGATAATCCAAATTTAGAAAGTGTTACTATTTTAGCAAATATGTTTTTGGGAGCTTCTTCTTTTAATGGAGATATAAGTTTATGGAATATTTCAAATATTACAAATATAAGTGCAATGTTTAGAGAAGCTTCTTCTTTTAATCAAGATATAAGTTTATGGGATACTTCAAATGTTACTACTATGTCACAATTATTTTATAATGCTTCTTCTTTTAATCAAGATATAAGTTTATGGGATACTTCAAGTGTTATTAGTATGCAAAATATGTTTTATGGAGCTACATTATTTAATCAGAACATAAGTATATGGAATACTTTAAATGTTAATGATATGCGTAGTATGTTTTATAATACTTCTTTTAATCAGAATATAAGTATATGGGATACTTCATCTGTTATTAATATGGATTATATGTTTAAAAATAATACTTCGTTTAATCAACCTATTGGAGCATGGGATACATCATCTGTTATTAATATGGATTATATGTTTGAAAATTGTGTTGCATTCAACCAAAATATAGGAAATTGGGATATATCTTTAGTTACTACTATGATAAATATGTTTGTAAGTTCTGGAATAAATACTACAAATTATGATGCATTATTAATAGGATGGACAGGATGGAGTGGAGGATCTCCTACTAAATTAGTTCAATCAAATGTTACATTAGGAGCTAATGGAAAAACATATACATTAGGAGGTGATGCTGAAGCATCAAGAACATATTTAATAGGAACTAAAAATTGGACAATAAATGATGCAGGAGGAATTTAATGAAACTATTTCATAATTTCTCATAGAAAAATAAATAAATAAAATAAAAAGAATATTATGTATAAAAACGTACAAATTAATGAATCAGTTACCTTTCAAGGTTCAACTTTAGCTAGTTGTTATTTAAAAATAACAAGAGTAGCAGTAGATCAAATTTCTAATTTACAAGCATTTTATGCTGTAAATATTTATGAAAGTAAAGCTAAACATGATTTAAATGAAGGATGGACTATTACAATTGATGAAATTCCTAGCGGAATGAATATTAATTTTACTGCTGATTTTAATCAAGGTGATCTTTTTCAAAAGATTTCCGATTCATTAGTAGCTAAATTATTAGAACTACAACCAACTTGGTTAGAAGCTAATCTAATTATAGAAGCTTAATTCATTTAAATATAAATAAATTTAAAACAAAGCACAACTTTTAATAATGTTTGTGCTTTATTTTTTATAAAAAAGTTATTAGATACCTCTGTTTTATAAACGATACAAATATATAATAAAATATAAAAAAGTATTAATATGGAGAAGACCCTATTTGAGATAATTAAAGAATTATGGTCACAATTTGATGTATGGGCAAGATATTTTATAGAAGGTGCACTAGTATTAATTTTATTATCTATAGCTGTTAAATATGGTTGGCCTCTAATTAAACACTTATTGGAAAAGAAAAATAAAAATTCTTTAAATAAAAAAGAACAATTAAAAAATCATCAAATATTTTCAAGATTTGAATATTGGAATACAACCAAAATATATAGTTTACAATTCGGTGACGTTAGAAGAAATGCATTATTTAGAAAAATGCTTGCAATAAAATTTGATATTATTAAAGAAAAAACAATTGATTTAGTTTCTAAAGAAGATTTAGAAAAAATGTCAATGCAAGAATTTGAATCCTATGTTATGAATAATCTTTCTACTATGATAAGATTATATAATAAATCTTTTAAAGAAGAATTTTCTAAAGATATTTATGAATATGTAATAGATGGAGAAAAAGGATTTAATCAATGGCATATTCAAACAATTACATATTCACAAAGTTTAATTCAATCTATTTGTAATAGTTCTATTTATGATAATAATGTTGAAAAATTATGGGCTATATTAAATACACATCAATCAGCACTTGATGCAACTTTGTTATCTGTTGAAAAGACTTTTAAATCGTTTAATGGAGCTCTTGATAAAATTTTTGAGAAAGAATCGTAACATTTTTTTTTATTTACATATAACATAAAACAATGTTTAAGTTTGTATACAATTTTTAAACAATACAAAAATGAAAAATAAAAAAGTAGAAGAAAAAGAAGTAATTATAGAAGAAAAAACTACTACTGATTCTACTAATAGTCCTATCGAACAATATCAATGGATTAAAGGTGAAAAAGCAGGAAATGTTGAGATAGTAGATCATACAGAAGATATCAATGGAGTACATTGGATTTATTTTAAAAGTGGAAATAGAGTTAATAAAGATTTATTAAACGAATTTTTATACAGAATTTATGATGATTCTGATATTTTAAATATCAAAGATGATATTAGTACTAAGCAAAATTCTCAAATTAATGAGAATAATTCAAATAAAACTATAAAAAAACAAAAATCTCCTATTAGAATATTATTAGAAAAACAATCAATTAATTCCAAAGAAGCTATATCAGTTGGAATAATAGTTGAATTACCTAAAAAAGAAATATTTAATATATTAAAGGATTCATTTCCCGATGAATTAGAAGATGAACTAATATCTATGGTATTAGAAGAATCGATAGACAAGAAGAATTTAGAAGAATCAATTAAAGATTCTATTAAAAAATATTACGCAGAATAATTACAATTTAAATTTAAATAACATGGAAGACATTTTAAAAAATTCGGCAGAAGCAGCAGAGAATAAAGAAATAAATAATGAAGCAACAACAATAACCAATAATGAATTTTCTAATAGATCAAATGATAAAATATTTAATAGAAGAGAAAGAAGATCTCATTTAAATAGACACAAATATCATAAACAAAAAAGATCATTAATGAATAGATCTTTACCTGCGTGGCTAGATGTAGTTGCTGATAATATTGAAAAAGGTAAAGAATTACATACTAATAATGAAAGAATATGGAGAACAAATACTGAAAATTTCTTTCATTGGAAAGAAAAAAATATAAGAGATACATTTAAGAAAATAGGTAAAGATGATAAATATATCAATGATTTAATTGAAAATTGGTATGATAAAGTTCTTTAATTATGGTAAGTATTGAATTAGAATGTGTATCAAACGGTATTGTTAAAAAAATTTTAGATAATAATGCAAATGGCGCTGGTGATAAATATGAATTAAAAACAGCATATATTTTAGAAGATGATGAAATTAACGAATTTAAAAATACTATTAATTTTGTTAAAGATGTTCTAAAAGATTTAGGAGTATATACTGGTAATAAATTTTCTAAAATTAATTTACAAATTTCAACTGATTGGGGAATAAGTTTTAAACCGACTAAAGATGATATCGAAAATAAAATAAATTCCCTAAAAGATGAATTAATTATATTAGAAGAATTATTAGACGACATTAAATAAATCATGGTAAATTTTTATTGTATTTTTGCAAAAGAAGCATTAGTTGTTAAAAAATATCTAAAGGATATTGATAATGATGATGTTATAAATTATATGGATATAGCTAATAAGCTTACAAAGAATGATATATATTCTAAAGAACCATCTGATGTAATTATAGGTTCCTATATAATAAAATATTTAGAAAAATCTATAGTTGATAAAGAAAATGTAAATATTTATTATGTACTTAGTTGTTTAGATCCTGTTATAATAAATAATATTAAAAAATACGTTAAAAAATTATCGTTGAATAATTTTAAATTTAATGCTATTATAAAAGAAAAAGAATGTTATAATGAAGTACATTCTATATTTGATGAAGTTTTTGAATTAATATAAGATATGACAAATAAAAAATATGGTTCTACTAAGCATAGAATTTTTTCAAAGGGAGAACAGTGTCATGCTCTCCTTTCCTCGTTTAATCATCCTAATATATTGATACCTATAAAGTGTCTTATTAAAGAAACTAAATGGGATCCTATTAATCCCTTATATAAAATTAAGATATTAAAATTTTATGATCAAATAAATTTTTTAAAAAAATATTTTTTTGACATGAATTTTTGTAACACTTATGATGGTCTTGCTAGAAAAATAAGCCTAAAATCAGAAATTATTAAAAATGTAAATGATCTAGAAAAAAGATTAAATCAAGAAGATGAATCAAGATTTTATCTAATTATTGATTCTATTATGGCTACAAAAACAAAGGCTGATCTTCAAATATTATTTAATAATATACAATACTTTTTAATAGTAAGAAAAATAGCTGAGCTTCAAGAATTATCTACACGAGGATTCTATAAAGGTTTATTTAGATTAGATTCTGAATTAGAATTTAAGAAAAGATTTCATAAATATATTGGAGATAAATTTGATTTATATAAAGAAGATTATAATCAATTTATAAAAACCTTCTGATATGTTTAAAGGGATAAATTATAAACCTTTTAATTTCAAATATATATTATATGATAAGAACAAGTAAGCATGTTTTAAGTTTTTCAAATAAAGAAAAATTAAATATTATAGATCAATTCTATAATGATTATAAACTAATGCTTCAATATTATATCGATCTAATTTTAAACAAAACTTTATCTTTTGAAAAATTTCTGTCATCTAAAGAACTTCCAAATTATATTTTTAATCATTCTGTATGGAAACAAATAGTATATAAACAGGCAATTGAAATAATTAAAAGTACTACAGAAAAATCTAAAAATAAAGTTTATAAAAAATATAAATATCTTTATTCTAAATGCATAAAAAACAATATTCATCAAAATTTTACATCTAAAAGATTTAATGAATTAAATATTAATTATATAAAAAGAATTCCAAAAATTCAGATTAAAAATATTTCATTGCATATTGATAATAGATTATTTAATATTGAAAAAGGATATAAATTTGATGAATTTATAAAATTATATACTCCATATTTTCAAGATAATAAATATAGATCAGTTAAAATTAATATTCCAATTAAATATCATATGTATAGTAATAGGTTTATAAACGAAAACTGGAAAAGAAAGAATACAATAATATTAAGAAAAAAAGATAATAAATTTTTTATAGATTTAATATGGGAAAAGAAAGAACCTAAAAAGAAAGAAATAATTAAATCGGTAGGAATAGATGCAGGATATAAAAAATTAATATCTTCTAGTTCAGGAGAGTATTATGGAAGAAATTTATTTGAAATTTATGCTAAGATAGCTAGAAAAGAGCAAGGTAGTAAATCATTTAAAAGAGCATTGATTGAAAGAGATGAATTAATTAATGTAACTGTTAAAGAGTTTATAAAAAATGAAAGTCCTGATCAGTTGATTATTGAGGAATTAAAAAATGTTAAGCATAAATCAAACAAATATATAAATAACAAAATAATGAGCAAGATACAGCGATGGAGTTATCCAAAGGTGTATGCTAGATTAAATTTATTGGCCGAGGAAGAAGGTTTCTTTATTAAGCAGGTGAATCCAGCGTATACTAGCCAGACTTGTTCAGAATGCGGGAATATAGATAAAGAGAGTCGTAAAGGTGAAGTTTATTTATGTTCAAGTTGTAAAATAGAGATTGATGCAGATTATAATGCAGCAGTGAATATTTTACATAGAGGAGTATATGGTCCCTCTAATTAAAAAATAACTATATAAATAAAAGTAATATAATTTATGGGAGATAAAACTACAACTGGATTAAATGTCCCTGTTCAGCAAGATTTCAATCAAGCAGATTATGAACAAGTTAGAAAATTAATGACAATTGATCCTACTGATAAAGTAGCTTATTTAAATTATGCATATACAGTAGCTCAAAAAACATTAAGAGCTACCAGTTTATCTGATACTGCTCCATTATCTTTAGCTAATAGATATTCTTTATTTACATGGTTTGGTTTACATGGAATGCCGAAAGGTGAAGTATATAAATATTATAGAGATGATGTTAATAATAGTTATAATCCATTAACAGCTCCTGCTTTTTCTAGAGATCCTACTCCACAAAATATAATAGAATTTTTTAATGAAAGATATGGAGGTATAGAATATGCTTGGTCTGATTTTTTATGGGCTAAATATAATGATAAAATAGCAAATAACTATATGCTAACATTAAGAAGATTTGCTATGCCATGTGAAGATAATATTTATGACGTTAGAAGAACAACTTCTAAAAATGAAAATCAACTAGGAGATATACAAAATGTAACTGTTCCTGACTTAGCTAGAGCTTTAACATGGATGAGTGATATCACAGGTAATGATTTAACAGATATATTATCATTTGGGTATGGATATAATTGGAAAGAACAAACTGGCGAAACAAATACGTATCAATCACAAAATGAAGGATATACTGCACAACCATTTTATTCTAAACTTGGTAATATAAGTAGAGCAGTATTTGATACTATGAAAGGTATTAGTCCAGGGGAAAAATATAGAAGAGAAAGAATGGCTGGTCATGATCCATTAATGGAAACATATGAAAATTTTGTTATTGGTCCAGTTAATGTTATAAATAAAATGCAGACCAGAGATATAGGTTTAAATTTTACTCATGATATTGAAGTTAACTTTGAATATGAATTAAGAGCATATAGTGATTTAAATCCTAGAATTGCAATGTTAGATATATTTGCTAATTTATTAGTGCTTACTTATAGTAATGCTAATTTCTGGGGGGGTGCTAATAGATTTTATGGAGGAAATGGATATATTGCTAGTCAGTTCGGAGATATACAAAAATTAATAAGTGGAGATTTTAAAGGATATTTAGGTAGTGTTGTTACAGATTTATCAGGAGGTTTTAAAAATACATTTGGAACAGCTGGAGGTACATTTACATTCGATTCTGTTTTAGATGGATTAGAAAAAGTCGGAGGAACATTTCTAGGAAATATGTTAGGGGGATTTTTAAATTCTCAAATTGGTGCTGCACCAGCATATCAAGCAGTTAAAGCTTTAATAACTGGTGAACCTACTGGTAACTGGCATTTAACTGTTGGTAATCCTATGAATCCAATTGCAATGTTTGGTAATTTAATATTAAAAGATTCTAATATATCTTTTAAAGGTCCTTTAGGATATGATGATTTTCCTAGTATTATACAATTAAAATGTAATTTAAGTCATGCAAGACCTAGAGATAAATCAGATTTTGAAAGTGCTTTTAACGCCGGTATGGGTAGATTATATGCATCAGCTGATAGTTTTCCAGATATATTAAATTTAGAAGGAAAAGATATTGAAGTATATGGTGCAATACAAGGTAAAGGCGGTCATACTGCATCTGGCAGTAAAGGTTCTGGGCAAGATGGTAGTATACTTACACCTGGAGATGCAGAAACTGCATTAAGATATGGAGCAACTGATATAGGTATAAGTCAAGAAAATCAAGAAAAAGCAGCTCAAAATTCTGTTCATTTTACAAAGTGGACAACAAATAAAGTTAAAAATTTAATTTTATCAAATGAAGGAATGATACATACATAAAATTAACTATGAAATATATTAAAAAATATAAGGATTTTTTAAATGAATCAAAGCAAAGTGAAAAAATTTTAAATTTAATATTAAAAGATTTAAATATAAAAGATTTAGGATTAAATGATAAAAATATAAATGACTTACCTAAAGAAATAGGTAAATTGAAAAATTTAGAACGTTTATTTTTATATAACAATAAATTAACACAATTACCAAAAGAGATAGGTAATTTAAAAAATTTAAAAATATTAACTGCATTTAATAATAATTTAAAGGAGTTACCTAAAGAAATAGGAAAATTAGAAAAATTAAAAGATTTATATTTGCATGATAATCAATTAACTGAGTTGCCGAAGGAAATAGGTAATTTAAAAAATTTAGGAGGTTTATATTTATCTAAAAATAATTTTATTACTTTTCCAACTATATTGCTAAAATTAAAAAATTTAAATATATTAGATATATCAATTAATTTTAAAAATAATGAATCATCAATATTACCTATAGAATTATTAGATTTAAATTTAAAAATATTAAATATAAATAATATAGATTATATAGTTGATAATTGGTTAAGTCAAGATTCTAGTTTATATATAAAGTATGAGTTAATAAGAAAGTTAAAGGTGAGTGATTGGGTTAGAAAGAAGTATGATCTTTTGTATAATGCAGATGATTTTGGATTTTTTGGATTTAAAAAATAAAATAAATATGAATATTAAATCTTTACAAAATAAAAAAACTCTTACTGATGAAGATGGAGATAAATATTTAGATTTATCATCTCAATCAATTAAGCATGATATTGATCTTAAAACCATGGCTATTTATTATGTTACTGAAGAGACTGCTATGAGAATGGATTTAATAGCATTAACATATTATGGTAGTACTGAATATATTGATTTGATTTGTAAAGCTAATGCGATTTATAATCCATTTAGTATTAATGTTGGAGATATTTTAGTTATACCAAAAGTAGATAATGCTTCTGATGTATATGAAACTCCAGGTGAACCTGTTGCAAAAGATTTAAGATCTCAATATGTTGATATAGATAGATTAACAGAAAAAGATCAGAATAGAATAGATAGATTAAAAGAAAAAGCTAAAGGAAAAAAAGGAGCTGTTAAAGAAGTATTACCAACTAATTATTTACAACCTGGAGAAAAAGGAACTATTATAAAAAACGGTAAAATAACATTTGATGCAAATTTTAAAACTATTAAACAATAATAAATGGCAAATTTAGAAAATACAATATTAAATATAACTGAAAAAACCATAACTATTGATGAAATGGCTATTCCTGAAAGTGATGCTTCAGATTTTGGAGGTATACATCTCCCATTAATTAAAATAAATGGTTATGAATTTGATATAAAAGAATTAGGTTCATTTGAATTAAATTTAACATCATTTTTACCAACAATTAGAGTTAATGTTCAAGATAAAAGTATGAACTTTATGTCCAGATTTTTTCCAAGAGATGGTGATGTTATTAACTTTTTAATAAGATCTAATAATGAAGAAGTATTTAAACAAATAAGAATAGATTTTGATATTTTATCCGTTAGTCCACAATTTAGAGATAAATCTTCTAAGTTACCTACATTATTTACTATTTATGGTCAAATGAAAGTACCAAATCTATTAACTGAATTTTGTGAATCTTATGACATGAGTAGTTATGATTTATTTTTAGAAATTTCTCAAAAATTAGAATTAGGATTTGCCACTAATGAAGAAAATACTAATGATAAAATGAAATGGATTAATCCATTAGATACAACAATAAAGTTTTTAAAGGATTCTTTATCAAATGTATATAAAGATGATACGAGTTTTTTTACATCATATATTGACTCGTATTATAATTTATGTTTTATAAATATTAATAAACAATTTTCTATTGATTCTGAAATAACTGAATCAGAAATTTATAGAGTTAATGATGCTAGATATACTGTATCACCTGATGAATTAAAAAAAGATATTCAAAAAGCTCCTTTAATGTTAACTAATCATGTTACATTCGAAGGGACTTCTAAATATATTACTGATTATCAAATGTTTAATAATAGTGGAACAATATTTCTTATGAATGGATATAAAAGATACGCGCAATTTTTTGAAGTAGATGGAGATCAATATGTAAGTGAATTTGTTGATCCATTAACAACTGAAGGTTCTGAAAATATGGTTCATTTAAAAGGAAGATTAATTAAACAAGGGGATAATTTTGTACCTGAAGGTGTTTCTGATACTCATGTTAAATATAAATATTTAGGAAAACAAGATTCTAGAACAGATGGTAATGTTCATGAAAATTTTAAATATTCTGAAGTATTAAACTTTCAAAACAAAACTGAAATATTTAAAATGGGAATGAATATAGTTTTAGAATCTGCAGATATGACATTAACTAAATTTCAGAGTGTTCCTATATTTATTTTTAATTATGAAGAAACTGCTAAAAGTATACAGAAAGAAGAGACAGTAAATTCATTAGATAAAACACCTTTAAAAAATGATTTTTTAAGTGGTGATTATGTTATTGCGGATATAACATATTTTTATAATTTTCCAGGACCAATTAAACAAAGATTAACTCTTCTTAAAAGAGAGTACATCGCATCAATTTGATTAAAATTTTTATTTATTAAAGAAAATATATTATGATAAGAACGAGTAAGCATGTTTTAAGTTTTTCAAATAAAGAAAAATTAAATATTATAGATCAATTCTATAATGATTATAAACTAATGCTTCAATATTATATCGATCTAATTTTAAACAAAACTTTACCTTTTGAAAAATTTATATCATCTAAAATTTTACCAAATTATATTTTTAAACACTCTCAATGGAAACATATTATATATAAACAAGCAATTGAAATAATTAAAAGTACTACAGAAAAATCTAAAAATAAAGTTTATAAAAAATATAAATATCTTTATTCTAAATGTATAAAAAATAATATTCATCAAAACTTTACATCTAAAAGATTTAGTGAATTAAACATAAATTATATCAAAAGAATTCCAAAAATTCAAATTAAAAATGTTTCATTGTATATTGATAATAGATTATTTGATATTAAAAAAGGAAATATATTTGATGAATTTATTAGAATTAAAACTCCTTATTTTCAAGATAATAAACATTTATCAGTTAAAATTAATATTCCTATTAAGCATTATAGACAAAGTAATAGGTTTATAAACGAAAATTGGAACAGAAAGAATACAATAATATTAAGAAAAAAAGATGATAAATTTTTTATAGATTTAATATGGGAAAAGAAAGAACCTAAAAAGAAAGAAATAATTAAGTCTATAGGAATAGATACAGGATATAAAAAATTAATATCTTCTAGTTCAGGAGAACATTATGGAAAAGAATTATTTAATATTTATTATAAGATAGCTAGAAAAGAGCAAGGTAGTAAATCATTTAAAAGAGCATTGATTGAAAGAGATGAGTTAATTAATGTAACTGTTAAAGAGTTTATAAGAAATGAAAGTCCCGATCAATTGATTATTGAAGAATTAAAAAATGTTAAATATAATTCAAACAAATATATAAATAACAAAATAATGAATAAGATACAGCGATGGAGTTATCCAAAGGTGTATGCTAGATTAAATTTATTGGCCGAGGAAGAAGGTTTCTTTATTAAGCAGGTGAATCCAGCGTATACTAGCCAGACTTGTTCAAAATGCGCGAATATAGATAAAGAGAGTCGTAAAGGTGAAGTTTATTTATGTTCAAGCTGTAAAATAGAGATTGATGCAGATTATAATGCAGCAGTGAATATTTTACATAGAGGAGTATGTGGTCCCTCTAATTTTAAATTAAACTACATCGCATCAAAATAAAATATAGAAAATGGGATTAGTAGAAGATGGAATGAATGCCGCAAAAGGCGCAGTTGGAGGATTATTGAAAGGTAATTATCCTAAAACTATCATGTATCATGCTGATATAGATAATAAAGGTACTACTTTTTGGTCTGCAGATGTTAATGCATTTAAAAAAGGAACTGCACATGACTATAGCAGATACAGTGAACCTACATATCTTGGATTTAAATTATTATTTGATTGGTATGATAGCCCATTATTTAAAGGTCTTCAGGGTGGAAGTGGAGGCAGTGGACAGCCTTCATATCCAGCAGATAGCGCAGCTGGATATTTATATAGACAAAATGAAACTATAAGATTAGAATATTTACAAGAATTTTATAACAGATTACAATATATTAATCAAAATCAACCTTGGTATTGGCAAGGAATTACTGGATTAGATAGATTATGGCAAACTTATAATAATCATTTTTCTACTTTTGCTGGAGGTGATGATGCTAAAATATCTATTGATTGTTTAGAATCTATGGATTTTGCTATAACAGGATTACTTGATTTATATAGAGCAGCTACTTATGATTCTAAATTCGTTAGGGAAATAATACCTGCTAATCTTGTAAAATTTAATGTAACAATTCTTATACAAGATATTAGACCATTTCATAGTAAAACAGATTTTATAAAAGAAAAGAAAGCTGATAATACAACTCCTCTTTTAAGTGGTTTAGATTTAGCACCAAGAAGTCATAATGTAGGTAGTGATAATAGTGATAATCCAGCTAGAAGATTAATGAAAAATTTAACTCAATATGTTATTATTGCGAAAAAATGCGAATTCAATACTATGGAGAGTACTGCATTCTGGGAAAATATTACTAATGTTAGACCAGAACCTACTAAACAACAATTAGTTTTTGAATATCAAGTACTTGAAATAGATTCTGCTCCACTTTGGTATTCTAGTATTATTACAGATCATCCTATGCTTAAAAATGGTACACCTAAAGATAAAATAGAAGGTACTATAGATAAATCTAAAAGAAAAAGATTTATACAAATGGATTCAGGCATTCATATGCCTAGTAATAAATATTTAAGAAAAGGAATGGCTGTTATTAATGGAGCTATTGATAAAGTAAGTGGTGCAATTGAAAGTGGAGTTACTAAATTTGCTAAAGGTTTATTTGGAATGAGTGATAATATTTATAAAGGACTTCATGGTATAGATGTGTCTAAATTTAAAATGAACCAAGTTAAAATATATCAAAATATAACACACGGAACATTTGATTTAAATGAAGAACCTATACTTAAAGATGGAACTGCTAGTTATATTAAATCTAATACAGAACCTTTATTACCAGTTGGAACTAAAAGCTATAATGCTGTAGATAAAGATAATATTTTTCCTAATAGTATTAATACAAATAGGCCATTTAAATTATCTATTTTACCAGATGGAACTGAAAGTTATAAACCTGCAGATACTGATAATATATTTTCAGGTAAACATTTAGCTACCAATGATAATTTTAACCCTATGAATATTTTTCAACATAGACCTATTTCTTTAAATTTAGGAAATATAGATATTTTGCCCGATAATACTTTAAATAAAGATTTAATTATAAACAAAATAGTTATATTTCCAGATGGAACATTAAATCATGGTTCAATTAATAATGAAAATGTATACAATTAATTATGAGACTAACACAAGAAGAATATTATAGTGACAATTTAACAACATCTACTTGGTTAGGTGAAGTAGTTGTTAATGAAGATCCTCAATATGAAGGAAGAATAAAAGTAAAAGTATATGGTAAATTTGATAATTTATCGAATGAACATATTCCATGGGCTTATCCTGCTAATAATACTACAGCTGGATCAATAACAGGTGGTGGTTATTATTCAGTTCCAAGAGTTGGATCTATAGTATCAATTAAATTTGATAATGGTAATATTTATCATCCTGAATACTTTTTTCATCAAAGAATTTCTGATGAATTAAAAGAAGAAATTAAAACAGATCCTATAAATTTTCATTCTTTAATATTTGATACAGATGAAGCTTTAAAAATTTATTTTACACAAGGAAAAGGATTAAGTATAGATTATAAAGAAACTATAATTAATTTAGATCCTGACAATAACTTTCATATTACAAATCCTAATGGAGATTTATTTGAAATATTAGCAGATGGCACAGTTAACTTAGAAGTAGCTGCTGACATAAACGTTAAATGCGTTAACATAGTAGGTGAATGTTCTGGTGATGCAACATTAACAGTATCTGGAACAGCTGAAGTAGAAGCAACTAAAATAAAATTAGGGGCAGCTGCAGCAGAAGCTCTTGTACAAGGAACGAGCTTTAAACCTATATTTGACGGGCACTGTCACATCGGAAATTTAGGTTCGCCCACAGGTACCCCTATATCTATGGGCTTTGAAACACCATTAAGTACTAAATCTTTTACAGAATAAATTATGGCAGCAGATTTTGGTTTAAACCCAGTATTGATACAAGATTCACAATTACAACAAATGATAGATGACTTGGGTAGTTGTTTAAAAGATTCAGGTTTAGAAATAGATATGAATACAGAAAAGCCAGGTATGGGTGCTTTAGTAAAAACTATAATAAGAAGTTTTGAAAAAGGTATTACTACTCCGTATGAACCTTTAATAGGTTTAGTTTCTGCTGTAACAGAAGCATTAAAAGCTGGTATAGAAGCTCCTGCTGAATTTGCCGGTAAAGTAGCTGCTCTTGTAAGTGCTATTAGTGATTTATTAGCAAATTTACCAATGAGTGTTGTTGAATTTATAATTTCAAAATTATTAAAACCTTTTGATTTTTTAATGGTTCCTATTCCAAGTGGTGATGCTATAATAGATATAATAGTAAATACATTAACATTAACAGATATAGATTGGAAAAAATGGTTAGATGAGGCTAAGCTTTTAATACCAGATACATTGCAAGCATTAGGTCAAGAAATTATTGATCAAGTAATGCAATTATTGAATATTCCTATAGATGGATTTGGTAAATTATTAACTGATCTTATACCTTATGTTAAGATAATTGGAATAATATTTTTACCTATTAAATTTGCAATAGGACTTATTAAAGCTGTAGTAGATATTGTAAAAGATTTAACTACTGATATTATAGCAGCAGTAAATAAATTAACTGAAATTGCATCTGACCCTGTTGGATTTGTATTAGGAATGATTGGTGATATATTAGGTCCCGTTATAGCTGAAATAGCTAAATCATTTGCACCTCCTGTTGTAGATATAAGTGGTATAGCAGCAGGTGTTCAAGCATTTTTTGATAGAATATTTAAAATAGGAGCACCTAAATTAACAATAGATGAATTAATGGATATGGCAGTATCATATCCAGGATTTGATAAAATAATATCTTTTTTATTGTTAGTTCAATGTATAATAAAATGGATGATTGGATTATTGAAACCTGAAACTATTTTAGGTTTATTTTTTCCAGCTGGTGTTCCATCTCAACCACCATTTAAAGTTTTAGGATATGTAGCATCTAGTAAAGCATTAAAATTAGATAATGAAAAAGCAGATCCTTCTAAGGCATTTAAAGTTGGAAATCAAATAGAATTTTTTCATGCTGATTTAGGAACAAAATTAACAGCTGAAATATTATCTGCTTCTGGAGATACTATAATACTTAAAACTGATCCATCTAATGGTACTGACGATGAAACTGGAGAAGGTGAAGCTAAATAATTTTAAAAGTCCCTATGATATATATTTTTTAATCCTTTAATTTAAACATTAATGAATGTTACAACGAAATTAAACGTACACTCTTATTTAACGCATATTGCAAATAATAGTACCTATTATATTAATAAATTAGATTTAATAGGATGCATCCAAATGCACCTAGATTAATCCATTATCAACCCTTAATTATTTTTAAAATGTTAACAAAAGTAAAAATTAAAACTAACGTACACAATCCATTCGAAGAAGAATTCGTAGAATTAGAAATCCCAAGAAAAACAAAAATCTTTAGTGATGAATCTTATGTAAAAGAAGCATATGAGTTATATACAAATGGTCCTAATAATGACTTTGAATATACTGAATTGCAAAATGGAAGTACGATAACAGCAAAGATAGTTTCAATTAATAAAGAAGATGCTTGCTTAGAAGTAGACAGTAAACATACAGTAACGTTAAACCTTAAAAAAGAAGATAAAAAATATTCTGATCTTTTACAAGTAGGTAATGAAATTAAAGTAAAAATTTCAAAAAATAATAGTAATGATTTTAGAGCATCATTTTCAGATGCTATTAAAGATAATAAATTCCAAGAAATTTTAGATTCAGTAGGAAAACCTGTTGCATATAAAGCAATAGTAAAAGAATTAATTCACGGTGGTTATCTTTTAAAAATTGACAGTATAGAAGTATTTATGCCAGGATCTTTAGGTGGAATGAATAAATTAATTGATTTTAATTCTCTTATAGGAAAAGAATTAATTGTAATGCCTATAAATTATTCTAAAGAAAAAGGTACTATAGTAGTATCTCATAGAGAATATCTAAAAACACAAGTTGGAAATAATTTAGATAAAATTAGAGATAATATTAATGATGAATATGAAGGATTTATTACTGGAACTACAAAATTTGGAATATTTGCGCAATTTGGTTGTTTAACTGGTTTAATTCCTATGAATGAATTAAATGATGAATGGTTAAATAAATTCAATAATAGAAGTATTAAAGCTGGAGATAAAGTTAAATTTTTAGTTAAAGATATTATAAATGAAAATAAAATAATTTTAACTCAATTACAAAAAGATTTATGGGTAGATATAGATAAAAAATATCCACCTTTAAGCAAAGCAAAAGGTAGAATAACATCAATTAAAAACTATGGTGCATTTATCGAATTAGAAAAAAGCATTGTAGGTTTACTTCATATATCAGAATTTGAAGGTATTGAATTAAAAGAAAATGAAGAAATAGAAGTAATTATTTCTAAAATAGATATAGATAATAAAAAAATAGAATTTAAAAAAGTTTAATTATGAGTGAAATGGATATTAAACATATTAAAGGATTAGAAATGCGTTTATTAGTTGTTGAAAAAGGCTATGAACATTTAAGTAATAAATTTCAAGAATTAGAATTAATTAATCAAATGTTAAAGGAACATATTACTTATTTAAAAATGCGAATAGATGGAGCTCAATGGCCTGTATTTAAAGATGAGTCACAAAATTAAAAAATAAAGAGGAATTAATTCCTCTTTATTTGTTTTAGCTCTATTATTTGTTCTTTAATTTTATCAACCTTTTCTTTTTCAGATTCTCCCATTTTCATTAAAGCATTTCTTTTAGCTTGTGGTAATTTTTTAACTTTTTCACTAGCTTTTTCTATAGCCTTATCAAGATTCAGTTTAATCTTTTCCTCCTTTTCTTTTAAGACTGCTATATGCTCCTGTAATGTTTTTCGTGTTTCGTTATCCGTATTAGGTTTATTCATAAGAGTTTTTTTATCTTCAATAGCCTTAACTATTTTTAATTGTTGAGATAAATAACTAGAAGCTCTTGCTGTATATAATGTCAATGGAGTTCCGACTGATTCATTAACAAATTCACTATACTCTTTTATGTATTTCATATCAATATTTTATTTTTAATTATCTAAGAATCCAAAATCATCAGCATTAATTAAATGATCTGGTATATTAAAATATTTTTTAATAAATTCAAGTTCAAATATTTTTCTAACTATACTAATAACTGACATATTATTTTTTATTTCTTGTTTCCAATATTTTACAATATCTTCAACATTCTTTTTATCTTTTTTTATAGTATTTATTATAAATTCCAAAGCATCATTATAGTTAGTATATTTTTTTCCAATTTTTCCAATATTTAAACCTGCATATGTTCCAGATCCATGTTTTAATCTAACACTTTTTTTACGACATTGAAAAATTTCAAATTTATTAAATTCATTATTTAAAATTAAATCATAATCTAAAATTTTTTCTTTAGGTTGCTTTTTAACCAAAGGATTATCTTTTAATGTTTGAACTTCTTTGATTCTAAATAATGGAGAAAATTGAAATGAACCATTCTTTTATTGTTGTAATGTAGATATATCTTTTACTTCTAATTCAATTAACTCTTTATATCTTTTACTTTCTTTAGCTTCTAAATATAATGGATTTAAATTTACATCAGGTAATTTAGCTTCATTAATAAAATCGTTATAGTCTTTAATATATTTCATAAAAAATTTATGACCTTTTAATATATATTTAAATTATAATCTATAATATGAAATTAGATGATTTAACAAGCCATGATATTTTACATTCAGCTAAAGTTGGATGGGAGATTGAATTTATACCTAAACAATCTGTTGAAGAAACTAGAAAAACTTTACAGAAAATTTTAGGTAAAAAAATTCAATATTTTGATAAAGCTCATAGTGATTTTAAACCTGACGATAAAACATTTAAAATGGAACCTGACTATTCTGGAGGTGAAAAAACTCTAGAATTAATTACAGGCCCAATGAAATATATAGAAGCTAAATTAATATTAGGAAAAGCGTTTGACTATATTAAAGATAATGCAAATACAACTAATAGATGTGGTATTCATTACAATGTTTCTTTCGATTCTAAAAAGTATGGAGAAGGTTTTCTATCTCATATGGATGTTTTAAAATTCATTTTAGAATTTGATGAAGAATATGTATACGAAATATTTCCTAAAAGAAGAAGCAATGTATATGCTAAGTCTATAAAATTTATAATACCTCAAAATAAATATTTCTTAGAATCTGATTATGATTTTAACAATATATCTCCTAAAAATTTTATAATGCCTCATACTAAATACTATGGAGTTAATTTCACTAAGTTAATTAAAGGCTATTTAGAATTTAGATATTTAGGAGGTAAAAATTATCATGAAAAATATGATGATATTATTAAAGTTGTAGATGAATCTTTAATATCATTATTTAGATCTGTTAATAACAAAGAATATTCTGCTGATAATAAAGAAGAATTAAAAATGATTTTTAACAAACATCTAAAATTAATTAGAGCATATAAAGATTTAAACGGTTTATTTACAGAATTTCCTAAAATTAAATTCTATTGTGATATGCAGGATGATCCAAAAATAACAAATCTTTATTACTTAAATGTTAGAGATAGAATATTTAAAATATTATGTGAAGCACAATTAAAACAAGGTGAAATAAATTATGATTCTGATAAAGGAAAAATACAAATAAGAAATGCAAATTTAACAAATTGTCACGAAATAAGTAATGTTGATTTAATTGAATGTACAATAGAAGGAAATCTTTCAAATTGTGAATTATTCCATTGCAAAGTAGATAATTCAATTTTAGATGATTGTAAACTTTATATGGAAACAGATATTAAAAATTCAAAAATTAATAATTGTTATTTTGGAAAAACCTGTACTGCTAATAATATTTATGTATATGGTAAAAAAGGAACCTTTAATGGTGAAATGAAAGGTGGTATATTTAGAGAAGGTTTTGTTGGAAACTTTGCTATAATATCACCAGAAACAGATGTAATAGAATTTAAAAAAATATAATTATGAAAATACTTTTAACTTATGAACAACATGTAATATACGAAAAATTTATTACATCAAATATGGAAATAGATGAATTTTTTTCTAAAGAAGAAAATCTAAATGAACAAGATATCGAAAAAATTAAACAAGTTATAGACGATAAAGTAACAAGAGCTAAAGAAAGAGGAAATGAAAAAGCTTTAGCAATTAAAGCAAAGGCTGATATATTAGCTCAAAAAGAAAAAGAAAAAGCATTACAAAATGCAGAATTTATAAAAGCTAATGGACAAAAAACAATAGATAAAATAAAACAAACGATACAATAATATGAAATACTTATTAGATTTAAATGACTATAATGAAATAGATTCTATTATAGTTGATGAAGAATTATTTGTTAACTCATTATTTAATATTTATAATGAATCAGAAGATAAAGTAGAATTTGAAAAACTTTTAGATGCTACTATAGAAGAAGGTTTATTTGATAATACTAAAATTAAAAAACAAAGTAAAGAATTGATCAATGTTGATGGTAAAAAAATGACTAATGCACAATATAGAAAAATGAAATCTAAAGCTGCAGTTAAAAATTTAGTTAAACAAAGTGGTAAAAATATTAAAAGACCTTGGAGTTTAAAGAAAAAATTAGGTGTTGGAGCTGCTGTTGTTGGAGGTACTGCTGCTATAGCCGCTCTGGCCAAGAAAAGAAAAAAAGAAGCATCTTATGATGAATCTTTTGATTTTGATATTAAATATGATTTATTAACTCATTATAATGAAAATTTTAAAATAGAAGAATCAAATAATGAATTAATAACAAAAATTAAAAACTTATACAATATATTAAATTAATTTTATTATGGCTAATGAACAATTACAATGCCTAGATTTATTAATAAAAGAAGTCAAACAAGAACTTACAGTTGCTTGTCAACTACCTATTAATATACCTACAAAAGAAATAACTCGTATTATTAAATATGCTAAACAGTGGTTTTGGAAGCATTACGAAACGGCCGTTGAAGAAAAATATTTTGTTATACTTGATGAAATGTGGTCTAGACCAGAATACAAAGAAACAAGAAGCGTAAAATTACCAGAAAATATTTTTTCAGTTCATGGATTATATGAACTAGGAAAAGAAAATTTCGGTAATAATGGATGGAATTCAATGGATAAAGATTTCTCTTTAGATAAATTTATTTATGGCAATATGTATCAGCCTGGACTTCAATCTGAAAGCTTAATGTATTATGTTGTTAATGAAAGTTTTTATGATCTATCTAGAAGAATTCTAGTAAATAAAATTAGCTATGATTTTAATAGACTAACTCATAATCTAAGATTTATGGGTGATCAACCTAAAAGACACGTAGTTCTAAGAATATACCAATACATAGATGACTGTAGCCTTTTCAGTGATGAAATATTCTACAGATATGTAGTAGCCCAATGCAAAGTCCAAATATCAAGAGTACTAGGAACGTTCAATTTTGAATTACCCGGATCTATAACTTTAAATTATGATTTAATTCGTGATGAAGGTAAAGAAGAAATTGAATCCATACGTGAACAGCTAAAATCAGAAGAAGGAACCGATTGGTTTTTTGCGAGTTAATAATCAATATGTTATAATATTTTATATAAACAGATAATTTAAGTCAATATTTTTAAAAGTATTGACTTTTTTATTTCTAAACTTTTAATTAAAATATCATATAAAATTAGATATAGGATTTATTTTCTAGAAAATAAATCAAGTAAAAATATTTAAATTAATAAATATATGGAAAGTATAATAATTTTAGATGAAGAAAAAATGTCATATTATTATTCAAAAGCAACTAAAGCTGCTAATACTGCTGAAAGCTGGTTTGAAATAAATCTTAATAAAGAGTTCAAAATAATATTAGAATATCATAATAAGTATTTTAAAGATAAAGATTTTAAATTTTCTCAAAAATTATTTAATTACATTAATAAAGTACAAAATATTTCAATTTGTCCTATATGTAAAGAAAATGAATTAGGATTTAAAGGAAGAGCTTTAGGATATCAAAAGTATTGTAGTAAAATTTGTAAAATTAATAGTAATATGTACAATGAGATAGTTAATACAAAAAAGAATGATCCTAATCATTATATTAAAAGGGCAAAAAAGTATAAAAAAACTATGTTAGAAAAATATGGAGTTGAGGCACCAATTCAACATCCTGAATTTCGAAAAAAAATTGAAAATACAAATATTAAAAAATATGGTTTTAAAACTCCATTTGAATCAAATACTGTTAGAGAAGTATATAAAAAAAATTATTTAGAAAAGCATGGAGTTGATCATAATTGGAAAGTAAAAGAAGTTATAAATAAATGTAATGAAACTAAAGATAAAATTTATGGACATAAAAAGGAAGGTATAACTAAAAAAATAAAAGAAACACTAATGAAAAGATATAATGTAGATTGTTCATTAAAATTAAATATTGATGAAATAAAAGAAAAAATAAAAAATACATTAATTGAAAGATATGGTGTAGATCAGATATTTAAATCATCAATTATTCGTGAAAAAATTAAAGAAACATTAATTGAAAGATATGGAGTAGATCATCAAATGAAAGATTTAGTTATATTTGAAAGAGCAATGATGAATGCATTTAGATTTAAAGGTTACGAATTGCCTTCTGGTAAAATAACTAGAGTGCAGGGCTATGAACCACAAGCATTGGATAAATTGTTTGAGATGGGATATGATGAGAGTGATATAATGATTGAGAATAAAGATATTGAAAGATATATAGGGAAAGTAATATATATTACAATTGATGGTAAAGAGCATCGTTATTATCCAGATATTTATATAGTTAGTGAGAATAAGATAATTGAAGTAAAGAGTGTATATACGTATAATAAGAATAAAGAAGTTAATGAATTGAAAAGAAAAGCTTGTTTAGATGCTGGATTGAATTTTGAATTTGATATAATAAAATTATAGATAATGAAGTATATAAAAGAGTATGAAGAGTATATAGCATGTAGTTCCGAAGAACTAAATGAACAAAATGATAAATTTATAAAATATGCTAAAGAGTTAATACCAGATTATGAAAATATAGTAGTTACTAAAGAAGATGAAATGCAAGCAGATAAAATATATAATGTTTCTTTAAATGATGATTATTGGAAAAATGATGAACCTTCTAATGAATTAAATAAAAGAATAGATAAAATTTTAAATAAAATCAAAGAAAAGAATCCAGATATTAATTGGAAAATTTTACAAAAACCTATATATGATAAAATTCATAGTGGATTAACTTAAATTATAAAAATATGAAATATATACAAACATATGATGATTTTTTGAATGAAGATAATTTTTTTCAAAGACTTTTTAGAAGAAAGAAAAAGAAAAAAATTATAAAGAAAGATGCAGAGGAAAAAACTCTAGATATTCAAAAGGAAATAACATATGATACTGAAAATAAAGATGATATAAGAACTGAAATTTTTGGTAATAAATATATTTTTGTAGATTTAGATCATACATTAATTGAACCTGCATCAGGAGGAACATTTTCAGAGGATAAAAATGATTGGATATTAAAAAGTAATTGTATTGCATATTTAAAAATAATGGTTAAAAAAAATTATAAAATAATTATTGTAACTAATCAGGGAGGAATTGAATCAGGATATGTTAATGAAGATGATTTTAAATATAAAATGAATAAAATTAAAAAATCATTAGCAGCAAAAGGAATTCCATTATTAGATTATTTCTATAGTATAACAACTAAAAGAACCGATCCTATGAGAAAACCTAATATAGGAGCTATTACTAAAACTATAGAAAAATATGGAAAAATAGATAAAGCTAATTCAAGAATAATAGGTGATAAATCAACAGATAGAGATTTTGCTAAAGCAGCAGAACTGAGATATTTAAACATAAAATTTATCTAAAAATAATTTAAGTAATGAAGTATATAAAAGAATATGAAGAAGTTGTTACTGATAAGAGTGATATAATAATAACTATACCTTCTAATATAGATTGGAATGAATATAGAAAAGAATTAGATTCTGTTAAAAATGGATCTAATAATTTAAATTTTAAAGTTCCATTTCTTCCTAAAAAAGATATAGTAGGAAATAAATGTTACCTAAATTATAATGGTAATGTTGTGGGATGGATGAAAATAACAGGAATAAAGGAAAAATCTTTTACATGTTCTACTACAGGAAAAAATTGGAGTGGTAAATTTATAGAAAGATCAGGACAATTTAATGAAATAGAGCCAATTCCTATGAAAGGATTTAGAGGGTTTAGATACTTTAACTTAAATGAATTAAATAAATGAAATACATTTTAGAATACGAAGAATTTTTATTAGAAGCTAATACAGGTCGTAAAGAAAAAAATAAACAACAAAATATAAATGATTTATACAAAAGTTTAACCAAAATATATGAACTTTTTAAAAAATCAAATAAAATTTATTTAAGTAACGAAGAGTTTAAACCTATAGAGTTTCTTAAAAAAGAAAATATTAAAAATTATGCTGCAATATTACGTTTAATATTTAAATATTTTTTAAATAGCGATTTAGTGCCTAATAAACCATTATATTCTTTAAAAACAAATGAAGCCCCTACTAAAGAATTAACTGAAAAAATACTAAATGAACTTTCTAGCGATTTTATAGATAGACGTAATATACTTAAAGATACATCTCCTAAATATGATGGATTATCGCAAGAAGAAGCGGTACTTCTTGCACTCCAAACTATATACAGAGAAATAGAACAAAACAATGGTAATGCATATCCAAGCCGTGTATTTTTTAATTTAAGTCCTAAATTTAATATTATATGTACTAAAATATTAAAGCTTTATGATTCATATTCTTTATCTAAAGATCCTAAAACATTAAAAGAAGTAGAACAATATTTTAGTTCTAAAGTTATAGATAAGCATGAATTTTCTAAAACCAAACATAATTTATATGTTTGGTTAGCTAATGAACCGACATTAAATATGGCTAAAGAAGTCGTTAAAAAATATAATGAATACACTATGAGTAAATTTAATAATCTTTCTTCATCTCTTAATGATGAAGAAAGATCAAATTTCAATATATCTACTATTAAAACTCATTTAAGACGTAAAGGCGCAAGTGATGAAGAGATTAACGACTATATTAAATTTAAATATAAACAAATTAAATCTGGTCCAGCACCAACAGTAAATTTAAAAAATATGAGTAAAGAAGAAAAACGTACACATGTTATGAAAAATATTTTAAGACGTAAAGGTATGAGTGAAGAAGATATTAATGATTATATAAAAAATAAATACAAACAAAGAAAATAATTTTTAAATGTTATAATTTAAAATATATTTTATTATAACCTTTAAGTAAATACTTTTTTATATCATTTTCTATTTTTATTACTTATGTTCAATTAATTTTTAAACTATTTTATTAGTTAATCCATGATAATAATTATATAATTCTATAAAATACTCTGACATATATGATGGTATATGATTAAAATTATTGTTTAATTGTTTAATAAATTCATTAAATTCTATATTAATATCTAATTCATTATAACCATTATAAATGTAATCATAGATTACATGTTTACTATCTAACTCAAAAAGTCTTTTAATTATATTATATAATTCTTCATTTTTATAATTTAATTTTTTATTTAATTCTTTATATAAAGCATGATATTTTTTAATTAACATATTTTTATAACTAGTTTCTTCAATCGAAAAATCTTGATGACCTACGAATCCCCATGCATCTTCATATTCCATTATAAATAATCTTCTTAATATAATTATCGGTTCTTTAGGTAATATAATATAAAGTCTACCACCCTCTGGAACATCTTTTAAATATTTTATATCAGATGAAGGTTCACTTGTCATACAGTTATCTATAACTAATGCACCTTCTCTTTTTTTATACCAACTTCCCCAATATAAATCAGCAGCTCTATTTAATGCTTCAACTACAATATTACCTTCTTTATCTTCATATAAAATATTACTTCCTATTTCAACTAAATCTGTTCTAGTTTTAAATATATCTTTTGGTTTGATTTTTAAACTGTTATTAATATTATATAAATCTTTTACTTTATTAAATGTATAATCGTTATTTTTATTAAAATCTGAAAAATTATATAAATCTCTTTCATTTTTAGCAAATGTATTTCCTTTGATATCATACATTCGTGATATATTAACATAATCTTCTAATTTATTACCAATTCTATTATTTTCTTTATTTAAAACATACTCTCTTACAGCCCAATAAACATATTTATTACTTATATTTGTTATTAAATAATCCCAAGTCTTTTTATCTATTCTTTTAGTTTTTAAAAAGTCTTTTTCAGCATCTACATATCTAGTATTCTCAAACAAAAATTCTTCATACTCTAATATAAACTTCATAACCTTCTATTTTTAATTATATATTCAAAATATATAATTAAAATAGAGTAAGCATATGAAATACATTTTAGAATACGAAGAATTTTTATTAGAAGCAGATGATGAAAAAATAAGATATAGTGGACGTTATATTCCACCCGAATATGCGAATAAGTTTAAAAACACTTCTAATGATAAAAATAAATCAAAATCAAGTAACTCATTTAGAACTCCTAATACTGTTAAAGGAACTGCATCGCAAAAAGAATTTGATGAAGTTTTAAGAAAAGCAAAAGAAAAAGAAGGAAACAAAGATGAAAATAAATTAGAAGTTACTTTGTTATATTATACAAAACAAATAAGACCTTTCAAAGAAAAAGTAACTAGTATGAGATTGCTTCAAAGATTTGATGATATAGGGCCTGAAAGAAGTAGGCAACAATTATTAGTAGCTTTAGATAGTGTATTAATGGATAATCAAATAAGATTATATTTAGAAAGAAAAATAATTGACGCTAGTACATCTAAAGACTTGGCAGAATTAATTTTAAAGTATACAATAATTCATAGTGGCGGAGATTCTGATCCTTTTGATTTTAAAATATTTTCTAAGAAATTTAATTTAAATTATACACAACATAGTGCAAATGATTTGAGAATATTAACTAATATAAGACGTGGAAAATGAAATACATTTTAGAATATGAAGAATTTTTATTAGAAAATAAAGGACCTGATATAGCTATGAGTATTATAGCTGAAAAAAATATAAATGATGATGTAATATATTTAAACGGACATCAAATAACAACTATTCCAGATAGAGTATATAAATTTAAAAATTTAATACAACTTTATTTATTTGATAATCAATTGTCATCAGTACCTGATGACATATTAAAACTTAAAAATTTAGTCGTATTAGATTTAAATAATAATAAATTAACGTTGATATCTAAAAAGATAAGTCAGTTAAAAAAATTAAGAATATTAAGTTTAAATAATAATAATCTTAAAAAATTACCAAAAGAATTTTTAAAGATAGAGCAATTAGATATAATTGGAAATGATATAGATAGTATAGTTGATAATTGGTTGAGTGAAGATCCCAATTTATATTTAAAGTATGAATTTATAAGAAAGTTAAGTGTTAGTAGTAAAATAAAAAATAAATACGAGCATTTGTATAATGCTGATGATTTTGGATTTTTATAGAAAATAAAACATGAAAAATGAAATACATAAAAGAATATAAATTATTTAAAAGCGAAACATTAAGTGAATCTAACAATATAACTATTGTTTCAACAAAGGAATATGTCAATGTATATTATAAAGAAAATTTTAGTTTAGGAGTATGTGAAATTTCAAATATTAATAACTGTGAATGGTATATTAATAGAGTAAATATTCCAGATGTATTAGGAAAAGGAAAAGGAGTAGGATCTAAAATTTTACAAATAGCTATAAAAGAAATAATAAAAAAATATGATCCAAAATCAATATATGTTACTCCTGGTGGATATGGAGCAGATTCTAAGAAACAATTTAATTTTTATAAAAAGAATGGATTTATAGAAATACCAAATGAAAAAGAAGTTTTATATTATGGAGATTTAGCAATACCTAGTAGATGAAAAAAGTTTATTTAATAGAAAATATAATAGGAGAAGAAGTTCAATATAAAATAGGTTGGACTGGTCAAAATATGGAAGATAGAATTAAAGGAATGACAACCGGTAATCCTGGAGAATGGAAAGTAATATTAGAATACAATACAAAATTTGCTACAAAAATTGAAGCTTATTTAAAAAGAAATTATTCAAATAAACAAATTAAAGGAGAATTTTTTAAACTTAATCAAAATGACTTAGAAGAATTTGGATTAATTTGTAGAAAGGTAGAAAAAAATATAACGGAATTAACTAAATACAATAATCACTTTATAAAAATTTAATATGAATTACAAAGAAAAAACTAGAAGTAGAATATACGCAGATTTATTTATATCTAAAAAAATTTATACTTATTTTAAAAATTTTGGATATATTAATGATAGTTGTACAAATATATGTAAAGATATAGAATTATTATTTTCATCAAATACTATTGATGAAATATATACTCTTGAAATATTTAATAAAGTTTTTAAAAATTATAATCATCCTTTTAATGAAAATAAAGATGCTATTAAAGATCCTTTATGCTTTCAATTAATTCCAAGTATAACTAATAGTAATCCTATGATATTAGTTTATTATTTAGATTTAGATTGTCTTAGATGTTGTACTCAAACAGTTAAAAATTCAGATTATTATGAGTATAAAAAATTAGTAAGTTTAGAAATAGAAAAAAATAAAAATATATGAATTTTTTAAAATCATTTAAAGAGAAAAAATGTACAAATATATTTTGTAAGTTTTTTCAGAGTTTATTATTTAATACTATTACACAAATATTGTTTGGAGCTTCATTAGTTATTATAACATCAATTATATTAAATTTTACAACAGAAGGAACAACTATAGATAATATAGTTGGAACTATATTTAATTTAGGAGCATTAATATTATCTATTATAGCATTAGTATTTATAGGATATGCTTGGATAGTTAAACCTATTATTACTTTAGTAGCATTTATTGTAAATAAAATGAATAAAAAATGATTGTATCATTAATATTTATTTTAATTGCTGGAATTTTAAATGCTATAATGGACGTGCTTTCATTTAGATTTTATAAATCTATTTTTAATGATATAAAAAATGAAAAATTAATATCATGGATTAATCCCGCAGTTAGTTGGAAAAATAAGTATAAAGATAAAGATCCAAAAAAAGGTCCAGCATTTTTTGGATCAATGACATTTTTAGTTTCTGTAACAGATGCTTGGCACTGTGCAAAATCTTTAATGATTACATGTTTATGTTGTGCAATAATTTTTTATGAATCATGTGGAATAAATATATTTTTAGAACTAGGTATTTTATATGTAGCATTTTCTGGAGTATTTGAATTGTTTTATTCTAAAATTCTAATAAATAAATAAAAGATATGCCAAGAGATTTTTATACAAGAGATGATACTGCTCCTAAATATCAATCAGATATTATGGAATTATCTGATACTGTTTCTTTATTAATTATTCAAATAGAAAATATTTTATTTACTAAAAGAAGAGAAGTAATTGGATTTCCAGGGATGGGAGTTAATTTAGAAGAATTATTATTTACATTTAATGTTAATGAAAACGAATTAATTGCTAAAGTATCTTCTAATATAATTAACTATTGTCCATTATCTAGAATTCATCCAGTTGATGTTAGAGCTTATTTTTTAAGAGGAACTGAAAAAGATATTGCTTTAATTGATATTATAATTGAAGGTAAAAAATCTTTAAGCATACTTTTATAAAAAGTTTATAATTTCTTAGAGACTTTTTCGTTTTGGATATATAATAAAATAATATATTCAATAGAATGAATTTTAAATTTTTAAGTAAGGAACGTTTATTATCAGCTCAAATATTTGGACAAGCTTTTAAATATTTAGTTGAGAAATATGAACAGAGTAAAAATATTTTAACACCTGCTAGTCCATTTTCTCAAATACTTCATGTATTATCTGAGATAAGTGAATTAATATTTTATTATATTGAGAATGCATTAACTGAATTAAATTTCATGACTGCAAGAAATCGAGAATCTATTTATGGATTAAGTCGATTAACTGGTCATAATCCTACTAGAGGTATTTCTGCATTTGGAAAGGTTGCATTAAAATTAAAGAGCGGGATAGATAAAGAAATAGTCGGTGATTATATAATAATTCCAAAGTATACAAAGATAATGTGTTTAACTAATAATTTACCTTATTTTTTATTTTTAGATAAGGATAATATTATTTTAGAAAAAGGAGATACGTCATTTCATCATGCTCAAATATATCAGGGAACTATTGAATCACAACAATTTGTATCACAGGGAAGATCAATGGAAAGTCATTCTTTAACTACTAAAGATATGACAGATCATTTTCAAGTCGAAGTATTTATAAATGGAAAGAAATGGGAAAAATATGAAAGCCTTTATGATATGATGCGAGGTGATGAAGGAGTAATTGTTAAAACTGGTATTAGTGGAGGTTTAGACGTATATTTTGGATCTGAAAATTTTGGAACCATTCCAGCTGAAGGATCTATTATTGAAATACAGTATATTAAGATAAATGGAAGAAGCGGAAATATTGGAAATAGTAATGAAGTAATTTTAAAATATGAAGATTCTGGATTTGATAAATATGGAAATGAAATAGATTTAAATGAAGTATTAATGACAAGCATATTAATGCCACCTTCATTTGGATCAGATTCTGAACCTTTAGATTTTACAAGATTGATAGCTCCTAAAGCTAGTAAATCTTTTGTATTAGCAAGACCTGATAATTATATTTATTTTTTAAGAAGATATAATTTCTTTTCTGTTATTGATGCATATTCAACATTTGATGATCAATATTTAAATGATGATAATATTGTTTATTTATTTTTATTACCTGATATATCTAGAAAAGTAACAACTGATGTTGATTATTTTACTTTAGATCAATCTGAATTTACATTAACTCCTTTAGAAAAAGAACATATATTCAATATAATCGAAGAAAGTCAACAACAATTAATTAGTTCAGAATTAAGATTAGTTGATCCAATAATTAAATATTATGCAATTAATATTATTATTACTCATTTTGAAAATAAATCAGAAAGTAATTTAAGATCTGAAATTAGAACTAAATTAAGTGAATATTTTTTAACGGTTAGAAGAAGAGACAAAATACCTAGATCTGATATAATAGCTTTAATAGAAAATATTGATGGTATTGATTCTGTAAATGTTACATTTGTTTCTAAAGAAAACGAATTAGCATTAATAAGAGGATATTATTATGTTCCAGTTGAAGGATATGATACTAAAACTAATACAAAAAAACTATTAACAAATAAAAAAATAACACTTAAACAAAATGAAAATCCAAATTTAGGATTAGATGAATTTGGTGATATAGTTATTAAAGAGAAAGAAGTTCCAATTATAAGAGGTGGATGGAGAGATAGAAATAATAAATTTTATGAAATATATCCTGAACCTACTAAACTATCTTCTTTAAATATTATTTTTAAAGGTGAAGTTAAATACGATTTATATAATAGAATAACTGAAAATAATAGAAAGAAATTAAAATAATGGCAAAAGTAAGTTTATATAATTTAACATATTATCGTAATGAAAGTTTAAAAAATTTAGGCTTTGATTATAAAGATGTATTAATAAGAAAAACTAGTTCTAATTATCTTTTCAAAAATATTAATATGGATGGATTTCTAAAATATATTAATGATATAATGGTTCATCATATTGAAAATGTTAAATATATACGAACATTTTTTAATTACACAGTTCCATATAACTATAAAAAGATTAACTAATGACTGATTATAAAAATTTATTTTTTTTTAATAAGCTGGGTCAAAATTGCAATTTTGAATTTGATACAGAAAGTAATCAATGGATAGGTAATTTATTTTTACCTAAGGTTTCTACTAATTTATATGAGGTAGAAAGTCTATTTATAGTTGAAAAATTTGTCACTACTAATTCTGTTATAAAATACGGTAAACCTCATATTAGTGATCCATCTGCTACTAATAAAAATATACAAGCTGAGTGGTATAGTGATAGTACATTAAAAATATTTTTATTTCAATTTAATCAAAGTACTACTTCTCCTACTATAGAAAATATAGATACTTTAGAAATAGAATTGGATCTTGATCCAACTGAAACATTAAATATAGATGAATTAAAAATAACTGATGTTATTAATAATGAACCTATATCTTTATATGTAGCAATTAATTCTGATGAAGAAGATATTTATGAAAGAGTATTATTATTAAGAGATTTAAATACTGGAAATATATTTGCACAAATAAAGTTTTATGGTGAAACTGTCGATGAAGACGAAAGATTAAAAGTCTTAACTAAAAATTTGGGTTATGATTTTATAGCAAATGATTTATCAATGTTTAAAGAATCTGATATATACGAAGAACTATCAGATAATATTATTCTAAATGAAAAAAGAAAAGAAATATTATTAGAAGGCCATAAAATTGTTCCTTATATTGGATCATATAAAGCACTTATAAATAGTATTAAATACTTTGGATATAATGATTTAGTAATAAAAGAATATTGGAAAAATATAAATATTTATTCTTCTAAGTATGGTAAGTATATTCCTAATAAATCTATTAGTATAAAAGATAATTCTATTAAATTAAATGACGCTATTATAAATGATAAAAGTGATTCATATAGAAAAACTAATATGTTTAATTTATCATTTAGAATAAATAGACATAAAGAAGGATATTATGATGAATATGATATTCCAATAACAGAAGAGTCTTTCGATTATACTATTGAAGAAGCTTTAATAAAGTTTATGGGTTTGCAAAAGATTTTAAAAAATCATTTCTTACCATTAAATGCTAGAATATTAGACATTACAGCAGAAGCCGATTATTTTACAAAGATAAAAGAAATAGTTCTTCCATGTATAAGTGAAAGACAACATATTGATGTTGGTATACATCCTAAATTTAAAGTACTCCCTTCAACATCAGGTTATGTAATAGATTTGAGAAATATAGAAGATTTACAATGGCCTGAAAATACTGGATGGAATATTCCTCATGATTTTAGAGAATTAATTCAAGCTACTGATATAACACTTGGAGATATCTCCAATGTTTTATTAGCATATTTTCAAAATTATTATCCAAATTTAAATACAGTAGAACAATTTCCAGATAAAGAAGGCATACCAGTAGGATATCCAATAGTTTTAGAAAATACAAGTTTTGATATAACTTGGGATAATTCTTATATGTTAACTTGGAATAATTTAGATACTGATGCAAATCATATTTATGATTTTGAACCTATTAGTGTTACGTCATATACAATATTTAAAATTAGTGAAACTATTTCTGGACAAGAAATTGAATATCAAGCACAACCTGGAGATACAAGTAAAGAAATAAGTGAAAATTTAGTTGTATTATGGTGGACAAAAATAACTAGTGATGGACTTCCATGGGAACGATTTTATCCTACTGTAGTAGAAACAGATTTAGGATATGCTGTTAGAGTTAAAGGAATAAATGTTGCATCACAACAAATACATTTTAACTTTGTAACAAGTGTTGATAATATAGGAAGTATATATACTGATTTTAAAACAAAAAATATTTCTTTATCTAATATGTATACTTGGGATAGTATTCTGAGAGGTAGCTTTTACGATATAGAATGGACTGTTTTCAAATCTGCTGATACCACTCCAGAATTTTATCATAATGTAAGAGGTGCAATTGCAGATTATGAAGTATATCCAGTAAATCTTCCTTATGTAGGAGAATATACAATAGAATTAAAATTATATGATACGTTTAATCATATGTCTTATGATATAAAATATAATCATATTACTGTTGAAGATAAAGAAAGTGATTTTATAGGATTTTATAAATATAGAAATGAAAAATATGAATGGAAAAATGCTAATACTTCCTGGGATAAATATGGATCATACTGGGATTTACCATTAGTTCAAGATACAATATGGAATAATTGTGATTTAAGTTGGTATGATGTTTTAGATAGAGCAAATTCATTACCTAATAATATTGATCCTAAAACATATATACAAACATTTACTGCTTATGATGAAATAAGTTATCCAGGTCCTTATTTCTGGGATAATTTAACTGATGGATTATGGAATGACACTACACATTTATGGTGGGATTCAACGGATGTAAGCGGTGATAGCAATACGTATTTTAAAATTACCAATATATACTATGGTTCTGATTTAATCCTAGATGACGGTATTAATACCCACGTACATACCTTTAAATGCTATGATTTAATTAATGCTGCAACGGAATTGAATAATAGTAAAGATACTATATTTTCTAGATATGTATATAATGCAGTATTAGATGAAAATAATGAAGTTAAATATATTTTAGCAGTAGCTAAATTTGCTGGAAAAGGAGCTGATATTAATTCAATATCTGGTACTCCAGGAAAAGTAATTATTGAGAAATGGAAAAATAGTCGAGTTACAAATCCAACATGGGATAATTTAAATTTGTTAGATACATATAAAATTTTAAAACCATTTACATATATTAGTTTTTCTTATGATAAATGTAAAATTCCTGGAAAAACTAAACCACTTTGGACTATAAAAAACAATACTAACGATAATTTTTCTAATATATATTTTAACCAAAAGCAATTAAATTATATGTTCACTGAAAATGGAAATTATACAATTTCTTTAGCAATTGAAGATACTAATGGAAATAGAAAACAAATTGATAAAAATTTAATAATAATAGAATAAATAAAATATAAACTATGAGTATAGCCGTAACGGAAATTTTAGGTACAGATTCATTATCTGGATCTAGAACAGTAATTAATACAAATTTTACTGTTTTAAAAAATGAGATAAATTTAATTGAAACATATTTTGATCCATCAAGTGCAATCTTAGATAATATGAATAGTATATCTAGTGATAATCTTGTAGTTGGATTAAATACAACATTATTATCTATATCAGCATCAAACTCTTCATTAAATACTGATATAACTATTAATGGAGATGTAAATTTAACAGGAAAAATATTATCAAATAATATTTTTTCAAATACAATAAGTGATGATACAAGTATTGGTTCCGGAACCTCTGTACCAGAGTATGGTATTTATAGAGTTACAAATCCTAATGGTACACAACCTGTAATAATTGAATTATTTGAAGGCGAAATAGGACAAGAAATTACTTTTGTATATGATAAAGCTAATAGTGGTACAGTATCAATTATAGCAGGAGGTAGTGTTCCTTTTATGGGAACAAGTCAAATAGATTTAAATACTGTTGGACAGACTGTAAAATTATTGTGTATTACAAACGATGTTGGAACTAAAGAATGGTATATACTTGGAGGACATTTATATTCAATAGTATAAATAAGTCACATAGCACTTATATATAAATTATACAATTACATGTTGGTTATATGATATATAATAAAATATGTCATTATGATAATTTATAAAACTACAAATTTGATTAACAATAAAATTTATATTGGACAATCATACAAAAATGATCCTGAATATTTAGGATCAGGTTTGCTTATTATAAAAGCAATAAATAAATATGGAAAAGAAAACTTTAAGAAAGAAATACTTGAGGAATGTGAAAAAAGAGAGTATTTAAATGATAGAGAAATATATTGGATATCTTATTATAATTCAAGTAATAAAAGTATAGGTTATAACATTTCTTTAGGTGGTGAAGCTCCTATGACTAACTTAAAGCATAGTGAAGAAACTAAGAAAAAAATAAGTTTAATAAAATTAAATCCGAGCGAAGAAATAAGAAAAAAAATTTCAGATGGATTAAAAAATTCAATAATAAGAAAACAATTATATTTAGATCCAGTATATTTAAAAAAGCTTTCAGATGGATTAAAAAATTCTGAAATTCATAAGACTCTTATGAAAAGTACAGAATATAGAAAAAAATTAAGCGAATCATTAAAAAATTCTGAAAAATTTCAAAATAGCATACATAGTGAAGAACATGGTAAAAAAATAAGTGAATCATTAAAAAACTCAGAAAAATTTCAAACTTATATACATAGTGAAGAAAGAAGTATATTAATGAGTAAAATTATTAAAAATTCTGAGGCACATAAGATCGCTATGCGAAGTAAAGAGCGCAATAAAAAAGTAAGTAATAGTTTAAAAAAATATTATAGTATAGATGCTAATAGAAAAAAGCAAAGTGAAGCACTTAAAAATTCAAATGCACATAAGATTGTTATGCAAAGTGAAGAATATAGAACAAAAAGATCTGAAATAATTAAAAATTCTGAGGCACACAAGATTGCTATGCAAAGTAAAGAATATAGCAAAAAAATGAGTGAGGCAATTAAGAATTCAGAAGCATGGAGAAATGCAATGAATAGTACAGAATATAGAAAAAAATTAAGCGAATCTAAAATGGGTAGTAAAAATGGAATGTATGGTAAAAAAGGAAAAAATAACCATTCATCTAAACCTATTTTACAATTAGATATTAATAGTAATATAGTAAAAGAATGGTATAACATAGGAGAAATAAAAGAGCTTAATTATAATTTAATAAAAATTAGGAAATCAATATCTGATAAAAGTATATATAATGGGTACTTCTGGGTTTATAAAAATGAATATATAATAAATAATAAAAATTACAATTATGGCATCCGGTCCACTTATTAAGAATTTAAATATACAAGGCGGAACTTTCTATGCTTTTTCTTCTGCTGCTCGAGATTTTACAAAAATAAAAGCAAATGAAAATTTAAAACTTGAATTTTCAAAATTTGTATGTTTGAATATTCCAAATATAAGTAAATTAGATTTTGCTACATTTGGACATTATGAAAATTATGTTCAATTAGAAACTATTGATGGTACTTTATTTAATGGTGGATTAACGGGTGATCCAAATGTTGATTTAATACAAAGTTTTCAAAATTACGTTTTAAATATGGAAGCTTTAGTATTATCTGATACTGATTATGATGCATCATCTAAGAAATCTACTTCTGAAAGAATATTTTTTAAATGGTTAAAAGAAATAGGTGCAATAAGATTTAGAGAAGCTACTTCTACGGAAGTAAATACTAATATAGGAGCACCTAGATTTGTAGAAGAAGATGAAAATTTAACAGGAACAACAAGATACCAAAAAGTTGTAACATATATAGGTGAATTAGATGTAATGAATAGTGTAGAACTTGCAGGAGAAACGTATACGGAAGTTTATATTAGAATACCTACATTAGTTGGTAATACACCAATGGTTTTATTTGATGCACTTTCAGATACTAATTATAAACCTAATCTTATTATAACAGGATCTGGAGAATATTTACAAGGAAGAACTTCAGGTACTATACATCCTGATGGATTAAGCATTAATGCTTTTTATGATTATGATGCATCAGTTGACTATACTGATCCTAATGCTAATTGGCATAATGAATCAATTAGTGGCGGTAACGTAAATAGTTATTTTACAGAACTAAATTCATTTACAGATCCTACTAATGTTAATATTAAAAAATATTATGATGATTATGTAGCTGGACAAAGTGGTGGAGTTGCATATAAAAGATCAAAATTAGACGGAATTTCTGTTGATTTTGAACCTGAAAGTTATTATGATATTATTAATGATTCTAATATTCAAAATATTCAACAATATAATTCAATGGCAAAATCTAAAAATTTTGAATTTAATGCCGTTCTTATTTATTATGATATTTTTGATGCAACACAAGTATTAGATAGAGCTACAAATCTTTATGGAATATTATTTTTAGATAATGTTAAATCTACTAGTGATGGTGGTTATATACCAAGATTTAAAAAATATAAACCGAATGAAATTACTAAATTAAATGGAAATTCATATGGATTAAGTCTTAATACTAAACAAGATGTTTCTATTGAACAAGGTGGAGTATTTACAATAGTAAATGAATATAATAATTTTTCAATGGGTTTATTTTCTGAAGCTACTGCTAAATTACAGGAGGCTTCAGTTATATTAACAAATGGAATATTAGAATTAGGAGATTTAAAAATAAGAGTTACAGATTTAGAAAATACATCTTATGCATTAGATTCAATTCAAACATTAGAAACTAGAATTGAAGATTTACAAACACAATTAAATAATGCTCAATTAGCTTTTGCTAGTAGTACAACATTATTAGATTTAATAGCTGCTAATTCTGACGAGATACAAAATATTATAAGTGGAAATCTTTCAATTAATTTAACTTATAATACAAATGTATTACAAAGTGGAAAAGGAGTACGATTAGATAAAAGTGTTCCAAATAGAGTTATTATAAACAACGTAAATCAAGAATATAATATTGTTATTCCGTATGATATAAATGATAAAGAAATTTCAGCTGAATTTAATCATGAGTTAGATTTAAATAGATCTGATATTAGAGTATATTTTGAGTTATTGGAATTTACTAATATGTGTAGATTATATACAATTAATACTGCTTTAAATACTCTTAAAATTTATATAAATGATGCTAATAGAAGTTTTGAAAAGGGTCAAATTATTAAATTTGTATTTCCTACAGAATTACTTTTACAAGAATACAGTATAGAAATATATACAGATAAAGCAAATGTATTTGGAAATGGACAATATGGATTAAAAATAGCAACTATATCATATTTAGATTTATTAAGTGCAAGACCTATATTTGAATTAATTTGTTTAAATAGTCAAAGCTATACATTTGATGTAGATATAATTAGATAAAAAAATGAAAGAAATGAAATATATTAATAAATATGAAAATTTTTCTAAAAAAATTGAAATTAAAAATAATGAAAATTATTTAATTGAATCTATTGAAGATTATGAAATTTTAATGGAATTAATTGAAGAAGGTATTTTTAGTAAAATAGGAAATTGGATGTTTACTGCTCCTAAGATTAGAAAAATAATGAAGAAAGTAAATGCACTAAGATTAGAAGCAGCTCAAAATACTGATGCAGCTAGACGTAAAGTTAGAGAAATGATTTTAGCTAATGAATATTTTGATATATCTAAATTAGATCAAATAATTAAAAAGAAAAATGATCCAATTTTAGATACAGCAAACGAAATGGAAAAGGATGCGCAGCAAATAGCAGGCACTAATGTATATTTAAGAAAAGTTTTTAGGGGAGAACAATTAAAAGGAATTAAAGATGCTAATGCATTAAAGACCGATACTGCAACTGATGATGAAAAATTTGCATATGGAAATTTTGATAAAATGGCAGATGGACAAATTAAAAAAGATTATAAGGATGTTAATGATGCTACAAGAGGTAGAACTTCAGGTAATCCAGAAGATTATAATAGATATGAAAAAAACATAAGTCCTATATTATTAAAACTTGATGAATTAATGAAAGATAAACCAGGCGAAGTTAGTAGTGTTTTACAAAATGTTTATAATTCATTACATAGAGAAAGATCATCTGAAAGAAAATCTCAAATAGGTTCAGATCCTTATAAACATAGTCAACGATGGATTGACCTACAACAAAAATATGGATTTACTGCAATAGAAGCATTTAGTTTTGTTGATATGGAAGATGATTTAAAACTATTAGATAGTAATATTAAAGAAAGAGAAGTAAAAGAAGTATGGGATAGATATAATAGTTTAATAGGTGATGCTGCACTTGCATTAAGAGAAAGTGACAATTATAAAGTATTTTTGAATAAATGCGTTAATCATTTAATTATAAGTAGAACATATAAATTATCTTTAAATGATGCAGCTGAAGCCGAGAAATTTTATAAAGAACATAAAGAAGATTATGAAACAATGCAGGCTGCAATAGATGCATGGAAAGAAGAATCAAAATAATTAATTTTATTAATAATGAAAGAAAGCATAAATAGTATATCTACAATGTTACCTGAATTATTAAAGCAATTTAATAATTCTATGGAATCATTCGACAAAGTAACTGAAGCAATTACTACTAGTAATGAAACAGTTGCTCTTGATCTTGTTGATAGTAATAATAATATTAAAAGAATATTTATTCCAAGTTTTGGTTTTCTTAAAGGCGAAATTGAAAGATTAAATAATAATATTGAATCATTAGGAGGAATTAGTACTAGTCAAAGTAATTTAAGAATGCCAGATGGAACATTCAGAAAGATATTTGTTACCGATATAAAAAGAGAAGCAAATGATTTAAAGGAACTAAATACTATAACCAATTTCGATATACAAAATAATTATTTCTTTGAAAATTTTATTAATCCATTTATGTATGTTTCTTTTGATATCACTGGACAGGTTTCTAATGATATTGAAAAAATAATGGTATCAAAATTTATTTTGAATCTAGATACACTTACTAAAAAAACATGGTATGATAACAATTATAAAAATAAATCTGATATACAATATTCAACATTCTTAAAAGATATTATAGATATGAAAATATCTTATATACCAGATGATGAAATAATGGATATTCCACCAAGAACAATTAGATATACCGGAACATTTAATGTATTAAGAATTAATGATACTAATGTAGAAGAAACTATTAATGGTGTAACAATAATTAAAAGAAGAAAACTTTATAAATTAAATAAATTAACTTATACTGATAATGATTCTAAATTTTCCGATACAGTTAGTTTAAGAGTAGGTGATCATCTTATAGTAAATTCTAGTCCATTGGACACTAAATACAAAATTACTTCTATAGATTCATCAACAAACAGTATTGTACTGGAATTATTAGAAGGTCAAAGAAGTATTCAAATAGGTACAAATACTTTAATATTCTTTAATGAGAAAGCTGATACAATTGAAGCTCAAATAGGAATAGGATATGATCAATATTGCGTTGTATTTTTAAAACCAATTGATCCTGATTCTAAAATACCTGCTAAAAATTGGTCATTAGGTTCTTCATTTTATACAAATGAATTACAAATAAATGTTAATGGTCAAACTCAAAAATTAGAAACTTATTATAAAAATGAGGTAACTGATTTTAGTGTATTTTTAAGATCAATGGCTAAAGATAATATACCACCATCTATATTAGCTATTACACCTGATATACCTATTTTAGTAGATACTAATTTTGAAGTTGTACAAATTAATGATCATATTACTGCTAATAAGTCTATTAAAGAATTAGAAACTTTACATAAAGATAAGATTTCATTAGAAAATGAAATTAAAGAAATTGATAAAGCTATTTTTAATAAAAAAGAAACTATAGCAACAAAGAATTATAAAGGTAATTCATCGCAAAAAGAAACTGATAAAACAGAACAAAATAAATTAATAACTGAAAGAAATTCAAAATCTCAATTATTTTCTTCACTCATTAAACAAGTAGATGCTAAAGTAAAAGATCAAAATTTAACTGATGTAAAAAGAAAATACCATTTAAGAGGTTATTTTCCAATGCCTAAACCTAAATACTCTATTGAAACTGGAGATCAAACTATTATTCAATTTATATATGCTTATAGATATTTATCTAAAGACGGCAATTTATCTAATACTAAACAATATAATTTTTCTGATGGTGGTGTTGAAAAAAGAGGTACATGGTCTCCATGGGTTGAAGTAGAAGGAAAAATTAGAGAAAGAATATTTGATGAAGTACTAAATAGATATATTTGGAAAGAAGAAAATCCAGAAGATGGAGATCAAAATAATATTAATACAATTGATATTCCTATAAGCAAAGGTGAATCAATTGAAATAAAAGTTAGAACAGTAAGTGAAGCGGGCTGGCCAAGCAACCCTGCAAAATCTGATTGGTCTACTATAATAAGAAAAGATTTTCCAGATAATTTAGGTAATGAAGATGCTTTATCTCAAATAGTTGAAAATAATACTATTCAATTAGCACAAGTAAATATGCAAGAAGATTTATCTTCTAAAGGAGTATTACAACATATTTCTGATTCATTTACTGCTAAAGAGAATTATTTTGCGCATGACTCAACTAAAATCGCATCAGGATTTTTAAGTCCAGAACAAACTCCTATTACATTATTTGATAAATTAGTATCTTATGAAACAAGATTAGCTCAATTAGAAGAAATACTTAAGAAAGCTAAAGGTAATTTGGTTATTAAAATGATTGATGAAAATGGAAATGAAACTTTAATTAAGAAAAATCAATTAAATAAATTCTTTGCTGGATATTATTCTGATATTGTTAAAGATTTAGATATTAAAAAAGGAGTTATTGTGAGCAAAACATTCTTCCTTACATTAGAAAATTCTGAAGCAACTACATTAGAATTAATATCTAGAATACCAGGCAGTTACACTAGAAAAGTTAATGCATCAGAACCATCAACTTCTCCAAATATAATTCCAGCTTCTTATTCATATTATAATAATAACAGTATTTTAATAGAAGGTAATCCTTCATATTCAAGTACAGATGATACTTATAATACTAAATTAAAATATGATTTAGTTCCAATAGTATTAGCTAATCCTACAACAGTTGATTCAGAAATAAATGTTAAAAATCCATTTCAATCATCACAAGTTAAATCACAATTTATCTATTGTAGATATAAAGATGTTGCATCAGAGGAAATATTTTATTCATATGATCAACCTGATATGAATGGTATTGAAACAGGTACTAAAATTACTAATGTTAATGACGCTGAATATTCTTATGGAAGAACTATATTAGGTACAAGTAGTTTAACTACTGATTTTATATGGGGTGCTAATTTTAATCCATCTGGTGATCCATATAGAGCTAATGATTTTGATTCATCTATTGATGATACTATTGAACTTCATATAGAACATCCATATATTAAAAATAAAACTACTTTTATTTCAATGTATAACACTATTACAGGAACTACTTTACCTGATGTTATTGTTGATCCATGGAGTACTTTAGCAAAACAATTATTTATACAATCAAGATTTGCACCTTTAAGTGCATCATCTAAATTAGGTAAAAAACAAAATTTGTATTTATATGATGCATCGGTAACAAATGCTATTGATATAACAAATGCAGGTGGTACAATATCTGATATAGTATATAATAGAACTATTAAAACATCTTTTGATTCTAATGATCAATATTTATTAGGAAAAAGATCTTGTGGTTGTTATTTATTTTTAGCTTCAAATACACATGATGATTTAATAGTTGATGGAAAAAGTGCTATATCTATAAAAGAATTAAAATTTGGTTCGACTAATTCTATTCGTATTCCAATTATATTCCAATTTAGAATGACAGATTATTGGGGTCAAGGCAGTACAGGATTAGGAAATATTGCAGGCGAAAAAAATGCAACTGTTACTAATATTATTTATGCTAAAAAAATGGGTATTGACTTATATGATTATAATCAAAATATATTTTCATTTGATATAGAAATTTCTGCTAAATATAAATCAGATAATTTAAATCTAGATAAAATACCAACTAGAAATATACAAGCTGCATTAGATGATGTTAGACAAACATTATCATCTATTTCTCCAAGTATAGTTGAAACAAGTTCAGAATCTAGTACTTCTAATAGAAGTGGAAGTAAATAACGATTTAATTTTTTAAAAATAAAATAAATAAAGAGTCTCTAGTAATAGGGACTTTTTTATTAATTTTATAAAATTCTAATATATAAATAAATTATGTAATATTGTAATATGGCCAACCAAATTCTGTTAGATACTTCATTTGGATTAGTAAGAACTAATGTAAAAATTACGTCAAATGTTAAATTATTAGTTGATTCTTTTGATAATCTTTATTTAGAATCATTTGATAGTAATAAGGAATTGTCAAGTTCTAAATTTAAAGCATATAAAATTAATCCAGCATCAGATTATAGTCAAGATGTTTTTAATTTTTATGATAAAGGAAAATTTCCTAAAGAATTAGCATATGCATTATATGAGTCTACTAGTACTACCAAAGTATTAGATAAGTATTCTGATCAATATGAAATGTTTTATAATTATGGAACAAGAGCAAATATATCTGAAAACTATACAGAAGACATGAAATTGTTTGCACCTATATGGTTAAATAAAAATAACATACCGAACTATTTTATAATATTTAGAGTTGATGGTCCTGTAACAATTAATACAGCAAATGAGAGTTCTGAGACAAGTAAAATTAATGATATATTAGATCAAACTAAATTTGTAGATAATATAATTAAGAAATCTACACTAATTAAAACATTTAATTTAAAAGAAAATAGTAATATTGGAAAATATTTAAGAAATCATATTAATCATCCATTATATCCACAATCAACTTTATTCTTTGATAATGATAAATACGGATTAACAACTTGGAACGGTATATCGTATGATAAAGGAGGATTTGCTTCTAAAGGAGAAATGATATATCAACAATTAATTACTGAGGATAAGACTATTATTGAGACAGAATACTTTATAACAAAAGGGTTTGAACGAAATGCTATTATAGCAAGTAATTTAATTAATTTAGAATTTTTATTCTCAGATGAAAATGCTAATGATTATGATTTACATAGATATTTTGGATTATATGTTAATGAAATAGAAGAAGGATCCTTCGTGATTGATGGGGAAGCATTTAATACTAAATGGAATATAGAAAAATCTCAATTACCTAAACCTCCATCTACTAAAACTATTGTTAATACAAATAATTTAAATTATACTCTAAATAATGATAATGGTATATTATTGTATTTAAAAAATATTAATACTATAACAGATTTACCATCATCTTCAATATTAAATAGTTTAGCTAGTTATTTTTATGTTAAAGATAAAAATAATATTTTTTATAATATTAAAAATGGTTCAACTTGGAAGAATAATGAATTAAGATTAGCCGAAACAAAAATAAATATTGGAAATTTTGTAGGTGTATCTGATCCTTTAACATATGCTAATGTTGAAATTCTAGAATCATTAGGAAAATCACATTCTATATTTACTATTAACGATACTTTACCACATGGATTTACTATTAAATTTTATGATGGAAATAATATATTACAATTAACTGGAGATGAAAGTTATATTGGTGAAGTATCCGCTGATAGTACTTTAACTATTCCAGGTCAATCTAATTATCATTATTTTAGTAATGCCGGAACAATAGAAGAAATAGCTGAAGCAATGACAGATGCTATTAATAATATAGATCCTAATAAAAGATTATTTGAAGCCATTGTTAATAAAAATACTATCATAATACAAGCAAAATTTGCAGGAAGTAATTTTAATAGATTAAGATTTGTATTAAATGAATTAACATTAGGAGATCATATTTCATATTTTCCAAATACAAATGAGTTAGAAAATAATTTTGTTGGTGGAACAGATAAAAATCAATCTAGATTAAAAATTAAATATGAAGATATATCTAGATTTAATATTAATAGGTATGTTAAAACTGATACTGGATATGGAAAAATAAAAGATATTGTATATTATAATGACAATATATCATTATATCAAGATTATAGAATTGTAATAATAGATGGAAATCAACCTTATGTTGATTCATTAAAACAAGTATCTTTATTTGAATTATTTGAACCTACATTTGGACGTTTTAGTATGTATCCTATAAAAGATTTTGATACTGATTTTTATTCAACAGAGTATTTTGAACAAGGAGAATTATTTGCAGAAGCGGATGAATATAATAAAGTAGATTCTATATATGAACAACCTATTGAAAAATCTTCTAATCCTGATATTTTAGATTTTTATTCAACTGGTTTTGGTAGATTAGAAGGTATATTAGAAAAAGATAATGCTGATGCAAACGGAAGAGATGAATTAACGAATGAATATGATAGATTAAAAGAAAATTATTTAAAAGAACTATCAACTATATCTAGAGTAATTCCTTATGTAAATAAATGGGTTTATCAAGATGGAAAAGATGTTAGAAATAATGATTATAGATTAAATTTTTCTGATGCATTTGGATTATATAATTTTTCACCATCAGCAGAAGTTAATGGACAAGATCCAGATTCATTTACTCATGAGTGGTATTTATTATCTAAATATCCTAATTATTTTACAGATTCAGATTTACAAAAATCTTGGAGTTATTTTGATACTAAAGTATACGATAATATTGAACAAAAAGGTTTTATAGAATTTCAAAACGGATTTTTTCAAGATATTACAAAGGATAATTTTTTAAATTATTTTGTTGTTGATAGATTAAATAATGGAACTAATTATATTACTATTGATAAACAATTTAGATATAATACTTTTAAATTTGGAAATACAAATAGATTTGCTGAAACTTTTTTTAGAGGAATTAAAATTTTAGTTAAACAAAGAAGTGATGCTTTTATTAATGATAAAATAAATATTAATTATAATTTGTCGTCATTAAATTTTGTTAAAAATACTAAATTTAACGGCTATAAATTTTCATGTGTATTAATACCGCATCAAAATATAGCTACAATCGAAAATCCAATTATAACAAAACATCCAACATTTCAAATAAAAATAGTTGAAAATAAAAAATGGAAAACTATTACTATGATGATTTTCTTAACAATAGATTATCCTTATTTTGATAATAATTTAGATTTTATTGATAGAACATTATTATATGCATTAAAACATAACATAGCACCTTCTACTGGTGATCAACCGTTTCCATCACCATACAATTATGAAGATATTAAAATGCAAGGCGCGATAGATTTTATTAGTAGTAGAGGAACATTTCCAGGTCCATTTACAATTAAGGGAATGACTGATAAAGATGGCGTTCCTACTAAATTTTTAGATGATATTAAAGTTGGCCCAAATGGTAAATATAATAAAATTACATTTACTATTAATAGTGGTGGTGGAGCTGGAGTTTATGTAATAGATGAAATAGTAAAAATAGTAAATGATAATACTTTAATAGCTGGAGTAATATCTAGAAATGGAAGTACGAGTGTATCATTTCCATCTAGCTTACCAATGTTACAAAAACTAAAAGAAGTTAATTATTATGTTATTGACGGTGGATATGAAGTATTTAAAGATAGATTAAAGAAAGCATCCTTTTCTAATATTCAAAAAATGGTTAATCAGGGTGATCCTGAAGTTATATATGAATCTGTTGAAGAAGATGGAACAATTAATTATGATCAATTTCTAGTTGAATTAATAACACCTAATGAAGTTATTAAACCTACATATATTACTAGAGTAGAAGATGATAATAAACCAGTTTCATTAAACTTAAGCTCAACCATTGGTTATAAATTAATTATGGATACTAATATTAAACTTACACCATATTATAGACAAAAAGGATATTATGAACCTAAATTTATAGATGTAATTAAATATGAAGATCCTTATATAACAAAAGGTTATGTTGGAACATACAGCGAAGATTTAACATGGTATGAAAAACAAGTATTTGATTTAGTAAGACATACTAATACTCAATTCAATTTAAATTCTTATTTTGGAATAATTAATAATATGTTTTATCATAAAGTTAATGTAGATAATCCTGATAGTATATTAGAATTATCTAAAAATAATTCAAATACTAGCGTTTATCCTTTAATACATGAAATAGGAATTGATAAAAAGAACTTTTATTTATTTAGTTCAAATTGGGATCAAGGCTATTATACATATCAAAAAAGTAAAATATTAACTGAATTAGTATTAGGTACAAGATCTCAAAAGGAAATTCCTTCCTTTTTTGCATCTAAAGTAATGACTATACCTAGTCAATTTATATTAGATACATTTACGTATGCATTAAATACTTTTGATATAAATATAGATTTAAATAATTTAAATGAAGAAATATTTTATTCTGAAATTAATTCTGTAATTACCTTAAATATTTTTATAGAAAAGAAATTAAGAAACTATTTGCATGATGGAGTATATAATACTTTTGTAAAATATATTAATCCATTATATTCATATGGTTCAAAAGAATCAATTGAAGACGATGTTACTGAATATATTAACCAAAATATTTTGCCTAGATATAAAATAAGTGGAATTGATCTTTATATTAAGCAAGAAAAAATGGATGGAGCAACAAACTATTTGCCATTAACTATTAATAACTCAGATAAACTAAGATCTGGAATGAAAATATTTAATAACTTTCAAGTTAAAGGTTTAAACAATAGTAGTTTTGATATCTCGTTGATATATAATAAAATATTAGGATATAAAACTAGCATAGGATTATCCATAAAAATTGACAAAAAGTAAAGATATAAAATGATAAGAATTAAAGAAATTTTAGCTTCTGATAATGTTTCAGATCTTGTTAACAAACTAAATTATAATTTTGACCAAGTATTATTACATGGTGGTGGACCAAGAGGATTCTTAGGTAATAAAGGAGGCCCTGGTACTATTGGACCTAATGGAAGAAGAGGATCTAAATGGTTTGGAGGATCATCTGACCCAAATACAGTAATTGTTTCTGATGAATTATTTAATAATGATAATTATTTACAAAGCAATGGTAGTGTTTGGACATATACTAATAATGTATGGTTAGAAACATCGATTAATTTAAAAGGAGATACTGGAGATAGTGGAATAAGTGATTTTAAAAGAGGTGGAGTTAATGTAGTTTCTGGAAGTGCTCCTTATGATGGAGAAGATTTTTTATTTATTCAACCTTCTATAAATTTAAGAAATTTAAATAATCCTATTGATATATTATCAGTTTTAATTGGTGGATATCCACAAGGTGCTCCTGATCCAAGTGTTGGAGGTCCATGGCTAAATGCAATTAGTAATTCATATGCAAATGATATATCAGCAGGATCAAGTGGAGTATTATTTATTCATAGTTATAATGGATCTGTACCTCAAATTAAATTATCAGGAGGTAGCACAACTAATACTGTTGATACTGATAAAATGCCTACAATTTCAACAGGATTATATGATGAATTAAATATTTATAATTCAAGAGAATTAATTGATACCTCTATTTTATCAGGTATAAAATTTATTACTACTGATTCAGATATTGAATTTTTCTCATCAAGAGATTTTAATGTTATTGTTAGTGGTAATCCTATTTCAAATTACACATCTGGATTATCGAATACAACTGGAAATATTAATTTTAAATCATTTGATTATACTAATGATAGTGGAACTTCTTCTGGTGATACATATACAGGTGGAAATAGTATTATATTAGAAAACGCTTTATATAATGAAATAACTAAAAAACAAAATACTTATATAAAGTTAGGTGCTGATAGTAAATTAGGTAGACGTTATATACATTTAGTAACTGATAGTTTAAATACTGGTATTAACAATTATATTAAATTAAATGATACTTCTGATGACGATATATCTATTTTTACTAAAGAAAAAACTAAATTTATACAATATGATTCAGAAAATAGATATATTATTTTTGATAAGTACGGAAGAATTTGTGTTTCTAAAACAACAAGTATAACAGGACAAGGTATATTTAATACACCTCTCGGATCTTTTAATTCTAATGATGATATTCAATTTATTCATGTTAATAATACAACATCAACTGCTGGAAATACAGGAGCAGCTGCATATTATGCTACATTAAATTATAATGATTTAGGATTTGTTACTTCAGAATATCCTAAGAGATCAGGTATGATATTTAATATTAATAAATCTGGTACAGGTACTATAGCATCTTCATCATCAATAAGTACTATATATTCTTTTATTAAACAAATTGGAACAAATAATGTAACTGAAATAATAGGATTTGATCAAGATATTTATGCAGTAAGTGGGAGTATAACAAATACATATGGAACAAAAATTAAAATTATAAATTCATCAACAAAATTTATATCTAATGCTTACGGACATTATATTAAAATTAAAGATAATGCAGTAGGTGGATATATTACAAATGTTTATCAATTATATTTAGATACTATTGATGGAAATGTTATATCAAAAAAATATGGTATATATCAAACAGGTTCAAATACATATAATTATTTTAATGGCAAAATTGGTATTAATACTTTAAATACTGATGTATTATTAAATATTAATGGTGATATTAGATTTACTAATGATGCTATTAGTAGAATATTAGATGTTGAAAAAGGAACACCTAGTACATCTATTCCTACAAATGGAACAAATCTTTATATAAAAGCAGGAGCCGGATCAGATGGATTTCTATCATTATCATTAATTGAAGTAGATCCTGGTGCTGGTGCTAATTTATATTTACAGGGCGGTAATGCTGGAACTATTTATGGAGGGACACATGCTAATCCTATAGGTGGTAAAGTTTATATTTATGGCGGTGATAGTGCTACTACAGGTATATCTTTAAATGATGTAATATTATGTCATAATGGAACAGATAGAGGTGGAAAATTAGGTATAGGAATTAATGTTCCTACTTATAATATTCATGCTTATAATATAGGATCTGCTATGTATATGGCTTTACAACAAGGTGATACAAATATAGTGGGAATAATTTTAGGTAACACTGATCACGAGTATAGAATATTAAATAACAATGTTGGATTTGTAATAAAAGATAATACTGAATCTATTGATAGATTTGCTATTACTAAAACAGGTTTATTTGGATTTAGAACATCTACTCCAAGTGAATTTATAGAAGCAATATCTGAAGAATTAAATCAAACTCAATATATTAAATTTGTACATAATAATCCAGGAGCAACAACTAATGGCATAGGTATAAAATTATCTACATTATCTGGGTCAGTAACAAATGAAAGAAATAGAGTAGAACTTAATGCTATACCAACAGATAATGGTGGAAGAAAAAATAAATTTCAAATTAAAATTGGTGATACAACATTTGTGCCTCAATCATTATTTGAACTTGATTATTTAGGAAATATTTTCCTTCCTAATTCTACTAATGCTTTATTACCTTCTGCTAAAATAATATCAGTTGGTCAATCTACTAATACTAACAAACCTAATCTTTCTATAATTGCTGGAAAAGGAAAAGATGAACCGTTTTCCGGCGGATTTCCTGAACAAGGTGGTGATTTAATTTTAAGTGGTGGAAATGTTGGAGATTTTTTAAGTTTTGTTACAGTATCTGGTGGTGATGTTAAATTATATGGAGGACTAGGATCAAGCACTGCATTAAATGGAAATGTAATTTTAGGTCATACTGGAACAAATGAAAGAGGTAAAATAGGATTATTTACAAGCAATCCTACTACTGATATACATGCAGTTAATACGATAGCTACTTTAAATACATATTATGATTCTCCAGTAGCAACACATTTAAGATTTAGAGATTATAGTAATGTTACTACAGGATGGATGGCTATTAATTATAATTCAGTTACACATAAATTATCTATTAATAATCAATTTAACCAGCCTTTAATTGAATTTACTAATTCTAACACAATAACAGTATTAGGAAGTTCTTCTTTTACAGCAGCATCGATATTTGATGGAACAACTACATTTAATAATATAAATGAATTTAATAATATAACTACGTTTAATGCAACAGTTAATTTTTATGATGATATTAATATTTATGCAATAGTTAATTTTGACGGTGACGTTATATTTAATGCATTAGTTGATTTTAATGATGCTGTAATATTTAATTCAAGTATAACATTAAATGGAATAGCTACATTTGAAAATCAAATTATTTTTAATGGAGAATCAACATTTAATGAATTAGCTGTATTTGAAAATGATACTACTTTTAATGCATTAAATGATTTTACAAATACTACAACATTTAATGGATTAACTATATTTAATGATGACTCTACCTTTAATGGATTAACTATATTTAATGATAATTCTACTTTTAATGCATTATTAATAGCTAATAACAATTCTTATTTTTATAATGATGCAGTATTTAGCACTTCATCTGTTTGGGTAAATAGTAGTGCAGGATTAGGATCGTATATAGCAAACTTTAATATTCAATCTACTTCAAATAAAAGTGTTAGATTTTATTCTGATAATGATTCATCAAATGTTATTATATCTCCATCTGAGACTAGTACTAATCCTGCTATATTTATTGAGCAAGGAGACGGATCAGTGATAGATACTAAATTAACATTTAAATCTTATAAAGATAAAACAGGTATTATTACAATGGGTAATTATGCAGTTAGTGCTTTTGATAGATATAATATGAAAATTGAAGCAGCAACTAATATTACAGGTTTAGTAATTAATTCATTAAATCCTATAACATTAAGTGCTACTGATCCTACAGGAGATTTAATTATAGGAGATCCATCAGGACAACATATAGCATTTGATGAAAATCAAATAATGTGTAAAAGTGCTTCAAATACTCCTACTACTTTATACATTAATAAATTAAGTGGAGATGTTGAATTTGGTTCTTTTACAAATAGAATTAATTATATAAGAACATATACTAATTTTTTTACTATAGATAGTAATGCATTAAATAATTCAAGTTGTGCAATAGTAAATCATAATGCAAATGGAGATGGTTTATATGTTAAAATAGAAAATGTTTTAGCTACAAGAAATATTATTTCATGTAGAAATAATATTTCCGAAATATTTAAGATAACTGGTGAAGGAGAAAGTACTTTTATTGCCGATATGAATAATAAATTTTCACTATTAGTTGAAAATGAACATATTAATGGAGATGGATTACAGATAACAGTTCCTAGTTCATCAACAGGAGAATTAATTAGTCTGAAAAGTGGTTCAAATGTAAGATTTAGAGTGTATGGAAGTGGATCATCTATATTTACATCATCAATTAATGGAAATTTTACAACTCAAATTTATAATTTTGATAATGTCGATGGATCTGGATTATCTTCTAAAATATATAATACAAGTGCATCAGCTTTTATATTAAATACTGAAAATAATGATGGTGAAGTATTTAGGGTAATGGGAGATACTACTAGTTTATTCTATGGAAATAAAGCAGATTATGCTGTTAAAATATATCAAAATGATTCCACAGGATCTGGACTATTAATAGATATTGATTCAATAGTATCAACGGAAAAAATTTTAAAATTAAGAAATGGATCAACTGATGTATTTTCAGTTGGAGGAACAGGTGCTGTTTATTTAGGACATTTAAGTACTACTGCAGGCAATGACGCAAATGGATCATTTTGGTATAATAATGGAGCAACACTTGGAGGTTGTGTATATTATGGAAAAAAAGAAACTAGTATTGTAAGTTTTGATACAACTCCGCCATCAGATAAAAGATTAAAAACTAATATTAGAAATTATAGAGAAAATGAATCAATATTAGAAAAATTTAATAAATTACAGTTAGTTAATTTTGCATGGAAAACTAATAAATTAGATGATTCAGAATTAGGATTAATAGCACAGGATTTAGAAAAATTATTTCCTGAAATGATTAATGAATTTTTAGATGAAGTAACAATTGATGGAGAAGTACATAAAAATATTAAAGCAATCGATTATAAAAAATTAGCTTTATTATCTATTCCTGCGATTCAAGAACAACAAAAATTAATTGAGGAAAAAGATACTAAAATTAATGATTTAGAAAAAAGATTAAGATTAATAGAGGAAAAATTAGGTTTAATTTAATATTTTATAAAAATGAATACTATAACAGAAAAAGAAAAAGAAGAATTAAAAGAAATTATTTCTATTTATAGAGGTATAAATATTGATATAGAATGGATAGAAAGTCAAATGAAAATTCTCGAATCAAAAAAAGATAAGATGTTAATTAAAATAAAGGAAACACAAGAAGAAGAAACTTATTTAATTAATAAGTTAATAGAAAAATATGGAAATATAATTACACCAAACTTTTTAAAAGATATATTATTATGAATTTTGTAACAAATATAATTAAATGGATGTTTGATCCTAAAAATAGAAGTATCTTATTATTAATAATAGGTATAGTTTTTGCATTATTATATTTACAACAATGCAATGCAACTAAAAGAGCTGAGCAAGAATCTAAAAGAATTCAAAATAATTGGGATGCATCTCAGGATACAATAAAACAATATCTTAAAACTAATGGAGCAATGCATGGAGAAATTCAAGCATATCAATTAACTCTTGATGAATTAGCTACTGATTATAAAGATTTGTTCGGTGATTTAGATGAATGGAAAAAAACTCCACCTAAAACTATAATTAAAACAACAACTGAAATTACTGAGGTTATTAAATATGTAACAATAAAAGTTGATTTAAGTAAAGATGGAAGTGGAAAATTTACATTTAAAACTGATACACTTTTTAGTGATGGTAATTCAAGATCTTTAGTTGGTTTAATTCCTTTTCAACAACAATATTATAATAAAAAGGATTCTACAGAAATAAGTTTAGATAGTCTAAATTATTTTTCTAAACCTAATCCAGGATTAGCTACTTTTGATATTAAACAAAATATAAGTTTACTTACTGGTTTATCTTATGATAAAAAAACTAAAAAACCTATTATATGGGTAGAAACTAAATATCCTGGAGTTAAATTTACAGAAATAGCTGGAGCAGATATTATTGATAACAATGCTTCGATGGATGCTTTAAAGAAAACAAGAAAAACATGGGGTATCGGATTTCAAGTTGGATATGGAATAGGTATTAATAATCCTTTAAAATTATCTCCATATGTTGGAGTAGGTGTAAGTTATACACCAAAATTTTTACAATTTTAAATTAATAAATGATATGGCTAGATCTTCAAAATATGTACAAATAGATAAACAAATATTAATAGAATATATTTATACTGATACTCTTAACCCAGAATCATATGAAGTAGATTCTCATCCAGTTGAAATATTATCGAATGGATATACCAACACTAACTATTATTTTAATAGTGATAGTGCACCTATTGACATGGGTAATATAAGAGATAGAAGTGCAATTCCTGTAAATAATAAATATTCAAAATATGTTTATTTAAATAAGGATTTACCTATAAATTATATAGATTATGATTCTAATTTAACTAAGACTACAAATTTAGTTCAAAATTTTGATAGTCCTACTACAACTAATATAAAGTATGATACAATTAAAATACATTTACAAACAGGTTTTACATTTAGTGACTTAGATGGATATATCTTTAATATTACTATTACACAAAGAGGTGGAGCAGTTATTAATTTGATGTCGTTAGTATATAGAAAAACTGATAGTTATCAAACATTTAATTCAAATCCATTTATAGTTGGTGAAAAAGAATATTCTTCATATATTGAGGTTAAAATTCCAGCTGTAAATTATTTATTAAGCCCTAATACAGCAAATCCTCCTATTAGTAGTGATACATTAAATTCAAGGTTAACATCTAAAAACGTTCAAACTGATATAGCTCCAACTAATAGAAATTTAGGTGTAGGTTTATTAAAGTCTACAATGATAGATATTAAATTATTAGAAATATTTGAATCTAAAAAGGAAAATGGATTTACATATTTTTCTGTAAGAGAAAATAATTCTGTATCATTTAATCAAAAAGATGAATTTGAACAATTAGTAGCAAAAATAAAAGAATCTGAATCAGGCGATTATTATGAATTATATGGTGAATATAACGGTATTATATTTGAAGATTTTATTACAACATTAAATAATCAGCCAAATTCTAATTATATGGTGTTTCATGAATTTTTTTTAGAGGAACAAATAGATACAGAATTTGTTGAAACAACTCGTCAAACTTTAATACAAACAGAATATTGGGATAAGCCTGTTATATATAGACCTGTTGTAATGAATGCATCCTCTGCAGTATCATATACTATTAATTATGCATTAAGAATTATAAATAGAGTAGATAATACTCAAATAATAAAAACATCTACTTTAACATCATTTAATGTTAAAAAATATGGTCCTAAAATGCAACAATTAAATATGGGTGTATCACCTAAAATAGTACACATATATAATAAAATTGAAAAAATTAATTCTGAAAATTCAGTTTTAAGCCAAAATGAAACATCTCTTAATAATTCAAAAATTCAAATTAAAACAGAATTTGTAAATGTCTATAGAGATAGAGTAAATATAAAAGTAAGTTTTTCAAAAGTTAAACTAGATAAAATTAAAAAGGAAAATAAAAATGAGTTTGTCAAACAAAATACAAAGAAATAATTCCTTAGCAAATATACAAGCTATGGCTAAAGACAGTAATTTAAATTTATCTAATTTAAATGAAAAGCCTTTAAATTATAATGTAGCACAAGTTGCTAATCTAAGTGATAATGAAACTTATTATTATCAAGGAGAAGCTTATATTGGAATTTCTCCATTTGATGATTATTTTTTATTCAATTTAGTACAAGAAAAAAATGGAGAAGATATTCCAATAGATTTAACTAACACTGGCGATTTATATTTAAGCTTTTTAAGTAATAACAGTGAAGTTAAAATTCAGAATATTAAAGAAAGTAATGGAATAGATCCTAAACATGGACAAGTATTGTTCAAGATTAATAAAGATCAATCTAAAAAAATATTAGCTTTTAAAGATAATAATTTTTACATATCATCTAAATTAACAACTAATGGTGAAGAATCTGATGAGTCTGTTTTATACACAGGTAAGTTTTTTCCATTTAATGAAATACCTACTAATACCCTTAAAAGAGATTATAGTAATTTAAAAAATAATAGTGAAACTATACTTAATGATTTAAGTTTAACTGTAGTAGAACAAAATACTATATCATCTAAAAAAGATCAAGAAATAATTACTCTTAAAAAATATTTAAAGAGTTTAACAGAATCAAATAAAAATTTACAACAATTATTAGATAGTGTTAAGCCTAAATTATCAGCTAAAGATGCTGATAAATTAACTAAGGATCAACAAGTATTGATTGAAAAAGATAGAGAAGCTTTAAATTATTCTACGAATATTAATAATTCTTTAACAGAAGGAAATAATATAAAAGATTTAGAAGCACAAGCAAAATCATTTAAAACAACTAATTTTTAAAATATGATATTAAATAGCAGAAATAATTTATTTTTATTTAACTTTCCTATAGCATTTATACCTGATGAAATAAAGGATAGATATAGTAAATATTTAAATAGAATTCCAGGTAATATGATAACTAGACCGATTGATTTTATAAATTATTCAGTTCAGTCAGTAAATTTACCCGCAGTTTCTTATGATCCTGCAACACAAGTTGGAAAGCACGGAAGAACCCGTCAATATAGGGCATCTGTTCCAGAACAAGAATTAATGTCTAAAGAACTTACTATAACATTACAATTATTAGATGGTAATATTAATTATTGGATATTATTGGATACTTTAGCTTTTTGGTATCAATTTCCACAACCTAAACCTTTTATACCTGAAGGTACAAGTTTGAGAATATTAGATTCAGAAGGTAATATTATTGTTACTTCAGAGTTCAGAAAACTGTTATTTAAAGAAATAGGTTCTTTAGAAATGTCTTTTTCAAATAACTCACAAGACTTTACAACATTTGATTGTACATTTGGATATGATGAATTAATTACTAAAGTAGAATTAGATTAAAAAAATATATAACATAAATAGAATTTAATAATGGAAACTTTTATAGAATATAAAAATAATGATAATGAATTTAAAACATTTAATTCATTCGTTAATGAAAATATTAATGAAGATATAGTGCTAACAGAAGAGTTAGAAAATAAAATTGATGAAGCAATTAATTTGTATGTCAAACAATTTGAAGGAAAAAAATTAGAGGAAATTAATTTTGATGAAATTAATGAAGGATTTTTAGGAGCAATATTTGGGGGTTTAGTTGGATTTGCATTAGGTAAATCAGTTGGAAAACTAATTGCTAAAATATTAGGAATTGAAAAAGGAGTATTTTTTGACCTTTTAACTAGCAGATTAGTTGGTACAGCTATAGGTGCTGCTATAGGAAGTGGTAGTAGTAAAAAAGCCAAATAATTCCAAATATATAAAATAAATTAAAACAAAATATTAAATTATGGAAAATGTATTAAATTTTACAGATTATTTTAACGTTGTAAATAGAGAATTTACACAAGAAGAAGTTTCTTCTTTATTAGCATATGAATGGTTAAATTCAGATGAAGATGCACAAAGCTTTTTAAATGAATGGTATGATACTAAAATCGAAGAAGATTTTATATTAGATCAAGATTTATTTGAATCTAAATTAAATGAATTAGAACAATTAGATGAAAATGAAAATGAAAATCAAGATGATATTACATCTGAAAACGTATACTTTGGTTTAACTGATGAAGAATTTGAATCATTAACTGAAGAAGAAAAAGCTGAATTAGAAGCAATCGAAGAAAATGAAGATATTGAATATTATCATTTATCAGATGAAGAAGGAATTACTCCATTAGCTGAAGAAGAATTAAATAAATTAGAAGAAGGAATTGGAACAATTGCTAAAAAAGTAGCTCATGGATCTAAAAAAGTTTTAACTAAAACTATAGGTGGTAAAGGTGGTAAAAAACTTTTTGCTTATAGAAAAGGAGGAAAGATTGCTATGACTCCAGTTGGCAAAAAAGTTGCTATAGGTACAGGAGTTGTTGCAGGTGCAGGTTTAGGTGTAGCAGCATTAGCTAGAAAAAAGAAAAAAGCAAATGAAGCAAAAGAATCTTTAGCAATAACAGAATCAGTAGAAGAACAAAAAGATATTAAAAAATATATTGATAATGTTAAACATTTACAAATTAAAGATAAACAATTTATAATTGAATCTTTATCTAAAATAGATGCAGATGTTATGGCAAAACTTCCAACCGAAGTTAAAGCTTCAATTGAAATTAAAGCTCAACAAATTATTGATATAGTAAAATAATTACTAAAATTTATAAATCATAAAATAAAAGCCCTAAATTAATAGGGCTTTTATTTCTTAAACAATTTAACAATGGATATTACCTATTATGTAGGAATAGATTTTTCTTTAAACTCTCCTTCACTTTGTATTTTTAATAGTACTGAATATGAATTTATATCCTTTTCAAATTATGAAAAGGATTCACTAATTAAAAAGAAAATACCAAAGGCTCTAGAAATTCATAAAGAATTATTAGATAATAAATATGCTGATATTTATCTATATGATAGAAGACGTAAAAATGATGATTATGCGATTGATCAATTTCAAAAAATACAGGATGCGACTAATCTAGCTAATGATATTATAAATATACTAACCAAAAAGGTTAATAATTCAAAAAATATAAATATTGCTATTGAGGGTTTTTCCTACGGATCGAAGGGAAATGCGTTTATCGATTTAATTATTTTTAACTCATTTTTAAGAAGTAAGTTATATGATAATTTTGGGAATAATATTAGTGTATTTAGTCCTTCTGCTATAAAAATGCACGCTGGGAAGGGTAATGCAAATAAATTAATGATGTATGAATATTTTAAGAAAAACGTATTAAAAGATATAATATTAGGACAATCTCTATTTTGGAAATGGCTAACTAATAATGATAATAAATGTGTAAATGCTAAAAAGGATATTGTTAAACCAATTGATGACTTAGTTGATGCATATTTCATTTGTAAATATTTGTATGATATTAGGAAATAGCGTATTATTTAATTATAGATACTATATTAATAATAAATAAATGCATCTAGGATTACCGTCAGAGGCCGTTTAAATACTATAATAGCTCCTTTTAATATTACATTTCACCGGCCCTTTAACTGTAAATTTTATATTGGGTTTTTACTATAAAGTTTCGAGATTCAGATAAAAAATTAAAAATAAAAATAAATTTTAAAAATTAAAACTATTTGTTTTTGTAGCATATAATTTAAAAATTTTACATATGGATAATAAAATGAATAAAAAATTGGAATTATTAAAAGGAGTGAAAGCTATTTCATCAAGACTTTTAGTAATTAGAGAAGAATCTGAAATGGAAACAGCATCAGGAATTGTTTTATTACAAAATGAACTTAAGCATACTGGTATAATAGTTCATATTGGAAATAAAGCTAAAGAAGAAGATCCTGATCTAAATATAGGAGATAGAATATTATTTCAACCTTTTTCAGGAATAAAAGTCCATTTAAAAGGATTTAGTGAGCAAGAATTAATAAGTATGAGACCTTCAGATGTTATGTTAATTATACCTAATGATATGGATATTAATGTAAGTGAAAAGGTTTAAAAATATTTTAAAAATAAATTTAAAATTATGTAACAACCACATGGTTTGGTATATAATTTAAAATATAATTAAATATATAAAATATACAAAGATTAATATAGAAATTATTCTTAACTTTATATTAAAGTAATAAGAAAAGTAGTCAACAATTCTTTAAAGATAGTTGATAATGGTTAATAGTATAACCATTAATGATTGATATCTTATAAATATACTATTACATATGTTAATTTTTGTATATTAATGTATATTTAACGAAAATAAAAAGGCAAATTAAGGAAAATTAACCAGCTTTCTAGAGGCATTAAATGGTTTAATTGTTGGAAACATCGAAATTTTTCTTGATTTGTCAAGTGTTTAACAATTAAAAATAAAAAAGGCAACAAATGGCAAATGACAATCCAATGAGTATCTTTGATCTAGGCATTAAAGATATCGATTCTTACAACGAAGGAAAAAAAGAAACAGTACTGTACAAACCTACAGCTGACGAAGGTAAAGATTCAGTTTATAGATCATTAATTAGATTCTTACCTAATCCTAGAAATCCAAGAAAATCTATTATTAGAAAATTTGTTTACTGGTTAAAAGATTCTGCTGGTAACTTTGGTCTTTATGATGCACCTCATACTATTGGTGATAAAGATCCAGTTCAAGATAAATTCTTTAAACTAAGAAATAGTACTTCTGCAGTAGATAAAAAAATGTCTGATGATTTAAAAAGAAGAGAAGTTTATTATTCTCTTGTTCAGATAATTAAAGACCCACATAATCCTGAATTAGATGGAAAAGTTAAAATTTTTAAATACGGACAAAAATTAAAACTTAAAATTGATGAAGAATTAACTCCTCAATTCGAAGAACCTACACAAGTATTTGATTTATTTGAAGGTAAAAATTTTGAATTAACAATTACTAAAGCTTTTGGTTTTAATAATTATGATTCCTGTAAATTTCAAGGTAAAAAATCTCCAATACAAATTAATGGAGAAAATGTTGAAAATACTGAAAGTGGTAGAAAACTAATAATGGATTTATTAGCAGATGCTCCTAAAATCGAAGATTTTGATTTTAAACCATGGGATGATGCAACTACTAAAAAAGTAGCAGATATATTAGCATCTTACGGTTCACCAGGTAGAGCTATTAATACTATTAAAACAGAAAAAGAAGACATTAATGTTGATACTGAATTAGATAATATTCATATGTCAATTAATAATGACGAAGATGCTGGTAGTGAAGATAGCGAAAAAAATGATATGAATGAATTCTTAGCAGATTTAGATTTATAAGATGACATCATTATTTGAGTCAGTGGAAAAAATAGTCATAACTCCTCAACTCAAAACTCTTATTGAATCAGAAGTACAAGCGGTGCTCAATACAGAGCATCGCTCTTCTGAAAAGAGAAACATAAATACACACGAGGATAGACTACAATTTGCATGTCCGTATTGCGGAGATTCGTATGCAGATGCTACAAAAAAACGGGGCAATATTTGGTGGGATACATTATATTTTCATTGTTATAACTGTAATAAACATAAAAGCTTAGTTAAATTTTTATCAGATTTTAATAGATACTTTACAGATAGTAATCATTTTACTGTACTTAAATATATTAAAGAAAATCAATCTGAAATAGCAGCAGTTGATTCATTAGATATAGAAATGTTTAAAAATATAAATGATTTGGCTATTAGTAAAGAGGATTTTTTTACAAAATTCGATTACTATCCTATTAATGAAAAAACATACAGAGCTTATCCTTATTTAAAAAGTAGATTATTACATCATAAATTAAATAATTTTGCTTATAATCCAACTAAAAAATTATTAGCAATATTTAATCTTAATCATAATGGTAATAAAATACTTGGGTTTCAAACAAGAAATTTAGATTCAACTAAAACGACTAGAAGTAAATATTTAAGTTATGATATATCTAAATTAAGAGATTTAATGGGCTTAGAATTAATCGCTAAAGATAGAGATAGATTAGATAAATTATCTTTAATATTCGGTATACTTAGCATAGATTTAACAAAAGATTTTACTATGTTTGAAGGACCTATTGATTCAATGTTCCTTTCAAATTCTCTTTCATTAACAGGAGTTGGAAAGGAACCTTTTGATTTTGATGAATTACCTACTGTAAAATATTTTTTCGATAATGATAAAGCAGGCAAAGAAAAAATGATACAAAAAATTAAAAAAAATAAAAGAGTATTTTTATGGGATAAGTATTTAAGAGATAATTTTCTAATTAATAGGAAAATTAAAGATTTAAATGATCTTATAAAAATAGCTTATTTTGAAAAGAAACCAATATTAAAAAATTTAAATGATTATTTTAGTGATAATCCTTTAGACATAGTTTTTATGTAATTTAAAATAATTAAAATGAATTTAATCAAATCAAAATATGAAATATTAACTCCTATTGATGGAGAAAGTATTTTAAAAGAAATTGAAATAGCGGCTAGAACTTGTTATAAAAGCGAAGGTAAAATAGAAATAGGTCATAGAACACCTAATGGTGAATTATATGATTTAGATGCTATATCAGCAAGAGTACTTATTGCTAAACTTATTAAAATGGGTCACGAAGCAATGTTAGAATTCGGTGGTAATATTACTGTTAAATTTACATGTGATAGAGGAGTTAGTCATGAATTAGTTAGACACAGAATAGCTAGTTTTGCCCAAGAATGTGTAACAGGTGATACTATTATTAAGTCAACCTCTAATAAAAATATTACTATCAAAGAATTATATGAAAGACAAGAACATGGTACAAATTATGACAGAACTCATAATAAGACATTAACTTTACGAAGTATAAATGAAAATAATGAAATAGTATCTAATCATTTTAATGCTATATTCTTTAAGGGTAATAATGTAATATTTGAAGTTGTTACTAAATTGGGGTATAAAATAAAGTGTACTAATACTCATAGATTTTTGACAAGTACTCACAAATATGAAGAATTACGAAATTTAAGTATTGGTAGTAAGGTTATAGTTAATGGCAGACCTAATTTATGCACGTTATCTGATAATGAATTAATTAGATTATATAATATAGTTGGGTTATCTCCTACGGAAATTAGTGAAGAATTTTCTATTCCATATAGAACAATTCTTACTAAACTTCAAACACTTAATATTTTTGTTAAACGAAAAAATGATAAAGATAAAGATAAGTACAATAAAAATCATACTGCTGATTCATATATTAAAATTAAAAATACAATACAAAAACAGTACAATGATGGGAGAGTTGTCTGGAATAAAGGATTAACCGAGGATAATAATGTATCAGTTAAAAGGCAAGCAAATTCGTTAAGGCTTAACCATCATAACAATGGATTTGGAGAAGATAATTCTAATTGGAGTGGCGGACTGAGAGGTAGAGATGAAGCAAGATTTAAGAAAGAAAATATATTTTCATGTGAATTATGTGGAAGTAATATTAAATTAGAAGTTCATCATAAAGATAAAGATCTAAACAATAATGAAGATATAAATCTTACAAAAGTATGCTGTAGTTGTCATAATTTATTACATCACGGTTGGCATATAGGTGTTAAAGGAATAATAGATGAAATTATAAGTATTACATATATTGGTGTAGAAGATACTTATGATATAGAAATGAAAGAACCATATTCTAATTATATTGCTAATGGATTTATAGTTCATAATAGTACCCGTTATTGTAATTATAGTAAAGATGATAATATTACTTTTATTATACCAGAATGGTTAGATATTAAAGAACATATTTATACAGAATTTGATGTTAATGCTTTAGCAAAAGATTTTGATTATCCTTCGGTAAATGTACAATGGTTAACATCAATGTTAAAATCTGAACAATATTATAATAAATTAATGAATGATTACAAATGGTCTCCACAACAAGCAAGATCAGTATTACCAAATTCATTAAAGACTGAAATAAATATGTCAACTAATATTAGAGATTGGAGACATATTTTTAAACTAAGAGTTGCAAATGCAGCCCATCCTCAAATGAGAGAATTAATGCGTCCACTTTTAGATGAATTCAAGAAACGTATACCTATTTTATTTGATGATATCGAATATAAATAAAAATTAATATGAGTGAAATTGAAGAATTTTTTAAAGAAAAAGATTTAAGAGATAAAAGATTTAAATTATTTATAGATTATTTTGAAAATGTTAATATAGATTATGATACAAAAGAAATATTTTTAGGAGAACCAGTTAAAAGAAAACAAATTAAACTAAAAATAGTAAATAAAAAAATAAATAATAAGAAAGGTTTATTTTAAATGTCAAATATAATTAATAAAACTGAGTTAGAAGATGCTAATACTCAATTAGAAGATAGAGTAAATAAAAGTAGAGCAAGCTGGAATCAAAAAATTATTTCGTTAATTGAATCTATTAAAGATATCAATAAGGTGGCAGAAGCTCAAATTTTTATGTTATCTTATAGGCATCAATTAACAGATAAAATGGCTGAACTTAAATTAAGTTTATATAAAGTCCAAAGTAGATATGATTTTTACTTTAAACAACAATATAGATATTATAGAAGATCAGATAGTGAATATGATCTTAAACTTAATGGCGGAGAAACAAGTAAATTTGTTGCTGCCGATATAACTTTATTAAGAAGACAACAAAAAATTATTGAATCACATATTGAATATTATCAAGAAGTTGTTAAGACTCTTGATAATTTAGGATTTGCGATAAAAAGAAGAATGGAATTATCAGATGAATTAAATAGATAAAAATGAAAAATGTAATATGTTATTATCATAATCGTGATTTAGATGGATGGTGTAGTGGAGCTATAGTTCGAAGATTTTATGAAACTATTAAAAATACTAAAATAATATTAGAAGGTTGGGATTATAATTTACCTGTACCAAATTTTAATAATTATGATACTATTATAATGTGTGATATTTCTTTTCCTGAAAAAGATATGTATAAATTAAGAGAATATGAAATTAAAGGAAAAGAAATTATTTGGTTAGATCATCATTTATCAAGTATTAAGAAATCAAAAGAATATATTTATCCATATGATAAACTAAATGGAATACGAAGTACTAATTTTGCTGCTTGCGAATTAACCTGGGAATATTTTTTTGGAGGAGTTCATCCTAAATTAGTAACCTATTTAGGTAAATACGATTCATTTAGACATAAAAAGGAAAAGAATGTTGAAGAAATAGAAGCATTTCAATATGCTTCTAGATCAAAAATTAATTCATTAGATACTTTTAAAGATGAATATTTAGATTTTGGTCCATATACAATAACAAATTGGATAGCTGAAGGTAAAATTATTTTAAATTATCTAAAAACTGATGCTAAATTAAAATATGAATCTAGATTAGAAACAAAAATTGGTGACTTAAAAATATGTGTTATAAACGAAAGACATTATAACCCTAGCGTATTTGGAATTAATTATATTGAAGATGGCTACGATGCACTTATATCATTCTATAGAACAGATAGTAAAAATTGGGGTTTCTCAATATATAGTTATAAAGATGGTATAGACTGTTCAAACATTGCTGGAAAGTATGGAGGTGGAGGTCATAAAGGTGCAGCAGGATTTGTAAGCGACAAAATACCCTTTGAGTTTATGGAATGACAGCTATTATTATAGTATTAATTTTAATTTGTATGATTATTTATGTCTATACATTTCCGTATAAAGAAAAATAATTTATAAATATTATACTATAATTCAATTATTTATAAATCTTAAAATAAAACAAAATGAAACAAATAGAATATATAAGTGAACACACTTTTGAAAAAGAAATCATCAACATAGAAGATGAACATTATGATTTAGCAGTTGAAATATTAAATTCTTTTGGAAATTACGGACCATTAATAGTTAAAAATGATAAAAAAAGTTTAATGTTTGCGGTAAATTTAGCTAAAAATAGAGTAGATCGAGAAATAGGAACTAATTTATACAGAATAACAATAGAAAAAATATTATGAAAGAAATAAAACTAAATAAAAAATATTCATTAGATTTAGGAAGTTTAGCTCCAGTAGAAGTTAAAACTTTAGAATTTACCGATAAAGGAGTTAAATGCTCATATTTAAATTCATATTCTAATAGAGTTGAAGAATTAAGTTATGAATTATTTGAAATGAATGGATATAATAAACCTGAAAAAATTGAAAAATCATATAAAGAAAATTTTATAGATTGGTTAAAGATTGAATATCCAAATGATTGGGAAAATATTTTATCAATGCTAGAAAAAGAAAGTAAAGATGTTGAATTTTTTGGATTTGCTTTTAGATTTGGAACTATTATTGCTAAAACATTTACTGTTCCAAATTTAGTACCTGTAGAAGGATGTCCTAATATAGAACTAGTTTACCCTGAGTATACACTTAAAAACACAACAGATGGAACACATGCATGAAGAAACAATTAAATATTTAAAATTATCTAATTGGAAAGATAGTGATTTATTAAATGGTTTGAATGATAAAAATAAAATTATAGCTAAAGAATTTTTAAATAAAATTGATTTTAGTTTAATAACAAATGATAAGGCTTTTCAATTAACTCCTCCAGTTATTAGACGAATATTAGACATTATATTCAGAAATGAATTTGGATATATGTTAGATAAAGAAGATTTGATATTATTAGTAAATGTAAATGATATTACATTAAGAATTAATGAATTATGTTATCATCTTCCAACATTCACACATTTATTTTCTAGCATAGATGTAGAAGCCGAAGTACTTAAATTATTTAGTGAAAATTATGTTATGGAATTAATAAATAACAATATAAAATTAAGCAGTGATTTAAATCAATTTATTAATATAAGAAATGATGAGTTAAAACAATTAAATGATGCTATTATAATAAATAATAATACAGAAGATTTGATAAATAAAAAAATAAAAATTATCTTAGGATTAAATAGAGATATTAAATTATTAGAAGATAAAATTATTGTAAATAAAATAAGACAAAATCAAAAAGAAATAGATAATAAATTATTAACATTAAAGTTTAAAGAAAATGAAACAAACTAGTGCAGAATATCAAAGAGAATGGAGAAAAAAGCATCCTGGATATCAACGAATATATTCGAAAAAGTCTTATGAAAAAAAGAAATTAGAAGACCCAAATTTTCCTTATAATAATTTTAAAAATTGGAGAGATAATAATAAAGAACAATCTAATAAGATATATTATAAATGGAGACAAACACATAAAGATACTTGGCATGCTATACAGAAAAGAAGTTATGATATACATAAAGAAGAATATTCTAAAAAATCTAGAATAAAGTATTTAATTAAAAAAATAAACGAAAATAAATTTAAAAGATTTTCATTAAAAGAAGATTTAAAAATTTTAAATAGTAATTTAAATCCACGAGAACTCTCATTAATATTAAAAAGAACTTCTAAATCTATTTCTAACAGAAAATATTTATTAAATATTAAACATCATGGATAATACAGTATATAACTTTCTTAGAGAATGGGTTAATATAATAGAAGTTCAAAAGCAAGATAATAAAGAAAGTATTTTTGATAATAAAGAAAGTATTTTTAAAACTAAAGAACCTATTCAAATAGGACCTTATGAATTTCAAGGATTATATGCAAGTGAAGTTGATACTGATTTTAAAGAAGGAGAAATTTCTATTACCTTTAAAGCAGATTATTGGATAGATGTGTTTGATGACAATTTTGATTGTAAAAAATGCATTAAAAAGATAGAATGTACAGAATGTAAAAATAAAATTTAATGGAATTACAATTAAGTCCTGATAGAAGATATTTATACATAACTAAAGCAACTGAACATGAATATGAACAACTTAAGCTTAGTTTTACTAAACGTATAGATAATTGGAGATTTCATCCACTTGTGAAGCGAGGTGTGTGGAGTGGGGACGTTTGTTTTGTTAAGGGTAATAAACTTCCTTCTGGTTTATGGATGGAAGTTATGGAAGTTTTTAAAGAGCATAATTTACCATTAAAATTAATTGATACTATAAAATTATTCAATATAGATATTGAAAAAGAAGAATTTTATAAATGGGTTGATAAATTTTTTGAAGGTAACGAAAAAAAGCCGCGTGATTATCAAGTTGATACCGCATATAAAATATTACGTTATAGAAGATGTTTAGCTGAATTAGCTACTAGTGCCGGTAAATCGTTAATAGTGTTTATGGTTATTGCATATCTTTTAGAATATGATGTAGCTGAAAAAATATTATTAATAGTTCCAAATGTATCTTTAGTATTACAAGCAACTGAAGATTTTAATGATTATAATACTGATGAAAAAGTAACACTTAAAATACAACAGATATTTTCTGGAATGAAATTAAAAGAAAATACTAATCTCGTAATAGGAACATATCAATCATTAGTTAAAAAAGATGAAGAATATTTTAAACAATTTAATATTGTTATAATAGATGAAACACATAAAGCAAATAGTTCGTCAATCTGTAAAATACTAGATAGGTGTTGGCATTGTGATTATCGTTTCGGGGTAAGTGGAACTATTCCTAAACCACAAACAATAGATAGATATAATTTAATGTCTAATACAGGTCCATTAATTACAAATATTAGTGCAGATTATTTAATTAATAAAGGATTTATAAGTCCATGTGAAGTAAAAATGATTTATATGGATTATGTTTCAGATGAACAAAAAGAGGCATTTTTATGGTTATCTAAATCATCTAATGAAGATGAAAGGAAAAAAGTTTTTAAATTAGAACAAGATTATGTAGCAGAAAGTAATAAGAGATTAAAATTTATTGCTAATGTAATTAAAAAATCAACTAAAAATAGTTTAATATTATTTCATAGAATAGAACATGGTAAAAAACTTTATGATTTATTAAGAAATATTTATGAAGGAGATGTATATTATGTTGATGGTGGTACAGATAAAGATTTAAGAGAAGATTATAAAAAATTAATGGAAGTAGGGGATAAACGATTATTAGTTGCTTCATTTGGAACTTTTTCGACCGGAATTAATATAACTAATATACATAATGTATTTTTTACAGAAAGTTTTAAATCAGAAATTATAATTCGTCAAAGTATCGGACGTGGATTACGTTTGCATAATAGAAAAGATAAATTAATTATAATTGATTTTGTTGATGATATGCGATATAAACTAGAAAACGGCAAAACTTTTGTTAATTATTTGTTTAAGCATGCTGAAGCTAGAAAAGAAATTTATAAAGAACAAAAATTTTCATACACTATGCAAAATATAAAATTTTAATATATAAATCAAATAAGTATTTATAATGAAATTTATATTAGAATATGAAAAATTTTTAAATAAATCAAATATTAGTGATGAATCTTTTGTTAAAGATATTGTGAATAAATCACAAGATGGAACATTTAAATGGCTGGTTAATGGAAGAAAGTTTCCTATAGATTTAAAACAAAATTATGCTCCCAAAGAAGTAAGTAAAAAAATTGGATTTAATATTCATACGGATTGGAAAATACCATTTGATATAAATAGGGATAAAATAGGAAATTTTTTGAGGTATCACACAATTGCAGATAATAATACACAACATGATGTCGATAAAACATTAGAAATATTATATGACGAATTAATTAGACTAAATAATAGATTAAAAGATATTAAATTTAATAAAGCTTATACAGAATTAGAAAATAAATTTCATATATTATATGGTGCACAATCAACATTTAATTTTGATGATATAGAATATTGGATATCATCAGCTCCTAATAGAATACATAATAAAAATGAATATTATGATACATTATTAGATAATATTGAAAGTAAAATAAAATTATATTGGAGACCATCAATAACTACATTAGAGATAATTAAGGAATATTTGATACGAACGGGTGATATATAAAAAAAGAAAAAAATATAAATTATGAATAAAATCGGTAAAATGTCTGACATTTATAATAAGTTTAAAGAAACTTCTATTCTTGAAGCTGATGCTATTGCAGGAATATTTAATGATGTAATGAAAGCATTTCAAATTAAAGATTTAAGTAATCTAAGTGATGATGATAGAAAAAAATTTTATGATGAAATTCATAAAGGTTTAACTGCAAAGAAAAAAGAAGCTGAACTTCCAAATAAAATTGAAGGCCAAATTGATCCTAAAGTTGTAAATACTGAAGCTGATAAAAAAATAACTAATGCAGCTGATCAAAAAGTTCCTGATCCAATTGATGTTGTAAAAGAAACTCCAGCTACTGCTACTGATCAAATTAAAATTGATCCAGTTGTTGTAAATACTGAAGCTGATAAAAAAATAACTAATGCAGCTGATCAAAAAGTTCCTGATGCAATTGAAAAAGATCAATTAAAAGAAGCAGTAATTAATGAAGAAGAATATAAAGATTTTTTTAAGAGTAAATTAAAAAAATATAATGTTAATTCTCCAATGCAATTAGATCCAGAAAAAAAGAAAAAATTCTGGGATGAAATTAAATCTGAATGGAAAGGTGATAGCAAAGTAAAAGAAGATTTTGATGCAAAAATTATAGAAGCATGTAAAGGCAAAAAAGATAAAGTATTTGATAGTAATCAAGTAGATAAATTTTTAACAAAGTATACTCATCTTAATGAAAAAATATTTGCTAAATTAAATACAGAATCTGATATTCATATGATATATGAAAAAGCATATTCAATGTTACCTGACTGGGAATCTAAAGATGCCTTAACTTTTTATAAACAACATAGATTAGAAGAATTAAACGACGAATATTCAAAAAAAAAGTAACTACTGTCGTTGATATTGATCCTACAGATGCTATTAGATTAAATATAGGTGCAGGTCCAAACGCTATGAATGGATGGCATAATTTAGATAAAGCTAATAAAAAAAATATAATCAACTGGACTGCTCCTAAATTACCATATAAGGATAGTTCAGTTGATTGTATTTTTTCTGAACACTTCATGGAACATTTACCCAAAGAAACTGCTATCACTTTTTTAAATGAATGTTTTAGAGTTTTAAAACCTGGGTGTAGAATGAGAATGAGTATGCCAAATTTAAAAACATTAGCAACAAAATATTTAGAAAATGATTTAGAATATTGGAGTGAAGTAGGATGGACTCCTTCTTGTGCTGCTGATTTAATGAATGAAGGAATGAAAAAATGGGGACATCAATATATTTGGGATGCTGATCATTTAATAGGAACTGTTAAAGATATTGGTTTTAAAAATGCATTTGAAACTGATTATAGAAAAAGTGAAATTGAATATTTAAACAATTTAGAAATTAGACCACATAAATGTGATTTAATAATTGAATGCATAAAATAATCTTATAAATGAAATTTTTAAAATCTTATGAAGAATTTTTAAATGAAAATTTAATTTTAGAAGGTGGAAGTTACGGACATTTAAATCATCCTTTTGAAGATTATAGTTTAACATTTAAAGATTTAAAAACGATAGTTGATAGAGCACTTGGAGGATATTTAGATAAAGAAGAATTAATATCTGAAAAATTGGATGGATATGCTTTATCAATAACATGGAAACATGGACAATTATTTACAGCAAGAAATAAAGGTCATTTAAAAAATTATGGTAAAGATGCTTTAACAGTAGATCAATTAATACAAAAATTTGAAAATAGAGGAGAATTATCTAAAGCATTTTCATTAGCTATAACCGAATTAAATAAAATATTTTCTAAAATAGATCAATCAATATTAGATGTTGAATTTGAAACAGGTAAAAAGTTTATGAATATTGAAATAATATATCCAAGTTCTCCAAATGTTATTGTATATGATTCACCTAAAATAATTATGCATGGATTTATAAGTTATGATTTTGATGGAAATCCAATTGATGAAAATAATAAAATATCTAAAAATATTGTTGATGTAATAAATTTAGTAAATAAAAGTATTAATAGCATATTTAAAGTTCATGAACCAAATTATTTAAATATTTCTAAGCATAACGATTTTTCTGTTAAACAAAATTATTTTCATAAAAAAATTGATGATATTAGAGATTCAATGGATATGAATGATAATTCTACATTAGAAGAATGGCATATAGAATTTTGGAAAAAAATTATTTTAAATAGTATTGCTAAACATGAAACTGATTTTGACGGAGATGTGTTTGAACGAGCAGCTAAACGTTTAGCTTTTAAAAATGGAACTATTATATCAATAAAAGAATTAGAACTAAATAATTTAGGATTTATTAAAATGCTAGAAAAATCTGATTCAATTAAAAATATTAGACAAAATATAAGAGATAAATTTGAGAGTATTTTTACAGAATTAGGTGTTACTGTTTTAAAAAATATAAGTGGATTTTTATCCGTTAATTCTAATGATACAGTGAAAGTTATTAAAGATAATTTAGATAAAAAGATTAAAGAAATAGAAAATACTGGTGGAAAAGGATTATTAGATGTATTACAATTAAACTTAAATAAAATAGAAGCTTTAGGTGGATTTGATTCAATAATGCCTTCTGAAGGAATTGTATTTGTTTATAATTCAAAGAGATATAAATTAACGGGATCCTTTTCTCCTGTAAACCAAATTATGGGTTTGCTTCGTTTTTGATATATAATATAATCATTAAATTTTAATACTGATGGCAGGAATACAAGAAATAAAAGATATTTATAAAGAACAGGGTAATAAGTTTATTGAAGAATTACTCGAAAAATATACGATTATAAGTGAAAATTTAGATGGATCTACAGTATATGTTCAAAAAATAGATGCTGATAGAAAAAATATCGTTAATGACCCAATAGATATATTTAAAAGGGATGATAGAATTCCATTAAGTATTATAGATAGAACATTAATGATATATTATGAATCTGTTAGAAATCATTTTGTTAATAAAATTGATAAATCTGTTTTAAAAGAAATACCAGATAATTGGAGATTTAGTTTTCAATATTTTGTAAATAAAAGTCCAGTAAATATTGTTTATGATAATTTACCTACTAATAATTTAGTATTAACACATATATTGGTAAAAAATAATCAAAATAAAACAATTAAAGTTATAGATAATTCTAAAATTTTAAATGAATGGGCTAATAAACTAGAAGTACAAGGTCCTCCTATTATTTTTGAAGGTGTATTAAATGATAAGCAAAAAAATCAAATAAAAGATTTTATAAAAACTGATAAAGATTCTTTAGGTGATATATTTGGAACAGATTCATTTACTAAATATATTATAAGTATTTTAAATCCATCTCTTAAAAAAACTACATTAAATAATGATTTAATTAAACCTATAGATTCAATTGTATTTAAATTTTTTGATGAGCACAATGATAAAACATATATTGGAAAAATAATAGATCCAATTATAAAAAATATACAAGAGAAAAATAAAGTACAAGATACTAGAACTATTAAAGATATTTATTCAATAATATTATTAGATATAATTGAATTTATAGAAAGAAATAAATCCGTTTTATCTGTTGGCATTTTATCTATTAAACCTGATGAAAGATATATTGAAATTATTTGTGATATATTTAATAAGTATGTTAATAAAAATATAGATAAATACAAAGATATAGATTTTGAAACTCCAAGTTTTGCAAAAAAGAAAGAATTTGATTTAAATATTGAATTAATTAAAAATCAAAAGACAAAAGAATATTTAAATTCATCAGATAAATTAAAAGATTTATTTAAAATATTTTTATCATCATTAAGAAAAAAGAGAAAAAAGACTACCAATGTATTAACAGAACCTATTATTAAAGAAATTAATATTATAATAGGAAAAATAAAAGATGCAACAGAAGCTGAATCTGATGATTCATTTAAAACTTTTGGTGATTATATTATTATGAAAGAAATGAATGATAATATATATGAAGAAGAGGAAGACGTTTCTGAAAATAGTATAACTATAACAATAGAAAGTAATCCTATAAATATTCCAACTATTGATTTTTTAAAAAAAGAATTAAATAAATTAGAAAGTAATATAGAAAAATTAGAAGATTCAACATTCGAAGCATTAAATATTAAAGATAAAGAACATGGAAAACAACAAGTAAATATATTTGTAGGAAGATTTCAACCTTTTACATTAGGTCATATAAAAGTTTTAAATAAATTACATATGACAAATAAACTCCCTGTTATAATTTTTATAGTTAAAGGTAAAGAGACTTCACAAGATAAAGATTTAAATCCTTTCGATAAAGAATTACAATTAAGAATGTTTGATGCACTAAAATTAAATTATGAGTTTCTAGAAAATGTATTTATTATTGATTCAGCATCAGTAGATAAAATATTTAATTCATTACGTCCTGAATATGAACCTCTAAAATGGGGAGTAGGTACAGATAGATTAAAAACATTCAAAATACAAATAGATAAATATAAAGATGAATTAAATATGCTAAATGATTTTGAGTTATTTGAAATTAAAAGAGCAGATGAAGATATTAGTGCATCGGTTGTTAGAACTGCAATTAAAGATGATAATTATGAAGTATTTAAAGTTATGGTTCCAACAGTATTACATTCATTTTATGATGAATTAAAAAAAGAAATATATAAATAAAAACAATAATATGGAATTTGTAAAAACTTATTTAGAATTTATTAATGAACAAGTTTTAATTGGAGGTAAAGGTGATGATACTGATGAATCAACTATCGATAAAAATGAATTAGAAGTTGGAATTGCAGTAGAAGCTGAACACTCTAGTGATAAATCAACAGCAAAAGAAGTTGCAATCGATCATTTAACAGAAAATCCTAAATACTATTCTGAATTAGTTAAGAGTGGAATAGTAGATGAACCTGATGCATTAAAATTAGCTAAAGATTTATTAGGAATAGATATGACAAAATAAATTATATTATGCCATCAACTAGTGTAAAACAGAGAGCTTTTTTTAATATAGTTTTAGCATATAAAGAAGGTAAAAAGAAAGAATCAGAAGTTAGTAAAGAAGTAATTGATGCTGCAAATGGAATGACTATAAAAGAAATAAAAGATTATGCGCATACTACTGATGAAGAAATGAAAAAAGCTAATGAAAATACTTCTATTACAAGCACTGCCCCAGTAGCAAGTACTCCAATTAATGTTAATGGAATAGGTTCAGTTAAATTGCCTGGTGATCCTGATTTGTCAACTAATTTTTCAAAACAAATACTAGGATCAGGTGATATACTATTAAATAAAAAAAAGAAATTAAAATTCATTAAAACGTTTAATGAATTTAAAACAGAATACAAATAAATAAATAAAAACAATATACAATGGAATACGTAAAATTATTTGAAGAGTTTGTAAACGACGTTAAAACTAATCAGCATTTGGTTAAAGAAGCCGATGTTATAACACCAGGTACTAGAATAAAAGTAAAAGCTAGTGGTCAATTAGGATATTTAAACTCTTGGAGTGAAGATATTAAAAAATATAATGTTAGTTTAGATGATAGTGGACAACAACAATTTAATGAAACTGAAATTGAAGTTATAGTTAATGATGATAATAATAGATTAGGAGCTAAAACTCAAAAATTGGTTGGTGAAAGTCATTTAATACCTGGATCTAAAGTTAAATGTAAAGCTGATGGATTAGTAGGCGATATTATTTCATGGAGTGAAGATACAGGAAAATATTTAGTACAATTAGAAAACGGTAAACAAGCTGAATTGACAGATGATGATGTAGAAGCTTATATTGGAGATATTAATGCTTCACAAAATCTTGAAGGTTAATTTAAAATTGTGGCTTCTAATATACTTTAGAAGCCACAATTGTCTCAGGTGAAACAAAAGCATAATAATGCATATAAATTTAAATTTTAATATGTTATAATTATGAAAACAGTAAAAAAGAATGATGAAATTTTACGAGTAAATAATGAAATAGCCGAAAAATTAGTTAATACTAATGGTTATTTTTATACTCCTAAAAAGGAATGGAAATTAAAAATTAGAGATATCTCTAAACAAGCTGCTGAAAAAAGAGCTGATGAAATAGCTGAAAGAAAAGCTGAAAAGAAAAATGAAAAGTCTAACTCTAAAAAATCTTAATATGCAAGAAAATAAAATATTTTTTTCTAAAACAAGAGAAGTAAAACTTCCAACACGTGGAACATCTGAATCAGCAGGTATTGATTTTTTTATTCCAGAATTTACACAAGAATTTATTGATGATATTGTATCTAAAAATAAAGATATAATGAATAGCATGCCAATGACCTATGAATTAGATAAAGTAATAGGTATAGTATTAGGTCCAGGTGAAAGAATAAATATTCCTTCTGGAATAAAAGTAAAAATGGGAAAAGATAGAGCTTTAATAGCTCATACTAAATCAGGTGTAGGTTCTAAATTAGGCATTTCCTTCCTGGCAAGTGTAGTTGATCAGGATTATCAGGGCGAAATTCATTTAAATGTATATAACACTTCAAATGAAAATATAGTTACATTAACTCCTAATATGAAATTAATTCAATTTTTAGAAATTCCTATTTATTTATCTGACATAATCGAAGTACCTGAAAATGAACTTTATACAGAAAAAACACAAAGAGGAGAAGGTGGATTCGGACATACTGGTAATTAATATTTAAATCTTAAATTTTATGCTATTAGACATTGAGAATGAAGGTAATTCATTAATTATATCTTATTATAATAGTGAAGGAAAAGTTTCATTTAAAACAATACCATTAAAAAATATATCTAATTGGATGATTTGTCGTGAAAGTGATAAATCAAAAGATAAGAAGTTTACAAATTGGGATGGACGTGCTGTTAAAAAATATACTTCAAAATTTTTAAATAAACATTCAATAACAGAATTATTTGAAAGATTATCTAAAGAAGATCAAGATGAAATTTTTGGAACACACTATCCAGATATTTATTTTATTGATATAGAAGTTGAAATTGTTGATGGATTTCCAGAAGCAGATTCTGCAAAAGAAAAAATTACTACAATTACTTTTACAACTCCTAAAAATCAAGTAATCGTATTTTCACATTTGAATTTGCCTGCAAAAAGTATTGCTAATGTTCAATCTAGTATAGATAAATACTTTGAACAAACTGGTAAAAAATTTACCTTTATTTATAAAAAGTTTGATACAGAATATGACATGCTGTATACTTTTTTAAGTGAAATAGTACAGAAAAAAATACCAATGATGAGTGGTTGGAATGTAATTGGTTATGATTGGAAATATATTATAAATAGAGCTCGTCGATTAGGAATTGATCCTTCTATAGCATCACCAAGCGGAAAATTAAATAATCAAAATAATGATATTCCACTACATGTTGGAATAATGGACTATATGGATCTTTATAAAGCATGGGATAGAAGTGTAGATGTCAAAGAAAATTTTAAATTAAATACGGTAGCAGAGGTAGTAGTAGGTTTAAAGAAAATTAGTTACGATGGAAGTTTAAAAGATCTATTAGAAAAAGATTTTGAAAAATATGTATTTTATACTGCAGTTGATACATTATTAGTAATGCTAATTCATGAAAAACTTAAAACAATGGAAATAGTTTTAACATTAGCTAATCTATGTAAAATTAGTATTTATAAAGCTGATTCACCAGTTTCAATTACTGAATCATTATTAGCAAGAGAATTTTTAAAAGATAACAAAATATTAGCCTCAGATTTTAATATTAGAAAAGAAAATAAAGATGAACAATATGAAGGTGCTTATGTTAAAAAACCAATTACAGGACGTCATAAAGCAGTAGCTTGCTTTGATTTTGCATCACTTTATCCTTCGATTATGAGACAGATGAATGTATCTCCTGATTCATTTATAATGAAAGTTGATCCTGATGTAAGAAATGAATATAAACAAGATGATAGAATTGTAGCAGTTAATGGGTGTGTATATAGTACAAAAGATTCAATATTAAAAGGTATATTGAATAGACTTTATAGTCAAAGAAAAGAATATAAAAAAGAAATGTTTAAATATGAAATGGAAGCAGATGAAATTAAACATATATTAGAAAAAAGAAAAAGTGCATGATTTTAGATAAAAATGTTGAAATTAATATTACTTCAAATAATATAAGATTTTATAAAAATTTATATTTAGATATTAAAATAAAATCAATAATAATTTTAGATATTAATAATTTAAATTCCGGCTGTGGTATTAAAATTAATGTTAAATGTGATTATTGTGGTATTGAAAAAAAAGTTGTATATAATAAATATTTTTCACAGACCAATAAATTAACAGATAAATATTCATGTTTAAAATGTGCACATATAAAAACTAAAGAAAGACTTTTAAAAAATGAAGGAATTACATCTGTTTTACAAAGAAAAGATGTACAAGAAAAAATTAAAAAAACTAATTTAGAAAGATATGGATGTGAAAATTCAGGATCAAGTAATATTGTAAAAGAAAAAATTAAAAAAACATTTTTAAAACGATATGGAGTTGAGCATAGTTTTCAAGCAAAAGATGTTAAGGAAAAAATTAAAGAAACTAATTTTAAAAAATATGGAGTTGAATGTAGTTTACAATATAAAGATATAAAAGATAAGATTATTAAAAATAATTTGGAACTATATGGAGTAGAGCATGCTATACAAAGAAAAGATGTACAAGAAAAAATTAAAAAAACTAATTTAGAACGTTATGGAGTTGAAAATGTAGCACAGTGTAAAGATATACAAGAAAAAATTAAGGATACTAATTTAGAACGTTATAGAGTTGAAAATACATTACAAAGAGAAGATATTAAGGAAAAAATTAAGGATACTAATTTAGAACGTTATGGAGTTGAAAATGTAGCACAGTGTAAAGATATACAAGAAAAAATTAAGGATACTAATTTAGAACGATACAAAAACAAAATTATTTTTAAGAGTATATATTTTAAAAAAATTATATTTGAAAAACATAAAAATAAAATAAAAGAACGATATAATAATTTAGATATTAAACAGGTATATGAAAATGGAACATTGGATTTTTATTGTAGTGAATGCAAAGATTATAAAAATATAAATATACATCTTTTACATCAAAGACATCATTATAATGTTAATATTTGTACAATATGTAATCCTTTAAATTCTACAAATTCTTTTGAAAGTAAAAATGAAGAAGAGATTAAATTATTTATAAATGATTTAAATATAGAAACTAAAAAAGATCGAACTATTTTAAATGGTAATGAGATAGATATTTATATACCAAATAATAAGATTGGAATAGAACATAATGGAGTTTATTGGCACAATGAATTCAATAAACTTAAAGATTATCATTTAAATAAGACAGCATTAGCTAAAGAAAAAGGAGTTAAACTCATACATATATGGGAAGATGATTGGTTAAATAAGCAAGAAATAGTTAAATCGAGACTAAAACAAATTTTAAATTTAACATATAATAAAATATACGCTAGAAAGTGTATAGTTAAAAAGGTGTCCTCTAGTGATAGTAGAGAGTTTTTAAATAGGAACCATTTACAAGGTAATGTTAATGCAGCTGTTAAATTAGGTTTATATTATAATGATGAGTTAGTATCATTAATGACCTTTGGTAAACTACGTAAAAATTTAAATCAAGTAGCTAAAGAAGGAGAGTATGAGTTGACTAGATTTGCTAATAAATTAGATACTTCAGTTATTGGTGGAGCTAGTCGCTTATTTAAGCATTTTATAAAGGAGTATATACCGAATAGAATAATAAGTTATGCCGATTGTGATTGGACGGTTGATGAGCAAGATAACTTATATATAAAATTAGGTTTTAAATATATAGGGCATACTGGTTTGAATTATTGGTGGGTAGTAGATGGTTTAAGGGAGAATAGGTTTAAGTTTAGGAAGGATAAATTAATTAAAGAAGGAGCAGATCCAAGTTTAACAGAGGTAGATATAATGCATGATAGAGGTTGTTATAGGTGTTTTGGAACAGGTAACTATAAATTTGAATATAAAAAATAAAAAAATAAATAATAATGGAAATGACTAAAATTAATAAAGAAGTTATTAATACGTATACTTATAATGAAGCTTTAGAAGAATCTTTAAAATATTTTAAAGGAGATGAAATGATAGCAAAAGTATTTTTAAATAAATATGCTATTAAAGATTCTGATGGAAAATTTTATGAAAAAACACCTGATGATATGCATCACAGATTAGCAGGTGAAATTTCAAGAATAGAAAATAATTATGTTAATCCAATATCAGAAGATAAAATATTTGAATTAATTAAGGATTTTAAGTATATTGTTCCACAAGGCGGTCCTATGTCGGGTATTGGAAATAATTTACAAATTGTTTCATTATCTAATTGTTTTGTCATTGGTGATGAAGGTGATTCTTATGGATCTATTTTAAAAATAGATCAAGAACAAATACAATTAATGAAAAGAAGAGGCGGTGTTGGTCACGACTTAAGTCATATTAGACCAAAAGGATCTGCTGTTAAAAATTCTGCACTGACATCTACAGGTATAGTTCCTTTTATGGAAAGATACTCTAATTCTACTAGAGAAGTAGCTCAAGACGGCAGAAGGGGGGCCCTTATGCTTAGCATATCTATAAAACATCCAGATACAGAAGAATTTATTGATGCTAAATTAGCAGAAGGTAAAGTTACTGGTGCTAATATATCAGTTAAATTAGATGATGAATTTATGACGGCAGTTTTAAATAATACATCATATTTTCAACAATATCCCATAAACGTACAAAAAGAAAAAGCAAAAATAGTTAAAGAAATAGATGCTAAAAAATTATGGAAAAAAATTATTCACAACGCATGGAAATCAGCTGAACCTGGAATATTATTTTGGGATACTATAATACGTGAATCAGTGCCAGATTGTTATGCAGATGTTGGATTTAAATCTGTTTCTACAAATCCGTGCGGGGAAATCGCCCTATGTAAGTATGACAGCTGTCGGTTACTTGCTATAAATTTATATTCATATATAGATAATCCATTTACAAAAGAAGCAAAATTTAATTTTGAGTTATTTAAAGAACATATAAAATATGCAGTAAAAATATCAGATGATATTATTGATTTAGAAATAGAAAAAATTGATAAAATATTAGAAAAAATTAATAATGATAAAGAATCTGATGAAGTTAAATTAATAGAGTTAAATTTATGGAAAAAAATTAAAGAAAAAGCTTTATTAGGCAGAAGAGTTGGAATCGGTATTACTGCTGAAGGAGACATGTTAGCTGCATTAGGTTTAACTTATGCTACAGATGATGCTATAAAATTTTCTGAAGAAGTTCATAAAATAATGGCAATTGAAGTTTATAAATCATCATGTTTATTAGCAAAAGATAGAGGATCTTTTAAAATATATGATGGAGATAAAGAAATTGGAAATTCATTTATTCAAAGATTAATTAAAGCAGATTCTGAAGTAAGTGAACTGTTAATTAAACACGGAAGAAGAAATATAGGTTTACTAACAGCCGCCCCCACGGGATGTTTAGAAAAAGATGCTATAATTAAAACTGATATAGGTGATATTTCATTAGAAGAAATATTTAATATAAATGGTGTTAATATTAAAGAACTTGAGACTAAAAATAATATATGGTTTGATTTAATTAAACCTATTAATATTTTAGATATAAATGGAAACTATAATAAAATAACAAAATTATATTGGAATGGAAAAACAGAGGGTTATAGATTTAAATTAGATAAAGATTACAATATTTTTACAAGTAAAGTTCATAAATTTTTAGTTTTAATTAATGATAAAGAAGCAATTTGGAAGAATGCTGAAGAATTAAAAGTAGGTGATAAAATAATTAAAAAAATAAATTAACAGTTGCTCCATTAATATATAAAATAAAATTAAATAATGGAGCAGATGTTAAAAGGAATAGATGTTAAAACATATCCTAGTAAATGGAATGAATTAATTAATAAATTTTCTATTGAAGAAGCATATAAATTATATCATAAATTTATTAGAGGAGTAAGTTTAGAAAAGTATATACTAAAATACGGTGAAATAGAAGGAAATAAAAAATATAAAGAATATAAATTAAAGTGTAAATATTATTCATCTAAACAATATTATTTAGATAAATATGGAAATGAAAAAGGATTAATAATATGGAATAATAAAAATAAAAAAACGGCTGGGTCCTTACAACGATTTATTGAAAGATATGGAGAAATATTAGGTAGAGAAAGATATGATTTATTTAGAAAAAGATGTGCAGTTAAAGATTATATTAAAAATGATCCCAATTCATCATACAATAAAAGAGAAAAATCCACAACATTAGAATATTGGATAAAAAGAACAGATTCTATTGAAAAAGCAAAAGAATGTTTAAGAAAACGTCAAAATACCTCATCATTAGATAAGTTAATAAGTAAATATGGTGAGTTAGGAAAAATAAAATGGCAAGAAATAAATGCTAAAAAATCTAATACATTAGAAAATTATATTAATAAATTTGGTGTTGAATTAGGAAATGAAAAATATAACAAACTTAAAGAATGTTTAAAATTTGGAAATTCAAAGGATAATTTAATTAAAAAACACGGAGAAAAATGGTATTCTGAATTATTAATTAAAAAAGCTAAAAGATTACCATATTCTAAACTTTCTATATTAATAGGTGAATATATTTATAATGAATATAATAAAATATTTAATAAAATTTATTATGGTGAAAATGAATATACTTTTTATATTGGAAATGGAGAATTTAAAATAATTAAACCTGATATTTATATTAAAGATATTAATTTAGTTATTGAAATATATGGTGATTATTGGCATAAAAATCCAGAAATAGAATGTTATAAAGATAACATATATGATGAAATACGAAATAGAGATAAAAGACGAATTAATATTATAAAAGATAAATTTAAATCTGATATTATAATAATATGGGAAAAAGAATTAATTAATATAAATTTAGTTACAGAACAAATAAAAAATAAAATAAAAGATTTATTATGCAAGAAATAGTTAATTTAGAAAATATACAATATGAGTTAATAGAAATATTAGAAAAAACTACGGATACTGATTATACAATGGATATAGAGGTAGAAGATACTCATTATTATATTTTAGATAATGGAATAGTATCTCATAATACAGTTTCCCTTATGACACAAACTACATCTGGAATTGAACCTGTTTTTCTTCCAGTATATAAAAGAAATAGAAAAGTAAATCCAAACGATAAAGAAGTTAATATTTCATTTACTGATTTTTCAGGTGATGCATGGGAAACATATTTAGTATTTCATCCTAAATTTTTAAAATGGTTAAAAATTAATAATTATAATATAGAAGAAGTAAAATTATATAATGAAACTCAATTAGATGAAGTAATTAAAAAATCTCCTTATTATAAAGCATCATCTGCAGATATTGATTGGGTTGCAAAAGTAAAAATGCAAGGTGCAATTCAACAGTGGATAGACCATTCTATAAGTTCGACGACAAATCTGCCAGAAAATGCAACTGAAGATATGGTATCTAAGGTATATGAGACGGGATGGAAATCAGGATGTAAAGGATTAACTGTTTATAGAGAAGGTTCAAGATCAGGAGTACTTGTTAGCAATAAAAAACAAAAAGAAAAAATAATTAAAACTGAAGCTCCTATTAGACCTAAATCTCTTCCTTGTAATATACATCATATTACAGCAAAGGGACACGATTATGTCGTAATTGTAGGACTAATGGATAATGAACCTTATGAAGTATTTGCTTTTAAAGAGAAAAATATAAGTATATCTAAAAATATAAAAGACGCTATTCTAACAAAAGTTAAAAGAGGTCATTATAGTTTAGAAATATCAGGTAATGGAGTACTAGATAATGTTAATGAATTATTCGAAAGAGATGAAGAAGAAGCTCTTACTAGAATGATATCTGTTAGTCTAAGACATGGTGCTGATATTAAATTCATTGTTCAACAATTAAATAAATCTGAAGGAACTATAGTAGCATTTAGTAAAGCAATTTCTAGAACATTATCTAAATACTTAAAAGGTGATGCAGAAGAAAAGTTATCTGAGACTAAATGTCCTTTATGCGGAGATCCGTCAGGTCTTTATAAAAAGGAAGGTTGTACATATTGTCATTCGTGCGAATTTTCCCTGTGTCAAGGTTAAATTTAAATATAATATAAATATGATTAATTATAATATAACAGGCTATAATCAAATAAGAAGGAAATTCGTAATACCTATTGGTAATATAACAAAAGAAGAAGCAAAAATATCTATGCATAAATTAATGAGTTCTTATAAAGAAGATATTAATTTTAATGTTGATAAAGGTTTAGTTTTAAGAAATATCGATATTTCAAAACAAACATTTTATCCAAATATACCTGTTGAATCTAAAGAAAATGCTTTAAAATTACAATTAGAAATATTACAGATTTATACTGAAAAAGTAAAGGATGATCATGCATATTTTAGATGGGATTCAGATAATGGTTATTGGGTATTTAATTGTGGAATGATACCTTATGGGCCATCTAGAGAACACTGTACATTAGAAGATATGAAAAATTGGATACTATCATATAATTTTATGAAAACTATAATATGGTAAATTAAGTCATAATATGATAACATGGGAAATATTTAGAGCTATAGATGTTGTTGATATGATAGCTGTAATGAGAAATGATTATTTAGAAAGAAAAAGTATTTGATGAAATTAAATTTATTTTTATAAAAATATTCAAATATATATTAAAACAAATACTTTTAATGAAATTTATTAAGCCTTACGAAGAATTTAAAATTAATGATGATAGAATTCAATGGGTAAAAATTTTTAATCAAAATTCATCAACTGATAATGAAAGAATAAAAGAATTAGCAAATACTTCTGAACATGAATTATATGATATTTTTATTGTGAATAAAAAAGTATATCATAATCAAACAGAACATAAAGATTTAGATATTTATAGACCAGTGTTTAGATATGCTCATTCAGATACAGGTTTTAGTTCTGAGTTTATAAATAAGCATTTAGATATAGTAAAACAACATACATATAATTATGATCCAGAATTAGCAAAAATTAGTGGTAGTAAAAAAATATGGCATAAAACTTTAGGAGATAAATCATATTTACCTAAAACTGTTTATTCTAGAAGAGATACTAAAGATTTAAATTTTCCTATAATAGCTAAACCTGAATCAGGACATAGTGGAATAGGAATAGAAAAATTTGAATCATATCAAGATTTAATAAACTCTAAAGGCACTTTTGATGTATATAGTGAAATGATAGATTTTGCAGCAGAATATAGAGCATTATGTTTAAAAGATAATGCATTTATAATATATGAAAGAGTTCCAAATCAAGAAGATAATAGTACTATTAAAACTAAAGATAAAAAAGAAAAAGTTAGTTTTATTTATATAGAACAAGATTTAAATAAATTAAAGTTTTTAAATGAATTTAATACTATAATAAAAGATACTAGAAAGCATTTTGCTCCGGACTTTTATGCATTAGATTTTTTTATCGATAAAAACGGTAAAGTATTTTTAATAGAATCAAATTTATCACCAGGTTTAGGAGCATGCTCTCAGGCTTCAACTTATAAAGCAATGTATAAAGATTTTTATAAAAAAGATCCACCTGAAAAAAAATTAAATATAGCAAATAATATAATTAATGAATACAGAGAAATAATAAAAAAAGAATTTCCTAAAGAGTATAAATTGTCAAAAAATCCTATATGAAAAAAATCTTATTAATTTTATCCTTATTTTTAGTTGTAGCAGTTAGTTATTCACAAGATTTAAAAATAGATACAACATTTAAAATTATTAATAATCAAAAAGCTAAAACTAATTTTAAATATTTGACAGATAATTTAAGTGGTAAAACTAATTATATTATTAAAAATGTAAATAAACAATCTAATATTATTGAATATAGTACGTTTTTTAAATATGTTAGTGATAGTACTATACAAAGTAAATCACTTACAAAAATATATCGAGATCAAACAAATGCAATGATAAACTATAATGTTTCTATACATTTAGTTGGAAATGATAGTATTAATATAAAATTTTATCATTTTAATCATATTCCAATTAATACATTTAATGGAATAAGTTTAGATGTAATACAAAGTGTATTAAAGAATAATACACTTATTGATAATGAGTGGTTTAATAAAATATATCCTGAAATTATAATTAAAATAAAAAAAGAAACTAATAGCAGAATTTCAGAAATTTATGAACTATTAAAGTAATATAAAAAAATTATTTTATGAATGTTAAAATTAATCAGTTAGATGATAGAGCAATTAACCCTATTTTAGATGGAAAAAATACTCTTGAATTTACTTGTATTTCAAAAAAAACTACCTATAAATATATAGAATATGGAACAGGTATTAGTGTAAATATTCCTAAAGGATATGCAGGTTTTTTATTTCCTATGGATTCTGTCAATGATAAAGATTTAATACTTAAAAATAATATAGGAATAATATATCCCGAATCAAAAGATGAAATTATTGTAAAATTCAAATCAACTGACGAAAATATACCAAATACATATAGCATAGGTGATAAAATAGCAAGATTAATTATAATGCCGTTAGCACATTTTGATTATATTTTTTGTAAAAATATTTAAATTTGTGAAACAAATTAATTATTATCCATATAATTATAAATGAAAAAATAATGTATAATTTAATTAAAGAAAACAGTTATGGAACAGTATGAAAAACTTAAAGAACTAGTAGCAAATTTAGAAGATGATGTAACAAAATTCTTCGAAAAAGGAAATAAAACAGCTGGTACTAGAGTTAGAAAAACTTTACAAGACGCTAAAAAATTAGCGCAAGAATTAAGAATTAGTATACAAGAAACTAAAAATTCATAATTTTTAAAGGGTTACAAAGGCTCCACATTTATGCTTGGAGCCTTTGTTGTATCCGGATAAACAAAATAAATTATTTACATATAATTTATATTCAATATTTTAAGTCAAAATTTTTAAAAAATTCACATGGAATTAAAAATAGATAAAGTTATTGCTAATGAATTTCAAAGCTTTATTAAAAAGCTATTAGCAATAGATAAATTTGTGTTTATGAAAATAAATACAAAGGCTGTGTCATCAACAGTATATTTTCCGCAAAAAGACGCAGTTAAATTAGTTAGTGTACCATTAGAACAAATGTTTGAAATAAAAGATGTTATAAAAGATACTATTAAAGTTTCATTTTATAATGCTTCACGTATAATTGATGCATTATCGTATTTTGGAGATGATACTATAAAAGGTAAAATAGTATATGAACAAATGGGCGATGAATTCATAGCTAGCGATTTTGTTATTTTTAATGATAAATTAACAATAAAATTATTTTGTGCAGATCCTACATTATCATTTATGGATATGAGTAAAGATGAAATAAAAAGAGCATTTAGTACAGATAATGGTACATTTAAATTCGATTTACCTGTTAAACAAATAGATAATATTAATTCATATTTTAAATTAGATAAAGAAGTAGAAACATTTAAATTTGCTATTGAAGATAATATACTACGAGTTAAAGGAAAAAATTATGATGCAATATTATCTGAGACTGTAGAAGTATTAGATGAAAGTTTAATAAAAGTTATGGTTTATAAAAAATATTTTCCTCTTTTAGATAAAGAAAGTTATGATGTTACTGTATGTACAAATAAAATTTTCTTTAAATCACAAGATACTAATACATTATTAATAATTGCATTATGCATGAATGGAGATGAGGAGGAATAATGGAAGCAACAAAAGAACAAATTATTAAAAATTGGACACCAATAATTGATGCAAATTTTAGTGATATTGAGGTAAATAAAAAAGAAGCAATGTGTATATATGCACATCATCATACTCTTATTGAAAGAACAAATAATAATCTATCTGATAAAGAATATTCATTACTTCCATTATCATTATTATTATTTAGCAAATTAAATATTCCAGAAAATGTCACAATAAAAATAATAGGTAATAGAATAGAAAAAGGAGATGAAATTATTTCAGCAACATTCAAACCTAATGATTTATTAACAACATCTATAAATACAGGACTCATAACAAAAGAAATTGAACTTTCTATAATAGAAGAAGCTGCAAATAGAATAAATGACGAAATTAAAACAAATTTAAAAATTAGTGATAAGTTTGATTTAATGATACATTTATTAATTGAATCATTTACAGTAATAGCAGAAAAAACATTAAGACCATTAGTACAAATTAAAATGAATTATAAAATTAAATAAATTTAAAAATTATGCAAGGAAACGCCGGAGATTCAGTAATGAATTCTAGTAATGGTGATGAGAAAGTGTTATTTGAATACGAAACAACAGATAATTTCGAATCTTTATCAACAGAAGAATTAGAAAAACTTTTAGCAGAAAAAGAATCCTTAGCTAAAAGATATTATAATATGGAACAATCCGTTAAATTAACTTTAAATTCCATATATGGTGCATTTGGTAACCAACATTTTTATTTCTATAATATAAATTTAGCCGAAACAATTACATTACAGGGTCAGGATGCTATATTATATACTGAAGCATTAATAAATAAGTATTTTCATGAAACATGGCATACTGATACTGAATTACATGCAAGTATGGGAATAAAAGTAACAGGTAAAGTTTTAAAACCTATAGGCGTATATATTGATACGGACTCGATACAAAAAGAAGCTAAAATAAAAACTGATAAAGGTGAATTTTCAGTAGAAGAATGGTATAATATAAATATTAAAAATGGTTCTGGTGGAGAAACAATGACTGGTCACGAATCAGTTTTAACAAATGATAAAATACTTAACTTTAATGACTCTGAACTTTATTATGCTAATGTAAAAAGAATAATTAGACATAAAGTTAAAAAAGATAAATGGAAATTAAAAACTAAATCTGGTAAAGAAATAGATGTTACAGGTGATCATTCATTAATAGTTTTTAGAAAAGGTGATAAAAAAATTATTAAAGCAAGAGATATTAATATACTAACAGATAAAATATTATCAATTTATAATGAATAATTTTATAAACGATATTAAAAATACTAAATCTACTTTATTTTTAACAGAACATTATATTAAAAATCATTATAAATTAATATATGATGAAATAAATAATTATGATTTTAATATTAATAATAATATAACATTATTTTCTAATAAATTATTTAATTACATTAATAAAATTTCATCATTTCCAAAGTGTGAAATTTGTAAAAAGGAAGTACTATCTTTTTATAAATTTAAAACAGGATATCATAAAACTTGTTCAAAAGAATGTTCAAAAATATTATCTATTAAAAATTATAAAAAAACATGCTTAGAAAGATATGGAGTAGATAGTCCATTAAAATGTAAAATCATAAAAAATAAACTTAAAGATACAAATTTTAAAAAATACGGAGTAGAATATAGTTTTCAAAATAATAATATTAAAGAAAAAATTAAAGAAACAAATTTAAAAAAATATGGAGTTGAACATAGTTTACAAAGAAAAGAAATAAAAGAAAAAATTAAAGAAACTAATTTAGAACGATATGGAGTTGATAATCCTGCTAAAAATAAAGAAGTACAAGATAAGATTAAAAAAACAAATTTAGAAAGATATGATGTAGTATGCGCAATGCAAAATAATATAATACAACATAATATAAGAAAAAAAATAAATGATAAAAATTTAATAAGAATAAAAAATTTATATAATATTAATATCATAGAATTAATAAATGGAAATGTTAAAATAAAATGTAATAAATGCAATAATAACTATAATATAAGAATAAATCATTTATATCATAGAATAAAAGCTAATTTAAATCCTTGCTTATTATGTTATCCTATAGATAAATCTAGAAGTAATAGAGAAATAGAAATAATAAAATTTCTTAATGATTATAATATAAAAATAGAAGAAAATATTAGATATATTATTACACCATTAGAAATTGATATTTATTTGCCTAATAATAAAATTGGTATTGAATTTAATGGATTATATTGGCATTCAGAATTACATAAAAATAAAGAATATCATATAAACAAAACATTATTAGCAAAGAAAAAAGGAGTTAAACTTATACATATATGGGAAGATGATTGGATAAATAAACAAGATATAATTAAATCTAGACTAAAACAATTATTAAATTTAACATATAATAGAATATATGCTCGTAAATGCATAATTAAAGAAGTATTATCAAAAGAAAATAGTTTTTTTTTAAATAATAATCATTTACAGGGTAATGTAAATGCAGCCGTCAAATTAGGTTTATATTATAATGATGAATTGGTATCATTAATGACCTTTGGAAAATTAAGGAAGAATTTAGGACAAAAGGCTATTGAAGGAGAATATGAGCTTTTAAGATTTGTTAATAAATTGGATACAACAGTTATAGGTGGAGCAAGTCGTTTATTTAAATATTTTATTAAAGAGTATAAACCAAATCGAGTGATTAGTTATGCAGATTGTGATTGGACATCAGATGAACAAGATAATTTATATATAAAATTAGGATTTAGTTTTGATTATTTAGTTAAACCGAATTATTATTGGTCTAATTTTGAAATTAAAGAAAATAGATTTAAATATAGAAAAGATGTTTTAGTTAAAGAAGGAGCAGATCCAAATTTAACAGAGGTAGAAATAATGCATGATAAGGGATATAATAGAATATGGAATAGTGGTAATTTAAAATTTAGTTGGAATGAATAATTATAAATTTGAAGATATAGAAAGTTGCGAATGCATAGGATTTTTTGATGAATATGTTTATGATATTGAAGTTGATGATAATACTCATACTTTTATTGCTAATGATATTTTAGTACATAATTCTTGTTACCTTGCATTTGGTGAAGTATTAGATAAATGTAATTGGACAGGTACAATAAAAGATTTTATATTAGAAATTTATAATAAAAGATTAAAAAAATATATTGAAAATATATTACAAGAATATGCTGATAATAATAATACTGAAAATTATTTAAATTTTGAGTTAGAATCTATTGCTAAAAGTGCTATATGGTTAGCTAAGAAAAAATATATGCAAGATTTAATATGGAAAGATCCTGATATAAGTTTTGAAAGTTTAACAAAAATTAAATCTAAAGGATTTGAGATTATACAATCATCTACACCTCAATTTGCAAGAGAAAAATTAAAAGAGTTATTAAAGTATATTTTTTCTGTAGAAGATGTAAAAATAAGTGAAATGGTTAAATATCTTAAAAAAATTAAACAGCAGTTTAAATTAGCAAACTTAGAACATATTTCACAAAATTTAAGTATTAATAATTATAAAAAATATATTCTAAATGATAGAAAAGAATTTACAATAGAAAAAAGATGTCCATTACATGTAAGAGGAAGTGGTTATCATAATTATTTATTATATAATTCTAAATTTAAAAACAAATATAATTTAATAGCTGATGGAGAAAAAGTTAAAATTTATTATACTACAGATAAAGTATGTAATATATTTTCTTATATAGCAGGATCTTATCCATATGAATTTGCTCCACCTATGGATTATGAATTACAGTTTGAAAAAACTATTATAGATCCAATAAATAGAGTTATTGCAGCAATAGGATTACAAACTTTAGATAGAAATTTAATCTATAGCTCTAGTTTGTTTTAAATACAATTATTAACAATTAAAAAATACGATTATGGACCTTAAAAATTACAAAATCAATTTTGCAAATTATATTGCAATAAAATCCAGTTTAAATTTTTCAGGAACTCCTTCTATTGAAATAGAAGGAGAAGTAGAAAAGATGTTTGATATTTTATTAGATAATAATACTGATAGATATAGTGTTAACCAATTAATATTTAATACATTTAAAGAATTAGGAATTTTAGAAAAAATTAAAAATAAATAAAAATGAATAAAATAGAAAAAAAAGGATATTATCAAAAGTATATAGTACAAAAAGCAGATGGATCTGGTATAGATAAAAATGCAGATTATTTTGTATTAAGATTAGATAAAGATATTAATGCTTTAAAAGCATTAGAAATATATACAGATTTAATCAAAAATAGTAATTCAGAATTATATGAGGATTTATTAGTTAAATTAATGCAATATAAAGATAAAAATAATAAAGAAATGGAATCTAAGTTTAAAGATTTGCATAATAATATTATAGAACAGTTTAAATGTGATCCTATATTAAATGCCGTTAATTTTATAGATTTAAATCATGAGAAATATACTAATTTAAATTTTGAAGCATTACATATATCTGTTGCTGTTACGCGTGATCAAATATCATCATTAACTCAATTTGGAATAGATGTTATTGCGATGTTATTAAATGTATGTTTAAATGAGTATGTACATTCCGCTATTAAAACGATTCTTTCAACAATAACAGAAAAAGCAGAAAGATATGAAATTATGTTTGATGAAAATATATCTTTAACTAATAAAAATCTTCAATTAAAAGGATTACTTTCAGATATTAAAAAATCAGAAATTATAGTAAATGGTGCAGTAGGATCTCAATTACAAGATATGGCAGGATTTGAATTGTCACAAATTAAAACTAACTTGAATTCAACAGGTGCTTTATATCAAATTGGAAAATTAGGAGATAATAATTTATATGTTGATCCTAACATGAGATGGGATGATACAAGAATGATTGTAATTAAAGATGTGATTGCTGTAGTCGATTTAATAGAAAATGATAAAGATTCATTTACTGTTGAAGGTACTATGACGCCAAAATGGAGTCCATGTATATTAAAGATTGCATTATTTGATATAGAAAAAAATTGTCAAGTAATTAAATTAACAAATTTAGAAAAAATGGTTTAAATGGACAAAATTAAATTTAAATTATTAAATAAAAATGGATGGACTTTATTATGTGAATCTCCTTTAGAAATTGAACATGAAGATGGTAGTTTTGCTTCAATGAAAGCAGCTGAAATTATTATAGATAATTTAGTTGATTATATTGATGAAGATGAAACTAATGATATCACAAATACTAAAGTAGAAACAAATATATTAGATTCATTTGAATTAGAAATAGAATATGATGAAGCAGGTTTTATTACTGATGACTGTATATCTAAAGTAGTTACAAAAATATTAGCAGCATCAAATATGGTTTATGCTAAATCAAAAATAGGTAATGCTAATAAAATAATATTTAGTGGAAAATTAGGAAGTAAATTATGTGATTTATTAGAGCATTATATTCATCTCAAAAATTTTGAATTTAAATATGAAAAAAGTAATGAAGAAAAAATTATATTAATTAGAGAAGGTGATTATTTAAAGTTAGTTGAAAAAACAATTGAGAAAAGAAAACCTTTTAAACATCAAAGAACTTTAGAAGAAGTTATTAATGACTCAAAAATATCACAAATAGAATTAGTAAGAACAAAAGAAAAACAACCTGATATAATGGTTGTTTTAAAATTAATAGAAAAAAAATAAATTTTATGGCAAAAGAAAAAATTTTTACTTTTGATGATTTTAATGATGAAATGTCAAAAGTTAGTATGTTAGGAGAACGTATGGATAAATCTACTATTAGTGAAGTAAATGAATTTATACATAGCGGTAACTATCATCTTAATGCATGTTTAACGGGCTCATTATTAAAAGGATATCCGGGCAATAGAGCTGTTGCTTTAGCAGGTCCTAGTGGAACAGGAAAAACGTATTTATTACTTAATGGAATTAGAGAAGCTCAAAAAATGGGTTATCATATTTTATTTTTTGATTCTGAAAATGCTGTTGATAAATCATTAGTTAAAAAGTTTGGAATTGATACAACAAAATTTAGATATGAACCGGTAACTACTGTTCAAGAATTTAGAACATATATTATTAATTTTGTTGAAATGCTTATTGCTAAACAAAAAGCAGGTTTTGAAGTTCCCAAATTTTTAGTATGTTTAGATTCAGCAGGTAACTTAGCAACACAAAAAGAAATTGATGATGCAATGTCAGGATCAGATAAAGCAGATATGACACGAGCTAAATTTCTTAAATCTATATTTAGAATTATAATTAGTAAGCTTGCTATAATTAAAGCATCCTTTTGGTTTACAAACCATGTTTATTTAACGCAAGGGTTTATTGCTCAACAACAAGCAGGCGGTGGTACTGGCCCTGAATATGCAGCATCTATTATTTTATTTTTAAATAAAGCTCAATTAAAAGAAGGTGATGCTAAAGCAGGTATTATTGTTAATGCTAAACCTAATAAAAATAGATTTAGTATTCCTAATACAATTAAATTTCATATTCATTTTATGAAAGGTATGAACGCTTATGTCGGATTAGAGCAATACATAAGTTGGAAAGCATGCGGAATAGATAAAGGAAAAATAATTGATGATAAAGAGTTTAGTTCATTATTAAAGAAAATAGAAAGAGAAAAAAATGATGATAAACGTAATAAATTAATTGAAGTAAAAAATACAATAGAATCAACTAAGTATGAATTTGAAAGAGAAATTGAATCTGTAGAAACTGGAAAACTTATAAAACAAAAAGAATTTTTATATTTTGTAGATCCTGAAACTGCTAAAGAAGTTGGTATAGGTGGAGCAGCTAAAGTAATTGCCGTTAAACATTTAGGAGATTCAATAGAACCTCATAGATTATTTACATCATCAGTATTTACAAATACCGTATTAATGCAATTAGATGAAGTTTTAAAAAGTAAATTTCAATATAGTGATTATGATGAAAATGAAAGAGAAGTTGATGATATTGATACAATTTTAAATCATGAAGATGAAAAAGATTTTGAATTAACTCTTAATTAAATATGGAATTAAAAATTAATGAAAATAAATTAAAAGTTAAATATGTGTTGGGTAACTATAAAGTAATTGAAGGTTACCCAACATCTGAAGATATAATGTATTTTCTTATGCAATGGGTGATTGGACAAGATAAAAAAACTGAATACATATTTCATGATTCATGGTTAATGAATGAACTAAATATTGATAAAAATTTAAAAGATGATTTTTTATCAAAAATAGATTCTTTAGTTAAAGATAATACATTATCATTTAATAAAGAAACTAATATAAAGAAATATTATAAAATAGAAAAAAATCCTTTTGAATGAAAAAAATATTAGTAACAGGCGGCGCCGGTTTTATAGGAAGTAATTTATGTAGAAGATTATTGGATGATGGACATAAAGTTATTTGTATAGATAATTTTTATACTAGTCTAAAAGATAATATTATAGAATTATTAGACAATCCTAATTTTAAATTTATATTTGCTGATGTAACAGATAAATTACAAATAACACAATATCAAGATATAGATGAAATTTATAATTTAGCTTGTCCTGCATCTCCACCTCATTATCAAAGAAATCCTTTATATACCTTAGATATATCTTACACTGGAACTGCTAATGTTTTAGATTTAGCAAAGTCAACTAAAGCAAAATTATTACATACATCTACTAGTGAAATATATGGAGATCCTTTAGAACATCCTCAAACTGAAACATATTGGGGTAATGTTAATTCTATTGGAATAAGATCTTGTTATGATGAGGGAAAAAGAGTTGCAGAAACTATGTTAATGGATCATCATAGAACTTATAACACTCGTATTAAAATAGTAAGAATATTTAATACTTATGGCACTTGGATGGATCCAGAGGATGGAAGAGTAGTTTCAAATTTTATAGTACAAGCTTTAAAAGGAGAAGATATAACGATTTACGGAGATGGACATCAAACTAGAAGTTTTTGTTATATAGACGATATGGTTAATGGTCTAATTGCTATGATGGAATCAGATGATAGTTTTATTGGACCTGTTAATTTGGGTAATCCTAATGAATTTACAGTAAAAGAATTAGCAAATTTAGTTATGCAAAAAATTGAAACTAAAGGCAAATTAATATTTAAAGATTTGCCACAAGATGATCCTAAAGTTAGAAAACCTGATATATCATTAGCTAAAGAAAAATTGAATTGGGAACCTAAAATACATTTATATGAAGGATTGGATAAAGCTATTAAATATTTTCAGGAAATATTAAACAACGGATAAATTTTGCAATATAAATTAAAATTAAAATATACAAAAATATGACAGGTTTAAATTATTCTCAAGATTATGAAAAATTATTTTTTCTTAATGCTTTAAAAAATCCAAAGTACTTTGATAAATTTTATAATGGATTTTTCTCTAATAATGAATTAGATATTTTAGCTGACATTGCTAAAAAATTCTATGAAAAATTTAAAGAAGTTCCATCAAAAGATCAAATAAAACTTTTAGTACAAAAATCCACATTTGCTGATAAAATAGATAATGAATTAATTAATCTAATTTTTGATACAAATTTAAATGAATATGATCCTGAATGGTTAAAAAGTATTTCAGAATCATGGATTAAATGGAGAAATTTTGATAGGCAACTTATTAAAACTGTTGAATATATTAAATTACAAAGCATTACACCTGATAAAGTTGATGGTATTATAGATAATGCAATTAATATGCTAAATGAAAATGGAAAAGTTAATTTTGATAGTGATTTAGGATTAGATTTTTTTAATGCAGAAGATCATATTCAAGAAAAATTATCTAAAATACAATCAGGAAAAGATTTTATAGATAGAAGAACTGGTGGATATGATAAAAAAACATTAATCTGCTATTGTGGTCAGAGCGGAATTGGGAAAAGTATTTGGTTATGTAATGATGCAGCAAATTTTGTAGAAAAGGGGTATAATGTTGTTTATATAAGTGCTGAAATGTCAGCTAAAAAAGTAGCAAAAAGAATAGGTGCTAATTTACTTAATATTAAAATGGATGAATATGATCTTAAAAGTAAAGATGTAAATTTCATGAAGAGAAAACTTCAAAATGTTTCTCAAGGTGTAATGCCTCCAGGCCGTTTAATTATAAAAGAATTTCCAACATCACAAGCAAGTATTTTAGATATTGAAGCATACTTAAAGGATTTAGAAGAAACTAAAGATTTTAAAGTAAATGTTTTAATAGTAGATTATATAAATATTTTAGCAAATTATAGAAATCCTAATACTGAAAACACCTACATAAAAATTAAACAAATTGCAGAAGATTTAAGAGGATTAGCTGTAAAGAGAGATTTATTAGTTATTAGTGCAACTCAAATCGGTAAAGCAGGATGGGATTCTACTGATGTTAAAATTGAGCATATCAGTGAATCTGCAGGTTTAGCTCATACATGCGATTTAATTTATGCTATTATACAAGATGAAATGATGCATGTTAATAATGAATATTGGCTTAAAATTTTAAAAATTAGAGATGGAGAAGGATTAGGAATAAAATGTAGATTTGAAATAGATTATAATTTTATGAGATTAAAAGAAACTGGTGATATCACTAGTAGTGAAATATAAAAATAAAGTAATATGAATGATGATGAAATATACACTCAATTTGAAAATGAATTAGATAATTTCGATAAAAAAATAGAAGAAGAATTAAATAATTTAGATATTGAAGTATCAATGATAGAAGAATTAGATGTTGATGTAGTAAATGATACAGATGCTGATGTTAATATAGAAGCTGATATAGAAGGTGTTAAAGAAGAGAAAAAGGAACCGGTTAAATTTAATAGATGGAAAACTGGTAGAACAAAAACAGATAAAATCTTCGATAATAAATATGAAGAAAAAGAATTAGATATTGTTTCTAATTTTAATTTTAGAGTAGATCCGGCTTATGATGATTCAACAGATCCTGATGATGATTTACATCAAAAATTATTATACGATGAATTACATGCTTTAATTCAAAAATCTGAATTTAGTAATTTAAATAAATTAGATGAAAACGGAAAATCTGTTAAATTAAATAAAATTCAAATTAATACTGTTTATAGTTATATAATAAAAAATATTTCTAAAGGCTATAGTAGATTAGAATTATGGGCAACACTATCCGAATATTTTGATATTTATCCTAATAAATTTTATAGTAGTTTAAGTAATATATTTAAACATGAATTAGTAATGGAATTAGATAAACAAACGGATATTTTAGAAAGAAAAAAAATAAAAAAATTGTTCTAACGAATATGAATAGCAATTTAATTAAAAGAACATTTATAATTACAGATTTACATTTTGGATTAAGAAGTAATTCTATGGAATGGTTAGAATTACAAAAGGATTATTTTTATAATTTTTTTATTCCATTAGTTAAAAAACATTATAAGCCTGGTGATGTTCTTTTTATATTAGGAGATATATTCGATAATAGACAAACAATACAGGTTCTCGTTCAAGATGTTGTTATTAAATTAATAGAAGATTTATGTGAAATATTTTCTGAAGTACATCTATTAATAGGAAATCATGACATATTCCGTAAACTGGATAACGAAGTAACTTCGACATCTTGCCTTAAAAATATAAAAGGTTTAACTATTTATAAACAACCAAAGATATTAAATATTTGTAATAAAAGAATAGCAATGATGCCTTGGAGAAAAGATATAGAACAAGAAGTAGAAACATTAAGTACTTTTGTATCAGCGGATTATTTATTTTGTCATTCTGAAGTTAAAGGAATAAACTTAAATAAAAAATCAAAACAAGAAGTTGGAATAGAATTAGAATCATTTAAAAATTTTAAAAAAATATACTCTGGACATATTCATTATTCTCAGAAAAAAAATAATTTTACATTTGTTGGAAATCCATATCAAATGACAAGATCAGATATGTACAATAAAAAAGGAGTATATTTAATTGATTTTGAAAATAATAAAGAAGAATTTTTTGAAAATACTTATTCTCCACAATTTATAAAACTTAATATTGGAGATATATTTGAAATAACAATTGAAGAATTAATTGAAAAGGTTAAAAACAATTTTGTAGATTTATACATATCTAGTGAAGTAGTTACAAAATATAATTTAACGAGTTTAATATCAATATTAGAAAAATATACAAAGAAAATAGAACCTCAAATATTTGAATCTGAAGAAAATTTAAATCAAATGATTGATGAAGAATCAGATTTTAGAGATTTTAATGTTATGAGTATTGCTAAAAGATATATGGATGGTTCTTCGTATGAATCTACAATGAAAGATAAATTAACAAAAGCAATTGAGGATTTATATCATCAAGTTATAAACAATTTTAGTGATGATGATGAAGATAATTAAAAATAAATAAAATATGGAAAACGTAAAATTCGATTTTGATGATATACTTATAGAGCCTGCTATAACAAGTAGTATAAGAAGTAGAAGTGAAATAAACATAAATGATGATAATGGAAATCTTCCATTATTTACAGCACCTATGTATGATGTAATAGATTTAAAAAATATTAATATTTATAAATCTTTAGGTATAAATACTATTTTACCAAGAGGAAAAGATAGTGATAATTTTTTAAACACTTGCAATGAATTAGATACTTGGTATTCTTTTAGTTTAGAAGATTTTGAAGAAAAATTTTTAAAACATACAATTACTTTTTTAAAACCAATTAAAGTATTAATAGACATAGCTAATGGTCATATGAGTCAATTACTTATAGTAATTGAACATGCAAAAAGAGTATATACCGATAAGCTTATATTAATGGTCGGTAATATAGCAAATCCTCGTACATATATACAATTATCACGAGCAGGCGCTGATTATGTAAGATGCGGTATAGGCTTTGGTGGTGCTTGTTTAACTACACAACAAACAAAAATTGGATATCCGATGGCTTCATTAATAAATGAATGTTTTATTCATAAACAAGAATTTTGTTTAACTACTAAAATAGTAGCTGATGGTGGAATGAAAAAATATTCTGATGTAATTGCAGCTCTTTCATTAGGCGCTGATTATGTAATGTTAGGTTCAATATTTAATAAAGCATTAGAAAGTGCAGCAAATACTTTTATAGGAAATAAAAAATATAATAGTTGGACAGAACCTGGTGATCAAATTGATCAATATACGGAACATTATAGTGCTATGTTAAAAAGTGGTACTAAATTTTATAAAAAGTTTAGAGGAATGAGTACCAAAGAAATACAAAAAGAAATGGGTAATACTAAATTAAAAACTTCAGAAGGTATTATTAAATTAATAGAAGTTGAATACACACTATCTCAATGGATAGAAAATTTTTCAGATTATTTAAAAAGTGCTATGAGCTATTCAGGAACAAATAATCTTAAAGAATTTAGAGAAGAAACAGAATTCATTTTTATTACAGAAAATTCATTAAATCGTTATAAAAAATAAAAATTATGAAAAAAGAAGAAGAAAATTTATTTAAATTTATTTATGTAACTGAAGAGGATTCAAAAAAAGAATTACAAGAAGCTATAACAAATCTTACAGAAGAACAAAAATCTATTTTTAAATTTAAAGGAGAATATTTTTATAAGATTGAACACGGACATTGCTTCGCATTTGGATTTTATATAAAATATGTAACAAAAACAGGTATAGTAGCAACAGAATACAATAAATGGTGGACTATAAAAGGAGATGACTATGAATATAAAGATGATGAATTTATTATTATATCAAAAGCTGAAACTTATCCTATAAATTGGGATAAAGTTATATCATCTCTTCCAATTGTTAAAAATATAAATGTAAGAACTATAGCAAATGATCTTGAATCTGTTATACCAAATTAATATGAAAGAACTAATTAAAGAATTAAAAGTATATGTTTCAGAAGATGGAAAAGAATGGAATAGTATAGAAGGAGCATTACGAAGAGATGAAGAAATAAATTTAAAATTAAATAAAAAAAATTTAATAGAAAATGAAATATTTAAATTTATAATTGATGATATAGAAAAATCTATATATGAAAAATATAGACATGGATATATGGGTGAATCTTCTAATGAAGATAAATCTTATAATGCTGCATTAAATGATATACTATTAATATTAAAAGAATATAAATGAAAATATTAAGTATACATTTTAAAAATTTTGCTAGTTATGGAAATAAAATTCAAAAGATTGAATTCAATGAAGATAAAAGTCACTTGATTCTATTGACGGGAGTGAATGGTGCAGGCAAAAGTACCGTCGCTAATGTAATTAAATTTTTATTATATGGTAAAGTTGATGGGGTTAATTTAACAGATCTTCCAAATAGAATTAATAAAAATCTTTGGGGTAAAATTAAAATATTTTCTAAAGGTAAATATTTAGAAATCGAAAGAGGATTATCTCCTAATATATTTAAAGTTTTTATTGATAATAAAGAATATGATCAAGCTGGAAAATTAAATGTTCAAGATTATATGGAACGCGAATTTTTCGGCATGCCTTTTAATGTATTTAAAAATATAATTATTCTTTCAATTAATGAATTTAAATCATTTATAACGATGAATCCAGGCGACAAAAAATCTATTGTTGATAGATTATTCGGTTTTTCTGTTATAAATGAAATGAGACAAATAATTAAAGAAAAGAAAAAAGGAGTAGAAGAAGAAATTAATAGTTATGAAAAAGAATTAGGTATAATTACTCAATCTATTACCTCAGTTAATTCTAAATTAAATGATTTACAAAAAAGTTCTAATATTAAAAATGAAGAAAAAATACAAGAACTCAAAAATAAATTATTAACTTTAAAAGATGATAAAATTAAATTATTAGATGCTAAGAAAAAAGTAGATGATAGTCTAAAAGAGTATGAAAAAATAACAGAAAAATTAAAGAAGAAATATAATGAAAAGAAATCTGATTTAGAAAAAATAGAACATAAATTAAAGTTATATGAAAATGATAAATGTCCAGAATGTGAATCTGATCTAACTACATCATTTCATAAAGATAAAAAGAATTCATATAAAGAATTATTAAACATATTACCAATAGAAATAAAAGAATGCGAAAAAGAAATTATTAATAAAAAAGAAAAATTTATTCAAATAAGAGATGCCCAGCATAAAATAATTTCTAAAAATTCTTCTATTGAAGCAAATATGGATAATATGAAAAAAGATTTAATCCAAATAGTTAATAAGAAAAATAGTGGAGAAGAATTTCAACATTTAGAAAATTTAATAAAAGAATCAAGAGTCAAAGAACAAGAAAGGCATAAAGATAAAATAGAAAAAAGTGATGAATTTTATTTTTTAAAATTAGTAGAAGAAATTTTAGGTGAAGATAGTGGAATAAAAAATCTTGCAATGAAAATGATATTACCCGCTTTAAATGGAAATATTTCATCATTACTTAAAAAAGTTCATTTACCTTTTAACATTATTTTTGATGATAAATTTAATGCTAACATTACAAGCTTAGGAGAAAAAATTAATCCTAAATCATTAAGTACTGGAGAAAGAAAGAAAGCAGATTTTATAATTATTATTGCTTTAATAAAATTAACAAAACTTAGATATCCTACTTTGAATATTTTATTTTTAGATGAAATATTTTCAAGCTTAGATGGAGATAGTAGATATGTTATTATAAATGTTTTAAGAGAAGTTATTAAAGAAATAGATTTAAATACATTTATCATTAATCACTCTTCACTTCCTACTCATATGTTTGATGTAGAAATAAATATAGAAAAAAATGGTGGTTTTTCTAATATAATTGTTGCTTCAGTCACATAAATAATATTTAAGTTTTAAGTTATAAAGGCTCTACATTAGTAGGGCCTTTTTTGATATATAAAAAAAGCTAATAATATGAAACTATTTTTAGTTTTTTTATATAATAACAAATACATTTAAAAGAATGAGTAAATACAATCTCGAATTTAATAAAGATGATTCAGTTATAAGATATATTATAGTATCATTACTATCAGAATTAAATGATAAAATAAAATATTCACAAATTTCAGATCAAGAAAAAAAGTATTTAGGCGTTCCGTTTTATTATTCTGTTACTGGAAATGAAAGATTTTTAATAGATAATTTTTTAAATGATGAAACTGCAGATCCAACAAATGAACATGCTATAGGAACATATAATACTGTTCCTAGAGGTGTTATAAATCTAACATCTATGGATATAGATGCAGGATCTTTAGTTAATAAATTTGTAAGAATGGAACGATTAGAAAAAGAAGACAAAAATTTAGTTCCATACTCTTACGAAACAATGATTATTCCAATTGAATTAACATTTGAAACTAAAATAATTTGTAATAGTAATATTGAAATGTTAAAAATTACTGAATCTGCAATGAGATCATTTTATAAAAATAGATGTTTTTATGTAGATTTAGGAGGTTATAGAATAGCTGCAAGTGTTTCAATTCCAGAATCACTAGATAATGAACAATTATTTGATTTTAGTTATTCAGATAAAATTACATATAATATAAGTTTTTCTCTTTCTGTAAAATCATTTTTACCAATATTTGAAGAAAGTACGAAAATTTTCGCAGGAAATAATATGACAGGAGGATTACAACATAATATGGGTGATATGTCAATAGTTCCAGAAGAAGATCAATTATCTAATCAGGGACATGTTATTATAGATAATACTGAAGGATTATTGCCAACAGGACCTGATTATGGAGTAAGAGTAACAAATTATGATTCAGCTATTGATGGTGATGGAAATTTTAGAGAAACTGCTACACCTTCTGATGATATTCCTAATTCCTAATACTAATGAAGAATGATTATATGATATATAATAAAAAAATTTTTAATGTTATTAACTTTTAAAATACAATTAAAATTAAATAATGAACAACACTCTATCATTGATTCAATATCTAATGACGGACGTTTATTATATAATCATTTTTTGAGTAAATTAAAAGAACATTATGAAAAAAATAAAACATTTATTTCTTATTATAAACAACAAAAAGAATTAAAAGATTATAAATCAGATTATTTAACATTTGATATTAAAAAGGAAATATTAAGGACTCTGCATAATAACTATTCTATTTTCTTTAAATTAATTAAAAATAACAAAGATTTAAATCCTAACCCACCTAAATTTAGAGGTAAAGATTATTTTTTCACTTTATCATACACTCAAGATTTTATTATTAAAGAAAATATTTTAAAAATATCATATTCAAATTATAGAAAATTAGAAATAAAACTTGATTATACAGAGCAAATTAAACATTTAATTTGTTTGAGAAGTAAAACTAAAGAATCAGAAATTAAGCAGTTAAAGATTTATAAGAAAGATGATAAATATTATGCTTCTATAATTTATGAAAAGAAAGAAGATAAATTAAAGGATATAGATGTAAATAAAGTTTTGAGTATTGATTTAGGTAAAAAGAATTTGTTAGCTGTTTATGATGTTGAAAATAATAAAGGATTAGTTTATAGTTCAAAATATTTAAGTAAAAATCAAAAGTTTTTAGATAAAAGAATTGATGAATTAAAATCAAAAAGGGATACTAAAAAGAAGGGAAGTAAAAAATTTAAGAAAATAAATAGGAAATTAAAGAAAGTTTATTCTAAAAAGAAGACACAGACTAATTTAATTTTACAAAAGGTAAGTAAAGATTTATCTAAACAAAATAAAACGATTTTAATAGGCGAGTTAACGAATTTAAAGAAAAATATAAAGTCAGATTTTAAGGGTTTGAATAGGCAAATGCAGAATAATTGGAATTTGCAAACTTTTATACACCTTTTAGAGTATAAGAATAAGTTAAAGGGTAATGAAGTTATAAAAGTTAATGAAGCATGGACTTCAAAAACGTGTTGTAAGTGTGGAGGTATTAATTATGATTTGGATTTAAGTGATAGACAGTACATATGTGATTGTGGAAATGATTTAAATCGAGACATAAATAGTGCTATAAATATTTACAAACAATTCATGGGCGATTATAGTATGCCACTTGATACAGATAAGATATTTGTATCAGAAAGATTTTATTGGTGTAATATCAATAAAATGAATAAATAAATTAAATATATATACTATAAAAAAATGTCTTAATATGTTAAAAGATATCAATGAATGGACTCAAGTTTATACTAATGGTGGTATACCTTATGAAAATGTTGATGGTAGAGATAATCTTAAAATGATGGTTGATCAATTTAATAACGGTCATAGATCACCTAATCAAGTATATTCTATCTTAAGAGGAATGGGTGTTCCTCGAGATAGATCTATATATGCCGTTGAAAATTATTGGGGTAAAAAATCAGAAAACCCTTTATATTACTATGATGCAAATAATAAAAATAAACTAAATAAAATGGATAATGCATTTAACATTCCAACTCTTTCTTTAAAATTAAAAACATTAAAGGAAAGTTTAGAAAAAATAGCAGGAGATGAAACTAGAGTAAATTATAGTGCTCAAACTGCGGTTAAAATTGTTGAGAAATATATCATTAAATTAAATGACTTACAAAGTAGTTTAAGAGATATAGACAAAACAGAAAATTTAAATCTTAAAGCTAAATTAACAGAAAGATTAAATATTGCTGATATTAAAAGTAATCCTGAATTCTATTATGGAAGTATGTTGTTACAAGAATTAGCAACTCATAATCAATTAATTAATGTTTCAGAATTTATTGGTGAAATGAGAGATATTTTCGAAAACAATAAATTTAAAGCTGCACTTTCTAATGCATTATATGCATTAAATAATAAAGATTCAAAATACTACTCAAGTGTAATTAATGATTTAGAATTTTTAATTAAAAAAGATGAAAAAGAAATTACAGAAGGATTAAATTATATTTTAGAAAAACATTCATGGGTACCTTTAATTAAAGTAATTCTTAACGCATATTCTAATGATAAAAAAGTTACAATTAGTAATGAAGAAGGAAAAGTATCAAAAGTATATTCACCAGTAGAAGTAAATGAAAAAAATAAATCTATTACATTTGCTCTAGGCAATAAATTTTATACATTATCAAATGATAGTATAGAAGAAACAACACAAATATCTCCAACATTATATAATATTAATAAATCTTTTCAAAGTTTTAAAATTTTAGATAATAGTTTTATTTTATTCGAAGACAAAAATTCATTAGAAATTTCTATAACAGATGGTACTGTTAAAATTAATGGAAAAAACGTAGATCATAAAAATGGTGAAAGTTTTAGAAATCATCTAATTAGATCAAGATTTTTTCATTTAGATGAAATGTATAAAATTGATCAATTAATGTATTTAGTTGAACAGTTTGATACAATTATAGAATTAGATTTTATAACTAGCATTTCTTCTAAAATTAATGAAGGTGTTATGGTTAATTTAATTAAATTAGATAATACATTATATGTTAATAGGATTAATCCTTCAATGAAAAAAAATGAATTGATTAAGGCTGAAAGCGCAGAAGATGCAAAACTTTTAGTTAAGGAAATGGTTAATTTTGATATTTCTAAATCTATTCATGAACAATTAAATGAAGAAAATAAAATTAGAACTAAATTAGAAATTGAAAAAAGTGATTTAATAGATAAAATTAATTTCTTACAAGAGAAAAAATCTGAATTAGAAAAAACAACAAAATTAGCTGTAAATAGAGAACCTTTATTTGAAGCTATTAAACTTTTAGATGAAGAATTGAAAGATAAAGAAATTAAATTACAACACGTTTATCAACAACTAGGTAATGTATCTGAGGCAAAAAGTTTAGAAGATCAAGGATATGTTGAAGCAACTCTTTTAAAACCTGAGCTTGGATTTAAAGTAGGTGATACAGTATACGTATATGCAGTCGATTATACAACATCAGGTGATACTGACAAAGTTAAAGTAATTGAATCACAAGGTAAACCTGTTAAAATGTTGGTTAAGAAAAATTTAAAAATAGCATAAATTAACCAATAAAAATAAATTATGATAAAAAATAAATTTAAAGATAATATTTATCTTAAAAATAAAGATTTGTATGAAGAAATAGTTAAGTCAAAAGGACAAGGAAAATTAACAACTCCTGCTCAAAATATGCTTATATTATTAACAACAAGAGTATCGCGAAGAATGCAATATAAAAATCCAGAAGATAGAAAAGATTGCATGTCATTTGCTCATTTAGATTTATTAAAATACTGGAATAGTTTTGATCCAGAAAAATCTAAAAATGCTTTTGCTTATTATACTGAAATTATAAAAAAGGGTTTCGCTAAGGGGTGGAATACCATTTATCCTAAAAAGTATGCAGGCACATTTAGTTTAGATGGTGGTGATAATGCAGAAATTTATAGTATTTAATTTTTAAACATTTGTATTGTATTTCATATAATGTAAATACAATAAATAATGTTAAGAAATTTATTTTTTTTAAATAATAAACTTTTATATAAAAGGCTTTCTGTAGAATATTTAACTTTACATTATCCTGAAGTAATAAAACATATAAATGAATATGACTTAATTAATAATATTAAGTCATATTCATTTAGGCAGAAAGCTTATCATTGGATTAATAATATATCAAGTAAACCTACTTGTAAATATTGTAGTAATATAATTCCAAATTCTAGATTTATTAGTATATCTAAAGGATATTTAAAGGAATGTTCTAGAGAATGTATATTGATATCAAAGCTTGAAAAAACTAAAACTACAAATATTGAAAAATATGGAGTTGAAAATGTAGCACAACTTAGTAATGTACAAGAAAAAATGAAAATTACTAGAGTTGAAAGATATGGAGTTGAACACAGTTTACAATCTAAAGAAATATCAAATAAATTTAAAAATACATGTATAAATAAATATGGTAAAGATAATCCATGGAAAAATAAAACTATAATTAATAATATAAAAGATAAAAAAACTAATAAAATAGTAAATAATTTAAAAGATAAATATTTATTAGATGTTAAAAATTATAGTATAGGAACAACTAAAAAATTTAATAAAGGTTTAGTTAAATTATATTGTGAAAAATGTAAAAAAGAATATGAAATTTCATATTTAAAATTAAATTATAGATTATCAAATAATATAGATTCTTGTATTTTATGTACTCCATATAATCCAAATTCTAATATTGGATTAGAAAGACATTTTACTGAAATATTAGATAATTTAGATATAAAATATATTTTACGCGATAGAACAATTTTAAATGGTAAAGAGATAGATATTTATATTCCTGATAATAAAATAGGATTTGAATTTAATGGAGTTTATTGGCACTCTGAATTAGAAAAACCTAAAGATTACCATTTAAATAAAACATCTTTAGCTAAAACTAAGGGCATTAAATTGGTACATATATGGGAAGATTCATGTGTAAATAAACAAGATATAGTTAAGTCAAGAATTTTAAATCTTTTAAATAAAAATAAAAAAAGTATTTATGCACGAAAATGTACAATTAAAAAGGTGTCCTCTAGTGATAGTCGAGAGTTTTTAAATATGAACCATTTACAAGGTAATGTTAATGCTGCTGTTAAATTAGGTTTATATTACAATGATGAGTTAGTATCATTAATGACCTTTGGTAAGTTGAGAAAAAATCTAGGACAAAAAGCAGAAGATAATAAGTATGAATTAATGAGATTTACTAATAAATTAAATACCTCAGTTATCGGAGGTGCTAGTAAGTTATTTAAATATTTTATTAAAGAGTATGAACCGAATCGAGTTATTAGTTATGCTGATTGTGATTGGACACCAAATGAGCAAGATAATTTATATACAAAATTAGGTTTTAAATATATAGGGCATACTGGTTTAAATTATTGGTGGGTAGTAGATGGAATTAGGGAGAATAGGTTCAAGTTTAGAAAGGATAAATTGGTTAGAGAAGGAGCAGATCCTTTAATGACTGGAGTTGATGTAATGCATGATAAAGGATATTATAGATGTTTTGGAACAGGAAATTTTAAATATGAATATAATGCAGAAATCTATAGTATTTAATATTGATTAATTATAAAGGGAGATAGTTAAAATTATCTCCATTTTATTGTTTGTATATATAAAATATATGATGAATATTAAAAATTTAAAACCTAGTAAAAAATCTTTTTATAAACAAGGTTATTATGAAATTAATGAAAAGGCTAAATATGTAGGTCCTTTACCAGTAATTTATAGATCTTCTTGGGAAAAAAAGTTTTGTATTTATCTAGATAAACATCCAGATGTTTTGTTATGGTCTTCTGAACCATTTAAGATACCATATTATAATATATTAGATAAAAAAATACATCATTATTATCCAGATTTTTACGCAAAAATTAAAAAGGATGATATCATAGTTCAATATATTATTGAAGTTAAACCATTAGCCCAATTAACTAAACCAATTAAACCAAAAAATAATAATAGAAAAGCTTGGGTTAATTATAAAAGATGTATGACAACATATATAATAAATTTATGTAAAAAAGATGCATTAGAAAAGTTTGCTAAAGGAAGAGGATATAAAACTTTATTTGTAACTGAAAAAACATCATTTATTTAAATGGGCAATTTAAAAGATACATATAAAGATAAACGAAGATCATATGGAAGTGCTATTTCAGTTTCAAAAAATTATGTAGCATGGTTTAATGAATCTTTTGATAATAGATTAGATCATACAGTAGATAGATTAGGACCCACTGATGTTATACAAAAAGGAAAAATGTATAAATTTTTATATAGTCCAATAACAAAAGGATTAACTTGGCATGATAAAAATCCTTTAATTATAAGTTTAGGACAAGTTAAATTTCAAAATGGACTATGTGAAGCAGCTATTAATTTAAATGTATTACCATATAATATTAAAATAGATTTTTTAGATGATTTATATACAAATTATAAATCTATTATTGATTCTCAAATAAGTGGAAGAAATGCAAATAATGCTAAAAATCAATTTGATTTAGGATTAGATTGGGATTCTATTGGATCTTTAGTTGATAAATATTATTTAGGAATAGCATTTAGATATTATAAAAAAACAAATATCAAAAAATTAGCATGTATTAGTTATGAACATTGGGATAGTATGATGTTAATAGAAAGTTATAGTTTTGAAAATTTTAGTGTAGGTTCAATTGAAAAAAATTACAAGGAATATATAATTAATAAAAAGAAAAATAAATTAAAAAAGTAATAATTTAAAATAAAAATTATGGCAGGTTTTACAGATGCACAAAATAATCAATTAAGAGGACCTTTAACTACTGATAATTGGGTTTCTGCTCAAATTAAAAAATTGAGTAGAATTGGGATGAAATATGACGACATGGTTATCAGAAATTCTAGAGCTGTTGGTATAGCAGAGGATCAATTTGGATATAAATATAATCCTAATGCACCAGATCATGATGATATGTGGTATACCTTTGCAGCTTTATCTTTAACAGATACAAGTATGAAAAAGAATGTTGCCTTTTTTGATAAAAAATATAAACAAAAAAGAAATGATTTAAGAATGTTTGCTCTTCAAGATGAGATTGAAGATATATTAGATATTTTAACAGATGAAGCAATAGTATATGATACTAAAAATTTAATGGCTTATCCTGCATTTTTAAGTGGAGAAATAGATGATAAATTAAGACAAAGTTTAGAATTAAATTATAAAAAGATATATCAATATTTTAATTTTCACGATGGTCAATCAGCTTGGAATTATTTTAGAAAATGGTTAATAGATGGATTTTTAGCATTTGAAATAATATATGATAAACCTCAAAAAAATATTATAGGATTTAAAGAACTTGATCCAATCTCATTAGTTCCAGGATTAGATAAAAAAACAAATAAAAAGATTTATATACAGAATAAAGGTACTGGTGCAAAAGAGAGATTATTATATGACTCACAAGTTATTTATATTTCTTTTTCGTCTGTTAATTCAGTATCAAGAGTATCATACGTTGAAAGATTAGTTAGATCTTTTAATTTACTTAGAATAATGGAACATACTAGAATTATATGGGCAGTAACAAATTCTTCGTTTAAAACTAAATTTATTATTCCAGTAGGAGGTAAATCAAAAACAAGAGCTAAACAGTCACTTGCCCAACTTATGCATAATTATAGAGAAGTAATTGACTTTGATTATCAATCAGGTGAACTTCAAATAAATGGTAAACCAATGTTACCATTTAATAAAGAATATTGGCTACCTCAAAAAGATGGTGATACACCTGAAATAGATACAATAGGTGGAGAAGGTCCAGAATTATCGGATACAGATGCATTAAAATGGTTTGCAGATAAATTAAAAATGGTTTCAAAAATACCCTTTAGTAGATTTGATCAAGATTCACCAGCTGGATATGAAATGGCCGCTGAAGGTATGATGAGAGATGAAATAAGATTTTCTAAATTTATCACACGATTAAGATCTATATTTCAAGAAATATTAGTTAAACCTCTTTATATACAAATGGTATTAAGTCATCCAGAATTAGAAGATGATGAATCATTTAAAGTAAATACCTCTATTAGATTTAATAAAGAAAATGTATTTGAGGAAATGAAACAACAGGAGTTAACTCAAAAAAGAATTGAATTTATAGGAACATTAAAAGATGGATTAACTGAAATGGCTCCAGATATGACAGAGGTACCATTTTTTGATTTAGATTTCTTAATACAAAGATTTGGTAATTTTGATGCTGATGATTTAAAGACTAACGAAATTTATAAAGAAATTAAAAAATTAGTAAAAGAAGGATATGATAAAAAAGATGCTAAAAAAATTGCTTTCGGTGAACCGAAAGCAAAATTTCAAAAAGTTAATCCTGAAGATACTGGTGGTGGATTAGCTATGGGTGTAGGTGGTACAACTTCTGGATATTAAGCATAAAGATAGATGATATATAAAAAAATAATATTTAAATATGAAATCAGATAAAAAATCCGATAAAAAATCATTATTAATTATCGAAAGATCTAAGGCTATTCTTACATCTACAGATGATAATAAATTTGTTTTAGAAGGTACATTTGGTGAAATTGGTGTTAAAAATAAAAATCAAAGAATTTATAGTGAAGATGAATATATTCCTCAAATAGAATCTTTACAAAGTAAAATTTCAACATCAAAATTATTAGGTGAATTAGATCATCCTAAACAATTTGATATTAGTTTAGTTAATGTATCACATGTTATAGAAGATTTACATTATGATAAAGATAGTAAATTAGTAAAAGGAAGAATTCGTTTACTTAATACTCCAAAAGGAAAAATTGCTCAAGATTTAGTTAATGACGGAATTCCATTACATATATCATCTAGAGCTGCAGGTTCAGTTGATGAATCGGGTAATGTAACAATTAAAAAATTATTTACTTATGATTTAGTTGCAGATCCAGGATTTGAAAATGCAGAATTAAATAGAGTAAATGAAGCATATGGTTTTGAAAATTCAGATGATTTTTTCATATATGAAATTGATGATAAAAATACAGAAAGTTTAGATGATAAATATAAAAATAATGATTCAATAATGGAAAAACAAAACAGTGTTACAGTTGAAGATTTTGATAAATATTCAACATATGTAAAAGATAAATTATCTACATTGGAATCTAAATTAGCTGAAATTAATAATACAACTGAAGGCTATAATGGAGATTTCAATCCAGAAAAAATGATTAATTATGTAAATACTATAGCTGAAAAATTTAATAAGCTTGGAAATTACGTTAAATATGTAGCAGAAAACGTTGATAAAACAATTTCTCATCAAGATCACTTAGTAGAAAGTGTTGGAAGAATTCAAGATTATGTTGGATATGTAGCAAATGAATTAAATTCAAATATTGATACAGCTAAAAATTTAGAAGAAAGTTTAGATGCAGTAATAAATAAAACTGTAATATTAGATGAAGAATTAGCAAGTAATTTAGAATATACTAGATACATTGCAAATGAAGCTGATAAAGGTTTACAATATATGGAACATATCGCAGAAAAAGCTGATTATGGATTACAATATAGTGAACATTTAGCAGTTAAAATAGAAGAATCTATTATTCACGGTAATTACATTGCTAGTAATTTAAATGATACTATAAGTTATACACAATATGTTAAAGAAAATTTTGATACATTAGTTTCACATAATAATCATATTGCAAATGGAGTAAATAATATTATTGATACAGTAACTACCAATTCAATTATTACAAAAGAAGTTACTCCAGAAATTAATACTGTAACAGAAGCTGTAACAGAAGTTACAACAGTATTAGAAAATACCACAACAAATAATGATTATAAACAATCATTATCAGAAAAATTGAACTTAATAATAGAATCAGCTAAGAAGCAAACAGCTGGCTATATGAGCACGGATTATAATTTTTTAAATTATCTTGATTCTTCAAGAAAAAATCAATTTATGTCAATTGACGAAGGAAAGAAAAATGAAATTTTAAATTCAATTAAAGAAAAAGGATACAAAACTACTCAAGATGTCGTTGATATTTTTGAAGCAGTTGTTAATCCAGCTTCAGAAAAAATTGATTTTATTAAAAACATGCCAATATCTTATAAAGAATCTTGGGAAAATCTTTCTGAATCTCAACAAAACGCTATTAAAGCTCAATCAAAGTATTATCCACTTAATACAGTATACCAAATTAATAACTTCTGGGCAACTAGAGATTTAAGACCGGTAAAAGTTAAGTTTCAACCTTTGAATGAAAATGCAAATAACGAAGAATTTGAGAACGTTAAAAATGAAAAAATGAAATATTACGAAGAAGAAATGAAAAGAAGATTTAATAAATAATAAAAAATAATCCAATATATAAAAAATAAAAATAAAAAACAAACATCATGATTAAATTAATTAACGAAGCAGAAATTATGAGAACATGGGCGCCAATTATTGAAGGTTCAACAGGAATCGACAATAAATCTAAATTAGCGTGGATGTCTAAATATGCTCATTACCATGAATTATACGAAAATGCGTATAATACAGTTCATCTTAATCCAGATATGAACGTAAATGGTATGGGAGCTATTTCATTCCCAGGTGATCCAGGTTACACAACAAGTTTCTCAGGACAACAAAAAGGATCAGGCGATAAGCCTTACAGTTTGCTTCCTCTTGCTATGCAAGTTGCTGCTCAAACAATCGGACTAGATTTAGTTCCAGTAGTTCCAATGCCAGGTCCACTAGGACTTTTAACTTACTTAGATTTTACTTATGGCGGTGGTAAATTAGATTCAAAAGAAGCTCCTCTTTTAATTAAAGTAGACGTTTCTTTCGTTACATCAGGTGGTTTAACTTCTTTTACAGAAGGTACAACTTACTATGTAAAAACTGGTGCAGGTGCTAGTGATAATCTTTATTTATTTACTTACTTAGGAGATTCAAGAATTGATGGTTATTCAATATTTAAAGTTGTTGCAGCTGATGCTGATGGTACAGCTAGAAATATTGGTGCTACAGGTGCTGTAACTATTAATACTGCAGTTTCAACAGGTTCATTATTTTCTGCATCAACTGGTGCTAATGAAGTTGCTGAATTTACATCAAATGCAGAATTAGTAAAAGCATTAGAAGACCATATTCCAGGATTTGCTGGTAGATCATTAAGATTAGGTAATGGAATTACTAACAGAAATGAACCTTATTTAAGAGAAGAAGGTGAATCAACTGTTGATAACTTAATGAACTTAACTCTTTTCAACAAATCAGTAGAAGCTGCTACATATCAAGTTGCTGCAGCAGTTACTAGAGAACAAGTACAAGACCTTAAACAATATGGTATTGATGCTGTTGCTCAAGTTGAATCAGTTCTTATCAATGAGTTAACTCAATCAATTAACAAACTTATTCTTGAAAGAATTTTCAGAATGGGAGCAACTAACCATACAAGAGCAGGTGTAAACCTTAACTTAAACTATGGAACAACTGCTACTAATATTGATTTAGGAGATGGTATAAACGGTAGCCCTGTTGCTTTAATGAATACTGCTGCTACAACTACTTTTGGTGGTGACACTCAAGGTTCAGTACAAAGAAGAATTTTATCTAAAATTCTAGGTGCTGGTAACGTTATAGCAATCAGAGGTAGAAGAGGTGCTGCTAACTTTACAGTTACAAACGGTCAAGTTGCTACTGCTCTTCAAGATGTTGCAGGTTTCATTACTTATCCAATGTCAAACACAATCAATCAATCAGCTGGTTCTTTATATCCAGTAGGTTCAATTGCAGGCGTTAACATCTATGTTGACCCTAACATGACATGGAATGACACTAGAGTTTCAATAGGTAGAAAAGGAGATGGAAATTCAACAGGTTTAGTATTCATGCCTTATTTAATGGCTGAATCAGTACAAACTATTGCCGAAGGTACAATGGCTCCAAAAATCGCTATTAAATCCAGATTTGCATTAGTTGATGCTGGACATAATCCAGAATTAAACTACATTACTTTAAAAGTAGAAACAGGTGCAAACCTTCCAAGTTTAGTGTAAATTAAACTAATATAAATTAAAAGAGCATTAAGTAATTAATGCTCTTTTTTTTATTTAAACAAAACCCATTAAATTTATATAATTAGTAAAATTTAATTACATGATATTAGATAAAAATATTGAAATTAAAGTTCATTATAAAAATAAAAATTATTATAATGAACTTGGATATTTATGTGAAATAGGAGATATAATAATAATAGATATTAAAGATTTACAAAATAATTATCTAAGTAAAATAAATGTAAGTTGTGATTCTTGTAATAAAAAATTGAAAATAGATTATAAGGTTTATTATAATTCTACAAATAAATTAAATGATAAATTTGAATGTGGAAATTGTAAAAGAAAAAATACAAGTTTAGAAAGATATGGAGTTGATCATCCTAATAAAATTAATAAAAAAATAAAAAATATTAGTGCATTAAGTAGTAAAGAAAAATTTAAAAAAACTTCTTTAGAAAGATATGGAGTAGATAATCCTTTAAAAAATAAAGAAGTACAAAAAAAACGAATAGAGACATTTAAAAGTAATATCGATAATATAAATAAAAATATAAAAGAAACTAATTTAAAACGATATGGAGTAGAATACGTATTTCAAGCAAAAGAAGTCAAAGAAAAAATTAAAAATACACTTTTGGATAAATATGGAGTTACTAGTCCTTTAAAAAATAAAGAAATTAAAAATAAGCAAGAAAATACTATTATAGAAAAATATGGTGTAAATAATGTTTTTAAAAATGAAGATATTAAAGACAAAATTAAAGAAATTAATTTAGAAAAATATAATTATGAATTTTATTCTCAATCAGATGAATATAAAAATAATTTATTTGAAAAGCATAAAAATAAAATAAGAGAACGTTATAATAATTTAGATATAAAAGAAATTTATAAAAATTATACTTTAGATTTTTATTGTAATGAATGTAAAGATTATAAAAATATAAGTATAAATTTATTGCATCAAAGACATCATTATAATGTTAATATTTGTACAGTATGTAATCCTTTAAATAATTATACAAGTAAATCTGAAAATGAGATTAAAGAGTTTATAGAAAGTTTAAATATAGAAACAAAGAAAGATAGAAATGTTTTAAATGGTGATGAGATAGATATTTATATACCTTTATATAATTTAGGTTTTGAGCATAATGGAGTTTATTGGCACAATGAATTTAATAAACCTAAAGATTATCATTTAAATAAAACTAAATTAGCTAAAGAAAAGGGAGTTAAGTTAGTGCATATATGGGAAGATTTATGGTTAAATAAGCAAGAGATAGTAAAATCTAGAATAAAGGGATTATTAAATTTAAATGAAACTATGTATGCACGTAAGTGTGTAATTAAAACCGTTAATTCTAGTAATAGTAGAGAGTTTTTAAATATGAATCATTTGCAAGGTAATGCAAATGCAGCTGTTAAATTAGGTTTGTATTATAATGATGAGTTGGTATCTTTGATGACATTTGGATCTCTTAGAAAGAATTTAGGTCAAAAGGCAATTGAAGGAGAATTTGAACTTTTAAGGTTTGCTAATAAATTGAATATTAGTGTAATAGGAGGTGCAAGTCGTTTGTTTAAATACTTTTTAGATGAATATAAACCTAATAGAGTAATTAGTTATGCTGATTGTGATTGGACACCAAATGAGCAAGATAATTTATATACTAAATTAGGTTTTAAATACTTAGGACATACTGATATAAATTATTGGTGGGTAGTAGATGGAATTAGGGAGAATAGGTTTAAATTTAGAAAAGATAAATTAGTTAAGGAAGGAGCGGATCCATCAATGACTGAAGTGGAGATAATGCATGATAGGGGATATTACAGATGTTTTGGAACAGGAAATTATAAATTTGAATGGAAAAAAGACTCTTATTTCTAAGAGTCTTTTTTGTTTAAATCGTGAATCATAGTATACGCAATTATTTTAAATAGGAATATATTTAAATAATTTATAGTTGTAATAGAAGTGTCTAGATATAACTAAGCATACTAAATTTAAAATAATTAATACAGCAAATATTATTATAGAGAGATTTCAATTCTAATATATAGTACATTTATAAGATGTTAATCATTAAAGGTTGTACTATTAACCTATTATCAACTATCCCTTTAAACTGGGAATCACTGACTACTTTTCTCATTATATTCATCGCTCCATTCACATCAGCATTTATCAACTTTCCTACACTTGACTGGAACAATCCTCTTTTTATCCTTTTACCTAAATAAACATCTTGCTTCTTTAACTTCTCTATCGCTAATGCATCACACTTACTAGTATAACTCTCTTCATGAAATACCAAATCTATTCCATAATCACTACATTTATTACTCAACTTTTCCTTCAATATAAAATGCGGAATTTGTTGGAATTTACGATTAAATTTTTTACCTAACTCTTTAGTATCCTGCTTCCATTTCTTATTATATCCAACAATTACTGTTCCAATATCATTAACTATACAATGCTTAACTATTCTATTTACTGATTGATTAAAATAATTATTTATAAAATTCTTTCTATCTTCATTTAAATTCTGTAATCTTTTACTCCATTTCTTTTTATTTTTTATTTCTAGCTCTGACTGAATACTTGATTTCTTTATGTTGAACCAACTGTTATATGCTTTAAGAGGTTTACCGTTTATTATTATTGAACGTCCAGTTGAATCAAATGTAGCCATCAAATTATTAATGCCTAAATCTATACTTAAGTATCTATTTTTATTTATTTTTACTTCTTCTTTTTTATTTTCTTCATAAACAATATACAAATAAAAAAACTGACCATTGTTTATAGGTTTGATTGTAAATTGCTTAATGTTTCCGTCTATTTCATGTGTATATGGTATCTTAAGCCAATTATAAATATTTAAAAATCCCTTTCTTATCGAATTACTCTCTTTCTGAATCGGCTTAATCAAATTAAATAATGAATCAGACTTTTTATATTGAGGTGAATTAATTTGTCCTATAGATGAGTTTGATTTTTTCTTTTTAAGTAGAGCAAAAAACGATTTAAAGTTTTTGTCTACAAGTTTAATGATTTGTTGAGCAGTCGGTTTGTTAAGTGAGTTATAATGGATGTTGTCTTTAAGTTCTTTATAGAGGTCGTTGTAGCCGATGTAGGAAAGAGTTTGTTTATAATGTTCATTTGCTATATAGAGAGCCGAGTTGTAAAGGGCTCTTGAGTGGTTGCATTGTTCTAGAAGTTTAGAATAGTTAGGTTTAGAAAGGTTTTTTATTTTAAGTTTGAGAGTTTTAATTTTATATTATTTTTTTATATAAATTATATATCATTCAAACTTTCTAAAATTATTCTAATATATATAATAAAATATAGTTTGAAATGGCTAATGGAGAAGTATATACAGCATCGCATATATGGAATGATGTTTATGAAAGTGGTTCAGGTGAATTAAATGCAATTTATACAATAGGAGATATTCTTAACTTTGTATATGATTCTGCACAAAATCGTATAAAGGTTAATGTGAGTAATCTTCCAAGTGGTGGATCTGCATATCCAACAGTAAATACATTTGCTTTATTACCAGCTGCAGCTTCTAATATTGGACAAGTTTATTATGTAATTACAGAAACAGGTAGTGTATTTTTATTAAATAGAAAATTAAGAGGATTATATAGATCTAATGGAGCTACTTGGGAATATGCCGGAGATCCTCAATGGGATGCTAGTGAAATTATATATGATAATGGTACTAGTGGATTAATGGCAGTTCAGGTTCAATATGCAATAGATGAATTAGCTTTAAATTTCGATAATTATTATACAAAAACTAATTTACAAACAAGCGGAAGTGCTTTAGTACATTGGAATAATATTACAAATGTTCCTGGTTTTGCAGTAGGAGACATGGAAAAATCTACTTATGATATTAATAATAATGGCATAGTAGATGATTCTGAAAAATTAGGTGCAGAATTACCATCATATTATTTAGATAGAAATAATCATACTGGAACACAAACTGCTTTATCTATATCAGATTTTGATATTGAAGTTTCTAATAATATAGATGTTGCGGCTAACACTATAGATAGACATAATCATATAAATAAAGATGTGTTAGATAATTTAAATGTTAATACTGCTGGAGATTTATTATATAATGGAATAGAAATTGGTAAAATAGAACATATTATAAAAGTTGGAAAATCAGGAGATGTAGATTTTACTTCAGTTAAAGATGCAAATGATTCTATATTAGATAATAGTTCAAGTAATTATTATAAAATTGAAGTAGGTCCAGGTACTTTTATTGAAGATCCATTTACACTTAAAAGTTATGTTATAATAGAAGGTGCAGGATTTTTAAATACTATAATTAAAACATCGGATAATAATAATAATTTTATTATAGGTTATGAAGCATCTATATTAAAAAATTTAAGTTTAGAGGGACCTACAGGTACCGGTTATTCTACTATATATTATATAAGAGAAAGTTATATACCATTTATTTTAGACTATGTATTTATCAGAGCAGGATATTATGGAATATGGGGAAATCAAGCAACATCTAGAGGAGTTATTCATCTATTTAATGTAGCAAATTATTATATCGGTACTCAATATGAAAATTTAATTAGATGCACGGGATATAGTACAATTGTTGGTACTAATTGTTCATATATGTGTGGAGCACCGGCAAAAGTAGTAAAAGCTTTTTATGCAGATGGACCAAATGCAGAAATGGTATTAATAGGAGCAACTTTTAAAAATGCAGGTTCAGACGCTATTTATATAAATAATGATGCAATATTACGAATAAGTAATTCTATTTTATCTACTGGGAATATAGCATTGCATATTGGGCCTGATGGTAGTTCAAAAATATTTGCAAATTCTGTTGCTATACAAAATGATAATGATAATTTTTTTACGACTGATATACTATGTGAGTCTGCTACTGGTGAAATATATTATTCAGGATCTTTGACCAAAAGTAAATTAGATTTAGTTATTGGAACAAAATCTACTATAAATTCAATAGATACTTCAAATGGAAATGAGGGCAACGTTAATATGGGTGAAATTTTTTTAGGGCCTGTTAATATAGAATCTGAAAACATTAATTTTTTCCCATTATCAAGCTATATGCATGATACTATTGGCACTGGTAGAGTTAATGGTGGAGAAGTTTTTACAGTAACTGGTGGATTATTTTTACATGTAAATGCAGGAAAAGGATACATAAATAATAATGGAGAAATTTCACAAATAAATTGGGATGCACAAGAAATTGAAATAACTGATTTAAATGCTAGACTATATGTATTTATTAATAGTCTTGGAATTGCTGGAACTATGTTAGGACATCCTAATCATGAAACAGAAATAGAACTTGCAGTAGTTCAAACTAATGATACTGATATAGTATTTTTAAATAAACATTATATTGATTTATTACAAACAACTGAAAGAGATCATAGATATAAATCATTAATTCTTGGACCATTATCAAATTCAGGAAACATAACAAGCATCAATAATCTAGATCCTTTATCATTTGATGTAACTGCTGGTGATTATTATATATCAGATAATAGATATTTGACGTCATCTGCAACTAATGTAACATTTACATATTGGTATAATATTGGAAGCAATTGGTATCAAATACAAAATCAAACACAAATAGATGATAATAACTATAATGATATTGATACTGGAATAACTGCAATTCCATTAGGAAAATTTAAAAAAGATATTTTATTTGTTACACAAAATGAAGAATATACAGAGTATCATGTATTATATGGAAATACATTATATGATACTCAACTTACTGCTGAAATTGGATCTTATCCAATAACTCCAGAAGTTTTATTAAGTTATTCTTTACGTATAGCAGGAATTATATGTTCATTAGGATCTACAATAGTTTCAATAGTTGATGAGAGACCAAAATTGGGACAATTTGCAAATCAGTCTTCATCAATTACAAGTCATAATGATTTAACCAACATGAATGGTGAATCACCATTCATGCATTTGAGTCAAGCTTCATATGATTTAGTGACTAATGATTTATCATCAGTTGTTTCAAAGGTTGCAGGTATAGAAGAAGGCGCCCAAGTTAATCCAATTATACAAACTTTACCTGTAAATACTGGATTTGATTTTGATTATATAGTTACATCAAATGGTGATGGTACTTGTACAGTACCTGCAAATTCTGCAAGTTTTTTAAATGATGCTAAAACATCGATATCTAGAATTAATATTGCATTAAATTCATCCTTGTCTCTAATTGATCTTGATATTAATTATATTTTAGCAGATAGAGATACAGGAACTTGGATTACTACTAACGATCATTCTATTATACATAATTTAAGATATTTATTATATGCAGAATGCTACAGATCTGGAAACAATTTACATATACAAATGTTACCGATATATGGCTATGAACAAGATGCCAAAAATTATGCAAGGATAGCACATACAAACAGATATGGAAGAGAATCTGGATTAGATATTATAGCAGTAGATAGTTCTTTAAATATAACATCAAACGGTGGAATAGTATATAGTATAGTTTACGAAAATACTATTAGTCCAATATCAGTAGCTACAAGACAATTTTTTAATTATCATGTTGGTGGAGTTTGGACTGTAACAAGTCATACATCTCCAGTAATTAATAATACTCAATATGATGATGGTACAAATTTAGTAACATTAACAGATACATACTGGACAATTAATTATTTATGGAAAGGAATAGAGTTACAAGATCACTGCTATACTATTTTAGGTAATGAAGAATTTGCTACTAGTGATTTGGCAAAAGCATCAAAAACTATAAGCATGTTGCCATCATTAATAACATCACATGGCATGCTTATGGGTAGAATAATTGTTCAAAAAGGTGCTACTACTGGATATATTATTGAAAGTGCATTTGATACAATATATCAAGGAAGTAGTAATATTACAGATCACAGTTCGTTAATAGGATTAAATAATGATGATCATCCACAATATTTATTAGCAAATGGAACAAGAAGCTTATCAGGAGACTTAAATGTAGGAGGTAATGATATTACAAATGTTGGAACAGTTGATGGACGAGATTTAAGCATTGATGGTTCAAAATTAGATGGAATTGAATCAGGAGCTACTATAGATCAGATAGCATCAGAAGTTCCATTTACACCTAATGGTGACATTACTGCAATAAATGTACAATCTGCTATAGTTGAAGTTAGAGATGATACAGATACGAAATTATCAAGTAAAGTTAGTACTTCTATAACAGTAAATGGTTATGCATTATCTAGTAATGTTACTTTATCTAAATCTGATTTATCATTAGGTAATGTAACAAATGATGCACAATTAAAACGTTCAGCTAATGATTTTAATACATTTACAGAAAAAACATCTATATCTACAACAGATGTGATTCTTATAGAAGATTCAGGTGCATTGGGAGTTAAAAAGTATGTACAGCTAGAAAATTTAAAGAAACAATCTATTACATTTTCCGCGTCAAGGAATTCTAATGTAAATTCAGATATAGATTTGAGATATGGAGATGGAGTACCTACAAATATATCACCATTTGTTGTTCCAGTTAATTGTAAATTAAAATCTATTTCAGCATCAAATTTAACAAGTACAAATGAAACTTGGACTGCTTCTGTACTTGTAAATAATGTAGAAGTTGCAACATTATCTATAAATAATACTTTTTATGCTTATAGAAGTGATTTATCAGTCTCAATATCTACAGGAGACAGAATAAGATTAAGATTTTTGGTTGGATCTTCAGGATCAGTTCAGAGTCCAGCGATTTCAATATTTATGATAGAAGTATAAAATAAATAAATTATGACAGCAATATATTTAACAACAAATCAAACAGTTACAATAGAAGATTTAGGATCTATAGCATTTACACATCCAGTTACTGATTATAATCTTATTACTGAATTTACAGCAGAGGAGATTAGAGATAGTGCAGATTTACAAAATGCTATAGATAATTCATATATTACAATTAAAGATAATAATGGTAACACATTAACAGAATTAAGTTCTCAATCAATAGCTATAAATTTAAGTGCTGATGGAACATTATCATCTAATTCTGATCTTGTGGCAGTATCTGAAAAAGCTATAAAAACATATTCTGATACTAAAGTACCTAAAACAACAACAATAAACAGTAAAGCATTATCTAGTAATATTACATTAAACAGTAGTGATATTGGATTAAGTAATGTATCTAATGATGCACAATTAAAGATAGCCAGTAATTTAAGTGATTTAAATAACAATGTAACAGCTCGTACTAGTTTAGGTTTAGGAGATAGTGCTACATTAAATGTTGGAACTATTGCTGGTACTGTTGCTACTGGAAATCACAATCATACGGGAGTTTATGAAGCAGCTTTTTCTAAAAATACTGCATTTAATAAAGATTTTGGTATAACTGCAGGAACTGTTTGTCAAGGAAACGATAGTAGATTGGATTCAATAGGAACAGATACAAATGCAATACATTTAAATGCATCTTCTGAAATTAATGGTTTAACAAGTAAAACAACTCCAGTAGATGCAGATATAACTGTAATAGAAGATTCTGCTGCTACTAATGATAAGAAAAAATTAACATGGGCTAATATTAAAGCAACACTTAAAACATATTTTGATACTTTATATCAAGTTATTTTAGTTAGTGGAACAAATATAAAAACTGTTGATGGAACAACTTTATTAGGATCTGGTAATGTTTCAATAAAATTTGGAGAATCATTTTCTCAAAGTACTAATAATTCAAATATTAATAATAATTCAAACAGCGGATATACAACTAATAACTTAACTGTAGTAATTTATACCTATACAATATCTGCTACTAATACAGGAACATATAGAATAGGAACTAAATTTAATTTTACTACTAATTCAACAAGTAGCTCTGCAAAATTTAGATGGTATTTAGATGGAACTGCATTAGGAGATGTAGTTGAAATTGAATCAAAAGATACAAGTGATGATATAACATGGACTAATTTTTTCTATACTACATTAACATCTGGATCACATACACTTCAATTAAGAAGTGCATCCGAAAGTACGGCAGTAACTCAAACATTTAATTCTTCATCATATGAATTTTGGAGAGTTAGTTAATAAAAATAAAATTTAAAATGAAATTAACAGCATATTTAATAGAAGGACAACCTGTTATATCACAAGTTTTTACTTGGAATAAAACTGAAATAGGAGAAAATCAACCTATATTATGTGAAGATACAGTAACAGTAGGATATGAAGATATATCTTCAATAGAAAATTGGCATAAATTTGGAACATGTATAAATAAAGATTATAAATTTATACGTAATGAAATTATGACTTTAGTATGGACTAAAATGATGGGAGATCCTAATAATTGGATATTATTGACAGATATTGAAAAATTAATAGCAGCTGAATGGTTTGTTGTCCCAAAAGAATTAAGAGATACTGTGTATAATATTGAAGAACAAATAGCTTTTGCAGAAATATTTGATATGAATTCAGTAATATCACGAGATATAAGACATAAAAAAGCTAAGTATGAATTATATAATAGATTAAATTTTAATGATGCTAATGAAGTATTAAATGAAATAGAAAAAAGTGTTTCATTATTAACACATAATCTTAGAGAATCGTATATTTATTATGGTAGAGAAGGTTTATTAGAAGGTGATCCAGAAGGTTTATTTGATTATTTTAGATCTCAAGTAGGATCATCATTTGAAAATAATGGATTTTTAGATCATACTTATATTATAGAAGGTTATTCAACAATACAAGAATTTTCTGTTAAACTATTAGATATATTAAAAAATGGAAATTATTAAAATAAAACTATAAAATGAAAAGTTTATCAATATCAGGTGGAAGTACAAAGATTGCAGCTTTAGGTGGTGCAGCTATTACATTATTATGTGATTATAATTATGAACCTAATTATATAGTTGGTACATCTGCTGGTGGAATATTATCAGTTCCATTAGCTATGGGTTTATATGATGAAGTTAAAGAATTAATAACTAATTTTACATTAACTGATATATTTGGAAAATACAAACCTGTTAATTCTAAAGGAAAAATAACTTTAAGAGCATTAGTTAGATTATTAACTGGAAAACCTTCATTAGGAAAACAAGATCAATTAATAAATACTTTTAAGAAAGTTATGACTGAAAAGCGTTTTAATGATTATAAAAAGAATAAAATATATCCTACTGTATTTTTATGTTCAGTTGGTTTTAAAACCGGATCTAGAAAATACGCTAATTGTAAACAACTTACATATGAAGAATTTTTAGATAATGTTAAATCTACATCGAGCATTCCAGCTTTTGTTGAACCAGTTTTAATGAATGATGAATATTATTATGATGGTGGAGTAAGAGATCATATTGGATCACATTGGTTAGTTGAAAAATTTAATATAACTGAAAATTATTCTATCTTTTCACGACCTGAAAATGCAATGATAGTAGAAGATAATTGGAAAGCTACTAATGTTCTTAAACCTATATTTAGAGGATTCGATATTATGATGATAGAAATATCTAAAAATGATGAAGAAAAAATGGATTTATTATCTAAAGAAAGAGGAATTAAAAATCATAAAATATTTATGCCATATGTTTTATCTGATGGTAAAGGTATGTATGAATTTAGTAAAGAAACTATTGCTAAATGGTATGATATTGGTAAGACTGCTACACACAATTATATGAAAAATCCCAATATATAATAAAAATACATTTACATGAAGTTTTTAGAAACATATGAAAATCATATAGAAGAATCTTTTAATGAAGAGTTAATAAATACTTTAATTGATTTATTTAATAATCAATTAAATGAAGGTAGAATAAGTGACTGGTTTATTTATGCTCCTAAAGTTAAAAATCTTCAAGAAAAAGCTAATTTATTAAGATTAAAAGCAGCAAGACAAGAAATTGATCAAAGAAGACAAATTGAAAGAGCTTTCAGTGAAGGAAAAAAACCTAATATTGAAAGAATGTGGGCATTACTTCAAACTAAATTAGATGCATTAGAAGATAATGCTAAAGAATATGAAGCAGAAGCTTTAGAAATTGCAGGCAGTAATGAATATTTAAGAAAAGTTCAAAGAATTTCTAGATTAAAAGGTCAATTAAGAGTAAATAACGAAAGAGTTAAAATTGCAGAAGGAGAAGAAAGAAAAGAACTTATGAGACAAAATACTGAAAAGATGGGAATTATTGCATCTGATACAAAAGAAGTTAATATTAAAATGAAAGAAGACGAAAAAGCAATTAAAGAACTTGAAAAAAAAAGACTTGAGGATATAGAAAAAGGATTTGAAGCTGAAGAAGAAAAAAAATATAGAGAATTAGAAAAGAAAAGACTTGAAAATATACAACAAGGATTTAGTAAAGAAAAACATGTAGCTACATATCAAGTTGCAAAAAAAGCTGAAGATACAAGAAAACAAAATGCTGTAATAGGTCCAGGAGGTAGAGATTTAACAGGTAAAAATACAAGAAGAAGAAAATTTTTTAGTCGTTGGTAAATGTATAACAGATTATATAAAATTAAAAGATTAAATTTTGGATGGTTTCATAGAAAATATGGTATATTAACAGATCCATTACCTAAAGTTCAAAAAGATCTTTTAAAAAATAATAAATTCATAAAAAAAGTATCTGAAGATGATCATACTCTTCATATACTTTTTCGTATAGCCGATATGGAATCTTTACATAAAGGAAATAGAAAATATTGGTTTAATCCTTATCAAAATAAAATAACTACGTATAGTGATATAGAAGTAGATTATGATAATATAGAATGGTATTGTGCTATATGCAATAAAGATATTATTATAAATATGTATGAAAGAAAACCTAAATATTTTTATTGTAATGAATGTAGACACGCATACTATAAGGTGAGATTTAAAATTGATAAAAAAGTAATAGAATCATCAGTAAATTTTACGTTATATTGCAAAAATCTATTAAAAGAAGAACATCAAAATTACATTAAATATACCAAAAGAAATCGTTAAAAATTTAGTGCTTCCAATAGTGTGCAAAAAGGAAAACATCTTAATTTAGAATCTTTATTTATATTCCATACTTTAACACCTTTTTCTTCTAAAGGTTTAATTAATGTATTAAAATGAGGCATCATATTATTTTCATATATTCTAGGATTATGTTTAATTTGATATCCATCATGAAAATGAGTTTTATTTCCCTTTGATTCCATATCATAACCTAATAAAATTATATTCTTTGCGCCCAAGTGTATTGCAACATTAATTGCAGCATAACCAGAATTATTTCCATGTCTTATTCCATCAGGTTTTAATTCTAATCCATCCCTTCCAGTATCTCTTAAATTAATAATATCATTAACAGCGGGTCTTGGCTTATTAGTAATTTTTAAACCTTTAAATTTATTTATATCAGTTTCAAACCACTTATAAAATCTTGAATCAGTCCAATATAATACATCAGCATTCGGATATGTTAAAAATGCTTTATTAATTGCAATAACAAATTTATCTTTTAACACAGAAAAATCGAAATTTAATAAAGAAGGACCTCCACCTATTATAAATATTGTTTTATCTTTAAATATTGGATTTAATGTATCAATTTTTTTATAAGTATTTGAAAATTTTGCTCTATTAGCTCTATCTACTTCTTGTCTTATTGGTTCTCTTTTAGGAATATCAATTACTTTTCGTTTTCTATCTAAATTATCCATATTAATTTCTTTAACAGTTATAGTTGTTAAAGGTTCAACTAAAACTTTTCTATAAAATCTATTTTTTTCAAATTTGTATTTCATCAGCTATTTTAATATATATTCCATGTAACAAATTAAATATTTTGCATATAAATTAAAATAGGAAATTTAAATAATTTATTATATTATGAAAAACGAAAAAGTTTACGAAAAAGAAATTGAAGATGGTAGTTTAATTAGATATGAAATTAATGAAGATCATAATAAAGAGTTATCTACTCTTAGTAGAATTTATAAAGGATTTTTTAATAGAGATCCTAAAGAATTTAGATATGCAAAAGATATCAAATATTATTTAGGAGGATGGCCTAATGAAAATACCCCGCCTAGAGCAAAAATATTAGCAGATCATATTGCAGATGCATACTTGTTATTAAGTTTCGTAGGTTATGATTTAGATTTAAATATTTATTTAAGGGACAGAGGTTTACGAATTGTACCCGTGAATGATGATCGTGATTATCATGGAGAATTTCTTCTAGAAGACATAGATTGGCAATTAGATAAAAAAAGAAAAAAAATGGTAGAAGATAATTGGAAAGCTCTTTTTGATTATGATTTGCCTACTGAACCTAAAGATATATTAAAAGCTTTACTAGATAGAGCATGTGATAAACAAGCAACTATTTGTGCTTTAGCCGATCAAATTAAATTAGATAAAGGTGGAAAAGTTGAAGAAGAATGCGATGTTAAAGCTTCTGATTATGTTAGAGCAGTTAATTATAAATACAAAATAACTAAAGGTCAAGATATAACAGAATCACTTGAAAAACTAAAAGACGGGATGGATAGAACTAAAGAGGCTTTAGAAATACTAGATAAATAGTGAAACAAAAAATTATTTTTGCATATAATTATATTAATATTAATAATTTAAAATTCAAATAAATGTTACAAAATGAAATAATAGATGATGTTTTATATCATCAAAAAGTAAAATATACAAATGAACAACTATATACTGTTGAAAGAAAAAGATTTCTATTATATAGTATGTCTTTAATTAATTCTAATAATGTAAATTTTGATTTATTAGATTATATTGCAGATACAATTTCAAGATTATATAATGTTAAAATAGTTGAACAGCCTGTAGCACAATTTAAACAAAAAGATAATACAATTAGAAATTATATTTGTCAATCTAATCAATTTAAAGATTTAGATGAAATGATTGAATATTTAAAAAATCAAAAAGAAGTCTATGTTTATACATATTCAATGTCAAATAACATTTTTTTATTAAGAAGCTTTATACCTGAATAAATGAAGATATCTGAAATATTATGGACAGAAAAATATCGTCCAACAAAAATAGATGACATAGTAGTTCCAAATTTTTTAAAGGAAAAATTCAAATCTGGTCAACTTCAAAATTATTTATTTTATGGAAGTCCGGGTTTAGGTAAAACTTCTGTTGCTAAAGCTATTGTTAAAGAATTTGGATATCCATATATTTATATTAATTCATCTAAAGAAACATCAGTAGATGTTGTTAGAGAAAAAATAACAGATTTTTGTTCTACTAGATCAATAATGGATGAACCTGGAAAACTTAAAGTTGTTATTCTAGACGAATGTTTACAAGAAGATGAAAAGGTAAGAATAGGTAAACTTAATAATTGGAAATCTATAAAATTAAAAAATTTAGAAAAAAATACTATATATGATTGTATTTCTATGAATACTGAAACTGGAAAATTAGAAAATGATACATGTGAAATAATTTCTGATAAAATTGATGATTTATATGAAATAGAATTAGAAGATGGAAAAACTATCAATGTTACTGAGAATCATCCCTTTATGATTCTCACAAAGGATAGTAAAATTATGGAAAAATCTATAAAAAATGGACTAAGTTTGACGGATAATATAATATGTTTTTTATAACATTTAAAAATATAATGGGATATATAAATAAAAATATTAATGGGTTATAGTAGTTATAATAGAAGTTTAATTAATAAATTTAGATTTAAATATGCTTCTATTGAAGAAGCATATTTAAAAGAAAATAATATAAATATACCTAAGTGTAAATATTGTGGATCTAATGCAAAATTTAGAGGTTTTTTTACAGGATATAAAGAAATATGTTGTAATGAAAAATGTCAAAAAACATTTTTAATAGAATGTGCAAAAAAACGTAATAAATTAAAAAAGGAAAAAAATGATGAAAAGATTGTAAAATGTAAAATATGTAATAATAATATAAAGATTAAAGATTTAAAAAATAGAAGAATTTATAAATGTAATGATGATTATTGTCAAAAATATAAAAGATATTTTTTTAAAAATGAACATATAATTGATAATTTTCAACCTTATGATTATTCATATTTAAATTTAATAAGTTATAAATTATTAAATGAATATAAAGATATTAAAAAGGTAAAACATATTTTATATAAAAATTTCATATTAAACAAAGTTGAAAATCCCATTAATATGTTTAATGATTTTAGATTAAATTATTTTTATAATAAAAAGAAAATTGATTTAAAAGATTATTATTTAAGTGAGGATACTTGTTTTTATATTAAAAAGAATTTAAGAAATAAAAGATTTTTTTATAAAAAACTATATAAAGATAAATTTTTAGATTTTGTAAAAACATATTATCATGAAAATATTAAAATATGTAAAATATGTGATAAAGAATATGAATATAAACAATTATTTGGAAAAGGAAAAACAAAATCACAATATACCTGTTCATTAAAATGTTATCATAAAAATTTTAAATTTTATGTTACCGATGAAAGAAGGAAAAAACAAAGTATTGCTCTTAAGAAGGCTATATCAGAAAATAGATTTAAACCTAATATTAATAATTATTGGACAAAATTAGATATTTATTTAAGACACAATAATATTGAGTATAAATTTAGAAGTTCTTGGGAATTATGTTTTTTTATTTTAAATGAAAATTTAGATTTAAAATATGAAGATTTAAGAATACCTTATACTTATAATAATATTGAAAAAATTTATATAATAGATTTTATAGATTATAAAAATAAAGTTGTATATGAAATAAAACCATCAATTTATATGAATAAAGATATTAATATTTTAAAAGAAGAAAGTTTAATTTATTGGTGTAACTTAAATTTTTTTACATATAAAAGAATTGATGAATTTTTTTTTAAAAATTATACATATATACATTTCGATAATATTGTTAAAAAAAATAATTTTAAAATTCCAGAAAAAGTAAATAATAAAATCAAAAATTTTTTAATAAATGAAAACATTTAAAATAAAACAAATTAAAAAAATAGATAAAGGAAGAGTTTTAAATTTAACAGTATATAAAAATCATACATTTTTAACAGAAAATGGAATATGTACTCATAATTGTGATGGTGCTTCACAACAATTTTTTAAAGCATTTAAAGCATCTATGGAAGAATTTCATGCTAATTCTAGATTTATTGCTACTAGTAATTATATTAATAAAATAGATGAAGCAGTTAAATCTAGATTTGAATTAATTAATTTTGATTTTTCTAAAGAAGAAGAATCTGAATTAATGAAAGGTTATTTAATTAGATTGTGGAATATATGTAAAGCTGAAAATTTAATTATAGATAAAGAAGCATTATTAGAATTAGTTAAAAGAAAATTTCCTGACTTTAGAAGTATGCTAAATACTTTACAAGGATATAAAAATGAAGGTAAAGAAAAAATATCAATAGATGATATTAAAAAATTTAATAGCGTTTATAAAGATATATTTCAATTAATTTTCGATAATATAGATCCTGTTAAAAATTATCAATATTTAGTTTCTAATTATTCTAATAGAGTTGATGATGTATTAGCATCTTTAGGTACAGAATTTATTGAATATTTACAACAAGAAAAACCTGATAAATTAAAATATCTTCCACAAATTATTATAACTGTAAATAAATATCAATCTACTCGTCAACAGGTAATTGATCCACAGATTTCACTATTGGCCGCGATTTATGAGATTCAAAACGTAGTTAATAATGTATAAATATATAAACTAAATTATTAAATTTAAATAAAATGGAAATAAAATTATCAAAAGAAAAATTAAAAAATATAGCTACTCAAGGATTAGCATATGAAATAATTAATGATGAACATGGAATTATAGGTTATACTGAAATAGATATTACTTCTATAAAACTAGCTGTAATAGATGAAAATAAAGAAAAAATCTATATACAAAATGGTACTAATATCTTAAAAGAAAATAAAGTACTATTAATAAAATATACTAATGAGTAAAAAACATACAATTATTTTCGATGGCAACTATTTTTTTCATAAGACGCTTTATGTTCTGCCTAATGAAAGTAAAGGAAAATTATTAGAATCTAAAAATGATCAAAGTACTTTTATTGGTAAGTTAGCATTAGATTTCGCAGCTGAAATTAGAAGGTTTAAACCTATTCTTAAAAGGATAGTTTTTGTAATTGATTCATCGTCATGGAGAAAGGATTTTTATCCTGAACAAGCATATAAAGGAAATAGAGTTCCATCAGATAATATCGATTGGTCTAGTTTCTATAATTGTATAGATGAATTTTCAACTATATTAAAAAATAAGGGAATGATTATACACAGAGTTCCTGGTGCTGAAGGTGATGATTTAGTTTTTGCTTGGTCTAAAGCTTTGAATTTAGAGGGAGATAATGTTATAATAGTTTCAGGTGACGGAGATTTAATGCAATTAGTTGATTATAATGAATCAACTAAAGCTCATACTATATTTTATACCAAAAATAGAATGAGTAAAAAAATAGTTGGATATCCTGGATTTATAGATTGGCTTAAATCTGATATAAGTAACGAAATTACAAATATATTTGAAATGAATCAAACTATTCATGGAGATAATATAACAAAAACTTTACTTAAAGATTTAGTTAAAAAACATCAATTACAAACAATTACAGTTAATTCTAATGAATTTATATTTAAAAAAATATTAAGTGGTGATGCTGGTGATAATATAAAATCTGTATATTGGTATGAAAAAAATGGAAGAAGATACGGAGTTAGTGATAAAAAAGCTGATAGAGTATGGGATGTATTAACTGAAAAACATAAAGATTTTAAAAGTATTTATTTATTTGATAAATCATATAGAGAAGAAGTTGCTAAAATAATAATACATGAACTTAATGCAACTAAAATGACTTATCAAGATATTTTAAATAATATTGAAAATAATACTATGTTAATTATGCTACATAGTAGAGCTATACCACAACAAATTCAACAACAAATGTTTAAAGATATAGAAGTATTTTCAAAATTACAACAAGATATTAATAATTTTGTAACAAAAGAATCTATATTAAAAGATACTGAACATGTTAATAATGTATTTGTTCCGTCTCAATTTAATTTCTTTAAGGATGATGAAGAAGATAATTTTGATATTAAAGATATTATTAGTGATAATTCATTATTTTAAAATATGATAGATGTAGATAAATTATTTGATTTTATTAGAGTATTTTTTAATGAACCTCAAAATTATAAAAAGTTAACTAGACATCAAAAAGCTAAACATGCATTTATGATGAATAGATTTTGCAGTATAAAATATCCAGTACAAGCTGCTTTATTTAATAAGGTAGGAATGGATCCTGCTGGACTAGTTGATTGTTGGCAAATGGTTGCTCAACAATATAAAAAAACTCCTAGTTGGATTTTTACTAAAACTAATAAAAATCAAAAAGATACTAAAGAATATTCTCCTGAAGATGAAATATTAGATATGTATCTTCAGATTAATGAAATAGGAATGAAAGAATATAAAGATGCATTAAAATATAATGAAACTATTGTTGTAAATGATTTAAAAACACTTGAAAAACAAATGACAAAGATTCAAAAAAGAAATTTAAAAGAATAACATTATGTTTGTTAAAAAAGAATCTAAATTTTACAGTGTACCATTAATTATAAATATTATTCTTTATAAAAATAATTATTTTGATAATTTAATTATTAATGAAATTAGAAAAAGTACATATTATATAACTAATCAGAAGAATATTTATTCTGTAAATAAAGAAGATTTAGAAAAAATTATTAAAAATAAATTTAATAAAGAAATAGAACGAATAAATGCAGTGCCATCTGAAACGTTATTTAATAATGTTAATAGCGCATATTTTTTAAATAATATATTAAGTAATTTCGAAAATTTAAAAATGTTAAATGTTGAAATTTCTGATAAAAGAAATTTTAGTAGAGTATTTTATTCTAATCATCAGCGTTTAGTTGGATTTGATTATAAAGTGCATCAAGGTATATTAGATTTTCCTAAATATTTAAATTTAGAACAATTACATAATTTAAATGAACTTTTAAGTTTTATGAATGTATATGATAAAGATTTATCAATTGGAATAGATCCTTATTATATTATTAAATCAAAAGATTTTATATCTAGATTAATGGCTGTTGAAAAAATTGATCCACTATTTATTCAAGATATTCAAGATGTAATTTCAATTATATATGAAATGCTTGAAACTAAAATAGAAGAAGATGATTGCTTTTTAATAATTAAAACCGATTTTTAATTTTACTATAAACTTATATTACTTTAAAGGGATAACAATTAAGTTATCCCTTTTTTATTTTGGGATATATAATAAATAAATGTATAACAAAATAAAAAATGGCAGTAGAAGGAAGATCAGCTACACAAAAGGGAGATATTTTATTTATAAGTTTAATTAAACCTTACGAGAATATTTCAAGTATTGAATCTTATCAAGATGAAATTTCTGGTGAAGATACATATAATTTTTTTTATAAATATTTTAGATGGTCAATTGATAATAAATTTTATTCAGATTGGATTATTTTAACTAATGATAATTTACAAGAATTAGAATTAGATTCAACTAAGCCTTTTTGGATACAATATAAATATGAAGTTGAATCTATAAGTACTGGAAATACATTAACTTTTGAATCAATATCGTTAGAAACAATAACAACTAATGGATCTATTGTAGATATTCCATGTGTTGAATATTGTAATGGTGATGATTGTGCTCCAAATGAAACATTAATAATTGACGATTGTTGTCCAGAAGCTGTATTTGATCCATATGCAAATTTACAAAATGCTAGATCTAATTATAATCAATTAAGTTGTTTAGTAGGAACAATATTTGGACTACCTGTTAGATATTATAAACAAAATCCAAAATCAGATTCTAGAGATGTTATATTTAAAGAATATTCTTTATACAATGTTAAGGAAGTTGATGATTTAAAAGTTGTTGTTCCTAATAATGAATTTCCAAGCCGTGAAATTCATTTTAGTCAATTAGATATGGAAGTTCCAGATATGTTTGAAGTACATATAATTAAAACTCATTTTGAAGCAGCATTTGGAAAAGGAGAAAGACCAGGACAAGGAGATGCAATATGGTTTCCAATGATTGATAGAATGTTTGAAATAAATTCTATAGCTTTACCAAATGCTTCTTTATATGAAACTCCTTTTTATAAAGTTAATTTAACTGATTGGCAAGATAGACAGAATAGAGATTATGAACAAGAAGAAGCTGGTCCTGAAATTAGAGAAGAAATTGATAGTATAATTGATAGTACAGAAGAAAGATTTAAAGAAGAAAAAGAAGAAGAGATAATTAAAGTTAGAAAAGCTAATCAATATAATACATTAGGAACTAATGATAAAGATTATATAAGAAAAGAAATAGATATAAGATTAAAAATTAATGATAATCAAATTAGAAATAATTATACTGTAATATCAAAATATCAATATGATCTATCTTCTATAACTAAAGATAGCATTGCAGCTATTTATAGATATAATAAAGGAATAACAGTTGATGAAAATAGAGCATTTACAATGTGGATAAAATCTTCTAGCAGAATATCATATAATTCATTGGTTATAGAAAATATAGAATCTGATATCAATAATAACACTGTATTTCAATTAGCTACAAATGACTATGTAGTTGGTGATATCGTTAGAATAACAGGTACACAAGATTATAATGGTATACATCGCATTATAGCTGTTAATAGCAATAAATTTACAATTAGTACCATATATATAACAAATGTGCGTATTAATGCAAGGTCCAGAAAATATGAATATTGCAAATATTTACAATATAGCGATAAATTTGAAATTGGTTTTATAAAGGATGCATTTATTATAAATATTAATAATTATGATTATTACTTTGATTTAAAAGCAAAAGATTTTCAAATTTTAACTGATAATTGGTATGGAATAGTTATCAATTTTTCTAATACATTTAAACAATTAAGTTTATTCGTATATGAAATAGAAAAAATAACAGGTACTGGAGCATTTAATATTGGTAGTACACTAAAAAATTCATTTACTGAAACTAAACAATTAAATGAAAAATATATTATAACAGATGGGTTAGATTGGAAATTAATTTCATGCCCAATAGAGTTAACCAATATAAGAATATTTAAATCACCTATTGAAGAAGAAGAACAATCTTTAATATTAAATCAATATGTTGTTGCTGATACTCATTTAAGTGAAATAGTAGATAATGCAATGCCTGGTATACGTCTAGCAAGAAAAGCAAACAATCGTTAATATATAAAAAAAATAAAAGTTATGAGTTTCAAAAATTTTACGCAGTATTCTGAACATATTTCTATTAATTTATTGGCAGAATATAAATTTAATAAAATTGTAAATAAAGCTGAACCTGAACCTGAATTTAATTCAGCTTATGATGAATTAGATGAAATATATTCTAATTTTAATAATAATGATGAATTAAATGATGAATTAAATGAAGGATTATTTAATGCAATATGGACTAAAATAACAAATTGGTTTATTGAAAAATTTGGAAAACATGCTTGGTCATATAATTTATTATTTTTACAAAAAAAAGGACAACTTAAAAAATGGGGAATAGAATATTATTGTAATACATTAAAAAATAAAAATGTTCCAGATATTAATATTAAAAATTTGGAAGAAGGAATAGTTGGTGAAGAAAATCCATTAGATTTAAGTCATCCAAGTAAAGAAGTTAAAAATGTAGATGTTAAAGGTCTTAAAATGAATTTAAGATATGCAGTAGAAAAAAAATCACCATTATTTATATGGGGAGCTCCAGGTGTTGGTAAAACTGATATAGTTAAACAAATTGCAGATGAATATGGAAAAGATTTAATTATATTTAATTTATCATTAAAAGATCCAACAGATTTTGTCGGAGTACCTGAAATTGTATATGTTGATATGCCAGATGCTACTGGTAAAATAGTTAAAGTAGGTAGAACCAGATATGCTACTCCATTAGTATTTCCAACAACAAATGGAGAAAACGGAAAAGGTGGAATTATATTTTTCGATGAAATGAATAGAGCTGCTATTCCTGTAATAAAAGCTTCATTACAATTTGTTTTAGATAGAAAATTAGGAGGTGGATTAAAAACAGGTGATTATGAACTTCCTAGCGAATGGGTTATAATATCTGCTGGAAATAGATCTAGTGGAGAAGAAAATGCAGATGTTGAAGATTTAGGTTCTGCATTAGGAAATAGATTTCATCATGTTAATTTAGTAGCAGATCCTGCTTCATGGGAAAAATGGCTTAAAACAAAAGAAAAAGATCCAGATTCTGATATACAAATAGCTAAAGAAATTTTATTAAGTAGCCATATGCTAGCTTTTATTAAATTTAATGAAAAATATTTTCATAGATATATTATTGGAGAAGAATCTCCAGTATGGGCTTCTCCAAGATCTTGGGTTGAAGCAGCAAAAAAATATGCATGGTATGAAAAAATAGCTAAAACAGAAGGAAAAGAATTAACCGATCAAGATATATTAGATGCATTAGAAACTACAATAGGCAAAACTCCTGCTATGATGTTTATAGCATTTAAAAATACTATAGCTGGTCATATGGATGATAAAGATATAGATTATGTATACTCTGATCCAGATAAAGCAAAAATTCCACCTAGTGCTCCTTTAACATTTAATGTAGGTGGAGGAAAAGATAAACAATCACTTAATGCAAATGTTGCTCAAGCTATGATGTCTGCAATTGCTTATAAAAGAAGTAGAAAAAAAATTACTTCTAAAGAATTAATAAATGTTGTAAAATATTCAATTAGATTAAAACAAATGGAATGGGCTAATCTTTTAGTTAAAATGATATTAGATGTTCATCCATATTTAAAAACAGAAGATCCTGATGGAGTACAAAAAGCAATTAAATTATGGAGTGATACATATAAACAAGAATTTTGGAGACCTGAAGATCAAGAAAAATATAATAAAAAGTAATATATTATGAAATATATTAAAAGTTATGAAAATTTTATATTTGAAAATCTTATTATAAATTATCCATTAAAATATAATCCTGATGCTGATAAAAAAATAAGAACTGCTATTAGTCAAGTTTCAGGTAAATTTCCATTTTTTGCAGAAGCTATTGCGGCATTAGAATGGAAACAAGATATTAATGGTGAAGCACAAGGTACAATGGGAACAGATGGAATTGTTGTTGTATATGATCCAGATTTTACATTAAAACTTACGATGGACGAACTTAAATTTGTTATTATGCACGAAGTATTACATTGTACATTAATGCATCATGAAAGAATAAAAAATAGAGAACATAAACCTTGGAATGTAGCAGCAGATTATGCTATTAATAGTATTCTTAAAGAAATGGAACAATCATCAGGAATAAAAATGCCTAATGATGTAATGTATGATATAAAATATCATGGTGAAAGTGCAGAAGATATTTATGATGAAATAAAATCTAAATTTCCAAAACAAGGATGTCCTAGATGTAATGGATCAGGAACTATTCCAGGAGGTCAAGGACAGGGTCAGGGTCAAGGACAGGGTCAAGGTCAAGGACAGGGTCAAGGTCAGGGTCAAGGTCAAGGACAGGGTCAAGGTCAGGGTCAAGGACAGGGTCAAGGTCAGGGTCAAGGTAGTTCGACTTGTCCTGCATGTAATGGAACCGGACAAGGTCATGGATCTGAATTAGGTAATGCTGGTGCTGTATGGAAAAAAGGAACATTTGGTAAAATTGAAGGAGAAAATAAATCAGAAGGAAAAAGTGGAACATGGTGGGAAGATTATATGCGAAGAAATGCATCTAAAGGAAGAGGATTAGGTAGTTCATCTATAGATAGAATTATTGCAAGATTAAGTGTTCCACAAATTAATTGGAGAGCTGAAGTACGAAAATTTTTAAAACTCAAATTTTTAAAACTCTCTGTTAGAAACATGGAATATAAAATGCCTAACAGGAGATATATTAGTAAAGGAATTTATATACCAGGTCTTAAATATAAAGAAGATTCAATGAGAAATCTTGTTATTGCTGTTGATACTTCTGGAAGTGTTAGTACTAGTATGCTAGAAGTATTTGGAGCTGAGATACTTAATCTTTGCAATAACTATGATATTAGAGATATTTATATAATACATTGTGATTATAATATACAAGATCCAGTAATACACAAATTAAAAGGAGATAATATAGCAAAAGATTTATTATCTTTTAAAGGTGGAGGTGGAACTTCATTTGAACCACCATTTGAATGGGTTAATGCTAATTTAAATAAAGGTCAAAAATTAGGTGCAATGATGTACTTTACTGATGGATTGGCTCCTATGCCACCAACTCCAAAGTATGCTAAAAAAGTACTTTGGATAATATCAGATGATATAATGAATAATACTAATGTATCATTCGGTAAAAAAATAAATATTTCTTCTGTTGAAGAAAATAAGGGTGCTAAAAAAAGAGTATAATTTTTAATATTATAAATAATGAACGATAAAATAAGTGAAGATGATAAGGAATTCGTAAGAATGTCTATAAGTGATTTAATAATAGACGGTCTTCCTGATGAAATTAATACTAATGAAAAGGCCGATGATGCTCTTCCTTCAGTTAAAATGTCTGGTACAATATTTAAAACAATAAAAGATAAGGCAGAAGATAGAGCTCGTAATACAATTATTTCATTACTAAAATTCTATTTAGATGAAGATATAATTGAACATGAAGAATATATTAAAGCTAAAATAGAAGCTAAAAATTCAGGTCTTTCAAAATTAATTTATTTATTAGAAACTTCTGAACGATCTATGACAAGATTATTAGAAGCAATAGAAGATGGAGATATGCATCCAAGAATGTTTGAGGTATTAGGTCAACTTCAAAAGACAATGCTTGATATTATTAAAAGTCAAACTATGTATATGATGGCTGCTGAAGAAGATATTAAAAGAATAGGAAGAGATTATGAAGTATACAAAGGAAAATCTACAACATCTAATAGTAAAGAAGCTACTAACAAATCAGGCGTCAGTTCAAGAGGACAAAAAGATTTAATGAAAGCTATACAGCAAAGTCTTAAAAAAGAAGAAATAATTGATCAAGAAGAATCAATAACTCAAGAAGATTTAATTACTAAAAATTATCAAAATGCTGAAACTATTGAACCTGTGATTGATTTAGATGAAGATTTAGATGTAGATGATGAAGAGGATTTTGGACCAGATCCTGAAGATTTTGAAAATGATAATAACTAAATGAAATATATTCAAACATATAAAGATTTTTTATTAGAAGCTAAAGAAGTTAAATTAGATACATTAGAGTTAATAGCTAATTTAGCTAAAGTTTCAATTGAAAAATTAGTTAACTTAACAGCTTTAACTTTAAATAATAATAAGTTAAATAAGTTAAAAGAGTTGCCAAAGGAGATTGGTAATTTAACTAAATTAACATATTTAGATTTAAGTGATAATCAGTTGACTGAGTTGCCAAAGGAGATAGGTAATTTAACTAAATTAACAGAATTAAATTTACGTGATAATAAGTTGAAGGAATTTCCAAAGGAAATAGGAAATTTAAAGAATTTAGAAGAATTAAATTTAAATAGAAATCAGTTGGTTGAGTTACCAAAGGAGATTGGTAATTTAATGAATTTAAAAATTTTAAATTTATATAATAATCAGTTAACTGAGTTGCCAAAGGAGATTGGTAATTTAACTAAATTAACATATTTAAATTTAGATAATAATAAATTAACTGAGTTGCCAAAGGAGATTGGCAATTTAAAGAATTTAACAGAATTATATTTACATGTTAATGAGTTGGTTTCAATACCAGTTGAGTTCGTTAAATTGAAAGTATTTGATAGTTTGAATTTGAAGGGTTTGAGTAATGAAGTATGGTTGAGGTTGTTTAAGATGAATGGAATTAAGGTGATAAAGCATAAAGATTTTCCAAAACATTTAAGAGGTCATAAAGATATAGAGGATGTAGCGAATGCAGATGATTTTGGATTTTTCGATAATTAAAAAATAACTAAATGAAATATATTCAAACATATAAAGATTTTTTAATTGAATCTGTTCATGATTCAATTAATCATAATATTAGTAAAAAATATTTTAAAGAAATTTATGATAAAGACGGACTTGTTGCATGGTTACTTAGAGAAAAAAGTGGAAATGTTATAAAAGAAGTTACTAGATTATTAATTTCTAATAGATCAAATACTCCACATAATTTAGAAATAGGTGATATCAAACTACCTGTTTTAAACCAACCTTGTTTTTTATTGATGGCTAAAGATTTTCCAGAAATAGGAATAAGTAGAAAACATTATTATCAAGAAGAACATCCTTCTATGAATAGTGAATTTGTGCCTGGACCAGAAATAGAAGTTTTAAATAGAAATGATAAATTTTTTTTAGTAACTACTCAATATTATGAAAGTACTTTCTTTTTACAAAATCATTTAGAAACAAGTAGCGATCTAAAAGCTAATGCAAAAAAGGAATATGATAACATAGAAAAAAAGATAAACAATTTTATACATAGTGATTTTTTACATAAATATGTTACTATAAATGATATTAATTTAGTATTGAAAATGATATCAAAATATAATAGTATAGAAACAGGTGATAATAATGAAAATGATGTAAGATTATATAATATATTTAACAATAAATATTTAGATTATAGTGAAACTAATTTAGAATATTTATTAGAAATATTAAAAACTTTTAATATAGTTGTTAAAGAAATTAAAATGGATAAACAATATTTAATTAAAATATTAGATATAATGTTTAAAAAAATAAAAACAAATTTTGTAAAAATATTTGATAATAATTTAAATGATTTAAATCATTTAGTTAAATTATTACCTAAAGATTTACGAGTTAAATATGAACACATAGAAAATGCCACTGAATTCGGTTTTTTCGATTAATAATTAAAATATGGAAGAAGAATACGCGCTAGCACATAAAGAAGATAATGTGCAAGAAAGAACAGCATGGAGTACCGAAAAAATCAATGAATTAATGAATATGATTGATGAAGGTTATAAACCCAAATCAACTCCCTTTTATGAAGGCAATCCAACAATAAGAAAAGGTAACATAATATTTGATTATACAGATTTTGAAATAAGTGAAATAAGAAAATGTGCTAAAGATATAGTATATTTTGCTAATAAGTATTGTACAGTAATGACCGATGAAGGTCTTAGAACAATTGTATTAAGAGATTATCAAGAAAAAATG